TCTGATAAATACCTGTAAATTTGAAGGACAACATCGTTGTCCTTCAAATCTGTTACAATCACTATCAAATTTTATATGATTTTTTATTTATACTACATAATTTTTAATTATTAAATAAAGAAAAAAAATTAATATATATAAGAGAATAGCTGAAAAATTTTTTAAAAAATATTAATATTTTTTTAAAAAATTGCTATCAAGAAGAAGTAAACCAGTGAAAATAACTTTAATTTTGACTTCATTACTATCCAATTAATCCAATGTGAGACTAAAATAAAAATCATATATTTTTGATAAATACCTGTAATTTTGAAGGACAACATTGTTGTCCTTCAAATCTGTTACAATATTCTATCAGATTTTATATTATTGTTATTTATACTACATAATTTTTTAATTATTAAATAAAGAAAAAAAAATAATATATATAAGAGAATAGCTGAAAAATTTTTTAAAAAAATATTAATATTTTTAAGAAAAATTGCTATCAAGAAGAAGTAAACCAGTATAAATTATTTTATTTTTAACTTCTTTACTATCCAATTAATCTAATGTGAGACTAAAATAAAAATCATATATTTTTGATAAACACCTGTAATTTTGAAGGACAACATTGTTGTCCTTCAAATCTGTTACAATCACTATCAAATTTTATATGATTTTTATTTATACTACATAATTTTTAATTATTAAATAAAGAAAAAAAATTAATATATATAATAGAATAGCTGAAAAATTTTTAAAAAAATATTAATATTTTTAAGAAATTTCACTGTCAAGAAGAAGTAAACCAGTAAAAATAACTTTAATTTCTGTCCCTTTACTATCCAATTAATCCAATGTGAGACTAAAATAGAAATCATATATTTTTGATAAATACCTGTAATTTTGAAGGACAACGATGTTGTCCTTCAAATCTGTTACAATATATTATCATATTTTATATGATTTTTATTTATACTACATAATTTTTTAATTATTAAATAAAGAAAAAAATTAATATATATAAAAGAATAGCTGAAAAAATTTTGAAAAAAATATTAATATTTTTTAGAAATTTCACTGTCAATAAGAAGCAAACCAGTAAAAATAATTTTAATTTCTGTTTCTTTACTATCCAATTAATCCAATGTGAAACTAAAATAGAAATCATATATTTCTGATAAACGCCTATAATTTTAAAGGACAACATTGATTGATAACACTAAAACGTCAGTTTAATTTTAATATAAATCTGTTACAATCATTATCGGATTTTATATCATATTATTTTTAATTTTTACTGTCATAAAAATCTCAGATAATACTAATTATAAGTAAATCGATGTAAATCATTTAATTTTATAATATTTAGGTGTATATTATTACTATAAACATTCTCGTGGAAAAACTATAAGGCCTATTATTCTTTCCAATTGATCAGTTATAAAATTAAGTGAAAATCATACATTTTTTATGAATACAATATGACAATGTATTTCAATCACATTACATCTATATTGTCTTACATTTATGGTTAAATAATAATTTGTATATACGCGAATGCTAGATTTTTAAGAGTCAGGTATTTTTACATACATTGTATGAATATTTCATAATTGATAATGGTTATATATTAATATTAACATTAGTTATAATGATATAAGATTATAGTTATGTATACATGTTTACAATATATCGGTGAGTATAATAAAATATTATTTATTTTTTAACATTTTATATTTTTACAACACATATTACCGTCATGAAAGACATATTTATTTATGATACACATATCATCTTCGTATTTTCTTATATACATATTACTTCCAGAATTTAGGGTAGTTTGAAAGACTCCCAGATGTCATTTATCACATCTTTGAATCTCTAGGATTTTCCAGAATTTTTTGAGAACTGTCAAAAATGGCAAAAAATAGCATCATGAAGACGGTATAAACGTGTGTTGAAAGTACTTAATTTTACACTTTCTGTATATGTATACAGAAAATTTTAAAATTTTCTGGAAAAAATTCTGGAATTTTTCTGGAAAAAATTCTGGAAAAATTCTAGAAATTCTCTGGAATTCTGGGAGTAAATCAAAATACCAGAAAGCGTAGGGTAAAAATATGTTGAAACAGCTTGTGAATGTAAAACATCCACATGTTAACAAAGTTATGTCCCAAAATATATCTAAAATTACATGATGCCTAATACAAAAAATGTCATCAAGAAATATTAGAATATCATACGTTATGTATATCTCATCTGGAAAATACATATTATTTGATATAGATGATTTATGGTTAAACAATATTAATATGATATTTTTTGATACCCTTCATAAATTGTAGTAGTTATCACATATAAAATAAAAATATTATTAAATAGATTATCTCAATTAAGACATCATTTATAAAATGTATAATTTAAATTTTTATACAGTTTATTACAATGGTTATGATGAACAATATTTTTATCATATATGTTATATCAATAACATGATTTATGACTGATTATATAATTTATCAATGAATATATTACCTTTAAAACAAACAATGTTCATTTGTTAAATGTATATTTTGATCATCATATGTTAATCATACGATAATTTTTAGTTTACATCTATTTTGTTCATTTCAGAATATCAAACTATAAACCATTGTATTTTTAACTATATTAATTTTTAAATTATTTATCAAATAAAAAAATTAATTAATATAGGAAATATATAAAAAATTAAACGTTAAAAATTAACAATATATCTATTTTGAATGATAATATCATTCAAAAAAATAAATGATTATTAGACAAACATTTATATATAATCTTGATAGTCAAATAAATAATTTTCAATTCGATACTGTTTATTACAGTAAAAATTGACATAAGTTATTTTGAAATTTCTAGAATATCAATAATATTTTACATGTAAAATATTATTTTATATTGATAAGTATATTATCATTGGTATAAATCATTATTATCAAATTTAATACTTAATTTTAATTTAACACTGTTTATTATAATAAAATTGATTTATATTATTTAACATGTTTATAATATCAATAATATACAATATATTAAGTATAATTTTATGTTAATAAATCTATTATCTTTGAAACAAACAGTACAAATTTGTTAAAATGTTTTATCTTATACCATATGCTAACCATAAAAGATATTTTTGATATATACTGTTTTTATTTGATTTATAATATTATTTATTATACCATTGTATTTTTAACTATATTAATTTTTAAATTATTTATCAAATAAAAAAATTAATTAATATAGGAAATATATAAAAAATTAAACGTTAAAAATTAACAATATATCTATTTTGAATGATAATATCATTCAAAATGAATGTTATCAAATAAATATTTTAACACAATCGTGTTAATCAAAAATATATGTTTACTAAATTCAAGACTGTTTATTTTAGTGAATTTAATATGAGTTATTTTAACAATTTAAGAATATCGATAGTATGTAATATATAAAATATTGTTTTATATTAACATATATACCATCCTTAAAATAAATCATATTAATTTGATAAACTCTTAATTATTAATTTAAGACGATTTATTACAATGAAATAAGAGTATATTATTTTTATACATTTGAAATATCAATAATATACAATATATTAAATGTTATCTTATGTTAATAAATATGGTATGTTTAAAATAAACAGTATTGTTTTTCAAAATATATGTTTTTAATATTATATACTATCCACATAATATATTTCAATTTATATTATTTTAACCTGTCTTTATAACATAACATTAAAACCATTGTATTTTTATCTATATTAATTTTTAAATTATTTATTAAATAAAAAAAATTAATTAATATAAAGAATATACAAAAAACAAATGTTCAAAAAATAATAATGTATTTATTTTGAATAATACAATTATTCAAAAAATAAACTACTAATAGTTAGATGATTTAATGCAATTAAATTCATTGTAATAAACTATTTAATTTTTTACACTGTTTATTACAATGAAAATTAATACTTATTATTTTAAACTTATTATAATATTAATAATACATTTAACATTTAATATTTAATATTTAATATATCATATATTAATAAGTGTATTATTCCTAGATTAAACAGTTATGTTGATTAAAATATATGAATTTCAATTCAAGACCATTTATTACAATGAAATCAGTATATATTATTTTTACATATTTGGAATATCAGTAATATAAAACATATCAAATGTTATTTTATATTATTGAACATATTATCTTTAAAACAAATAGTAATAATTTGTTAAATGTATAATTTTTATGTTATCAATAATTCATATAACACATTTTATTTCATATTAAATTTATTCTCTTTTATAGTATTATATTCAAATCATTGTATTTTTAACTATAATAATTTTTTAATTATTTATTAAATAAAAAAAAATTAATTAATATAAAAATATATAAAAAAATTAAATATTCAAAAATAACAATGTATTTATTATGAATGATATAATCATTCAAAAATAAAACATTAATTGACAAATTATTTTATACAATTAAACTTATTATAACAAACAATCTAAATTTTTAACATTGTTTATTATAATAAATTAATACTTATTATTTTTAAATTAGTTGTAATATTATTTATTACAATTATCATTTAATATATCATAAATTAATAAGTTACCATCCTTGGATTAAACAGTTATACTGGTTAAAATGATAAATTTTTGATTTACAACTGTTTATTACAATGAATTTAATATTTATTATTTTAATAGGTTTAAATAATCATCTATATAAAATATATTAAATATTATTTTGTATCATCGAATATATTATCTTTGAAACAAACAGTAATATTTTGTTAAATATATAATTTTCATGTTATAAACTGTTCATATAACATATTTTGTTTTATACCAAATTTATTCTCTTTTATAATATTATATTCAAATCATTGTATTTTTAACCATATTAATTTTTAAATTATTTATTAAATAAAAAAAATAAATTAATATAAGGAATATACAAAAAAATAAATGTTCAAAAAAATAATAATATATCTATTCTGAATAATATAATTATTCAAAAATAAAACATTATTTGACAGATTATTTTATACAATTAAACTTATTATAACAAACAATCTAATTTTTAACACTGTTTAATATAATGAAATTAACATTATTTATTTTAACACACTTATAATATCAATGATATTATTAACATTTAATATATTTTAAATTAATAAGTATATTATTTCCAGATTAAGCAGTTATAATAATTTAAATAATAAAATTTTATTTTATAACCGTTTATTACAATGAATTTAATATTTAATATTTTAATTGATTCAGACTACCGACAATATAAAGTATATACAATATTAATTTATATTAATAAACATATTATCTTTGAAACAAACAGTATTAATTTGTAAATTATATGATTTTCATATTATAGATTGATCATATAATAAGTTTTTATATATACTGTATTTATTAGTTTCTACAATATTACATTTAAATCATTGTATTTTTAAGTATATTAATTTTTATTTTATTTAATAAATAAAATAAATTAATTAATATAATGAATATATGAAAAAAATTAATATGTGAAAAATACAACATGTTTATTTTGATAGACTAAACAACATCATGATGATAATTATAGTTTTATTATGATATGAATATAACTTTCAAACGTAAAATACATGTTTAAAATTTTAACACTGTTTATTACATATGTATGATATACTTAATGATCTATTAATTATATGTTTGTTTAATACTGTTTAAACATGTATATAAAAATTATTATAGTATATTTAAAACAGTATTAAATGAACATGTAGTTAAAAGAGTATGTTATTGACAGATTCATCCCATAATATTATTATTTCATTAACATACAAAAATTATTGTATTGTAGATTACCAGTTTTACTGTTAGATATTATAAATTATAAATACCATGTAATTAACACATATTGTACATACGTTACAAAATAATTTTTGATTGATTATCCCAATCGTGTTGTAATCTCACTATTTTATTTCACTACGTGATAATTAACAGTCAGTATAACACAAATATTGTATATATGTGTTTGAAATCAATTGATAATGTTTATATTTATCACAATATGCTACTGTGATAGAAAGAATTATCTCTAATGAGAGCTGTATTAAACAATAACTATATAGTTTATTAAATGATAAACTCTAGGATCTAATGTTTCAGAGAAGTATACAACATATATTGATCATAAACATTCCATCTACGCCTTCTTTGAATTGGTTCAAAATATTATTTTAAAATAATTGAACTGTTCACATATGTATTTTGTAGGTAAACAAAATATGTTGTTTGTGTCACTCTTTATTCTCTTACCCGTTTCATTTGTGTAAATGTTGACATTAATGAGTATATGTCAATTATATGAGTATATTTATAAAATTGTGATTTTAATATTCTAATACGTGTTTTACCGTCATGAAAGTCTTAAAAATTTGTGATATACATATCATTACCATATTTTCCTTACATGATATATATGCTATAATTTGATGATATTTGAATGGGCTCTTAGGTGCAATTTTGATACCTCTGAATCTCCAGGATTTCTGGGAATTTTTTGAGAACATTCAAAAATGGCCAAAAATAGCCTCATGAAGACGGTGTAGACGTGTGATGAAAGTACCTTATTTTTGACTTTCTGTATATGTATACAGGAAATTTTATTTATTTTCCAAAAAAATTCTGGAAAAATTCTGGAAAAATTAAAAAAAAATATTAAAATATTCAAGATTTTTCATAGTCTATAAAATATCAATTTAAAATATGTCCGATATTCACTTTAATTTATCAATTAGGTATGATTCAATTTTGAAATATATGCTATCTAATTAATCCAATGTGAGACTAAAATAGAAATCATATATTTTTGATAAACACCTGTAATTTTAAAGGACAACAATGTTGTCCTTCAAATCTGTTGCAATCATTATCAGAAAATTATATCATTGTTATTTATACTACATAATTTTTTAATTATTAAATAAAGAAAAAAATTAATATATATAAGAGAATAGTTGAAAAAATTTTCAAAAAATATTAATATTTTTAAGAAATTTCACTGTCGAGAAGGGGTAAACAAGTAAAAATAACTTTAATTCCTGTTTCTTTATTATCCAATTAATCCAATGTGAGACTAAAATAGAAATCATATATTTTTGATAAACACCTGTAATTTTAAAGGACAACAATGTTGTCCTTTAAATCTGTTACAATTACTATCAGATTTTATATGATTTTATTTATACTACATAATTTTTAATTATTAAATAAAGAAAAAAAATTAATATATATAAGAGAATAGCTGAAAAATTTTTAAAAAAATATTAATATTTTTAAGAAAAATTGCTATCAAGAAGAAGTAAACCAGTAAAAATAACTTTAATTTTGATTTCTTTACTATCCAATTAATCCAATGTGAGACTAAAATAGAAATCATATATTTTGATAAATACCTGTAATTTTAAAGGACAACATCGTTGTCCTTTAAATCTGTTACAATTATTATCAGATTTTATATTGTTTTCATTTAATACTACATAATTTTTAATTATTAAATAAAGAAAAAAAATTAATATATATAAGAGAATAGCTGAAAAAATTTTAAAAAAAATATTAATATTTTTAAGAAATTTCACTGCCAAAAAGAAGTAAACCAGTAAAAATAACTTTAATTTCTGTTTCTTTACTATCCAATTAATCCAATATGAGACTAAAATAGAAATCATATATTTTGATAAATACCTGTAATTTTAAAGGACAACGATGTTGTCCTTTAAATCTGTTACAATTATTATCAGATTTTATATTGTTTTCATTTAATACTACATAATTTTTAATTATTAAATAAAGAAAAAAAATTAATATATATAAGAGAATAGCTGAAAAAATTTTAAAAAAAATATTAATATTTTTAAGAAATTTCACTGCTAAAAAGAAGTAAACCAGTAAAAATAACTTTAATTTCTGTTTCTTTACTATCCAATTAATCCAATATGAGACTAAAATAGAAATCATATATTTTGATAAATACCTGTAATTTTAAAGGACAACATCGTTGTCCTTTAAATCTGCTACAATTACTATCATATTTTATATTGTTTTCATTTAATACTATATAATTTTTAATTATTAAATAAAGAAAAAAAATTAATATATATAAGAGAATAGCTGAAAAAATTTTCAAAAATATTAATATTTTTAAGAAAATTCACTGTCAAGAAGAAGTAAACCAGTAAAAATAACTTTAATTTCTGTTTCTTTACTATCCAATTAATCCAATGTGAAACTAAAATAGAAATCATATATTTTTGATAAATACCTGTAATTTTGAAGGACAACGATGTTGTCCTCCAAATCTGTTAAAATATTCTATCAAATTTTATATGATTTTTATTTATACTATATAATTTTTAAATTATCAAATAAAGAAAAAAATTAATATATATAAGAGAATAGCTGAAAAAATTTTTAAAAAAATATTAATATTTTTAAGAAATTTCACTGTCAAAAAGAAGTAAACCAGTAAAAATAACTTTAATTTTAACTTATTCACTATCCAATTAATCCAATGTGAGACTAAAATATAAATCATATATTTTTGATAAACACCTGTAATTTTGAAGGACAACGATGTTGTCCTTTAAATCTGCTACAATCACTATCAAATTTTATATTGTTTTCATTTAATACTATATAATTTTTAGGAGAATACAAGACCCCTAAAGGGTCTTGTATTCGTCTAAATAAAGAAAAAAAATTAATATATATAAGAGAATAGCTGAAAAAATTTTTAAAAAATATTAATATTTTTAAGAAATTTCACTACCAAAAAGAAGTAAACCAGTAAAAATAATTTTAATTTTGACTTCTTTACTATCCAATTAATCCAATGTGAGACTAAAATAGAAATCATATATTTTTGATAAACACCTGTAATTTTAAAGGACAACAATGTTGTCCTTTAAATCTGTTACAATTACTATCAGATTTTATATTGTTTTCATTTAATACTATATAATTTTTTAATTATTAAATAAAGAAAAAAAATTAATATATATAAGAGAATAGCTGAAAAATTTTTAAAAAAATATTAATATTTTTAAGGAATTTTACTGTCAAGAAGAAGTAAACCAGTAAAAATAATTTTAATTTTGACTTCTTTACTATCCAATTAATCCAATGTGAGACTAAAATAGAAATCATATATTTTTGATAAACACCTGTAATTTTAAAGGACAACAATGTTGTCCTTTAAATCTGTTACAATTACTATCAGATTTTATATTGTTTTCATTTAATACTATATAATTTTTTAATTATTAAATAAAGAAAAAAAATTAATATATATAAGAGAATAGCTGAAAAATTTTTAAAAAAATATTAATATTTTTAAGGAATTTTACTGTCAAGAAGAAGTAAACCAGTAAAAATAACTTTAATTTTGACTTCTTTACTATCCAATTAATCCAATGTGAGACTAAAATAGAAATCATATATTTTTAATAAACATCTGTAATTTTGAAGGACAACAATGTTGTCCTTCAAATCTGTTACAATCATTATCAGATTTTATATGATTTTTATTTATACTACATAATTTTTAGGAGAATACAAGACCCTTTAGGGGTCTTGTATTCGTCTAAATAAAGAAAAAAAAATTAATATATATATAAGAGAATAGCTGAAAAAATTTTTAAAAAATATTAATATTTTTAAGAAATTTCACTGTCAGAAAGAAGTAAACCAGTTAAAATTATTTTAATTTTGACTTCTTCACCATCCAATTAATCCAATGTGAAACTAAAATAGAAATCATATATTTTTGATAAATATCTGTAATTTTGAAGGACAACAATGTTGTCCTTCAAATCTGTTACAATACTCTAACATACAAATATGATTTTATTTAATTTTTTGCTCAAGGGTTAAATATATTCACATATGGTCGTTGTTTAAAATCAAGTGTAAATCTATCTAATACGTTGTTTAAGAGTTAGATAGATTTACATACAAACCACTGTTTAAAAGTTAATATATTTAATAAACTTTTAAAGAGTGGAATACCAACAGATGTGCAAATTATTTACTTTTAGGAGATTTTTCCCAGGAAAATTGTCCAGATTTTTTCCAGGATTTTCCAGAATTTTTCTGGAAATAATTAAAATTTCCTGTATGTATATACAAAAAGTATAAATTTGAGTACTTTTAAGACACGCTGGAGTAGTCTTCAGATGATTAAAATACGCTGTTTTTAACTGTTCTCTGAAAAAATCCCAGAATCCCAGAGGTTTTAAGCAGTAAAATAAGTCACTGAGGGATGGGTTAAACTGAATCTGTCTAAACATAATATTTTCTAGTCGACATTTTCCTTACATTATATGTATACGAAAATATTAATAAATATTCAGATAACTCCATCGTGAGATGATTTCATAAATTAAAATTATTTAATATTTGTAAATAAACATACCTACAAAATTTGAACATTCATAATGATGTTATACTGTTACATGTATAAATATGAGAGAGATATATTATATATAATGTTAATGATATTTTCATAATTATAGATGGTGTATATTCAAGTGTAAAATACAATTTTATATACGACAATTCACAATAACATTATATTTAAAAGACATTGTGAAAACCCCATATATAATATTATTAAAATACATACATGTTTATACAAAATAGAGAGTTGTTTCTAAAAAACATCTTGGAAGAAAATGTTAAAAATTTAATTCTGTAACACGCTAAAAAAAATAGAACGGATGATATTAAAAATACAAATATTATAAAAGTATTATATGACTTAATGTTTGTACAATTGGTCACACAAACTATATTTTTGATTCGAGTATATATAAGGATGGTTTATAATTAAAATGTCTATATGTTATACACGTTAAGTCATATAGACTCGGAAATATAAATCAATGATTTGTATTTGATTATTTAGTGAATTAATGGACTCAATGAAATTTTTCAAATGATTACCTCAATCCCACAAAAACAAACCCATTGTAAAAATCAATAAATTTTTTTATAACATTTATTATATATATTAATTTTTTTTATTATATAAATATATAAAAAATTAATATACAATAATAACAATGGTATAGTTTTAGTAGCATTAAGAACAAACATTTGATAAATATTTAAAAATATATTATATAGTTATGTGATTATTATTAAATATTACAAATATTGAAAATATAGTATATGACTCAATGTTTATATTATCAAAGAATTAAATCATATTTTAAATCCTAACATATGTGAAGATGTTAAAGATTAAAAATATTAATATATTTTTAACTCAGAGTCATACAGTCTTAAAAATGTAAATTTTTAATTTATATTTAACCTTTCAATCAAATAATAGAATTTATGAAAGTTTTCAAATGATTAATTTAATTCCTTTGTAATTAGCACAATAAAAACATATATTTTTGTATATAGTTGTTTTTAACTCATATTACATAACAAATAATATTAAAATATATAATTATTGATGTATACTATATGACTCCATCTGATGTTTGAACAAAATATTATTGATATTTTTGATTCCACTACATTTATGATATATGATAACTAAAATATTTTTATGTTCTGAATGTTGAGTCAAATAGATTCTAAAATATAAACTAATAGTTTATATCTGACAATCTAATGATTCAATGAATTTAATAATATTTATCAAATATCCAATCTATTTCCACAAAAACAAACCCATTGTAAAATCAGCAATTATTTTTTTTTATTATTTATTATATATATTAATTTTTTTATTTATTAATATAATAAAAAAAATTAATATATAAAATAACAATGATATTGGTTTTGTAACATTAAAAGTGAATATTATGTAAATATTTGAAAATAAGCTATTAGAATAAATGATTATTACTAAATGAATAGAAAAACAAATATATATTATTTGACTCTGTGTTTAATCAATCAAATAATTAAATGATATCCTAAACTCTATTTCATATCAAGATGATATAAATATAAAATATTAAATTAATATTTTATCCGAGTAATATAGTAATAAAAATTAAGCATATATACCTTTATTTTTAAGACTGTTTATTACATCAAACATAATAATTTTATATTTTTAATATATCTTATATCGATAATATACCATATAAAATATATTATAATATTTTGGTGAATATGTTATCTTCAAAATAAACAGTGTCAAAATATCAAATGTATATTTTTAATATGATATACTGTTCATATAGAACAAAATGTTTTATATATAATCTGAACATTTTACAATATTATATTTTATACCATTGTATTTTTTAACATATAATAATTTTATTTATTTTATTATATAAAAAAATTAATTAATATAAAGAATATAAAGTTAATTAAATATTCAAAAATAATAATGTATATTCTTTGAATAATAACAGTGTTTTTAAAAATAAAATATTGTTATTTAGATTATTTGAATTAATATGTAATTCAAAAATATAAAACTTAATTTTAAATACTGTTTAATTCGATGATTACAATAATTATTTATCTTATATATTGATTATATCTATAACATTCTGTATATCATATATAATAATATATTGATTAATAATATATTGATTAATAATATATTGATTAATATATTATCTTCAAAACAAACAATGATATTTTATTAAATATATGTTTTTCATATTATATACTTATTAAATAGAGTATTTTAATTATACTAAATTTAAGCACTTTATAATATTATAATTTACACCATTGTATTTTTAATATATATAATTTTTAAATATTTTATTATATAAAAAAATAATTATATAATAAAATATTTAAAAATAATTAAATTATATATGAATTATTGGTAAGATTATTTGACTCAATCATATTAAACATCAAAATATTAATTGTAATAAATTAGATGTTAAACTTAGTAATATTAATAATGTCAAAATTTATTCTAACATTGAAACTATTTGACATATTCATTTCAATGTTTAAAATATTGATGATGTTAAAATAAATGTAAAATATAATAATGTTAATCTAATAAAATTCACATATAATATTGAAGTTATATGACTTAATCATATAAGTGTTAAAGCTTTAATACTATTTAATTATATTCAAAATATAGTATCATTAATTGTATTTAAATTATTTTATTATCAAGATTATTTGATTAAATGATAATATTCTTCACTTTGAAGAATAAACTATTTTATACATATCTTAAATATATTGTTAATTTTGTACTTATCTAATATTTTATATATTCTTTATATAAAAAAATTAAATATATAGAATAAAATATTTAAAAATATTAAAATTTAACATGAAATATTATTAAGATTATTTGACTCAATCATGAACGATGTTAAAAACATTAAAATATTAAATTATATGTAAAATGTAATGAGATTAAACATGTTAAAAATTACATTAGAATTAAAATTATTTGACTTAATTATATTAGATGTTAAAATAATGTTATCAATAAATTAAATATAAGGTATAGTATTATTAACTGTATTTAAATTGTTTTATTATCAAGATTATTTGATTAAATGATAATATTCTTCACATTGAAGAATAAACTATTTTATACATATATTGAATATATTATTAATTTTATACTTATTAAATATTTTATTTATTGTTTATATAAAAAAGTTAATTATATAGAATAAAATATTTAAAAATTATTTAAATTTAACATGATATAATAACAAGATTATTTGACTCAATCATGTTTAATGTTAAAAAAATCAGAAATATTAGAATATATGTAAAATACAATAAAATTAAGGATAAAAAATTTCATGTTAGTATTGAGATAATGTAACTCAGTTATTTATAATATCAAAATAATAGTTAGCAATATAACATATGTGAAATATGTAGTGTTAACATGTAAAATTTTATATTAATATTTAAGATTATATGACACAGTCATTTTAGATACATAAATATTAACAATATTGAATTAGGTGTATAATGTAATGACATTAAACAATTTTAATAATGATAAATTATCGAGATTGTTCGATTAAATGACAACATTCTTCAATTTGAAGGATATTTTTACACACATGTTTAATACGACATTAAACTAATTATTTTTTTTGTGTTTATCAAATATAGTCACCCATTTATACAATTAAAATGTATACACATTGATTACAATATAATTTGGTGATAGACATCGTTGATATTTTCACATGATATTGAATATACTAATGATTGATTTAAAGATATGTTTTTAATTCTAAAATTAAAAACATGTTTATTTACCAGTGATGAGAGTATTTCTAAATAGTTTCAAATGTTATGATGTATTAAATTATTTTTGGTATAAATCAACGAATATCATCATAATAGTCACAGTCATCATTAACAACAACTTGAATAGTAGCAATTATATAAATGAATGTGATTTTCAATAAATTTAATGTTTATTTATAAAATTTTTTTTACAAAATGATAATATTTTTAAAAATTTTTTAAAAACAAATTTTCACAATGGGAAGATCCAACAAAGCACTCCAAAAGAATATTCCAAACAGAGACCAACATTTATTGAGGATGAACTACTTGTACCAAATATCTGTTCAACAAACATTGATGAACAATATCCAACTGGGACGTTATTATTCACATATTATGAAATCTATATCCAAAAAATTTGTACAAAGAATGGATACGTCCATTAAGAGAACAATATGTAAAAAGTGTGATGTACCTCTAATTCCCAGCATTACGTCACAAAATAGAATTCGTTCCAAAAGAGAAAAACATGTCACTGTTACTTGTACAAAATGTAAATTTATCAAGAGATACAACGCGAGGAAGGGACATAAATTATATTCTCAAAAAGTAAAGAGTGATGTATACGTAGTAAATTAAATACTTTAATAGAAAAATAAATATTGATTAGATGTAATGGAGTGACCATAATAAATAAAATTAATTTCCTTGCAGAACATGGAAATACTTTATAGTAATTGATTATATAATAATTTTATTTTTTTTACCACACACATTGATATAGTTATAATGTAATTCATGCATTACCGTTTTATTAAGTTCTAAAGTCCCAAATCCCAAATCCTAAATAAATATGTTTATTATATTAAAATTCCACTCTTTTTCATATGGACTCTAATTAAATTTATAAATTGATGAAGAATGTAGATTTTGGAAAAAAAAATTTTGATAATTTTTTTCATCTGTCACTGACTTAAAATTAATTCTTTCAACAATGTTTTCCGTTGTTTTTTCCAAAACTACATTCTTCATCAATTTGTAAATATTTTTTCAAATTCATTCCTAGCTTTAAATATAATTTTTCAACCACAACGTTTCATTGAAATGAATAACACAATAAAAATTTATTATTTTTCACCATCTTCATATTCGTCAACTACCACCGATTTGCTGAAAGAGATATATTTCTCTTCATTTGTTGGGATACAATTTAGATCTTCATCTTCATCACAATGTAATTTTTTTTGATAAATAGATGAGAATCATATCCAGACAAATTATGAAAAACAACTGGAATAAAATTTGGAACCTTATAATGAAGATTACAAATATTATGTGCAGCTCCTCTATATTTTCCAGTTAAATGACAATGATCACGAATTTTACCACCATCTATCATTTTATCTATATTATTTAATAAAATTACCTGTTCTTCAAAAACTTCTTCTCAAATATGACAATGAGTTGTATTATTAAAATTTTCATATTCTTCAACAAATAATTTCATTGAAATTTGTATTTTTTAAATTTTTCATATATTTCCTTAACCTCTTCTTCCAGTTTATCTATAAATATTTGAGCAACATCTTCGTTATCATAATTTGCAGAATATTTTACTGGTAGTTTGTTATAAATGCTTTCATCAAAGCATTTTATGTAATAGCAAAATGAGCTGGGCTTGTGATGGTTTATTTTTCTTGTATAAGATCCTGTTTTATTATGATACAACAATTCCGGAGGAGAGGTAGTTGTGATCCAAATATTTTCAGCCAAAAATTGTCTTGATCCACCTTTACATTCGACTCTATATTCATATCTATCTAATAGTCTCAATAGGTCACTAAATTCACAGTGTTCAGCTCTGAAATCGTCGAATATAACATTTTTATGAGCATCATAGCCTTCAAACCATTTAAGGTTTTTACCAGACATCCAGAAGTCGACAGCTTCAGTGACAGCTTGTCTTGTTTTACCAGTACCAGTAGAACCCCAATACCAATAAACATTAGGTTTCCAAGTTCTTTTGACTTCTTTGTATTTAAGTCCAGCTTCAGCAAATCTCAAGGCTTGAAAACTAGTACAAACATCGTATATTTCGGCCATACCTTTACCATCGGCAACAAGTTGTTTAACCTCAGCGATATCGGTTCTTTTACCTCTGCCAGCATATTCTTTTTTAGTTCCTATCTCATGATAGTCCTTATCTTTTTTACAGTAGTCAATTGCTTCTTGTTGTGTTCCAAGCCTTCTTTCCCAATGACTAATTCCTGATTTATATAGAGTATTAAATCTCTGATTAGTTTCCCATTCAGCATAACCTTGGTGATGAATTCTACCAGTAGTAGGACAAGTTTCAACACCGTAAATGATATAACTAGCTTTTAAGAGTGTTAAGTAGGCAGCGAGCTGTGCTCGCGTTTTCCACGCGAAGCGTGTGTATATATGGTGTTAGCGAAGCGAATTTAATTTTTAACTAATAGTTAGAAACGAGCGAAGCGAGTGTCAAATGTAGGGGGTCAGAATTTAAATTAAATTCTATAGTATTACCCCCGACTTCCATCCCAAATCCCGTCCCAGAAATTTCCGGAGGAAATTTGGACGAGGATGATTTGGGTGGAACCAGAATTTTGCGCTGGCGCAAAATTCGCCTTAAAAAATCACCAACGGTGATTTTTTCCTTAGCCAATTTTATCTAAATTCTTTGATAATAGTTATTCTTCTGAGTAGCTGAGCTATATGTTCATCTGTTTTATTATTTTTATTGGTGTCACCTCCATAAACTGGTATGTTATATGCTTCAAAGTCTGCATAAATTATAAAAGGAACTCTCATATTGTTTTGATGGTTTACGAATTTTAATATTGATCCTTCTGAGGGCATAGTTATTTTGCCTCCTCATTTCTGCAGTATTTTTTGTGAGTTAATAATGTTTGTTAGCTGTGGAAGTTATTTAAGCATTTTCTACAATAATATTTCTTACCTTCATGTTTAGATTGTTGTGCTGTTAACAATCTACTTAAATCTTTTATCAAACAATGATGATTATTTTTCCATCGTTTATAGACACTGGTTCCTCTACAGTTAGTTTAGTCTTGCTAATACCTTTTCATCTCTTTGTATTTTAAGTCGGTAAGATAGGCAGAGAACTTGCGAGCGTATTTCACGCGTAAGCGTGGTTATAATCAGTGTTAGCGCTAGCGAATTTTAATTTTTAACTAATAGTTAAAACAGCGAGCTTGCGAGCGTATTTCACGCGTAAGCGTGGTTATAATCAGTGTTAGCGCTAGCGAATTTTAATTTTTAACTAATAGTTAAAACAGCGAGCTTGCGAGCGTATTCCACGCGTAAGCGTGGTTATAGTCAGTATTAGCGATAGCGAATTCTAATTTTTAGCCAATACTTAAAACAGCGAGCTTGCGAGCGTATTTCACGCGTAAGCGTGGTTATAGTCGGTGTTAGCGCTAGCGAATTCTAATTTTTAACTAATAGTTAAAATACGAGCGGAGGTTGTAAGGTGGAATTTTTAAATTCTTAATATTAATCAAATGAAATAATAACAATATGTGCAAAATATTCCAAACAAGCATAAATATTAATTAGGTGCGATAAGCTCCAGGGTTGGGTGGGTGGGACGCAGTGAATACATGTTTGTAGAATATGTATTCACAAGGGGTATCCATATCAGTTGTAATTAATTGTCATGCAGAACATGGATATACCTTGCAATAATTGTTACTTCTCATAATTATCGACAATGTTATTATTTATTAGAAATAATTCTATTACTTAATTAGTGGTAAAATAGTATTAAGTGAACATCGCTCATAAATGATAAATATCCGTATCAGTTGTAATAAATACACCAGCTGCATATATTAATCATCTTACAGCATTGTTGTAAGATATTATGCAGTAATTAGCAATTATAGCAATAAAAATCATATTTTACATTGTGATTTAAAGACAATTTATATTGTATACATACATCGCAAAATTCACTCTCCAATTGTTCATTAGGATCTTTTACAAATGTATTATTTGTAATAATTGGCGATTTATTTGCAATAAGTGCATTATTCACAGAAACAGTAGCGTTATTTGTAACAGGTGATTTATTCGCAATAGGTTCATTAATTGTAATAGTTTTATTATTATTTTTATTATTACCTCTCCCTGCACTGCGGTTCATTTTAGCCTAAAATAAAATACAACGAAATCAATTTGTTAATTATTAATAATAATTAATATTAAATTATTTTAATTTTTCACATTCTTTATATTTGATTATAGGTCTCATAAATTCTGATATACTTACTACAGTTATATTATGATTAAGAGGTAATTTAATTTGATACATTTTAGATTTTTCATTAATTTTACCTTTTGATAAACCAAATATTTTACCTACCAACCATTTGTCTTTATTATTATAAATTTCACCGAGCATAAGATTATTACAGCTAATATGTTTTTCTGTAAAATATATTGTTTTTTCACTAATACACACCTCACAATTGTCCCCTATTTTCCAATCAATTTCAACACTATCTCCTGATAAACCAATAGATGTCAAATGAGATTCAAATTCAAGTTGTTTAAAGAAATCCTCCTCTTTCCATTCCCTCTCTCTTTCAAAGATTTCATCAATATCATAATCATGTATAATCCAATCATTACGATCATCATAATCTTCGTAGATATCCAGATTAGGATATAAATTCTGCATACCATCTTCCAATAAATCTAAATCGTTATCATCTGGTTCATAATGTAGAACAGTCTGAGCTGAAATAACTTTAACAGTTTTCTCTTCCACCTCAGGTTTTATATAATATTCGTCTTCAGGTATAGTGTAAAATCCATAATATGGTGTAGCATCTATCATATCATCCCATAAAGGTTTTCTATCTTCATCTGGAATCAAACTATCACTATTATTATTTTTTACATTGTTATTTGTAAAAGCAAATGCCATTTGTACAGGTAAAGAAATTGAAAGATCGCGCTTATTGTTATCATCGGATGAATCACAAGTAACTTTTAAAACACTTTTATCTACAGGAATATCATTTTCACTTTCATCTTCTTCCTCATCCATTCTATCTTTTTCACTTACCTTATTCTCCTTTCTTTTTTCATCATTCCCAGGTTTTTTCTCTGGAACAAATTGTGAAGAAAATGGTTTAGCAATCATATCTTCAATCTCTTTTTGTTTTTCCCTTTGAATTTTTTTCCTCAACTGTGTTTTACTCATATTTGCTTCAATCTCATTAGGATCCATCATAAAAATCATTTTACTTACAGCTGGTGTTTTCTTCACCTTTTCCACTTTCTTATTTTCTACCATGTCCACTTTTTTCTTAGTTACAGATGCTGCTTTTTCTTCTAGACGTCTGATATGGTGAGGATCGTAATTTTTAATTTGTTCTTGAATTATTTTCTTAAGATCTGGTAGTGAATCAATGTGTTTTTGAACTATATCAATAACATATTTTGCATATTGATCATTTGTCAAAGTGATTATACTTGGCTGGTCAGATCTCCATGTTCTAATTATAAGATCAACTATGTTCCACATATATTGAGGATATAACTGTATCCAATTTCTAATAATTCTATACGAATGTTTGCTACAACATAGGACAAAAAAATCCTTCATAACCTTGTCTTGAATTAATCTAACATATTTGTAATCAAGGGGCATCTCAATAAGTTTTAAAATCATTTTGCTACCTGGTTCAGACACAGATAATTTTTCGAAGTTATTTATAAGTTGTAATAATAATGTATCCAAATAGATGGGTGCCACACTTTTAAGTATATTACAAACTAGCAGCGATCCAAAATTTCCAAAATATAGTAGTCCATATTGTATATAATTAATTATAATTTGAATACTACTCGGTGATAATAATACCATGTTATAAATTAAATCAGCCCCATGTTCAGTGTTAGATATCTCACAAATTTGTGGTAGCAATTTTGATATAAATAAACTTTGTGTTTCATATGATGCACTTTCAAAATTTTCTACAATAACTACATAACCTACCTCATTCGTACATATTACATAAAATGATTTAGACATACCCTTAAGTCTATCATCGTCAAGTATTTCGGGTACTATTGCTTTTAATTCATCGTAAGAGTCTATTAAATCAAAAACATTATATGTAGCTTGTGAGCTAGTAGAGGAAAGTGCTTTTCCCGAATAACTATTGTCAATTTGCATTTTATCAATTTCCATTTCTCAAATTTATATTTTAATTAAAAAATTTATCAATAATATGATTTCATTTATTTTTAAAAAATGAATAAATTTTTAAATCAATACTTTATTATAATTTATAAACTTAAAAGAGGAAGATCATTAAAATAGCTGCTGATGTATTAGCCAAACCATTCATCATACAATAGAGATTTAACTGATTCGGAAATTAATTTACAAGCAGAAGAAAAAATTAATAAAACAAATAAAATCGTATTGGATATCATAGGTAGAATATACATATATGACTAAATTAATGTTATATATTTTAAATAATCATCTCGTTTCTATTTTTGAATATATAATCAATGATTATATTTTAATAACTTCCATAAACTGATAACATGAACAAAATGACAACGAAAATATTTTTAAATTTGACCAAATATTTTGTGACGATGATGTTTTTTAATTTCGAGAATGATGTTGTAGAATCATATATGGAATGTGATTGTTATCTATTCAGTTTTATTTTAAATTCTTTCATTTTTAGTGATTCAGAAATATATAATGTTTTCATGTATGATGTGTTGCCAAACGGTGAGGAGTTTAAAGCGATTGTACATTCATTAGTGTATATTTACAGTATGGACATATTCGTTGATGTAAATGGCACGTTTATCAATGAGGATGAAGTAATAGAAATGTGGGAATATTATTATAACAGTAACGGGTTCAAGTTCGGCAAATTTGCTTTAATTCCAAATCATTCATCATACAATAGATATCTATCCATATCAGAGATTAATTCACATGCAGAAGAAGAAATCAATAAAACAAAAGAAATTGTAACTGATATTATGACGAGAATATATAATTAATACAAAATTAATTTATAGAAAAAAATTACAATTTATTTTATGAAAAATTTTCATAAACTACAGATTACATAATAAATGAAAACAATATTGTCACTATCAGATGTAATATGCTCAAAGATTAGGAATGAACCTGTAGAAAATGGATCGTGTGATGGTTTTGTTTATGCCAAAATTATGAGTAGAAATCTTGTTGTAACGGCAGCTAGCAGTATATTTTCAAATGAATTTCAATGTATATTAGAACCAGTTGTAAATAGTATTGATGCTTATAACAGTTTAGATGAAAAGAGTACAAATAAAAACGTTGGCAAGTTTGGTCTTGGTTTTTTTTCATTATTTACAATATTATTGAAAAACCCCAATAATATGATGAAGTTAACATCTTATCATGCATCAGGTTCATGGACAGCAACAATAAAGCAAAAATGCATATCATGTCCTGGGGAAGATGTATATGATTTTTCAGTAGAAATAACAGATCTTGAAGATAATTTAGATGAATCGGGCCTTAAAATTGACATATATGCAGATGTTGGTGTCGATATTGATAATTATATTGTTGAGTTGTTAAAGCTCAAATATACAACAAGCTCAAGTATAACTGCAAACATATTCAATACAAAAAATTACATAAACAATGGTGACTTGAACAATAGAATAGACGTAGTTTTACAAAGCAAATATATTGGGATAGATGATTATGCAACAGGTATTTCAAAAGACACTTTAATCAACACTTTGTTAATTCCCAGCATTTCATCAAAAGGTATAAAAAGTAATGTTGTTTATACACCCAGAATTGGAAGGTTGACATCTATTGAAAGTACACTTGAATATAATAATTTGTACATTTTAGTTGGTGATATAATAGTGTATACAGATAAAGCTATAAATATGAAGAATCTAATAGTATATGGTGATGAAATAGAAGATGAAGAAGAGGAAGAAGAGGAAGAGGATAATCAGGAAAGATATATTTTTCTTATACAGTTAAACAGTAGTACACCAATACCATCATCAAGAGATGATATACAATTGGACAATGAATTGGTACAAAATGAATTTCTCATTAATGTTGAGCATTTGTTTACTTTGTGCATGGAGAATAGCGGTAAATATGCTACTTTAAAGAGGATCATAAGAAAATATGCTGAGAGACATCCTTTTATTTCATCACATATTGAAAACATAATAGATAACACCATCGTTAACTATCTGAATAATGGATTTTATATAGTTCCTGATATATACCTGCCCATGTATGAAAAAATAACGGAAAATTGTATTCCTGACGAAGATACATTACATCCATTAATTGAAAGTCATTTGTTACAAAATTTTAGATTCGAAGATAGTATTATCAACAACAAAAATATTTTTGTATTTAAAGGTGAAAATTTACCAGTATCAGACTATGCATATAGTAGTTCTATATTATTTTTAAGGAGGGATTTCATTATGAAGAAGAATTGGAAGGATGAATTGCTTATTTTATTCCCACAGCTAAGTTTGAATGTTAATGTAGATGTACCCAAATTTATTAAGAAAGATTTGAGGAGCCAGTATATAAATAATTATAAGAAAATATTGGGAATGTCAACATGGTATGACATAGGTGATCTTCCAAAAATGTATGTTTATTTTTTGAACATCATGTTTACATACATGAATGTTAGCACAGAATTTTATAAAAAGTTATTTTACTTGTACGACAAACTTTTTGATCAATTGAGGCCAAGTGCATATACATATGGTTTTTCACAACCAACATTAAGACCAAGTATTAACATAAGGAGTATGACATCATATTATAATTTAATGAACGAAAATATATCAAAACATGGTTTAAAGATCAGCGGCATGTTTCTTGATATTTTAAAAGATCATGTCGACCACGTTTTAAAGGAAAAGACAACATATGTTCCAACATATATACTTCCATATACATACTTTATATTACCTTCATATGGATATGATTACATTAAAAGTAAATATGAATTAGTGTTTTTGTCTGTTGTATATACATTAATTAATGTGGATGACAATCTTGAAAGTTTTCTATTTTTGAGAAATTTATGGATTCGAACATTTGGGACAAAAAGCAATTATGATCTATTGATTAAATATGTAACATCGTATATATTATTTGATGATGTTTTAAAGGTTACGATTATTGATCCTGTGAAAAAATCATATGAAATATACAGACAGCAGTTTGGAGTCAGTAGTATTGTTAACAGAGATATATATGAATATGATGTATCTTTCAGCATTAAGAATTTGATAAAAAAAGTATATACTTACAATAATTTTAATTTTTATGATATTAATGATTATGTTGACATTGACGATGTATACGGCGGAGTTAGCGATAATTTGCAAATATTGGATATTTTAATAAACGATACGGCTGTAGATTATTTACATAATATAATATCAGTTATGACAATGAGTACATCTTACTTAACAATTGATATCTCACGTAACACAGATAGTATATACTGTAGTATAGCCAACATGTATACTACGACAGAGGATAAATTAATATCAATGTTTATACCATATTTCAAACTTGACAATAGATATTTTTACATATATAAACATGCCGAGAGAATAAATTATATTACATATTCTGGAGATTGTACATTTAAATGGGAGGATGTACCTGTCGTTAGGGGAGGAAGAGTAGTGGATATAAATAGAAGTTTATATATTGAGAAACGTAATTATGATACAAGAGGTGCTAGGAAAGATAAAAGTATAACAAAGTTTGAAGTTACTTTTAAATCGACGGGTGACAAAAATATTGAAGATTATGTCAAGCTTCTCTCTTATATTAAAGACGAAGTTAATATTTTGAAGAACGTTGTGTTAAACGGTGAGAATATGCCAGAGGTAAAACATTTATCTATGGTGATAAATAATAAGTACGGTACTGGATACATTATACCTTTTAATTATAAATCCATCGTCACTTTAGGTGGTGAAGTTTTAAATGATCTGGAAACATTTAAATTATTGATACATGGGGAAGTGACAGATTTTGGTGATATGAAATGGTATAAGAAGCTATATGGAGAAGATTATGACAGTAGTATGTTACAAATAAGACCGTATTTTCTTACAGGAGTTCATTTTGATTTGAATAGAAACGTGATAAAAAGAATGCAGGGTAATAAATACACTCTGAATACAAAAAATGTAATAAGTATTAAGGATATAGAATATTCCATTAATGATACTGGTCTGTATTCATTATATTTAAAACAATTACAACATCCATATCTGAATATTGTTGATGATTATTTATCACCCGCTCCAGTCGAACAGATATTACCATCGAAAAGTGGAAAAAGTGATATAAATCTTTCAACTTTTGTTTTATACTATAGGAGTTATAATCCACCATTTCCATTGCCTTTAGCAGAGATTATGCATATTCTTGCATCTGATAAAATTGTTGAAGAAAATACACATTATCTAACATTGCAAGTTGCATATAGATGGCTAAGCACTAAAAATAAGAATATTGTCAATGAGGAAGAAGATGTGGATGTGGATATTAACACTGGTAATGTAACAAAGAGAAAGTATAAGGTGTCAAATAAGACTAAAATATTTACATATGCATTTGTTCAATCATTTTGGGAAGTAGGAAGATCTCTTGATGTTTATAACAAATATTTTGTGAAGGACACACCTTTAGTATCATTTGAATTAATGGATGCAAACGTGAGAGGATCATATCATATCACAGACAACATTATTAAAATAAATACAAAATATATGAAGAATCATGATTTTCAATTTGATAAAGGAAGCATAATAAAATATGTCTTGGACAGTGATTACTTTGGTAAAAAGTTTCCATCAACAACAGTCATACATGAATTATCACATGCGTGGAGAAGTGAAAATGAAGGAGCTCATGATGGTATTATGTTATATGATAATATGACAAAAAAGGAAGAATTTCGTGATTTTAATGACGCAGCTAATTACATGTATGACAGAGTAATTGAGAACAATTTCTTTGAAGTGCTGACAAGCAAATTAAACACGGTATAAATGCATAACGAAATAAATGCATAACGAAATAAATGTTTAGAAAAAAATATTACAATTATTTATACATGAAAAGAGGGGATGTTATTTCACGGTAAAATATTATATGACGACGAAGATATAAATAATGTAAATGAAAAATACGTTTTATTATTGAACAGCAGTTTACGATGTAAATTATTTAAACTTATTGGCAAAGAGTATAAATTATGTAAATTACCCCCTTGTTTTGAATTTATCGATTATTGTAAGCATGAGAGAGCAATTTATAACAATGGAAAATTAAATATAAGAAAAGAACATAATTGTAACTGTAATTATAACTATAACTGTAAATGTAATAATAAAAACGATCCATGTATTATACCATTCCCAGTTTACATAACTGGACCAACTGGACAAATGGGACCTACCGGACAAATGGGTGCTACTGGTCAAGTGGGAGAGATGGGAGTTACAGGGCCGTCAGCAGCAACACAAATTTTGGGAGCGTCAAATTTTGGACAGATTATACCGAGTAATAATTATACACCAATTGCTTTCACAAATATTCCTCCATTTTTCTTTAATGAAATAGATGGATTATCATATACTTATAATGCTGGTCCACCAATTCAATCATATTTTACATTTGGAAATACAGGCAGATATTCAATAAGTTTGAGCACAAATATCTTAACACAATCAGTAGTGGCAGATTATTTCATACTTTTATATGGAGATATAAATATTCTAAGTACTGATGCTTATTTCGTGACAAAAACAAATGTGATTGTTGATATTATAACCACAACATTTTTTATTGATGTAACAGATAGTAATCAAACAATAACGTTGTATATATATGCATTCAATAGTGATACACAAATTGCTTCTAGTACTATATCTATAAATAAATTAGCCTAAATTTTGTTATTAAATTATTATCTATTAGATAATAATATAAAATGATTTATTCTCTGTCCTTAAATTTATCACACAATGTATCGAAAATATTGGCCCACTTTCTAAGTTTATTTGAAATCTCTCTCCATTCTTCAATGTGTGAATCCATATCCTCCAATTTAGTTTGATTCTCTAAGTCTTCATAATATTCTTGAACAAATGACCAATGGTACCAATTGTGTAAAAAATATTGGTATTTTTCTTCTGGAATGGGTATGATAGAATCATTCTTAAGTGCATCTTCCAATCTGACTTTGTCCAGTTTTTTATATCTTTGTTCTTGAAATTTTTTATCATTTTCATGTCTTTCACTACAGGAATCCAATTTTTTCATGATATCATCAACGGTAAATGGTCCACTTAATAATGTGTCAATATTTCCATATTTTTCAACATAGGTATTTCTGAATTCTTTGTCAAACTCCTTAAGAGTATCCAAATCACATTTTTCTTTATCTTCTGGATCAATAAACCTATAATTATCTTTAATATATGTAATAGCAGAAATCAAATAATGTATGTCTTTTTTTTCAGCGGAATAACTGATCAATTTATGAATGGAATCAGAAACACTATCCATATTAGCCATCATGTCATCATATTTATCTCCATCAACATCACAAGTAGGTGTGGATAAATCATCTCGTTTGCGAATGACCAAACTATCAAGAATTTCAAAATGTATTTTTGTAGTTTCTTTCAAAACTCTCTTAAAGTCAAGCTCATACCATGTCTTATTGTCACTATCTCGTATAAATGCCCTATATTCACCTGCTTTTTCCTCAGGATACTGTTTTAACAAATTATCATAATCTGAATCAGTGTGTAGATTGTCAAACTCTTTTTTATAGTCTGTTTCGTATTCCATAATATTATTTATTTATTTTAAATTATATTTTTATAATTAATTATAAATTTTATAATTTATAATATCATTCAACATCTTGAAAATTATCACATAATGTGTCAAAGATAGAAGCCCATTTCTTAAATTTACCAGATAGATCCTTCCATTCTTCAATGTATGTTTTCTTATGTCTAAAGAGAAATGAATTTTCAATATCATCTTCAAAATCTTGGATAAACCCACAATGATGCCATTTATGTATTTGATGTTGATATTCTTCTTCAGGAATAGGAGCAACAAGATTTTCTCTTAGAAAGTGATTCAATTTAATCATGTTTAACAAATTGCTTCTATCATATACACGTTTATCTACATCATCATATCTCATTCTACACTTTTTTAATCTGCTCATGAGGTCATACATAGTAAAAGGGCCTTCCAACAATTTATCTACTTCATCATAAAGTTTAATTTGCAAATCTATATAATTATTACGTATCTCTGTAAATATCTCCACGTCATATTTATCTTTCTTCATATCCCTTATATTCTCGTAATTATCCATAATATATACAATAGCAGAAAGTATATAATTAAGATCGTATCTCGTTAAGATGATATGAGAAGTTTTATAAACAGCATCAACAACTTCATAAATACTTTTGTTAACATTGTTACTTTTATGATAATCGACACTTGTGAAAATACTGTCGCGTTCACGTACTGAAATATTATTTAAATTTCTATAATGTATTTTGGTTGTATCCTTTAAAACTCTTTTAAAATCAAGTTCATACCATGTTTCACCATCATCACCTTGAATAAATGCTCTATACTTATCAGCTTCATCCTCTGGATACAATTTAGCCAAATTTTGTAGTTCTGGATTACTATGGTGTCTAACAAATTCCATCCTAATATGTGATAATTTTATATGATTATTTCACATTAAAGACAAAATCAACTATAATCATATATTGATTTTTTATTTTTGTTTAAAAATAAAAAAATTAAAAATGTCTGACGATGACATAAAATATAGTAGTATCGGAATGGAACTGTCAATCAATTTGACAAACGATGAATATAAAATAGAAGACTTTACCAATAATGAAAAGATAATTGGAAAATTTCATGCTGTAATGGGATCGGCTTATTATAATTGTGATTTTGGAAACAGAAGAAAAAATTATATATACAATTATTATAAGAATATGATCAAAAATATAATGGATGAAATAGTTGAATTTAAAAGTGTTTCATTTAAACAACAAGGTGGAGAAAGAATAAGTGTGTTTACAGAAGGTGAAACCTATTCGCAAGTTTTTGAAAAACTTAAAGAATATGATGTTTTAGATGGTGTTATTGGTACGTTAATAGATGAAGACAGAAATATAATTGTTTTAAATATAGATGATGATTTTACATCTGTTAATACTAGTTCATATTCAGAAGCTGATAGAGAGATATGTAAATTTTATGCGTCTATATCACCGTTAATAAATGATTCATCATTTGTATATTTGAATAATTATCAATTATATTATTATTATAGAAATAGACTGGAAGAAATTTATGAACATCCATCATCTGTCAAGAAAATTATATTAGTACTTGATAAGAAACAAAATAAAATAGAAATAGTTGATTTTACATACAGAGATATTCATATGATTATAAATGCGTTATATACAATGGACACTGTAAAAAGAATATCATATACATATGCTCTATCATTTGAAGATTTAAGTAAAATGTCACTGGTAATATTTTTGGAAAATTAAAAAAATGTTAAAAATATTGATAAATTAAAATATTGAAATTTTTAAATAAAAAGTAGACATTATATTTGTATTCATTGAATACAAATATCTTTAAAGATGATGTGAGTTTGTTTAATTTTCAAAAAAATAAATATGTCTTCGAGCGAAGGTCCATTCAATATCAACAGTTACAGTGAGGATGAAAAAATTATTGGTAAATTTCATGCTGTTATAGCCTCGTCGTACTCACATTTTAGGTACGGTAGTAACGAAAGAAAAAATAAATTATATAGGTACTATATGGGTTTTTTAAATAAAATAATGGTTGAAGTATCAGTTATTACTAGTGTAATATTACCTTTAAGAGATGGATTACGAGAGAGGATTATGACTGACGGTTGTACTTATTCACAAATCTTTGAAAGATTACAAAATTATGACGTGTTGGATGGTATGGAAAATATTTTGTTAGATGGTGATATGAATATAATAATAATTAGTATTGATGATGATTTTAGTGATGTTATTCCCGAATTATATACAAGAAATGATAATGAATTATGCAAATTTACAGTAGCAATATCTTCACTTACGAATCGTTTTAATACATCGTATATGGAAAATTATCAATTGTATCACTATTATGAAAATAATATTGATGAAATATACAAACATAAGACATCTATTAGGAACATTATATTTAAGCCAGATCCGCGTGTCTTTGAAAGTGAAAAATTTGACATAGTAAGGTGTATGGGAATAAACATTAAGGTGAAAAATTTAACATATTTGGAAATACATAATATAATCAAGAAACTAAATATGTTGAAAAATATGAAAAATATTGATTTATCATATACTACAAATTCATATGACGAACCAGTTGTTATAATTGAGGGAAAATAAGTTTACATGATAAGAAATATTTATATTTTATAAATATAAATGCATTGCAAAAATTAGAAAAATTAAGAAAATTATTAAAATTTTAAGAAAAAAATATACACAATGAAATTTGTACACTTATGTAATAAATATGCCGTCAAAGATGTGAATAACTTTAAATTTGATCCAAATAGACAATATACAGTTGACATAGAGTCAGATGAAGAATATGACATTAAAAAGAACAAAGAAATAATTCTGAGAGATTTTAAACCATCTGGATTTTGGGTATCACCTGTTGTGTCCGACAAGAATTCTCATACATTTTATGATTTTATAATGAGTTCAATGAAACAATCATATCATATGAAGAAATTTTATTTTGAAATAAATGATGACATTTTTATTAACTGGAGTGAGGAGGCGTCTGGAACTGATAATTCTAATAAAATTTTGGTTATAAAACCTGAGGATATTCCAAAATTGCATAGATTGTATAAAACAAAAAATAATATGACTTCACTTAATTTTTCATGGGTTAGAAAAGAATACGGTGGAGTTATGTTTAAACCATACGAGTATAGTTTAAGAATGAAATATATGTGGTATGCCCAAGTTGATGGCGAATCTGCTTCAGTATGGAATCTTAACCTCATAAATCAAATTGGTAATATTTAAACGTGAATACATTATATAATAATATCAATGATATTATTTATACAAAAGTGTGAATTAAAAAAAAATTTTTTAATGTTAAATTTGACAAGAAATTTTAAACATGTCCATATACAACAAAGTCACCATATGTGATACTACCTTTGACGAGATATTGTCATCACAAATATACAATGATACACTTCACGTTATATACAGATATGAATATGAAGATAATGTTCATGCAGTTTATATTTCGATGGATTTGAGCACCTATGCTATAAATAAATATATAATGTTTACAGATTGTAGTCATGGTTATATTATTGACGATAATATTTATATGTTTTCATATAATGATTGCGTTTATAAAACGAGTGTAAATGATGATGTTGTGCTATACAATGAATCAAACATCGGGACGTTACAAAAATATGAATATAAAAGAAAGAATTTTTACAATTTCTTTACTTTCAAATCTGGACAACATATTTACCTTTTATTCAATAACGCAACTACTTTACAAATTATAAATCTGACCACAAATAAGACGGATGAGTTTAAGATAAGGACTAGAGCTGTCAACAACATTAATATTTTTGTGAATAACAAGTTATATGTAGTTTTATCCGATAGCATATTTATATATGATTTTAATTTTAGCGCTGCTCAAGAGGTAAGTATCAATAGTATCATTAAAGATTATGCTAGTGGAATAAGTTTAAAAAAGATAAGTCGTTCAACTGTTCTTTTTGTTAATGACTTTAAGGGAATGAATAAAATATTTGATTTCAACAATTATAATACTATGGAGTATAACGGAGCATGTAAAAGAATTTTGAATAAAAATGACGAAATTTACAACAGGATCTTCTACATATTGGATGATAAATACTATATAGATGGTAGTGTCTTATATATACAATCAAAGTGTATAATTGATAATTTTTCAGTGTCGGATGTTGATTTGATAAATAAACCAGATGAATTTATAACATTTAAATCGTCCACATCAGATAAAAGTGCAACCGTGCCAAGAATTGTTTTGATTAAAAGATGCTTACTTTTCAGTTTGTTTAATAAAACAAATAAATTAGGTGTGAACATTTATGACAGCGAATATTATGAAAACATTGACATATACATTAATTACATTAGAACAGGTGATGTCAGAGATGATAACTGTTTGAAACTATTTGGAATTTGCAATTATTTAGGAGATGTTGGAATAGATCACGTAGCATCCCATATTGTCAATATTTATCAGAAGGCCGATAAAGAAATTGATGATATACATGTGTGTTTAAATAAATTATACAACTCGAGGTGTAAGAAACAATTGTATATGTTGTTGAATAATTATTTGAGTAAATTGCCTTTGAATAAATATAGTGAATTTATTGCAAAATGTAATAAAGATTTACATGTACCAATATTCAACTATTTTTCTAGGACATTTGTTAAACTTGACTCTTTGAATTATTAATGTTAATTTATTTGTATTACAAATAAAATCATTCATAAATTGTCAATGAAGTACAGATATATTGTATGGTAAGCTGCTATATGCCATAATAAATGTGTTAAGGTGAATACAATTTTATAATTGAAATTGAAATTTTCAGAAATGAATATACATATGACTCCAAAGCAAAAAAATTTATTTTTTTGTATGATAAGTAACTGGCGTAATCGCCATAATTCTATCAAACCATAAAAATTGATATGAATATTTGTTAAACGGATAGACTCCATTTAAACCATGTTCCGTTTCAGACAAATCTACCAGTGTCGATGCTATTATAATTGTAATAACCCATATTATATGGTAAACCATATATGTTATTGAAAGTTATTATACATTTTATTTGTAATACAAATAAATTAACATGAAGTCATTCAACTTTAAACATGTCGTCGCTTACGTAGACAATTAATGACATTATGTCAGATGATTTTTTTTTTAATAATGTATCCCTTATGTGATTAATCCAATCAAAATCATATTTGGCATATATGGTCGTGTCATATATCTGATAATCTCTATATCTTTCACTACTATATATTTTAATACGTTGTTTCTCATTCTCCTTATGTATATTATAATAATCATTTGCATAATAATCAAGCATACTTACACATTTATCATAACCTACAATTTCAGCTGACCATAAAATGATTTTTCTGTATATGTCTTCGTTATAATTTTCATTGAGATTTGAACTGGAAATATGATTGTAACTGGGAGGGTTAGAAGCAATCCATTTAATACAATTATCATCGAACAAATTTTTGTTTAACATAAATTTATCTTTTTCTAAATTACAATCAACATTTTCAAATTCAAGACGTCTTTTCACCGGCTCCATGTATTTTAAATCTGTGTAACACACTGTTACCATTTTAAGTAAATGAATTACAAATTGATGTTCACAAATATCAATGTCTGCTGGTTCATCTTCTCTGTATAATAATTTTATTTCATAATTGAAGTAATTGCCCTTTTTACACAAAAGTTTGTATATTATCCTCTTATAAACGGGTAAATCACAATTAAAGAATGTGAAAATAAAAAGCAAACTCTTCTTAACCTCTCTGCACTGTATTTCATCATCTTTTATTAAATCTCTATCGTTAAGTATACTAAGTAAGTAATTTACATTGTCATAATCTGTTAACATATCTATGATTTCCAGTAATATGTAAAAATTAGTGTCGTCTTTAACAATAGCTATATTCAACATCTCAGATGCTATATGAGCCATCATAGATCTACGACAATAAAAATTATCAATAAACATTCCGCTATTATCACTTATATATTCATGATCTACTTCATAATAAAAATAATTTTCAGTGACATCTCTGTAATTTTTAATAATATGATACAAAGCATACCAATATCTCTTCAATAAACAATATGAGAAAAAATTGTAATTAACTTTAAATCCCAGTGAGGATATACCTCTAACAGAATATTTATCTTCTGGTGAACAGTATTTTAATTCACCATTCATATCTGAAATAAATCCTATAGCTCCATATTTATCTATTAGTTTAATGAATATTTTCTCGTCTTTATCCACAATGTAATTTTTAAACTCCTCCTTATCACCCATTATGTTGTAAACTGTAGCAAAAAATTTTTTTTGAAATTTTTGCAAACAATTATCGGACAATTTGAACAAACATATGGTGTGGTTGATATCTATTTAACATATCATTAATTTGTTTAATCATACATGAGAGGGATAAGTTATCATAGTTATAAATGATCAATATATTGAAAAAATTTCAAAAAGAAAATTTTTATAAACCATGGAAGAAGACAAAAGTTTATCACTTGGTGAACGCATGAAAAAGTATGAAGAAATTCATGATGCCAGTATAAGCAACGACGAATATATTGTATTTAGACTAGATGGTTGTTCCTTTTCGAAATTCACAAATGCTGTTTGTAAACAACCTTTTGACGAAAATTTTACGGATGCTATGGTCCTGACAGTTAATGATTTAATTATCAAATTCAATTGTGTTGTAGGCTACACCCATTCAGATGAAATAACATTGGTAATTAAACCACATAAAAATGAGGAAAAGAACGAATATTATCCACATATTTATTCAGGAAGAATTCAGAAGTTAACATCAATCTTTGCTTCAACTGCTACCATAAGATTTAATTATCACTTTATGTCTCTGATAAACAAAAACAAAGAAAAATATTCTGAAAAAGCGATAAACATCGCAAATTCTTACACTGCATGTTTCGATTGCAGAATTTTATCCTTTAAAGAGGAGTTGAGGTATGAAATTATGAATCATTTTAAATGGAGATCCGACTATGATTGTAAACGTAATTGTATACAATCATATGCGAGAGAAATATTCAGTAATAAGCAACTTCATAAGAAAAACATTACACAACAAATAAACATGATGGAGAAAGAAGGTTTTGACACTAGTTGTATACCAACATTTCTTATGTATGGTACTTATTCCAAGATTTATACTGACGATACAAAAAGGACAAAAGTATATAACTTCTGCATTAGAATCAAATCTGACGACGAATTTTGGAAGTTGTTGATAGAGGACAAATACCTGGATAGGAATGACACTCACATTATTTGTGAATATTTATTGTCTTGATTAACAGTATGAGATAGAATATTATAATCAATGATTATAACATATATTAGAATTGGTAACCCTTATGGTTAAAATGAATAAGAGTCAATATCCAATGAATTCAAGAGCGATGATATCTTATAAGGAAAGTTATTTTCACAACATTTTTCAATGTTGTAGTTTATCCAAAAAAAGATGTCATCGCTCTTGAACTCATTGTATATGAACTCAAACACTTACTTAAAATCTCAAAAAATTTAATTATCTTGGAATTAAATGGTTATCTATTTACCACTTATCCAAAATCTCGAAAAGACTCTAATTACCTACTACCCACTTATCCAAAATCTCGAAAAGACTCTAATTACCTACTACCCACTTATCCAAAATCTCGAAAAGACCTAATTTCTTAAAAATTTAATTGATACTTATTTATCTACCCAAAATCTCAAAAAGATCTTATAGCACTGAAATTTAATGGACACTATACAAAATCTTCAAAAGATATGATTGCTTTGGAGTTCAATGGACATTACACAAAATACTCAAAAGATCCTATTGATTTGGAATTAATGGATACTACATAGAATTTCGAAAAGATCTTATTGCTCTGGAATTTAATGGATACTATACAAAATCCTCAAAAGATATAATTGCTTTAGAAATCAATGGATACCTATTTACCTACCCAAAATCTCGAAAAGATCTTATTACCCTGGAATATAATGGACACTACACCAGATCCAATTGATTGGGAAATCATGTATGATCTATTAAAAATTTAGAAAAGATCCTATCGCTCTGGAATTCATTGGATACCTACTCAAATTTTGTAAATTTTTAACGAACCAAAATGCTACAACATACTCAACGGGACATTTTTATTTTTTTTTTATTAAAAAAAATTTTTTCAATTGTTAATCACTTTTATTCAGCGCTAACATATTACCATATTACAATTCATAAAATTTTAACATGATACACACATATACAGTTTATATCGAAGTCATATTATAAAAAATTCTATAAACACATGTTTAATATCAATGGTGCTATTCAGATGAAAAAAAATTAAATTGATTAATTTAATTTTTTAATTTTTCATGAAATTGGTTATAAATATGTCATGTGGAATTTGTATGGACGACAAGAGCAAGAAAAAATTGATAACTTTAGAATGTAATCATGAGTTCCACAATGTGTGCTTAAGAGATTTCATTAATTTAAAATTAAGTAATAGGGAAACAGTCGTTAAATGTCCACATGTTGACAAAAATGGAGTAAGATGCAATGGGGATACACCCTTCAACAAAGCTCAAAATAATAAAGTAGGAAGAGTTGAAAGATCAATATTTGATTGTCCTCTTAAGATAAATGATAAGCAATGTACTGGATATGTTAAGAGGTATAATAAACGATGTACCAAATGTAGAACAAAATTTTGTAGCAAATGTTTAAAAGTTTCACATGATGGAGAATGTGAAAAGATCCTAGTTGACGGCATAGACATTAAAAAGTGTCCAAATTGTAAATGTGACATATTTAAAGACGAGGGATGTGATCATATATTTTGTGTTAAATGTAAAACACATTTTGATTGGAATACCATGTCAACAGATGAAGATAAATGGAACAGTTTCCCAACTAATATTAACGATAATGTTAATAATGTAATTCAGAATAATATAACAAATGCAAATATAAATAAACAAGATAAAGAAATCACACAGAAATGTATAACATGTGATAATGTGTGTAAATTATTAAAGGAGGAGAATTGTTGTTCATGTTATATGGTCTACATGTTAAGTCTGAATGTTGATTTAGATATAGAATTTTGTGAAATTTGTTTCCCATAACCAGTTTTAACATGTCTATTAGACATGCTAAAAATAAACACGTCCATTAGACATGTTAAAAATAAACACGTCCATTAGACATGTTAAAAATAAACACGTCCATTAGACATGCTAAAAATAAACACGTCCATTAGACATATTTAAATAAATAGAGTATGTTAAAATAAATATATTCACGACATAAAATAGTCATAACATTTGTCGATAAAATTAGTAAAGTTTAACACTTCCTTTTCTTTACATACTTTTCCACTTTCACTTATAAGATCCATGATATTGGTATGTTCTCGGACCCGTGCTAGATCATAAGCACTATTTTTGTTTTTATTGACAATGTTCACGTTAATATTCTCATTTTTCAGTAAAAGATTCACTATATTATATTCTCCAGAAATACAGGCTGTCATTAACGCAGAATCTCCATTATTATTGACAGCATTAATGCATGTTCTGTCATCTTCAAGCAATTTTTTAACAATGTCAAAATTACCCTTTCCACATGCTATTATAAGTCCAGTGTCTCCATAAGAATTTGTTAAATTAATATCCAAGTTTTTATTTTTCAATAAAACTTCAAGTAAATCTAACTTGTTATCCCTACATACAGCATATAAAATTCCCGACCCATTTATCAATTTATTAACATCAACTCTATCATATGAAAAAATCAATTTAATAGCTTCATATTTTTCTTTCTTATATGCCATAAAAATACCATATACGTCTACGTTTACGTTTTTATTTTCTAAAAACAATTTCAAGATGTCTAAATTTCCATTTTTACAAGCATTTATGAACGCACTTTTGTGATAGAGTAGTATATATTTATTAAAATCGATAATATTGTGATAATTGAAAATAGAAGTTAAAAGTGCACTTCTATTTTTCCTATTAGCCACATCATAATTGAATAGAAACTTAACAACATCATAATGTCCTTTTTCACATGCTAACATTAATCCTGTTTGGTTACTATTCATAGCAAGTTTGGTCTGAGCATTTATATCAACATAGTCAATCACTTTTTTGAGACTTTCCACATCACCACTTGTACAAGCATCAAAGAATGTGTCAGTGTAGCTCATTTTCCTCAAAATTTTATAATTATGTAAAATTTTGAATTATAAAATTATGTAAAAATTACATCATTTTATTTTTATGCAATACACTGTAATATTTACATCTGACATATCTCTTAAAATATCAATATTTTCAAAATATATAAAACATGATATGATTATATCAAAAAATTACAAATGCGGATTCCGACACCTATCCATATCAACAAAAATGACATTGATGTTAAATTTTTTGAAAAAATAAAACAAAAACATGTTAGAATTGCTCGTATCTGAATCGGTTATGAAAACTGATTATGTCAAAAAATTAATTAGATATAAAGTGAGGAATGTAAAAATTGGAGACACAATAAATGTTGAAATACTGGGTGTAGAAGATGAAAAATTAGGTATTATAAATTTATATTTTGACATACAAGATGATCTTGAAAGTATTTATAATACAGATGAGGATTTTTCAAGTATTAGTATGCATTCATTATTTAAAATAATTCATAATTTTTTTTACGATACAGATACTCTTCCATTTGAAGTTGTAGTTTTTTTAATAAAACAAGGTTACAAAAAAGAGTTTATCAGTGATATTTATTATGAAGCATTACTTTATGAAACAAAAGAAATATATGATAATATTATGGAGGAGAACAAATATAGAAATAACAGCGAACTAGAATGTCCATTAATCCATTATCATGAAAATAATTTAACCATCAAGAAAGATAATTATAATAAATATAATGACTACTGCATGTCGTTAAAATCTATAAGCATGAATTTTTCATATAACCATAGTATAAACATCGTTAGACCATCTGTAAATGTACAATCATATAATGCCATATGTAGGGCATTGTTCAATGATTATAATTTTATGCTTGAAATACTTTTAATTGGAGGAGTCGCTTTATGTGGTGGTTTTGTAAATTCTCTTATATTGGACGAAAAATATGGTGATATAGATATTTTCTTTTATGGTGAAAACAACAGTGATGATGAAATTTTAGAAAAGATCGAAAAAATAATAACATATATAACAAATGAGGATGGACTTGCTGAAGTTTTACAAACTTCCAATTCCATAACAATTTGTACTAGACATTCCAGGAATATTCAGATCGTGAAAAGAGTATACAAAAATATCTCGGAAATATTGCTTGGTTTTGACGTTGATTCATGCGCATGTTCAATATATTACACCAATGATAAAATATACGTTAGTTATCTTCCAAGATATAAATTTGCAGTTGAACATGGTATTAATATTATAAATCCTAGACGTCAATCAAAAACATACAATAGAAGATTGGTAAAATACAATGAAAGAGGATTTAATATTTTTGTTCCGGGAAAAGTTCACACTGTTGGAAATTACGTGAAATTGGAGAATAAACAAATTGAAAAGAATACCTTCACAATACTGCTGTACTATCTTCTCCTTTTCAATTTTAAAGGAAATTCAGTGTTTATCTCTGGAGGTAGTACAGATCTTGTTAAATATAAAGAGGAAACGGTATCAGATTATGATTATAAAAAAATTCCAAGAAGAATATTTTATGTATATGCAGATTATGAGGGAGATGCGCTATCAAGAGAACAAATTGAATATTTGCTAATACAATCAAGTATATTAGAGAATAGATTTGATATTTATATAACGGCAGAGAGATTTTGTGTGAGAATAGATGAAACTTCAGGGTTAAATTTGGTACATTTACACGATGTCTTGGTAAACACCAAAGTTAATAAAAATTGGATGAGACATAATCCCGGAACACAGGTAAGTGGATCATTTAATCCTACAAATGTTGATTATTTAGCAGTTCCAAAAGAAAGTGATGTCGACAATAATTTTATCAAAAATTTCAAAGATTATGTTGTGGTAAATGAAGGTAAACAATTCAGTATTTCAGATTCATCCACAATCAACAATTTGGTTCCAAGAGATATCAAATTATAAACATGTTTATAATTAGTTTATTAAACTAATTTACATATTTTATAAAAGAGATGAGAAATATAATCATGTACATTATTCCAAATGTGTAACTATATACATATTTTATTCCCTCATAATCGCTGAAATTATTTTCTATAATATTATCATTAACACATATGTTACAGGTTATATCAAAATTTTTATATACAGAATTGTTGTAAGAGACTAAATATTTATCGTTTACATTGTTTACAAATTTTATGTAATATATATAATCAAATGTTGTTAAAAAAATAATAAATGTACCTATACAATATGTTGATAATACTAATATTAACATATCTTTTTTCTGGTTATTCATTTATATTGAAAAAAAATTTATAATTATTTTAATCAATTAATAAGTATTCGTATCTATCATTTAAATATTCTTTAGAATTATCACTAGTAGGTTTAGTAATTTCAATTTTATTTATTTTAGAATTTTTATATTTGATGTAAGCTACAATAGGTATTAAAGCAAAAGCGAACTGTCTTTCGTGTAACATTATTTTTAATACATATAAAAATATTATTTTATAATTTTTATTTTAACTTTAATTAGTTTACAAAATATTGAAAAATTTTATTATTGTTGTCACAGTCATCATCTTATGGTGTATATAACATTATAAATAACATATTCATCATATCTGTTACATACAATATATATTATTAGTTTTATACCAAAAATTGCATAAAATTAATATAAAATTTTTATTAAAATTTTGAACAATTTTTAATCATAATCACTAATAATAAATTAAATGATTAAAAATAGACATAAATAAGTTAATAATGGATGAAATAGCAAAAATAAGATCCAGTTCTTCTGATGGATTATTAAAGATGAGTATATTAGGAAGTGGTGCATATGGTAAAGTTTATAGTGCAATGAATAAAGATGGATATAAGATTGCTGTAAAAAGAAGTAACATATCTAAAAGTTATAATGGATCAACAAATTGTTTACAAGAATTTGATACTTTACAAGTTGTGAGAGATTATCCATTTTTTATACAAATTGTAGGATTATATTTTATGGATCCATTCACTAATTCCTTAAGTAAACCAAATCATAGAGGTAGATCATCTTCAAGTGGTAAAAAAGGTGCGTTATATGACAAAATGTATCTAGCAATGGAAATGGGTGACACTGACGCATATCATTGGATACATAAGAAAAATAGTAGAACTGGTATACCCTACACCATATCTGAAGATGATAAAAAATTATTTATGGTACATACTCTTCTATCTCTAGAATTTTTGCATAGCAGAGAAATATATCATAGAGATATCAAGCCAAATAACATAATTATATTTTTAAATGATAAAGGAGGTCTAAAAAGTGCCAAGATAACCGATTTTGGATTATCTACATCTTTTTCACACCAACCTATGTCAGTACCGGGTGTAACAACTTCATGGTATAGAGCACCTGAAGTATCACTCAATAAAAATTATGATTATAAATCAGACATATGGAGTTTGGCATGTATCTTCTATGAATTAATCTGTTTTCCAGATAATAAATTTCTAGTATCTGCTGACAAAGATACTGATTTATTAAGATTTCATTGGTGTAATTTTTCATTTCCAGAAGATGATTACTATATATACAATGAATTGTATAAAGATGAGGAAAGTAAAAAGGTTAAGACTGTTCAAACAGTAAAGCCTATTTCCAATAATAAAAATATAAGTTATAGTAATTTTAATGATATAAATGTTTATAGGAATCAGCAGTGTGGAAATTTGGGAATTAAAAGATTGTTACCCGCAAATACAGATGAAAAATTAGCAAATATGTTGGATATGATGTTTGTAGTAACAGATAAAAATAGAGCGTCTGCTACAGCATGTCTTAACCATCCATATTTTGAATCGTGTAGAGAATTAATAACATCAATGAGAAATAAATTCAGAATTAATGATAGTGGTGAATGGATATTAAAACCTGTCTATAAATTTTGTTATAAATCATGTGTAGCAAGAAAAGTAGGGATGAAATGGTTTATACATGTGTATAGTAATAGACACAAAAATCCAGTAAGTGAATGGTATTCTCATAGAACATTGTTTCAAGCGATAAGATTATTTGATCAATATTTAATTTCTGATCTGAATATCAAAGAATTCGATGAACAATGTGTCATAATGTGGGTTAATGTATTTTTATTTACGGCTTATAAATATTTCAATGTAATGTTGACAAACAAAAATATATCGAGCTTTACGATAGGATTGAAAGATACGTTTACAATGTTATCGAAGGGATTGTCATTTGAAGAACATTGTCTTAAAAATTTTTTTGTAACGGGAATATATTCAAAAACAATATACGAATATTCTCCTGAATATTTAACAGATTCAGCTATTGAAGTGTTATTGAGAGTTATCGCTAATGAAGAAATCCCATCTGGTACACCTCTCAGCGATTTTTGGGCAAGATATGAATGTGAAATAAATTTATCTAATAAAACATCATATTTTCCCCACAAAAAATCTATATAGATTAGGTATTAAACAATAATATTGTTTAATACTACCAATAATATTGGATAATTTGACCTTCAATTGGTAAAAAAATTGGAAAAAAATCAACTTTTTGAGACGATGATTAATATATGCAGCAAGGGGTTATGGACGGGGAGAATTTTAAAGACTTTTGTTATAGATGATGTCTTATACATACTGTACTACTATATTGGTGAAGACATGGTTTATATGAAGCTACTCAAATTCTGTATGATAAAACGATATGTAATAGACGACATAGTAATGTCCACAAAATGTCAGATAACATATATTTATAATATCAGTATTTTAAACAATAAGATCCACTTTTTAACTGACATGGGTAATAACATGTATACACATGATATTTTTGAACTTGATGGCTTTAAAGAAAAAGATAATATAAACAAATACATAAATTGGTCATCCAATTTAATGTTCAGGGCTGATCTTGTTATAGATAACACTATATATTGTGCTAGAGAAAGTATATTTACACATCCGAGTAAAAGATATAAAATTGTTAATTTTTATAGTGGTGAAGCGTTATTAACCATTGATTATAGTGAAAGCAATAGTAGAGATGTTATCAAATATGATGAAAAAGAAAATACATTTTATTTACCACATCACAATAGAAGTGTTTTAAGATATAATAACGGTTATCTAATATTATATATTCCAGACGGTGAAGAAAGGTATGAAAAATGTATAATTTACAATTTAACTGATAGAACATACAGGAGTTGTGCATATAAAATTAATACAATCATGATGGGTAGTTATATATTATATTCTGAAGGGATAATGAATAATGAAAGTTTATATATTAGGGATGTGTTAGATGATTATAAATATTTATTACCACAACATTTACACAATAGCAACCATATTGATATAATTCATTACAATGATAATAAATACTTAATCGCCGTCAAAAATGGCTTTTTAGACATATATGTGATGTATGATTTTAAGGGTGGTAATAAGGGTAAAAGTAAGAAGGGTAAAAGTAAAAAAATAGACGCGAAATTTAATAAACACATAACGATAGGCACAAGTAGTAATTCTACATCCATATCTCTTAAACAATTGTTTAGAAGGAGTTCTCTAATAAAAGATTTATATTCAGATATTGGTGAAGTTCCAGACACACTTATCCATGAATCTTATGCTAATATAGACGTTTATAAAAAATTTATAACTACAAATAAAGTGAATAATAGTGATCTTTATGCATTATATAAAATATGTAATTATTTGAATGACATTGATATTAATTATGTCTCTGAATTGATACTGTCATATGTTAAAGAAAATAATGTTAATATCAAAAAATCTTTCAAATTTTTGGAATTGCTGTCTACATCTTTGTGTGATAATCAATTAAATGCGCTTTTGTATATTATCATGCAAAAATATGACAGAGGTGACATTTATAATAATATTATGGAGTATAAAGATACTAAGCTCTATGATTTTGCTTTAAAGCAATTGTTTACCACCGCATATGAGTCTGTTTCCAAATTTAAATAATTTATTATCATTATGTTAAATAACAATTAATTTATTATAATAAACAACAATGTTGTTTAGTTAATTTACATTTTCTTGAAAAAAGATGTTTCATTACGGAAAAATGTGGATATATCTTAAAATTTCACTTTTAATAATTTTAGGAATACTCACATAAGTGTTTAGATAGATAATGTTATATTACTGAAACTTGCGTTATTATATGATAATATCATTATATTTCAGAAATTATCATTCGAAAAATAACAATATATTAATCAACGATAGATTTAAAAATAAACATAAATGTAAAAATTTTTATGTTTAAATTTAATCAAGATGTTGCTAAATGTGTATGATGGTAATTTAGACATCACTAAATTTTTAGATTCAAAAATAATTGACAACATTTTATACATCTGCTACTATAACGGGAAAAAGTATCTTAAATTGTTAAAATTTGATATGTCGAAAAGATACATTGTGAGTGATGATTATATATCAACAGGGTTTACAAAGGATTATATTCCTTATGTTTATATCAATAATAATAATTTGATAGTGTTCATTGTGGATTATCAATATGACTATGATTACTTAGTAAACATTTATAATTTAAGCAATTTGAAACTTGATGATAATTTACATTTTGGAATAGATAAAATCATACCTAGACAAAAAACATTAATAAAAATCAACGTTACTATCGATAATGAAATATATTATGTGACAAGGGAAAAAGATGTAGATAATTGTTTTGTGATTGTGAACAGAAAAGGAAATATATTGTTAAATATAAATTATGACGAAAATAACAACAATGTTAATCTAAATAATGACGTACTTTATTTGCCAAAATATGGTGCTTACACTATAAGATACAATAATGGATTTTTGTTAATTTATTTCAGATATTCTAATGATTATTACTACGATCCTTATACATGTGTTATATATAATTTATATGAAAAAACAATTAGCACATCAACATGTGATATAATAAATTTTACAAGTGAACACCATATTATATATTCTGAAAATGAACTAGATGTGTCAAATTTATATATAGGAGATCTTACAAGTAATTATAAATATTTGTTACCAAAGCATTTAGAAAAGTATGGCGACATCGATATAGTTCATTACAAAGATATTAAATATTTATTAAACATAAAAGATAATTGTTTTAATATACATATGATATATGAACCTCAGTTACAGCATATTAGTGAATGTAATAATGATAAACATATAACAATTGGTACAAAAGATGAAAACGTTGTTCTACCGTTAGAATTATTATTTAAGAGAAGTGCTTTAATTAAAGGTTTATTTTCAGATATTTCTAATGTTCCTGATATTCTTCTTTATGATTCATATGTTAATATGAAGATTTACAAAGAATTTGTGGTGAATGGCAGAGTGGAAAGTGAAAATCTATATAAACTATACCACATATGCAATTATTTAAATGATACAGAAATTAATTATGTATCTGAATTGATATTATTATTTATTAAGGATAATTATGTCCGTATAAGGAAATCTTTCAGATTTTTGGAATTATTATCTACATCCTTATGTGATAATCAATTAAATGCTCTTTTATACATAATCATGCGGAAATATGATAGAGGGGATATTTACAATAATATTATGGAGTATAAAGACACCAAACTTTATGATTTTGCTTTAAAGCAATTGTTCACCACAGCATATGACTCTATTTCTAAGTATAATTAATTTATTACTGTTAAATTATATAACAATGTTATATGATTGATTTATATCTTTTGGAAAGAAGGACATATATCTGAGACTAAGAGCCTTACCTTAACAAATCAAACACTTTGGACTACTTCAAAATAGTTCCTCTCATGTTCTGTCACTATTTTATTCATATCATCCTTTATTTCCCAATTTTTTACAAAAAAAAACATTTTATTATATTAGTTTTTACCATTTTTAATTTAATATATCGGCTATTTATTTCTACATTTTGATGATTCTTTCAATAAAGAGAAAATATTATTTTTTGATCCACAACTGATCATTTATAATTTAAAATTTATAATATAGAAAAAAAAATTTTTTACAAAATTATCTTTGATTTTCTTGAGAAAATGTCACTGATAAACATATATGAAAAAAAGTTTGACATTGATGACATTTATAATTCTACAGTAGTGGGGAACATTTTATATATATTATATTTCGACTCTGCCGAACATAGTAAAACACTGAGGATGTTAAAATTTAGCATGATTCACAAATGCATTGTAGCTGATGATTATATAACGTCATCTGTAAGTTATCTTGCCTTCACTTACATTGACAATAATAAATTGTATATGTTTACTGATAATTCAATACATAACTATTCTACCATCGTATATGATCTAAATACTTTAAGGATATGTGGAGATTCTGAAGTAGAAGAAACCATATCTAGATGTAATGTGCAAATCATAATTAATGTTGTCATTAATAATGATTTTTATTTTGTATCAAATAAAATAGATAAAAAAGATTACTTCGACATTATTAATAAAAAAGGGGAAATTCTTATAAGTGTAAATTACTCTAACACCGATAACATCGATGCTCACATCAATAAAAATGTAATTTATTTACCAAAAAGTTATTCTTACATTATTAGATATCACGATGGGTTTTTAATTATCTATTATCCTGATGTAGTAGGTCTCAGTGATAATTGTACGTGTGTTTCATATAATTTATCTAAAAAAACATTAACATCCCACGTATATAATGTTACATTTTTCACGAGTAGTCATTGTTTTGTAAATTTTGAGAATGAATTGGATAAAGTAATTATGTGCGTACATGATCCCGTCAGAAATGATAAAATTTTGCTACCTAATTATCCCAGTGAAAGCGATCACGATATATTTCAATATAATAATGTTAGTTATTCAATACATGTAAAAGATAAATGTTTAAAAATATGTATGATACATAATCCCCAGTTACATATTTCCAATAAAGAAGGTATGGATAGTAAGCATATAAAAATTGGTACAGAGAATGAAAATGTTATGTTACCATTAGAATTATTGTTAAGAAGAAGCGCCCTTATAAAGGGGTTATTTTCAGATTTTTCTGATGTGCCCGATGTCCTGATTTACAATTCATATGTTAATATGGATATTTACAAAGAATTTATAACTGATGGTAAAGTTAAAAATGAAAATTTACATAAACTCTATCACATATGTGATTATTTAAATGATGTAGAAACAGATTATGTTTCAGAAGTCATAATAGCATATGTTAGAGAGAATGATGTTTCAATTGGCGAGTCTTTCAAATTTCTAGAGCTATTTTCCGTAAGTTCATGTGATGACAAGTTAAATTCACTTTTATACATAATAATGTTGAAGTATGATAATGTAGATGTTTACAATAATATTTTAGAGTATAAGGGTACAAAACTGTATGATTTTGTTTCAAAACAGTTGTTTCTAACAGCATGTAACTCAATTTCTAAATATAATTAATTATATTATACATTATTAATGTATAATTTGTGACATAAATGTAAAAATCCTCTATAAAATTAATTTGTCTCTTTGGGATAATAACAACAATGTTATGTATATGTGACAAAACGTTTGACATAAGCGGAATATATAATTCAGTATTAATTGGAGATATTTTATATATAATATATTACAATAGTTCTGTATACAATATTGTTTTAAGAATGTTAAAATTTAGCATGGTACACAGATGTATCATTGCTGACGATTATATAATGCAATATTACGATTTTCCTTCTTTCTCATATATAGATAACAATAAACTATACATGTTTACAAGCCATTCAGTATATGATTATAAAGTTATCCCATATAATTTAGACACTTTAAGAATATGTGAAGATTGTGAAATTGAAAAAGTTATATCAAGATGTGGTGTTATAATGAGAATTAATGTCGTCATTAATGGTGATTTTTATTATGTATCATCGGTGAAAGATAAAATAAATTGCTTTACCATTATTAATAAAAAAGAAGAAGTTCTTGTAGATATAAATCGTTCCGACAACAATGTTGATATCACTGTCGATTGTGACAATAATACAATTTACTTACCAAAAAGAGATTCTTATACGATAAGATATCATAAAGGGTTTCTATTAATCTTCTTTCAAATGAGCCTAGATCTCAGTTGTGATTACACATATATTTTATATAATTTATCCAAGAAAACATTTACTTGTCACGAGTCTGAAATTTTGTTTTTTACAAGTAACCATCATTTTGTATGTTATGAGAAAGTATCGGATGATTCAATTATTTATATCTACGATCCTATTAGCAATAATAAAATTTTTCTATCAGGTTATCCTCACAAAGGTGTGTGTGATATATTTCAATATAAGAATTCTGACTATTTAATAATTGTAGGAGACAATCGTTTAAAAATATATATGATGGATGAGCTTCAGCCATTCTACAATATAGAAAATATGAACGTCAAACATATAACAATCGGTACAGAGCAAGAAAATGTTGTTTTACCATTAGAATTATTGTTAGAAAGGAGCGCCCTTATAAGGGGGTTATTTTCAGATGTCTCAAATGTGCCTGATCTTCTACTTTATGATTCATATATTAACATGAATATTTATAAGGAATTCATAATAGATGGTGATGTAAAAAATGAAAATTTATATAAACTATATTATATATGCAACTACTTAAATGACATTAATATAAATTATGTTTCAGAATTAATACTATCATATGTTGATGAAAATAATGTAAATATTGATGAATCTTTCAAATTCTTGGAATTATTATCAACAAGTTTATGTGATAATCAGTTACATTCACTTTTGTGTATAATTATAAAGAAATATGACAGAAAAAATATTTATAATATGATTATGGGATATAAAAATACAAAGGTTTATGATTTTGTGTATAAACAGTTGTTTAATATTGCATGTGACACACTTTCCAAATTCGATTAATTGTTTTATTATTGATTATACATTGATGATGTATAATTTATGATATAAAACTGGAATTTTTTTAATTGTTTACTACAGATCTGTATGATGATAAATCAATTTCATTTTTATATATAATTATGTTTAAATATGATAGAAAAGATATTTACAATGAATTTTTAGAGTATAATGGTACAAAATTATACGATATTGTTTCAAAACAGTCGTTTATAACTGATTACGAAATACTATCCAAATTAAATGTTATCTAAATTAAATATTTAATATACACTCATATGCTTATACAACAATGTTGTATAAATTATAAAATTTAACTCATTTTAAAATACTATATCCTAAAATTCATAGTGTTTTATATGTTAAACTACGGATAAGCGAACTGAGAGAAATTGCGAAAACATATAAAATACCATATTATGCGAAAAAGAAGAAAGAAGAAAGAAGAACTAATTACATTAATATTCAAATTCTTACTTATGAAAATTGAAATATTTACGGATGTTCCTGCTCAAATACTTAAAGCTGAAAGTACATATAGAAGTGGATCACAAAGTAATTATCCTGAATCTGATGTTAGAGAAATTTATGATCTTTTTATTCAAGGATTTGAAAAGCACTTAGAAAATATTTTCATTAGCAAATAATGGATGGGTATATGATAGTCCTATAAAGTTTCAAGTTCATTTTGGTAAATTACAATCTATTAAGGGTAGTTCTTATATTCCTTTTCCAAAATTTATTGCTGATAAGAAAACAGTCATCAATATGCAAAATAATGATGATAACGAATGCTTTAAATGATGTGTTACAAGATTTTTCAATATAACTGGTGTACATGATGAAAGGATAAATAAAAGTCAAAGGAAACCAGTAAAACACAATAATTTCATTATTAATATGAACATGATGAAATTTGAAAATGTTAAACAAACTACATAAATATTTCAGTGAAATAAGTAAAAGTGGAAAGCTTGAAGACAATAAAGACAATAAAGGCAATCAAAACAATGATGAAAATGATAATGTTAATTAACCTAAAATAATTTTTTGAATATGATACTGCTATTATAACTTACAACAAAATTGAAATTATGTTTCAATTAATTAATTGTTTATCACATTTCATAAAATTATAAAAAAAATATTGATATAATAGATGTTGAAAAGTTTCATATTATAACGATATCGAAAATAATAAATATATATATTGAAGTCTATAGACATAGTATCTTTGAATATATTAAAGTATCTCTGACCATATTGTTTAACAACAGATCCACATAACTTAAACACAAATATTTTTTTTTCAAAAAAAAATTATTTATGCTATCAATCTTTAAGAATATGTTAAACATATACAGTAGTAGTTTGAATGTTACAAAAATTATTTATTCGAAAATAGTAGATAATTTCTTATATATTTTCTATTATCATAACAAAAATTATTATGACGCAATCAAATTGTTGAAATTCAACATGATAAAAAGGTGTATAGTGAGTAACAATAACGTACAAATTTGTAATTCGATAATTTATTTTGCTTACACATATATTATTATCAATAAATTAATAATTTTCAAAAATATTTATGAAGATGAGTACTCTGTGGACATTCATAATTTAGACAATTTGGAACGTGAAGATATTGTACATTTTGGAACAGATAATATCATACCCAGACAACATATATACATTAAAATTAATGTTGTAATAGATAACGAAGTTTACTACATGTCAAAGGAAGATGGTATGAGAGATTGCTTTACAATTGTAAATCGAAATAATAGCATATTATTAAAAATAAATTACAATAAATATAATAATATTTGTGATATTAGGCTTGAAAATGATGTTCTTTATTTACCAGAAGATAGAGCTTATATAATAAGATACTATGACGGCTTTTTATTAATTTATTTTAGGTGTAACATCAGTAACTACATAAATCCTTATAAATGTGTCATATATAATTTATCTGAAAAAAAACAATTAATGTGGTCGAATACGATGTTAAAAGTTTTACAAGTGATTATCATATTATATGTTCTGAAAATATATTAGGTAAAATAAAATTATGTTTAAAAAATCTTGTTGATAATTATAAATATTTGTTACCAAAAGATTTAGAAGATTATGACCATATTGATATAGTCTATCATAACAATGTTATGTATATATTACATGTAAAAAACAATTGTTTTAATATACATATGATGTATGAATCTCCTTCTTATAAGATTTGTGATAATAATGATAAATATGTAACAATTAGTACAGAAAATGAAAATGTTGTGTTACCATTAGAATTATTATTTAAAAGGAGTGCACTTATAAAAGGATTATTTTCAGATATTTCAGATATACCCGATTCACTTCTTTATGAATCATATGTCAACATGAAAATTTATAAAGATTTTGTTGTAAATAACAATATAGAAAAGAAAAATTTATATAATCTATATCACATATGTAACTATCTTAACGACATCGAAATTAATTATGTTTCCGAACTCATTGTTTTACATGTTAGGGAAAACAATTTATCAATTGAAGAATCTTTCAAATTTTTAGAATTATTGTCTACAAGTTTGTGTGACAATCAACTGGATTCATTGTTATACATGATTATATTGAAATATAATATAAAAGATGTATATAATGAAATTGGAAAATATAAAAATAGTAAAATGTATGATTTTGTTGTTAAACAATTACTTAATGTAACATACAATTTTGTTCATAAACATAATTCATGATCCATAATTTATATTCTTTCATGTACACTGTACATGAAATATCAATATATTCTGTCCATTTTTGACACATCAAAATTCGGAATAATATGATCCAGGAGTACATTACAATAATAATATCCGGTTGTACACATTAGTGAACTAGAAACTCGGATACAATATTTACCATTTCTAACCTTACTCAAATATTCAACTATTAATCCAGATGTGTTTGTTTCATATACACTTTTAGTATTATTGTAGTCTACCATTTGCAATGATATTATTTTTCTCCACAAAACATTATTTTTCATTGTGTCCATATACATGTATAATTCTTCTAATTTATCACTTACAAAATCAGTGGGGTCATAATCATTTACTTTAGTATTAACAGATGAAAGTGGATATTCTCCTTCACCTCTCCATTTCCTCATGTACATTCCCAATAAAAATATTCTGTAAAAATACCCGTAGAGCATAGTTTTTGCTTCCACATCTCTACTTATCATATTATATAAATCGCTTAACAATACTTCTCTTCTCTGATTTGATTTTATTACCATATTTAATTTTTCGTCTACCTCATTCATCATATTTTCATCAATATTCAAACATTTCACACATGATTGTAATTTGATTATTTCATTTATTTCAAAATATTTATTTGGATCACTTGGATTCCTCAAATTGTACTCATCTCCAACTTTGTGGAAATTTATCAATATTTCATCTATTTCAAAAATTCTCTTTTCATAAAAATCACCATATGACAAGTATGGTGGAGTCAGATCTCTTATGTCAGTGGTTAAATATGTTTCACTGTTAATAATTCTACCATGAAGTTTATCCTCAATTCCAAAGTTTTTAAAATCAAGGTTATCATAAATTCTGTTAATTAATTCTACTCTATTCATACACATCTGGGTATATTGAAAATATTTAATTAGAGATTGATCAGAATATATTTTTATGTTTGAACAGAAGTCTTCTCTCGATATTCCCCTATATATATTTACATCATCATGTTGTATTTTATAATCATATTCTTTTCTAACACTTACATACATCCATATAAACACTTCTATGTAAACTCTTACTTCACTTGTCAATAATATATCCGGTACTTTCATACCATATTTCTCAATTATGGATAATAAATCTTCTTCTTCAGCATGGAATAAGTCAACCATACACTTTTCTAATCTATGTTCATCACTACGAAAAGTAATTTCTATTTGACTTTTTGGATACAGATTCATGATCATTATTCTATGTTTCATATTTAACTTTATATATCTTGATTTCCTTAGTGCATATGATTCATTTATGTTTATGTCTAGTTTTTTACCAGTTAAGTATAAATACCACAATTGTGAAAGTGTAGCATTTGGATAAAACATATCTAAAACAAATTTTGGAATAGCCTTGTCACATAACACATATTTTTCAAATATTTCCGGATATTCAATAAATGTATTCATAAGTATATACATTCCCTCATCTATTGTTCCAAATTCTTCTAATATAATCAATGTCTTTTCCTCTATTGTCATATCAGATCCGTAATATATCTTTTCTAAATTACCATCCATCATTATGTTGTTCATGTTAGGATGACTTACTCTTTTATTGAATGGGTCCTCTTCAAACGTAACTCTTTTCACCATTTTTTGTTTATCATCATATGTTACACCACTTCCAATATCGAATAGTATTAATGCATGTGCCTCATTACAACCTATATCACTTACCAACATTTCGTAAAAATATTCTTCTGGGTCTATGCTCTTACATCTGTTAAATGTTCTCAATAATTTATGGCTAAATCTCAGTTGAAAATCAGAATTTATAAATTTATTATTTTCATATTTATTAAAGGTTACACTATTCACATTAATATATTCCAGATCCAATATACTGTAAAGAATATTTGTCTCGTACACATCATTGTTTAAGACATATCCACATATTTGCAAATAGCCTTTTAATAATTTGGATGCATTATCTATACAAAAATTTTCAACACAGTTTATTAAGTTGTATTTAATTACAAAGTTGAAAGCATGTGTATTTTCATTGATAAGTTTACATGGTATACTTTTTGGTAAAGTGTGACTTCTATCATATATACCATTTTCAATGTACAGTATCTGTAAATCACTGGATCTTTTGAAATAACTATTCACAAATTTGTAACCAAACGGTCTTAATTTATCCAGTATATAAGATATTGATTTGTAATATTTGTTCTTTGAAAATCCCTGAGGTAAGTTAAATTCTAAATTGTTCAACCTGATTATCTTTTTTAGAGTTTTAACATTTTTGAAAAATGGATCAGTAATATGAATTAAATCATCCTTTATATTGTCAATGTCTTTACTCGATTTAAATATGATCTTAAGATCATTTGTTCTTTCTGCTTTAATGATTATATGTTTACTCAGTTTAACATTATCTTCAATATATGAATATGGAATTCTGTAGTGAATTGATGATAAACATTCTGCAATACATCTTCTTAAAAGAATTATTTTGTAACTAACGTTAATGTTTAAACAATAAGTATTGATAAATTTAACATATGCTTCCCTCAAATTACCATTTGGAAGTTTCAATACCTTTGGAAATGTTATATAAGGTACCTTATTTGTCTGGAAACTATTAACGTTGTATTTTTTATTTTTAATATCCCATATTTCCATTTATTTATGTAAAAAAAATTTTTCATATAAATAATAAAAAATACGATTTATATTATTTTAATCCTTAAACGGATTTTAAATATGGATAAATATGGCTGACACACTTGGGAATATTGTAAATTTGACAAATAAAGTACCTGAGGATTCTGAGGAAACTATAAGAATGTGGATTAAACATTTGTCTTTAATAGCTTTTGTATATGATGCCGAACTGGATAGAGTTAGTTGTATTTTAAAATATTTAAATGTATTGTCATTTATTATAGCATCATCTGCTTCATTTACCAATCTTATACAATATTCAGTGAAGGGTGAAATAATATTAATAGTAACAACATGTATAACAATAATTACTGCAATAATTTCAGGTTCTGTACAAATTCTTGGCCTGCAAGAATCTTTAAAAACAATACAAAAATACACAATAGATGTTGATAAATTTCTTTCTGAGTTGTTATCTCGTGAATCACTTCCATTATCTTACAGAGGGAGCGCAGATGATTTAATAGTTATGAACAAAGATAAATTTACAAAAATATTATTAGATGCTCCAGAGATATCTAACTATTTTTATTCTAGATATTATAAGAAATATTTAGAAAGTACTAGGGCCGATAACAATGTATAAAAATATTTACAATATATCAGGACTGATGTAAACATTATTATATATTGGTTTATCAACATCGGTTTTAATTGTACTGTATGTATTTCTTTTATTCTTTGAGAAACTTCTACCAATTACACCAATTATAAAATAGATGAAAAAGGCAATTAATACCCCGATTATTATCAATAACCAGGGTGATATACGATATCCATAATTATTGTAAGTAGCACTTTGTATACCCCATATTAACAAAGTGACAAATATCGATACCACGATCGATATGATTATACTGGCTGCTATGGACATCTTTTATATTTATCATTTTAAACATTAAAAATTTTTTAATTGTGTCAGTTTATTGAAAAATATAAAATTTTCATATAATGTGGCTAAAAGATTATAATATATAATAAAAGGAAAAGATATACATATGGAAACCAATGTTAGAGTCGTCTATTATTACATTACAAATCTTTATGATTCAAGTGCTGTACTTTCTAATCCTAATGAAGGATTTATCATCTATCCAGGAGAAATGGTTGCAAGATCAGTAATATTTAAAGATATTAATGGTGATGGTAGAGAAACAATCGTCCAAGAAAGAAAATATATTGGAAATTATCAAAATGGTTTAATGCCGAGTATTCTGCTAGGTGCATATCAAGGTCATATACAAATATATGGAATTCCGGGGTTGTTAGTTGAAAATATACACTCGCTAACACCCGACCCTGACGAAGTAGAAAGAACAATGATAGGAATTAATCAAATATTGATAGCTAAATATCGCATTAACGGATGTTTTGATTCCATTAAAAGAATATTTAATGATGATAAATTTCTTATTTATAATTTTGATGAAAATGGATGTCTTGCAGAAATATGTGGCAATGTAAGGGATGACTGGGGACTATTCATCCCGACGGTAAACCAATAAAATTGATATATAAATTTTGTGATTTTTTTAAATAAAAAGATGGAGATTATCAACAACGAAAGAAATATTGAAACGATGGCCGATGACAATAAAAAATGTGGTACAGATAAAGTAAACTATTTTTTACACTCTCAACGAATTTATGAATATTACACAAGTAATGTTGAAGGCAAGACAATGTGTTACGATGGTGAAAAGATTAGATTTAAGAATGTTGCTATTCCCAATGGAATTATCAAAATGTATATGGAGGTGATCAACAATGTTCATGATAATGTTAGAAGAACAGTTAAAAACAAAATTATTCCCACTGATGTTAATATTCGTGTGGAAAAAACAACTGTTACCGTTCGTAATCACGGTACTGTTATTCCTATTAGTAAAAATAATGATGGTAAATGGTTACCAGAGACCATATTTAGTATTAATGGTCATGAATACATTGAGCATGATTTCGGTACTGGTGTTAAATTAACAAACATGTTGTCATCAGTTTTTACTGTCAAGATTAAGGAAGGTGATGTTTTGTATAGTCAAACATGGAAAAATAATGCACGTGAATGTGAAAATCCTGTCATTATTACTGCTAAAAAATATGAATCAGAAAAAAATTACGTGGAGGTATCATATCAACCAGATTTTAAATATTTCAATATAACGGAATTGTCAAAGGATATGATTGGAGTGCATGAAGCATATGGTATAACACTCTCATATGTCTCAAATTTTAATGGATGTACAGAAGTTCCCGTTGTGTTTAATGGAAATAGATATGCAATGGATAATATTCAAACATATTCAAGTCGTTTTTATCATGAGAAAGGTGAAATTCCCTGTTACATTACTGAAATTGAAATGGATTATCAATTAAATGTTGTTGACAATCCAAATAATGGATCATTTTTAAGTTTTGTGAATGGTACCCACACAAAAGAAGGTGGCGTACATGAAGATGCTCTTTATGACATTTTGATAAATAATGTTAATGAAATTATCAAGAAATCTGGAAAAGATCATAAAGTTGACACCACATGGGTTAAAAATAATATGTCTGTTATTATAAATATTTATGCAGATGGTCCAAAATTCAAAACAAGTGATAGAGAATACTTGTTGTCACCCGCTTATAAAATTTCAATTTGTGATGATTATTTGGATAGAATGAAAAATTGGAGATGTGTTAAATCCATTATCGAGTAATTTATAAAATATTAATAATTAATAATCCAATGGATTATTGATGTGCTTCAATTATGATGGAATATATGGTTCAAGGAAAATTTTTATTTCAAAACGGCGTTTACTCAAACTATATGAGGTTGTCATTTTGAGGCTATTTCTTTCGTACAGTCCACATCCTTTATACACTTCATTGGGAATGGCAAATGATTTATTATTAATATCGTAAATATTTTTAAATTCATACTTATTTGATACTTCAAAGCTATCCATATCATATATTGTTGTTTCTATCTTTGCTATATATTTTGTATCATCATTATTATCATCTTCAAATCTATCACGTAAAAGATCATATACTCTCTTTACTTCATTAGCATATTTAGCATTTTTATCAATATATTCATCTTTTGGACATGATAAAAACGTGCATAAATATGTAGAATCATAATCAACATAAGTGTGTTTAATTCTATATATAATATCATCATGTTCAAAATATACCATCTCAAATATATCATTTGTTATAATTATAACATTGGTTGTAGAATCATATTGTGTGGTATTAACAGCAGGTGAATCTATATTTATTCCCTTATTGATTAGCATATTTTTTAGATCAGATTCCTCGTTGTAAAAGAGCTTATAAATAAACATTTTAATATCAGAACTAATTATTGGTAAATCATGAATTGCTTCAAAAAATTCTCCTTTATTTTCTATGTATTCCATTCTCTTGAGACATTTCTTTAAATATTTTTTAATATATAGTTCTTCTAACAATAAATAATCAAAAATGTGGAGAACATTCACATTATTTGCATCATTCATAAGTATTATATCCTTGAAGTAAATGCTGTAAACTATTTTAACAGCTTCTTCAAATGCTTTAAACCCAAATGGAACATTTATTTTATAGACATTGTAATATTTTTTACCACTATATACAGATTCCGCATTTGTATTAATGAATAACTTGTCAAAGTAATTAAACATTGATAAGATAAAACTATGTCCATTAAGAATATATTCCTCGTCTGTTAACTCAGATTTTAAATGTATTTGCACATCACAGAATTCTCCCTCTAAAATCCTTCTTACCACTTTATTGTTGATCTGGTTCAATTCGAAATCTTTTATCATTTTTCTGATCAAAAAATATTAATATTTACATCATTTATGAGTAAATTATGGGTAAATTACAAATATTTTTTTTTGGTTTAATAAAAATGCACGCTGTCGTAAGTTCTTATTCATATGGTTACAGAGATATCACAGATGTCATACAAAAAATAATCTTGAGGAATAAATTGTATATCGTTTACAAATATCAGGAAGACTTGTATGTTGATGTTTCTAATTCAGAGACTTTACAATTATTGGGTAGATATTTGATCCACGATCCAAGAAATAAAACATTTCTTTTACACCTTTTGATAACAAAGAATAAATGTTACTTGCTGGAAAATGACGGGTTGTACATGTTTGATTCATTCGATGATTTTGTGAGAAGAGGAGTGGACGAAGCTAAAGCGCGTGATGTACATTACATTATAAATTCAGAAAATATTGCCCTCAATAATCCTGAAATTAAATATGGTTATTGGTATTTGATAAACGGTTGTAAATATTTGTTGAAGGTTCCAGGATCAGTCCATGGTGACATTTATGCATGTTGTGAATATAAGGGAATAATCACAATATTCAATCTATCTGAAGAACGATCTTACACATATGATACCAAAGATAAGGGTAACATTTATGCATATGTTAAATATAAAAATATTGTTATATTAATGAATGATACAGTTTTAATTTTTGATACAGCCACCAGAACAATAAGAGAGGTAGTCAACACTAATTTTATACAACATAGTAAATCATTTTATGATTATATTAGTAATGGATATATTTTGGATTTCTTTGCAGTTGAAATTGTTAGAGATGCTTCTGAAGAATATCCAGAAGATGTAGGTATGTATGTTTATAACAATAAAGTTTTGTTTACTGCCAATTACACAAAAATAAATGTCAGAAATGCGGATGATGTTATTTCATTTATACCAAATAATGAAATAGATTTTGGTCATAAAATTGATGTTCCCAGAGAAATTGTGATGAGAAGAAGCTTAATGTTTGATGATACATCATATTATGGCTTGGACGAAATTAAATTTGACGATTTTGCATGTTTGCCACATTATGTAGATTTTATTAAAACTGGATATGTTAACACTGATTATTTGTCTAGAATATTCATGTTTGGCAAAGGATTGTATGATGTTGACACTGAATATATTGCTATTTGTATGGTTAATTTCTGTGTTTATGGAAATATTGTTGGTTTACATGGTGAAAATGTAGATATTTCACTTGCAAGTAATTATTTGGTATTATTGCGCGATTATCACAGTATACAATATTATGTATTATTGAAACATCTTATTTCCACTGATACTATATATGACGTTTTAAATAATATTGACAGTAATGTTATAGTGGAGGAAATAAATAGATATCTTAATTCAACTTTTGAAGAAGAGAATATTGACGCATCTGTATTTTAAGAAATTCAAAGATTTATCATATGTTATATGTTATTTTTCATTGAAAAATAATTTATTATATTGAATTATATATGTTAGCTCATGATAAAATACTATCGATATTTTATTGTACAATGATTATAAATATATACAATATTTTGATATCCATTCAAGAGAGAGTAAAATATCATTAATATTTTAATATATGCTAATCACAGTGAGTATTTATTACCGTGCTTAATATTTTGATATTTTAACACCTGATTATCAACTTAATACTAGTCCAGTTTGTGTAATTAAAAAATTTATAACAATTTTTGATTTTTATATTAAAAAAATAAGTTCTCACATCATTGCATATATTTCCACAATTTCTGTATTGATTTCTTCACCATCCTTATATTCTTTTTCAATAATGATATCTTTAATTTTGTAATATATTCCATATATTTCGGCATATTCGGATAAGTAATACTCTAAATATCCTTCAAGTTTTCCGAAATTATTTCTGTTAATATTTCTGGAGAAAGATTAAATTCTAAATGATATGTAAATTTTGCTTGGATCGCTATTAATTCCACATCCACTAAATACAAAATTTCTAATGTTTCCATCATCATCAACTTTGAATTTTACCTCATATTTTCCATTTTTATTATTTTCAACAATCATTCTGTATATATTGTATAAATTATCATATTCACATGTTAATAGTTTCAGATCTTGGTTGAAATTGTAAAAATAACGTAAATTATCTATTTTATTTTTTACGGTAAAAAATCTGAAACCATTTTCAAACCACCTATTCATAAAATATTTATTTATAAAAAAGCATCGTGGTATGCTTTCTTGCGGCAAATGTGTTAATACTTTTGTTACCATCTCAGATGGTAAATCTTTCTATCTTCTCCCTTGAGGGATAATATTTGTATAATTTTTTCAATTCTCTCATTTTTAATACAAAAAATATTTAAGACGATTTAAAAAAATTTTTTTTGAATGTAATACTATTGGTTCCGACTTTAAGAGTTCTCTTAACACGATTCTGGTCATTGACTTGAATGATAAAATATATACGGTTATTATATAACTTTTAAGTAAATTTGGCGAATTAATTATGTCACGTTTATTAATTTTGTTGAAATTAGACATATCTGTCTCGTTTATGCTGGAGGATAACCTTACACTTATATTATTTACGTGCTTAACAAGTTTCATATATTTCGCCAAAATGAACATTTTCCAATATTTCCCTGCCGTTATTATTCATGCTATATACACAGTCGATATTGCTGGTGTTGAAATTAACTTAAAAATAAGGTATTCCACCTCTTGTTTACATTTGTTGAAATTATTATAAATTAATATATTACACATTTTGCTTGTATTTACAAAATATCTTCTCACTTCATGTTGATTTCTCTTATGATGAATCAATCAATATGATACTAATCTAAAAATACAAAAATTCAACTATTCACAAAAACATTCAAATATATACATATTTACAATTTATAAACAAACATTTTAATCTGTTGGGTTAAACATAGGATAAATAAGTTGACATATAGTCAGATATGTCTTCATAGCAGTTTGAATATTCATATCTGCATCAGTATTATCATGTAAATTTATCAACATATTATCAATCACATTTAATCTATTTTTGTCTTCTTTTTCCAATAGGTCTTCCATATAAAATTTGCATATATGTTCATCTACAGTACCTACAACTTCTGCGTCCGAAAAATCAATTAAATCGTCCACAGAGTTATCTTTAACATCAATATTTTTAATATGATTGTCGTGGTTAATAATCTCTAGTTTGTCATTATTGTAAACATATTTAGATGGCTCACATCCAACTGCATTATTTGAACAACCACTAGAACTGCCTTTATCATCAGATCGTAATTTTCTGGAAAACCTGCTAGATCTCAATTCAATTGATTGTTTTAAGAGATTAATAAAGAAAGGATCATCTTTCTTCGTTTCTAAAAGTTCATATCTGTAATCATCTGACTCAACAGACTCTGGTTCAACAATCTCCAATTTATTATGAGAATGTTCGGGTACTTCGACTACATTACTAGGACAACTTTTAGAACTGCCAATATCGTTAATCTGTGTTTTCCTGGAAGATCTGAGGTCAAGTGATTGTTTTAAGAGGTTAATAAAAAATGGGTCATCTTTCTTTGTTTCCAAAAGCTCATATCGGTAATCATCTTCTTCCTCTTGTTTATATTCAACTTTACTCTTACCCTTGATATTTATTTTATTCACATCTTTAAACTTTCCAACTGACAACCTTCCCTTCAACACATTAATTTCTCGCATAGTATTCTTCTTCCATTCATCAATATTCTGTCTTGATGTTTCTTTAATTTTATCTTTTGCTTTTTCCAACATTTTATCCGAGTGAGTTGTCCATTCTGCGTATGACACATGTGGGTTTTCCAAGGTATATTGAAGCATGTGGACCTCAAATTTGTTTGGATATGTTCTTAAAGCAACCTCATTGTCATAAATTATAACAGCATCATCTTTCTTCTTTGTAGCCTTTTTATTGGGACTTCCGCGAGGTCTACCTTTTGGTTTTTTATTAAGTCGTATCTGCTCCTTTTCTTCTGGAGTTTTGTTTTTAGAACCAATTGGTCTACCTGGTCCCTGTCTTGGTATTTTTGGTGGAAAAACTAAATCAGCAGGGTTTAGAATACATGGAATAGTGGCTGTATTGGTGGATTGTTCAGATTTAGGTTCATATCTGGGAGATATAGGAGATGTTGTTTTTTGATTTGGATTGGATAAGATGTAAGATGGAACAAATATACCTTTTTCAATTTTAACAGTGTTATTAGCCAATACAGGTTCGGTTTGTTTAGGTTGATTAGCAATAAATGGTCCTAATGGATTTCTCATTCTCGCACGAAATACATCCATTCTTTCAACAATTGGATCTGGTTTTGATAGCTTCTTAAGTGCTGTGTAGGACAGTGTTCTGGGTGGTGGAATATATGCCTCTACAGTTTTACCTTCTAATGGATCAGGTGTATTTACAATAGTATATTTGTTGATTATTCTATAATTGGCAGTATTAGTATTTTTAAGTGATTTAACAGTGTCCTTATTAGCAGAAGATGGATCAGATAAAACAGGAGGTGGAACAATATCTTTTTTGTATAAATCAATATGGTAAGTAGAATTGTTAAATTGGTCATCATTTAACACGGTTAAAGTAGCGGGTTTTACATTATTGTTAATATTACTGGTATTGACATTTGGAGAAACATTTGAATTATTCACAATGTTTACTGATTCGGGATTTTGATTTGCAACAGCTGCTTTATGTTCTCTGAGAGCAGCATTATATTCAACAGTAAATGAATAATTTTTAAGAGAGGCGGGTTTTCTTCCTAATCTTGGTCCTGTAAATTTAATATCGTCAGGAATAATATACCCTCCAATGGAAAATGCTGGATTTGGTGGAGCCTCAAATCCAGTAATAATTCCATTAACTGAAGATTTTAGTGTCTCCAGTTTCTCTTGGTTAATGGGAGATTTCTTTGATTTTCTCCCCCTTTTAATGATAAATGGAGTATGAAGAATTTCCCATAATTTGCTAATGTTGTGAACAGTAGTCAAATTATGGAATTCAATCTCCTCCATTTTTTTCTCTTCTTCGTTGATCTTTTCGTTTAACTCCTTATTGTATTCATTATCAATGAATTCATACAATTGAGGAGTCAAACTGTCAACGTCGCTTGATATCATATATTTATTGATTTTTTTCAATAACTTGCTTGGAGATAATCTTTCGCTCATTATGACAAATCTCTTTAATATATATTATTTTGGTTTAAGGAAAAATAATTTTTTTTTCAATTTTTTTTAATGTTATTTTTTTCTGATGTTAATTGTTGTCAACATAAAATATCATTGATATTTTATTGTATGTTAATAATGATAGAATATAATATTCAAATGTGTTACATGATTTGAATATTTTTCGAAACTGGATTGTGACGATGTATTGATAACATTGATTTCGTTATTATAATCATGATTATGATGCATGTAAATTAACATTGTTGTGAATTTTTTAAATAAACATGGATTATTTCGGTATAGTATGACTAAAATTAAATTCAAATAATGATTGATTATATCACATGTTGATATAATCTTGAGCTATATAATTTTAAATGATAATTAATTAGACTATGTCAATACGATATGATTAAATTTTATTTAACTGATGTAAATATTGATTATTTTATTATATGTTGATTGATTTCTCTTATGAGAAATCAATCAACCTGACATTAGTTTAATCTTGAGATTTACATCTGAAAAATAAATACTAGTCACACTATATAGGAACAGTCTAGCTAATTTTAAACCAAAAATATTCCTATTATTTTTATTATATATATTAATTTATTTTATTATATTATTAAATAAAATAACTATTTAAATATATAAAATAAATATAGATTATTTTGATGTAATGTAACTAGAATAAATTTCAAATGATATAAATAATAATTGATTCCACTACATATTGATAGATTCCTCTCACGAGAAATCCATCAAATTATATGTTAATCTAATCTCGAAATATTACATTTTGAATGAAAATTAATTAGACAGTACCAATACAATATGACTAAATTTTATTTAGCAGATATAAATATTGATTATTCCATCATAGGTTGATTGATTTCTTGTAAGAGAAATCAATCAACCTGACATTAGTTTAATCTTGACATTTACATCTGTTAAATAAATACTAGTCATATTGTATAGAAATAGTCTAGCTAATATTAAATCAAAAATATTCCTATTATTTTTATTATATATATTAATTTATTTTCTTATATTAATAAATAAAATAACTATTTAAATATATAAAATAAATATGGATTATTCTGATATAATACAATTAGAATAAATTTCTAATGATATAAATAATAATTGATTCCACTACATGTTGATAGATTCCTCGTAAGAGGAATCTATCAAATTGTATGTTTATCTAATCTTGAAATATTACTCTTTGAATGAAAATTATTTAGACTGTGTCAATACGATATGACTAAATTTTATTTAATTGATGTAAATATTGATTAATCCATTATATGTTGATTGATTTCTCGTAAGAGAAATCAATCAACCTGACATTAGTTTAATCTTGATATTTACATCTGAAAAATAAATACTAGTCATATTGTATAGAAATAGTCTAGCTAATATTAAATCAAAAATATTCCTATTATTTTTATTATATATATTAATTTATTTTCTTATATTAATAAATAAAATAACTATTTAAATATATAAAATAAATATGGATTATTCTGATATAATACAATTAGAATAAATTTCTAATGATATAAATAATAATTGATTCCACTACATGTTGATAGATTCCTCGTAAGAGGAATCTATCAAATTGTATGTTTATCTAATCTTGAAATATTACTCTTTGAATGAAAATTATTTAGACTGTGTCAATACGATATGACTAAATTTTATTTAATTGATGTAAATATTGATTAATCCATTATATGTTGATTGATTTCTCGTAAGAGAAATCAATCAACCTGACATTAGTTTAATCTTGATATTTACATCTGAAAAATAAATACTAGTCATATTGTATAGGAATAGTCTAGCTAATATTAAACCAAAAATATTTCTATTATTTTTATTATATATATTAATTTATTTTCTTATATTAATAAATAAAATAATTATTTAAATATATAAAATAAACATAGATTATTCTGATATAGTACAACTAAAATAAATTTCAAATGATATAAATAATGATTGATTCTACTACATGTTGATAGATTCCTCGTAAGAGGAATCTATCAAATTAAATATTAATCTAATCTAATAATATTACATTTGTGGATAGAGATTAAATAGACTATATCAATACAATATAATTGGAATCAATATAAATAATATAAAGAAAATATTAATTCCATCTTATGTTGAAAGTTTATATTTAAGATTAAATATATAATAACAATCACGGAGTATGTAAATGTAATTCAAATAAAATTTTATTCAGATGATTGTGGATCAACAAACATCATTATATATTAAATAGACTAATTATCAAGAACCTCCATTATCCAAACATTTATTCATATTAAAATTTATATCCATTCAATTTACAATAATATCATATATTATTGTTTATAACAATATTCACTGAAATAACAAACTAGACGATAGATGAAACATATCACAGACGATATAATATGTTTGTAAGTTGAGTCAGAACACATTAAAGATTAATGAATAATAATACTAGTGATCTTTCCTGGAATATATTTTCAATTCACTAGATATTATTTTCAATTTACAGTGAAAAACAATATTCTTAGGATGTAATTTAACGTAAAATACTTTATACATTCACTTACTGATATTTATAGTCTGTAGATATCACACTATTTCATTATATGTATAACTGAATATTTACCTTATATGATAACCATGGTAATTTTTTCAAAATATTCAATCCCTCCCAGATGTATAATTCAGCTATTTTTTAATTTATTTTTTCCAGAAAAATTTCCAGAAAAATCCTGGGAAATTAAAAATTTTTTCTGTATAGAGATACAGAAAGTATAAAATTGACCACTTTCAAGACACGTCTACACCGTCCTCATGAGACTAAAATATCTGTTTTTTGGTTGCTCTCAAAAAATTCCCAGAATTCTAGAGGTTCAAGGTTACAAATAGACCTCCAATGGTGGTATCAAAATCTCAGAGAAAAATTAGGGACATGTTTATAACGGTAAAATGTAGTCTATACATGATATATGAATAAAATATGATAAGTAACATTGACTGTACGGAGGAATTTTTACAAACGGATGATATTTTCAAAATTGTATAGTGTATAATGTTGATACAACACATTCAATCATTCGTTTATTCATATAAACATTATATTTTGGATATATTTTTTTAACGTACTAATGTGAATAAAATACACATTATGACATATATAAGCAAAATAATATACTATATCATACGTTGACCACGTTTCCCTCAAATAAAATATATTCAATTTAGTGTTAACCTTATTTTGAAAATATGTATATTTGAATGGATTTTAGATTGGCTAATTAATATATTAGACTTTTTTACAGAGTATTTATACATTTCATTATGACAGTGTTTGAAAATAATATGTTTATTAAACATATTTAAATATCTCCACCGTAATCAGAATTGTCAAAAATAACAAAAATAACACAATTTGTTAACTCTGACAGAATTGTCAAAAATAACGAAAATAACACAATTTGTTAACTCTGACAGAATTGTCAAAAATAACAAAAATAGCACCATTTGTTATCCCTGACAGAATTGTCAAAAATAACAAAAAATAGCACCATTTGTTATCCCTGACAGAATTGTCAAAAATAACAAAAATAACATAATTTGTTATCCCCGACAGAATTATCAAAAAATCGCGTAGTGTAGCATATGTTTAATTTGTTATAATTGCGTAAAGCATTATTTTCAAAATTTTGCGTAGATTATCACATTTTGAATTTATTAAGATTGTCAAAAAATTGCGTAGAGTGGCGTATTCTAAATTTATTGAAATTGTTAAAAAATTGCGTAGGGTACCATTTTTGAATTTACTCAAATTGTTTAAAAAATGTTAAAATATTTGTTTATGTTTATGTTTACATCTACATTCGCACCTACACTCACTTACTCATCAATATGTTTATTCTATATACAATTTATTTCATTGTATTGTACACAGAATAAACATATTGACATATAATCAAATATGCCTTCATAGCTGCATCCATATCAACATTTAATACATTCTGATCCATAACATTATTCTCCAATATACCACTCATATAATGATCACCAATATTATTATTTACAACAACAGAATCAGACAAATCAATTAAATCGTCCACAAACTTCTCTTTAATGTTTATATTACAAATGGGTTCCACCATATTATCATTATTATCCAAATCAAGTAAATTGTTCTCATTCATACTGTACAAATCATTAATATCGGCAATATTAGCAAACCTAGACTTTCTTGATGAACCAACTTCGAAAGATCTTTTTAATAAATTGATGAAGAATGGATCGTCTTTCTTAGTCTCCAATAATTCATATTTATATTCTAGCGCCTCTATATCTTCCTCATTTTTTGGCTCATATACAATCTTCTCCTTGCCCTTACCCTTAGATCTACCTAGTGACAACTTACCCTTAATTCGGTTTATCTCCTTCATAGTGTTCTTTTCCCACTCAACCATACGTGATTTTAAGGTTTCATTGTTTTCTTCCTTCGCCCTACCCATAATTTTTTCAGAATGATCTAACCACTCAGCATATGACACTTGAGGATTGTTCAAAGTATATTGAAGCATATGCACTTCAAACTTATTAGGATTTATCCTCAAAGCAATTTCGTTATCGTGGATTATAACTTCTTCATTGGTTTTTCTAGTGGTGGTCTTTTTGTTAGGACTTCCCAATGGTCTACCTCTACGTTTTTTATTTAACATCTCTTGTTCCCGTTCTTCTGGCGTCTTGTTCTTACTGCCAATTGGTCTTCCAGGACCTAGACGTACAACTGGTTTTAACAATGAGGGTGGTGGAGATAAACAAGTAGATGGTGTGTCACATGGTGAAATGGTTGAATCGGATAAATCAGATGGTTTAGCAATAGATGAAGCAAATGTTCCAGAGTCCAATTTGATACTATTATTGACAAGTCCCGAGGAACCTACATCCAAAGTATTATTATTGTCATGATAACGGAATGGATTTGAAGCTCTTAATCTGGCATAAAATACGTCCATTCTTTCGACAATAGGTTTTGGTTTCGACATTTCTCTGATAGTAGTTTTGGACAGTTTTGTTGGTGGTAATATACATGGACCTATATTTAACTTAGAAACTTCAATTTCAGTTGCTGATGGAATATGAATTGAGGCTGATTTATTTGTTGGAGAATCAACTGTATCATTTGTACTGATTATAGATGAAATAAGTGATTTAAGTTTAGTGGATGGTATGGTATTTACATTATTGATAATTGGGGCTGGGAGAACGGGTTTTTTGTCATAAAGGTTAACATAATAGCAGTTTTTGTCATACTGGTCGTTATTCAGGATATTTAAGGTGGAATTAGTTGGATTAGTTGGATTAGATGAGGTACTGGTTGATTCGGGTGTGATATTAATCGGTCCGGCAAATTCAGTATAAATAGCATCATTGATAGCAGAAATATGAGCTTCTTTATACGAATGAGCAAAGGAGTAATTCTTGAGAGAATTTGGTTTTCTCCCAAGTTTTACTCCTTTGAAGGTAATGTCATTAGGAATTATGTAACCCCCAATACTGAACTCAGGATTAGGGAGATCCTCTAACCCTGTGACAATACCTTCAACTGATGATTTTAAGGTCATCAGTTTTTCATCGCATATAGGGGAAGATTTTTTGGATTTCCTTCCCCGTTTGATAATAGTTGGTTGATGGAGAATCTCCCACAATTTACCAATGTTATGAACAGTGGTCAAATTGTGGAAATATACCTCCTCCATCAACTTCCCTAGTTGATTGACAACTTTGTCCTTCTCCTCATTGTACTCATCGTCGATAAACTTGTACAACTTTGGGGAAGGACCGTCAATCTCGCTTGAATTGATATACTTATTGATTTTATCAATTAAATCGCTAGATGTATATCTCTCGCTCATTATCACTTTTATATTTTAATTTCTATTTAAGGCGATAAAAAATTTTTTGAAATATTTTTATTTATGCATTTATTAACATGAATAAATGATATGGTTGAAACACTATCGATATTTTAGATATATAATGTAAACGGTCGTTTTCTATAATGAAAGTTAATAAAAGATGAATTAATTTTCAGTGCGGTAATAATGTTATATGTAAGAAAAGAAAAATACTTTAGATAATGTGAATTTATTACAGTTGGTAAAAAAATATACTAATACAAAATAATTGTCGTTGATTTAATGGAACATATTCTGATCATTAATTACATTTGCTGTAATTAATTGAAAATAACAATATTTTTGAAATTTACACATTTTACATATATACATAAAAATTACAATTAATATAGAAATATATACAAAATTAATTAATCCATTACATTGTACATGGAATATACAAATTGACACGCTTTTAAATATGCAATAATAAGATTCTCCATATAAGAACAATTTTCATTATAACTATTATTATATATGTCATTTAACAGTCCATCAACTACAGCAGGATTATCATTTACATTATTACTCAGATTCAGATCCAAATCCAATAAACTATCCATATGTGAACCGTTACTATTTGGTTTTTCTGATATATTTTCTACAACATGGTTATCTGACAAATCAATTAAATCATGTACAAATTTATCATTCACATCCTTAACATCCACACTTTCAACAAATCCAGAAAATTCAGATACATTGTTACTACTCTCATTATCTACACTATAATTATCGCTGTATAAACATCTACTAGAACTACCAATATCGTTAATGTCTTTAATATCGTCAAATCTGAATTTTCTAGGCTTTCTTACTTCAAATGACCGTTTTAAAAGATTGATAAAGAATGGATCGTCCTTTCGCGTCTCTAACAACTCATATCTATAATTCATTGCTTCCCGTTCAGCTTCATTTTCAGGTTCTGGTTCATAAACAACTTTATTCTTTCCCTTGCTCTTAAACATACCCATTGACAATTTTCCCTTCAAGACATTTATCTCACGAATAGTATCTTCTTCCCACTTAGCAATATTTTGTCTTGATATTTCTTTGATTTTGTCTTTAGCCTGTTCCATAACCTTATCAGAATGATTTGTCCACTCAGCATATGACACTTTGGGATTATCTAGGGTATACTGAATCATATGTACTTCGAGTTTATTTGGATTCAGACTTAAAGCTACCTCATTGTCATAAATTATGACCTCTCTATCACCTTTATTTGAAGCTTTCTTACCCTTCTTATTTGGACTTCCTAATGGTCTACCTCTACGCCTTTTATTTAATCTTTCCTCTTCTCTTTGCTCTGGAGTCTTATTTTTGGCACCAATTGGTCTACCTGGTCCTGTTCTTATTGGAGTGGATGGATTAAATGGGGTGGGTGGGGGAAGTAAATCAACATTGGGTAAAATACATGGTGGTAAGGTCATTTTTAATTTTGGGGTGAATTTTGATGGTGATTCAGATTCAGGTATAGATGGTTCAGATGATGGTGTTGGTTTTACATTAGATGATAAAAATGTACCAGATTCGAGCTTAATACTGTTGTTGACCAATAATGATGTGGGTGATTCAATTTTGTAAATTTTATTTGCTGAAGATGATAGTGATCTTGATCTAGCGAGAAAAACATCCATTCTATCTACTATTGGTTCTGGTTTTGTGAGCTTCTTTAACATGGTTTTGGATATTGGTCTGGGTGGTGGAATGTATGCTTCAACTATAGCACCATTAAGTGGATCTGGAATATATGGAATGACGTATTTATTGATTATATTATTATTGCTAGATAGATTAACACTTATATTATTTGAATGTTTAACAGGTATAACTGGTGCAATGGGTTTGATATTCTTCTTAAACAAATCAACATGGTAATATGCTTTGTCACATTGATCTACTTCCAATATTTTCCTGATGTTATTATTTACACTATTCATATTGTCAATATTACTGGTGTTGACATTTTCATTATTGGTATTGGCTGACACATTATTAATAGTATTTACTGATTCAACTGATACAACAGGGTTAATTGATTCCACTGGCTCGACAGATTTAACAGGTTCAACTGGAGCATTCTTTTGTTCCCTGAGTACAGCTCTATAAGTATCGGCAAAAGAGTAGTTTTTAAGAGCATCAGGTTTTCTTCCCACTCTTTTACCTTCAAATGTGATTGTATCGGGAATTACATAACCTCCGATACTAAATTTAGGGTTTGGTGGTGCCTCAAACCCTGTAACAACATCTTTAACTGAAGACCTAATGGTCTCCAGTTTTTCTTCATCAAAGGGAGATTTCTTGAGCTTTCTCCCTCTTCTGATCCTAACAGGTTCATGAAGGATTTCCCATAATTTACCAATATTGTGGATAGTGGTAAGATTATGGAAATAGATCTCTTCAATCCTCTTCTCCTCATCGTTGATCTTTTGATCTTTCTCCTTCATAAATTCATCATTGATGAATGCTGATAATTCGGGAGAAAGACCGTCAACTTCAATTGAATTAATGTGTTTGTTGATTCTCATCAACAAATCACTTGGAGTTTTAAAAGCGGTGCTCATTGTAACTCTCACTTTTATATGTATTTTAGAGATTTAAGGAAAAAATTTTCTTTTCAATTTTTTTTACTTTTATTTTTAACCATTTATTATTTTGGGATAGTATTGAAATATCATTGATATTTCAATGTAAACTATTAAGGGAAAATAAGGTGTTAACATTTGATTAATAATGAGATGATTATAATAGTATTGATAAAATAAAGTTAAATATGATATTATTAAATATTTTGTAAATGATGGAGTTATGTCGTTTATAAAGAATGTGATTTAGATTGAATTGAATTTTATTAAATATATGGATGTAATTATGCCATAATTATAAGAATTTTTGTTTATTCATCTAGTGGATGAATAAATTATTGATTGAAAATTGAAAATGTACAGAATATATTAATATTATATGATTGAAATTCATTCAAGTGATTTGGAATGTGGATAGTTTAACATAATAATGTTGATATTTTGATGTAAAATATTATTAACATAATATTGTGACTGTTTTGAAAATTTATATTCGAAAATGAAGACTAGTTACACTGTATAGGATCAGTCTATGTAGTATTTAATTAAAAATATTCTTATTATTTTTGTTTATTATATTTAATTATTTTCTTATATTAATAAATAAAATAACTATTTAAATATAGAAAATAAACATAGACTGAATTGATACAATGTAAATAGAATAAAATTTTACTGACATAGTAAATGATTAATCCTACTACATGTTGATAGATTCCTCGTGAGAGGAATTTATCAAATTTAGTATTAATCCAATCTTAAAAATATACATTTAAATGGATAAATAATTAGACTGAAACAATACAGTATAGCTAAAATCCATTCAACTGATGTAAATAATTGATTATTCCATTATTTGGTTGATTGGTTTCTCTTACGAGAAATCAATCAACATTGAAATAATTTAATCTTGAAAGTTTACATCTCTGAATGAATATTAGTTACTCTGTATAGGATCAGTCTATGTAGATTTTAATCAAAAATATTCCCATTATTTTTATTTATTATATTAATTCATTTTCTTATATTAATAAATAAAATAACTATTTAAATATATAAAATAAACATAGACTGAATTAATACAATATTATTAGAATAAATTTTAAATAGTGTAATAAATTATTGATTTTATTGTATGTTGATAGATTCCTCTAACGAGGAATCTATCAAATTTAACACTAATCCAATCTTAAAAATATACATTTAAATAGATAAATAATTAGACTGAAACAATACAATATAACTAATATCTATTCAAATGATGTAAATAATTGATTATTCTATTATTTGGTTGATTGGTTTCTCGTAAGAGAAACCAATCAACATGAAGATAGTCTAATCAAGAATATTTACATCTCTGAATAAAGACTAGTTATATTGTATAGGATCAGTCTATGTAGTATTTGATCAAAAATATTCCTATTATTTTTATTTATTATATTAATTTATTTTCTTATATTAATAAATAAAATATCTATTTAAATATATAAAATAAACATGGACTGAATTGACACAATACATTTAGAACAAAAATTTACTGACATAGTAAATGATTAATTCTATCAAATTTAGCACTGACCTAATCTTAAAAATATACATTTAAATGGATAAATAATTAGACTGAAACAATACGGTATAACTAATATCTATTCAAATGGTGTAAATAATTGATTATTCCATTATTTGGTTGATTGGTTTCTCGTAAGAGAAACCAATCAACATGATACTAATCTAATCTAAAAAATTTACATCTCTGAATGAATACTAGTTACCCTGTATAGGATCAATCTATGTAGATTTTAAACATAAATATTCCTATTATTTTTATTTATTATATTAATTTATTTTCTTATATTAATAAATAAAATAACTATTTAAATATATAAAATAAACATGGATTGAATTAATACAATACATTTAGGATAAAATTTTATTGACATAATAAATAATTGATTCTATTACATGTTGATAGACTCCTCTAACGAGGAATCTATCAAATTTAGCATTAATCCAATCTTAAAAATATACATTTAAATGGATAAATAATTAAACTGAAACAATATGGTATAACTAATATCTATTCAACTGATGTAAATAATTGATTATTCCATTATTTGGTTGATTGGTTTCTCTTACGAGAAATCAATCAACATTGAAATAATTTAATCTTGAAAGTTTACATCTCTGAATGAATATTAGTTACTCTGTATAGGATCAGTCTATGTAGATTTTAATCAAAAATATTCCCATTATTTTTATTTATTATATTAATTCATTTTCTTATATTAATAAATAAAATAACTATTTAAATATATAAAATAAACATAGACTGAATTAATACAATATTATTAGAATAAATTTTAAATAGTGTAATAAATTATTGATTTTATTGTATGTTGATAGATTCCTCTAACGAGGAATCTATCAAATTTAACACTAATCCAATCTTAAAAATATACATTTAAATAGATAAATAATTAGACTGAAACAATACAATATAACTAATATCTATTCAAATGATATAAATAATTGATTATTCCATTATTTGATTGATTGGTTTCTCATAAGAGAAACCAATCAACATGGAATCAATCTAATCTTGAAAGTTTACATTTTTGAATAAAGACTAGTTACATTGTATAGGATCAGTCTATGTATTATTTAATCAAAAATATTCCTATTATTTTTATTTATTATATTAATTTATTTTTATATATTTATAAATAAAATAGTAATTTAAATGTATAAAATAAACATAAACTGAATTAATACAATATAACTAGAATAAAATTTTACTGACATAGTAAATGATTAATTCTACTACATGTTGATAGATTCCTCTCACGAGGAATCTATCAAATATAATACTAATCTAATCTTGAAAATAAACATTTAGAAACATAAATAATTAGATTGTAATAATACAGTATAACTAGAATCTATTCAAATGATGTAAATAATTGATTAATCCATTATTTGGTTGATTAGTTTCTCGTAAGAGAAACTAATCAACATGGAGATAATCTAATCTTGAAAGTTTACATCTCTGAATAAATACTAGTTACATTGTATAGGATCAGTCCATGTATATTTTAATCAAAAATATTCCTATTATTTTTATTATATATATTAATTTATTTTTATATATTAATAAATAAAATAGTAATTTAAATATATAAAATAGACATGGATTAATCCTATGCAATACAGTTAGAATAAAATTTCATTGATATAGTAAATGATTAATTCTATTACATGTTGATAGATTCCTCGTGAGAGGAATCTATCAAATTTAGCACTAATCCAATCTTAAAATACACATTTAAATGGATAAATAATCAGACTGAAATAATACAGTATAACTAATATTTATTCAGATGATGTAAATAATTGATTGCTCTATTATCTGGTTGATTGATTTCTCGTAAGAGAAACCAATCAACATGAATATAATCTAATCCTGAAAATTTATATCTCTGAATAAAGACTAGTTACCCTGTATAGGATCAGTCTATGTAGATTTTAATCAAAAATATTCCTATTATTTTTATTTATTATATTAATTTATTTTTATAATTAATAAATAAAATAATATTTTAAATATATAAGATAGATATAGGCTGAATTAATCATTTGATATTTAGAATAAAAAATTACTGACATATCAAATGATTAATTTTATTACATGTTAATAGATTACTCTAACGAGGAATCTATCAAATTTAACACCAATTTAATCTCGAAAATATACATTTAAATGGATATATAATTAGACTGAAACAATACAATATAACTAGTTTATATTTAGATGTTGTAAATAATTGATTGTTCCATTATTTGGTTGATTGGTTTCTCGTAAGAGAAACCAATCAACATGAAGTTAATCTAATCTAAAAATTTTACATCTCTGAATAAAGACTAGTTACCCTGTATAGGATCAGTCTATGTATATTTTAATCAAAAATATTCTTATTATTTTTATTTATTATATTAATTTATTTTTATATATTAATAAATAAAATAGTAATATAAATGTATAAAATAGACATAGACTGAATTAATACAATATATCTAGAATAAAATTTACTAATATAGTAAATGATTAATTCTATTACATGTTGATAGATTCCTCTCACGAGGAATCTATCAAATTTAGCATTAATCTAATCTTGAAATTATACATTTAAATGAATAAATAATCAGACTGAAATAATACAGTATAACTAATATCTATTCAGATGATGTAAATAATTGATTACTCTATTATTTGGTTGATTGATTTCTCTTACGAGAAACCAATCAACATAAATATAATCTAATCTAAAAAATTTACATCTCTGAATAAAGATTAGTTATACTGTATAGGATCAGTCTATATAATATTTATTTTAAAATATTCCTATTATTTTTATTTATTATATTAATTTATTTTTATATATTAATAAATAAAATAACTATTTAAATATATAAAATAAACATGGATTAATCCTATACAGTACAACTAGAATAAAATTTTACTGATATAGTAAATGATTAATTCTACTATATGTTGATAGATTCCTCTCACGAGGAATCTATCAAATTTAGCACTAATCTAATCTTGAAAATATACATTTAAAGTATAAGTAATTAAATTGGAATAATACAGTGTAACTAGAATCTATTCAAATGATGTAAATGTATGATCATTCCATTATTTGGTTGATTGGTTTCTCTTACGAGAAACCAAACAACATGAAAAAATCTAATCTTGAAAGCTTACATCTTTGAATAAAAATTAATTATCTTGTATGTGATCAACCAAAAATATTAATATTATTATTTTATTACATATGTATATTATTGTAAAGACAACTGAGGTTTTTTGAAAACTAAATACATTTAATTTCCCTAGTGTTGAATGGTATCGAACAATATTGAAAGACATCAAACTCTGAACAATATAGACTATTATGTCATATTAAATATATTATTTAATAATGATATAAGGTGGAACATATGATTTACACATAATTATTTACACTAACATTTAATTAAATACGTTAAGATCACAAAAATGTTCATCATAAATCATTGTATGAAATATACGAAGAACGGCATCATATTCTATTAAACATGAACGACCTTTGGGAGTTCACACTTAATAGAATATCATGAGGTTACGAGTCAATTAAAAAGTATAACGTTTAATACTGAACAATATTTTGTGATATGATATATAAAGTATAACATTAAATAATATAATTTATATATTATTCTAACTGAATGTATTCTATTTATATGCAGATGTTCATGATTTGTAAACAGTAAAAATTTTTAATAAATATATAACTACAGATTTTACCGATGTGATAGTCATAGTAAATTTTTCTTAAACATTTAATACACATCTAAGTGTTCTATTTTATAATTTTCTGTTTTAAAAAAAATCCAGAAATTTTCTAGAATTTTCTGGAAAATTAAAAATTTTTCCTGTATACATATACAGAAAGTGTAAAATTAAGCACTTTCAAGACACGTCTATTCTGTCTTCATGAGGCCAAAAAATCGATTTTTAGACTGTTCTCAAAAAATCCCAGAATCCTGGAGATTCAAAGGTACAAATGGGTCCCAGATGATAGCGTCAAAAGTATAGACTAAAATTGATAAGTTAAATATGACGATAAAATACAGTCTGTATATGGAACAAAAATAAAATATAATGAACAACTCCACATACGCGTGGGAATTTTTACAAATAAGCAATATTTTCAAAAATTCTATGGTGTATGTCGTCAATATAATATATTTAAATATACATTAGTTTATATGTATGTCATAATGTGATAATATTAAAAATAATATGTTTATTAAACACATTTATTGATTTTAAATGTGAATAGGGCAATGATTAACTGTAAGTAACATAATAGATGTCTTGTTACATCTGATAAAATATAAAATTATATTTTATATTTACTTATCTCTCACTTCTTTCTCGGTGGGCTGTTGACAAATTATATATTATACTAATCTGTCATACTCCTGAATAAAAGTCTACTGTAATATATTGATTCTATTCACGTAATTATATTTATAAAGATTCAGAATGTCAAACGGAAATCTATCTATGTGACATAAATTATGATTAACTCCATTATATACTGATGATTTTTCTTTACAAGGAAATAATCAACATGATGTTAACTTAATTTTAAAAATGAGGTATTATGTATTTCATGATGAATGGTATCATTGATGCTGAATTCAGAACCTTAAATACCTAGAAAATATTTATTTAAATATGTAAAATGAACATAGACTAAATTGATACAATACATTACAATTACAATAAATTTTATGAATATAATAAGTGGTTAGTTTTACCATATGTTGATAAATCCCTCTTATGATAAATCTATCAAATTTAGCTTTAATACAATTTTGAAAATATACATTTGAGAGTATAATTAATTAGATTGATCCTATACAATATAGCTAGTATATATTCAAATGATGTAAATATATGATTATTCCATTAACTGGTTGATTGGTTTCTCGTAAGAGAAACCAATCAACACGCAAATAGTCTAATCTTGAAAGTTTACATCTCTGAATAAATACTAGTTACCCTGTATAAAATCAATCTATGTATATTTTAATCAAAACTATTCTTATTATTTTTATTTATTATATTAATTTATTTTTATATATTAATAAATAAAATAGTAATTTAAATATATAAAATAAATATAGACTGAATTAATACAATGTAACTAGAATAAAAATTTTACTGACATAATAAATAATTAATTCTACTACATGTTGATAGATTCCTCTCACGAGGAATCTATCAAATATAATATTAATCTAATTTTGATAGATTCCTCTCACGAGGAATCTATCAAATATAATACTAATCTAATTTTGAAAATAAACATTTAGAAACATAAATAATTAGACTGTAATAATACAGTATAACTAGAATCTATTCAAATGATGTAAATAATTGATTAATCCATTATTTGGTTGATTGGTTTCTCGTAAGAGAAACCAATCAACATGTAAATAGTTTAATCTTGAAAGTTTACATCTCTGAATAAATACTAGTTATCCTGTATAGGATCAGTCTATGTAGTATTTGATCAAAAATATTCCTATTATTTTTATTTATTATATTAATTTATTTTTATATATTAATAAATAAAATAGTAATTTAAATGTATAAAATAAACATAGACTGAATTGATACAATATAACTAGAATAAAATTTTACTGACATAGTAAATAATTAATTCTACTACATGTTGATAGATTCCTCTCACAAGGAATCTATCAAATATAATATTAATCTAATTTTGAAAATAAACATTTAGAAACATAAATAATTAGACTGTAATAATACAGTATAACTAGAATCTATTCAAATGATGTAAATAATTGATTAATCCATTATTTGGTTGATTGATTGGTTTCTCGTAAGAGAAACCAATCAACACGCAAATAGTCTAATCTTGAAAGTTTACATCTCTGAATAAATACTAGTTACCCTGTATAAAATCAATCTATGTATATTTTAATCAAAACTATTCTTATTATTTTTATTTATTATATTAATTTATTTTCTTATATTAATAAATAAAATAATAATTTATATATATATAATAAACATAGACTGAACTGATACAGTAAAAATAGGATGAATTTAAATGATGTGTCAAATTATTGATTCTACTACATGTTGATAGATTCCTCTCACGAGGAATCTATCAAAATTAATGTTAATCCAATATTGAAAATATACATTTAAAAGTATAAATAATTAGACTGAAACAATACAATGTAACTAGTTTATATTCAGATGTTGTAAATAATTGATTATTCCATTATTTGATTGATTGGTTTTTCTTACGAGAAACCAATCAACATGAAGCTAATCTAATCTTAAAAATTTACATCTCTGAATAAAGATTAGTTACCCTGTATAGGATCAGTCTATGTAGTATTTAATTAAAAATATTCTTATTATTTTTATTTATTATATTAATTTATTTTTATATATTAATAAATAAAATAATAATATAAATATATAAAATAAATATAGATTGATCCTATACAATACAGTTAGAATAAAATTTCATTGATATAACAATTGATTAATTTTATTGCATGTTGATAGATTCCTCTTACGAGGAATCTATCAAAATTAATGTTAATCCAATATTGAAAATATACATTTAAAAGTATAAGTAATTATACTGAAATAATACAATGTAACTAGTTTATATTCAGATGTTATAAATAATTGATTAATCCATTATCTGGTTGATTGGTTTCTCATAAGAGAAACCAATCAACATAGAGATAATTTAATCATGAAAGTTTATATCTCTGAATAAAGACTAGTTACATTATATAGGATCAATCTATGTAGTTTTTAATGAAAAATAATCCTATTATTTTTATTATATATATTAATTTAATTTTATATATTAATAAATAAAATAGTTATTTAAATATATAAAATAGACATGGATTGATCCTATACAATACAACTAGAATAAAATTTTACTGATATAACAATTGATTAATTTTATTACATGTTGATAGATTCCTCTTACGAGGAATCTATCAAAATTAATGTTAATCCAATATTGAAAATATACATTTAAAAGTATAAGTAATTAGATTGGAATAATACAATATAACTAGAATCTATTCAGATGATGTAAATATATGATTACATTATTAACTAGTTGATTGGTTTCTCGTGAGAGAAACCAATCAACACGGAGATAATTTAAACTTGAAAGTTTACATCAGTGAATAAATACTAGTTACATTGTATAGGGTCAGTCTATGTAGTATTTAATCAAAAATATTCCTATTATTTTTATTTATTATATTAATTTATTTTTATATATTAATAAATAAAATAGTAATTTAAATATATAAAATGGATATAGACTGAATTGATATAATATATTTAGAATAAAATTTTACTAACATAGTAAATAATTAGTTCTGCTATATGTTGATAGATTCCTCATGAGAGGAATCTATCAAATTTAGCGTTAATCTAATTTTGAAAATATACATTTAAAAATATAAATAATTAGACTGTAATAATACAGTATAACTAGAATCTATTCAAATGATGTAAATAATTGATTAATCCATTATTTGGTTGATTGGTTTCTCATAAGAGAAACCAATCAACATGTAAATAGTCTAATCTTGAAAGTTTACATCTCTGAATAAAGACTAGTTACTCTGTATAGGATCAGTCTATGTATATTTTAATCAAAAATATTCCTATTATATTTATTTATTATATTAATTTATTTTTATATATTAATAAATAAAATAGTAATATAAATGTATAAAATAAACATAGACTGAATTGATACAATGTAACTAGAATAAAAATTTACCGATATAGTAAATTTTTAATTCTATTATATGTTGATAGATTTCTCTTACGAGAAATCTATCAAATTTAGCGTTAATCTGATCTTGAAAATATACATTTAAAGATATAAATAATTAGACTGAAACAATACATTATAACTAGTCTCTATTCAAATGGTATAAATAATTGATTATTCTATTGACTGATTGATTTGTTTCTCATAAGAGAAACAAATCAACACGTAGATAGTCTAATCTTGAAAGTTTATAATTCTGAATAAATACTAGTTACCCTGTATAGGATCAGTCTATGTATATTTTAATCAAAAATATTCTTATTATTTTTATTTATTATATTAATTTATTTTTATATATTAATAAATAAAATAGTAATATAAATATATAAAATAAACATAGACTAAATTGATACAATATAACTAGAATAAAATTTTACTGACATAATAAATGATTAATTCTGCTGCATGTTGATAGATTTCTCTTACGAGAAATCTATCAAATTTAGTGTTAATCTGATCTTGAAAATATACATTTAAAGATATAAATAATTAGACTGAAACAATACAATATAACTAGTCTCTATTCAGATGGTGTAAATAATTGATTATTCTATTGACTGATTGATTGATTTCTCGTAAGAGAAACCAATCAACATGGAGATAATTTAATCATGAAAGTTTACATCTCTGAATAAAGACTAGTTACATTGTATGGGATCAATCTATGTAGTTTTAAATGAAAAATAATCCTATTATTTTTATTATATATATTAATTTAATTTTGTATATTAATAAATAAAATAATTATTTAAATATATATGATTAACTTAGATTGATCATATACAACTAGAATAAAAATTTACTGACATAGTAAATGATTAATTCTATCAAATTTAGCGTTAATCTGATCTTGAAAATATATGTAATTAGATTAGAATAATACAGTGTAACTAGAATCTATTCAAAATGATATAAATAATTGATTAATCCATTATTTGGTTAATTGGTTTTCTCTTACGAGAAACCAATCAATCAGTCAATTTGATCTAATCTTGAAAATTTACATCACTAAATAAATACTAGTTATCCTGTATAAGATCAATCTATCTAATTTTAACCAAAAATATTCTTATTATTTTTTCCGCGTGATCACAAAAAAATAAACATAGATTGAACTACTGTAGCGTAATTAGAATGAATTTTATAAATACAGTAAATAATCAATTCTATTGCACGATGATAGATTCCTCTTATGAGGAATCAATTAAATTTAACATTAATCTAATCTTGAAATATATATTTAAAAGTATAAGTAATTAGATTGTAATAATACAGAGTGATTAGAATTTATTTAGATAATATAAATAATATCTCTGTTCTAAACATGATGTAATTTACAAAATCTCGAAAAATCATGGAAAATTGTTCTCTATAAATTATTACATATACATAATGAATGAATTCATATTCTGTTAAATATAAACTCTCAAAAGTTGACCATATTTAATATAATAACATGAGATTATGAGTTTATTTAAAATGTGTGGATTTTTAACATAGGACAATATTCTGTGATTTTAATACCAAATTATATCTTTAATTCTTTACACATTGTTTTTTATTTATGATACTAAAAATATGTTTATTTATCCACACACTGTTGTTTATAGTTTACAATTAACACAGAATATTAATAAACATATAATCACTGATTTTACCATAATGATAATCAATGGTAATTTTTGGTGATCATTTAACCCACATCCAGATGTACTATTTCAACATTTTGCAGTTTAATTTTCCAGAAAAATTCCGGAATTTTTTCTGGAAAATTAAAAAAAATTTCTGTATACATATACAGAAAGTCATAAAATGACCACTTTCAAGACACGCTGGACCGGTCTTCATGAAGTAAAAAAACGGCTTTTTTGGCAGTTCTCAAAAAATTCCCAGAATCCTAGAGATTCAAATAGATAAATGGATCCCCAAGTGGTGGTGTCTGAAGTTCACACAAAAAACACCAACATGATCATGACGGTGAAACACAGTCTGTACATAAAAACAAATATAATATATAATGTATATCCCTGTCCATGTGGGTGACTTTACACAAAAATACAATTTTCAAAAAATTATATGCTGTTCTTGTTGTGTTACATATCAAATTGTTTATAATCATGTGTAAATATCACAACGCATCAATATTTGTAAATAATGTGTTCAATAAACACATTTCAATATCACCACTGTAGACAAAAACATAAGAAAATACGATGTTGTAAGTATTTCACGTTAGTCTTGACAGAACTTGTCAAAACCAACAAAGAATTGCATGTTTACCATGTGTTAATCTTGACAAAATTATCAAAATTAATAGGGAGCAGTATATTGAAACATGTTAATTGTGACAAAATGTAGCAATTTGCATTATATGTTAATCTTGACAAAAATTGTCAAAAAATCGCGTAGAGTACCGTATGTTTATTTTTTCAAAATTATCAAAAAATACGTAGAGTACCGTATGTTTGTTTTTTTCAAAATTGTCAAAAAAATGCGTAGAGTACCGTATGTTTATTTTTTCAAAATTGTCAAAAAATGCGTATTATTTCTCTTGTTTACATCTATATTTACCTGCACATATACCTATTCACACCTACATTTATTTATATTTACATCCACACCTGTCCACATTTACAATTATATCCACATCTACTTATATTTACATTTAATTTACACTTAACCTACACTTAACTTACACCCAACCTACAAACAAACATCCACAATTTATTTCATTGTATTATACATGGAATAAACATATTGACATATTGTCAAATATGCTTTCATAGCCATATCTATATCTGAACCAAAATTATTTTGATTATCAACTGTTGCTGATCCATTCACAATATTATTTTCCAACAAACCACTCATATAATAATTACCAATGTCATTATTTACAACAGCAGAATCTGACAAATCAATCAAATCATCTACAAATTTATCTTTAATATCCACACTACCGATAGATTCTAGCACATTTATATTATTATCAGAATCAAGTAAGCTGTTCTCTTTCATGTCATACAAATCATTGATATCGGCAATATTAGCAAATCTGGACTTTCTTGATGAACCAACTTCAAAGGATCTTTTCAATAAATTGATGAAAAATGGGTCGTCTTTCCGAGTTTCTAACAACTCGTACTTGTATTCCAATGCCTCCTTCTCTTCCTCATTTTTTGGTTCATAAATAATTTTACCTTTGCCCTTACCCTTAAATCCACCCATTGACAGCTTACCTTTAATTCTGTTAATTTCCCTCATAGTGTTCTTTTCCCATTCGGCAACATTCTGTTTTATGGTTTCATCATTTTTGTCCCTTACTCTATCCATAATTTTATTAGAATGATTTAACCACTCGGCATATGACACGTGGGGATTATTTAAAGTGTATTGAAGCATGTGGACTTCAAACATATTGGGATTTATCCTTAAGGCAACCTCGTTATCGCGAATTATAACCTCTTTATCGCTCTTCTTGGTACTTTTTACACCTTTTTTGTTAGGACTTCCCAATGGTCTGCCTCTGGGTCTTCTGTTCAACATCTCTAACTCTTTTTCCTCTAGTGTCTTGTTCTTGCTCCCTATGGGCCTACCTGGACCTAATCTTCTAATTTTATTTATAACTAGATCTGATGGTGAGGATGAATCAGTGGAAGAAGTATCACATGTTGTAGTTGGGAAAAATGAAGCGAATGTACCTGAGTCCAATTTAATGCTGTTATTTACAAGTAATGAAGAACTGTTATCCGGTATATAATTGATACTGTTACGTGGTGGACCTAATGCTCTTGATCTGGCTAAGAATACGTCCATTCTGTCAACAATAGGTTTTGGTCTTGACATTTCTTTAAGTGCTGCTTTGGACAATTTGGGTGGTGGTAATACATATGCTCCTATTTTTAATTGAGAAATAGGGTCTGGAATTGAGGATGATGATGAGGTTGGAGCAGGTTTGTTTATTGGTGAATTAATTACACATGGAACATATGGGGTAGATGGGGTAGATGTATCAATTGTACCAACTAAATTTAATATATCGGATGGACCAGATTGATCAGATTTACCGGATGAATCAATATTTACATTATTGGTGGCTAAATCAGTTGGATTGGTTGAATTAGTATTTACAATATTGGTGGATGGAATTATGAGGACAGATTTTTTGTCATAAAGATCAACATAGTAACACCTATTATCATATTGATCATTGTTCAATATATTTATAGAATTAACATCGGAAGAACTAGTTGGTTCAGATGTAATAATTGATTTGTTGGTAATGGTAGTTAGATCGATAAGTTTAACAGACTCAATAGATTTAGCAAGTTTAGCATCATCGCGAGCAGCTCTGTATGAGACTGCAAAGGAATAATTCTTGAGAGAATCTGGTTTTCTCCCAAGTTTTGCACCTTTGAATGTTACACCATCGGGAATTTTATAGCCTCCGATGGTGAACTCAGGATTAGGAAGGTCCTCTAATCCTGTAACAACATTATCAATTGCAGATTTTAAGACCTGCAATTTTACATTATCTATGGGGGAGATCTTAGGTTTTCTTCCCCTCTTAACAACAGTTGGAGAGTGGAGGATTTCCCACAATTTACCAATGTTATACACAGTGGTTAAATTGTGGAAGTATACCTCCTCCATCATCATCCCTAAATCATTGACAACTTTGTCTTTCTCCTTATTGTATTCATCATCGATGAACTCACACAATTTAGGAGAAAGACTGTCAATATCACTTGATTTAATAAAATTATTAATTTTGTTGATTAATTCGCTGGATGAATATCTCTCGCTCATTATCGCTTTTATATTTTAATTTCTATTTAAGGCGAAAAAAAATTAAAAAAAATTATCTCTAATTATTTGATGTGATCTGATAGAGTGGATGATATATTTACCGATATTTCTAGTATATAGTGGAGATGGTTACGTCCTATGATAAAAGTTAATAAAAAATAAAATATTATGCAATATGGTAATAACGTTACATGTGAAAGATATATGAATAATATGAATGATATCGAGATCTACAATATATTGATGAAAATATTATTACGAAATGATAATGAATCATTGTCAATTCATCTTGAAAATTTACATCTACAGTGAAAGTTAATTACATTATGCTGTCATGATAAAATATTAATTGTCTGTTTACTTTTGTTATAAAATCAATACGATGATGAATGATATATTAATCAGTAATTAATATGTTTACGAATGAATTTATTTATTCTAATATTAATGTTAACCAACTAGATATTAATAATTATAAATGGATATTTTTTATGAGGGATGATAAAAAATAATTTTTAACTAAGTCCGATTTGTCCTTGACAATGACTTTTATAACTGTAGTAACATCATGATTTATATATTGTTGATAATTTTTTTTTAATATAATATTACAATAATTGTTTAACTTTTGACATAAAATTAATAGTAATTATTGAATAAAATTAAAACATCTACAATTATAAACTACAAACATCACAATTTATTTTTAATTTATATGATGTTTAAAAAAAAATCATATTTTTAAAATTTGAAAAATTAAATTTAAAATAATTTGTAAAAAAATTTTAAGATTTTCTTCACTTAACGATCGTTGAAGAATGGCAAGTTTATGAATTTCGAGTTTTCCTATTCTTCTCTTGATGAATGTATTCAATTTGGGAGAAAGACTGTTAATCCTAACAATAGTTAGTTGTTGATTAATAATAGTTGGTTGTTGATTAATAATAGTTAGTTGTTGATTAACAATAGTTAGTTGTTGATTAACAATAGTTGGATGTTGATTAACAATAGTTGGATGTTGATTAGCAAATAGTTGGTTGTTGATTAGCAATAGTTGGTTGTTGATTAGCAATAGTTAATTGATAATTATATCCACTCCCTTGTTGTACAAATTCATCAATAAATTTGTATAACTTCTGAGTACCTTCAATTTCATTTTAATTGAAAAAAATATTAATTTTTGATATATTTTTTATTTTACATTTATAGATATGATCTGATAATATGGTTAAAATATCACTGATATTTTAGATATATAATAGAAGTCATTTAAAGATGCAAATTTCTCACTCATGATTATCTTATTTATATATTTTATATTGTTTATCAGCATAAATAAAATATCAATGATATTTTAAACACATGATGAAATGTTGCTATAATAATATATTTTATGATGTACACACAAATTAAATTTAACATTAATACAATCTTGAAAATGTATATTTTAAAACATGAGTAGTTAGATTGAAATAATACAGTGTAACTATAATCCATTCAAATGATGTAAATAATTGATTAACCCATTATTTGGTTGATTGGTTTCTCTTACGAGAAACCAATCAACATGTAAATAGTTAATCTTGAAAATTTACATCTCTGAATAAAGACTAGTTACATTGTATAGGATCAGTCTATGTAGTATTTAGTCAAAAATATTCCTATTATTTTTATTTATTATATTAATTTATTTTTATATATTAATAAATAAAATAGTAATTTAAATGTATAAAATAAACATAGACTGAATTGATACAATGTAACTAGAATAAAATTTTACTGACATAATAAATGATTAATTCTACTACATGATGATAGATTCCTCGTGAGAGGAATATATCAAATATAATACTAATCTAATTTTGAAATATACATTTAAAAGTTTAAGTAATCAGATTGAAATAATACAGTATAACTAGAATCTATTCAAATGACGTAAATAATTGATTAATCCATTATTTGGTTGATTGGTTTCTCTTACGAGAAATCAATCAACATGAAGATAGTCTAATCTAGAATATTTACATCTCTGAATAAAGACTAGTTACATTGTATAGGATCAGTCTATGTAGTATTTAATCAAAAATATTCCTATTATTTTTATTTATTTATTAATTTATTTTTATGTATTAATAAATAAAATAGTAATTTAAATGTATAAAATAAACATAGACTGAATTGATACAATGTAACTAGAATAAAATTTTACTGACATAATAAATGATTGATTTTATTACATGTTGATAGATTCCTCGTAAGAGGAATCTATCAAAATTATCACAAATCTAATCTTGAGAATATACATTTTAAAGGACAAATAATTAAACTATAATAATACAGTATAACTAAAAACTATTCAGACGATGTAAATAATTTATTACTTTACTATTTGGTTGATTGATTTCTCCTACGAGAAACCAATCAATATGAAGATAGTCTAATCTAGAAGATTTACATCTCTGAATAAATATTAGTTACCCTGTATAGGATCAGTCTATGTAATATTTAATCAAAAATATTCTTATTATTTTTATATATTATATTAATTTATTTTTATATATTAATAAATAAAATAGTAATATAAATATATAAAATAAACATAGACTGAGTTAATATAATACGGATATAATTAATTTCAGTGATATAATAAATGATTGATTTTATTACATGTTAATAGATTCCTCGTAAGAGGAATCTATCAAATTTAACGTTAGTCTAATCTTGAAATTTTACATTTAGAAGTATAAGTGATTAGACTAAGATAATACAGTACAACTAGAATCTATTCAGACGATGTAAATAATTGATTACTTTACTATTTGGTTGATTGGTTTCTCGTAAGAAAAACCAATCAACATGAAGATAGTCTAATCTAGAATATTTACATCTCTGAATAAAGACTAGTTACCCTGTATAGGATCAGTCTATGTAATATTTAATCAAAAATATTCTTATTATTTTTATATATTATATTAATTTATTTTTATATATTAATGAATAAAATAGTAATATAAATATATAAAATAAACATAGACTGGACTAACATAATACAATTAGGATAAATTTTCAATGGTTTAATAGATACTTAATTCTACTATATGTTGATAGATTCCTCTTACGAGGAATCTATCAAAATTAACATAAATCTAATCTTGAGAATATACATTTTAAAGGACAAATAATTAGGCTATAATAATACAGTATAACTAAAAACTATTCAGACGATGTAAATAATTGATTACTTTATTATTTGGTTGATTGGTTTCTCTTACGAGAAACCAATCAACATGAAGATAGTCTAATCTAGAAGATTTACATCTCTGAATAAAGACTAGTTACATTGTATAGGATCAGTCTATGTAGTATTTAATCAAAAATATTCCTATTATTTTTATTTATTATATTAATTTATTTTTATATATATTAATAAATAAAATAGTAATATAAATATATAAAATAAACATAGACTGAACTGATACAATACAAATAGAATTAAATTTCATTGATATAATAAATAATTAATTCTACTACATGTTGATAGATTCCTCGTAAGAGGAATCTATCAAAATTAACACAAATTTAATATTGAGAACATACATTTTAAAAGACAAATAATTAGACTATAATAATACAGTATAACTAAAATCTATTCAGATGGTGTAAATAATTGATTACTCTACCATTTGATTGATTGGTTTCTCTTAAGAGAAACCAATCAACATGAAGATAGTCTAATCTAGAAAATTTACATCTCTGAATAAATATTAGTTACCCTGTATAGGATTAGTCTATGTAGTATTTAATCAAAAATATTCCCATTATTTTTATTTATTATATTAATTTATTCTTATATATTAATAAATAAAATAGTAATATAAATATATAAAATAAACATAGACTGAACTGATACAATACAAATAGAATAAATTTTCAGTGATATAATAAATAATTAATTCTACTATATGTTGATAGATTTCTCTCACGAGGAATCTATCAAAATTAACACAAATCTAATATTGAGAATATATATTTTAAAGGACAAATAATTAGATTATAATAATACAGTATGACTAAAAACTATTCAGATGATGTAATAAATGATTGATTTTATTGCATATTAATAGATTCCTCTTACGAAGAATCTATCAAATATAATGTTAATCCAATCTTGAAAATATACATTTTAAAATATAAATAGTTAGATTGAAATAATGCAATATAACTAGAATCTATTCAAATGATGTAAATAAATGATTGATTTTATTACATATTAATAGATTCCTCTTACGAGGAATCTATCAAATATAATGTTAATCCAATCCTAAAAATAAATATTTTTTAAACATAAATAGTTAGATTGAAATAATACGATATAACTAAAGTTTATTCAAATGATGTAAATAAATGATTACACCATTATCTTGTTGATTGGTTTCTCATAAAAGAAACTAATCAACATAAGATCAAATTAATATTGAATATTTACATCTCTGAATAAATACTAGCTACCCAGTACAGGGTAAAATCTACATGTTATTTATTCAAAAATATGATGTTGTATTAAATTCTCAATATTTTATTTTTTCTATATGAGCGCATAAAATATTAGACACTTATTTGTACCCAGTATTTTCATAAACAAGTATGAATTTGATTAATACGATGTAATCAAAGTAAAATTAATAAATATAAAATATTGATTGACCTCATACAGTGTAGATAAATTTTTGTAAAAAATTTTGTCAAATATAACGTTAATTCTGTTATTTATATCCCTAGATATAAATTCTGATGTTAAAATAGATTATATATACAAATACAATTTGTATAATTTTCACAAAATTAGTTAAGTATTCTAAATGTGAATAGCATTATATTTAATTAATATAAAGCCTATCTATTTTCTACGTTAGCTAAACACAGTGAAAATATGAATAGAGATGAATATAATATTAATTATTAATGAGTAGTTTTACGCGAATATTCTTTATCCACACATTCTATTGATTTTATTATCACTCATATTCAACCATTTTTCAAAAATTTTTTAATTCCCAAAAATTGAAAAAAAATAATTTACAAAAAAATTATAAAATTCACAATGTCAAACCAACACAAATTCACGCCTCCCGAAGAATACAAAGATATCTTCGATTTGATAATTTCACATAAGGGAGTAATCTTTGGAGGTGCTGTACGAGATATTATAAGAAATGAAAGGATAAATGACATTGATGTTTCAATTCCCGATGATAATTGTCAAGATTTTTACGAAGAACTGATATATCTGGGTTATAATGAAATTGAACAATTCAGCAATAAATTCCATAAAGACAACATAATTATTGATGTTTGTGAAAATTCACTTGTCGACGGTGCCACAGTTAATATTAATTTACCACCCGATTTTGATGTAAATTGCTTAGCTTGGGATGGTGATAAATTATATGATTTTTGGGATCCTGAGTGGGACGTAAGCGGCATAATACATAATATTAAAGAAAAACATGCTGAAAAGATAAAACCAACACAAAAACGGATAGATCATATGTTAAGCAAAGGGTGGGTGCTGAATGAAAGGAAAGAATACTAAATATACATAATCATTGATTATATTTAAAACTAATAAAATATTAAACAAAACAAATTCTAGATTTTAAATTTTAGACTTAACAGAGTCAAGACTGTAAATTATTTTCATCAACTGCTTATATTGTTCCCCATCTTTCCAACGTCTATCACGTTTTACATCATCTATATAATCTCCCAAATCCATCAATAATTTTTTATTTTTAATATATGGTATTTCATTATTATGCATATATGTCGCAATTTTGAGAGCCTCATTAACATTTTTATTTTCAATTGATTTATCCAACTCACTCCTCAAAACTTCAACTGAATAAAACATGGATTCATTCTCCAAATACTTTTCGATTGTTTCAACAGCATCTGATTCCAAATTCTCATGGTATGTTGTAAGAAAATCAGGATTATATTTTAGAGCTATATACACAAGAGGTTTATAATTTATGTTGTAAGTACTGTCTTCATTATACATTACGCACGTGTTATTGGGATATGTATTTATAATATCATTGTCTTCTTTGTCCAACTTCTTCTTCATTTTATCCAATTTTCTTAAATTGTTCATATGTACAAATTTTGAGAGCTCTACAGAATTTAATTCATCTGGAATATCTTTAAATTTCAATTTGCTCAGAATCTTTGTAATATTAGTATGATGAGGATATCTTTTTTCATCTGGATATAAAACCTTGTCAAAATTCAATCCTTCATTATATGGAATTAATTCTGTAAGTATGTCATCATATTCTATTTTAAACGAAACATATTTTTCACCAGTAAATGGATCGATCACATGTTTGACAGATAAAATATCATACAATGGATCATAATAAGAGTGTATGTTTCTTATTTCAAAGCTTGATTTAAAACTTTTCTCATTATTCTTAGATTCATGCATATCCACAACATTATTATATTTCATATGTAAATAATGATACCTGTATGACAATATATTGTCGAGAGTATAATATGTACTTTTGATTCTTTTAAGCACCGATGATGGTTGAACATTTAAATCTTTAATTAATTCCAAATCAAAATCATTTAGCCTATTCATCATTTTCACATTTGTGTTTTCCAATGTAACCAATAAAGTCAAATCATTAATGTAATCTTTTATTTTATCTTCAAAATAACGTTTAACATTCTCAATATAACGGAAATCAGCATGTTTTTCATGACTTACACCGCACAAAATGCCACCAACAAATACTTTATGCAAATCATCAAAATTTTGATCCTTTATTGGTAGATCATTTCCAAATAATTTGTTTCTGATATGTTTATAATTATTGATCAGCTCATCTATTTTAAACCTTTCTTTTTCATTATATTTTGACATATCGTTGGGGTCATTCGCAAAATGTTCCAAGCAGGTTATATTATATTTATGAGGCATTTCATATGTCATGTTACCTTCCCAATCTACGACTTTATAATAATCATTGCGAGCAGTCTCGATAATTTCTCTTTCAAATTCTTCATCATGAGGACTATCCTTAACATTTGTATTTTTACTATATTTTTCGTTAAACTCATTTATCCACAACTGATGTCCATTTTCAAATTCGTTTACCCACAATTCCTTATTTTGTTCAAATTCATCCGTCCAAGATTGATTATTTACCGGTTGATAAACAAATTCATTTTCCCAACTCAGACTGATCTTATTTTGTGAATTTTCACTACTGCTGCCCTGATCATGTTGTTTACCATAAGAATTATAAAAAGTTTTCTCATAAGAATCCATTTGAGAATTGTGTGAAGCATCATTCCCAATATTATGAAAATTTTTGTCCTCTTTAAATTCGTCATAATCATCTCTTATTTTGACAATTTTTGAGAATACAGATCCCTTATTCATATCAACCATGTGCTCAATAAATAAAAATTTAAATGAAATTTTTATTTTTTGTTGCTTCAAAATAAAATTAATATTATGAGGACCCAACTATCTGTAACGCTTTATAATTTGTTATAGTCACTAATACATATAACACTATGTTTATTTAGCTATATACAAATATTAACATATACAATCAATGATCATATTTGTGATAAATTAAATTTACAATCTACTTGTCACTGTACCTAATTTAGAAACAATATTTATTAATTCTGTATAAGATTCTTTAATTTTATTATTCCTGATATTTTTAACATATTCTAGTAAATCTGATGTCAATTTTGTGTTTCTAGCATAAGGTATATTATTTTTGTACATATAAGTAGCAGTTTTAATAGCGCCATCAATATCTTTATTTTTAATTGACATATTCAACTCATTTGAATAGGATGTAGGTGATTTTTTTCCCTGAATTTTTTTCATATGATTTTCTATCACAGTAATTGCATCTGTTTCAATATTGTTATGATGTGTTTTAAGAAAATCAGGATTATACTTTAAAGCAATATATACTAACGGTTTATAGTTTATTTTATAATAAGAGTCATCATTATGCAATGGTTCAGTATTATTATCATATGTATTTATGGTAGCAACATCCTCATTTCCCAAACTGTCTTTCAATTTTTCCAGTCGTCTCATATTATCCATGTGAATAAATCTAGAATATTCTTCCTGGTTAAGCATGTCTGAGAAATCCTTAGATTTTGAACGTTCCATAATTCTATTAGTGTCTTCAAATCCTCCTCCTATTACGTTGTTAAAATTCAAATTTTCTCTGTAAGGTATGAGATCATACATTCTTTCTTTTGGACCACCATGAGTTGTATATTCATTTAAGAATGAAACATACTTATCACCTGTAAATGGATCAATTATATATTTAACTTCGGTTGTTTCGAACGATGCTCTATCTTTATCTTCCATATCATGATTAGAACTTACGTTCCTTATATAAAAATCTGACATAAAGTCATTTTTGTTACTCTTTGACACATGTTTATCCACAATATCATCATATTTTTTATTATGATATTTATATCTATAGGAAAGTATCTTATCCAGTTTAGAATGTACACCATCAATCTTGCCTAACTCAGATGATTCTTCAATGTTTAGACCCACCAATAAACGTAAATCAAAATCGCTTAGCCGATTTATCATTCTCTTATTTGTATTATCAAGTGTTACCAACAGAGTTAAACCATTAATGTATTCTTTCATTTTTTTGATAAAGTAAAGTTTAGCATCGTGTTCATCGAAATGTTTTATAGATTTTTCTATCCAGACTCCATCAAGAACACCATTAACATATACACTATATAAATCATTTACATTTTGTTCATTTAAAGGGAGATTGTTACCGAATAACCTATTTCTAATATGTTTATAGTTATTCACAAGCTCGCCCATTTTGAACCTTTTATGTACTAGATGATTAACGTCATCCCATTTGTAATCTGCATAATATTCCAAATTATTCAAATTATAATCTTTAGGCATTTTGTAAACCATATATCCGTCCCAATCTACAAATTTATAAGGCATAATTGTTTCGAGATACCATTCTGGTTTATCTTCATCGTATCTCATATAGTCTTCTATATCCTTGCTTCTACCATCTAATATTTCATCTTCAAAAGTTTGATCGTGTTTGGCCTTGAATAACTCCCTTTTATCTTGATTAAAATTGTTTGTTTGTACCCACTGATTTTGATTAAAATCATCTGATCTCAATTGTTGATTTTGTCTAAACTGATTCGGCCGTGACTGTTGATTTTGTTTTAATTTATTCGTCTGTAATTGTTGATTTTGTTTAAGTTTACTAGCACCAGGTTGTAGACTAAGCTCATCTTTTTGTAACCATTTATTCTGATTGAACTCATCCGCCCGTGATTGATAACCTTGATCAAATTCGTCAGCCCATGATATTGTTGAAACTCGTCCAAATTCGTCCACCCATGAATGTTGTTGCTGTCTAAATTCATCCGACCAAGTTTGTGGCTGTTGTGTAGACCCACTACTACTACCTTGTCCATAATATCTATTACGTGAACTCGCATAAAATTCTTGTTCTTGAGGATCCGCCTGTAAATTTGATGAAGTATCGTTCACATCGTCACGGTATCCCTTATCCTCCCTGAATCTATCATAATCATCTTTTAATTTACCAAGTTTTGAAAAAGACGAACTCTTGTCCATTAACGTTTAGAATGCAAATTAAAATTATAATGTTTTGAGAGAAATTGGCACATGTGTACATAATCAGTGATTATATTACAAATTAAATTACATTACAACAATTTAGATTTTGGATCTCTTGGAAGGACTGTCCAAATTATATAATGTTTTCATTAATTTTTTATATGATTCTCTACAATTCCAATCTTTATCATGTTTAACTGTGTCGACATAATTACATAGAGATTTTATAAGTTTTTTGTTTTTTACATAAGGTATGTTATTTTCATACATAAGTTCAGCAAATGAAAGCGCTCCAAAAATATCTTTATTTTTGATTAAAGTATCCAGATCTTTTTTATATTCATTAATTGTTTTTTTGATAGACATTTTAATTATATATGCTTCTAGGGTAGAAACAGCATCTGATTCAATATTCTTATGATGTACTTTAAGAAAATTAGGATCATATTTCAGAGCGATGTATATCAATGGCTTATAATTTACAGGATAAGTTGAGTAATGTGGATGGGTTTCAAGTTTAACCATATTATTGTTAGGGTATGTGTTTATAATATCGATACCCTCTTTTCCCAAATAGTTTTTTATTTTTCTCAACCGCCTCACATTATTCATATGTTCAAATCTGGAATATTCAATGGAATCTAATTCATCGGGAGTATCCTTAAACACCAATCCGTCCATAACTTTCGTGATATTCAAATAATTCGGGTATATAACATTGTTGAAATTCAGATTTTCCTTGTATGGAATCAGATCATACATAGTTTTGTCATTGTCCATCGTGAATGATATGTATTTGTCACCAGTGAAAGGATCAACAACATGTTTTACATCCAACACACTATATGATGCGTAATAAGGTGAATTGAGATCTCTCACTTCAAAAATAGATGTGAATCTATTTTTTATTGATGTAAATTCATTTTTAGTAGATGTAAGATTATTTTCATCAACAATGGTGTCATATTTCTTATTCAGATGATGATATCTATATGACAAAGTTCTATCAAGATGAAAATACGATGTTGCAAGAATTTCGCGATGTGAAATTCGCAACATCTCAATTTTTTTGCGCTCACGCAAAAAAAATACACACTTTTGAATTTGCTGAGAACAGATGATTTTTCAAGATGTAAGTCTGATACCAAACTCAAATCAAAATTGTTTAATTTATTCATCATTCTTTCGTTAGTATTGTCCAATGTTACCAGTAGTGCCAACCCATTAATATATCTTTCTATAACATTTGCATAACCGTTTACAGCAGCAACCCATTTAAAATTTCTAATGTTCTTTTCAGCATCAACGTAGCCACACAAAATTCCTTCAGCATAAACATTGTGTAAATCCTCCAGTTTTTGTTTTCTTAAAGGCAAATTATTTCTAAATAATTTATTCCTAATGTGCCTATAATTATCAATTAATTTATTTATTTTAAATCTGTCCATCACTTTCTCCTTTCTTCCCTCTTTTAAACCATTCACATATGATTCTAAGCTGTTTAATGCATATTGTAATGGAAGTTTGTATACAATATTACCTTCCCAATCTATAAGTTTGTAATAATCACCCCATGTTACTTTGATAATTTCTTTCTCAAGCTCTTCATCGTGAGCGTATTTATCTTCTGTATATTGTTGTTCGAATTCACTTACCCACGACTGATTATATTGCTGAAATTCATCTGCCCAGCTACTTTGTGCAGAATTAACTGTTATATTATTATTTAAAATTTGAGATTGATGAACAAATTCATCTGACCATTGTATGTCAAACATTTCCCGTGAATTTTCACCACTGCTCTCCAGACTGTAATGTTTCTTATTGGAATAAGTATAAAAATCTGATTCCACTGGATCCATTCGTGAGCTTGAAGAGATATTCTCCATATTATTTTCATGAAATCCTTTATCTTCTCTGAATTTATCATAATCATCCCTTATATTAGAAATTTTTGAAAATGTCGTGCTCTTATCCATCGTGTGTAAGAGTAAATTTATGTTGAAATTTTCAAATAAAACAATGAATTTTGTACATTAATACATAACCAGTGGTCATATACATGTAACTCAAATGTTAACACCATTAATTGATCATCCAATCACACGGTTTAAAATCTATAATTTTTCAAGAACGTCAACAATGTCAGATTCTATATCATCATGATGTATTTCTAAAAATTTTGGATCATATTTCAAAACCACATATATTAAAGGTCTGTAATCAATCTTATATATTGGATCATGAATTGTATTATTATAAGGATAATTATTTATGATATTCTTGTCTTCATCAACTAACTTCTCCTTTATGATGTTTAATCTTCTCATATTGTCCATATGTTTAAATTTGAAGGTCTCCTCATCACTTAAAAATCCCGAATTCTTTACGATCCCTGAAGCACTAGCAATAAGTTTTATATTACCATTTATATCTGGTATTATATCCGTTATTTCATGTTTATAATAAGAGTTAATGGTAGATACATATCCTTTACCAGTGAACGGATCTTTAATATATTTGATCTCTCTAGATTTTCGCGGCATCCCACCAATAAACGGTTTTACAACATATTTGGTCTCTTCAGGTCTTTGCGGCATCAAAACGACTGAATATATATCTCTTATGTAAAATTTTGAAGCCAAATCATTTACATTATTTTTCATACCATGTTTTTTGATATATTCATCAACAGCTTCAACATAATGCGTATAAATTGGTAAATATCTGGATGACAAAATTATGTTAAAAAAATAATATATGTTTGCAAATATTTCAATTTCGGAGGATGTTTTAATGTTCAAATCTTTCAGTAAATTTAGATCAAAATCGTTTAATCTGTTTACTATATTTTCATTTGAGGTATCCAATGTTACCAACAAAGTTAAACCGTTAATGTAATTTCCAATAATTTCCACCAAATTCACCATAGGTTCATTTGCATTCCATCCAATTATATCAAAAAGTACTCTGTTCAAATCGTTGATATCTTGTTTAGCTAACATCAATGTATTATTAAAAAGTTTGTATTTAATGTGATCGTAATTTTTTCTCAAATCATCAATCATATATCTATCTCTCACAATATATTCTGATCTATCTCTCAAAAAATTTACGTACTCTTCCAGATTTAAAAGAGGATATTTGTAAGGTATCTCATACACAACATTACCACACCAATCTACTGTTTTAACGAACTCATTATTTGATTCTTTATTATCAACAATAATTTCACTCACCTGAACATCCATTTACTGTACATGAAAAATTATTGATAATTATTGGTAATTATTGATAATTTATCAATAATTTTTATAATAAATATTCATAAGCCAGTTGCTCTTTCCAATACTGAAACAGCTTCACTTTGCATATTCTTATATTTATAGTTTAATAATTTAAAAGAAACTGGGTCGTATTTTGCTAATTTAAGAGAATCTGGATCGTATAATGAGAAATCTGGATCATATTTTAAGGTAATACATAACAACGGTTTGTAATCTAAATAATAAGTTCTATTATTATGATCGAATATGTACGCATTATTCATATTAGGATAAGCCGTTATGACTTCTTGGCCCATATCATCCAATTTATGTTTTATATTCTTCAATCTTCTCAAATTGTTCATATGTTCAAATTTAGAATATTCTATATCATTCAATTTATCTGGAACATCTTTAAACACCGTTCCACGCAATATATTCGTTATATTTTTACGTTTGGGATACTTCTCAAGCTTAAGATCTGAATAATCTTTAAATGGGACTAACTCATACATTGTATATGGATAATATTGTTTGATAACGTCATTAGCATAATCTTTACCAATGAGGAAAGAAATATATTTATCACCAGTAAATGGGTCAATAACATGTCTAACTTCCTTTATAGTGTCTGTTTCACTCATCTCCTTCTCATCACTGACAAGAAAACTAGATAGTAGTTCATCTTTTATATATGATAATCTCCTTGAACGAACAATATCATCAAATCTATATCATAATTAGCGTTTGTTAAACTATATCTTGTGGTTAAAACTCTATTAAATCTATTATGAATGGGTCTAAATTTGCTGAGTTCATGACGACTTATTATTTGTAAATCTTTTGCCAAAAATAAATCAAAATCATCTAATCTATCCATTAATTTTTCATATGAACTGTCTAATGTTATCAGCAATACTAAACCATTAAGATAACCACTAATCTCAAGAATATAATATTCTTTATCATGTCCTTTAGGGTCATTAATTACTATACTATCATAAGCTTTCATAAGAGTTTGAATATCATGATGATCTAATGGAAGATCACTGTTAAACAATCTTTTTCTGACAATCATGTAATTATTTACCAAAACATCAATCTTGAATCTATCCATAAGTTTATATCTAGATTCATCCTCTGGATTATTTGCATAATATTCTAATTTTATTAATCCATAATATGATTTAGGTAAATTATAATATTCATTTCCTTCAAAATCTATACTCTTATAATGTTGGTTCAACCTATTCCCAAACATATCTACTATTTCATTCTCTAAGATCTCTTCGTTTACCACATCAGGAGCTTTTGATAATAAAGGGATTTAGATGGGAATTCTTTATATTTTGGAGGTGTGGAAAATGAAAATGAAGATGGATATTCTTTATATCTTGGTGGCATAATTTCATTATTTAACATTGTTCTGTTAACCCTTGATCTGTTAAGTATGTCGCCCATTTTTATTGCAAAAATAAAATTTTTACATTTTTTGATATATAATAGTCACTAATTGGATCCATAATATTTCCTAACAATAACTTCCAATACAGACACAGCATCTGTTTCAACATTTTCGTGGTGATATCTTAAGAAATTTGGCTCGTACTTCAATGCTAAAAACACTAATGGTTTGTAATTAAAGTGGTATGACCTACTATAATATGAAGGAAACTTGCTCATATCATTGAATGGATAATTGTTTATAACTTCTTGATCTTCCATATCTAACATATCCTTAATTTTTTCCATCCTTCTCATGTTGTTCTTGTGTACAAATATACGATATTCTTTAGCATTAACATTATCGGGAATATCTTTGAATTTGAGGAAACGACTATCCATAGCCCTTGTTATGTCGAGAAGATTTGAATTGACAATATTATCAAAATTTAAACCCTCTTTATAGGGTATTAAATCATGTGTTCTAAAGTTGCCATTATCAATATAAAACGAAATATATCTGTCACCAGTAAATGGATCAATAATATGTTTAATGTATATTATTGATTCATATCTGAATCTTTTAAAATTACTTCTGGCAGAAATTGGAGATTCCAAATCCTCTTTGTCATTTAACATGCCATATTTTTTAATATAGTCATCTACATCTTTAATCTGCTTTTTGTATACTTTTTGATATCTTCTGTCTAAAATGTTTTTAAACTTCTTATGTATCTTTCCAAATCTTCCAAGCTCAGATGATTCTGGTAATTTCAAAGTTGCTACCAGATCTAGATCAAAATCCTCTAATCTATCTATTAATTTCTTGTTATCATTGTCTAAAACAACCAATAAAGTTAAACCAACAATATAATCTTCAATAGTTGTTAACATTTTATTTCTATCACCTGTAAGCCCAACATCATTAAGTATACGGTTGTATATGTTACTTAAATCTTGATCAGATTGCTGATCTAGAGGCAAATCATTTGCAAATAATCCATGTCTTACATGTTTATAAACATCTACGAGGTCATTTATTCTGAATCTCTTTTTAACTTTATCCATTAATGGATAATCAGGATTATTTGCAAAATGTTCTAATTTAAATAATGTATCATATGATTTGGGAAGAGAATATGCAATATTGCCGTCCCAATCAACATATTTAACAAAATCTTTATCGTCTACTGCTGATGAAAGAAGCTCATCTTCAAATTCTTTATCGTGATGCGGCATTTTAACTGTAAAAATTAAAATAAATGATAATTTTATAAACACATACAATGTATATATTATTCATATATATTAATTATTTATATTGTTATACAATTATCTAAACAACATTTTCCAACACTGTAACTGCATCTGTCTCAATGCTCTCATGAGGACGTGTTAAAAAATCAGGATCGTATTTTAAAGCCAAGTATACAAGGGGTTTATAATTCACATGATATTTACCACCACTACTAGCAGCTGGACTTTTGTCCCTATTAGGATATGAATTTATAATTCCTTGATCTTCAGAATAAAGTCTGTCAACTATATTTTTTAATCTTCTCACGTTGTTCATATGTTGGAATTTAAGATATTCTTCATCGTTAACCTGGTCTGGAACATCCTTGAATCTTAAGTTATGCATAACACCATTAATACTCACTCTCTTTGGATAATAGATATTTTCAAAATTTAAACCCTCCCTATAAGGGATAAGATCATACATTTCTATACCGTCATGTTCATTAAATGTCTTGAATGATATGTATTTATCACCAGTGAATGGATCTATTACGTGTCTAACCTGTTTTATAACATCAATGGGACTATATTTCATGTGTTTATTTCTTATGTAAAATGTTGACACTAAATCTTCTACAGTATTTATCATACCGTTTTCTTGAACCATTCTGTCTACGATATCAATATATGCACTGTTTATATTATTATATCTGATTGTCAATACATCATCAAATTTTTTAAATATGTCTCCCAATCTTCTTACTTCAGACGATTCAGGAAAGTTTAAATCATCAATTAAAGATAAATCGAAAGAGTTCAACCTATCTATCATACCTTTATTAGAATTATCTAAAACAGTGAGTAAAGTAAGGCCATTGATATAATTTTCAATAGCATCTACAACAGATTTTTTATTGTCACCACTTTTTCTTACTCCGTTAGTTATTTTACTATAAACATCGTCAAGTGCATTTATGTCTTGCAATTCTAATGGACTGTCATTTCCAAATAATTTATATCTAATAAGGCTGTAAACGTCCAATAATGAGTTTGTCTTAAATCTTTCAATCATATGTTTATCTTGTAATAATCCGGGATCGTTGACGTATTTTTCCAAATCATCCAAAAAATGAAGAAGATGTGGTGCATCATATGACATGTAACCATCCCAATTTACATATTTGTAATATTCATTTAAGTTTTTCAAATTATTCAATAAATCTCTTTCGAAATTAACATTGTATGCATCAGCGGGATCCATTTTTAATTATATAAAAATATATTAATATTTTTTGATCGTCCGGTTAAACTACTGATAAATTATCAATATTTATATGTAAATATGTATAAATTTAAATATGTTTAAACGATATTTTTTGTTTAACATCTATAATATTTTTATTATCATATTCATAAGAACTAGCAACGACGTTCATTTTTTTATTTGTTGGAAAAAAATATCGAATTTTTATTCGTGTAATCATTCGCAAAAATGAAAAATAATACGATATATCACAGACATTTATTTTAAAGTCATTTTGGAAAACATATTTTTCGTTAAATCATTATCTAACTATCATGAGAAGTATGTATTTAAATGTACTGCTGTTTGACATTTGCAAGATATACTTCAATAAATTGGTAGTATGTTCTGTAAAGACTTTTATTCACATGTCGTATAAGTATCATGTATACGGGATCTTAAAATATGCTACTGTTTCGACATTTTGTATAATTCATCGTTTATTTAACGTAATGAATAGAAGCTGTAAAATAAAGGGAATCAGGTAGAAGATAAGACATATACCCATCCAATTTACATATTTGTAATATTCGTCTAAGTTTTCCAAACTATTCAACAAATCTTTTTCAAAATTAACGTCATAAACATCAGCAGAATCCATTTTTAATTATATAAAAATATATTATTATTTTTTGATGTTTCCAATATTTCACGAATGTAAAACATTGGGTCCATTGATACAGTCAAATTATTGATAAATTATCAACATTTAAATATGTAAATATATATAAATTTAAATATGTTTAAACGATATTTTCCAAAGTAGTGACAACATCTGTCTCAATGTTTTTATGATCGCGTGTCAAAAAATCGGGATCATAATGTAAAGCAATGTAAACAAGCGGTCTATAATCAATAATATATACCAATCCTTCGTTAGACGAGAGACCTTCTTCTTTATTGGGGTAGGAATCTATAAGCTCTTGACTTTCTTTATCAAGTTTATCATATATATGATGTAATCTTCTCATATTATCCATATGTTCAAATTTTGAATATTCAATATCATCAATTGGATCAGGAACATTTTTAAATTTCAAATCACGCATCGCCTTCACAATATTCAAATGTCTTGGGTATAATATAGTATCGAAATTAAAATTTTCATCATAAGGAATTAGATCGATTATTTTATTATGTATATCATCTTTATCTGAACTCGTATCAAAGGTAATATGGAATGAAATATACTTTTCACCTGTGAAGGGATCTATTACATGTTTAATCTTATTTATATGATCTAAAGCATCATAATAGGAATATGGATCTCTAATATAAAAATTAGATATCAATTTTTCATTCAAACGTGCAGCAACATCCGGGGGTAATTTATTTACTATATCATCTACAGAATCATTATAAACTTTATTTATAATGGCATTTCTCTTTGACAATATTTCATTTAAACTCCAATGTAAATTCGACATCCTTCTCACTTCAAATGATTCTGGTAAATTTAAATCAGATAATATCACCAAGTCCCTGTAGTGCAATTTACCTACCATCTCTTTGTTAGAATTGTCTAACACTGCAAGTATAGCAAGACCACCAATATAATCTTCGAGTTTTCCGATTAAAAATGCTTTATTTGTATGATTAACATCATGTAAATAAAGAATATGATTATAAGCATTGCTAAGATCTTCAACGTTCAATGATTCTAGTGGAGCATCTGTTTCAAGCAACATTTTTTTGATATGTTTATAAACATCCAACACCGTTTTTATTTTAAATCTTTTATATATTTCTCTATCATCCAGAAGTTCAGGATTGTTGGAATATTTCTCCAGATTGAGTAGCACTGCAAGAGAATTTGGTAACAAATAAGCAACATTACCGTCCCAATTCACGTATTTGTAATATTCATTCAAATTTTTCAAACTGCTGATGATATCATCTTCATATTGTTTGTCATAACCATGTGGAGAAGCCATTTTTTTTATAAAAAAATAAAAAAAATTAATATTTCATTGGTTATAAGTGACACATACCCCAGAATAGTCTAGCATTAATGATTAATCGGATACACTCGCTGCTTATCACTACCTATTTCTTCCATAATATAATTTTTCAAAATATTTCGATCTTCAAAATGTAGATCATTTAAAAATAAAAAATATGTATTAAATTATATTCCAATCCATAAGTAAACAAAATATAATTAAAATGAGTAATCTCATTCACACAAATGATTATGCTGGATTTTATGAAGCAAAAATGCAACATTATGTTCCTAACAATGTAACGGAGCTCAAATCCATTATTTTAAATAATAAAGGCAAGGAAATATGCATTGTGGGTAGTAAATATTCACATGGTGGACACACTTTGTTAAATAATGCAATATACATTAATATGGTTAACTTAAATAAATTAAAAATAGATCTCTCTAAAAAATATGTTGAAGCTGAATCTGGTTCAACATGGAGACATGTTTTAGAATATGTAGATAAATATAATTTAAGTGTTGCTGAAATGCAATCTTATTCAAACTTTTCTGTAGGTGGATCTATTTCTGTAAATTGTCATGGAAGAGGAATGGAGTATGGTACTATCGCAGACACTATAATATACATGGATGTGATGTTATGCAATGGAGAAATAAGAAGAACATATCCAAATGATGATTTATTTAGATCTGTTGTCGGTGGGTATGGTGGAGTAGCAATAATAATATCAGCTGCTTTAAGACTGGTTAACAATGATTTATTATTCAAAGAAAGAATTATATATGATAATACACGAGATAACTTTTACAAAATGTTAAATTATTCAACAAAATCTGTGTTTTTCAATTGTAACATATATCCGTATCATCGTGACAGACTTGTATCATATGTATATCATAAAGTGAAGGATATAAATATAAACGTTGACGTTGTAAAATTGAAAAGATTACAAGATGTAAACACATATTATCCTATTCACATGATAGCAGAACAAGCCATAAGGCGTATACCATTATTCAAATATGTGAGAGGTGTGATTGAACCAAATGTTGAAGTAAAAGAAGAGAATATATTTTGGAGAAATTATGAATTAAGTCATGATGTAAATAAACATAAAACATTGGTCAAATATCCAACTACAACTGTATTACAAGAATACATGATACCAGTAGATAATGCATTTACATTTCTCTTAAGTCTTTTGAATGTGTTGGATAAATATGACGTAAATTATCTTAACATATCCATGAGATATATTAAAGCTACGAGAATACCCATTTTAAATTATTCACCTGTTGATACTATATCATTTGTTCTGTATTATAATGTTCTAAATAATGAATATGGTTACAAATGTACGAAGGAGTGGACAAATATATTGATATGTAAGACAATTGATTTGAATGGTTATTTTTATTTACCGTATCTGAGGTTATTAACAAAAAATCAGTTTAACATAATGTACAATAAAGACCTTTATAAGAAAATTAAGAATAAATACGACCCATACCATATGTTTTCGTCACAGTTTTTACAATTTTATGTTGATTAATGCTTCATCATTAATCTTTAAATAATCATCTGACAGTAGAACAATAATGGAAAATATAGAAGCTGATTTTTCTTCCTTTATCATTTTTGTTAAGATTTCTATTTCTCTATTTAATTCGCAAATTTTCAAATCATTCTCATATCTTGTAGCTGGTAACAAGGGCATACGCATTCTGTCATCCCTTGTATTCCTCATTATTATATCAACCATACGTTTCATTGAATCATGATCTATTTTATTTACTCTATGTACTTCATCTATGGTAACCAGGTAATCTTCGAACATTTTTTTATTAAAAAAAATGAATATTTGGAGCATCAAATTTTGATAACTTTACGTAAAACAATGAGTTATAGGTTATCTCTAATTTTTAAATAATAATCTGACAGTAGCACGATGGTAGAAAAAATATAGGCTGACATTGTATTTCTTATTATCTTTTCAATTATTTCAGATATCTTAGAATGTTTCAAATATCTTTCATTCCTTGTAGCTGACAATAGATCCATACTTGTTCTCGTATTACCTAATATATTTGCTGCTGATGGTTGAAATATTTCGTTTTTAACTTCCATATATTCGCTACTATTTAAAAATTGTTCTATAGTTGACACCATACCTTTAACTCTAAAATGTTTGACATCTCTATTGTAATCATAATCGGCAGCCAATATCATCTTGAACATTTTCATATAAGGCGGATAACTTTCATCTAGGTTAAAAACAGAACATATAAACATCAGAGGAGTGTAATTAATGCTATCACGGACGTACATGTTAACATAATTACGCAGAAGAATTTCAAATAATTTACAGTTCATAAAAGTACATGCGATTTTAATTGCTCTATTACATTTTTCACCCTCTTGATTAACATCTACATGATGAGATAATAATAATTCTACTATATCTAACCTACAATGAACACATGCTTTAATAAATCCAGAATCACCACAATTGTCTCTCTCGTTAATATTCACATCGATAGATATCAAATATTTAATTATTTCAATATGACCATGAATACATGCTAGCATAAATCCTGTATCTCCACTATCTGTTCTAAAATTAATATTGGCACCCTTTTCCACTAAAATTTTTGCTATATCAACATGACCGTATGAACATGCTGAACAGAACATACTAAAATTAGTTTTATAATTAACATCAGCGTCTGACATTAATATTAATTTTGCAATATTGATATGATTGAATCGACAAGCTAGATCAAAACTACTATATCCACTCGATGTTTCGATATTAACATTTACCCCATTGTCTATTAATAATTTTACAACATCATAATATCCACGTCTACAAGCCATTATGATGCCAAATATATCATTAATTTCAACATTGCTCAAATCAACACCTTTGTTTAAATATAACTTTACCATTTCAATATCTCCATTACTAACCGCATCTGAAAATCTTTTTATATACTCTTTACTTTTTGTATCCAGTTCATGTGCAGTTTGATAATTGTTTAGCACATCAACCTTGGACAAATTCATAATATATTTTTGTATCTTTCAAAGGTTATAAATGATTATATTTATTAAATTTTAAATTGGAATAAATAAATTATTATATGGAAGAGATATTTAAAGCAAAATTAGAGAAATATTACCAATATAAATATATATCATTGAGTAACACAACGAAGGAGTTTTTACTTGAATTTTTAGATTTAGTGGAAGATTTACGTGACACAAACATGAGGATGTCACCATTTAGGGATTTTGGTATATATAGTCCGTACAATCCATATGGTGATGAGATTGAAAATATAAACGAAAAATTAACAGATTTATATTCACCCAAAGGATTTAAAATTCCCATAGTCATTAACAAAGGTGATGTTATACATGGTCATAAAATCATCATGAATATAATTGAAGATGAAAATAAAAAGCATATATCTCTGCCACTTTATGAAGAAATTAAAGAAAAGTGGGATATGCCCAACGGTAAGTTAGACAACTATGACACGTTTCACGATGAATTTAGAGAGGTAGCGTGCTCAGAATGGTCTAAATCAGATGTAAAAGGAGAATCATATGGTGGTTATTGGAAATATCCAGAAGATTCAGAAGAATATAAAAACGCATACTTCTTAACATTTGAAGAAAATTGTAAAGCTTTATATGACTTACCATACCCAAAACATGCAATTTTGACATTGGTTAAACTTTGTTGTGGATACAGAATTGACGAATACTCTGAGTAAATATGATGTTAATAATTATGTATACAATATATATGTAATACAAATATGCAAAAGTATAAAATAAATATATAATTACAAAAAATTGCATGTATAATATACAAAGAAAGAAATTTGGAAATAATTATGTTCTTTACCATTAACAGAGCTTTTCACTTGCACATTATTAACGTTTGTAATTCCCTCATGTTTGAGTATTCAAAAATGAACATTATAACGTTATTGATGATATTTACTATAATATTTTACAATTCTTTCTTATACATAGTATAACATATATATATATTTAAACCAATTAAGGTTCCGAATTTGGTATCGAACGATATCAATTTTATTGAAGAATAATATGATGGAATGGTCTCAAAATTTTCATTTTCGATACTGGATTCAGAACCTTAAAACCAATTAATGTTAGAAAATAAAATTTTTTTTAATAAAATTTACAGAAAGATGAATGAAACATCTGGGGGTACTGACTATGTCTCCAGAAAGTGCACATTGAAGAGTCTTTTATATACTGAGAAGGTAATACAATGTACAACAAAGAAGCATGAAAGGAGAGGAATATCGAAAAGAGAATGCAATATACCACAAAAAAGTGTCAATGATTTAATCCGAGATGTAGTCTATCGAGTGCAGATGATAATGATTCATTTGTCCCATTTTGTTAAGCTCTATTTATGCCATCTCGACTCTACAGATAATCTATTCCCTATAATAGACAAGAGTTTCTTATTTAATGCAATATGTCCTTTAACATATGCAATTCGTAATAATGGCCGTTTCACAGAAAAAAATAAAAGAGTGATAAGTATCTTAACGAAATTTTACAACGAACATTATGTGAAATTTCTTCCTGTCAAGATATGTCGATCTGGCATCAGATCTATATTAGATTCTCAGTTAGATCTATATCTCACCAATATTAACAATAATATTCATGCTCAGTATTGGAATAGATTAAAAGAATACATTAATATAAAGAAAAATGTCAAGGAAAATAAGAGAATAATAGACAGCGATCCAAATAAATTGCCCAAGGATAAAATTAAAGAAAAAGGCGATATTACTAGGGTAACTACAGCATTACAGTTTGATCTATTAACAAATAATAATAATTCTAATGACCCTGATTATGCGAGTATTTTCCAAACAGCTAAAATTCCAAATTTATCTGAATATAAAGAAGTGGATCTGCCGATTAAAATAGAGATATTAAAGAAAAAGGGATATCCAAAAATCCTGGAAGAATTATACGATGATTTCACACTACACAGACAGATGTTGAACAATGAACAACCACCTGATGATAGATTAAATTTGTTAATTAAATGTGTAAATGATAAGGAGATTAATTACAATAATAATAGAGAAAAGATTAGATTGGAAGTAGAAAAAGAAAGAATATATCTGGAACAAAGCTATAATTACAACCATCAATTCAGTCGTAATCCCACATTGTATTTACAGAGTTTATTCAGGATTAATAATTTGTTAAAAGAAGATGAGGTCGGTAAATTTCATTCTCTTCCATTGTTTAAATCAGCAATTCCTCCTTATATCACTCTAACCACTAGTTCTGTTGAGAAGTTATTTACCGAAAATAATCTATCCAATGGAGAAATCAAAGATAAAAATAAAGATAAGACCAAAGAAAATAAATCTATATCGGACTATGATAAATGGAGAAAACATTTTCACTTATTCAAGAATGACACAATAGAAAATAAGCAGGGAACTGAATTGAGGAAACAGTTTAGGAGAAAGGGATACCACTTTCATTATATATTAACAGACGGTGTGGGTGCCACAATTCTCTTTGAGAATAATAAAATATCAAACAAGAAAAATGAATCAAAAACTAAATACGTAGATAAAGCAGGCTGTCCTTCTAACGAAAAAGAAGATACTCCATATTTATCAGATGAAAATATTGATGCTAGCGTCTATGATGGTTTAAATGTAGTAGCTATCGATCCTAATAAAGTTGATGTTTTATATTGTACAGATGGTCACACCGACACATATAAAAATAGAATTAATCCAGCGAGTAATGATATAAGGAAAAAGAAAATTAACACTTTTAGATATACAAAACCTCAGATTAATCATGAGAGTGGTAAAAGGAAGTATGAGAACATAATAAATGATGCAAAAAAAGTATCCAAAATAAATGATATTGAGAGTGAATTATCTCATACACATCCTAAGTCGAATAATTATAAAGTATTTGTTGAATATCTAGAAGTGAAGATAAGGACCTTAAGTGAAAAACTGCTAAACCATTACAGATATGATAAGCCACCTAATGTAATCGCTGAAGTAGATGACGCTTCCTACAGAAAAATGAGACTCAACTATAAAATGAACTTGGATAGATCTGAATCTAATATGTTAAACAATTTCAAGAAAAAGTTTGGAGATGTGAATGAAACGATTGTCTGTTTCGGAAACTACGGTCAGGGACATCTCAAGGGAGCAGAACCTGTTAAGGGAAAGGAATATAGAAGATTGTTTAAGAAGAGAGGTTATAAGGTCTTCCTCATTGATGAATTTAAAACTAGCAAGTTGTGTCATTCCTGTCACGGTGAATTAAAATATTTTCACAAAAAGAGCGATAGAAAAAAGAAGGAAAATGCTGAAGACGTAGAAGATGAAAGAGACGCATACGTTCATGGTGTCCTACGGTGTAAAAACTGCTATAACATGGAGTCTATGAATATTGCTGAACGTTTCGGGAAATTGATGTCTATTAAGAAAAATGAAAATCCTAAAATATGGAAGGATGGGAAGAAATATAAAGTGTGGAACAGAGACTTAAATGCCTCCCTTAATATTCTTATGAAGGCTAAATATGAAATCTTGAAAAAGGATACAAATATTATTTTCCCCGAAATATTCAGCAGAAAAATATTGGACGTTTAACCACGTGATCTTTACGAGGGTTTACTAAGTGATCCTTATGAAGATTTACCAATACACATCATATATATGAGGTGCCGTCTGTTGTCATGTTTTGTCATTATTTTGAAAAATTATTTGAGAATATTGAAAATAATAAATAATATCTATTAACAATTGATCCATGATCAATTGCCCATCCCAATCTTAAGATAATCATCAGATATCAACACAATACATGAAAATACACATGACGCTTTTTTCTGAAATATATCGTTTCTCAACATAAAACATTCCTTACTTTTCTTAAAATTTTCTATAAATTCCATATTTTCAGATACTATTTCCTCTGCAGACCTCATTGAACAGCTTACTCTTTCCTTCGCCATATCTTTATTGTAATCATAATCTAAAGCCAAAAATAATTTGATAATTTCTTCGTTTTTAAATCTGCATGCGTGCAAAAATCCAGTAAAACAATCTTCATCTTCAGAATATATGTCAACATTATTTTCAATTAATAATTTAACAATATTGTAATGTCCACACATACATGCCAGAATCAATCCAGTCTGACTATGTTTTGTTTTCTGATTAATATTAACCCCCTTTTTAATTAAAAATTTAATAACATCAGAATGTCCACCTATACAGGATAACATTAAACCAGTATGACCATATAATGTTCTTTGCTCTACATCAACTTTATTAAAATCTAACAAGGACAGTACATCATCATAACCTTCTTGACATGAATATGTGAAAATAGTACCACCACCGACAGATTTTTCATTTATATCTACACCATAATCTATGAGAAACTTTACAACATCAATTCTTCTATTTATGTAAGCAAGAGTAAATTCTGATCTGCCCCTATAATCCTTTTGACTCATATCCACATTTTTTTCTAAAAGGAGCTTAACAATATTAACATATCCTTTCTCACATGCGTAAAGGAAGGCGTTCATACCTACATCATTTACAATATTAATATCGGCACCATTGCTCACCAATAATTTAGCTATTTCAAAATAACCATATTTACACGAATAAATAAGTCCAGATGTATGTCCATAATCACATTCATTAATATCTACATGAGTAACTAAAGCTTCCACACTATTTATATCATTCATAAAACATGCCTCGATGAACTTATCAAAATCGTCCTTCCCCTCATACATACAATTTTCAGAATAAAATAAAATTGAAACATATTTTTATTTAATTAAATACAAAAATATTGCCGGACATCATAAATAAAATAAATATTTTGGATTCACCACGAAAAGAACAATCAATGCAAAGCGAAACAAATGATAGTAGTGAAAAATGTAATGAAGGTGTACCCGTAACATATGGAACATATATTGATGAATTTGACATCGATAATGTTAATGAAAAAATGAACGAAAATGTCCATATAAGATTGAAGCAAAGAAATGCTAAAAAGACAATAACTACAGTGGAGGGATTAGATAGTTATTTAGATAAAGAAAAGATTGACATAGTTCTAAAAAGCCTCAGAAAGGAACTCTCCAGTGGTGGAACTAAAATATACGTTAAGGATGACAAGGGGGTGATTATAAAAACAGTTTTACAATTTCAAGGTGATGATAGAGATAAAATATATAATTTTTTGGTGACAAAGAAGATTATTGAAAAGGATTATATCAAAATTCATGGTTTTTAAATGATTACGTTTGTGTTAATATTAATATTAACAGATACATATCTTAACAATGTTAAGATATTCGTTTATATATACATAAACAAATATTTATATAAATAATCATTAGTAATTGTATTGTAGGAAATTATTAAAATATTCATAGTGTACATCAATATTTTCTATTGACATTACAATGGATTTTTGTAAATTTCTGGAATAAACAATAATATAACCATAAGAATTAATTTTACTTAAACATTTATTTGCTCTTATCAGGATATCGACGAGCGTGTCTAAAGGTACATAATCAAATTTCTCGCTCCACAGAACATAATAATTATGTCTATCTTGCATGTCCGTAAACTTGTGTAACCCCTGACTCATATTTAGAGTAATTATATCATTATCTGGAATTTTATTTCTAAACAGAGATACGCAGAATGTAAAGCTGAAATTGTGATCTATAATACCTGAAATTTCAGACGGTTGTATATATCCTAAAAACTTACCAAGATTTGTTGATGAATGTATACCAACACTAGGTATTTCTCTGCCAGCTTTAGTTATAAATAATTTCTTCTTATCATAATCATATACATATTTTAATCTCCATACTTTTAAATATATAAGAAATGTATGGAACATATCAGATATAATAATATCGCCAAAAAATCCTTCTCTTACACCACAATATATTAAATATGTGTTTAATATCACCACAACTTCACCATAATTAAAATTATATTTTTTGAGAAATATCAAAAATTCATCACTTACACTTGTCATTCTATAACCGGTTTATATACATATATAAATTTAAATTGAAAATGAGAAAAAAATATTTTACACCATAAACAATGAGTAATTCTCCTTATGATTCAGAGTCAAAACATTTCTACCTTATATTAGAAGCTATTGAAAATTCGGGTGAAATAGCCACTGAAGATGAGATTAAAGAATATATCTTCAAAAATAACTTACTTCCCAGATCAGAGAGGAACAACCAGATGTTAGATGATGAGATAGATGAATACATTGAGGCAGGATTTCTTGATAAACCCAACGATCAATATATTATGCTTTCCGACCGTATAGCTCTCAGAGGTTTATCATTAGGGAATGTAATACACAAAGTGTTGAAACATTTTGGGGGAAGAGCAAGTATAACAGACATATTTTATTATATTTTAGATAATGGATACTATTCTAAAGAAGATGCTGAAGATTTGGAGATAGCTGTAAGAACAGAAGTCAGAGATATGGAATATCAGGAAAGGGATATTTCTTATAATTATGAAAAGGATGTTGTATATTTAATTAACGTGAGAACATCATTATTTACAATGATCTTAAAAGCAATCAAACACTATGAAGGATCAGCAAATATTGATGAAATAAGGTCATATATTTATGATAACTATGATGACATATATTTTGCATATGAAGTCCCAAACAATTTATCATCTGCCGTTGATAAAGAATTGAATTATGGTGTAAGATCAGGAATTTTGTTAAAACCCAGAGAATATGATAATTTTTACTTAGTAAATGATGACATTCCATATAATAAATTATATGAATATATTTTAAAATTCGCGTGGGATTTAGATAATAATTTTTCATCCGATTATTTATCATATCATTTACAAGACTATTTGAATATTGATAGATCAGATGGGAATGATGATTATATTCTTGATCTTTTATACAAAGGATGTAATGAATATTTCTTGTATGAAAGCAACCCTCGCGAATTCCATACTTATCATGAAGGTATGGTTGATGATTTTGAAGATGTTTTAAAAATTATGTATTATGGCAATGATATGGGTCACTTATATACACAAAAAGAAATATTCAATCTTGTTAATAAGAAATATAAATTTGTTTTCACAGACCAATTAATGTTGATGACTAGAAATGCTATTAATGCGAGCGTTGGAGAAAATATGTTAACTGAAATTAATGGATCATATTCTGTTAAAAGGGATCCATATATTGGTCAAAATGTTGAAATTTATAAGAATGTCCCAATTATTCCACAATATGATGTAATTATAAAAGAAATTGAAAATTTGAAGTCTAGTAGGGGAGCAACAGTAGATGAAATAATAAAATATGTGATAAATAACTATAGAATATCTCCAGAGAGAGCAGATGAAATTGATAAAACTATAAGAGGGGATATTGGTATTTTTATCACTAATGGATTATTATCACAACCTGGAAGATCTGGACGTATATATATTAATTCAGAAATAACTGCTTATGATAAGGCAATGTATGATACAATTATAAATTATGTGAAGGATTCGGGAGGTGGTGTTGCGGATTATGACATAAATAATTATATTTATGATGAAAAATATGACATATATGATATGTACAGAAAGGCTTTAAATAATGATTACAAAGAATACAATGATAAAACCGAACGGATACCAATGGGACAAACAGGTGTAACTGACAGTTATATAAAACGAATAATTAATAAGGCTATCAAAAATAACGTTTTGATAGAACCTGTTAAAGATAAAATATATTATAATGATCTTCATAATATTCAAAAATAATATTATTGACATGTTTGTTACAAATTAAAGTAAAAAACAATAATAATAATTATCAATGATAATTACTATGATAACCGACATAAATTGACAAATAAATTGATTAAAATATAAATAAATTTACATATCATGTTTGAGCAAATTGAATCACTTTATAATGAAATATGGAGAAGTGGTAGAAAAATAGAAGAGATATATTCAATTAATGAAATAACACATCAGTTATTAGTACAGTATATTAATGATAAGGATGAATTGATTAAAACTTTGGAGGGATACAGTGATCAGTTTAAAAAATACGTCGAAAATGAAATTAATAAGGTCAGATCTGATGTCAGATACAACCAGACATTTACAATAACATTTGGTGATCAAGCAGAAAATCATGTTGGTATGTTAAAATTGGGAAATTTGGCTGAAAGTGGATTTAATTTTGATGATTTAAAGAAAGCAAATGAATGGTTCAAGATGAAAGGAGTTGCAACTGATTTTTTATGTTTGAACCCATTAATAGATGGTGTCGGTGATGAAGCTTATTTGTTAATAGCGAGAGATGGAGCTAGTGTTATTACAGATATTAATGATTTATATGCTGAACAGGATGTACTGGAAAAAGACACTAAAGCATATATGTATGGAAGAGTTGTTAATAAAAAAGCCAGATACAATTTATGTTTTGGAAATAATTCGCAAGAGCCTAATTATGAAGAAAAATCAGGAAGAATTGTTGCTTTTAAAGATGTCAAGTTGTTAAATCATGTGAGAGAAACTTTACCAGAAATTGTTGGTGATAAAGGACGTAGTTTGGTAGCAGAGGGTAATTATTATTATAATTTAAGAGAATGTGGAATTGGATACCATGGTGATAGTGAACGTAAAATTGTTGTTGGAATTAGACTGGGAGCATCGTTTCCATTACATTTTCAGTGGTTTTTTAAAAGAGAAAAGGTTGGTAATGTATTGAAATTGGTGCTGAATCATGGTGATATATATTTTATGAGCTCAAAAACAGTTGGAACTGATTGGAAAAAGTTAAACATTTATACTTTAAGACATGCTGCAGGATGTCCAAAATATACTAACTGTTAAAATGGTAACATGGTAACATGTTAATATAATTATATCGACATGTGTTGACATCGATAAATAATCAATGATTATTTATGAACAAATACTTTATTTATTCATAATAAAATATTTTTTATTTTTTAATGGATTGTAAAATATGGAAATGGGGTCAATCATTGATGAAAATAATTTTTGGTTAGACGTGTTGAGTGATCATATGCAAATATTTTTATCGACTCTCAATAATGATGAATATCAATTGTTGGACACTATTAAGATCATAAAAAGTAAGATTGATAAACTACTTGAGGTATCAATGATAGATATAGATGTATCTGAGAGTGCGGTAGAATTAGTAGAAGAAGTACAAATGGTGAAAAGAAATATATTAGATAGAATGGTTCGACCACCATTTGTTAAAATCAATTTATCACCAACATTCGTCAATCATATGTTAAATGAATTAGATGAATATAAACTCATTTTATCACATTATAAGGAAACTGACAAGGTTATGAATAGAGATATATTAGAAGTTCATAGATTATGGTTAAAAGATGCTTGTGGACATGCAAGTGTTTTAATTGATGGTTTGGATGTTGTTGAAACAACTATGAGAAAAGAGTTGAAAAAACATAAAAAGAAATTTAGTTTTTTGTATGAGAGATGTGAAGAATTCATTGGATATGCTATGAGAATATATGGATCACCTTTTGTATCTTTAAAGAAATTAGATTCGGATTCCGAATTACAAATTAAACTATTTATCGATCTCTTGAATGAAATTTATGAAAATAGAATCGAGGGACTATTATTAGGAAATTTAGAACCATTTCTTATAGAGCATATGTTAAAGGAAGAAGAATACTATTTGAGGAAAATTATTATCAATATGAATAAAAAATAGAATTGGTGAAGGGAAATTATACTCTAAAATATTAATAATATTTTATGAAGAGTTTAGATAATATGTGATAATAATTTAAATGACATTGGCATTTTGGGTTAATGACCCCATTAAATAAGCAATTGTTGAAGTATTTATATTTTTTCTTGTATATGATAATGAATATACTCTTATTCTATAAGATACGCCAACTATTGCAAGACTATTACCATTAACTCCATATGATGTACTACCTGTAGTAGACATCAGTGTTATATCTTTAAGTATAAGGGGGTATTTTTTTACTGGAGATATAAAAGTGCCACCATATATATATATATTATCGTTAGTTGCTCTATAATATCCATTAATAACATACATGTTTGTTATACTTCAGGGTAGATAATCATCACTAATTATGATGTAATTAATGTTAATATTTCTGTCACCACTTACACAGTTTGTTACATTTGAATATATTATGGAACTGTATGTATCAATAAATAAATATACACAATCCCCCCATTGAAATTTTGTATGTTTATGTTTGTATAAGAATATGGATTAGTAGTTACATATGATGTAATATTAATAAAGTTGCAGTTGGGATCTGTACCTATTAAAACTATAACATTTTCTATATTTGAATATGTTATGGGATTATACAAATAAATTAGTCCTACGGTGGTGTCGGGAGGAGTGGGTGTTAAAACAAGATTTCCTATAACATTTAAATACTTTATATTAATATATTATTCACATATTTTTTTAACGATCTGCATTGAAAAATAAAACGTTACTCTCATTAAACTGTAGTGATTATCATTTATTTATCAAATAAATGATTTATTTATCAAATAAATGATTTATTTATCAAATAAATGATTTATTTCAATCATTGACGTTCTTGATTTATGTTTTGTTTATCTGTAAAAATTATAATATACAAATTTTATAAACATCAAACAAATAACATCAATCAAATGACATTAGCATTTTGAGTTAAAGTTGCCAGAAGTGAAGTTGTATTAGACATGTTTGCGTTTGCATATACATTTATATATATTCTTATTTGTAATGCAACCGGATTATTACCACCATCGGTATTATTACTAATAACACTATTACCAGAAGTTACCACTAATGATATACTGTTAAGTATAAGAGGTGTAATTCTTGTTACACCACTTAAAATAGATCCATTAATATATATATTATATTCAGCTGCCCTATAACAGCCACTAATTACATATTTATTTGTACTAGATGATTCTAAATAAGAATTACCGGTTGTTGTGGGATATACTATATCAATATTTCTATTACTGCTAGTTACACAATTTACCACATTTGCATAAATTACTGAAGAATATGTATCTATGCGTAAAAATGTGCAATTTCCATTAAAATTTCTCATATTAATATTTATTTGTGGTGCCGAAAATGTACTAACGGAGTATATGAAAATGAAATTACGAAGTGAATCTGCAGTCGTGTATGCAATTGCTGCATTTTTAATATTCAAGTATGCAATAGTGTTTTGTAAATAAAATAAACCTACAGGAACAGGGGTTATTGGATCAACAAAAAGATCACCCGCTACATTTAAATATCCTATTGTAATATAATTGGAAGTATTTATATTTGAGTTAGAAGTAACAATGGCTACTATGGTCGAACATGTTATTAGCATTTTATTCACATTTATATCAACATATTTAGCCGTTGTGTTACTTGTGTTAAAAAGTATGGCCACAGCAGAAGTTGTTAAAATATTAAATGTTTTAATGTCAATTTCCGTGTTACCACCAGTAATAGTAAAATAACTAGCTGACGTGTATATATCTATACTATCTATTTCAAAATATGAAGTTCCGGAAGTAATTGAAAATAATATACCCAATAAACCATCATTGGGAAGTATTGATTTTATAATAATATTGTTATTTCCACCTGAAATATTAAAGTAATTATTTAGTGTTATATATGATATTTTGTCTACTTCTATATATAAATCTCCTGCAGTTGAAGTGATGGTAAACAGTCTATTCGTTAACACTAGTACAGTGTATATTATTGATTTCACATTAACAGTGACTGTTCCTCCAGTAATATTAAAATAATCGGCACTTGAGTTAACAGATATATAATCTACATTTATGTATGAATTCGAATTAATAGAGAATATTGTGATTGATTGTGAAGAAGTACTTATTATCGATTTTATATTTAAATATGAATTACCCCCAGTAATACCAAAATATGAAGTTGTTGAACTAATGTTTAAAACCATACTATTAATATTTATATATGATATTCCTGCACTAACAGTAAATATGGAACTGTTCATATTATTCACTGTTAAATAAGTTATGCTACCTGTAGCAGTAATATAAAAAACTGACAACTGGGAAGTGTTAAAATAATTTACATTTATTGTGTTGACACCATTAGTACTTACACATATTGTATTATCCGGAACAGTTCCTTTTATTACGAAAGAATTGATGTTCACTTCATTGTTTCCAACTAAATTAAAAAATGTGAATGTATTATCTGAGTCTACTAGATTTACTAATATATGATTAATATTAATTAACATTTGTATGGTATTAGAGTTGGAAATACTAGATTTTACAATATATGAAATACCGGCAGTGGTAGAAGTAATACTAGTAAACGATAATTTGTTAATATTAAGATAAAATACAGTATTCTTTGCATTACTCCCGCTCCCAACGATGTTGAAAATTGAACTAAGAAATATACCTCCCTCAGATCTACCCAATGAATCTATATTCATATACACACTCACATTATTATTTGCGGTATTTGCAGGTTCTATGTAAATATAATTGATTCCTTCTAAACTTACATTCAAATATATACTTGTTATATTTATATATACATTTCCATATGTAATATTAAATAATCTAGATGTACTAGTGGAAGTCATAGTATCATGTATTTCATTTACATGTATATATGTTGTATTTGTATTTACTGTTCTAAAAAGTGACGATATGTTTGTAATTTCAACATAATTAATGGTTATAAAATTATAATCTCTCACTGATATACAATTTAAAGAAATAGCATTACCTGATATTCTCAAACTATTTATATTTATTTTGTTATACCCAGTCAAAATAAAAAGTGACGACGTATTCGATAATGATGATAAAAGTATACAGTTTATATTAACTAACATGTATATTGTTTTGTTTGTATCTTGAATAGAGTTTATTATATTTGCTGTTGTTCCACTGAATGATATTTTATCAACATTTAAATAAAGATTGGTATTTATAGCATTGGCTCCTGTAGCTGGAGCCACGATAAAAATATTACCAGCTGCCACACCATTACCGCTTCCCAATATTCCAATGTTTAAATATACACTTACATTATTATTTGCAACATCTCCAGACAGTATATTGATATAATTAGCATTAGCACTAACATTAAATCCCATGCGATTTATATTCATATATATATTCCCGTATGTAATATTACACAATCTTGATGCACTTGTTAAAATTGTGTCGTTTAGATAATTAATGTCAATATATGTTGTGTTTATACCAGTTGTATTAAAAAATGTGCTTATATTTGGAAATACAACATAATTAATGGATATTTTATTTGTTCCAGCAACAGATATACATGTTAAATGCTCAGAACCAGCTCCTGATATTATTAACGAGTTTATATTTACTACATTATTCCCAGATAAATTGAAATATGTGTGTGAATCATCATGAGATGTAGTTAGTTGGGCTGTTTCAAAAGTAATACTACATCTACCAGTACCACCAATTACATTCACAATAGCTGCTGTTGGATCTGACGTCACGCTTGAAATTATAGATTTTCCCTCTATAATATAATTAAGATTAATAATAGTGTTAAGAAATTTACCGGATCCATTTGTATTAAACACACCATATCCCCTAACATCAAAACCAAATACGCTTGAAATAACCCCATCAAATAAATAACCTGAACCAGTGTAATTAACCACGGAACCTTCCTCAAAATACCAATTAACATAATTTCTCGCTAAATTCCCAGTCATATTATAAACACCAGGTCTAACATAAACTGTTATAATTTTATTAGAGGATGCTGCAAGACCTGCTGCATCAGCTGCAGCTAGAACATCTATATATGGACCTATAAAATTTTCTACTTTACCTGGAGCAGTTCCAAATATAGCATCTACAAATACTGAATTACCCACATCCACTATTTGTGGTCCAGGAGGTCCTGTAGATCCTCCACAGCATGGTCCAGTCATTCCAGTATCGCCTTTAAATCCAGTAGGTCCAGTCATTCCAGTTGGTCCAACCATTCCAGTTTCACCTTTTATTCCGGTCGGTCCAATCATTCCAGTATCACCTTTCACACCTGTTGGGCCGGTCATCCCTGTGTCACCTTTTACACCTGTTGGGCCGATCATCCCTGTATCGCCTTTCATTCCCGTTGCACCCGTATCACCCTTTATACCTGTTACACCCGTCGGTCCAATTAATCCAGTCTCACCTCTAATTCCTGTTACACCCGTTGACCCAGTTTCTCCCTTCATACCTGTTTCACCTCTTATTCCAGTCTCACCCATCATTCCGGTTGTACCGGTTGCACCAATTGCTCCTGTTTCACCTTTTAATCCAGTCGGTCCCATTAACCCAGTCTCACCTTTTATTCCTGTAGCACCTGTTTCACCTTTTAAACCTGTTGTTCCCGTCGGACCAATTGACCCAGTGTCACCTTGTAAGCCGGTCGGTCCTTGTTGACCAGTTTCACCTTTTATTCCGGTTGTCCCAGTAGGTCCAAATGGCCCGGTTGAACCAGTATCCCCCTTTAATCCCGATGGGCCCGTTAAACCAATAGACCCAGTAAAACCAATTAATCCAGTGCTACCCTTTACACCCGTTGATCCAGTTCCACCTCTCATACCTGTTGGACCTGTTTCTCCCCTTAATCCAGTTGGACCCGTATCCCCCTTTAACCCAGTTTCGCCTTTAATTCCGGTTGGGCCGATTGCACCAGTATCACCCCTCATTCCAGTGACACCTGTTTCACCCTTCATACCTGTTGTTCCCACTGGACCCGTCTCTCCCTTTGCTCCCGTTGATCCAGTTTCACCTTTAATTCCGGTTGATCCAGTTGGACCGATTGAACCAGTATCGCCTTTCATACCTGTAGTTCCCGCTACTCCAGTTGGACCTCTCATACCTGTTGCTCCCTGTTCACCCGTTTCACCTCTCATGCCTGTAGCCCCCGCTACACCAGTTTCTCCTTTTAATCCTGTTGGTCCAGTTTCTCCTTTTAAACCCATTGACCCAGTTTCTCCTTTAATTCCTGTTGGCCCCGTATCGCCCTTCATTCCGGTTTGTCCTGTTTCACCTTTGATTCCGGTTGGTCCCGTTTCACCTTTTATTCCCGTTGGTCCAGTTTCACCATTCATTCCGGTTATTCCTGTTTCACCTTTAATTCCGGTCTCACCCTTTAATCCCGTTGCTCCGGTATCACCCTTTAAACCTATTGGTCCAGTATCACCTTTTAAACCTATCGATCCAGTTTCACCTTTAATTCCGGTTGGTCCAGTTTCGCCTTTTATCCCAGTTGGACCGATTGAACCAGTATCTCCTTTCATACCTGTAGTTCCCGCTACTCCAGTTGGACCTCTCATACCTGTTGCTCCCTGTTCACCCGTTTCACCTCTCATACCTGTAGCCCCCGCTACTCCAGTTTCTCCTTTTAATCCTGTTGGTCCAGTTTCTCCTTTTAAACCCGTTGACCCAGTTTCACCTTTAATTCCGGTTGGCCCCGTATCGCCCTTCATTCCGGTTTGTCCTGTTTCACCTTTGATTCCAGTTGGCCCCGTTTCACCTTTTATTCCGGTTGGACCAGTTTCACCCTTTATTCCGGTCGATCCAGTTTCACCCTTCATTCCCGTTAATCCAGTCGGTCCAATTAATCCCGTTTCACCTTTCATACCTGTTGATCCATTATCCCCTCTCATTCCGGTTGGACCTGTTAATCCCGTTGACCCAATTTGACCAGTTTCACCTTTTAACCCTGTAGGTCCATTAGACCCTGTAGCACCTTGAAATCCAGTAGCGCCTCTTTCACCGGTATCACCTTTTTCACCTTGAATGCCTGTTGACCCAGTATCTCCCTTAGAACCAGTAACACCATTCATTCCAGTAGGTCCAGTTAACCCTTGTGGTCCAGTAAAACCTTGTGATCCGGTCGGACCTTGTATTCCAGTAGCCCCTTGTGTTCCAGTAACACCTTGTATTCCTGTTTCACCTTTTAAACCAGTAACACCTTGTAATCCTGTTTCGCCTTTTAAACCAGTCAATCCATATGGTCCTGTAACACCTTGTGATCCAGTTTCCCCTTTCAATCCAGTATCACCTATTAAACCTGTAAATCCATATGGTCCAGTTTCACCTCTTAAACCAGTGACACCATGTGATCCAGTATCACCCTTTAATCCAGTAGCTCCACCCCCCCCAGGTACCCCTGTAGGACCTATCATGCCTGTCTCACCGACCTTTCCAGTGACTCCTTGCGATCCTGTATCACCCTTTAAACCAGTGACTCCTTGTAATCCAGTAGCCCCTTGTGACCCAGTTTCACCTTTTGGACCAGTTTCACCATGTAATCCAGTTTCACCTTTTAGACCAGTATCACCCTTTAAACCAGTGGCACCTCTTAAACCAGTAACACCTTGTGACCCAGTTTCACCTTGTAATCCAGTAGCACCTTGTAATCCGGTTTCACCCTTTGAACCAGTTGTACCTTGAAATCCAGTTGCACCTTGAGATCCAGTTACACCTTTTAGACCAGTAACACCTTGTAAACCGGTTGCACCTTGCAATCCAGTATCACCCCTTAAACCAGTAATTCCTTGTAGTCCGGTTTCACCCTTTAGACCGGTGACTCCTTGTAATCCAGTATCACCTCTTAAACCAGTTATACCTTGCAGACCAGTAGCACCTCTTAAACCAGTTACGCCTTGTGGTCCAATTAAACCTTGCTGACCAGTATCACCTTTTAAACCAGTGACACCTTGTAACCCAGTAGCTCCCTGTAAACCAGTATCTCCTTTTTCGCCTCTCAATCCAGTTAAACCTTGTAAGCCAGTCGCACCTTGTGATCCGGTTACACCTTGCATACCGTCAGACCCAGTAGGACCTGCAATTCCCGTTATTCCAACTGGATATGGTATAATACATTTACAATCAGTACTGTCGTCATCACGATGGCATCTATTCATTATTTTCATATTACCAAATAAATAAACTACTCTATCATCCGTTAACACATCTACAAACTCAAAACTGGTTGGGATTTTACATAATTTGTATTCATTGTTTACAAATTTATAAAGTTTACATCTGTTACTCTTTATTACTAGTAACAATTTACAACTGATATTTCTGACATCATTCTCACTATACAATATTCGACCTCTTAACAATGTCATGAATTTTTTTGCAAGGAAAAAAATATTTCCATTCTTACTAATATAATCATTGATTATATTTACAATTTATTTTAATATAGACGTTTTTCCTTTCATTAATTAAATTTATTAATAATTCACGCGTCTCGTCATCCTTTACATAATCTCTCGCTTTATATAATGAATATATGTACCATTTTTCAGTATTTGCTTCCACAGATATTAAATATTTTACTATGTCATAATATTCATGTTTGGCTGCATAACATAGACACTCATCATAATAATTGTGAATATCTACTCCCTCTTCCACGAAAAATTTTAATGTGTCTAATTTATTGTTTAAAACACACAAATTCAATGATTTTTCAAATAATGTTTTGATAACTTCATTTTTAGCGCCATTTACACAACCATTTTTAATTATATTGTTATACACTATTTTAACAACATCCAGCTCACAATTTATAACTGAAGTGAATAAATATTTTTTTATCTTCTTTTTATCCATTGAGTCTATCTCACGCATGAGAAATTTTATTATTTTTTCATTGGAACCTTTTAGCAAATATAATATTCTAGCATCAAATATATTGGATGTCTCAAGAAACCTGATACTATAATAATCAAAAAATTTTACTACTTCCATATTTCCCTCTTCAATAGCACAGAAATATAAATATAATTTTAATCTATACATGAATCCACGTTCGTCACCATTGTTGTAAATAGAAAGTATATTTTCAAAATCGACAATTGACAATTTATTAATATTAGATGAAACACATTTTCCCATTTCTTCCATACTCTTCCTCAGTGTATATTCAAATGTTTTTAAATTGCCTTTTATTTCATCGAAATGACTGCTTGTGGAACATCTTAAACATGTATAATAATCTATATCTTTTACTACTCCATATAGGTAGTAAACAATTTCATTGACATAATATTTACATGCATCTTGAAGTGATATTTTTAAATATTCATTATTGTATCCAGCTTTTTCATAAAACAATTTTGCTATCTCCAAATTTCCATATTGTGTTATCATCCTTAATGCTGCATTATTATAAGTATATATATTAGCTCCTTTGTTCAATAAAAATCTTATGATATCGCTCTTATTGAAATTACATGCAAGTATTAATAATTTATCATAATCTATTTTCTCATGGTGTCCATTATCTATAAAATATTCAAACATTTCTAAATTACCGCTTAACACCGAATTTGTTAAAAAACATTTTTCAGAATGGTCAAACTAAGGTTCCGAATCCGGTATCGAAAGTATCGAAATGAAAATTTCATGACTATTCCAGCTAACTATTCTTCAATTAAATTGGTATCGTTCGATACCAAATTCGGAACATTAGGTCAAACAAGGATAATTCATTATTTTTGAAAAAATATTTGACTAGCTGCAAATTACCCGTGAAAACAGCATAATTTAAGTCTAAAACTTTGTCTCTGACGTTTACCATTGTGCATATATTACCATTTAACAAATAATATTTATTGTTTCTGTTTAATTCATAATATGATTTAATGTAATCAGAAGGGTCTTCTTTATCTAAATTGTTGAAATTGCTATTTTTATACAACTTAACAAAATCAGGATATATATCATATTCAACAATATCTCCACTATAAGTGTAAAATCTCAATGTTGTGTGCATAAACTTATCAAACCCATTATGAGATAATTATTTAATAAATCATTTGCGTTTGACGCGGCACTACTAAATCCATCTACACCATACTGTAGATTTATATGTTTATATCTGAAAAAATTCGTATTTAAAATTATCATTTCCTCACTCGGCGGGCTTACTTTTACCTTCTTCTTTTCAAGAATTATAAATTTTTTATCCTGTTCATCACGGTCATATGCATCATAAGTATATCTTTCAATATCTGCTATCTCTTCTCTTCCATTTATATATCCAAAATTGTTTTCTAACCAGCGTTCTTTAAGTGAACCAAAAGAATTATGCGCTATTGCTATTTCATAAGGAAGATAAATTATAAATATTTCTAATATATTGTAATTTGTGAGAACCTCGTTAATGTTTTCTCTGTTGACATATACGCCAGCCAAATAAAATTGCACATCTTCTGCATCTGCATATATCAAAAAATTAATATATTTCTCCAACAATTCATTTGTAAATATGTATTTTCCTTCCTTGTTTATTTCAACATAAATTTCCAACATGTCTTTGTCTAATACATCTGTCAACTTGACGTTTTTATCAATCTCTCTTATATGTTTGACTATACCCAGATCTTCAAAGACAGTATCATCATTTATATTCTCGTCCATAATAAAGAAAATTTATACTTAAAATTAAAAAATTATTGTTTACAATTTTCACCGTTATTAACATAAATCACTGTTTAAAAATTATATTTAATTGCTGATTTTTATTTTCTTAAATTGAATTTTTAACAATGATAGCAGTGGGGAGAAGAGTGGGTTCAATAGATCCATCTTTGGAAGGTTTTGATAATATTTTATGTTTGACTAAATCAACACCGTATGGTTCTTTAAGTCCATATGTATTGACAAATGAAGTTACTTTGTCAAACGGTTTTAAAATAAATGCAAATTTGGAAAATATATGGCAGTTTTCTAAATTGTACCCGGTCGTAAACGAATCTATTCAAAGAAAATCAAAGTTTGACAGTACAATCATTTGGAATCATCCATTTGAAGTACATATTAAAGATGGTGTCATTCAAAAAGAATATTGGTTATGGAGAGACAAAGGATTTATCACTAAAGAGCCCATAAGATATCCTGTTGGATTTAATGATAGAGCAAAATGTATATGCTCATTACACTTCGAAAATGGTCAATGGGAGTTTTTGAATTATATTGATTCTAGAAAAAAGACATATCTTCCAAATTATCTCAAATCTCTGGATAATTTACATGTAAAAAGTGATGGTTATAAAAAGCTAAACGCTTTAAGGGACAAGTTGAAAAATGGTAAAAATATCCTCATTATCGAAGTTGATGGACCACATTATGAATCTTTGAATTATTACAAAGAAAAATATTCCGTAGATGATGACTTTATTCTTCCACATAATATGTCAATAATTGATAAAAATAAAATTGGATATTTTCTTAAACGATGATAAACATCCATTTGGACATGGTTATTGTTTGGCATGGAAATTATTATACGAGATCGAAAAATAGTATATTACATTTTTGATATATGTACATTGTACATATATATGAATATTTTTGTTTGCTTCATATCTATACGCTTGGCATATTCGTATAATCTATTTTACTTTTAAAAAATAAAATAGGTTTCATGTGATTTTCATTACTTTTAACAGAAATAAATATATGTTCCTTATTATGTGTATTCTTGTACTTATATAATTTGCTTCCTTTAATATATTCATATTCATTTTTATTCCCACATATTATTGTGGGTATATGTTTAAAAAATTCAACTATTTCGTCTATTTTATCCTTTTTCACGCGTGTCGTACGATTATAAAATACCATAACTCCATCTATATCTTCTTCATAACTTTCAATAAAATTTTCATAATTTTCGAAATTTGCCTCAATTAAGTTGAACTCTTTTGATTTTGTTTCATAAATTGTATTTGTAATTTCATTTGTGGGAACATGATTTACAATAAATTCTGCATTTATAATTCTATTAATGTATGAAGTTTTTCCACTATTATGGTTTCCAACTACAAGTATATTCTTTTTGAACATGTCTGTGATTAATGTTCCGAATCTGGTATCGAAAAAAATTTTCGAGACTACTCTAACAAACTATTCTTCAAAAAAATTGGTATCGAACGATACTAAATTCGGAACCTTATCTGTGATAATTCGATATAATTCTTTATTTAAAAAATTTTTTAAAATAAACCATGTTTTTTGTCCTTCAGTGAAGAGCTGGAAGGGGTTATCTTCATTTTTTACATTTTTTTTATTATTTACCTTAAATTTATCTTAATTTCAAAGAAAAAAATTTTTATTTTTTTGAGACTACACATGCAATACACAATAATATTATAAAAGGAATTGATAATATCCATAAAACAGAAATAGCTATAATTCTCGGTTTATAATAATCTTCAAACACATCATTATAAACAGGTGCATCTGTTATATAATAATAAATAACATTGTTAATCAAATATGTACACTCCATCTTTTTATTATCAATTGTGTAAAATGTGGCGGTATAGCATGGATTCCAATCACATTTGAACATTTCAGATCCAACATCATTTTTGAGTTCGTAGTTATATGTTATGGATCCTTCAACACCAGTTTTAATGTTTAATTTAACATTATCAGGTATGATAACTGTTAAATTTGTAGATGAATATTGCATACAATCAACATCTTTTATCATCCTTAAATATATTATTCTATCTCTGGAAAAGAAACCAGTGAAAATAATTGCAGCTATAAATGTTAAAAATGTAATTAAAACTAACAACGCTATTACCCATTGTTTAAAGAATAAAGAGCCGTTAGCTTTAGAGGTTGTTCCTTTCTCAGAGTCCATTGTTTGTATGTAATTTATTTTTAAAAATTTCTAATTTTTGCGATAATTTTGATATTTCATTAGTATAGACCAGACTTACAAAATTAAAAAAATTTGTGACTAACAATGAGTATAGAATGTAAGATATCATCGTTTGTAAAAGCATTAGAAAATAATAACTTAAAAACATGTGAGGAGATAATGTTGTCCATAAATATAAAATTATATGGTCACATACTGTCATCATTCATATGTAATAGTGGAAATTACAATTTAATGATCATATTGTTAAATTTGGGACTGGATGTAAATCATGAAGATATTTTAGGATATTTTCCACTGATAACCGCTTCAGAATATGGACATCTTAATATAATAAAATTATTGATAAAAAACGGAGCAGATATTGACAAAAAGAATAAATCAAAAGAGACAGCAATTGGTATTGCTTACAAATTTAAACACTATAACATTGTTAAATTTTTAGTTGTGTCGCATGCAAATATAGACGATATTGACAAATTTAACAATTCATTGATTGGAAAAGGCATGTATTGAGGAAGATTATAATATGGTCAATTATTTGATTTTGAAGGGAGTGGATATCAATAAATATGATATGAGAGGTGATACTATTTTAACAATTGGCTGTAGACGCAATAATTGCAATATCGTTCAATTATTATTGGTTAATGGAGCAGATATTGAATTAAAAACAAGAGACAGGTTAAATCCTGTGTTGACAGCGTGTAAATTCGACAATCTCAATGTTGTTAAATTGTTAGTATATGCTGGATGTAATTTAAATGTTTTGGATAGTGATGGATCTTCACCTATAATGTTAGCCTGTTTAAATCATAATTATAAAATAGTTGAATATTTGATTAGTGTCAATGCTGGCTTGAATTATATAAATGATGATGGTGATACAATTTTAACGATATCATGTAGAATAGGCCATATACTTATTGTTAGATCACTTATATACAAATCTGTTGATATTCACCATAAAAATAAAAAAGGATATACTGGATTCTTACTTGCATGTAAGTATGGGAAAGAATATGGTGATAAATATGGCAAAAATAAAAGCAATGATTATATTTATATTTTAAAAATGTTGATAGCTGCCGGATATGATTACAGTGTACATAAGAACGATGTCTACTACAAATATTTTGAAGATGTCATTGAAGCATATGTTATGAGCGCTAAATACGAGAAAATGAAATGTATTTTACGCTAACCTACATTGTAATTTTTTATTACATTTATAACATTTATGAATAATAACTTATTATTCATTTGTGTATTGTCAAAATTAATAAGGAATTAAGTTAAAAATTTTCAAAAAAAAATGATCAAAATATTCAGTAGTAATATTAATGGTCTAGTATTGATCAACGGATGTAGTGTTATAAATAACTACCTGACCATTTCAGGTTATCTTGCAAACATTAGACATGTAAATGATGATAATATGTTTGATATTTCTAAAATATTAATTGTTATTGATATGAACAAAAGAATCATCATTATTTATGATAAATTAGACATAAATCTACTTACAATTGTAGATGATAATATATACTGTATTATTGATGGTAATATTGACATATATAATTTCGATATTGTAACTGTCCCAGATAATGCTCGTCGATGCGTTCTTCTCAATAAAATTGGACATAGTCAAAAGATCGTAGCTGATACTTTTCAAGATGTTATCATTTCAATTGATGAATTGGTTGACAACAAAATATATAAGCTAAACAATGAAATTTATTATTGTGTATATAATAATTTAGCGCAGGAAAAAATATGTTCCAGATTTATTTTTAGAAAACTGAAAGATAACAGCAAATATCTAACCGTCAAATTATCATGTGATCATACATCAGTTGAAAAATCAGAATATAATTTTGTTATAAATCTACCATTTGAAAGTTGTCACACTCTCTCTCACAATGATACATTAATATTTTATGATGATTACTCTACATACATAAAGGTTAATTTAAACACTGGAGAATTTAAATCAATGAATATCGAACGTATATATAACGATACAAAAATACATTCACATATATGTAATATACATATAAGTAGTGCATATATAAGCAGTACGCAAATAATAGGTGATTATGAAGTGTTATGTCAATATGGAGATATATCGCATGTGACTGACGTTGATAACAGAACAAAAATTATATATAATTTTATAGACGACACTTTCGAAATCTTAAAATTTTACAAACATATAGTGGTTATGAAATTATTTACGTATAATGGAAGGAAACATTATATTATTGTAGACAGAAGTTTTGAGTTTAACATCTTTGTGAAGGAGGGCGACTATATAAAAAGTATATGTGATGTTATGAAAGATGATTTCATTATTACTATAGGAACAGAAAATGAAAAAGTGGGGATGTCTTTTAATTTATTGATGATGAAAAGTTATTTCATTAATTCGTTATTTAACGATCTTAAAGGGAACATTAAAAGTGAATTAATATCTGACAATTTTAAAAATATTACATTATATAAAGATTTTATTGAAAATAATAAATATGACACTGATAGCTTGTATGATTTATACGTGATAGCGAATTATATGCAAGATTGCAATATAAATTATTTGGCAGAAATTATTATTTCACATGTGAATCAAAATGATATTGATATTGATAAATCATTTAAATATTTGGAATCATTGCGTACCAGCACATGTGATGAACAATTTCTTGTATTAATATATACTATATTCAAAAAATACGACAATTCTTTATTTTTAAACATGATATCTGATGAGAATTTACTGTTGAACAATTATATACGCAAAGTGTTAAAGTTTGAATTAAATAATTTATTCTTGGAAAAAACTGAGAACATAATAGATCAAAACAATAATAATGATAATTTATTTAAAGCTCTAAATTCAGCTTTAAAAATTAGTATATAATATATGTAAACACAAGTGTGGCTATGCCATATTTATTGAAGATTTTGAAAATATTGTCGAAAAGCATATGAAAAGAGACTGATATGAGAAAATTGACATGAAATTAAGTTAAAAAAAATTTCAAAAAAAAAAATGATTAAAATATTCAGCAGTAACATTAATGGTCTAGTATTATTTAAAGGATGTAATATTATAAACAATTATTTGGTTATCTCATCTTATCTTGCAAATATTAAAAATGTGGATGGTTGTAATACATTTAATATTTCAAGAATGTTAGTTGTTATAAATATGAAAAAAAGAATCACCATTACTTGTGAAGAATTGGACACTAATATAATTTCAATTGTTGATGATATGATATACAGCTTTAAGGACGGTAATATTGATACACATAATTTTAGTGTGAAAACCATTTCGGATGAAATACGTCAAATTGTTTATCTCAATAAATTTGAAGATGGTCAAAAAATTATAGGCAACATCCTTGAAAATAATGATATCCCAATTGATAATTTGGTCGACAGTATTATATATAAGCTAAACGGTGAAATTTATTATTGTGTATATTCTAATTTACTATTAGATGATACTCGTGATAAATTTATTTTTAGAAAACTGAAAGATAACAGTAAATTTATAATTGTTAGATTATCATGTGAGAATATATCGGTCGAGAAATCAGAAGATGATTTTATTATATGTTTACCATTTGAAAGTTGTCAGACGCTCCATCACAATGATACTTTAATATTTTTTGATAAATCCTCAACATACGTTAAAGTGAATGTGAATACAGGAACATTTAATTCAATGGATATCAAACATATATGGAACAGTACAAAAGTATATTCACGTATAAGTGATATAAAAGTGGCAAGTAATTATGAAATTCTGATACAATATGGACCTATATTACATGATTCAGATGTTGATAATAGAACAAAAGTTATATATAACTTTATTGACGATAGTTTTGAAATTCTAAAATTTGATAAATACATTGTGGCTATAAGATTATTTATTCATAATGGAAGAAAGTACTACATTATTGTCGATAAAAGCTTTGAGTTTAGCATTTACGTGAGAGAAAGTGATTATTTTAAGAACATATGTGATGTTATGAATGATAATTCCACTATTACAATAGGAACTGAATGTGAAAAAGTGGAGATGTCGTTTGGTTCATTAATGAAGAAGAGTTATTTTATTAATTCATTGTTCAACGATCTTAAAAAGAATGATAATAATTCACTAATATCTGACAATTTCAAGAACATAAGTATATACAAAAAATTCGTTGAAAATAAGGAATATGATGCGGATAATCTATACGACTTATATGTAATAGCAAATTATATGCAGGATTGTGATATAAACTATTTGGCAGAAATTATTATTTCTCACGTTAGGGAAAGTAATATTAGTATTGAAGAATCATTTAAATATTTAGAATTATTACGTACCAGTACATGTGATGAACAGTTTATAGTGTTAATACATGTTGTATTCAAAAAATACGATAATAACCTATTTTTAAGCATGATATCTGATGAAAAATTGTTGCTGAATAACTATATACGTAAGACATTGGAATATGAATTAAAACAATTGTCTCTGGGTGTAAATAATATTGATGATAATAAAGATCAGAAAAATTTCTTTAGTGTGCTAAGAGATACTTTAAAGTTAATTAATTCATAATATATATGAATATAAATCTAATTACGACAAATTTATTAAATTTGTCATAATATAAATTTACTTTTAGTAATAAAATGTTGAACATATTCAAACATAACATTCACGGTATTATGACTCTCAATCCGTATAGTGTGGTAAATAACAATTTAATAATTTCATTATATGTCAGAAAATATATAAATGTGAGTGATTATAATACTTTTGAAATATCTAGTATTATGCTGGCTATTGATATGAATAAAAGAGACATTATTATTTATGATACATCCGATTCACATCCGATATCAATCATAGATGATAATATGTATATTTATGAGAGGAATGGCCTTGTTAGGCAAAATATTAAAATTGAATATGCGTCAGATTTTGGCCACTATTTTATATTTCCTAAAAAATTAGAAAAATGGCAATCTATTGTAGATGATAATTTTGGAGGTATTCGTTCCGCAATTATCGGAAGGTTTTATAAATTAAAAAATGATATTTATTATTATGTTAAAGTAACAAACGGTGGTGTAGATGATCCCATAGCTAAATATATTTTCAGGAAATTTGAGGATAACAGTGTGTACTTAACTGTTAATTTATCAATGGATGACACATCTGTTAATGTAACAAATGGTGAATATATTATAAATTTATCATTTGAAAGCTGTAATATTCTACATCATAAAAATACATTAATATTTTTTGATGAAGTTTCGTGTTACGTGAAAGTTGATTTAGATAGCTGTACATTTAAAGTTATGAATATGGAAGTAATGTCAGATAATAAATTCAATAGAATAATTATCAGTGATTGTGAAATATTGTGTCAGTATGGAGATGATCCAATTATTATCAATGATGGTAAAATTATGTCAGATGTTGATAATAGGGTAAAAATTATATACAATTTGTTTAATGACACTCACGACATTTTAAACTTTAACAAATATATTGAGACTATGAGATCATTCATATATAATGGGAAAAAACATTATATTATTGTTGATGTTAATTTCAATCTTGATATTTATGTAAGGGAAATAGATTATTTCAAAAACATATATAATCCACCTAAAACATTTGAGAAAGATTCCATAATTACCATTGGTACCAAAGATGAGAATGTGGCTATATCGTTTGACTTACTTGTTAATAGAAGTTATTTTATTAATTCATTACATGATGTTTTAAAAGGAAACAGTGAGGATGTATTGATATCTAACAATTTTAAGAATGTAACTCTGTACAAAAAATTTGTTGAGGAGAGAAAATATGATGATGAAAATTTGTACGATTTATATGTGATAGCGAATTATATGCAGGATTGCAATATAAACTATTTGGCAGAAATTATTATATTGTATGTGAAACAGAATGATATAGATATTATCGAGAGTTTTAAATATCTGGACCTGTTGCATAGTAGCACATGTGATGAACAATTAACTGTCTTAATACATGTTGTTTATAAAAAATACAATGAAATTTTATTTCTGGAAATGATTGCTGACACAAAATTGTTGTTGAATAATTACATATATAAAGTATTGAAGAATTAATTGAAATATGCTCCTGAGCAAATAAGTAAATGTATTGCTCTTATTAATAGATCTGAATATTTTTGAATACATGTCTATTAATAATTAATATGTATATTAAATTATTTTTTTAATAATAAAATGTTGAACATACTTAAACAACATGTTTATGGTATCATGAGTATCAATTCATGCTATGTAGTGGGCAATAGTTTGATCATTTCATCACATGTTGGAAGTACCACAATTGTAAATGGTTATAATAAATTTAAAATATCCACCGACTTGATAGTTATTGATATGAACAAAAGAATAATGATCATTAATTATCCAACCAATTTCAATCCATTATCGAGTATAGATGATAGTGTATATATTTATAAGAGAGATGATCTTATTATGAATAAAATTAAAATTGAATATTCACAACCTTATGGTTACAGTTTGAATTTTCCCAAAGATTTAGAAGTGTGGCAAGCGATTATGGATAATGATTTTGTAAATAATCGTGTAACAACTATTATTGGAGTTTTTAAACTAAAAAATGATATTTACTACTGTGCAAACTTGGCGGGTGATAATGAGGGTGTAATCTACAACAAATTTATTTTTAGAAGATTTGAAGATAACAGTGAACTCCTAACCGTTAATTTATTAATGCTAAATGTATCTGTTATTAAGTCTGATAGTAAATTTGTTGTAAATTTACCATTCAAAAATTGTAAAATTTTGCATGATACAGATACATTAATATTTTTCGATAGAATTTCACAGTATGTAAGGGTTAATTTGAATACAGGAATATTTAAAATTGTTAACATAGAGGGTTTGTCACCTAATGTGAAAAATATAGAAGATTATGAACATTTTAAAACTATAACTGTAGAGGATATGTCTGGTGATAAACATGATGTAATGATCATTAGTGATTATGAAATATTATATCAGTATGGAAGTAAACCGGATCCAATTGAAAATATTGAAAATGGTAGTTATGTAAGTGATGTTGACAATAGAAGAAAAATCATATATAATTTACTTGATGATACTCATGAAATTTTTAATTTTGATAAGTATGTTGTGGCTATGAATATATTCATATATAATGGGAAAAAACATTATATAATTGTTGATATTAATTTTAATCTCGATATTTATGTGAAAGAGAATGATTATTTTAAAAACATATATAATCCCCCAGTGACATTAAAAAAAGATTCCTTTATTACCATAGGATCCGAAGATGAAAATGTAAAAATACCATTCGACCTACTTATCAATAGAAGCTATTTCATTAATTCACTATTTGAAGTTTTAAAGGGAAACAGTGAAGATGTGTTGTTATCCAGTAATTTTAAAAATATATTTTTGTATAAAAATTTCGTGGAGGAAAGAAAATACGATGTTGAAAATTTATATAATCTATATGTGATTGCAAATTACATGCAGGATGTCAATATAAATTATTTGGCAGAAATTATTGTATTATATGTGAAACAGAACGATATTGATATTTACGAAGCTTTTAAATATTTAGAACTGCTACACAGTAGCACATGTGATGAACAATTAACTGTTCTAATATATATCATTTATAAAAAATATGATGAATTTTTATTTTTAGAAATGATTGCTGACACAAAATTGTTGTTGAACAATTATATATATAAGGTGTTGGAAAATGAGTTGAAATATAAACCTGATCAAATAAATATTAACTAATTAATAATATACAAAATTTTTAAATACAAATCTAGCTATGCCAGATTTATTATTTTTTTATAATTTTTTGTAAGGTTACGACTTCATACACTTTTGCAAAATATCAAAAACACTGATTTTATATTAATATTGTTCATATGACATATTACAAAATAACAAAATATAAAATTATATTTTTAATAATAAAATGTTGAAAATATTCAGTGATCGTATCAATGATATTGTGTCTATCGATTCATGTAATATAGTGAAAAATAATTTGATTATTTCAATACGTGTTGGGGATATTGTAAATGAGAGAGGTTACAATGTTTTTATATTATCTAGTATACTGTTGGCCATCGATATGAATAAAAGAATCAATATCGTCTATGAGCCACTTAATTCACATTTTTCATCGATCATAGATGATAATATGTATATTTCTATAAGAGATAATCTTACTATACAAAACGTTAATGTTGAACACTCACCAGATTATGGTTACCATTTTATATTTTCTAAAATTTTAGAAAGAGAGCAAACAATTATAGATAATAATTTTAAAAATATTATGTTTATCAAAATATCACGTAATTCAAAGGATGATATTTATTATTGTGTAAATGTGGTAGATGATTATTCGGATGTACCTTACAATAAATTTATTTTTAGAAGATTTGAAGATGATAGCGTATATCTAATAGTTAATTTATTGATGGAAAATGTGTTCGTTGATAAATCAAGTAGTTAATTTGTCATAAATTTACCATTTAAAAGTTGTGATATTCTACATCATGAACATACGTTGATATTTTTTGATAAAATTTCATCTTATATAAGAGTTGATCTGGATAGTGGAATATTTAAAATTGTGAATATAAGAGAAATGATAGGAGGATCGTTGGGCATGAAAGATGTGAAAATTATCAGTGATTATGAAATATTATGTCATTATGGAGATAAACCAATTTTTTATGAAAATGGTGAACTTGTAACAGATGTTGACAACAGAAGAAAAATTATATATAATTTATTTGATGATACTCATGAAATTTTGAATTTTAACAGATTTATCACAGTTATGAAAACATTCATATATAATGGGAAAAGACATTATATAATTGTTGATATTAATTTTAATTTCAATATCTATGTGAATGAAAATGATTATTTCAAAAGTATACATAATCCTCCTGCGATATTCGAAAAAGATTCAGTTATTACAATAGGAACCAAAGATGAAAATGTAAAGATATCATTGTACCTACTCATTAACAAAAGTTATTTCATTAATTCATTACGTGAAGTTTTAAAGGGAAATAACGAAGATGTATTGATATCTAACAATTTTAAGAATATAATTGTGTATAAAGAGTTTGTGGAGGAAAGAAAATACAATATTAAAAATTTATATGATTTATATGTAATAGCAAATTATATGCAGGATTACAACATAAATTATTTAGCTGAAATTATTGTGTTGTATGTAAAACAGATGAATATTGATATTAATGAAGCTTTTAGATATTTGGAGCTGCTGCATAGTAGTACATGTGATGAACAATTAATTGCTTTGATATATGTTGTTTACAAAAAAATACGATAATTCGTTATTTTTAAATATGATATCTGACAAAAGGTTACTGCTAAACATTTATATACATAAAATGTTGAAAAATGAATTAAATGATATGATGGATGATGAATGTATTACACTTGTTAATGGTTTAAATATTAATTAATTGGTAATTGATAATTGAATACAAGTTTAGCTTTGCTAAATTTATTAAAATTACATTTTATTGTATATAGATTGACACGCCATCAGATATATAATCATGATATTTTTAAGGTTTTCATCGTTTTTCTTGATTTCATTATTATATTCATCATGTAATTCATTCAACAATCTGTCAATTACATCATCGTCTGTATCTTTTTCTAATATATCATTTACATTAAATCCCTCTGGTATATTATCTACAAAATCTGCATATGAATCTGTCAAATCAATCAGATCTTTTTCATAATTATCATTTACATTTGATGAATTAGTGAATTCGAGTACATTATCACAGAAATAGTCATTATCAGAATCTAGTAAATTATTGACAGCTGTATTGGAAGATTTAAAATTAGGAGGATTGTAATTGTATGATGATGAAGATGTGGATGAACATGGTATATTATCAAATCTAGATTTTCTGGAAGATTTAATTTCAAAAGATCTCTTCAATAAATTAATGAAAAATGGATCATCCTTACGAGTTTCTAGAAGCTCATATTTATAATTCATTGTTTCCCTAGCTGATTCATCTTCTGGTTCATATAGAATTTTACCCTTATCTTTTAACCTACTTAAAGATAATTTTCCCTTAATCCTATTAATCTCGCGTGTGGTATTTTCTTCCCATTCATTAAGGTACTGTCTTGATGAAGCCCTACCTTCATTATTTGCTCTATTAAATATTTTTTCAGCATAATGATTCCATTCAGCATAAGATACATGAGGATTTGCTAATGTATACTGTATTAAATGTACCTCAAATTTATTAGGGTTTGTTCTTAAAGCTACCTCATTATCATAGATTATTACTTCTCTATCCTTTTTATTAGTTGATTTTTTATTTCCACTTCCTAAAGGCCTACCCCTTGGCTTTTTATTTAACCTTTCCTGTTCTTTTTCCTCTTCGGTTTTGTTCTTACTACCGATGGGTCTACCAGGGCCTATATTCCGATTAATTCTTAATGGTGGAGGAAATTTGGTAATTGATTCAACAGGTTCGGGAATTGGTACATCTTGGACAAGAGACTTATAATAACCAGTATCAAGCTTCTTACTAGAATTGGCCAATAGTGATTCATTATCATTAAGATTAATATTGTTAATTTTTGGTGGTGATAATAATCTTAACTTAGCATAATGTACATTAATTCTATCTACTAATGGGTTTGAAATATTAAAATGACTTGTAGATTTCTTACATGGTACCATTTGAATTTTTGGAAGAGTTGACATAGTCCATGTTTGAGAGGTATCATTATTTACATTATTTACAGATGATCCAGAATTTATATTATTATCAATTGACCTAGTATTTACATTATTTGCTGATGAATCATTATTGTTTAATTTACTATTTACATTATTTACAGATGAACCAGCATCAATATTATTATTACATATCCTAATATTTACATCAGTGTTGGTGAGAGAGTCTGCATATAAATTTTTGATAAATGATTTAAGCTTCTCATTATTGTTTGCACTATTATTTACATTTTTGTCAATAAGTGAACCAGCACATATGTTTTTGATAGTTGACCTAGTATTTACATTAGATTTAGATTTAAATTTAGGCGAACCAGCACCTTTAGAATTAGTATTAAGTGAACCAGCACTTTTCTTTTTGTACAAATCAATATGGTAAGTAGTATTATCACATTGATCATTATTTAACACATCCCTAGGAGTGTCGTCTATAATACATTCGTCACCGACATTTTTGATGTCGGTAACTTTATCGTCGGTATCCTTAAAGGGAGAAGATTTTCTCCCTCTCTTTTTACCTTCAAATATAATATTATCAGGAATCTTATATCCGCCGATAGTGAATTCGGGATTTGGTTGTGCCTCAAATCCCGTAATAATACCCTTAACTGGCGTCTATAGGGGAAGGTTGTCTAGACTTCCTTCCCTTTTAATAATAGTTTGGGTATGGAGGATTTCCCACAACTTACCAATATTATGAATAGTGGTAAGATTATGAAATTCTACTTCCTCCATCCTCTTATGTTCATTGGTGACAATTTTGTCTTTCTCCATATTGTATTCATCATTGATGAACTCACACACATATGGAGAAAGACTGTCAACCGCGATTGTATCAATGTGGTCATTGATTCTTTTTAATAAATCGCTAGAGGATCTAATTCTGTCGCTCATAGTGATTTATACCTTTTATATTTTAATTTGTATTTAAGATGAAAAAATTTTTCAATTTTAGAAAAATTTTTTTATTTTTTTTTGATTTTACTTTGTGGTACAGTTAAAATATTACTGATATTTTGTACGTTCGATATTCATGGATTGGCGATGTAGTTGTAATTATAAGAGTGAATAAATTGGTTGTTATGGAATTTTAACGATATGTTGTGTATGTTATTGAAATGGTGTATAAATATGGTAGCAGTGTTATCATAAAATTATGTTATCAACTAAATGGATATGTCTATTTGGTGGAATGGCGTGTAAATCTAAAAATTTTAATATATAACTATTATACAACGTTTATTGTATGTGTAAATTTATTGAAAAATTTACATTGTTTTATGTGAGAAGAGCGAGTTAAATATGATTGAAATCCATTTTAATGTTGATAAAAAATTTTCCGATATACAATTTTATTAATGTAAAATGTGAATGATCTTAACAAACATGATGTGATTTCTCACTAGTTATTTCACGCTGAAGCGTGAAACAATTAGCGAGAAAACCTATCGTTATACTGTTATGTTTATTCAAATTTTACATTTCTTAATAATTATTAGTCATACCTCATATGAGCAATGTAAATAATACTGTGCTTACACATAGGAAACATCCACTTACGCGATCTGCTATTCGGATTTTTGGGAATATTGTTCTTAGAGCAACACTGTGCTTGCGCACAGAAGACGCTCGCTTACGCGAGCTGCTATTCGGTTTTTTTAGAATACCGTCCTTAAAACAACACTGTGCTTGCGCACAGGAGACGCTCGCTTACGCGAGCTGCTATTCGGTTTTTTTAGAATACCGTCCTTAAAACAACACTGTGCTTGCGCACAGGAGACGCTCGCTTACGCGAGCTGCTATTCGGTTTTTTTTTTAGAATATTGTTCCCAAAACAACACTGTGCTTGCGCACAGGAGACGCTCGCTTACGCGAGCTGCTATTCGGTTTTTCTAGAATATTATTATTAAAGCAACACTGTGCTTGCGCACAGGAGACGCTCGCTTACGCGAGCTGCTATTCGGATTTTTAAGAATATTATTATTAAGGCAACACTGTGCTCGCGCACAGGAGACGCTCGCTTGAGCGAGCTGCTGTTCGGATTTTTAAGAATATTATTGTCAATGTAATGTTATTCAATGTTCCACAATTCAGTTATAATAGAAATCGAAAATAATTTAAATAGTGTATATGACAATTAATTCCATTATATATTGATAGATTTCTTTATGAAAATTTATTAACATAAAGCTGATTCAATCTTAAAAACATATATTCAAAAATAAGGACTAGCAACACTGTATAGGAACAGTCTATGTAATATTTAAATAAAAATATTCCTATTATTTTTATTTATTATATTTAATTATTTTTTTATATTAATAAATAAAATAACTATTTAAATGTATAAAATAAATATAGACTGTTCTTATACAATATAATTAGAATGAATTCAAATGATGTAAAAATTGTGATTAAACCACTACATGTTGAATAGATTTCTCATAGAGGAATCTATTCAGCCCAATATTTTTCTAATCATGAAAATTATATTTTTGAATAAATACTAGTTACACTGTATAAAACAATCTATACAGTTTCTAATTTAAGTGATACAAATAATAATTTATTACATTATATGTTGATATGTTTCTCTTACGAGAAACATATCAATCTAATGTTAGTTCAGTCTTAAAATTTTATATCTAAATTTAAGAACTAACAACACTGTATAGGAACAGTTTATCTAGTATTTAATCAAAAGTATTCCTATTATTTTTATTATATATATTAATTTATTTTATTATATTAATAAATAAAATAATAATTTAAATATATAAAATAAATATAGACTGTTCCTATACAATGTAATTATAATAAATTCAAATGTTGTAAAAATTATGATTAAACCACTACATGTTGAATAGATTCCTCTTTGAGGAATCTATCCAATCTAATATTTTTATAATTATGAAATTTACATTTCTGAATAAATACTAGCTACACTATATAAAAATGTCTATATAGTTTTCCAATTTAAATGGTGTAAATAATAATTAATTCAGCTATATGTTGATAGATTTCTCTTACGAGAAATCTATCAATTTGAAATTAATTCAATCTTGAAATTTTATATCCGAAATTAAATACTAGATAGACTGTATAGGAACAGTGTATGTAGTTTTTATTTAAAAATATTCCTATTATTTTTATTATATATATTAATTTATTTTATTATATTAATAAATAAAATAATAATTTAAATATATAAAATAAATATAGATTGTTCCTATACAATGTAACTAGAATGAATTCAAATAATGTAAAAACTGTGATTAAACTATTACATGTTGAATAGATTCCTCAAAGAGGAATCTATTCAACCTAATATTTTTCATAATCATGAAATTTACATTTCTGAATAAATACTAGTTACACTGTATAAAATAGTCAATACAATTTCCATTTTAAATGGTGTAAATAATAATTGTTTCAGCTATATGTTGATAGATTTCTCGTAAGAGAAATCTATCAATTTGAAATTAATTCAATCTTGAAATTTTATATCCGAAATTAAATACTAGATAGACTGTATAGGAACAGTGTATGTAGTTTTTATTTAAAAATATTCCTATTATTTTTATTATATATATTAATTTATTTTATTATATTAATAAATAAAATAGTAATTTAAATATATAAAATAAATATAGACTGTTCCTATACAATGTAACTAGAATGAATTTAATTAATGTAAAAGATGTGATTAAACTATTACATGTTGAATAGATTACTCTGTGAGTAATCTATTCGATCTAATATTTTCATAATCATAAAATTTACATTTTTGAATAAATATTAGTTACACTGTATAAAATAGTCAATATAGTTTTCATTTTTAAATGATATAAATAATAATTGTTTCAGCTATATGTTGATAGATTTCTCTTACGAGAAATCTATCAATTTGAAATTAATTCAATCTTGAAATTTTATATCCGAAATTAAATACTATTAACATTGTATAGGATCAGTCTATCTAATATTTATTCAGAAATATTCTTATTATTTTTATTATATATATTTAATTATTTTATTATATCAATAAATAAAATAACTATTTAAATATATAAAATAAATATAGACTGATCCCATACAATGTAACTAGAATAAATTCAAATAATGTAAAAACCGTGATAAAATCATTACATGTTGAATAGATTCCTCAAAGAGGAATCTATTCAACCTAATATTTTCATAATCATAAAAATTACATTTTCGAATAAATATTAGTTACACTGTATAAAACAGTATATATAGTTTTCAATTTAAATAGTATAAATAATAATTGTTTTCATTCCATGTTGATAGGTTTCTCGTAAAAAATTATCAATTTAGTATCAGTACAATCTTTAAAATTTACATTTGAAAATGAATATCAGTTATCCCATCCTATTCCAAATGATAGCATACTAAAAGTAAAGGTTATCTGAATTTTTTAATATTGTCCCACAGTAACCTAGAAGATTTTCACTTATAAAATACTAGGTGTTGAAGTATCTAATATTTTGAGGCTACCATCAATATGTCAAAATTATAACTATCCAGTTGTATTCGACAAACAACATATAAAATTATGTAATAGATTATAATCTGCATTTATATCTATTATACATCGTATAGCAGATAATATATATATGGCTTGTCGTAAAGTTACCAATATCCATAAATTTTAAGTACAAGCTACCATCCAGAATATTAATCATATTAATCATTATCAAGAATATATAACAAGATGGTTATTTACAATGTTGAAATTGATTATTGAACATACATTGATATACACATTTGATATTCCTGAATTGTTAGTAATACAATATTTTTATATACCTACAACCCCTCATTTTAGACTGTGTTGATTATCCATATTCCTCAAGAATTCCGGAATTTTTTTGATAACTATCTAAAAAGTACGATTTTTGACTTCATGAAGACGGAATGGACATGTTACAAAAGTAACCAATTTTTAACTTTCTGTATGTATATACAGAAAAAATTTTAATTAAAAAATTTTCTGGAAAATTTCCAGAAAATTAAAATGTTGATGTCTAAAATAGCAGAGATACAGATATGTAAATTTTCACAAATATCATACAACAGAAATTATACTACATAAATTGATATAGTATAATACGAACGGCATCATATTTTACCAAATATCATGAGGTTACGAGTCAATTGAGAATGTATATTAATTATCATTGTATATTAATTATCATTGTATAATATTTGTGTGTACACATAATAGTATATAATTATCAAACGTGTTATACTAACAAATTTATCATTCACATATAAAAATCACCATAATTTTACATATGATTCACTTCAAGAATCAGCTTTTTACCATGTCGACAATGATCAATAAAACACATTAATAAACATATTCAGCATTGTCATGATGTTAATAGTACAATATATTTATATGTTTATTATCCTCACGTTTTGGGAGGTGTAGATGATTCATATTTCCTAGAAAATCTGGAATTTTTTGATAACTGTCCGAAAATTCCAGATTTGGTTTCATGAAAACGATATAAGGGGGTGATAATGGTGCCTAATTTAGTATGTGTGAAATATTAAGAAAATATTCAAAGAAACAGATCGAACATAAGTTATATTCGATCATATATAACATTAAAATTTCTCCAAATAGAGCTCTATTACTTGTTTACTAAAATCATCCTAAAACAAAATATCATCATCTTAATGTTAAAAGCTAGTATCTTTCATTTATTAGAATTATCTTAAAATGGAATAATTAATTGTTTTAACGTCATGTGTTAATACATCTTGTTTAATATAATTATCCTAAATTAAGATGTAGTGCAAATTAATTAATTGTCTTGGCGTTTAACTCCGACATCTCTCGTTTATTAAATCAATTTAAAATCATTCTGAAACAAGATACCCTGTCTCTTGTTTATTAAAACCATCTTGGAATCATTCTGAAACAAGATACACTATCTCTTATTTATTAAAGCTATCTTGGAATCATTCTGAAACAAGATACCTTACCTCTTGTTTATTAAAATCATCTTAAAATTATTTTGAAAACAAGATACCTTACCTCTTGTTTATTAAAATCATCTTAAAATCATTCTGAAACAAGATACTCTATCTCTTGTTTATTAAAATCATCTTAAAATTATTTTGAAACAAGATACCCTGTCTCTCGTTTATTAAAGTTATCTTGAAATCATTTCGAAACAAGATACCCTACTTCTTGTTTATTAAAATCATCTTAGAGTCATTCTGAATTGATATGCTCTATTTTCTGTTTATTAAAACCACCGTAAATATGATATTACACTTCTCAATCTTATTAAAACCGCAATAAACGAGATATTTTACCTCTTATTCATTATGCATACACAGAAATTGAATTACCATATTTACATCCTTAACATTAACCACTTACAAAAATATTTATTCTAAATTACATCATTAAATTATTTACAAATTTACAGGTTATACACAATTTAATTCTTGAGCATATTATAAACATCATACACACATTGATATGTATTTAAGCATAACATTTTAACATCGTCTGACATAGCAGTATTATTAGAATTATCACCATGGAAATCATCCAATAATTCATTAATTATATCACTGTTATCACCCTCTTCCAATAAATCATCAATATAAGATTCATCAATATTTAATCCATTAATGTCATATTCACCATCGCCATCACTAACAGGTTTATCATTTATATCTGACAAATCAATTAAATCAGCAACAAACATACCTCTTTCACTTGAATAATCATCACCAATCACACTGTTATTACCATAACTATCAGCATAAATACCATAATCTGAAAATGTACTTAAAGAACCAATATTATCAAATCTGGATTTTCTTGACGATTTTACTGAACCTGAAGAACTTGCTGAACATACTGAACCGGACACACTGGATGATCTGAGCTCAAATGACTTCCTTAACAAACTCACGAAGAAGGGATCATTCTTACGAGTTTCCAAAAGCTCATACTTGTACTCCAATGTTTCCTTATCCATGTACTCATCTGGTTCATACAATACCTTCACCTTGCCTTTACCAGAACCTAATGACATCCTTCCCTTGACTCTGTTGATCTCCCTCATGATATTTTCACTCCAAGCATTAAGGCGCTGTCTTGATGATTCTTTATTTTCCTCCCTTACTTTATCCAAAGTTTTCATAGCATGTCTTGACCATTCAGCATAAGAAACATGTGGATTCTCTAAGGTGTACTGGATCAAGTGAATTTCAAACTTGTTGGGATTGATTCTAAGAGGGATTTCACGATCATAAATGATAACTTCCTCGTCCTTCTTGCTCGTGGCCTTTTTGTTTCCACTACCCAATGGCCTTCCTACTGGCTTCTTATTTAACCGTTCTTGTTCTTTTTGCTCAGGGGTTTTGTTTGGACTTCCTAATGGTCTCCCTGGCTTAACTACTGGTTTAAATTTAGGTCCGGCTGCAAGAATCGATTCAAGGCGTGGGGTGATAAATGGAAGTGTTTCTGTTAAAGTTCCTATTTTTGGTGGGGGTTTGGAGATAACACATTCAGTAACACATGGAATATTTGATCGGGGTTTGGATGTGATGACTGGAACTGATTCTGGTTCGGATTTTGTTGATGGTGACGTTACTGGTGGTTTTGATGATACTAATCCTACAACACAATCATGATTAACATTATAGTTTAACTTGCTTACCAATCCATGTGTTGAACTATGTCTTAATCTAGCATTAAATACATCAACTCTATCTACCAATTGATTATCTTTGTGCATACGTAAAACTGGTTTGGAAAATTTAGAAAAATCAATGGTTGTTGGTTGAACAAATGGTGCTTTAAAATCAGTTGTGGTTGGAATTGGAATTGGATTAGTAGTTGATGAATCTGAAATATCATTTGGGGTTAAAGTTGAATTTGTAGCTGGGGTAGAATCTGATTTTCCAATTAAAGGCGAAGATGATGACGATGATGAAGTTGTAACTGTATTATCAGACGAACAATTGCTTGAACTACTGGTTTTAGCTACATCTAAAATAGCATTAATCATTAATCTGACTTTAGCAGCTACATCAGATTTGGATTTAAGAACGGGAACAGGAGTAGGGATGGGTTCGGGTTTAAGGATAGAAATAGGAGCTGAATCGGGAACAGATTTTGGTTTTGATTTGAATTTGGACTTGCGTTTAATTTTTGGTGGATCAACAGGTTTCTTGTATAAGATAACATGATGACAATCATTATCGCATTGATCAGTGTCCAATACCTTCCTGGAATTAACAACAGGATTATCAATAATATCATCGCCAGTATTAATAGTACTGACAATTTCACTTTTTGGTGCAAACTCTTCATTCAGAGCGACCCTGAAGGATTCGGGAAAAGAAAAGGCTTTAAGGGTAGCTGATTTTCTACCTTTTCTTTTTCCTTCAAATGTGATTTCATCAGGAATGGTATAACCTCCAATGATGAAGTCTGGATTTGGAAGTGCCTCAAATCCAGTCACAATTCCTTCAACTGAAGTCTTGATGGTCTTTAGGACTTCAGCATTAACGGGGGAAGATTTCTTGGATTTTCTTCCCCTTCTTACAACAGTTTCAGGATGGAGGGTTTCCCACAATTTCTCAATATTGTGAACCGTTGTGAGATTGTGGAAATCAACCTCCTCCATCCTTCTGGCTTCTTCGTCGGACTTTTTATCCTTCTCACGATTGTACTCGTCATTAATGAATTCGAGTAAATCGATCGAAAGATAGCCGACACCGCTTGATTTAATATAATCATTGATTCTTTTAATTAAATCGCTCATCTTTGATTATATCACGTTTTATATATTTTTGGAGATTTAAGGAAAAATAAATTTTATCAATTTTTTTAATTTATTTTTTTTTGAATTTTTTTGATGGTCGGTTTTTGAGGTTAAAATATCACTGATATTGTAACATAGAATAATAATAATTGTGTAGGAACTAATTTTATTGCTAAAATTTGGGCGAATTAAATAGATTAGATTGGAGCAGTATGATTTATATTCATTTATATGATGTAAGTGAAAATGGGTACTATTACATGTTGAAAAGATTTTCTATTTGTATTTTTGTAATGTCTTTATTCTTAGATGTATAAGTGAATAATTGGCTATATTTTAAATGATGTAGTATTAATCATATCTTGAATATTTTAATTGAAAAATAAAGACTAGTTACATTGTATAGGAATAGTGTAACTAGTTTTTAATCAAAAATATTCTGATTATTTTTATTTATTATATTTAATATTTTTCATATATTAATAAATAAAATAACTATTTAAATGTATAAAATAAATATAGACTGAATTAATACAATACATTTAGAAGAAAATTTTACTGACATAGTAAATTATTGATTCTACTATATGTTGATAGATTCCTCTCACGAGGAATCTATCAAATATGACATTAATCTGATCTTGAAAATATACATTTGGGAGAATAAATAGTCAGACTGAAACAATACAGTATAACTATAATCTATTTAGATGATGTAAATAATTGATTATTCTATTATTTGATTGATTGGTTTCTCGTAAGAGAAACCAATCAACATGAAGCTAATTTAATCAAGAATATTTACATCTCTGAATAAAGACTAGTTACATTGTATAAGATCAGTCTGTGTAACATTTAATTAAAAATATTCCTATTATTTTCATTTATCATATTAATTTATTTTTATATATTAATAAATAAAATAGTAATTTAAATATATAAAATAAATATAGACTGAATTAGTACAATACATTTAGAATAAAATTTTACTAATATAGCAAATGATTAATTTTATTGTATGTTGATAGATTCCTCTCATGAAGAATCTATTAAATATAACATTAATCTAATCTTGAAAAATATACATTTAGAGATACAAATAATTAGACTGAAACAATACAATGTAACTAAATTCTATTCAGACGATGTAAATAATTGATTATTCCATTATTTGGTTGATTGGTTTCTCGTAAGAGAAACCAATCAACATGAAGCTAATCTAATTAAGAATATTTACATCTCTGAATAAAGACTAGTTACATTGTATAGGATCAGTCTATCTAATATTTATTCAAAAATATTCTTATTATTTTTATTTATTATATTAATTTATTTTATTATATTAATAAATAAAATAATTATTTGAATATATAAAACAGATATAGACTGAATTAATACAATACATTTAGAATAAAATTTTACTGGTATGGTAAATAATTAATTCTGCTACATGTTGATAGATTCCTCGTGAGAGGAATCTATCAAATATAACACTATTCTAATCTTGAAAATATACATTTAAAAGTATAATAATCAGACTGAAACAATACAATGTAACTAGAATCTATTTAGATGATGTAAATAATTGATTATTCCATTATTTGGTTGATTGGTTTCTCTTACGAGAAACCAATCAACATAAAGTTAATCTAATCAAGAATATTTACATCTCTAAATAAAGACTAGTTACATTGTATAGGATCAGTCTGTGTAGCATTTAATTAAAAATATTCCTATTATTTTTATTTATTATATTAATTTGTTTTTATATATTAATAAATAAAATAATAATTTAAATATATAAAACAGATATAGACTGAATTAATACAATGTTATTAGAATAAAATTTTACTAACATAGTAAATAATTAATTCTACTATATGTTGATAGATTCCTCTCACGAGGAATCTATCAAATATAACAATAATCTAATCTTGAAAATAATCATTTAGAAGAATAAATAATCAGACTGAAATAATACAGTATAACTAAAAATCTATTCAGATGATGTAAATAATTGATTATTCCATTATTTGGTTGATTGGTTTCTCTTAAGAGAAACCAATCAACATGAAGCTAATCTAATCAAGAATATTTACATCTCTGAATAAAGACTAGTTACATTGTATAGGATCGGTCTATCTAATATTTATTCAAAAATATTCCTATTATTTTCATTTATCATATTAATTTATTTTTATATATTAATAAATAAAATAATAATTTAAATATATAAAATAGATATAGACTGAATTAATACAATGTTATTAGAATAAATTTTTACTAACATAGTAAATAATTAATTCTACTATATTTGATAGATTCCTCTCACGAGGAATCTATCAAATATAACACTAATCTAATCTTGAAAATAATCATCTAGAAGAATAAATAATCAGACTGAAATAATACAGTATAACTAAAAATCTATTCAGATGATGTAAATAATTGATTATTCCATTATTTGGTTGATTGGTTTCTCATAAGAGAAACCAATCAACATGAAGCTAATCTAATCAAGAATATTTACATCTCTGAATAAAGACTAGTTACATTGTATAGGATCGGTCTATCTAATATTTATTCAAAAATATTCCTATTATTTTCATTTATCATATTAATTTATTTTTATATATTAATAAATAAAATAATAATTTAAATATATAAAATAGATATAGACTGAATTAATACGATGTTATTAGAATAAAATTTTACCGACACAATAAATAATTAATTCTACTACATGTTGATAGATTCCTCTTACAAGGAATCTGTCAAATATAACAATATTCTAATCTTGAAAATATACATTTAAAAGTATAAATAGTCAGACTGAAACAATACAATATAACTAAATTATATTCACCTGATGTAAATAATTGATTATTCCATCGTTTGGTTGATTGATTTCTCGTACGAGAAATCAATCAACATGAAGCTAGTCTAATCAAGAATATTTACATCTCTGAATAAAGACTAGTTACATTGTATAGGATCAGTCTGTGTAGTATTTAACCAAAAATATTCCTATTATTTTTATTTATTATATTAATTTATTTTATTATATTAATAAATAAAATATTAATTTAAATATATAAAATAAATATAGACTGAATTAATACAATACATTTAGAATAAAAATTTACTGACACAATAAATAATTAATTCTACTACATGTTGATAGATTCCTCGTAAGAAGAATTTATCAAATATAACGCTAATCTAATTTTGAAAATATACATTTATAGATATAAATAATTAGACTGAAACAATACAGTATAACTAATATCTATTCAAGTGATTTAAATAATTAATTGACTCTATTACATCTTGATAAATTTCTCATAAGAGAAATCAAATCAACATATGATAATTTAATTACTATTTTACATAATTTTAATTTATTCTAGTTATACTATATTAACCCAGCCTATGTTTTATTTTTGAAATAAAACTATATAGACTCTTCTTATGGTTAGTTGTTAGTCTTTATTTTTAATTATAAACATTATTAACGTTACATACTACAACTTTTTTCATTTAAAATAGTTTTTAACATTACATACTACAACTTTTTTATTTAAAATAGTTTTTTATCTCATGTAGGATATAACGCGATTTAAACCATTGGTATAAATCATGAACACATTATACTAATTTAATTAATATTTATATTATGTAATTTTACATATTATATGTTAAAATACCGAACAATTAAACTAAATTAACAAATAATTTTATCATTAAAGTACATAATATAATATTATGTATTTATATTTAAACCTTATATAACATAATTATAACTTATATTGATATTATCTGAAACTTTACATATATACTGTAAAGTTTTAATCTGACATAATTGTTCATTTTAAACACATCAATAATTAATACAGTTAATTACCATAGATATGTTCATATTATTTTTATCATATATTATTTTCGGTAATATAGTTACATTATTGAAAATTTTTCAATACTTTTGTTATCCACATTTTATATTGTATATATTCATATAATTAATAACATTAGAATCTGTCATGAACACAATGTTGCTTTCATATATTTATCTAATTTTCAGAATAATTAAAAAAAATTTTTAAAAAAATTGACAAAATTTTTTTTAATCTGGAATTTTAAATTTTCTATATCAAGCAAAAGATTCCTTTTACGTGATAAAGTGCAATTTTTAATCTTCAAAACTTTCAAACGAAGTCTCAACAAAACAAAAAATAAAAAAATAAAAAATAGAAACATGATGAAAAACATGAGGTCTGATAATTGTTTATATCCCGATACATACAGTGAAGGAGGAACAGCGTATAAATTCATCAAAAATAACTTTAAAATAGTGAAAATCAATAAAAATAATCCTAAATTTCAACATCCAACTAGTTTTATCCATATGATCAAAAGTGACGAAGCAGTTTACATGACACAATATCATAGATATCATGATTATATTTCTTTTGATAATAAAAATACAGATTTTACCAAAATGTTAGAAATGTATAACATTTTCTGGGAGCTCAATAAAGAATATTTAACATTATCTAATAATGATTTTAAATACATTTCAAGGGAATATAATTCAATCAATCGTGTATTGATATCATACTTTAAATCTAATGAAGTTACAAATTATTCCGCTGAAGATATTAAAAGATTAATAAGTAACGAATTAATAAATGAATTATACCTTAGAATCCATTGGGAAGAAAGTAAAGTATTAGATGCTATTAGAACTATCAGATCACAAAATAACGATTTCGATATTAACAAATGGATGTTTAAATATATTAATTATGAAAGCGAGTCTCGTCTCAGATGGTATAATTTTATAATCGGTGTAATCAAGATGTCATTGGAAAAAGTAATGGAATTCTCAGATGAAGAAACAGTGAGAAAAATCATGAACATTAACATGAATGAATTTAGCATACCAATTGACAGTCGCGTGATTTATGATAATGATAAATATGAATACATGTTTAACACTGATCTAAATAAAATTGAATTAATTGATGGATTATGGAAAATTAAGGAGAGTGACATTCTTGTTACAACTGCTAATGCTAATGAAGAATATAGATTTGCAACTTCATTTAAAAGAATTGTAATTACTTCAGAACCTGTTTATATTAGTAAATTCTACAACACATATAACAATCCTATTAAAAAGAATTTACCAAGAAGAGAAAAACAAATGATAGATAAATTTGGATGTGATATTGAAAGATCACCCTTGGAGATAGAGAATAGCAAAAAAGCTTTTTCCGATATGGTTCTTGCTTATTTAAACACACCTAAATCTATCCGTGAAAAAAATAGAGAAAAGTATTTTGTGAATATTTCAAATGGTAAAATATCTACTGATACAAATTCATATGTGAGTAAAAACACAAACTTTATTACAAAACAACATTCTGTAAGTCATATCAAGATAAAAAGTGAAAAAGATGATACCCGCCGCGATAAAATATTTTCTGATAAAGTTTTCGATATTCCACCATATATGGATATGACACGGTATGAACAAGTTGATCAAAATAGAATGTTAGAACTCAAGGATAATTTTGTATTTAATACAGTTTTTAGTCTTGGTAAATATTACATGATGAGCAGTACATTGAACACAATATCTAAATATTATAAAATTTGTAATGAGAAGGGCAAAATGATAAAAGAATATATTGGCGAATTATATAATAAAATATCTTTTGATGATATGATGAACAAAACAAAAAATTTACAAGATCTATTTAAAGATGGTAAGATTGATGCCGATATATTCAAATATCGAACATTCATAATATAAACATGTTTATGTATAATGTGAATATTGTAAATAATGTAAATAGTGTAAATAATATATAAGTACTTAATTTTATTTTTTTATGAATTAACTAAAATAAACAAGAGTCTGGGTACATAATTTTTAATAATTTAACTTAAATGAACAAGAGGTTGAATACGTAATTTTTAATAATTTAACTTAAATAAACAAGAGGTTGAATACACAATTTTTAAATAATTTAACTTAGATGAACAAGAGGTTGAATGTGCAATTTTTAAATAATTTAACCAAAATAAACAAGAGTTTGGGTACGCAATTTTTTAATAATTTAGATTGAAATAGGCAAGAGTTCAGATTTATATATTTTTTTTAGATTTAGACTGAAATAAATATGAGAATAAGACATATATTTTTTTAATTTGAATTAAAGTAAAATAAAAGTACGTGTAAAAATATTAAATTTTTATGAGTCTAATATTTTAATCAATGATTCAAACCGAATCGGATAAGGATCCAGTATGCGTTTTCGAATATATATATCATATTAAATTTAAAGAAATATTTTAAATGTTATTCTAGCAAAATATTGTTATCAATATACTTTTAATTTACACAGGTGATTTTTGTATGTATATAAATATAATATTGTAAGAATTTCACTGAGTGAAATATACAATATCTCATTTATTTCAATCTAAATTTAAAAATTGCGTACTCTGACTCTTATTTACTTGGGTTAAATTATTAAAAATTGTGTACTCGGAGTCTTGTTTACTTTAGTTAAATTATCAAAAAATTGCGTACCCGAACTCTTGTTTACTTCAGTCAAATTATTAAAAATTTACGTACTCGAGCTCTTGTTTACTTCAGTTAAATTATTAAAAATTTGCGTACTCGAGCTCTCGTTTACTCCAGTTAAATTATTAAAATTAAATATTACATTTATTATTTACAAAACGCCAGACTCATATGAGCCACGTATTTTATATATTATTTACACTATTTACATTGTTCATATTATAAATAAACATATTTATAATATGAATTTATAATATGAATTTTTGATATTTGAATATATCAGCATCAATCTTACCATCTTTAAATAGATCTTGTAAAATTTTTGTTTTGTTCTTCATATCATCAAAAGATATTTTGTTATATAATTCACTAATATATTCTTTTAACATCTTACCCTTCTCATTACAAATTTTATAATATTTGGATATTGTGTTCAATGTACTGCTCATCATATAATATTTACCAAGACTGAAAACTGTATTAAATACAAAATTATTCTTGAGTTCTAACATTTTATTTTGATCAACCTGTTCATACCGTGTCATATCCATATATGATGGAATATCAAAAACTTTATCAGAAAATATTTTATCACGACGTGTATCATCTTTTTCACTTTTTATCTTGGTATTGGTATTGGTATTGGTTGTAGAATATTGTTTTGTATCATAATTTATATTTTTATTACTACTTTTAACACTATTTGTATTTGTATTTTTGCTTACATATGGTCCTGTATATTTACTCACATATGAATTTGTATTATCAGTAGCTGTTTTATCTTTTGAAAGATTTGTAAGATATTTTTCCCTATTTTTCTCACGAGTGGATTTGGGTGTATTTAAATCAGCAAGAATCATATCAGTAAAGGCTTTTTTGCTTTTTTCCATCTCCAAGGGTGATCTTTCAACATCATATCCAAATTTATCCATCATCTGCTTTTCTCTTCTTGGAAAACTCTTTTTCACTGGAACATTGTTAATATTAGGTTCGAAATCAGTTATGATATCTTTAAATGAAATTGTGACTATATTTTCCATTTTAATATTAGCAGTTGTGATTAAAACATTATTACCTTTGAAAGAATCCATGATCACCCATAAACCATCAGTTAATACAATTTTATTTAAATTAATGGTAAACAAGTAATTATATTTATCATCATCATAAATTTCACTGTCGTTAATTGGTATTTTAAACTCATCTATATTGATACTCATGATTTTTCTTACTGTTTTTTCATCAACAAAATCTGTTATCCTTCCTAAAGACATTTTGACTATATTGATTATAAAATTGTACCATTGAGAACGAAACTTATTTTCACGTTCAATATATTTAAGTTTCCATTTGTTTACATCAATATCTTTATTTTGTGATCTAATAGATTTGACAATATCTAATAATTTACTCTCTTCCCATTGTATTCTAAGATACAATTCTTCCATCAATTCTTTGTAAATAAAATCTTTAATGTATTCAGCTGAGAAATTTTTGTAATCATTAGATTGAAAGTGTTCTATTATTATACGGTTGATTGATTTATAACGTCTTGAAAGATCTTCCCCACTCTTTTTGATTAATGAACAGTATTCTTCATTAAGTTCCCAGTAAATATTGTACATGGGTAACATTTTAGCAAAATCACAATCTTTATTATCAGAACAAATATAATCATGATATCTATGATATGGTGTGACACTGATCGCTTCATCTTCTCCATAAGTACGAATGAAACTGACTGGATAATGATATTTTAATTCGAGATTTTCTCTATCGAATTCCACAAGGTTGTGTTTATCCTTGATAAATTTATACACAGTTGCTTCTCCACCATATATTCTGGAATCTACAACATATGTTTTGAGGTACAAACAATTGATTGATTTCATATTTTTTTATTGTCGATTATCGTAGATGTGGATATTAATGTTCTTGGTTTTATTCTTATTTTTTTTGTTTTTTTTTACCGATGTTCTTGTTTTTTGTTTTTGTTAAGATTTTTTTTGACTTTTTGACTTTGTAGAAAAGTTTTTTTTGAATTAAAAAATTTTGAGAAATTTTAAAATCCCAGATTTAAAAAAATTTTGTCAATTTTTTTTAATTTTTTTAATTTTTTTAAATACCTGGAACTTTTGGTTAAATGTGAAAGTACAGTGTGAACTTCTAAAAATATTCGTATGTTAAAGGCTATGTGGATATGTATCGTTTGAACAAATGAAGATGTTATTATTGAAAATTTCTCAGCTATGTATTGTTATTACTGGGGATGATGCATGATAAAAATACGATGTTGCAAGAATTTCGCAACATCTCATTTATGAAAATACTAGACACCTATGGGTGTCTAGTATTTTATGCGTGAGCGCAAAGAAAAATAATTTAAATTATGTGAGACATGATGGACTGTATTAAAAACACATTGATTAATTTAAATTGTTAGATTTCAATGTCTGATATTACATATAATATATGTAAGATTTTGTTTGTTATGATCATGAATACGATGTCATAAGAAATTCATAACATCTCATTTGTGAAATTAATAATGGTATTGTAAGCAAAGTTTGTATATAACACAGATTATAATACCATGTATTTGATGTTTTGATATATAATATGTTAGACTGTAATCATTAATATAAACAATATTAATGTGATATAATTAAGATATATTTTGAATAGTATGTATGTAAGTCGACTCAATATAATATGTTTGTAATTTATACAAATAGTTTTAATTATTATGGATCTGGTACATGACAAAATATTTTAATGAAGAATTCTGATGTATAAACGTTAGGTCTGTCATGAAATTTTGAATCTGAAAATAAAGACTGGTTGCTTTATATAGGATTCGTCTATGTAGTTTTTATCTAAAAATATTCCTATTATTTTTATTATATATATTAATTTATTTTATTATATTAATAAATAAATTAATTATTCAAATATATAAAATAGATATAGACTGAATTAATACAATACATTTAGTCTAAAAATTACTGATATAGCAAATTATTAATTCTGATACATATTGATAGATTCCTCTCACGAGGAACCTATCAAATATAATATTAAACTAATCTTGAAAATATACATTTAGAAGAATAAATAATTAGACTGAAACAATACAGTATAACTAGAATCTATTCAGATGTTGTAAATAATTGATTATTCTATTATTTGGTTGATTGGTTTCTCTTACGAGAAATCAATCAACATGAAGCTAATCTAATCAAAAATATTTACATCTCTGAATAAACACTAGTTACATTGTATAGGATTCGTCTATGTAGTATTTAATTAAAAATATTCCTATTATTTTTATTTATTATATTAATTTATTTTTATATATTAATAAATAAAATAGTAATTTAAATATATAAAATAGATATAGACCGAATTAATACAATACATTTAGAATAAAATTTTACTAACATAGTAAATAATTAATTCTACTATATGTTGATAGATTCCTCTCACGAGGAATCTGTCAAATATAACAATAATCTAATCTTGAAAATATACATTTAGAAGAATAAATAATTAGACTGAAATAATACAATGTAACTAGAATCTATTTAAATGATGTAAATAATTGATTATTCCATTGTTTGGTTGATTGGTTTCTCGTAAGAGAAACCAATTAACATGAAGTTAATCTAATCAAGAATATTTACATCTCTGAATAAATACTAGTTATATTGTATAGGATTCGTCTATGTAGTATTTTATTAAAAATATTCCTATTATTTTTATTATATATATTAATTTATTTTATTATATTAATAAATAAATTAATTATTTAAATATATAAAATAAATATAGACTGAATTAATACAATATTATTAGGATGAATTTTAAATAGTATATAAAATTATTGATTCTATTACATTTTGATAGATTCCTCGTGAGAGGAATCTATCAAATTTAACACTGATCTAATCTTGAAAATATTCATTTAAAAAGACAAATAATCAAACTGAAATTATACAGTATAACTAAATTCTATTCAGATGTTGTAAATAATTGATTATACCATTGTTTGGTTGATTGGTTTCTCGTAAGAGAAACCAATCAACATGAAGCTAATTTAATCAAAAATATTTACATCTTTGATTAAATACTAGTTACGTTGTATAGGATCAGTCTGTGTAGTATTTAATTAAAAATATTCCTATTATTTTTATTTATTATATTAATTTATTTTTATATATTAATAAATAAAATAGTAATCTAAATATATAAAATAAACATAGACTGAATTAATACAATACATTTAGAATAAAATTTTGCTAACATAGTAAATGATTAATTCTGATACATGTTGATAGATTCCTCTCACGAGGAATCTATCAAATTTAACATTAGTATAATCTTGAAAATATACATTTAGAAGAATAAATAATTAGACTGAAACAATACAGTATAACTAGAATCTATTCAGATGATGTAAATAATTGATTATTTTATTATTTGGTTGATTGGTTTCTCGTAAGAGAAACCAATCAACATGAAGCTAATTTAATCAAAAATATTTACATCTTTGATTAAATACTAGTTACGTTGTATAGGATCAGTCTGTGTAGTATTTAATTAAAAATATTCCTATTATTTTTATTTATTATATTAATTTATTTTTATATATTAATAAATAAAATAATAATTTAAATATATAAAATAAACATAGACTGAATTAATACAATACATTTAGAATAAAATTTTACTGACATAATAAATAATTAATTCTACTACATGTTGATAGATTCCTCATGAGAGGAATCTATCAAATATAATATTAAACTAATCTTGAAAATATATATTTAGAAGAATAAATAGTCAGACTGAAACAATACAATGTAACTAAATTCTATTCAGATGCTGTAAATAATTGATTATTCTATTATTTGGTTGATTGGTTTCTCTTACGAGAAACCAATCAACATGAAGCTAATCTAATCAAAATATTTACATCTCTGAATAAAGATTAGTTATACTGTATAGGATCAGACCATGCAGTATTTAATCAAAAATATTCTTATTATTTTTATTTATTATATTAATTAATTTTTTTATATTAATAAATAAAATAGTAATTTAAATGTATAAAATAAATATAGACCGAATTAATACAATATATTTAGAATAAAATTTCACTCACATAGAAAATGATTAATTATACTGTATGTTGATAGATTCCTCGTAAGAGGGATCTATCAATATGTAACACTAAGCTAATCTTGAAAATATGCTTTTATAGATATAAATAATCAAACTGAAATAACACAATGTAAAACTTTTTTCACTAAGACGTTACCGACATTAAGTTCAGATACAGTTATGATGTCTTTAAATGAAATTGTAACTATATTTTCAATTCTAACATTGGCAGTTGTGATTAAAATATCATCACCTTTGAACAAATCCATTATCACCCATAGAGTATCAGCTAATTCAATTTCATTTAAATCAATGTTAAACAAGTAATTATATTTATCATCGCTGTCATAAATTTCACTGTTGCTAATTGGTATTTTAAACTCATCTATATCCATGGAATTTCAAAGAATAGTAACTACCCAAATATTAATCATATTGATTAATATAAAAATGTATATTAAGACGGTTATTTACCATATTGATAACATTAGTCAAATACATATTAATAATCATATTTAATATTCCTGAGATGATAGTAATAAAATATTTTTATACACTTACAACCCTCATTCTAGAACATATAAATGACTTATATTTCCCAGGAACTCCGTTTTTTTTTTGAGAACCATCTCAAAAACACATTTTTTGACACAATGGAGACGGAATAGACGTGTTATAAAAGTGTCTATTTTTTAACTTTCTGTATAGGTATACAGAAAAATATTTTTAATTAAAAAATTCCAGAAAAAATAATTTAAACATTATCTTAAAGTAAAATACTCTATATCTTGTTTAAAACCATCTTAAAAATAAAATACTCTATCTCTTGTTTAAAATCATCTTAAAGTGAAATATCCTATATCTTGTTCAAAATCATCTTAAAGTGAAATACCCTATCTCTTGTTTAAAATCATCTTAAAGTGAAATATCCTATATCTTGTTCAAAATCATTTTGAAAATAAAATACTCTATCTTTTATTTATAATCATCTTAAAAATAAAATACTCTATCTCTTATTTAAAATCATTTTAAAGTAAAATACCCACATCTTGTTTAAAATCATCTTAAAAATAAAATACTCTATCTCTTGTTTAAAATCATCTTAAAAATAAAATACCCTATTCCTTGTTTAAAACCATCTTATAAGTAAAATACCCTATATCTTGTTTAAAATCATCTTAAAAATAAAATACTCTATCTCTTGTTTAAAGTCATCTTAAAAATAAAATACCCTATTCCTTGTTTAAAACCATCTTAAAAAAATAAAATACTCTATCTCTTGTTTAAAACCATCTTAAAAAAATAAAATATTCTATCTCTTGTTTAAAACCATCTCAAAAATAAAATATTCTACTCCTTGTTTAAAACCATCTTAAAAATAAAATACACTATATCTTGTTTAAAACCATCTTAAAAATAAAATACACTATCCATTGCTTAAAATCATTTTAAAGTAAGATACCCTATCTCCTGACTATAATCATCTTAAAGTAAAATACCCTATCTCCTGTTTATAATCATCTTAAAGTAAAATACCCTATCTCTTGTTTAAAACCATTTTAAAAATAAATACCCTATCACCTGTTTATAATCATCATAAAGTAAAATACACTATCTCTTATTAAAAACCATCTTAAAAATAAATACCCTATCTCTTGTTTAATATCATCATAAGTTAAGATACCCTATCTCTTGTTTGTCAAAACATTTTAAAGTGAAATATTTATTATCTGTTTATTAAAATTATCTGTTTATTAAAATTATCTTATAAAAATATTCTATTCACCATAATCATCTTTAAAGACATCATATTTTCATTTATTACATATGTACAAATTAACACATTCACACCAAATTTATATCATATACACATTAAACCATTTACAAATCTACAAATACAATTTATTGTTTACACATATTATACATAGAATAAACACATTGGTATATATTCATACATAACAACATAACATCATTTGACTTAACATCAACATCTTCCTTCTTTGAATTATTAGCATATCCACTATGTAATTCGTTCAATAATTTACTGATTACATCCTCATTATCACCGTTATCATTATTTCTATCCAATAATTCATTCATGTACAACTCACCCACACTCAATTCATTATTTACAGGTTTATCTGACAGATCAATCAAATCACTAACAAACATATCTTTTTCACTTGAACAATCTACATCCAATACACTGTTATTATCATAACTGTCAACATAAATACCATAATCTGAAACAACTGAACAAGCGTCTGAATTACCAATGTCATCAAATCTGGATTTCCTTGAAGATCTTCCTGTACCTGTAGAACCTGACACACCTGATGATCTGAGCTCAAATGATCGTTTTAATAAATTTACAAAAAATGGATCATGTTTACGTGTTTCCAAAAGCTCATATTTATACTCCAACGTCTCTTTATCTATTTCACTATCTGGCTCGTACAACACCTTCTCCTTACCCTTACCGGAACCTAACGACATTCTGCCCTTAATCCTGTTAATTTTCCGCATAGTATTCTCTTCCCAGACATTAAGGCGCTGTCTTGATGTTTCCTTGTTCAATTCCCTCACTTTTTCCATAAGTCTTTCAGAATATCTGTTCCATTCTGCATATGATATATATGGATTCTCAAGTGTATATTGTATCATATGGACCTCAAATTTATTGGGATTGATTCTTAAGGGAATTTCACGGTCATAAATAATAACATCTTCATCCTTCTTCTTTGTAGCCTTTTTATTTCCACTACCTAATTGTCTGCCTTTGGGTTTTTTGTTCAACATTTCTTGCTCCTTCTGTTCGGGTGTTTTGTTTGGACTACCTAAAGGTCTACCTGGTTTAACTACTGACTTAAATGTAGGTCCGGATGCAAGAATTGATTCAAGACGTGGTGTAATAAATGGGAGGGTTGTTGTCAATGATAATGATTGTATTTTTGGTGTGGGTTCGGGAATAACACGTTCAACAATACATGGAACATTTTTTCGTGATATATTTGTAATAATTGATCTTGGTGCAGGAGATGATTCAGATTTAAGTGTTGATACAGGTGCTGATTCTGATAATGTTAATGTTGATTTGGAAGATGCAAGACCTACAACACAATTATGGTTAACATTATAATTTAATTTACTTGATAATTTATTAGATGATACATGTCTTAAACCAGCACGAAGTACATCCATTCTGTCTACTAATTGTCTTTCACCACGAATATGTAAAGTTGGTTTGGAAAATTTGGAAGTATCAAGAGTAACTGTTGGGATAAATGGAGCTGGTTGAACAAATTCAGCTGGTAAAATAAATGGGGTCCTAACATTATTATTAAATGGATTTGAATCAGAATTTGAAGTCGTGCTGTTATTGGATGAACAACTGCTTAAACTACTGGTTTTGGGAGAATCAGTGATTATATTAGCGGGTAAATTAGAATTAGAATTAGAATTAACATTAACGTTGGATTTAGATTTGGATTTGGATTTACGTTTGGGTGGATCGGGTTTCTTATATAGAACAACGTGATAACAATCATTATCAAATTGATCATTATCTAATACTGTCTTGGAAGTATTTTCAACAGTATTAACAATATTATCGTTATCAGCATTATTGGTACTGATAACTTCATTTTTTGGTGCAAACTCCTCAGCAATAGTATCATTTAGAGCAGCCCTATAAGATACAGGAAAAGAATAGGTTTTAAGCCATGAGGGCTTTCTGCCTTTTCTTTTCCCCTCAAATTTAATTTCATCGGGAATTGTGTATCCACCAATGATGAAATCGGGATTTGGTGGAGCCTCAAATCCCGTTACAATTCCTTCAACTGAAGACTTAATAGACTTAAGTACTTCAGCATTTACAGGGGAGTTTTTGGACTTTCTCCCCCTTTTCACAATAGTTTCGGAATGGAGGAGCTCCCACAATTTCGCAATGTTATGCACAGTTGTGAGATTGTGGAAATCAACTTCCTCCATTCTTCTGTCCTCTTCATCGGACTTTTTATCTTTCTCACGATTATACTCGTCGTTGATGAACTCGAGTAAATCGATTGAAAGATAGCCGACATCGCTTGTTTCAATATAATCGTTGATATTCTTGATTAAATCGCTCATCTTGACTATATTAACTTTTATATATTTTTGGATGTTTAAGAAAAAAAAATTTTTATCAATTTTTTTTAATTATTTTTTTTTCGAATTTTTTTGATGGTCGATTTATGAGGTTAAAATATTACTGATATTTTAATGTGGTATAGTAGTAAATGTATAAGAATCAATTTTGTTGTGTAGATTTGAATGTGTTGGATAGATTTGAATGATGTAGTATAATTCAAACTTATTTATGTGATGTGGATGAAAGTGAATATTTCAGTATGTTATAAAATTTTATTATTTGTGTTTTTATAATATCCTTATTTTTCACATATGTGAATGAAAATTAATTTTGTGAAAAACAATATAATGTTAACCATGTGTTGAAATTTTTAATTGGAAATTGAAAAACCAATTATGCTATGTAATAACAGTTTTTGGAGTTTTACTCTAAAATAGATATAGACTGTATTAATACAATACAATTAGAATAAATTTTAGATGGTATAGCAAATAATTAATTCTATTGCATGCTGATAAATTTTTATGAAAGAAATCTATTAAATATAACACTAATTTAATCTTAAAAATATACATTTGAAAGAATAAATAATTAGACTGAAACAATACAGTATAACTAAAATCTATTCAGATGGTGTAAATAATTGATTATTCTATTATTTGGTTGATTGGTTTCTCGTAAGAGAAACCAATCAACATAAAGTTAATCTAATTAAGAATATTTACATTTCTAAATAAAGACTAGTTACATTGTATAGGATTCATCTATGTAGTTTTTAATCAAAAATATTCCTATTATTTTCATTTATTATATTAATTTATTTTTATATATTAATAAATAAAATAATAATATAAATATACAAAATAAATATAGACTGAATTAATACAATATATTTAAAAGAAATTTTTACTGACATAATAAATTATTGATTCTACTATATGTTGATATATTCCTCTCACGAGGAATCTATCAAATATAACACTAATTTAATCTTAAAAATATACATTTAGAAAAAATAAACAGTTAGATTTGAATAATACAATGTAACTAAATTCTATTCAGATGATGTAAATAATTGATTATTCTATTATTTGGTTGATTGGTTTCTCGTAAGAGAAACCAATCAACATGAAGCTAATCTAATCAAAAATATTTACATCTCTGAATAAATACTAGTTACATTGTATAGGATCAGTCTGTGTAGTATTTAATTAAAAATATTCCTATTATTTTTATTTATTATATTAATTTATTTTCTTATATTAATAAATAAAATAGTAATTTAAATATACAAAATAAATATAGACTGAATTAATACAATACATTTAGAATAAAATTTTACTGACACAGAAAATTATTGATTCTACTACATGTTGATATATTCCTCTCATGAGGAATATATCAAATATGAAATTAATCTAATTTTGAAAATATACATTTAGAAAAATAAATAGCCAGACTAAAACAATACAGTATAACTAAAATTTATTCAGATGATGTAAATAATTGATTATTCTATTATTTGGTTGATTGGTTTCTCTTATGAGAAACCAATCAACATGAAGCTAATCTAATCAAGAATATTTACACTCCTGAATAAAGACTAGTTACATTGTATAGGATCAGTCTATGTAGTATTTAATCAAAAATATTCCTATTATTTTTATTTATTATATTAATTTATTTTTTTATATTAATAAATAAAATAGTAATTTAAATATATATCATAAACATAGACTGAATTAATACAATATATTTAGAATGAATTTTAGATAGTATATCAAATTATTAATTCTATTATATGTTGATAGTTTTTTATGAGGAGAATCTATCAAATATAACACTAATCTAATCTTTAAAATATACATTTAGAGATATAAATAGTCAGACTGAGACAATACAGTATAACTAAAATCTATTCAGATGATGTAAATAATTGATTATTCCATTATTTGGTTGATTGGTTTCTCGTAAGAGAAACCAATCAACATAAAGTTAATCTAATCAAGAATATTTACATCTCTGAATAAAGACTAGTTACATTGTATAGGATCAGTCTGTGTAATATTTAATCAAAAATATTCCTATTATTTTCTTTTATTATATTAATTTATTTTTATATATTAATAAATAAAATAGTAATATAATAAAAGAAAATAAATATAGACTGAATTAATACAATACATTTAGAATGAAATATTACTGACACAGAAAATGATTAACTCTACTACATGTTGATAGATTCCTAGTGAGAGGAATCTATTAAATATAACATTAATCCAATCTTAAAAATATACATTTGGAAGAATAAATAGTCAAACTAAAATAATACGGTATAACTAATCCTTATTCAAATGATGTAAATAATAGATTATTCTATTATTTGGTTGATTGGTTTCTCTTAAGAGAAACCAATCAACATAAAGTTAATCTAATCAAGAATATTTACATCTCTGAATAAAGACTAGTTACATTGTATAGGATCAGTCTGTGTAGTATTTAATTAAAATATTCCTATTATTTTCATTTATTATATTAATTTATTTTTATATATTAATAAATAAAATAATAATATAAATATACAAAATAAACATAGACTGAATTAATACAATACATTTAGAACAAATTTTAGATAGTATAGCAAATTATTGATTATACTACATGTTGATAGATTCCTTTCACGAGGAATCTATCAAATATAACACTAATTTAATCTTAAAAATATACATTTAAAGTATAAATAATTAGACTGAAATAATACAGTATAACTAAAATCTATTCAGATGATGTAAATAATTGATTATTCTATTATTTGGTTGATTGGTTTCTCGTAAGAGAAACCAATCAACATAAAGTTAATCTAATCAAGAATATTTACATCTCTGAATAAAGACTAGTTACATTGTATAGGATCAGTCTGTGTAGTATTTAATTAAAAATATTCCTATTATTTTCATTTATTATATTAATTTATTTTTATATATTAATAAATAAAATAATAATATAAATATACAAAATAAATATAGACTGAATTAATACAATACATTTAGAATAAAATTTTACTGACACAGAAAATTATTGATTCTGTTACATGTTGATATATTCCTCTCATGAGGAATATATCAAATATAACATTAATCTAATCTTGAAAATATATATTTAGAAGAATAAACAGTTAGACTGATCCTATACAATGTAATTAGAATCTATTCAAATGATGTAAATAATTGATTATTCTATTATTTGGTTGATTGGTTTCTCATAAGAGAAACCAATCAACATGAAGCTAATCTAATCAAAAATATTTACATCTCTGAATAAATACTAGTTACATTGTATAGGATCAGTCTATGTAGTATTTAAATAAAAATATTCCTATTATTTTTATTTAATATATTAATTTATTTTATTATATTATTAAATAAAATAGTAAAATAAATATATAAAATAGATATAGACTGAATTAATACAATACATTTAGAATGAATTTTAGATAGTATAGCAAATGATTAATTCTATTACATGTTGATAGATTCCTCTCACGAGTAATCTATCAAATTTAACATTAATATAATCTTGAAAATATACATTTAAAAGAATAAACAGTTAGATTAAAATAATACAATGTAACTAGAATCTATTCAAATGATGTAAATAATTGATTATTCCATTATTTTGGTTAATTGGTTTCTCGTAAGAGAAACCAATCAACATGAAGTTAATCTAATCTAGAAAATTTATATTTCTGAATAGAATTTAGTTACGCCGTATAGAGGCAGTTTATATTATATAATTAAAACAAATATAAACTACCTCTATACAATGTAACCAAAATAATTTTGGACCAGTGTAAATATTGATTAATCCATTAAATAATAAATGGATTGATCATATGAGAAACCAATCAGATCAAACACCAAATTAATTTTGGAAATTTTACAAACGAGAAAAAAGATGTTAGTTATACTGTATTAATTCAGACATACTACAATTTATTTTATGTTATATATTTAACATAACAATCTATTGACTCAATAATAATTACTTTTTCTATTTCGTCAAATTTACCCTATTTCAGAGTGATTTTATTAATATAAAATTTTATGCTTTTAATAATCCTTCCCATAAGCAGTATATATAAGTATTATTTTTCCTGAGATTTTTCTGGATTTTTTTGAGAATTATTCTAAAACAGTATTTTTGGTAAAGTAAAGAGGGTGTAGACGTAACATGAATGTAACCAATTTTTAATTTTCTGTATACTTATACAGAAAATTTTTTTTAATTAAAAAAATTCTCCCAGGAATAAATTTTCCAGAAAATATTAATTTAAAAATCCCAGAAATAATATTTACAAAAAGTTTTTTGTTCATATACATAAATACATTTTCAATAATATTCTAACATTGTGGTAAATTCATATAGTCAGAGAAAATATAAAATAATATAAACAGTAATAAATTATCCTATTGTAAATACAAAAAATACATGGGTATAACGTTTTAAAATTTTGAATATAATATATATTCAAAAGTATGGATATGATAATCTACATGTACACATTTATATTATCAGAAATTATGTATTCACACAGAATAATTATTTTCCATTAATGTTAAACATTAAATATTAAGTAATAAAGATATTTTCACTTTAGTCTAAATATTAAAAATTGTGTACCCAACCTCTTGTTTACTTCAGTCTAATTATTAAAAAATCGCGTACCCAACCTCTAGTTTATTTCAATCTAATTATTAAAAAAATCGCGTACCCAGCCTCTAGTTTATTTCAATCTAATTATTAAAAAAATCGCGTACCCAGCCTCTTGCTTACTTCAGTCTAATTATTAAAAAATTACGTACTCAAGCTCTTGTTTATTTCAGTCTAATTATTAAAAAAATCGCGTACTCGACCTCTTGTTTATTTCAATCTAATTATTAAAAAAATCGCGTACCCGAGCTCTTGTTTATTTCAATCTAATTATTAAAAAATTGCGTACTCGACCTCTTGTTTATTTCAATCTAATTATTAAAAAAAATCGCGTACCCAAGCTCTTGTTTACTTTAGTCTAAATATTAAAAATAAAAATATTTCACTCTTATATACATGTGTTAAAAAAATATTTTGTACATTATTTACAACATTCATATTATTTACAAAATTTACATTATAAACATTTGATGTTTACATATATCAGCATCAATTTTACCATCTTTGAATATAGTTTGTAAATTACTTGTCTTATTTTTCATGTCATCGAAAGATATTTTATTATATAATTCACTGAGGTATTCTTTCATCGTCTTGTATTTCTTATTACATCTTTCATAATAATTCAAAATTGTGTTTATTGTAGTACTCATCATATAATATTTACCAAGACTATAAACAGTGTTAAATATGAAATTGTTTTTAAATTCATTCATCTCATCCTGACTAACGACCTCATATTTTGTCATATCCATATATGGTGGAATATCAAAAATTTTATCAGAAAAAATTTTGTCACGACGAGTGTCATCTTTTTCACATTTTATTTTCGTATGACTTACAGTTGATTGTTTTGTATTATAACTTGTATTTTTAGAACTACTTGCATATTTATTTTTATTTGTACATGTACCCGTATATTTACTTACATATACGTTTGTATTATCGACAGATGTTTTATTTTTTGAGAGATTTGCAAAATACTTATCTCTATTTTGTTCACGAATGGATTTGACTTCCACCGTTATTTCATCACGTTTATAAAGATCAGCAAGAATCATGTCAGTGGTAGTTTTTCTAATTTGTTTTATCTCTAAGAAGGATCTCTCAACATCATATCCAAATTTATCTATCATCTGCTTCTTTCTTCTTTGGAGATTCTTTTTCATCGGAATATTATGTTGTACATTATTTATATTAACAAAATTATTTGTACATGATTCAAATTTACCAACACATACAGGTTCTGGAATAATCGCAACTCTTTTAAATGAAATTGAATCTTCATGATCTTCACTGACATTAGCAGTTGTAATAATATTGCCGTTCTCTACAATTTTCCATAATCCATCAATTAATTGAATCTTGTTTAAATTAATGCTGAATAAATAATCATATTTGTCCTTGTCGTAAATTTCATAACTACTAATTGGTATACTAATTTCATTCATGTCAATGTCATTAATGATTTTTACAGTTTCATCGTCTACAAACTCTTTTATTTTTTTCAATGACATCTTAATTATTTTGATTATAAAGTCATACCATCTGTAACGGGACTCATTTTCATGATTAATATATTTGTACATCCATGTGTTAATATCAAATTCTTTATTTTGAGATTTAATAGTTTTAATAACATCTAATGTTCTACTTTCTTCCCATTCTATTCTGAGATACAATTCGTTCACCAATTCTCTATAAATTAAATTTTTAATATATTCAGAAGAAAAATTTTTATTATCATTAGATTCAAAATGATTTATCAAAACACAATTAATTGATTTATATTGTCTTTTAAAGATCCCTGAAATATTATTAGTGACTGATAAACATTCTTTGTTGAGTTCCCAGTAAATATTATACATTTTTATCATTTTGGTGAAATCAGTATTTTTACCGTCAGAAAGAATATAATCATGATATCTATGATATTGTGTCATACAAACTGCTTCGTCTTCCTTAATCATGTTGATGAAACTAATTGGGTGTTGGAATATAATATTATTTCTATCAATTTTCACGTTATTAAATATTTCTTTGGTGAATTTATATTCTGTCACTTCTTTACCGTATGTATCTGGATATAAAGAATTATATGATCTCATGTTTTTCATCATGGTTTCTCTTTTATTTTTGTTTTTGTTAATTTTATATGAATTTTTTTGTTTGGGGTTTTGCTTTGTAAAAATTTTTTGAAGGCTAAGAATAGCACTATATCGCTGAAAAAAAACGCTTTACTTGATATAGAAAAATTTAAAAATCCAGAATTAAAAAATTTTTTTATCAATTTTTTTTAATTATTTATTTTTGAATTTTTTTGATAGTTGATTTATGAGGTTAAAATATCACTGATATTTTAATGTTATATGGTAATAAATGTGTAAGAATCAATTATGTTGTTAGAATTTGAATGTATTGGATAGATTTAACTGGTTTAATATGATTCAAACTCATCTAGATGATGTAAATGAAAGTGGTTATTTTGAATGTTGAGAAAATTTTCATTTGTGATTTTTGTAATATTTATATATACACATGTGTGAATTGGAAATTTATCGATATAACAATTTATTAATTATACTATATGTTGGCAGACTTAATATGTGTGAAATTTATCAAATATAATACTGATCTAATCTTGAAAATATACATTTAGAAGAATAAATAGTCAGATTGAAACAATACAATGTAACTAAATTCTATTCAAATGATGTAAATAATTGATTATTCTATTATTTGGTTGATTGGTTTCTCTTAAAAGAAACCAATCAACATGAAGCTAATCTAATCAAGAATATTTACATTTCTGAATAAAGACTAGTTACATTGTATAGGATTCATCTGTGTGGTGTTTAATCAGAAATATTCCTATTATTTTTATTATATGTATTAATTTATTTTCTTATATTAATAAATAAAATAATAATTTAAACATATAAAATAGATATAGACTGAATTAATACAATGTTACTAGAATGAATTTTAGATGATATGTCAAATAATCGATTCTAATATGTGTTGATAGATTCCTCTCACGAGAAATCTATCAAATATAATATTGATTTAATCTTAAAAATATACATTTAGATGAATAAATAATTAGACTGAAATAATACAATGTAACTAAAATCCATTCAAATGATGTAAATAATTGATTATTCCATTACTTGGTTGATTGGTTTCTCTTACGAGAAATCAATCAACATGAAGTTAATCTAATCAAAAATATTTACATCTTTGAATAAAGACTAGTTACATTGTATAGGATCAGTCTGTGTAATATTCAATTAAAAATATTCCTATTATTTTTATTTATTATATTAATTTATTTTCTTATATTAATAAATAAAATAGTAATTTAAATATATAAAATAGATATAGACTGAATTAATACAGTGTATTTAGAATGAATTTTAGATAGTATAGCAAGTAATTAATTCTACTATATGTTGATAGATTCCTCGTGAGAGGAATCTATCAAATATAACATTAATCCAATCTTGAAAATATTCATTTAAAGATATAAATAATTAGACTGAAATAATACAGTATAACTAATATCTATTCAGATGATATAAATAATTGATTATTCCATTACTTGGTTGATTGATTTCTCGTAAGAGAAATCAATTAACATGAAGCTAGTCTAATCAAGAATATTTATGCTCCTGAATAAAGATTAGTTACATTGTATAGGATTCGTCTATGTAGTATTTAATCAAAAATATTCCTATTATTTTTATTATATATATTAATTTATTTTATTATATTAATAAATAAAATAGTAATTTAAACATATAAAATAGATATAGACTGAATTAACACAATGTTATTAGAATGAATTTTAGATAATATAGCAAATGATTAATTCTATTACATGTTGATAGATTCCTCTCACGAGAAATCTATCAAATATAACATTAATCTAATTTTGAAAATATACATTTAGAATAATAAATAGTTAGACTGATTCTATACAATATAACTAGAATCAATTCAGATGATGTAAATAATTGATTATTTCATTATTTAGTTGATTGGTTTCTCGTAAGAGAAACCAATCAACATGAAGCTAGTATAATCAAAAATATTTATATTCCTGAATAAAGATTAGTTACATTGTATAGGATTCGTCTATGTAGTATTTAATCAAAAATATTCCTATTATTTTTATTTATTATATTAATTTATTTTCTTATATTAATAAATAAAATAATAATTTAAATATATGAAATAAACATAGACTGAATTAACACAATATATATTAAAATAAAAATTTACTGACATAACAAATTATTGATTCTACTACATGTTGATAGATTCTTCATGAGAGGAATCTATCAAATATAACACCAATCTAATCTTAAAAATATACATTTAGAAGAATAAATAATCAGACCGAAATAATACAGTGTAACTAGTCTTTATTCAGATGATGTAAATAATTGATTACTCCATTACTTGGTTGATTGGTTTCTCATACGTGAAACCAATCAACATAAAGCTAGTATAATCAAGAAAATTTACATTCCTGAATAAAGACTAGTTACATTGTATAGGATTAGTCCATATAGTATTTAATCAAAAATATTCCTATTATATTTATTATATATATTAATTTATTTTTATATTAATAAATAAAATAGTAATTTAAATATACAAAATAAATATAGACTGAATTAATACAATACATTTAGAATGAATTTTAGATAGTATAGCAAATGATTAATTCTACTACATATTGATAGATTCCTCTCACGAAGAATCTATTAAATATAACACTAATCTAATCTTGAAAACATTTATTTAGAAGAATAAATAATCAGACTGAAATAATACAATATAACTAAATTCTATTTAGATGTTGTAAATAATTGATTATTCTATTATTTGGTTGATTGGTTTCTCTTACGAGAAACCAATCAACATGAAATTAATCTAATCAAGAATATTTACATACCTAAATAAAGACTAGTTACATTGTATAGGATCAGTCTGTGTAATATTCGATCAAAAATATTCTTATTATTTTTATTTATTATATTAATTTATTTTATTATATTAATAAATAAAATAGTAATTTAAATATGTAAAATAGATATAGACTGGATTAACACAATGTTATTAGAATGAATTTTAAATGGTATAACAAATTATTGATTCTATTATGTGTTGATAGATCCCTCGTGAGAGGAATCTATCAAATATAACACCAATCCAATCTTAAAAATATACATTTAAAAGAATAAATAATCAGACTAAAACAATACAATATAACTAGTCTTTATTCAGATGATGTAAATAATTGATTATTCCATTATTTGGTTGATTTGTTTCCCTTAAGAGAAACCAATCAACATGAAGTTAATCTAATCAAAAATATTTACATACCTAAATAAAGACTAGCTACATTGTATAGGATCAGTCTGTGTAGTATTTAATCAAAAATATTCTTATTATTTTTTATTTATTATATTAATTTATTTTCTTATATTAATAAATAAAATAATAATTTAAATATATAAAATAAACATAGACTGAATTAATACAATACATTTAGAATAAAATATTACTGACACAGAAAATTATTGATTCTACTACATGTTGGTAGATTCCTCTCACGAAGAATCTATCAAATATAACATTAATCTAATCTTGAAAATATACATTTAGAGATATAAATAGTCAGACTGAAATAATACAATATAATTAAATTCTATTCAGATGATGTAAATAATTGATTATTCCACTATTTGGTTGATTGGTTTCTCGTAAGAGAAACCAATCAACATGAAGTTAATCTAATCAAAAATATTTACATACCCGAATAAAGACTAGTTACATTGTATAGGATTCGTCTGTGTAGTTTTTAATCAAAAATATTCTTATTATTTTTATTTATTATATTAATTTATTTTCTTATATTAATAAATAAAATAGTAATTTAAATATATAAAATAGATATAGACTGGATTAACACAATATATTTAGAATAAAATTTTACTGACATAACAAATTATTGATTCTACTACATGTTGATAGATTCTTCTCACGAAGAATCTATCAAATATAACATTAATCTAATATAGGAAATATTCATTTGAAAGAATAAATAGTCACACTGAAACGATACAATGTAACTAGAATCTATTCAGATGATGTAAATAATTAATTATTTCATTATTTGGTTGATTGGTTTCTCTTACGAGAAACCAATCAACATGAAGCTAGTCTAATTAAGAAAATTTACATCTCTGAATAAAGACTAGTTACATTGTATAGGATCAGTCTGTGTAGTAATTAATCAAAAATATTCCTATTATTTTTATTTATTATATTAATTTATTTTCTTATATTAATAAATAAAATAGTAATTTAAATATATAAAATAAATATAGACTGAATTAACACAATATATTTAGAATAAAAATTTACTGACATAATAAATTATTGATTCTACTACATGTTGATAGATTCTTCTCACGAAGAATCTATCAAATATAACATTAATCTAATCTTGAAAATATACATTTAAATGAATAAATAATCAGACTGAAATAATACAATGTAACTAAATTCTATTCAGATGATGTAAATAATTGATTATTCCATTATTTGGTTGATTGGTTTCTCTTACGAGAAACCAATCAACATGAAGTTAATCTAATCAAAAATATTTACATACCCGAATAAAGACTAGTTATATTGTATAGGATTCGTCTGTGTAGTTTTTAATCAAAAATATTCATATTATTTTTATTTATTATATTAATTTATTTTCTTATATTAATAAATAAAATAATAATTTAAATATATAAAATAAACATAAACTGAATTAATACAATATATTTAGAATAAATTTTTACTAACATAGTAAATGATTAATTCTATTACATGTTGATAGATTCCTCTCACGAGGAATCTATCAAATATAACATTAATCTAATCTTGAAAATATACATTTAGAAGAATAAATAGTCAGACTGAAATAATACAATATAACTAGAATCAATTCAAATGATACAAATAATTGATTATTCCATTATTTGATTGATTGGTTTCTCGTAAGAGAAACCAATTAACATAATATTAATCCAATCTAGAAAATTACATCTCTGAATAAAGACTAATCAATTTATACATGATCATAATCTAATATTTTCATAAATTATTACAGCATATAAAATAAATATAAACTAAATTAATACATGTTGTATAGATTTCTCATAGTAAGAATTTATACAACCTAATAATATTCCAATCATAATTAATATTTATAAATGAAATATTAATTATTATATAATTTTAAATTCTGTTGTATATTCAATACAGTATTATGTTGATTCAATAGTAATCATTAAAACTATTTCATCAAATTAACTGTATTTTACCGTGATTTTAACAGTATAAAAATTTGTATATCTGTCAACCCTTTCCTACACGCAATATATGTAAACTTTATCACCCAGGGATTTTCCAGAATTTTTCTAGAACTACTGAAAAACCATATTTTTGGTAAAGTGAAGACGAAATGGACGTGTCTTGAAAGTGATCAATTTTTAACTTTCTGTATATGTACACAGGAATTTTTTATAATTTTCCAGAAAAATTCTGGAAAATTTCTGGAACTCCAGGAAATTAAAATAAATAAATATTATATATCTGGGAATTCACACATAATTTATCTTAAAGAAGATTCCATTAAATAAGGATGTACGTAATATAATGACAATTACCTGTAAATTAATTATATGTGTTATAATAACCTGATTGTTCACAATATTTATCACTGATAACTGTTGTTTATAAATATATAGAAATGAAACTATAAGATATTTTAACATCTATATTGATTTGTTTCAATCATATTGTATGTATATCATCAGTGTATATAACCCATATAATTTAGTTAGTTAACATTAAAAAGTGTAGTAAATTCAGTTATGATTGAATCATGATCCAGTAGTACTAATTTTGAAATATGTTTTGATCATTGATATGTTACTGATATTAGCCTATATATATATATTCTGGATAAAATATTGAAATTTCAGAGTAAGTAAAAATTATCTATTAAATATAAGGTTCTGAATCCAGTATCGAAAATATCGAAATGGAGCCATAATTAAATAACAAACAAATATTAAAACTATATATTTATTGTATAATTTTTTAATTATATAGTATAAATGAAAACCATACAAATATGATAGTGATTGTAATAGATTTAAAGGACAACGATGTTGTCCTTTAAAATTACAGGTGTTTATCAAAAATTATATGATTTTTATTTTAATCTCAGGATGGATTAATTGGATAGTAAAACATTTAAAATTAAAGTTATTTTTACTGGTTTACTTCTTATTGACAGTGAAATTTCTTAAAAATATTAATATTTTTTTAAAAAAAAATATTAATATTTTTTTAAAAAATTTTCCAGCTATTCTCTTATATATATTAATTTTTTTTCTTTATTTAATAATTAAAAATTATGTAGTATAAATAAAAATCATATAAAATCTGATAGAATATTGTAGCAGATTTGAAGGACAACAATGTTGTCCTTTAAAATTACAGGGGTTTATCAAAAATTATATGATTTTTATTTTAATCTCAGGATGGATTAATTGGATAGTAAAGAAACAGAAATTAAAATTATTTTTACTGGTTTACTTCTTATTGACAGTGAAATTTCTTAAAAATATTAATATTTTTTTAAAAAATTTTCCAGCTATTCTCTTATATATATTAATTTTTTTTCTTTATTTAATAATTAAAAATTATGTAGTATAAATAAAAATCATATAAAATCTGATAGTGATTGTAACAGATTTGAAGGACAACAATGTTGTCCTTCAAAATTACAGGTATTTATCAAAAATATATGATTTCTATTTTAGTTTCACATTGGATTAATTGGATAGTAAAGAAACAGAAATTAAGGTTATTTTTACTGGTTTACTTCTTCTTGACAGTGAAATTTCTTAAAAAATATTAATATTTTTTTAAATTTTTTTAGTTATTTGTTTATATATATTAATTTTTTTCTTTATTAAATAATTAAAAATTATATAGTATTAAATGAAAATCATACAAATTTGATAGTGATTGTAATAGATTTAAAGGACAACAATGTTGTCCTTTAAAATTACAGGGGTTTATCAAAAATTATATGATTTTTATTTTAATCTCAGGATGGATTAATTGGATAGTAAAGAAACAGAAATTAAAATTATTTTTACTGGTTTACTTCTTATTGACAGTGAAATTTCTTAAAAATATTAATATTTTTTTAAAAAATTTTCCAGCTATTCTCTTATATATATTAATTTTTTTTCTTTATTTAATAATTAAAAATTATGTAGTATAAATAAAAATCATATAAAATCTGATAGTGATTGTAACAGATTTGAAGGACAACAATGTTGTCCTTCAAAATTACAGGTATTTATCAAAAATATATGATTTTTATTTTAGTCTCACATTGGATTAATTGGATAGTAAAACATTTAAAAACAAAATGATTTTTACTGGTTTACTTCTTCTTGACAGTGAAATTTCTTAAAAATATTAATATTTTTTTTTAATTTTCCAGCTATTCTTTTATATATATTAATTTTTTTTCTTTATTTAATAATTAAAAATTATGTAGTATAAATAAAAAACCATATAAAATCTGATACTGATTGTAACAGATTTGAAAGACAACAATGTTGTCCTTCAAAATTACAGGTATTTATTAAAAATATATGATTTTTATTTTAGTCTCACATTGGATTAATTGAATAATAAAACATTTAAAAATAAAGTTATTTTAACTGGTTTACTTCTTTTGACAGTGAATTTTTCTTAAAAAAAATTAATATTTTTTTAAGAATTTTTTCAGTTATTTGTTTATATATATTAATTTTTTTTTATTTAGTCTCATATTGAATTAATAAGATAATAAAGAGTCTGAAATTAAAATTATTTTAACTGATTTACTTTATTTCGACAGTGAAATTTCTTAAAAATATTAATATTTTTAAATTTTTAGTTATTCGTTTATACATATTAATTTTTAATCATGAGATGTCTATCAAAATTATATGACTTTTATTTAATATTATCATTTATTTACTCAAGAAGATATTAGGTATAATAATTATTTCATGAGAAAAAATTATAAGTTTAATATTTGTCAACTGTTATATTTTAATATTTTAACGCATAATATATGTCGAATAATTGTGTGTACTAATGTTCCGAATCTGGTATCGAATGATATTGAAATTTTTTTTCGAGACTACTCTAACAAACTATTTTCCAAAAAAATTGGTATAGAACGATACCTGAAAAATACTAGACTACGTCTAGTATTTTTGAGGAACCTTAGTGTATACATAGTGATATTTACATTAATATTAATATTCAAATATTTATTTTTGATTTTTTTATTATGGGATTTTACCGTTATAACAACAATTCATTTATATGATATGTGGTTAATAACCACATATTACCTTTATGATAGATTTTCCAAATATTGATAGTATTCAAAATGATTTCCACATGACATCCAACACACCATTTTATCTCCAGATTTTTCTGGATTTTTTTCAGAACTATCAAAAAATCATATTTTGACAAAGTGAAGACGGAATAGACGTATCTTGAAAGTGGTATATTTTTAATTTTCTATATCTATACACAGAAAAAATTTTCAAAATTAAAAAAAAATTCTGGAAAAATTCTGGAAAAATTCTGGGAATTATTAATTCTAAAATTTTGTGAAAATACATTTGTAAGAAATTTTTCTGTTTACATGTATATCAGCAATTTTTTAAACATGTAATAAACAGTATTCTGTTAAATTAAAAAATTATATATGAAAATAAAGAGCGTATATGTCTATCATATAAAATATTTTTATGTAGATGATGGAAATAAAAACATTGAAAAATTTTCAATGGTGTTACTGAAAAATAGTATTTAATAAAATGTTATAAATAATGATGAACTATATAGAACATTGATAAATATGATGAGTTAGGATTTTACATAACATATGTGGAATTCAATTTTGTGGGTATAATTCAAATGTTAATAAAACATATGATATTGTATACTTATTATCAATAATATTATTTTCCACTTTGATGTTGATAATATATGGTAATAAATTAATTGATATACTGTATATTTATATTATAATGTATATATCAATTTACAATTAAAAGTATAAATGGGTAAATAAATGGTCTTAAAATCAAAAATATATAATTTTATTTTTAAGACTGTTTAATCCAATGATTATAATAAATCAAAATTTTAATATATTTAAAACATAAACAACATATAATATATTAAATATTATAATATATTAACAGATATATTATCTTTGAAACAAATAGTATTAATTTGTTAATTATATATTTTTAATATTATATGTTTATCATACAGATTATTTTAAATTATAATGAATTTATTCGTTTTCATAATAATATAATTTATACTATTGTATTTTTAAGTATATTAATTTTTAAATTTTTTTATTATAAATAAAATAAAAATTAATATAATCATATATAAATAAATTAAATATACAAAATTAATAACGTATTAATTTAAGTAGTAACAATATTAAAAAAATAAATTTATTGTTAATCAATAATATCATTCAATTATATTGATTAACATATACAGTTTAATTTTCTAAACCGTTTATTACAATGAATTTAATATCTGTTAATTTATTATATTTAATATATCAGTAATGTATCGTATTGTAAATGATATAATTTAATGTTAAGAATATTATATTTAAAACAAACAGTGTTAATTTATTAAAATATATATTTTTATATCACATATTGATCATAAAAGATATTTTAGCTAATATTGAATATATTTAATCTTTAATATTATAATTCAAATCATTGTATTTTTAAGTATATTAATTTTTAAATTTTTTATTATAAATAAAATAAAAATTAATATAAAGAATATATAAATAAATTAAATGTTCAAATTAAAATATGTTGATTTTGAATATAAACAATATTTAAAGAATATATCTGTTATTAAACAGCTTAGGAATTAAATACATTGTATTGAATGGAATAAATAATTGTAATTTTAGACTGTTTATTACAATGAATTTAACATTCATTAATTTGTTATATCTAATATAACAGTAATATATCATATTGTAAGTGATATAATTATTAATAAATATATTATTCTTTGAAACAAACAATGATAATTTGATAAATGTATAATTTTCAAAATATATATTTATCATATCGAATATTTTAAATTATATTAAAATTATTTAATCTATAATACTATTGTTCAAATAATTGTATTTTTAAGTATATTAATTTTTAAATTTTTTTATTTATAATAAAAAAATTAATTAATATAAAGAATATAAAAATATTAAATGTTGAAAAATAACAATATATATTTCGAATGATAATAACACTCGAAATATATATTGATTATTAGACAGACTATTTAATTCAAATATGTTAAGTACATAATAAACAATTAAATTTTTTAGACGGTTTATTTCAATGAAATTATTATTAAATAATTTTGATATATCTAAATATCAATAACATACAGTATTATAAATAATATATTTTATTAATATACATACCATCTTCAAAACAAACAGTAATAATTTAATAAATGTATATTTTTCATATCTTATAGAGATTATGTATGTTATTTTTAATTATAATGAATTTATTTAATTTACAATGATATTGTTCAAATAATTGTGTTTTTAAGTATATTAATTTTTAAATTTTTTATTATAAATAAAATAAAAATTAATATAAAGAATATACAGTAAAATTAAATATTTAGAATTACTAATACATATATAATTGTGTGTTAATAACACCCAATAACAAATTTATTATCAAATAGGTTTTCCACCTAAATATGTTAATTATGAATAAATAGTTTATTTTTAAGACTGTTTATTACAATGAATTTATTATTCATTAATTTTGATATATCTAAATATCAGTAATATGTAGTTTAATGAATGATATAATTTATCAAACTACATATTATTATTAAAACAAACAGTATTAATTTATTAAATGTACATTTTTCGTATACTATATTAATTATATAGTATGTTTATTATACATATTTAATTTATTTGTTTCATAATAATATAGTTTATACTATTGTATTTTTAAGTATATTAATTTTTAAATTATTTATTATAAGTAATTTAAAAATTAATATAAAGAATATGAAATGAATTAAATGTTTAACACAACAAGTGTGTTATGTTCAAAATAAACAGTATCGATTTATTAAACGTATAATTTACATATTTATATGAGTTATACAGAGTATTTTATAAGGTAATAAATCTATAAAATAGTAATAATATCATGATAAGATTAATCAATTATAATTATTAGTAATTAACATAAGTTGATATAGATAATGATAAAATATTATTATATCACAATGTTATTCATAGCAAAAACTTAAAACATTTGAAACTTTGATGTCTTTATTAATTACAATTAATAAGGATCACGATTGTGTGAGATTTAGAAAACATTAAATTCTTGTAAGAATTTAATATTTTAAGGAGCGAATGAGTATCCTATCAGATGTAATTAATTTATGTATAGCAAAGACTCAAAAGTGGATAGAATTGTTAATAGTGTATATTATTAATATATGTGAATAATTTTCGACTAGCTATTGTTGTCAATAATAAACAAATAAATATTGTAAATAATGATAAAACACCACAATATCACAATAATATTCCCATATGAGCATAAATATAATTATTATTAATAAGAACCAGGGTTGGGCGGGTGGGGGGGGGGACTCTCTGTAAAGCGAGTGGGTATCCTTATTAGATGTAATTAATTTTATGCAAAACATGGGAATAACATATATTAATAATATATGTGGATAATTATCAGCATATTATTGTTATCAATAATAAATAAGTAAATAAACATAAAATAATGTAAATGATGATAAAACACCACAATACACAATGATATTCCCATATGAGCATAAGTATAATTACTATTAATAAGAATCAGGATTGGGCGGGTGGGGGACTCGCTGTAAAGCGAGTGGGTATCCTTATTAGATGTAATTAATTTTATGCAAACATGGGAATAACATTGTGAATTGTGGATATTATATCAAATTATAACATATATTATGAATGTGTGGATGGTCAGTGGCGTGTTTTTGTGCTGAATATATATATAATTAAATGATATTATTAAGGATAGTATACAATTCACACCAATTTTGTAAATTAACATATAAATCAATACACACATCATTTATTTTTTACATCAAACATATTAAAATGAGGCACAACTGATATTATATGCATTACATATAATTAAAAATTAAAAAATTTTTTAAAAATTGAAAATTAAAAAAATTTTTTTCTAATCTTAAATTTGCTAAATCATTTAAAAGTTCTCTTTTTCAAAGATAAAGCCTTAAAATTTTTTAAACTTTTCAAAAGATAGCTTTTTAAAGCATTAACCATTTAAAATATTAAACACTAATTATTAACCAACAACATTTAACTATTAACTTTTAACTATTAACATTAAAAATTTTTTTTATTATTAACTGTAACAACTATTTTTTTTAATTATTAACCCTAAAATATTAACTCCTAATCACTTAAATATAATTTTTAATTAACAACCTTAATTCTTAAACCTAATAACATATTTAAATATTAACCACATAATTTTTAAAATATAACCTCAAACCTATAAATATCTAAACATATTAATCCAAACTTTAACATCAAAATTTTTAACCCATAAACTATAAATCTAAAATATATAACCAAAATGACATCAAGTAATTGTTTATATAGTGAAGATAATAATGATATATCTGTGTACAAATTCACCAAACTTACACACAATATTATTAATGTTAACATGAATGATATCAAATACCAACATCCATCAAGTTTCATTCATATTATTCCAGAGGACGAAGCAGTCAGTATGGTATATTACCATAAATACCACGATTTCATCAGCTTCAATAGTAGAACAGAAGATTTTGACAAAAATTTAAAGATGTACAATATCTACTGGGAACTTAAAAGCAGAAATTTATCAATGTTAAATAATTTTCCCGAAATGTTATCAAGAAAAAGTCATTCCATTTCAAGCGCAATATCAGATCAATTTTATCACAACAAAGATAATACTTTGTCAATTCAAGATATTAAAAACATTATTGAAAAAGAATTGTTAATTGAATTGTGTCTAAGAGTAGAGTGGGAAGAAAGTAAAATGGTAAATATTATCAGAAATTTAAGATTCAATACTAAAAATTTTGATATCAATCAATGGATAATGAAATACACCGAACATGAAAATGAAAATCGTTACAAATGGTATAAATTCGTCATTAAAACGATTGAAATTATCATGAATAGAGTTACAAAATTTGTCAACAACGAAACAGCTGAAAATATTAGAAATTTCAATCTAAATGAATTGAATATACCATTAACCAATTATAAAATATATGACGAAAATAGATATGAATATTTGTTCAATGTTGATTTAAATAAAATCCAGTTAGTAAATGGATTATGGAAAATTGTTGACAACCAAATTACTGTTACAACATCTATATTTTGTGGTGAATATATAGGTGCAGTTTCATTTAGAAATATTGCTGTTATTCCAGAACCTATTCATATCGGTAAAATCTCTGATAATTTTAATAAATCCAGCAACAGCATAAAACCAACTTTAAATAATTATGTTAAAATACCCAGAAAAGTCTATCCAAAGAGAAAAATACAAATGGAATGTAAATTTGGACCTGATGTTGACAACAGATCACATTTGGAGATAAGCGAAAGTAGAAGATTGTTTGCTGAACAAATCCTTAAAGATTTAAATAATTGTGTTGAAATCACACAAGATGTAAAATCTGCACGTGAGAAGAGAAGAGATGATTATTCTAAAAGCATAACAAGACGAACTGCAATTATCAATAATGTCAAAAATAAATATACTAACATATCTCACAATAATAACAATACAAATGAGAAGAAGTTAAGACCACCTCGTGGAAATTTTGACATATCTCCAGATATTGATATGACAAAATATGAACATGTTGATGACGATAAAGTACATGAGTTTAAAAACAATTTTGAATTTTCAACAGTTATCAGTTACAATAAATACTATATGCAAACACATTCATTAAATGTGATATCAAAATATTATGAAAAATGTAAGGAAAAAGGTAAGATGTTAAAAGAATTACTTTATGACCTACATAATAAGGTGTCTCTTGATGACATTAAAAATAAAACAAATAATTTAGGATCACTGTTTAAATATGGTAAAATAAACAGTGATTCATATAAACATTATATGTATATCTCATCAATTTAATTTAATTTTCATAATGTAAACAATATAAACTGTATCATTTATATATTCATTTATAATTTTTGTATTTTTATTGTTCATAAAACATCATAATCCTGTAAATATCATATATTAATCGTTAATTTTATCCCAGAAAACCCTTCCTTAATTCACTAAAAATTAAAATCATAAAATTTTAATTATAGAAAAAATATTTCACAACATGATTAAACTTTTCAATAGCACTCCATCCCACTTTGATTCTATTGTTACACATAATGTAACAAAAAATATTTTGAATATTGTTATGACAGTAATTTATGTTGACAATTATTACGGATATACTAGTAGTCATCAATATCACATTTTGGTTAAAGTAGATATGGATAAGAGAGTAGAAGTAGCAAGTTATAAATTAGATTTTACTCCATTAAAATTAATAGATGATGAAATGGTTGCAGTATCGAGAAACAGAATTGAATTTTATGATATAGATACCCTACAAAAGATAAAATATGTAGATTTATATGATTTAGATTTTGATGATTTTGAGGACATGAACAATATTATGGCTAACAATTTTGAAGAAGCATATCATGATGATTCATACATAACCATACACAATTTATATAAATTAAAAGGTTCTATTTATTACTGTTTGAATATCATAAGAGAAGATTACAATCACTCAGAATATGAAGGAGAGAGGGAGATTAACAATATTTCTGAAAATAAATATGTATTTAAAAAATTGGGAACTAATGAAACATTAATGATAGTTACCTTGTTTAGAAATGAATTCTCTCTTTCTGTGACAACGAACGGTATTATGGTAGAATTACCATTTAAAGAATGTAGTATTTTTAACGACGATAACACTTTGATATTTCTTGATTCTAATGAATCTTTGTCCTATATGAAAATTAATCTTAACACTATGAAATATGAAATTAAGAATGTATCAGATTTGACGGACACATCAATTGAAAATAAATATATTTTTGACTTGAAACCTATTAGTGACAGTAAATTATTGTGTTTATATGGAGAGGAGCCTGGATTACATAATCACCGATATGGAAAAGATTTAAGGACAAAAATTATATATGATTTAGTGAATGATACTAGTATAAAGTTAAAATATGATAAATATATTATGTCCATGACTTGCTTTAACTATAATGATAAAAAATATTATGTAATAATTAACGAGGATGAAGAATATACTATTTACATTGATGAAGATGAATATTTTACAAACATAAGTGACAATAATATAAATAAAGACAAAATTATTAAAATCGGGACGGAAAATGAAAATGTGGAAATATCTCATGATTTACTAATTAATAGGAGTCACTTCATAAGATCAATATATGATGCTTTGGAACTTAATCATGAGAATGAATTAATATCCAGTAATTTCAAAAATATAACATTATACAAAAATTTTATTGAAAATAGAATATATGACACTGATAAATTATATGATTTGTATACAATAGCAAATTACATGCACGACTGTAATATTAATTATTTAGCAGAAATGATTATTTTACATGTAAAGGAAAGTAAGATGGATATTGATGAATCGTTTAAATATTTAGATTTATTGTATACAAGCATATGTGATGAACAATTAAATATATTAATATATGCAATATTTCATAAATATGATATTGTTGATTTTCTAAACAAAATAATGGACAAAAATTTAATGTTAAACAATTATATTTATAAAGTTTTAAGAAATGAATTAGAAGAAGCGAGAGACTCACTCAGGGAGGATGTAAAAATATCTGAAAATTACGTGGGTCTTTTTGAATATTTGTCAATTGAATAATATTTGTTATATCATCTATCAATAATGATATGCATCCATTGGATACATATATAATTTACTACATTTATCGTAAATTTAATATTTCTTTCTCTATTTTTTCTACATTGTAGTATTCACAATTCATTTTATTCTTATAAGTGAATTTTAAACCATATATATTTCCATTTAAATATCCGTAATATATTTCGCCAGTTTCATCCACTTCACCTTTAAAGAATGGTAATATATCGTTTAAATGTTTTGATGCTGATGTAATATATGGATTTTCAAGCAGTATTCTAGAATTAATATTAGAATATCTATATGGTTTGATTATAGAGTATGTACTGACAAACTTACTAAAATAATATCCATTACTTTTTTTATCTATTACACCTTTATAATGTCTTTTATGCAGATTATTACCTATATAATCTTCAAAAGTATGATCGTTATATAATTTTATAATATACAAATTATTATCGGTTACATGTCTGTATTCAAAAATTAAACCTCTATTATCATATATATGTGTTATTTTATGTATGTCAGAAGCATAATTTAATATGTCATCCCACATTTTAAAATATTTTTCTGCATCTAACCCGAATTCTTTAACTCTAATAAATCCGAGTATTTTATACTTATTTGATGTTTTTCTAAAATTACTAAGTATAAAGTTTGAATCATGAATAGATAGATGTATACTATATACTGATTTACCATCTTCTGAATATTTTGACGCACCCCTTCCCAAAACTATGCTTAAAAGAAACCACAAAAATGCTATTTCACATTTATTGAAGCTTTCCATATCTTTAATATAATTTTCAACTCTACTTTCATTATAATCTGTAATTAGTTTATATAATGTTAATATATCATTTTTATACGATATCTGGGCCAATATATCATAATAATTTTCAACGACATCTATAATCAAATATTTATCTGACAATATTTTACCAATAATTTTATTTTTTTGAAAAGTGTTAATTCTATTAGTGGTTAAAAGAATTAAAAGTTTGTGTACATCTCCATTGTCAATAATATACTTTAAAGATATGTCCTTTAGTCCGTATGCCATTTCTAATATTTCGAAAAAAATTTTTTGTTTAAATGATAAGTTTGCAATATCATAACATTCATAATATTTGTAAATCTTTAAGAATAATATATAATTGATACATCCTTGTAGTTCTACCTTGTGAACAAGTACCATTTAAAATATCTTCATATTGTTCTTTAAATATATCTAATAAATCTTTATTATCTCTTACTTTATTCCAAACGTGTACACACAAATATTCAAATGAAATTTTATTTGAGGGGTCCCAATTATTATTGATGTCAGTTAAAACTAAAAATGATGCTTTTTTAACTTTCTCAGTGTTAAATGTCAGATTAATTTCATTTATACATTTTACAAAATCATCATGGTTAACCTTATAATTAGTGAACTCAATATTCCATTTACCATCATAATAATGAGTATTGTTCATTCCTTTCTGTTTATATCATAAATATTTTTTTGGAGACATTTACATTTATAAAATGTAATTGTAATTATATGTAAATTAAAAATGTTTTACAACAAGGTTGTTTTCATTATCGATAACAATATCGTCGAAATCATCAAGTAATCTGTAAAATTCTAATTTATTATAAATTTGATCATATGTCAAACCTTCAGTATCAATTTTTAGCTCTTCAGTATCATCATTTTTTGAAATTAATGTAACGGTAACGGACTTAAGTCCAGCATCTTCATCTTTAAATTCATCTATTTTGTGCTCATAGTATTCAAACACCTCATGTTTTGTAGCATAATCATCAGAATAACCTTCATAAATTGTGGACATAATGGCATGAAATTTACCGATTCTCTTTTCTTCTTCACTATATTCATCCAAATTCCATTCAGATATATTTGGAAACACTGATAAATTATCATCAATAATTTCAATTTTATTGACTGAACTCACCAGTTCATCTCTTTCCTTAATTGATCTAATCATATTATATATTTCACCATATGTCAAACCATCTGTGTCTAGGGTATGTGCAAATGATTCAAGTTTATCCTCTGAATCATAGACACCAACAGTAACAGACTTTAGACCAGCAAGTTCTTCCATAAATCTTAACCTTTCCTCATCTGTACATGATGATGAATCGCTAAAAATTAATTCAGGTGAGAAAGCATTATAAAGTCGAAAGACTACTGCAAAAAATTTGTATATTTTATTTTCATCATCTGTATAATCTTCATATCTTCTACCCTCTCTTTTTTCCTCTTCCTCTTCCTCGACACTATCATTAATATTTAAACTACTGATAATCTCTTCATTTTCATCGTCTTTGAAAATTTCTTTGCCCATTTTTGTATATTCAAAATATGTTTAAAATAAAAAATTATAAATTTTAACAATCAATTTTATTCTCCAATTTAAACACGCAATGAACTGTAACTGTCATAAAACACGAAATAATAACAATAACGCATGCATTATACCATATCCTGTTGGAGTAACTGGACCCGCTGGTCCTCCCGGCCTGACTATATCATATGTTGGAAATTCTATTTTTGTTGATTCCATTTTTGGAAAAACTCCAGGTGAAATAGAAAATTTTACAGATCCATATTTATATATAAACGATGCAGCTAATGCAGCTGGACAAGCTGCAAATTCCAACAAAATAATTACGGTATATGTGAGACCTGGTACATATATTGTAAATGATAATCTAGCAAGAAACTATGTTAATTGGTATTTTGAGGAAGGGACATATATTATTGGTAATAATGTTATTTTTGAAGCATCATCAGTTTTAACTGGTTTTGATGTGAGAGGCTATGGTGTATTTCAGAGTAATTCAGTCGGAACACTTTTTAATATAGGTAATTCTACACTCATAAATAATGTTTTTAATATAGAAGGAAAAAGTGCAACCATAACGTCTTTAAATAATGGTCCCACATCAGTGATAAACATTAATAATAACTTAGGACAATGTAACGTTAAATTTGATACTGTATCCATTGTTACAATGGACGCTATAACAAACACTGATGATAATGATTACAGCTGTATCAATATTTTTTCACAAAATGTGGTGATAAATATTAATGATATTTTTATTTATTTACCTAATGCAACAGTAACCTTGGGAAGATTCACTGCCGTAAATATTCTGACAGGAGATAATGTGGGAAATGGTATATTGATAAACAGTAATAAAATATATATCGCGATCAAGGGCTTCAATTCTTCATCGACCACACCTCCATCTGATCCACCAGCTGATATACCATACACACAATCATATTTAATAACAATATTATCAAGATCGGTGAGAATGACAGGGTTGCCCGTTCCTGTAACATTAAATAGTAGATCGGTTTTATTGATAACAAACGATGTATCTTTAAATGATAATCATATATATTTTTATGAATTTTACACGGTGTTAATCAATAATTCTCCATTAAATCTGAATTCCAATAATGTAGTTCTCATATTTACAGACAATATAAGTTCATCTATTGATTTATATGCACCAATTGAACTAAATCCAACTTTAAAAAATTACAGTTATTCATCAGTTGTGATAATCGTAATCGGTAATTCTTTACGATATTCGAATGTTTGTCCCAACATAAACATAAATACAGTTCTGTTATATGGTAATAATGTAGAATTTTCATCAACTGGTAATGGAATTTCATGTATAAAATACTGGACTATAAGACCTTATTTCAGTGATGTAAATATCATATTTAAAATAAATGCCATAAATGTGATAATCTCTGCTGGTGTAATAGATTATTTGCTAACATTTAGTAATTCATATGCTGACATAAACGCGATAAATATATTAGCTGGATACATATCATACACTTATATATTATCCATTTCTTTCTCAAAAGTAAATATAGAATATATTCAGTTTGATGCTTATGATATTTATGATAAGTTGGGAGATTATTATTATTGTTTTATACTCTGTTATAGTGCTACGTTAAACATTGATAATCATCAAGTATCATTTATAAACCAAGCAATTCCCGAAAGTAGTTACATATTTGATGGAAGTAATGTAAATTTTAATTACATGTATTCAATAATATATAGTTATGATCAAATTAATAATAATTCATCTACTTTCAACATTACGTCATCAACATTCAGATGTAATATATTTAGTTATACATGTGAAGTTGGGAATGAATGTAAATTTTTGACGACTTCAAATAGTTACACTAACATAAATAGGTTTTATATATCTCCTGTTGATAGTGGAATAATTTATACAACCGATAATAATACGATATATTTAAATAATGTGTATGCAACAAGAATGAACAGTTTCTTGAATATAAGTGGGAATTGTCATACAACCATAAATTATTTGTATACTAGATATGATAAGAATGGAGGATCATTAATAAATATTGGAGACAGCACATCATATTTGAACATAAATAAAATAAGAGCTGAATTATTTACTTATGAAACTGATGATGTAATTTTGGACATTTTTAGATCTGCTAAAAATATTAACTCACATATAAACATATCTTATTTAGAAGTTGTTAACACAAATATATCTGCATATAATGTGTTTGTAACTGAAAATGATGTGGCACATATTAATATCGGTGAACTGATAAATAGCCCCACAGGAAATAATATTGCAAAAATTTTAACATCAGAGGGATCAACCGTTTACTTTAACACGACATCTATTAATATCACAACAAAAAGTCCAATTGTTATAGTTCCAAATACAGTAGATTTAAAATATTTGATAGATATTAATGATTCCAATTTTTATTTTGATTCAAAAAATATTAAGATTATAAATAATTATACTGAAGCATTAGCCATAATCAATATTCACAATTTAAAAAGCAGAGATGTATTTATTAATGGACAAATTATGAGAGTAAACAGAGGTTTAATAAATATTAACAATGATATTTCCTTATCAAAAATAAAAATTAATATAGATGATTCAACATGTATGAATATAGCGACATTTATATATGTTAATTCAATTATAGCAAACAGCACAGTAATTATAACGGGCAGATATGTAAATTCAAATTCTCATATATTAATGATAACTGGTCAGCCAGGTGATACTTCCATAAAATTATCAAATTGTGTATTTTTAACTTCTGGAGCAGAATCCATAATGTCGATAAACGGTAATAACATCAGTTTATATTCACCATCTGTTTCAAATAATGATATTATGAATATAAATTTCTCACCAGCAATACCTTTACCCAATAATTGGTATCTTATAGATCCAGCATATAATTAATCATCTGCTTCAAACACAATATAAATTAAAGTTTGTGACCAATACAATGTACTGGTCATCGATAATAAATAAAACAGCACTAAAATTTCAAAATTTTTCAAGAAAATAATTACTAATTACGACATGGCATTTGAACGATTTAACACACACGAAAATTTTGACAATCTTCTCAAAGAATATCCCGAAGCAGATGCTCATAAGTACAGAGCATTTATTCGTGATGAAGACGAAGATTGGTATGAATTAGACTTTCCAAGAGTCCTTAAAGACACAGCTAAATTAGATAGCGAAACATGTGAATATATTGAAATTGTTGAAAAAGACAAAATATCAGAGCATGAAGATGCTCTTGGATTAAAAGATGCGATATATAACTTAAAAAAAATTAGTGCATCTTTTAATAAACCAGATGAAGAAGATCTTTGTTATGCTATATCTTATCTACACCATGAAAGAGCTAAATATATTGATAAGGAAAATACATCAGAAAAAGAAACTAACTATTATAATGCTGTTACCAAATTGTGTCACGAATACACTCATTATTATCATAAGTATTATAATAGTGTCATTGATATTATGGAAGGACCATTTGATATAAATAAATTCAAAATCGCTGTGAAGAAAATTTCAACCTGTAAAGAAGTCAAGGAAAGAATTAGACTGAAAGATGCACTTGAAAGAAATTTAGTTAAACCCATTTCTGAGGGAAGATATAAATTTATATTACATAATATGTATAATGAACAAATTGGAAACGGTCTTCAAGATGACGTTATGAATAATATAATGAGGTTTGATGAAGGTATACATTTGGCAGAATGGGGAAATATGGCAAATAAATTAGAAGATTGGGCGAAAATTTTGAGAGGTGCTATCGAATTGTTTAGTAAAGGAGAACCAATGTCCACCATATCATCAGAAGTTAACGAAATTTCTTAAAACATTCTGATATAAAGTATTGTAAACACAATTATATGTTATTATATACTATTATCCAATGGATAATGGATTGAAAATCGTAATAATTTTGAAAATGGATTATTTATAAGATGTGTGTATAGCGTTTAAAAGTCCAGATAGATCAACACTGACATCATTGCTCATAATTTTGTTGTTTACAATTTTATTTAAAATTGTTTCAGCATATTTTTCATGATTGAGAATAGTTATTTTTAACATCTCTCCCGTCATAATGTTGTATAAACAGTATGGTTGATATGTTTTATCCTGCAAATATAACATACATGAGTACACTAGTGATTGTAAAATGTGATCTACTTTAAAGCCCTGAACAAATTTAAATTCAATGGGACCATATGTTTTGTTAATACAATCAATTGATCCAGCAATAGAATAGGTTACCTCTCTATTCTCTGATATCTTCACTGTTCCCTCACACTCTACCTTTTTCTCAAATTCATCCGATACATCTAAAAAGTCTAGTTTACCAACTGCTTCCATTGTACATTTCCAATTTTTTTCCTCATAAAACCAATCATACTGCTTAATTTGATTTAAAGGATGTATTAATCTTTCCAAAATACAACAGTGCATATTTATCATATATGGTAGATATTTCCAAACGTCGTCCATTTTACCATCTTTTAACAAACCTTCAATTAATGTTAGCAAATAATCAAGTCTATCTTCCATTTTCAATGATTTAGCGAGAAATTTCAATGTCTTTAAAGACTCATAGATAGCAAAATATTTTTGTAAAGTGTACTGTTTAATCAAGGGAACGGCTGAACCATAAATAAATGAAACATCTTCATAATATGTTCCAAAATTTATTTTAGTGTTAATGTTGATAAAATATTTTTGTTCGGATACTATCTCTACTTTGAAATACTTGCTTAATTCATCAATCAAATTGTTTGACATAAATCTTACCAGTCCACTCACAGAGTAAAATTTGATATTATTTGGAGGATCTATTCTAGTGTCAAAATTTATTTTTCCCTTTATAGTTGCATATGTTTGTAATTTCTCCATACTGAGAAAAGGTAAACAACCTTGCTTATCGTCATGAATTAAAATCAATCTATCTCTTGCTCTAGTTGCAGCTACATATAAAAGGTTAGGACATTCATCTTTTGGATCATTTTCAGCCATTTGATAATATCCTTTATCAAATCCAAATAATATGACCATCTTCCTTTGTCTACCCTTCATTTGATGATATGTTGTGAAAACAATTTTATTCATCATTAATCTTTCGTCATTATTTTCAACATAATCGTCGTTTGGCTTATAAATCATTTTACCTTTTGAACTCAAAAAATTGACCAACTTGTTAACTGGTGACTTCTCAGATCTAACACTAAATGCTAATATTGCAATGTCATTCAAAGTGTTTCCTTCTTTCAAATAGTCATCTATTATCTTGTTTATATCATAACCCAATGTAAATACATTTTTGCAAATATATATTGGTTTTACTGTATCGCGTCTGTTTGAAACAAGTCTATTTTCTTTTAACATACATTCATTTATGAAATCAGTGATTGGAATAGAACATCTGAAAGTTTCTGACAATTTTAACCGAGTCCACGGTATTTTTGACTCAAATATATTGTCAGCCATCATTAGAAATCTTTCATCAGCACCTTTGAATTTATAAATACATTGTCTATTATCACCTAAAAAGATTAAATTTGACGAACCTGAATCTGATATTATTTTCAATATAACCCTAGCCAGTAGCGGAGTCAAATCTTGCGCTTCATCAATAATCACAATATCATAATGTTTACCACGATATGGTAGATTATTTTTTAATATGCTTTTAATTCCAAAATCATCACCACATGGAATTCCATAAGATGATTGACATATACTGTGTATTGTGCTTATATCAACATTTTTGTGAGGAAGTCTTGATCTTGTTTCAATGGTCAGGAATTTACTGTATAGAATTGTTAGAATACTTTTATTGCTTAACATTTCAATAATGTGATTTATAGTGGTAGTTTTACCTGAACCAGCAACAGCATCGACAATTACATTGCTTTTATTTTTCAGATTTTCAGCTATTAATCTCTGCTCTTGAGTGTACTGTATGTAACTATTCATCTTATGGTAAATATGTTGTTAATTTACAAATTAAATTATTAAATTACAAATAAATTTTATTTATATCATTTTGTATAATATTTTTTTCTTGTAAAAGGAATATTTGTGTCTAGATAACCATCTACAACTTTAGAATCCATGTCTAATGGAAATCTTATTATAAATTTATCATTAATAAATGCAACATAACCATTAGGTACCAATTTATTATATTCACGTTCCCAACCAATGACAAATGTCACATCTTTAAGATAAAATGTATAATTGTTATATGTTGGATGAGATTTTGATGATGAAATATTATATTTTGGTTTTACTTTATCATATATATGCTTCAGATATCTATGTCCTGTTTCTTCTGCAAAAGAATCCAAGAAAATTAATACGATAGCTATTCTTTTTTCTGCTATATTTTTTCCAATATTTGTTATTATATAATCAGGAATATGAATAATTTTTTCAAAAAATACATTTATACCGCTTGAACATTTACTTTTCCTATAATTTTCAAATGAATGTTCATATTCCGGTATAACACCATTTGAAATATCTATTTTGAAATATCCACAATATGCAAATACCCTCGCTATTCCAATTGATCCAAGAGCATCTAAATTATCAGCATCTGACACACATGAAACTATATCAAAATCTTCTTTTGATAAATTAATACCGTTTTTCCTGAGAGGTCCCGTTGAATATCCAATGAATTTAATTAAAGATGAAATTCTAGGTATTTGGTTAAAACCAACAGATGCAAGTAGTTCTTCTACATTATCAATTTCGTGTAACAGAGCAATCACATCCACAATATATAAATCTGCTTTTATATTAATCGCAATGATCTTCGCTAAATCCCTAACCCTTTGTATATGTTGATAATCATGGCTAACGTCTTTATGTAATTCCTTTATCTTGTTCATAACAAGAGATTCTAATCTGTATAACATTTCCCCGTTCATGAATAAATATCTGTTTTAAATAAAATAAATAAATTATTTATTTATGTCTACAGTGCAATACTAACAATACAAAAATTATCTTCTACTTTCTTGACCTAATCTGTCTACTTCTACATAATCTATAGTGGGTATAGATCCCATATAATTTGGATTAAATTCTTTTACTTTCAAATCTGGTATAATCAAATCGTCCTCGTCTATAACTTTATTTTTCAATAAATTTGTGGATCCAGTACTTACTGGAGCTGGCAATGGACTTACTGTTTTCTTGGGAATATTTGAAACAGAAGAGAGAGTGGTAATGGGATAAATTTCACCATTATTGATTCTTTCTAAATTTGTATTATATGCTTGTTGTATCAAATCTGAGTATGCGCCACCTAATGAACTTTCAATTGTTTCTGGGCTATATGATGATCTACCCACATCTGTTCTATATGTATTTCCCATCATACCCATACTTGATCCACCTGATAAATTTCTATTTGTAATATTTGTCTGGACAGTATTGTTTGAAGGCGAAATATATGTGGGACTACTTACGTTAGACGTTGGTCTTATATAATCTGAACGTGGAATATTGGAAGAACTATTTACAATTGGTGATAATCTTGAAGTGTGTCCCTGAGAAGATGTGTTTAACAATGGTGGAGTATAATTACTTACATTTGATGTGAATGGTCTTATATTACCTGAACGTGGAATATTGGAAGAACTGCTTACAATTGGTGGTAGTCTTGAAGTGCTACCATGAGAAGGTAGTCTTGATAATGGTGGAATATCGGAAGATGTGCTTAACAATGGCGGGGTGTAATTAATTCCTTGTGGTGCGAGCGATCTAAGCACTATTCTATCTCCCACCGTTAAATTTTCCAAACTGCTATTCGTAGTCAGATTTGGTGCACCAACTGCTGAATTACCACATGTACCACCAATGGGACATGTTCTACCCCCAGTATATTCATCATCATCAGAATCTAAGTCATAATCTGAATCATGGGAATATTTAGGTCTTAATGCAGAACTAATTGGTCTCAAAGTTCCATCTGGTAACCTGGGTGATATATTAATTTGTGATGGATCAACCCGTGGTAAGGGAGTATGTCTAGATGATAATCTAAGTCTTGATGTATCAGTCTGTGGTATGGAAGTAAGTCTAGGCGTATATGTAGGATTTGGTAATGGACTTGATGTAATGTTTGGAGATCCTAAATTTCCCCCATGTTGCAATCTAGATGTAAATGATCCTGATCTACTATTCATTTATAATAGTTTGAAAATATTATAATTGATTTTATTATAACTTTTTTATAAAAAATAAATTTTTAAAATGAGCAAAAGTACTAAAGCGAAGACAGCAACGGGTGCCACTTCCAAAAAAGATAAAATATCTGATTTCGAAAAACAACCACAAGTTACAGTTGAATATTATAATAATGTAATAACATATTTAAATAATGATCCTACATATAGAGATATTTTCTATTTGGGTGTAGATATAAATACACTTGCATATTTTTTAGCACCAGATATTTTACCTGATTTGTTGGACATGCTTACCAGTGGAGAGTATACAAAAGAGGAACTGGGGAATTACATTAAGACTATAGATTTATCTAAACCTAGAAGTATTATATTTAACTCAAAATTTCAAGAATCAAACAAGAAGGTTATGAAAGATGAAGAAAGAATATTATTGGTTGTGGATGATGAATCATTCACTATTGCAAACATTATATGTCAAGTTTGTAGAATGAATTCAGTACGTAAATATATAACACAAAAGAGAGCAGGTGATGAGCCAGGTACTTATATGTATCAGTGTTTAAGATGTGGTATACATTGGAGTGCTAGCACCTCTAAATAAAATCATAATATTAACAGTTTATGTACTAAGTTCATATTATCAATGATAATATAAACATTCATGTTTAAACCACCTTTCTGTTTTTCAAATAATCAATAATGTCCATATACCAATAAGTTTCACATATTGCAAATAATTCACCATTATTGTGATTAATATTTACATTATATCTTCCAAAGAATTTAACTGATTCCAGATCCCCATCCATCACACTTCTATTAAATAATGATTGTATTTTTCCGTTGTATTCATTACGTGAAAAATCGTCCAATTCAGGATAATTTTCAATAATATACTTAACAGATTTATATGATGACTGTCTAGCAAATAATGTTAAAGCACTTTTTACGTCCAACCCGTTCTTTATCAGTAAAATTAAAACATCTACATTATTCACATTGTATTTCATGTTAACAATAGACACTCCTTTCTCTATCAAAAAATTTATCCCCTCCAACCATTCTGTTTCAATACATATTTTTAAAAATCTGTTATTCATATCTGAATCCATACATCCATGCCGTAATCGTTCATAATATCTTTTGAAACTTTTTAAATCATTGTTTAAAACACAAATGTCTGCAAAATGTAAATTATCAAAATAATGCTTATCCAGCTTATTAAGATGTACACCATTATAAAGTAAATATTTCATAGCATTATTACCACATATATATTTTGTAACCATTATACGCTTTACATTCAAACCACGTAACACCAGATGTTTGAGTGTTTCTATACAACTGTCTGACAATTCCACATTACTTCCATAAAAAGAACATATATCTGCACCGTGTGTAATACACAAATCTATAATTTCAATATTGTTTCTTTTTATAGCATATATGAAAATTTCACTTATATCAATAATATGTTTGAATATAATTAATATTTTTTCTAGTAGCTGAATAAGGTTCATATACACTGCAGACAGAGCACATTCTTGGATTGTGAAAGGATGATGTGTGGTAGAAATTATATATTCTATTATGTCTGCCATATTTGCATTATTTTCAAATCTAGCAATCTGTACATCATAATGATATGTATAATAGTGTTCGTCAAAATTATATGGATGTTTAACATTTGTAAATTTAACATTATTCCTAAGTCTGCCAGGATACAATATGTATACCTTTCCACCTATTTTATAATATTCATTGTGATGGTTAAAAGCATTATTTACATCCAAAATTCTAAATTCTTTTATATGCTGTAGATTATCATATACCCATTCAAAATTTTTCATAATCCATAATTCTTTCACTCTATGAAAAGATGAATATTTTGAAGCTATTTCATAATCTAATAAAGGAATGATTTCTGTCACAATATCAATATTTTCAAATAAGTCTCCAAACGTATTGATGTTATCCTCATTAATATATTTTAAAATATGATCATACTGTGATGCTGGTAAACATGTATAATTTATAAATTTTATATATTTATAAACAAGATCATCTGAAATATTTCCATTCAAAACATTGTACATAAATATCATATCTTGATCGAAGTAGTCATAAATATCAACATTTTTGAATGTTCTACTAACGTCATCTAAAAGAGGTATCCCTTTACTCTCCATCTGTAATTAAAAGAAATTTTAAAAATTAATTTAATTGATACAATTAAATTTTGTTATGTTTTTACTATTTTAATCTTCAGATGATGTTCATCTTTTTTTTTGTTTGTTGTGAAGCGACAATTAGTTCTATCATAATAATTTCCATCATATGTAACTGAATACTTATCATAAAAATCATTGGGAATATTAAATGTTTTTGCATTCACCCCCATATTTGTACCCTTTATGTCGTCTAAAAATAGTGAATTATTTGACAAAGGTACATCTTCAGTCACAGTCAAATTGATTAAATCATAATAATCTATATATATCGTCACAGTATGCTGGGGAAATTCTGTTTTCATTTTAAGTTCATGTTCTGACGTATTAAAATATCTCATTTCATGTTTATGATGCAATTCATTCCTTAAAAATGATGTAAACATATATTGATATTTTTTGCAATTATCAAGGTGACAATCACCACGATAAGGATATTCACCTAAGTAAATATAACGATCATATTTAACATATTCTTTGTGTTTCGAGTTATTATCGACATATGTTAGATAAACATCACCATCATCATTTGCATAATGTCTTGTAAAGTTGATAAAATATAGCATATAAACTATTTTATCAACTTCAACATAAAATGCAGTGTATCTCAAATTGTTTTTAAGGGGAACATCTTCAGAAAAATTATCATTAACAACCGATCCATTTATTATTATACTTTTATCTGTTATAATGTATTTTTCCTTATGGTTTAAATAATTATTCACATTAATGTTCATCTCGCTCAACACCTCCTTCATTTCATCACATTTGTCATAAAAATATTTATTGAAGAATGTTTTATGCTTAACATCTATTGTTTGAACTTCATTAATTGCTGTAAATAATCGCTTCTTATCTTTAATTATACCAATGTTATCATAGCATATTTTCAATATCATATACATGCGCTCTCCATCCAGAAATAAGAAATCAAACATGTATAACAATTCAACAAATATTGATGACGGATCATCATCATTATTTGGTTTACTATAAGCTTTTAGCACCACATCATTCAACATTGAAAGTGGCTCCTTAAAGTACATTTTGTAAATGAGATTCAATGATAACTTAAATGCTTCAACATCTGTTGGAAAATTCAAATTATATTTATTGCAAAATTTGTTATTTTCGTAATGTGGTTCAGGTTTTGTATTTCTAAAATATTTGTCAAAAAATGGGGATGTTGTCAGAACAAAAAAGTGTCCCATAAAAGTATAATCATCATTAAGAACCAGTGTCACATCGTTAAAGTTACCATTGTATATACTTTGCTTAAAGTTATCCATCGTTTATTCCAAAAAAATTGACATTTTTGTTCAATTTTTTTGAAAAAAACAAATAAAACAAAATGTTATACGTGGTTGTAAGTGATGATTATTATGGTGGATGTTTGGGCATTTTTGACAATATAGTAGATGCTGACAATTATAGAATGAAGTTATCGGATAAAGGTAGATGTGACACTAAACGATACGATATTGAGAAATTACCCTTTAAATTACTGTCAGTTCCAGATGAAAAAGGATCAGATGTAGATGATAACGATAAAAGCAATCATCCTTCTGTAGATAAACAATAATGTAGAAAAATATTATAATTTATAATATATTTTTATAATTTTTTTAAGAAAAAAAATATATTATAAATATGCAAATCAGAGTGACCGAGTCAGTGTTGAAAACAGATTATGCGAATGATGTAAACGAATATAATATTGGAGATTATATAGACATAGACAGTATTGAGGGTATTGATGACAAATTCATCGGATTATACTTTGAAATTCAGGATAATCTGGATAGTATCATTAATAATAATGACAAATATGAAGATTACTATCTTTATGATATAATGAAAGCCATCAATAATGTATTTTATCCACCAATAAATGATAAAGAAACATTATTTCCATTTGAAGTAGCAGTGTTTTTGATTAAACATGGTTATAAGAGATATTTTCTAAGTGATTCATATTATTTAGCATTACTTTATGAAACACCTGAAATATACAATAGAGTAGTAGAAGATGAATATTATAGAAATAATCATAATTTAACTCAAGAATTAATTCATTACCACAATGATACAATTAATGTTTCACAAGATAAAATTGAAAAGTATAAGGATTATATAGTGTCACCATATTCAACTGAAATTGACAGAACTATTAATTTGGTTAATTATAAAAATAAAGAGTTTTCATGGAAAATGAAATTTAGAGAATATACTGACATATATAGAGGATTGATGTTGCATATAAAAAATATATTAAAAATTCCAGGAGTATGTATATGTGGTGGAAGTGTAAATCAACTCCTATATGATGTTGATGAATATTTTCGGGAAAATCTTGTGAATGATCCAAAAATATGTCCTCTAGATATTGATATTTTTCTTTATGGCGAAGATATAATCAATGATTTTCAGATATTAAGGAAAGTGGAAGAAATAATTGAGATTATATATGACATGAGGTCACCTCTTAACATGAATATTTTTCATACAGACAATTCAATAACAATTCAATGTTTTGACTGGTTTAACGACATTATGAAATTTCAAATCATAAAGAGAGTGTACAAGAATATATCGCAAATTTTATTAGGATTTGATTTAGATTCATCAGCATGTTCGCTATATTCTGAAAATGGTAAATTATTGATAGGTTATTTACCAAGATACAAATTTGCAATGGAGAACAGGATCAACATTATAAACCCTTTCAGACAATCATCTACATATAATACCAGACTCATTAAATATACAAAACGTGGATATTCGATATTTATACCAGGTGCTATTCATTTGGAAGAAAATTATATTGATACATATAAAAAGTATACAAAACATACACTTCAAAGTCTATTATGTTCCATTGTAAGAAATAATATAAACACTGTAGAGAAATACAATTGTAGAATTAAAAATCACTCTGATTATGAAAATTTCCAGAATATCAAATATATATTTAATATTCATTTACATGATAATAGTGGTCATAATTACAGTTTTCGAGAAATGGAAGAAATGGATGAGGAAGATGAATATTATAATCAAGATATAAAATATTATCTTAAAAGTTTAAATGAGTCATTGGGAGTAGACTCAACTCATGAAATTAATGATCTTTTAATATATAATCTCGAAAGGTACGGTGAAGATTTCACATTAAAGAAAATTTACCGTAATCCATATTCAATAAGATTTAATTCCATGGAATATCTAAACGTTGTTCTACTAAAAACAAAAGTACATGTTGGGTGGATTAAACAAAATCCAGGTACACAAATATCTGGTACATTCAATCCAACTCATTATAATTATTTATCAAATTATAATTTACAAGGAAAACTCAATGAACCGAAAGTGGATGTTAGAAGATTATTTGCTAAGCCGGAAAATCTTGAAGTGGGTAAAGTAAAAGAAAACGTTTCGTACAGTAATTATGTTTTAGAATCGCGCAATGATGTACCTTTGATGTCTATTAAAGGGTATTTACCACAAAGTAAAAAGTCTAATCTAGTGATGTCTATCAAATAAATTGATGGATATCAGTCCATATAACAATAATAAAAATAAATTATTAATATTTTTTATTTATAATAAAAAATGGTAAAAATTAGGGTAAATGATTATGTTAAGGGAACAGATTATTACAAAAAATTGTTAGAATGGGAGGAGATGAAAAGTCCCAAAAGTGAAATTGGTGAATATATCGACATAAACATCCTTGATATCAATGATGATTTTATTATATTATATTTCAACCTTATAAATGACTTTAAAGAGTATATTAATTATGATTGTGAATGTCATGATAATTTATATGAAATAATGTCGGCTATAAACGATTTTCTACACCCTTTAAATGAATTTAAAGATAATATATTTCCATTTGAGATAGCAGCGTTCTTAATTAAGAATGGATATAAAGAACATTTTATGAACGACACATATTACTTAGCATTGTTATACGAGACACCTGAAGTTTATAATAGAATAGTAGAAGATGAATATTATAGAAATAATCATGATGAGGTGCAAGAATTAATACATTTAAACAAAGACACACTTATTATTGATCCAAAGAATCATCATCGTTATAAAAAATACACTTTAAATAGACATGAGATGAGTTTTGAAAAAGATCATATATTAACTAGTGGGTATAACAATATATCTTTTTTTAAATTAAATACTTATGATGAAGTGATTGGATTACTCAGAGAATATTATATTTTAAACAAAATAATTTTGGATATAATATCCATGCCAAACGTTGCCATATGTGGTGGTTATGTGAATTCTTTAATACATCATTATAAACACAGTAAAAAAGACAATATTATTCAAAATATAATGTCATATGCGAATGATATTGACATATTCTTTTATGGAGATATTAGTGAAAATGATATTTTAGACAGGATATTATTGATAATCAACAACATAACTATTAGATTTGGTGATTATGATAATTTTTCTGTGAGACATTCAAAAAATTCAGTGGAAATAATGGTATATATGTTCAATTATGGCGAAGCTGATTTCAAAATTCAGATAATTAAGAGAGTATACAAAAATATTTCACAAATATTATTGGGATTTGACCTTGATTCGGCTGCATGTTCACTTTATTCACTGGATGACAAGATATATGTAAGTTATTTACCGAGATATAAGTTTGCTGTTGAAAATAGAATGAATATCATTAATCCTTATAGACAATCATTAACATACAATTATAGATTAATGAAATACATGACAAGGGGATATTCTGTATTTATTCCAGGTGCAATACACACAGTTTCATTATATTATTCACTTAATGGTTTAATTCCAACACATACATTACAAGAGATGTTATATAAAATAATTTACAAAAGGAATTATATTAGTGAGGATAGATTGATTAGTATTTCCCCAAGTGACTATTCAGATGATTATATGAGAGAAATATTTGATTATGTAAAAAAGACACGACTTGATTATCTTAGACTCGCATTTCCAAGACTTTTATCCCTTAATGGTCGTGTTGAACGTGTTAACGATGAAGATATAGATATTATGACCGAAGCACAAAAACGTCACCATAGTAGAAATATAGAAAATTATGTATTAGATTTTGTAAGAGCACATAAGAAAGATTTCGGAACTCATATAATTAAGAAAAGATTAACAGAAAACGTTGGTCCTGATCGTACTTATGGCGGTCTTATAACCAGAAATGAAAATGGTAGTCTCCGTGTAGCAAATGATGGAAATAATCGTGATGGTAGATTCCGTACATCTGTTAACAGTTTGAATATTCTTTACGATGTTTTAAAAGAGACTGGAGTAGCTGAGGGATGGAATATCCAAGATCCTGGAACACAAATATCAGGAAGCTTTAACCCAACAAATTATAATTATTTGTATCCATATAATATTAAAATAAATGCTGGTAAAGAAAATGAAGAAGGGGAAGAGAGAAAAATGAGGCCCATTGTTGTAAATAACAGAAATATTCCATTTGATTTATCACAATAATTGTAAATTTATATAATATATGTACTTATGAGAAAGCATAATGCATTAATGATGTATTATTTTTGTTCGTGTGGATCACAATTTTGTTCATTCAGACCATTTTATCCACATTAGTCAGTATGCGTACGAACGACATCTTTGCTGATGATACAGAGCGACCAACAGGGAGCCTGTATCATCAGCAAAGATGGGGTTACGAGTCGAATAAATGGATAATAATGGTCGCACATGAACAAATTTTGTGATTTACAATAATTGTAAATTTGTACGACATGTACATGTTTATAAATAAATCACATGGTTTGTTCACTTAGACCATTTTATCCATATTAGTCAGCATGCGTACGAACGGCATCTTTGCTGATGATACAGAGCGACCAACAGGGAGCCTGTATCATCAGCAAAGATGGGGTTACGAGTCGAATAAATGGATAATAATGGTCGCACATGAACAAATTTTGTGATTTACAATAATTGTAAATTTGTACGACATGTACATGTTTATAAATAAATCACATGGTTTGTTCACTTAGACCATTTTATCCATATTAGTCAGCATGCGTACGAACGGCATCTTTGCTGACGAGTACAGAACGACCGACAGGGAGTCTGTATCCGTCAGTAAAGATGGAGTTACGAGTTGAATAAATGGATAGTTGAGGTCGATTTATGAACAAACTATGTGGGTTATCGTATATACAATAAACATTAAAACTGTAAGATAATTAAACAAAAAGTATAAAAAAAATAAATTTCCACAAATGAGTGAACGAATAAATTTGTACAAAGACATTCCCCTTATCAGCGACATGATCAACACATTCTCACATGCAAATTATAATGAACAGGTTGTAATGGAAAAAATATCTGAGCATTTTGGTAATAAAACATTGAGAATTTATGAATTGCTTAATTTGGACCTATCTCCAAACGAACTCCGCGAATATATCAAATTTTTAGACTTCACATCAGCCAGTACACATCAATTTAAGCTAGTGGGAATATTTATTACAAAGGATAATATCAAACAGTTGGAAGACCTGTTTCAAAACTGTAATATTAGAGAGAATTTATTGAAGATCCTCTCATATGATGTAGTTACGTCTCTCTCAAATTTTGAAACCGTTGAAGAAGAATGGATTTCATATAATTTTGAATGGGTAATTATCAACAGTATAGAAATGCTTACAAAATATATGGTTTTTCAATCATATTACAAGTACTATTTATTACTTGGTAAAATTTATAATAACATCAATAATATTTATCATCGTAAATATACAATTAATTGCGATAACGTACATAATGATCTAGTAAAATTACTTGGAAGTTCTAATATAAAAAACGAAGATGTAGTACTGAAGATAATTTTATCCATTTTTGAGAAAGTTAATCCCGTTGAAACTCAAACATACATAGAAGAAGTTTTCATAAATAGCATAACACGTCCAAATATATTTAATCATATGTTAACATTAAATATTGATATACATGTTAAAAATAAAGCATTAGTAAAATGTTGTGAAAAAGGAAAATTTGATTTAGTTAAACAATTAGTGGAATTAGGTACAGATGTGCATACGGAAGATGAATCACCATTATATGTATCATGTAAAAAAGGTTATTTAAATATTGTCGAATATTTAATTAGTAATGGCGCAAATGTAAATGGTAGAAAAGGTGATATCTTTTATGAAGCAGTTAAAGATTCCTTGTATATGGTTCAACTCTTTATTGAAAATGGTGTAGATGTAAACTTATGCAGACGCGCACCACTGGCAGAACCATGTATAAAAGGAGATTTTAAAATAGTAAATTATTTAATAGGATGTGGTATAAATACAAACATATTTTTTTCAAATCGTATTACATATTATATTGGCAACAATAATTTACTTTTATTTAGATATTTAGTTGAAAATGGTAAAAACAACTACGAATCTCTTAATAGTGTAATTGTAATGGCTATTCTCCATGATAATATGGATACAATTAAACATTTAATTGAAAATAACATAGTTTCAGTTAAAGAGAATGGTTTATTTATGTTAGCATGTAAAAAAGGTAATCCTGAGGTTGTATCATATTTAATTGAAAAAGGTGCTGTTATAACAGAAGAAAAAGAGTCAACCATTTTAAAATGTATAGAATATAGATATAGATATGATAGTACAATTGAGGGTAGAGAGGGTGTTTTGGAAACAATAAAAATTTTGATTAAGAATGGTGCTAATGTATGTCATTCAGATAATTTACCATTATCAATATCTATCAAAAATTCATATTATGAGGTATGTATTATGTTGATAGAAAATGGAGCGGATATGTATGTTAACAATGATGATATTCTAACGAAAGTGATCAGAAATAATGAGATGTTTATGCTGAAATTTTTAGTTGACAAATGTAAAAAGATAGAATATTTGAATCTGGCTCTGAGGATAGCAAGTAATTATCTTAACAAAGATATTATCACATATATATCAAATGAAAAAAATAAATTGAGAGTATTATCAAATTAATAAGTTAATGAATAATTCAATGAATTATTTATAATAATTATTGGAAATATGATAATTCACAAGATTTGTTCACAGTTGACAATCATTATCCATTTATCCGCCTCGTAACTCCATCTTTACTGACGGATACAGACTCCCTGTCGGTCGTTCTGTACTCGTTAGCAAAGATGCCGTTCGTACGCATGCTGACTAGTATGGATAAAGTGGTCTAAGTGAACAAATCTTGTGGTATATTAAACATGTTTTCGAATAAAATGAATTATTTACAATAATTATACAGTGTATCACAAAATTTGTTCATAAACTGACATCTGTTATACATTTATTCGACTCGTAACTCCATCTTTGTTGACGGATACAGACTCCCTGTCGGTCGTTCTGTACTCGTCAACAAAGATGCCGTTCGTACGCATGCTGACTAGTGTGTATAATATGGTCTAAATGAACAACTCTTGTGGTATTAATATAACAATTATTAAAACTATAAAATATTTGAAACAAAATAATAAAAAATTCATCACAAAATGAGAGAGCAAATAAATTTATACAAGAACATTCCCCTCATCAACGACATAATCAATACATTTTCAAATGCAGATTATAGTAATCAGGATATAATGGAAAAAATAACTAAACAATTCGGAGAGAAAATGTTAAAAATTTATGAATTACTCAACTTAAATTTATCCATAACAGAGATTCGCGAATATATTAATTTTTTGGACTTTACATCAGTAGACACGCGTCAATTTAAATTAGCAGGGTCATTTATCACAAATGATAACATTAATCAATTGGAAGATTTATTTAACAACTGTAACATCAGAGAAAATTTGTTGAAAATTCTCCCTTATGAAATAATTACATCTCTTCCAAACTTTACAAAATTTGAAGAAGAGTGGATAGCATATAATATTGAATGGGTGTCAATTCATAAAAAAGAATTACTCGGAAAATATTTAGTTTTGGATTCAAATCATAGATATTATTTGTTACATGGTAAAGTTTATAATAATATCCGGAATATCTCCCAATGTAAATATATCAATAATGTTGATAGTGTACAAAGAGATATAATTTGCGACATATCAAAGTTGCTTGAATATTCTAAAATAAAAGATGAAGATTTATTATTAAAGATTATCCAATCTATTTTTGAAAAAAGTGGGCCTGATGAAATTAAAAAATATATAGAATCGATTTTTGTACTCAGCGCCCCATATCCAAAAATATTTAACTATATGCTAGCCTTAAATGTTGATATACATGCTAGAGGTAATAAAGCTCTAATAGAATGTTGTTGGAATGGCTATTTTGATTTGGTTAAACAATTAGTGGAACTGGGTGCAGATATACATGCCGATAATGAATGTCCATTATTAATATCGTGTAAAAATGGATATTTAAATATTGTTGAATATTTAATCAGTAAAGGTGCTAATGTAAATGGTAGAGATGGTGATATTTTTTATATTGCTACATACAAATCTTTAGAAATAGTTAAACTTTTTGTTGAAAATGGTGCGGATGTGAATTTATGTAAAAATACACCATTATCAAAACCATGTATAAAAGGAGACTTTAAGATGGTGAATTATTTAATAGAGTGTGGTATAAACACCAATGTAACGTTTTCAAGTCTTATTAATCATTACATCAGTATGGGAAATTCGCTTCTTATCAATTATCTAGTCGAAGATGGTGAAAATAGATACAGATATAATAATGATGTAATTATGATGGCTATTCTCCATGACAATATGGATACAATTAAACACATAGTTAAAGGTAATATTTATGTAGCTCAAAATAATGATTTATTTATGTTAGCATGTAAAAAAGGCAATCCTGAAGTTGTGTCATATCTGATTGAGAATGGTGCAATTATTACAGAAAAGGGGGAATCTACAATTGCAAAATGTATAGAATATGGGTACAAATATGCAAAAACAGATGAAGAAAAAGAGGATATTTTAGAAACAATTAAAATTTTGATTAAAAATGGTGCTGATGTTCATCACTCAAATGACTTACCGTTATTATTATCTATTAAATATTCATATTATGATATTTTTACCCTATTGATAGAAAATGGTGCAGATATACTTGTTGTTGATGATGCTGCCAAAGACAATATAATGGATATGTTAAAATTTTTGACTAGTAAATGTAAAAGAGGAAATATTTGAAATACACATTGAGGGTGATATATAATCACATTTGCATCGATAAAAAGATATAAAAATAATTCAATGAATTATTTATAACTGTTTCACCCAATCACATATTATTTTGTATATAATTAAGAATGTCACCTTTTGCTATTTCTAAGAGATCACCTTTTTTATATTTGTATGAATTATTGCGGAGGAATATTAAACAATCCATATGTGAATTTTTGATAACTTCTTTATAAACGTTTATATTTGAGTTACACTTATTATCATGAAGATATTTAATCATAGGTAAGTTACCATGTTTACATGCATTAGAGAATGTAAAGTGTGTTAGACTTGAAACATTCCCCTCACAAAAATATTTTAACATTGTGAGTGAGTTTATCTCAGCTGAAAGAGTACATAAATTTTTATTAATCTTATAATTAATGTCGAATAAATATTCGAAAGCATCAATTCTTCCCTTTACAATCAATTCTTCGATGACAATATTCGAACTGTTAAACAAGAAGAAGGTTAAATGTGATATAGGTAATCTGTATATGTCAAATTTTTCGATCAGATCCTTATGATCGTATTGCTTGACAGTGTGGTCACATACAATTTTATCATTTCCGTTTGACAGTACAGCGAGCGCGTTATTAAATTTAAGACAATTATTATGAACATCATAATATGTCGTATCTATTTGTTCACAAGAGAGGACAACTTTTTCATCACCAATTGATAAATTAGACATGTGACATTCCAATTCTTTATCAGAAATATTTTTCTTTTTCTTCCCCTTAATATCTTCTTCTACAACAGATTGTTTTTTACCACCAGCTTTCTTGGGTACCTCCAATATATCTTCATTTATCGATGTATTATTTTTACCAGCTGACTTTTTCTGATTTAACATATTTTCATCAGATTCAAAATATGATCCTTTCCTTCCCGTCTCTTTTATATGTGTTTCAATATAATTACTTCTAAGCTCGTCTGGTATTAGTAATTTCAATTTAAACATGGTTAGCAGCTCAACATCTGTCAGGTTTATGCTGGCTCTCATGCTGTTATGTTCTTTACAAAACCATCCACAAATGGCCTCATTGTTACATTTAAGACAGTAATAGATATTATGCCTCATTCGTTGGAAGTCTAATAAATTTTTAGTTTGGCAAACTTTATTACATTTTGAACAGATAGGCCTCACATTATCTATGTTTAAATCCCCACCTTTTGCTTTGGCAACGACGTGACCTAATTCAAAATTAAAACTGGTTATTTTTTCAACTCTACAACAGAAGCATAAATTCTCTTGCAAATGTGGGAAATCAACATAATTATTCCAACAAGCCTTCTTTAAATTTTCAAAAATTGGCGATCTTTTTGTGATTGGCTGTGTTATAAACGATTTAACATACATTTTAAGATTAACAATTCATTTTCAATAAAAATGGATTATATGGAAAAACGTCTAATAACTGAAAATATAATTTATACATCTCTTAAGTGGTAATGTTAATTTTTAATGAAATAATATTCATCTGATAATAGCACTGATAAAGAAAATATATCGCTTCCAATCTTATTATTTATTCTCTTTTTTTCATCACTATATTCTTTTGATTTTACATAATTAACAATAAATTCAATTATATCATCGTCAATAATTCTCAAATTCTTATTTTCATGTTCACTTGTGTCATAATTAACCAGATCATGATTGATTAAAAGCAATAATTTTATTACTTCCCTATTTCTGTTAAAACATGATTTTACATAAGCGTCAATAATATTTGTTACTTTATTATTGTTTATCAATAATTTTACAATTTCAATTCTAGAATGTATACATGCTGTAGTGAATCCATCGTTACCTTTTTTTGTTTTAATATTAATATTTAACCGTTTATCATTAATTAATAATTTTATAATTTCTGAATAGCCATAAAAACATGAAAATATATAGCCTGTATATCCTTCATTTGTTGTTATATTAATATCCAAGTTTACATTCTCCAGTAACAGTTTAACCACTTCATCATAACCATAACAACATGCTGAAGTAAATGCAGTATGACCTAAAATATTTTTTGCATTTATATCAAGTTCTTTGTATTTCAATAATAATTTTATAATTTCCATTTGTTTATATCTACATGCAATGATAAACATTGTATATTTTTCAAAATTTCTGAAATTTATATCTACTCCACCACCATCTAAAATTTCCTTAACTTTGTGAACATTATTAATAAAACAAGCATTCATAAATTCTATATTCCTTGATGTGTAAATATCTGTATCATTAACTTTTATGCTGTTCATTTCACTTTTCACAATTTACATATATTTTTATATTTTATTAATTTCCTTAAATGCATTTTTTTAATTAGAAATAAAATGTCAGACACACTAACAAAATTTGCAAGAATAAACTCATTCTTCCTTTCCCCGCCGACTCAACTTTACAACTATTCACATCGGACACATATGTTGTTGGAGTATTCATTTGTAAAGTTTTCACAGTTATATGATGAAATACTCAGTACATTATCAATAAGTGAAGATATCAATCCAATTTCTTTGTGTGTACACACAGATAGTGGCTTCAGATCGTTTATCAATAAATATTTTTCATATCGACAAATATTATCATTGAAATTAGCACATAATGTTTGGTTAATGAGACTTTTAAAGTTCTATTATATATGTCAGTTAAGAATTGATATATTGAAAGAAAAAGTAACAGATTTGAAGATATTGGAATCTTATAAATATATTACCGAGAGTGTCGATAAATTGTATCATTTATATGAACTTTTACAAAATGTTTTGTTAGATCCTGAAAATAAATGGAGTTTTATTGATGAATATGTATATTCAGCACCTGAATCTAGAACATGTAGTATGCTATCACAACACTTAACTTATTTAGTTTTGTATGAAAATAGATAAAGTGGAACATAATCAATGAATTAAAAATTTTTAAGTGTATATAAACTTATAAACAAGTTTGTAGTGATGGAAATTTATGGAAAGGTATATAAAGGATAACGTAAGATTCATAAATAAACATAAGATTATCGTAAAAAAAAATTTTTTCATTAAAAAAATTTTTCCTCTAAAAATGAGTTATTTAATATAAATAGAAATGAAAATAATAAGGGTTGATGAAATATGTAGTATAATTTGTATTTCATTATATTATGATGTGAATTACTATATATGTGAATATATGTACGTATTTCAAAAAACAAACAATTTTATATGCAATAAAACAAATACAAATGATAATATCAAAATATTTTTGTATGATTACCAGATAAATAGTGTAAATATTCACTTATTATATCATAAAGAAACACAAAAAAATAAATAAGAATCCTTACTATATTCACGAAGAAGTTATTGAAGATAACAATATTGACATTAACCATGATTGTGATTATAATATTATTGATTGACAATATATTGTCAGAGAACGTTACACTTATACTTATGAATAAACTATTAGTAATAAAAGTAAATTTAACCATTAGTGCTTTAAGAGGAAAATTACGAATCCTAATCTCAGTCTCAGTGTAGATGTGGATATGAATAGTGTAATAAACGTTGTAATTTATCACATTCTCACTCTTAAGATTTTGATAAACAACTGTAAATATTACATATTAGTTCCGACAATGACTTGACGGACAAATCACTAAACAGTATCAGATAGTACGACATATTAAATTATATTGGCGGAGACAATTTTTGTGAAAAAAAAATTTATAAAATTTTTTACATTTAAAAGGAAAATGAAAATTTCAATGAGCATGAATTTAGAAATTTCAAATAATAACAATATAAACATAAATCATGTAAATTATATATTAATCATATTGATTATGATGGTAATATTTTTATCATTTACATTGATAATATTGAATATGACATTAACCACCCTAATAATAATTATGTTATTTTTTATATTTTATTTTGGCATAAAATATAGATACTAGTAATGGGTAAATAACAATGGGATATTAAAATTTTTAATTAAAAAAAGGTAAATATTAAAAAATAATCATCATCATTACTTTTAAACATAAAAAATATATTTATAACATATTTTATATATATATATATATTTATATGTTTTACGCAAACACAATGATAAAAGATTTCAAGTTAAATGGAAAAAAATAGAATCTGATAGGTATATTAAATGTTTCTCATAATGTTTGGAATACATTAAAATCAGTAGATAAAGAAATTAATTTCGATAAAATTAAAAATGAAGTATATGTTATGGTCGGAATGAATGATGGAAATGATGATGAAAATGGTGTATATTCTTTTGTCGACAGTAAATAATAATATACAAAGTGATCGATAATTAATAATTTGTGATTTTTTAAATTAAACGTATTACTAAAAATGCTGGAAATTTACGGAAAGGTATATAAATATGCTGATACAATCGCCTCATATCAAATAAAGGATAATGTCTTATCTCTAATTATATATTGTTTATCGTGCAGAGAGTTCCAATGGAATTTAATCAAATTTGACATGAAAAGTAGAAGGGAAATATGTAACTCCCTTGTGGAACTGACGTTTAATAAACCTGGATATATTCTTTTGTCAGATAATATCATATATGCTTGTCATAATAGAGTAATTTTTAAATATGATATAGATGACGATAATAATGTCTCATCTCAGAGATATGTTAAAAAAGAATATGAATGTATATGTTTAGTCAAAATTAAAAATGAAGTGTATATTATGATGTGGAAAAATGATGAGGATGATACAGACAACACATACTATTTTGTTAATATAAAGACAGACGAGACATATTTCAAAATTATATATAAAAGTAAGGATTTTCACATGTGTGACAATCACATATATAGTAAAACAAAAACATGGGATGATATATATTATTATGATAATTTTTTAATTCTATGCAGTGAAAATGGTTATTTTGAAAGAATTAATTTGGATACAAGGGAATGCTTTTCTAGTTATATTGATGAGAGTAAGAAAGAATGTAAATCTTTAATATACATGACAAATGGTGAAGAATTTAAACGTCGTAACGATGATTATGAATCGAGAATGGAGGTTTATGAAAGAAGAAACATTATATATTTCAATGAAAAGAATAAAGGTTTTTACATATATGATTTTATAAATGAAACAGACACTCCTTTTAACTACCCCATTGGTAGTGTACCGTCTTTTAACGTAAACGCATTAGTAACATATTTTAATTACGATGGAATAGATCATTACATCAAACTTAATTGTGAATATGATCAATATTTGACGATAGATATGAACTTGAGTAGAAATGAATCAGTTAACGACATTCTAAAAAATAATAATATACTAATTGGTACACAAAAATATAAAGTGAATATGAATTTAGAAATCCTCATGAATAGAAGTCCTGTTATCAGAAATTTATACAAAGATTTTAATAATAATGTTGGTAATATGTCTATTATATCTGACAATTATGATGATATGCATATATACAAAGAATACATTACAAACTTATCTGTTTATGACGATAAAAATACTACCAGCAATTTATTGAAATTATTTAAAATATGCAATTTTTTAGATGACGTGGATACAAAGTATATTTCTGAACTCATGCTAATAAACATTAAGAAGAACAATGTGAAAATAGATAAAGCTTTTGAGTATTTAGATGTGTTTGAAACTGCTATACATAATGAATATTTTTATCGATTGTTAACCATAATTTTCAACAAGTATAATAGAGATGATGTTGTCAATAAATTAGAAAAGCTAAACAATAATGCTTATTCCTTAGTTGTTAAACATTTAATGTATTGTTACAAATGATGTATACATATTTAATAAATATGTATCTATCTTCGTTTATTTCCATTAATAGTAATTAATGGAAAATCAGTTTCTGTGATCAAAATGTTTATAACCAGTGAAATATGTATATATTACCTCCGCTCGATCATATATTTGAGCTTGTGGAATAAATAACAAAACAGTTAAAATTGTTATTCCAAATGTTTCGTCAGAATCTCTTCCCACCAATGTTTCATATACATAATCTATTAAATAAATAAGGACAATATTTACAAATGTTTGCAATAATAATAACCATACAGTTGTATAAATACTTTCATTCTCATTATATTGTGCAATTAAATCATCAACAATATATCCGAAAAATAAAGATGATATTCCAAATACAAATGTATCGAATATTAACCATGGAACAACACGAAAAACCATGTTAACAACTATAATATTTTAATTAACCTCAATAAAATTATTTAATTTTTTAATTCATAACTTTAATACGCTTTTCACCCATATATTCTGAAACATAGTATATTGTGTTTTGGTTTAAAACTGGGTATTTTAACAACATGCTCAAAATTTCATCATACGATGTAATATTATATTCATTGCACATCTTTTCTACGTCATATACTAATTTCTTCCTTTCCACACTGTTCGAAATATTTGGAGTACACTTATCAAAATCACAATTAGTCTGAACCAAATCATAATCTCTTAAAGACACAACTGATTCGGAGTCACGGGTTATTATAACAGATTTGTAATGTTTTGAATATACGCTTATGTAGCACGGTGATACTAATAAACTATCTGATAATTCATTAACAGCATCTTCATATGAAAGCTCGTTTTCCAGTACGGTTCTGATCAAATATGTTATAGGCCAGTAGAATTTCACAATTTTGTATACATTTTCAGATAATGATATAGAGTTCAACGGCTTTGTATTTCTGTAATTCAAAGCAATATTGTATTCGTCTCTAACACTGCATGTTGTAAATCCAATATATCCAATCCATGTAACTGCAGATCCTATTATCCTCCCGTCTTTAACAATATTTAAACCAATTGTTATTTTTTTCAAGAAATCCATTCTCCAATCCAGTGTTCTAAAATAAAAATCATTTCCCATAATGTTTAACATTGCAACAGTACATGCTGCTGATGTTTCATATATAAGTTGGAGTAACAATATTTCAGTAAAAGAAACGTCAAAAAAATTCGCAATTGATTCAATCTCACCTTTGTACAAAATAGCATTTTTCATTTTCATATCTGATATCAGACCATCCAGCAATGATAAACCTATCGCATAAGATGAAAATAATGATTTTATGAAATTTCTTATTTCTCCCTTTTTATGAACATTATCATTTAACACTTCTAACCATCTTTCACTTCCTCTCCTATTCAAATCAAATGTGTATGTTTTCATTTTATAGTATTTCTGGACGTTTATATGTGAATTTCACATATATAAAAATTATTTTTATTCTAATATTGTTAGTTTAATTTTTACATTTTTTCATTTTTTATTATTTACCCTCTCTTCCCAAATCTTAATGTTTCTCAACATATCCATCATCATTTAACACGATGGTGGTAAATATATCAGATGCATTACAATTTGCTTTATGTTCATTTACAACTCCATTGTATTCATCCATATCTGCATCTTCCACGGTTATGTTAAACACCGTGGAAATAAGCTTTAAAACGGGTATTTTGTAAAAATTCTTTTTTCTAATATCCAAATATATAACTCCCTCATCTTTAATGTTTTCTTTTAATATATCCCCATCCTCCAACATTTTAACATATATAATAGGTGTATTTGCAAGGGTCAATCTACGGACATTGTTTGTGTAATATTCTTTTTCTGTTTCGTTTTTATAATATATAATTGCCGCACCTGCTCCATTATAGTACATTTCCCAATTCTCCCCCTTATGCAAACCTGCTAATTCAAAAAAATTTGCATGATATAATGAATCACCGTTGTCATAATCATAAGAATATATATGTGCACCGTATGTTGGTTTTCCTAAGATATCAAGCAAATTTTGTGTAAATTGATCGACACCTGCTGGAAGAACAATATCATCCACGTCTTCTTCGTAACATATGTATTTAAACATTTTTGTTTTTCCTATACCTGTATTACCTAAGACAATAACCTTGTTAATGCTAAGGGCTCCTGTGTATCCGATTAATCCACTCATGTTACTCAAAGAAAGAAAAGTTTTATAAAAAAATTTTTTTTATAATATTATAATTTTAGAGTGTGTTACATTGTAATCGTCCGTTAGCAAAAATATTATTTAATATACAATCAATTATATGCTACTATATAATATCTTTTTCTTTTTTATGCCATTTACCCTATACAAAGCGTTCTTTTTTGTATCATAATGAAAATATAATAAAATATCACTTAAACTATTAGTACGATTATACTTGTACAAAGTATGTGGTGTTATTTTAACTAAAACGCAGGTAGTAGTTTTATAAGTTCTCATGTAATTTATGATTTCCTCTTTTAAAGCAGTTATCTTTTTACTTTTACCCACTTTAATTTTAACTATAACATCATCAGAAAAATTACTCTTATTTTCTTTCTGATAATTCAAATAAGAGTAATTACCATTATGTAAAATACAATTATCTTTTAGCCATATACCAATATTATACATCATGTTTATCAACAAACTATCACAGTCAATTATTTTTGATCTAGAAAAAAAGTTTCTCCTCCTTATTTTTCTAACAAATATTTTATATGTTTCATCTGATAATTCCTGTAGTAACCTTTCAATAATATTATGATCGGGATTATAAAGCATTCTTTCTATTGTTATAATATCGTGTTGTTCAGCGTATAAATTTTCCTTCTCTCTTTTAAACATCATCGTCCATATACCTTTTAGATCATTAAATTTTTAAATAATCATTAATTCTTAATGGTCTAAAATTTTAATGACCTTTTCATAAATACATTTGAAATAGATATAAGTAATATAGAAATTCCTATTGAAAATGATACTTTGTAAAAATTCATGTAATCAACCAATTTTTCAACAACAACTCTACCACTTACCTCATCCATCCAACAGTTAACAGTTTTATTAAAATCATACATATCTTGCAAGTAAATGTCATTTTTACTAACAATCTGGGATTGTAAGGTCGAATTAAGATAGTTTAACTTATAGTGAAATGTTATTCTTATGTCCTCCACATCTCTAAAAATGACCAAACAATTATTCAACTCTCCCATTGATGCTAATATACTGTCGATATTACATGTGTAGTCATATGTTGTAATAAAAATTATTAAAAACCCAATTATAAAAAGAGTGGAAGTGAGAGTATTTATCTCAATTTGTTTTTCCAACATATTAATCAATTATTTATTAATGTAATAAATAAAATTATAAATAATTTCCAAATAATTCACTTTTTACTATTAGTGCATATATTTCAGATGCTGTTTTTATATAAAGATCGTGTTTTAATCTACAATATTCTTTAGATCCATCATAGTCCTCAATTTCATCCATGTAATATTTATATTTGTCGAATATTTCATGATTATAATCGTAACCAGCAGCTAAAAGTACTTCCAATACTTTTAAGTATAAATCATATTCTGTATCCATTCCACGACAGCAATGTTGTAATGCACTACGATTATTTTTGTCAATTATACTTATATCAACATTTTTGTATATTAAAAATTTCATCATATCAACATGTCCGTATTCACAAGCTATCATAAAAGAATTTCTTCCCATATAATCTTTGACATTTACATCCACTCCCTCATTTAAAAAATATTTTACAATTTCAATATTATTTCTTTCACAAGCTGATAAAAAACCTGATGATATATGCTTTTTCGGATCATACACATCCGAGCCAAACAAGCGTAGCACATTGGAAATCAAACCGGGTCTATATTTTTCATCAAGCAATTTTTTGTGTAAAATTTTAACTATTTCCAAATGACCCCGCTCACAAGCATAAGTAAATCCATCTTTGTTTGACATACCAACACGATGTATATTTACATTATAACTTAACAGTAATTTAAATATATCCATATTACCACGGTCGCAAGTTAGATGAAATTCAGTTTTTGGATTTGCTATATAAATATTAACACAGTTTGGGTTTCTTTTCAGTAATAATTTACACACATCCAAGCGACCACGTTCACACGCAACTATTAATCCTTCATGATAAAAATATCTGCTAATCTTAAAATTCTCTATCATATCCAAAAATTTATTGACTGTTTTAATATCACCCGTACCACAAGCACTCAAATATTTAAATTTATATGATAAATAATCATCATAACAATAGATAGCTATTACATCTAATGTAATGTAAATGAGCACATTTACAACACCGTATATAAGTAAAGATATCCTTCTGTCCATTTAATTATTCAAATATTGAATCTTTCTTATATTAATCTGTGAAAATATACAAAATATAATTATAAACGGTAATAATTTATATGGTTGTTCGTCAAAATAATTTAATTTTCAGTTATAAAATCCTGTAGTATATATTTATTATAAAACTATACGCTTAAAATAATTTTTTTCAAATAAAAATTTTATCGATTGGATATAAGTAAGAATGGAAAATAACATCATCTCAGAGGAAAACAACACCGTTTTAGAAAACACAACTGTGGTCGAAACAAATATGACTTCACCAATTCAAGACGAAGAAACACATAATGAAGAAACTGTGGGGTCACCCATGTTGAGACCAAAAAATAACAAGGTGAGATCTGAACATGTTGTTCCTGACAAAAGAGAAATGTTAATGAAAGATATTGCACCATTGTCTGTGAATGAAATATATATGTTTGTCTCATCTGTTGTTGACAAAATGCATAAAAAAGATGAGACAATTGAAAAATATCTTTCATGTTGTAGACATTTAAAGGAAGGTTGCATTTTCGATGAAAATTTTTTTAGAGGAAGCGGTCATCCACTTATCAAACATAATCTTGCAATGGAAATTTCTGAAAAAGTCAAAACAGATGATTCTTATTTAGAACTTCTCAGCAATTTACTTGAGCATATTAAATCTACTGGAAAAATCAATGCATTGGTTGAAAGATATTCACAAAGTAAACCAAAATTAAATAAACCAAGAAAAAATTACAGTGAAGTGAATACTAATGGTACTAATAGTCCAGTTGTAGATGACAAACTTGATGGTGGTAGTGATTGGTGTGAAAGCACACCTATGAATTTTGGCGGTGATGGAAATGATCAAGGTGAAAAGAAACATTACGAAAAAAGACATTATGGTGATATTGGTAATAAAAGAGGTGGAGGTAGAGGCAGAGGTGGCCATCACAGAGGTAGAGGTGGATATGATAGAAACCGTAATGGATATAACAGAGAAAATAATAATTACAACAGAGAAAATAATAATTATGACAGAGAAAATTATGATAATGGAGATGAAGAAATTACAACAGGTAGTTCACTTGATAGAGGCCGTGAGAAAAGTGTCAACGAATACAATAGTGGTATGATGGGTAACAATAACAGAAAAAATCAAGTTGATAGTGGAGTTTTGTCAAAAATTTTACAAACAATGTAATCAACTACCACATACACATAAAATATAAAAATACAATAAATATATAGTTGAATTAATTTTATTTCTAACTTCCAATGGAAGATAGTTGAATTATCTAACATTAGTACATAAAATATAAATATCAGATGCCCTTTTTACCAGCAAGTGAGTTATAAATACAGAAAATATGATTTCCAATTCATTTATTGATAATAATCTGAAATTATTATTATTTATTTTAATTTCATGATACCCTTTGTTTAAATATTCATTAGATGTAGATATCTTTCTGTTTTTATATATGTCTATCTCCATATTATAGACACAAAGTGGATATAATGTATCATATAAATAATGGTTATTTATCAATAATTTCAAATTTTGTGTTATGATGTTATATGAGTCGATTGTTGAATTCAGATAAATATCATTTACTGATAAAAATAAAGATTCTAATAAATTAATATAAATTTGCGTTTCTGAATCAATATTATAATCATGATTAAATTTGAAGTTGACTGATAATTTTTTGTTAAAGGTTAATTCAACATCTGTTGTCTGTTTATATTGTAATGTATCAAAATTAAATGTTACATTGTTTTTAAATAATACATGTTTGTCAGGTACATGATCAAATGTGTTGAATAAATACTCGTCCAAAATATTAATAAATTTTTTCGTTATGCTAAATATACAATTGTTAAGATAAGATACGAATGAAAACATCGTGGCGTAATTTAAATAATAAAATAATTTATTTTAAATTAACATTATAAATGTCTTCATTCATTTTACCAAATGGAAATGAATTTATTTTTCAATTTAAGTTGGGGTTCGGTAGCCAGGGTGATACATATTTATTCATGTGTGACTCCAATTTGTATACTGTTAAAACATTTAAAGGTGAGAGAAAAATGTCAGTTATAACTGGTGAAGCAAAGATTTTAAGTTATCTGAATGAAATTGCAGACTGTTCTGATTATACAATGAAAATAATTAATCATCCAAATGATCCAGATAAATATAAAAATGTTCATATACAAAAATATATTGGTACTTATTTCGTTGATAAGAAGAACGAGCTATATAGTACTTTCTGTATTGACAGTAATAAAATTAGTGATATAAATGAGGAATTCATTTATTTTGTAATATATGAATTTGTAAAAGGTATATCATTATCAGATAAAATGGATGAACCACCATCTGTAATTTTTTCCATTAATTTGCTGAGCCAGATTTTGTACACTCTCAAAAGGCTTCACGATAACGATATAGCACATAGAGATATTAAGCCAGCTAATATTATTTATGATTGTGATCAAAAAATATTCACATTAATTGATTTTGGATTATCATGTACATCGGATATTAATATATCCAATAGTAAATGTAATAGCATAGCTGGTACTCCAGCATATGTGCTGCCAGATTTGATGTTAAAAAATAAAGAAGCTGATTTGGAAAATTATAAAATATCTGATTTATATGCACTGGGTGTAATGTTGTATCAATATTATCACAAATATAGACCTTATAAGGTTACTAAAAAAGGTAATATTTATATTTATGAAAATAATTTCAAAGAAGAATTTTTCAGTTATAATCTCCAAAATGATTTAAAGAATATCATAATAACGCTCATTAAGGAACCAGATAGAGGAGTAGAATATTTCATCAATATGTTGGAGGAGTTCAAAGATAAAATGTACAGGCTGGATTTTCATTGATTATGACTGTGTTATTATACAATAATTTGTTCAAAATTATCATAACATTTTTTATTTTTCAAAAATAAAAATTTTTTGAATAAGCAGAAGATAGAATGACATTTACTTGGAAGGGAAAAGAATATTCTGATTTAGTAAACAAGAATATCTCTTGTGATAGCAAATGGTTGAATTTATCAACAAAAAAATTTAAAATGGCACCAACCTCCTCAGATGAATTTTCACTTAAAGACATTATGATTTTGGGATGTGAAGAGGATGTAAAAGAATTTTGGAAAACAAATGTCGGCTACTTCAAAAATCATGATTATAATAAATTAAAATACATCCCATACAATGATATTGAAACAATGGTTAATTTGAAGAGTTTAAAATTAACATGTCCTTTAAACGCACCAGATGATGATATTGAGAAAATTGATGTCAATATTTTAAACAAGATAAATGATTTTTCGCTAGATGGGTTGTTCTTAAAGGCTAGACTGGCAGATGTCACAGATGGAGACACCATTAAGGTGTGGACTATTGTTACAATCAGTGAACTGTCCAAATGCGGTAAAACTGGAAATAGTTCGGCATGCATTAAAGATGGTAAAATGATCATTAAGCTTAAATGCAGATTATATGGTGTAAACACTGCTGAAATAAATACCAGTGAAGGTAAAGAATCTAAAAATGTGCTGATGAATAAACTTCCCAATATATTTTACATTAGAATTTTAGGAACTGATAAATATGGAAGATTCTTGATAGCCATATATATGGATAAATATGGTAAAAATTTATATATGGCAGACGGTGATCCATATTATGGTGGCAAAAAAAATGTAATTTGGTTATAATATCTATAATTTATGTATTACATAAATTATTTTTGTTAATTTTAAATATTTATTTTATCCTTAACATAAACATTATCGTACCATTTCAAGAACCTATCATTTTCATTGAATGTCAACATTTTATTTATATCCTCGTTATCCTGCATTAATTTGTTTATCATGTATATAGAACCTACTTTAATATTGAAATTTTTAATTTTTTCGCTCAACCTGCCCTTATTCCCTTCCAATTTTTTATTTATACATAAGGATGATTTACTTGGAATATCACTAGTGTTTAGTTCTTTTTTTAAATGATCGTTTAGATCATGGAATTTTTTAGTTTCTTCTTTTAGAGCTTTAAACTCCTTTTCGATAGAATTCATTTTTATTAAAATTAATATTAATATTTTATCATTTTATTTATAATGATTCATTCACGTCCAAAACATGACCTGATTTATAAATTCTTTGAACAACTCTTGCTAGATTATAAGCATCATCAATACCACTGTGTGGATGTCCTTCAAATCTTAAGCCATAAAAACTCAATAAATTATCCATTCCGCTAATTTTAGAATTGTGTATTTTTCTATGCGCTTCTTTTACATTATTCCATTTTTTAAGACAAGATGGGGATTTGATTCCCAAATATTTCAAATAATTTGGAAGACATGTTTGTAAATCCCAGGATCCACATGTTACTAATAGAAAATTATCATTGTTAAAACCATTTTCAAACATCCATTGATTAAAAAATTTCATGACATCTTGAAATTCTAAACCATTATCCACTGTTTCTTGCGTAATATGTGTTAAACTGGTGCAAAACTTTGTTAATGGAATAGATGTTTTACAGTAAAAATGAAAATCCATGTTTCTATTTATTAGGTCCCTTTTCACATCATACACAACAATTGGAAACTCAATGATTTCTTGTGGATAGATTACTTTATCTTGCAAACAATTTGCTTCAAAATCTAAACAGCCTATAAATTCATACATTTTTCCACTGTTATTCGGTTATTTTTTTTAAAGAAAAAAATAATAATATTGTCAATTGATACAGTTATATGAATAAAATGTTGAATTTTAATAAGCATATAATAATTTATAATGTTGTATGTACTTCTTGTTTATTTTATAATAGTTATTCTTAACATTTCTGATACTAAACCTTATTAAATAGTTTATATATGTTAGAGTGCGACGTCTGTCATTAATGTATTCATCTATGATAACCGGTGAAAAATTACAATTATTGTTCACATCAGTAACTATAGATACAGATCCTAAATTATCATTGCTCATATTAACAATATTCGTATAGTCTGTTATCAACTTATTTAATTTTAAAGGTTTTTCTTTGTACAGATAGATGTAAGATATTAGTTCAGGTATCCCATATTTAACAGCTAAGAAAGAAATATTCTCATAGTCAGAAAAATTAGTAACATTTTTCAGTCTTTCACATATTATGTTGTATGTATTTTCACCATATATACTTTTAATTTCTTCCAGTTCATCACCCATTTTATATCTTTAACAAAATTTATTAATCAATTGATTCCAACTCGTCGTTATTATCTGAAATTTGTATTTTACTTTCACTGAATTTATCTTTCTTTTCTGGCACATCATATAATGTCAAATAATTAATATGTTTAAAATTATCTATGTTCCACCCATCGGCAATTTTTGTCATAGTTAACACCTCCATTAATTTTGATAAATCATAAAATACAATATTGTTCTCCATAGAAAAATTTGCCCCATCCTTTAACATTTTATCATAAAAATATGTTTGATAATAATAATCTAATATCTCTTTATAATTAGACTCACCATTATAATTTCCTTTTATATAATCAGGAATATAACCCATACTAATCAAAGATTTTGCATTATCAATACCATTCTTTGTGTCACTGTTTATCTGAAATATTTTTTTATATTCGTGGTAAACATCTTCTTCTAAATCCTTATCAGCGGGAGGATTTATAATTGGATTAACAATCAAGAAAAGAAGCTCTTGTAATGTATCAGAAGGATATCTTTTGCTTATATCAAGATAATTGTCAAACTTGTGCACGGCACCTGGTATAAACAATGAATATTTATTATTAATACACTCAACTAATCCCCCATTATATATTTTTGAATTTTTATATGGGTTTAACACATTTATCTTGTTTTCAACAGAAAATTTGTAACGATTTGTATATCCAATTTTCATCTCTTCACCATAAACATACATACAACATGCACAGTAATCTATTTCTACATTCGAGAGAACATCACCTATATCTTTATATATTTTTTTATATATTCTAAATAATATTTGTTGTGGTGTTTTGGATATAATGATATGTTCATCAGAATGCATAACATCTATATATCCAGTATTGTTGATTTCAGGTGAATTATCATATATTACTGATATCATTCTATATATTTTATCCACTATTTTATCCACATTATGTTCATCACCATAAAAACATAAATCTATATGTTTATGAAATAAATCCCTTTGACTATCTTTCTTCCAATGTAAAAATGTATTTACAAATTCACCATATGCTACAATTCCTGGAATTTCTAATACTTTTTTTATTATGATCCATTTAGAACGACTTAAACCATTACTTATCATTCTCATACTAGTATCATAAGAATTTATAATATATGGTAATCCATTTCTTCTAATCCCATCTATATCAATATCCCGATAATTATCAACATCTTCCAATGTAAACAAATATTTAGAATATTTATTTCTCAAATCTTCCCTATGTACAAATATGTTACCATTTATAATATTATTTATCTCTATGTTGGACATATTCTCTGTTACAATATCATATATTTCAGGTGTTTCATAAAGTAATGCTAGAAAATATTCATCTCTCAAAAAATATTTTTTATATCCTCTATCTATCAAATAAACCGCTACCTCAAATGGAAATAAAGAATCTTCAAAATAAAAATATTCATTTATTAGATATAAGACAACATATATATCGTTCTCATCCTCCACATCACTGTACCTGTTCATAACTTTGACAAAATCATCTTGGATTTTAAAATATAATTCAATATATTCATCGTCTACATTATTAATATTCACATCAATGTGATCAACATTTTTATCTGACAACGAATCATAATATTTTGTCTTTTTAACTGACTCGGTGACTTTCAACAGCATTTATATTGGTAAATATAATATTATTATTCTTTGAATAATAAACATTAATTGACAAAAAAATTCAATTTGTGTTTATGTATTAAATATTTACAAATCACTGTAAATTTGTCAAAATTCTCACAGTGTGGGGCAATTTGTTGTAATTTAATACATATTTGAAACACTTTGCTATGGCATATACACACTTGTCCCTCGACACAATAACAATGGGTAAATTGTTATTTTTCAAAAATTCGATACAATATGATATATATGCAGTGATGAAATGATCACATAATTCCTTCTCATCACCTTTTATTTTAATTAAAATTTTATTGGAATCTATTTTGTGAAGCTCTTCAAATTTATCAAGTGCATACCAATTATCATATCTTCTTATATATGTCGCCTCCCTAATGAAACCAATATAAAATGAATTTGGATTGGGTAAATACTTCATAGGTATATTTTCCAAATCCATAAAATATAATGTTGGTAATGTATCATGCATTTCTACTGAATCCTTTACACTACTGTGGAGTTCTCTAACTTTTGAATTTGTACTTATGGTCTTCAATGGTCTATTTTTATTATTTAACTTGTTCAAAACTGAGGAGCTCTTATTATTTAAGATATAATTATTTTTGGGTAAAATTACTTCTTCCTGATATATTTCAATTGTTGTTTTACGAATAATTTCACCAATAGCCTGGTTAATTGCGTCTGCATTTGTTAAACATATATTTGACACACCTATGTATTCTACATTATCAATGATACATACTATGCTACATTTATACAATAACACTTCCTTTACCTTGCAACATTCTATTTCTAACTTTGGTTCTGGGTAGTCATTTTCATGACAATAATTTTGTAGTATCGTGTAATAATCCATTATTTATTTTTTTTTGAAAATTTTTTTAAATATGCAATCATTTGTGCAAGATACCTATTATTATCATATTCATATATATCATTGAAAATTATGTGAATAATATACCATCCGTGTATATCTTCAATTGATATGTATTTGTAAGTGAATCCAACATAGATCGTTAAATACCTAGTTTGTAACGCGCGTTTTTGAAAAGGTTGAATGATTCAAAATTACAATGGGTGAAAATCTATTTATTTATAGTTAAATATACATAGAATGAATTTTCTACCAAAAATATTTATTCGTATAAAATATAAAATGATAAGCTATTTCCGTGAAGTAACTGGTCTTCTCACGGCCGCATTAATATTAATTACGTCTATGGCATGGAATGATGTGATGATTAAATGGTTAAATGAAAGAGATATTTTCAAAAATAAAGTTGTCGGACAACTTGTTTATGCAATTGTGATAACTGTGGCTACAGCTTTAGTACTTGTAGTAATTAGAAAACACAGACTAAAAGTACCCAGTTCTAAATATAACCCCAATGTTCAATCTCAGGATAAATCTTTGGATATTTGGTAAACATTTATCTTAAGCTATTTTTATGTTTTAAAACAAATATCAGAAATAATGAATTACAATAGTGAAAATATTAAAATAATCACAGTGTCCTTTATAATAACATTATTCTTTTTATTGATTGGCGGAATTATAATATACACAGATGAGCAGGTAATAATTGAAACATCTAAATATGGTTTAAACGGTACGTGTAATATCAAGTTTATATCAGTTTTCAGAATTAATGATTATAATTCACGTGCTACAGTTAAATACATGATTGATAAAGATATGAATAAAAAGTTGTTTTTACAAGAGATTTATGTGAGAAACATAAATTTTGTTGTAGGTGATAAAGTAAATTGTTTGTACATAAGTGAAAATAATAAAATTATATCAGCTGTAATAGAACAGGTGTTTATACATAGTCCAAAATCATATATAATATTTAGTATATTCCCCATCTGTCTAGCAATAACATGTATAATATCGTATGCATTAATAAGACGTAATAAAAATAAGTATTCTAATATAACTTAGCAAAATAATTATTAATTATTTTATATTATAAGTTGTTGGCAAAAAATTACAATATGTTTATTTTATATAATGTTCAAGGAATTCAATGCTATCCTTCAATTGAATATAATCTGGAAATGAGTCCTTTAAGTATTCCATGTGAAAATAATATATTATGTTGTAATACATAAATAAGATCATGTTTATTAACATTATAACATTGTATATTTTGGTATTTATGTAATTATATAGTGGATACAGAAATATATAAATAATAGCAAAATTTCTGTTAAATGTGTACAATGTATTCTCTATTTTACATATTTCATTTGCTGATATTATACATTTCCTGACATCTTTTATATATTTTTTATTAATAAAATTTATCATGTACAGATCATTGATAATTTTACTTAGTTCATAATATTTTGTATTAATTCTACTCATTTCAACATAATACATTGGTATATATAATATGAAATAATATATATAACTCATAACCGTTACAATAATATTTTGTTTATCCACTTTATTTCTTTTTTTAACATTACATGTATTTTTATTCCTAATTATAAACATTGTTTTCTTCTCTTTTTTGCATATATCAAACTTAAGTCTCAGTATATCCAAATATAATTTAATAATCTCATATTCATTCACCTCCATCTTTTGTTAATAGTTTTAATGAAAAAAAATTAACAAAATATGTCAATTGTTGTCCATATACACATGTAAAATTAGTGTGTTATTAAAAATTTTTTGACGAAATTTTCCTTATTAAAACAAGTGATAAGTAAGAAGCAAAATGAACAACAAAATTTACAACATGAGAGGGGCTGATAAAACCTTAATATTACCAAATTTCAATGTTAATCAATCTGAGACAATTGGAAATATTACTTTCGAATTTGGAGATTTATTTAATTTTGGACCAAATTCAGTTCCATTCATCCCAGCTTATACTGATGGGTTTTTGTATAAAAAATTTTCACAGTATCACGTAGATGTGGTTAAACAAAAATCCTATAAATTGTACATAGGTGAAACAAACAACAGAAACGTGCCATTTTCTGTATTTTTCATATATAGTTTTAATATTGAAGATTGGTATGAAATGTTTGTAACTATGTTCAAATTTGTTATAGAATACTATGAAAAGGATCTCGGAAAAGACTGTTCACAACTGACTCTATTAATACCCACTTTTGGCACAAATAATGGAATATCTTATGCCAACTGTGCTAATGGTATTTTGTTTAGCCTTCTCAAAATGACAAAAAATAATCCTGACATTATAAAAGCATTCAAATCGATTAAAGTATTGACACCTTATGGAAATAATGGCAGTTCCAGAGTTATTTCACATATATTCAATTTATTAAAAATATACAATTCTACAATTGTCAATGTGGATGCTTTAAATCCAGAATGTTGTATATGTATGGTGAATCGAGTGGATGTAATTTTTAAATGTGGTCATTATATTTGTTGTACTACATGTTTGCCAAATTTGACTAAATGTCCATTCTGCTATGTTAAAATTAATGAAAATGATGGGGTTTACAGATGTGGTGAAATAATAAATAATGAAAAATATATGTGTTGCAATTCGGGCAAACAAAAAGTGAATAAAGCATTTATTCCTTGTGGACATTCAAATATTTATTGTGTTAATTGTGATAGTAATCATAGAATTGACAAAAGAATATGTCCTATATGCAATATGAAAACACAAAAATATATGCTTTACTATGGTCTTGTATAGTCACTTATAATTTATTGTATGCGGTATATAAATAATATTGTTCTTAAATTATAATATCCAATGGATGTTATAATTTTTATAAACTATAATATCCGATGGATGCGAATAATTCATGAAAATTATTTGACATCATAAAATGGTCAGTTTTGGTAATAAAAATTATTTATTTGATGAAGCTGAAAATTTTAATATTATGGCAACGGATTACAAGGATAAAGGACGTAATGATTTATCAAAATCATATTATTTGAAAGCTATAAGGCTAGGCAATAAAAATGCTATAAACAATCTTGCATCAATATACTGGGAAGAAGGTTCATACGATCTAGCAATTAAATATTATTTAATGGCAATTGATGCCGGATATTATAAATCTGCAGATAATCTAGCAAATTTATACATGGAAATGGGAAATTACCATAAAGCTGAAATATATTATCTGTTATATTTGAGGTACGTGGGAAGTAATACTAATGTAATTATAAATTTGGCAGATTCGTATGAATTACAGAAGAAGTATAATTTAGCAATTGAGTATTATTTGTTAGCTATTGAAAGGGGAAGTGATAAAGCAATGAATAATTTGGGTATTTTATATTATAATCTCGGTAAAAGGGGAGTTGCGGAAGAATATTTTAAAATGGCTATTAAAGAGGGAAATATTGATGCCGTAAATAATTTAAATTATATTAAAAATAATGACAATATATAAAGTTTTTAATTTTTACGTCCCAACATCACTGAAAAGACACTTTAATTTATATCTGATTCCAAGGATTGAAGATATAGCAGTTAGAAATAATTGTGCAAATATTCTAAAATGTGACAATGAAAAACATATATTAAGATTTATCAAATACAACGATGAATATGAAAAATATATTATTTTAAGAGATAACAAAGATTCATATTTCTCAATAAGAAATATATATGGTTTTAACAAAAATATACATAGTTACAATATATGTTTACATAATGGGATCTATGTATATACAAACGCTGAATTTTACATTAACATTAAAAACAACAAGGGAATTCTCCCGCTAATGAAAAATCTGATGCTTTCTGATTATAAATAAACAAATATTTTCAATGAAAATATTAAAAATTATCCTATTTCTAAAATGAACGACTATGTTAACCCCAATGTTATAACATCAAGAATATACATGAGGAATAAAAGTACTATACTTTCTAATCAATTACCTGATAATATTTTTCCAAATCCTGAAATTATCAATCGTATAGTTGATAATATAGATAGATATAGTGTAAGATACAGTTTGTCGAGTGCTGATAACGGTGGAAAGTTGTTGATAATATATCTCTCAATTAACGAGGAATGTGTATATACTATAAAATGTATTATAGATGATGGTGTTGTATGCAGAATATTATATAAAAATGATATCATACGATCAGCTAACTATTTGGACTTATTTTCATGTAACATAATTGGTGATTATTCTAAATACCATGAAAATGGATCAATTCATAAAGTGACACCTTATGCAGATGATTTAAAGCATGGTTTAGAAAATGAATGGAATGATAAGAATGTGTTAATCAAAAAAACTTCCTACATTAAAGGTATTATTGATGGTGAAGTTTCGGAATTTTATCCAGATGGAACCATAAAATCAACTATAAATTATGTAAATGGTGTGAAGAATGGAGATGGTATTCTTTACCATGATAATGGTAATATATCGCAAAAATTCCATTATAAAAATGGCGCTCTAGATGGAAATTATAAAATCTGGAATAAAGATGGATTACTAATAAGAGAATACAATTTTTTCATGGGTTCATATCACGGTGTTGTTAGAGAATGGTATTTGGACGGAGGATTACATTCTGAATATAATTTTGTGTGTGGTTTGAAAAATGGAAAGGATGTCACATATCATAGAAACGGTGGTATAAATTATATAAAATATTTTACAAATGATGTTCTTGATGGTATATATGAATCATATTATGACAATGGAAGTATTAAAAGCTCTGTAAATTATATTAATGGTAAAGTAGATGGATATTTCTGTATTTATGATATTGATGGAAATATCACGGAAAAGCTTATGTGTGTAGATGGTAAAAGATATTATGTATAAATGTATATATGTGTTACATTTTTAAAGCACTGCTTCCAAAATTTTATATTTATAATATATTCCAGAAAAATTATTTAGCCAATATATAGTTTACTTTTGTTTCAAGATCGACTAGAGAACCATCATTTACAATTACATAATCATAATCATTATATTGTGTATGTTCTGTTTCAGATATATGTTGATTGGGTAAAACAGGTAAACTGGGTCTTATAACCCTAATAGTTTTGATATTTTTATTTTTACAAAAATGTAATTCGTTCAAAAATCTAGCATCAGTAACAGCAACATTTCCCGACAATCTGTTATCTAAAGCATCTAACCATATATTTGAATCAAATTTTCTAAACACATCAGTTCCCATTCTCTGTAAAATAAATCTTGGAGTGATGTTGGTCCCAGGAATTTCTTTTTCCCTCCACATTCTTGATTCATCAGTATCACCTTCAAGTAATTTTCTATCCAAATTAAAAAGATATGCTACTATGTCCTTTAAAGCGTCAGCAAATGTATATTGTTTATAACCATGTTTAACCAATATATTCACAATCGTTGATTTACCAGATCCCATCGGACCAGAAACACTGTAACCATTCACTTCCTTTTCTTTGTTCGAAAGATCACATTCCGGAAGATTGGTAATCGGTGCAGTAAAAGGGTAGTTAGAAAAAGTAATGTTTATTTCTCCCAGCAATTTATCAGGATTTATCTTTCCCTCCATACCAAGATATTTTATCACTTCTTCCACATGTTCCACTTCCATTTTTGAAGATTATCGTTTTGTAAATTTTAATTAATAATTAAAATTTATTTCAATCAATTGTATTCGATTTAACAACCTGAGACAATCAATTGTGGTCTGTCGATATTACATCTTCTATGTCTTAATTGATAAAGTATTTTATCAATCAAGGTATATGCTTCAATAGCAAAGCTTTTATCTGCAATTGTGATTGATGCAACTGCTTCATATAAAACTTTTGTTAATTCAAAAAGATATCTGAAAATTCTATCGTTTGTTTTTAATTCTTCCTCTTTACTATTGTCGTGTTTTTCACCACATTTTCTATTACATTTACATTTACAATTACAGTCACAGCCAGTTTTACATTTGTCAAATAAACATTGTAAAACTTGATATATGAAGTTCTCAATGATTATGACATTCTTCTCATAATCAGATAAGGGGAGAAGAAGAAGATCTGATAATGGTCCGAAATTTCTTTGGTAGCTCTTGTAAAAGTTGTAGACAAAGTTAAAGAATGTTCTCAAAATTAGGTATCTGTTTGTGGCTGGGATATCTCTACCTAATAATGGACTCAATGCAGTGACGATTGAAAGTAAATATATGTCTCCTCTGGTTAAGATTTTGACATATTTGAATGGATCTGCTACTTTAGCAACATCATAAATGAATGCGCTAGACATTCTTCCTAAAGTAAAGAAAATGTCTCTCTCTTGAAAATCAACTTGATATAAAGTTGTATAGAATGATTGAACATTCACAATGAAATCAGTTAGAAAACTTTCGACTTTGGGATCTAAGATGTTGCTATCTATAACTGAATAATATGCAGTACTTGCACTTGCGATGGCGTCGTAATATCCACTGTTATTTTTACTAGATGATATTGCCGTGGGGTTAAATAATTCGTTGCTTCCTAATGACATGTTGCGTCTTTTATAAGAAAAAAATTTTTATTTGTTTTTTTTCTTAAATATCATAAAATGAATTATTAAAAATTTCACATTTATCACATAATGATGTACTATCGAATTTGATACTTTATAGGTATAAAAACAATGCGATAAATGATGATATAAGTAAGAAAATAAAATTGACAGATAACAATATTGTTATTATCCCCACCATGTGTTAAAAATAACAATATGTTATTAAATGAAACATTCTAAATTACAATTTGTTGCGTTTTATATATTTTTCTTGAATTTTCTGAAAATTCTTCACAATATCTTAGAGAAAACAGAAGATGTTAATTATTTTTTTTAATAAAAAATTTTTTTCCCACGACCCACAACTTACCTCAAGCACACATTCGAAAAAGTAGATGTCTTTAAAAGGTCACAATTGTTTTTGTGGAAAGGCTGGAATTAAGTCATGTTCAAACTGTAAATTTCAAAGATATTGTAGTAAAGAATGTCAGAAAAGTGATTGGAAAGAGCACAAAAAGGTATGTGGTGAATATAAGGATTTCATAGAAAGAGAACTTAAACATTACAAAAATTTAGGTTTAAATGGTTATATCAATGAACATATGAGGACTTATTGGAAAGATGAACTTGATTATGTATTGGAAAGGTCACAATTTTTAATGGAAGAAAGTGATCTGGGTTATGTTACACATTATTATGTGACATATCCAAAGGGAGTTGTATTAAAAGATCATAATTGTAGTGATAACATAAGTATGGATTATTGGTCATTCGTATTGATCTGTACTAGAATGAATCCAAATGTCATTTATAAGTATTCCACTGATCACAAAGAAGGAATTGCTAGCAGATTTAAAGATTTTTATTGTTCAAATGATAATATTTTATATGTAAAAGACGGGGATGAAAAGACCAATAAACTTGATGATGGTTATCATATTAAATGTGTAAAGGATACTGCTGAAGGAGCTGATGAGGAATTTATAAGACACAGAAATGAGAACACTCTTTATAGATACATTGATTGGGATAGTGGTGAGGTTTATCTTAAAGATAAGATTAAATCAAAATATCTAAACGTTAAATTTGACCAGGAAGCTATCAAACTTTATAATGCTGCACATAGAGAAATGGTTGGTGATAGTGATCTTTCCGACCCAATTCATTGGATTAAAAATAGAGTAGAAATGAAAAAGGTATGGGATGAATACATAGATAGAATTAAGGACAATGATTTCATATTTAAAATGTTAATGGACAACTGCTATTCAAAATACATGTTATACATGATAGATAAATATTGTGTTTGAATATAATTATCTAATAATAATGTAAGTAAAGCAATGCTTAACTTATAAATGTTTTTATTATTTTTGATGCGCTTACATTATACTCTCAAATATTCATCGGAAATCAAAACGATTAATGTAAAAATATCAGCTGCTAATGAATGATATATACTGTTTTTCACTATCACATATTCATTACTTTTAACATATGTATCAACAAATTTTTTAGTTTTATTATTAACACGTTTTATATCCTCACTGTAGTTATAACCTGTCGATAATATCATTTTAGTGGTATAGTTACATCCATAAGTAAGTGACATCAAAAATGCAGTTTCACCAAATTTATTTTTATGTTTTAGATCGGCACCGTTGAGAATCAATTCTTTTACAATATTATAATTATTGTGAAGACATGCTATCATTATACATGTTATCCCTTCTCTATTTACAATATTAATATCAGCTCCGTACTTTATTAATAATTTAACAATTTCTATATTTCCACGACTACATGCTTTATGTAAAGCATGTATACCAATAACATTTTTTACATTTACATCCGCACCATTCTTTACTAAAATTTTTACCGCAATGAAATTTTCATAAGTACATGCTGTTGTCAAGGGTGTATCTCCAGATATTCCTAACATATTAATATCCACATGATGCTTTTTAACCTCTTTTATTGCATTTATCATAATAGATTCATCTCCCATATAACATGAGGTTATTAAAATTCTAATAACATTTTTAATAATTACATTGTCATGTTTCTCACTCATGTTAATGATAACTTGTAGAAAAATTTTTTTATTTTTTTTAACAAAATATGTGATTTCATTTATCCTTCAAATGAGAGGATTTGAGACATATACATTTTTCATGAGTTATTATTTATATCCATTGGATACAAATATAGATATCAATCTTATATTTTTGTACTTTGCACACTTACATCCTTAAATAATCATCTGAAACATAAACAATTGTCGAGAATATATTAGCTGCTGTCGGCTGGAATATATTGTCCTTCACTGTAATATATTCATCACTTTTAACATAAGTTGTTACAAATTCTTTATCCAAATCATTTATTTGTTTAATATCTTCACTGTAATCGTAACCCATTGATAATATCATTTTTGCATTTTGTTTAGTTTCGTCATTGAGTGAATATAAAAATGCTGTCATCTTATTTTTATTTACATAATTAATATCAGCACCTTTAAGTATTAATTCTCTCACAATGTCAATGTTTTCATATTGGCAAGCTATCATCATACATGATAATCCCAAATCGCTTATACTATTAATATTCGCTCCATGTTCCACCAATAATTTGAAGATGTTAACATAATCATCAAGAATCTTGAGTGTTTTTTCACTACATTTACTTCTATTTGAACTCTCTCTACACATTTCAAATTCTCTACATTTACATGTTACAGCTAGTGCTGTTTCACCATAATTGTTTTTACTTTCAATGTCAATTTTTCCTATCAAGAACTTCACAAGGTCATAATCATGATTATCACAAGCATATGTTAATATTGTATTACCAATATCGTCTTTCGCATTTATGTCTATATTGTTTTCAATCAATAGCTTAGCAATTTCAGTGTGTCCATTAAATATTGTTGTAAATATACAAGAATCTATACGAACATAGTTAATATCAGCTTTATTTTCAATTAAATATTTAACAATGTTGATATTCCCATGTCTGCATGCTTTGTATATTGCAGTTTCACCATATTTGTTTTTAATATTGACGTCAGCACCATTAGCAATTAAAATTTTAATTGCTGGAAAATTACCACCAATACATGCTGATGTTAATGCTGTTTCACCTAAATTTCCTATTTTATTAATGTCTATTCCATATTTCTTTATTTCACTCATTATATCGTTCACAACAGATTCGTTTCCCATGTGACATGCGGTTATTAAAATGTCGCCAGCAATTTTATTTATATTTTCATCCATGTTGTAATTACACGTTATTAAAAAAAATTTTTTTTATCTTAATTAAAAATTAAAAATATCACATTGATTTAGGTGATAATCTGAAAATTAGCGTAAATATTGAAATTTTTACATTGTGTATGTAATATGATTACATTAATATTTGTGGAAAATTAAATTATTATTGTACTATTTAAAATTTGTGGAAATAATGTAAAGTAAATTAAAATTTTATTATCTGTAGATTATGTAACTGAATTTCAACACTTGAAATTATTAAAATATGATGGGATAAATTACAATTGCGCCAAATATTGACAAGATAGTCAAATTATAGATATATTTAAAATAAAAAGAATAGGGAGGAAAAGGTTACATTTTAATTATCAGTATTTTTGTGTGGTTTGGTCAGAAAGGAGTATGTTATAAAATAAAGTAAAATAAGATAAACTATTGGTAAATTTTGTGATCAAATAGCAAATAAAATATATTAATCACGGCTGTCAAACTCCCACAGAAGAGACTGATTTTTTTTTACAAAATAATTTTTTATTCACGTCAATTTTTATAAAATATTATAAATATATGCTTAAGAATATTATGATCAACAATTCAGCATTCTCTACACAAAAATATTTAAAGATAATTATGTTTTGTACCCCCATAAAACAGCTAATCCCCTTTATGTTAATATTTGTTAGCATAAAGATTATTGCAAAACTTTTATATATGTACAGTTTAATTAAATTTAAATAATTTTGTGTTGTATCATATTCAGTACAAATAACATTATCAAATATTATATCTCAAATATCAACCTGATATAACACATATGTATTATTTAGAGATAATTACACTTTACATTCATAAAAACCGCTAATCCCATTATGTTGATAAATATAGAATTTTCTAACGGTCATTCTATATCCGTTAACATAAAGGCTATTGCAAAAAATTTTACACATGTATGATTCAATTACATTTAAATAATTTTTGTGTTATATCATATTCAATACATACTGATAAAAAAATTTATAAATATTATGCTGTAAACATTAATGTGTTGTCACGGATAATAGAGTTTAAAATATTAAATTTCCTCAAGAGTTTAATACTTTATATTATAAGCACTAATACATCGTCACATATATCATTCTCATTATAATAACTAAAAATAATAACTAAAAATAATAACTAAAAATAATAACTAAAAATATGATATAAAAATTGTCATGTAAAATTACTGTAATATGTGAATTATTTGTCTGTTTCCAGATTCATATAGATATATTATATTTACATTTTTTTTAATTTAAAAAATTAAAAAAAATTTTACTTAAAAAAATTTTTTCATATAAAAAATGAGATCTTTCTGTATTATAGAAGATAATTTTGTTTATAACATCCGTGAAGTAGATGTTTATTTGTTAATAATAATTATACTATTAACAAATAAACATCACATAGGTGTTAATGACAATGATAATGATAATGATAATAGTGATCATATTGTCGAAAATAATGATAATAGTGATCATATTGTCGAAAATAATAATAATGATAATATTGACAATAATAATATACGTACATTAGTAACATTGATAATATTGATGTTATTATTACTATTAATGGAATCGACAACGCCAATGTTATTGATAATATCGATAATACTAATATTAGTAATTTTAATTATATTGTTGGTTATTTCAATTACGAAAGATTTTGTCGAATTTTCTCAAAATAAAACCCAATAAATTATTTATCAATATAATTGATTGGATGTATCTATAAAACTATTAAGAATATATACATTAAATATTATTGTTAATATATAGTTATTTTATAGACAAATATATAATATTTCTAATTATTTTCTCTATTTATAATCAAATTTCCCTGTATTAACTAATATATCAGACATAATAAATCAATATTACAGGGTTACTTATATTTGTCGATTAACATACTTAAACTAAATATTATTAACGACAAAATAAATTTATACACTTAATATCCAGGATTTCATGTTTATATTGTTATCACAAATAAAAATTCTCCCTCCCCCACCATGAATATTTAGGTTACATAATCTTTATAAAAATTATACGTTTGACATTTAATATCTTATGTTTAACTCATTGTTACTTATTTAAAATTCAATAATATTCATTTAATTTAACTATAAATCATATAGGGAAGTATGTCATATGAATAATGTGTGTTAAAAATACAATAAAACCCTTTACATAAACATAAAATATTTTTAACATTTATATGCAAATATATACGATATAACTTTAAATAAGATATCTTAGATATAATATGAATATTTCCAGTTATTTATATACATTATTAAATTAAATATTTAATTATATACATGAGAAATGTTAATATACCAACGGTTGAAATGTATTTTCTTTCATGTGTAATTTTACTAACAAGATAAACGTATTTTTTATTTTCTAATCTATTGAATGTCATGAGTATTTATTTGAGATTTTACTTATAAAAAAGAATGTGTTGAAATTTTGTACACATATATAAAATTATCACATATGGATTATTTATCTTCTGATTTGTTGAAGTGTTATATTTACATTATTTTTATGGTGTTTTTTTAATTTTTTAAATTAAAAAAAATTTTTACTTAAAAAAAATCTTTTTATATAAAACATGGAAATTTTTCTAATAAATAGAGGAAATTTTTGTATAGGAAAAGATGATTTTGTTTGTGATATCTGTAAAGTAAATATTTACTCGATAATAGTAATTATACTATTAACAAATACACAATATATCAATAGTAATGAAAATAATAATTATGATATCAATGATAATAATTATGATGATAATATCGTTAAGACTGATGAAATTAACAATGTTAACCATATACATACATTGGTAATACTGATAATATTGTTGTTATTATTATTAATAATGTCATCAACCACACCAATGTTATTGATAATATAGATGATATTAATATTGGTAATCTTAATAATATTTATGATGACTTCAATAATAAAAGATTTTATTGATCTCTCTTAAAATAAGATTCAATAAATTATTTGTCAATATGATTAATTAGATAAACCATTAAAACTATCAATAATATATAATATTTTTAGTTATTTTTTCTATTTATAATCAAATTACTTTGTATTGATTGACATGTCAGACATAATAAATCAATATTATAAAGTTACTTATATATTTATCGATTAACATACTTAAACTAAATTATACACATAATATCCAATATTTCGTATTTATTTAGGTTACGTGATCTTTATAAAAATTATACGTTTAACATTTAATATCTTATGTTTAACCCATTGTTACTTGTTTAAAATTCAATAATATTCAATAATATTCATTAATATAAATATAAATCACATAAGGAAGTATATCATATGAATAATGTGTGTTAAAAATACAATAAAATCCTTTTACATAAATATAAAATATTTTTAAAATTTATATGAAAATGTATGCGATATAACTTTAAATAAGATATCTTGGATATGACATAAATATTTCCAGTTATTTATATATATTATTAAGTTAAATTAAAAAATTTTTACCCAAAAAAAATTTTCCCATATAAAACATGGTAATTTTTCTAATAAACAGGAAATTTTTTTGCATAGTGGAAAATAATCTTGTCCACAACATTTATAAAAAAATTTTTTTATATAAAACATGGTAATTTCCATAATATATAAAGATAATTTTACTTGTTAATAATCATATTGATAAATAATATAAGAAAAACACAATATAGTAATAATGATGATACTATTATTGATGTTGATATTGATGACAGTATTAACATCAATATCGACAATAATGATATACATACACCGATAATTCTGTTGATATTATTATTATTGGTATCAACGAAATCAATGTTATTGATGATAATCACAATAATAAAATATTTTGTTCATTCTTTTTAAAGAAAAAATCAATAAATCATACGTCAATATGATCAACTAAATAAATTAATAAAAATATCATAAATATTTATCTAATTCGACCGTGAAATATATAATATTTTTAGTTATTTAATCCATTTATAATCAAATTACTTTGTATTGATTGATATGTCAGATATAATAAATCAATGATCCGAAATTATTTATATATTTATTGATCAACATAATTGTGTTAAATATTTTTAATAGTAGGATGAATTTTACACATATAATATTCAGTATATCATGTTTATATTGTTATTATAAATAAATTTTCGCCATCAATATTTATTTATACAATCTTAATGTCAATATAAACTACATATTTGATTTTCCACGTTTAATTCATTATTACTCATATTTCAATAATTGAACTAAATAATCATGAAAAGTATAACATTTTAATAATTTTGATATATTTTTTTTATATAAATGTTGATATATGTAAAATACGTGTTTTGTGCGATTAAAACTATTAAATGTACACAAGTTATCATAATTAAAATTTTACTTTTCTTAATTTAAAAAATTTTTAAATTTATCGATTTCTGGGGAATATTGATCATCAAGATATAATTATGTTTTACACCTCCCACACATTCAACAGCTAATCACTTTTATGTTAGTAAGAATAAAAACTATTACAATTTGTGTGTGTGTAATTAAATCTAACAATTTTGTTTATTACGCTACATTCTTAAAATTCTAAACTCTTTAAAAGTCTAATATTTTGAACACTAATTGTTTATAGTATTATTAACACAAAAATTATTTAAGCTTAATTATGTTTTGCACCAACATCACAATCGACAGCTAATCCCCTTTATGTTAATTAATATGGAACTCCCTAATGGTCGTTCCATACTGATTAACATAAAGACTATTGCAATTTGTGCGCACATAATTACATTTAAATAATTTTGTGTATTATGTCACGTTTGAAAATGATAAATTCCCTAAAGAATTTAGTATTTTTAACACAGACTGACTTATGTTTATTTTAATACAGCTTTATATACATCAATTCGCTATCACGAACTGCTTTATGATATTTTTTTTAATTTTCATATATAATTTTACTAACAACATAAATATATTTTATTTCTAAAAAAACGTTGACTAATATAGTTTCAATTTTCTTCACATAATTCTGTACAAATTCATAACTTTAATTATATTTTTTAATTTTTTAAATTAAAAAAATTTATCTAAAAAAATTTTTTTCATATAAAACATGAGGATTTTTCTAGTAAAGAATGATTTTGTTTGTAACATCTATAAAGTAGATGCTTACTTATTGATAATAATTATGTTGTTTGCTAATATGATGGACATACAATATACAGTTGATAGTAACAATAATATTAACGATGATGATAATATTATTGATAATGATAATGGTTATAATAATAACTATGACTATGATAATGATAGTGGTTATAATAATGATTATGATGATAGTCATAACAATGATTATGATAATAATGATTATGATAATAATGATTATGATAATAATGATTATGATAATAATGATTATGATAATAATATCACTAAAATTGACTACATACATACATTTATAACATTAATTATACTGATGTTATTAATAACATTATTATCGCCAATAATACCGATATTATTAATAATATCGATGATATTTATATTGACAATATTATTAATATCAATAATAATCTCAATAATAGAAGATTTTAATAATTACCCTTAAAATAAGATTTAATGAATTGTTTGTCAATATAATTAATATAATAAACTAATGAAACTATCAAAAATATATTTATTTGATCTGTTTGTGAAATATTCATTGAATATTATGATTAATTTATAGATAAATGTATAATATTTCTAATCATTTTCTTCATTTATAGTTAAATTATTCAATATTGTTTGATATTTCAGTGTTACTTATATATTATTGTTTATTTATTAGCTAACATACTTAAGTCAAATAATTTCAGTGGTAATATAAATTTTATCTACTTAATTTATAACATTTCATTTTTCATACTGTTATTATAAATAAATTTTTATTATGAATATCAGTATAAAATTATATGTTTTATGTTCATCAGCAAATTTAAGAAAATTCATATTATTATTGATTTTTCAATACATTATTATACTTATAAACTAAATATATTTATGCCGTATTTTAGGACTTATATATTCTCGGTTATTTTTTTGGAAAAAAAATAACATTTTGTTTATTCGAAAAAATTTCCAGTATGTTATGTATATACTCAAATTTATACTTTTTGTATAAGCACCTAAGATTTAATTTTAATTTCTAAAATTAGGTTATTTATTAGTATAATTTTAATTTTTTTTTGATATCATTCGATACCATATTCAGAACTTTAGTCATATTTACATTATTATTACGATATTTTTTTTTTAATTTTTTAAATTAAAAAATTTTTACCTAAAAAAAAAATCTTTTCATATAAAAGATGAGAGTTTTTCTAAAAAATAAAAAAAATTTTTATATAATATTGAATTTTTTTGTTTACTTATTGATAGTAATAATACTTGTCGATAATATACAAAATATTGATGATAATAGTAACCATAATACTGACGACATTGATATTAATATTGATATTGATATTAATATTGATATTGATATTAATTATAACAATAATATCCCTAAAGTTGATAAAATTGACGATGCAAATACATTAATAAAGTTGTTTATATTGATGTTATTAATAACAATATTATCACCAACGATGTCGATGTTATTAATAATATTGATGATATTAATATTAATAATGTTAATAATAATAATAATAATCTCAACAACGGAGGATTTTGCTAATTCATTTTAAAATAAGATTTAACAATTTATCCGTTAATACAATTAAACTAATAAAACCGATGAAGTTATCGAGAATATATTTATTTAATCCAGATATAAAAGATTCATTGAATACAACGATTAATATATAGATATTTTTAGATGAATATATAATATTTTTAATTATTTTTTCCATTTATGATCAAATTGCACAATATTTACCGATACTTCAAATATATTATTATTATTTATTTATTAACTAACATAATTGAGTCAAATAATCTCAGTAGTAAAATAAATTTTATATATCTAATGTCTAGTATTTCATGTTTATACTGCTATTATGAATAAATTTTTGCTATGAATATTTGAATTATACAATCTTAATATCAATATAAAATTACATGTTTAGTATCGTAATATTTTATACACAACTCATTATCATTTATATTTTAGTAATTTCAATGTTAGAACTAAATAATCATGAAAGTATAAGATATTTAATTAACGATAGATTTGACTTGTATAGAAAGTATTATGTTCTTCAATTTGAAAAACATTCTTATTAGACTATACTGTTTTTGATTATAAAATAAGATTCAAGTAAATATATTAATTAGGTAATATAGTCTCAATGATATAATAATTTTTATGTATATATTATAGTTGAATCATACAATATTAATATCAAAATAATTTTAATGTATATATTATGATTGAATCGTACGCTTACCCCCTTTATGTATAGCTTAATTACACTTAAATAGTTTATTATTGCTCAGTATTCAATATTAATAATGTCATTAAATATTGAAACTGATATCATATGTATGTATAAGATATAAGTTTAGATATTTTTCAATTATTTATATGTCGATGGTTGAAATATATTTTATTTTCTTTCATGTGTGATTTTACTAACAAAATAAACATATTTTATTTTTCTATTCTGTTGAATCTTATGAGTATTTGTTTGAAATTTTACTTATAGGGATGAATATGTTGTAATTTTGTATATATGTACAAAAATTATCATATATGAACCATTTATTTGTCTTCTTATTAATAAAGGTATGTTATATTTACGTTATTTTTACAGTATTTTTAATTTAAAAAATTAAAAAATGAGATTTTTACTGATAAACAAAGTATTTTTTCATATAATAGAAGATAATTTAACTTGTAACATCTATAAAATGGATGTCTACATATTGATAATAATTATATTTATTGGTAGTATAACGAAAAATAAATATACAGTTAATAATGATAATGATAATATCAATGATGATATTATCAATAATGATAATATTAACGATTACATCAATAATAGTAATATTGTTAAAAATGATGAAATTAAAGATACATATACATTGGTGATACTAATAATACTGATGTTATTATTAGTATTAACGTCACCAACAGAATCAATATTATTGATAATATCATCGATATTATCAATAATATTGGTAATTTTAGTAATATTGATGGTGACCACAATAATAAAAGATTTTGTCAATTCGTCTTAAATAGGATTCGGTAAATTATTTGTCAATATTATTAATCCTATAAATCAATAAACTATCAAGATATATTTATTCAATCTATACATAATTATTTATAAATAAATATATATTATTTCTAATTATTTTCTCTATTTATAATTAAATTACCTAATATCGATTGATACATCAGATATAATAAATCAATATTCTAAGATTACTTATATGTCTATTAATATGTTGATATATTGATATTTTTGGGTGAATAAATAATATTTTAAGCGAATATATAATGTTTTTAATTATTTTCTTCATTTATGATCAAATTGCTTAATATTTATCAATTCTTTAAATATAATATTATTATTTAGTTATTAACCAACATAATTGCGTAAAACAATCTCAATGGTAAAATAAATTTTATACACTTAAATAGTTTTTTGCTGCATAATATTCAATATTGTCATTAAATATTGAAACTGTTATCACATATATGTATAAGATATGACTTTAAATATTTTTAATTATATATACATAAGAAGTATTAATATATCAATCATGTGCAATTTTACTAACAAAATAAACATATTTTATTTTTTCTAATCTGTTGAACGTTATGAGTATTTATTCGAAATTTTACTTGTAGGGAAGAATATGTTACAAATTTGTATATGTACAAATTTATCATACGCCGACCATTCATTTATCTCCTGATCAATAAAGGTATGTTATATTTACATTATTTTACAGTATTTTTAATTTAGAAAATTAAAAAAATTTTACCTAAAAAAATTTTTCCATATAAAAAAATGAGATTTTTTCTGTTAATAAAAAATGATTTTACTTGTGACATCTATAAAATAGATGCTTACATATTGATAACGATTATACTGATTGATAGTATAATGAAAAGACAATATACTATCCATAGTGATAATAACATTGATAGTGATAATATTGATAGTAATAATATTGATAGTGATAATATTGATAGCGATAATATTACTGATATTAACCATAATGATAATATTGATAATAATATTGAAATTAATGATATATATACATTGATAATATTGATAATGTTGATGTTATTATTATCAATAACATCATCGATACCAACGTTATTGATAATATCGATGATATTAATATTGATAATCTCAATAATATTGATGGTGATCACGATAACAAAAAATTTTGTCAATTCATCTTAGAAATAAGATTCAGTAAATTATCTGTCAATATTATTAATCCGATAAATCAATAAAATTATCAAGATATATTTATTCATTCTGATAGTAAAATATTTATTGAGTACCATAATCAATACATAATTATTTTATAGATAAAATATATTATTTCTAATTATTTCCACCATTTATAATTAAATTACTTAATATCGATTGATACGTCAGACATAATAAATAAACATTCTAAAATTACTTATATGTCCATTAATATATTAATATTTTTAATTATTATATTCATTTATAATCAAATTACTTAATATTTACTGATATCTTGAATATAAATTATTATTTATTTATTAGCTGACATAATTGGATCAATTAATATTAATAGTAAAATAAATTTTATATAACATCTAATATTTCATGTTCACGCTGTTACCATAGATAAAATTTTACCATGAATGTTTGAATCATATATTTTTAATGTTGATGTAAAAGTTATATGTCTATTAATGTAATGATCAACTCATTATTATTTATATTTTGGTAGTTTAATGATTGAGACATATAATTATGAAAATATAATATGTTTAATTTGATAACTTTTATATATTTATTATATAATGTTAATTTTTTTTCAAATTGAAAGAAATTATCATCTAATCAGATAATCCTACTAATAAGTAAAAATTTATCTGATAATTAGAATGATTAAAATATATAATGTTACTATTATTATAAAAAAAATTATATGTTTATCAATGTGATATTTATGCTTAATTTATTATCATTAATAACTTAATAACTGTTACACTTGAGTCAAATAGTCTTACTATTATTTCATGTTAAATTTAAATAATTTTTAAATATTTTATTCTATATAATTATTTTTTCTGTACGAGCACATAAAATACTAGACACCCATAGGTGTCTAGTATTTTATAAATGAGATATTGCAAATTTCTCTAAATGAAATTTTTACAATATCGTATTTTTTTATATAATGAATATATAAAAATTTAAAATATGTTAAAATTAACAATATAACTAAATTGTAATCAAAATAGATCTCCATTAACTTGAAAAAAAAATTATTGTCTAATCAAACAATCTTACTAATAAATCAAACTTTATTTGTATATTAATATTATATTTTAACGTTAAAATAATAAAATGAATCATCTGATAATTAGAATGAATGAGTCATATAATGTTGTTATTACTATAAAATTTTATATTTTTATCAGTATGATATTTTATGCTTAATTTATTATCATTAATAATTTAATAACTTTTATACTTGAATCAAATAGTCTTAGTACATTTATATGTTAATTTTTAATAATTTTTAAATATTTTACTCTATATAATTATTTTTTTTATATAAAGAATATATAAAAAAATAAATATAGTAAAAATTAGCAATACTATTAATTATGTAATTGAAATAGATTTTCTTCAATTTGAAGAGAATTAACATTTAATCAAATAATCTCAATAATAAGTTAGAATTTATATAAATAATAACATTGTATTGTACATTTAAATTGATAATATTGATTATCTGATAATTGTAATGATTAAGTCATATAACATTAATATTATCCCAAAAAAATATATATTTATTAATACTGTATTTTACATTTAATCTATTATTATTAATAATTTGATAATTTCCATGATTGAGTCAAATAGTCTTACTATTATTTCATGTTTAATTTAAATAATTTTTAAATATTTTATTCTATATAATTAATTTTTTTTATACAAAGAATATATAAAAAATTAAAATATGTTAAAAATTAGTAATATAATAAAATTGTAACAAAATAAATTCTATTCAAAAATTGAAGAAAATAATTGTTTAGTCAAATAGTCTTACTAATAAATCATATTTTTATATGAATAACGACAGTGTATTTTACATTTAAAATAAAAACACTAATTATCTGGTAATTAGAATAATTGAGTCATATAATATTAACATTATTCCAAAAATTATATGTTTATCAATACTACATTTTACATTTAACTTAGTATTATCAATAATTTAACAACTGTTATAGTTGAGTCAAATAGTCTTAATACAATTTCATGTTAAATTTAAATAATTTTTAAATATTTTATTATATATAATTTATTTTTTTATATAAAGAATATATAAAAAAAATTAAAACATGTTAAAATTAGCAATATAATAAAATTGCAACCAAAATAGATTTTCTTCAAAATGATAAAAATCACTATTTAACCAAATAATCTCAATATTGTCTCAAGTATTATATAAATAACATAGACTGAATTTCGTCATCATAATTATATTTAAGACTATATTGAACATCAATGATATTCACTATTGAGGTAATTTCTAAATATCACATTTAAAAATATTATATGCTTATTCATCAATATACATTTATATTTCAATATTTCATATAACACAATACAAACATCTAACAATTAAATTATAATCATGAGTTTTTTTTCAACAAAATATAACCAGTACAAACAATATCAAAATATTTATATTAACATATAATATTTCAACCCACATCAATTAATCATTCATTCACAATAAAAATATCACTGATATTTTTATTCACTGTAAGAGGCAAAAAAAATTTTCAAAAAAAAATAAAAAAAATATAAAATTGAAAAAATTTTTTTTTAGCCCAGAATTTAAATTTATCTGAATTTAAAATTTTTGTTTCGCCTTAAATTCTTATTTTCATATAAAATAGTTATTATTCACATCAGAAATGGAAGTTGAATCAATTATCCTCAGCGTTTCTCTTATCCTCTGCGTTTACGGATACAGTATGTCCGACATTGAAAGAATCGATTCTTTCAAGTGGGATATGTTCGTAGAAGATGCGTACGATAGAGAGAGACGTAGAGTTGAAGAAGAGCTCAACCGTCTAGTTGAAGAGATATACCTTCACGAGTGCTGTACTATTCAAAATGTACAGAAGTACTGGGAGATATTGTGCAAACAATATCGTATCAGGAAAGAATATGGAACTAAGATTCCCAGCACTGTTGTGATGTGTGACGAACTAGACGGTCACTTCCATGAATTGGATAATGAAGTTATCCTTGGGTACGAATCATCACCCACTGCAGAACCGCTACCATTCACTATTGGCGGTTATGTTGTTCCTGATTCTTTCTTCGGAAAGAAAAAGGACAACAGGGGTAGACCCAAGAAGGATGCAATTGCAGTAGCATCAGCAGTCGAGAACTTCGCCTTCTTGATGAATTATGTCGAGACTCCTCAGGACAGATTAGAGCAGGAGTTAGACAGACTTCATCAAGAAGAAAAGTTGAAGTGTAAGAGAGGGAGAGGACGACCTGGTGATCCTGATGTTGATAGGACACCAAAAACCTTACCAATACCAGCTGATAGTGAGGTAATTAAAACTACCAATATTGGCGCAGCTCCCGCCAATATAAGTAATAATATGAGCACTAAGAAAAAAGCCCCTAAAAAAGATAATAGAGGTAGACCATTAGGAGGCTATAATATTGGTCCAACAGCATTGACAAATGGTCATGCTGTAATCATTGACAGAGATATTGTGATGAGAAAAAATCCAACTCTCTTCGAAAAATATTTGTTCCAATATAGCAGATTGAACAGGGACATAACAACTGCTGAATGGGAACAAAATGCTGAAAGAGAGTTGGAGAAATTAATGGACTCACTGAAAGAATCTGTCAATGATTTCATGAGGATGTGGAGGGAGGTAAATTCACGTGGTTTAAACGTGTTAAGAGATATACTTCGTGGGAAGAAGTACGATGAAGATCTGTTGAGAATAATTAATCACCCTGGAGAATATTGTGATACAGATCTTATTTCAGTTCGTAATGGCATCGACAAACATTGTCATCTTACATATGCCATATTTTCGTGCTTCTTCCTTAAAAATGGTTCAGCTGGTGTATATATTGGTAATTTGTTCACTGAAGAATCCCCTAGTGAGACAATTGATGCTACTGCCAATAAACCCATTAAAACCAGCTACACTGGAACACGGGATAAATTATATATTCAATTCGATTTTAATGCTCCAAATGTTACATATCATAAAATCGATGGTGATGATATCTCAGGTAGAAGAAAAATAATTGAATCAATTAACGGTATTCGAATTGCTAGCATTCATACACCTGAACCATCTAAATTACCAATTACAAGAGAGCAGATTAAATCAATTGAAAATATTCCCGAAAAATTGAAAACCGCAGTGTTCAAGAAAAAACTCGGTAGAAAACCAAATAAAGTGGATAAGGTAGCTAAATCAGTTAAATCAGAAGAAATTGTACGAATTAAATTATTCAATACCGTTACACCAAAATTGTCAATTTCATCACCTTCAACATATAATGCTAATAATCCAAATTTTACACCCAGTCTTCGCACACGCGAAATTAATACATCATATAACTTTATCAGTAATAAAATTGGTAATAATTCACGATATATACCTCATCACGATAACATTCTTCCATGTACATCAGCATCATACAAGAAGAAAACATACAATTCATCCAATATAAATGTTTCGACAATTACACCATCTTTAAATATTAAATCAACATTATCATTTATGAATATTCCAACCATTCCCATTGTTTCTACTATTCCTAAAATTAAATCATGTGGTATACCTGTTAAAAATCAAATTATTCCCAATGTCTCAAAAATTGATGTAACTCGCGCACATGACGGACCTTTAAAACATGTTAAAGATCAAATTATTCCCAATACTGATTTTACTCCAAAAATTAATGTAAATGTTGAAACTTTAAGATATATTGATGATTTAATTGTTTCTGATATTTCCGATATTGACGAACAAAATATTTCCACTGATGATATTTCTGATATTTCTGATGATTCTTCTGATATTTTTGATCTTGATATATCCAATGAATTAGATGTGTGTTCTATTAAAATTGAAAATATTATGGATTCTGATATTCCTTCCACTTTTAATGCTGAAAATGCAGATATTGAAATTTACAAGAAATTGACGAGCAACAAACGTGTGGATATTCCTGAAAAACTAGTTACTTCTGAAAACGAAAACAATATTTCCATTTTAATTGATATATCTGCTCACGACAATATGATAATAGTTCCATGTCCATATGTTATCAGTAATATTAATTCCACTCCCCTTCTTAAAGATAATTTAATTGATACGGACGATTCAAATTCTTCAGATTCTTCAGATGATATTAAATTACCATATCTTGTAGATGATTCCAGTACCGATGTGTCCGACGTTGAATATAGTTCAATATTTATCGATGATTTACTAACAGACCAAAATATGGAAATAATTACGCGTGATTACGATGCATATGATGATGATAATGATTTAATTATTTTTGAGGATGTAGATAATCTGAATATTTCTGACAATGAATCAGTTGAACAATGTGTTACACCATCTGATAGTGGATATGAATCTGATCTTATTAGTTTCGATGATATTATTGTAGAAAATCCGAATAACGATTATAATTATGATTGTGAACATGATAGCAATACAGTTGATTCAGGAATAGATGATGAAAATGACCTTAGTGTGGATGTAATCGATATTATATATGATAGTATAAACAATAAAACAATTATAAGGGAAGAAAATATTATGGATCAATACCTGCATTTATTGTAGGTTATGGTACTATGATAATCTAATAGATTTGGAAAATGTAAGGGTTAGATATTATAATGTATTTTATAAATGTCTGACAATATTATATATGATGTTAATTAAACAAAATTTTTATATTGAAACACATAATGTGTCACAAGGTCAATAATATACTAAATTTAAAAATAATATGTAAGATTTTAGACCCCCTTAAAGATCTAGCATTTGTATATATGATTATTTAAACAAATATATATTAAGGGTAAAGCATTCAAATTCATAAAGTTTATTTATAATCAGTAGTATATAACATTGTTTTTACACATTATCTAAATTCAAAATGTAAACAAATGTACAGATATATACATTATTCCCATATGATTTAGGATTAAGAATTAAAATAAACAATAAAGATTTTATTTTAAGGCGATTTTAATTCAAAATATAAATAAACAGTAAAGTATATTATTTCCAGACAATTTAAACCAAAAATTAATCAGACGATAGAGTGTCTTATTTTCCAAAAAATGATTCTAATACAGAATTTAAATAAAAGCTAGAGTATCTTATCTCCAGATGATTTTTAATTCAAGATTTAAACAAGGGCTAGAGTATCTTATTTCCAAATGATTTTAATACAAAATTTAAACAAGAGCTAGGGTATCTTGTTTCCAGATGATTTTTAATTCAAAATTTAAACAAGAGCTAGAGTATCTTATTTCCAAATAATTTTAATACAAAATTAAAAAAAAAAGAGATAGGGTATCTTATTTCCAAATGATTTTTAATTCAAGATTTAAACAGACGATAGGGTATCTTATTTCCAAATGATTTTAATACAAAATTTAAACAAGAGCTAGGGTATCTTGTTTCCAAATGATTTTTAATTCAAAATTTAAACAGACGATAGGGTATCTTGTTTCCAGATAATTTTTAATTCAAAATTTAAACAGACGATAGGGTATCTTATTTCCAAATGATTTTAATACTAAATTTAAACAAGAGCTAGGGTATCTTGTTTCCAGATAATTTTTAATTCAAAATTTAAACAAGGGTTAGAGTATCTTATTTCCAAATGATTTTAATACTAAATTAAAAAAAAAGAGATAGGGTATTTTATTACAAAATTTAAACAGACGATAGGGTATCTTATTTCCAAATAATTTTAATTCAAAATTTAAACAGATGATAGAGTATCTTATTTCCAAATGATTTTAATGTAAAATTTAAACACTCTCTCACATTCGGTAATCTTTTTAGAAAATCTAAAAAGATAATACACTTTAAGGCGTGGTTCATACAATTATAAGCCATGTTAATTTTTTTAAATTAAATTAAATTAAATTAAATTATTTATTTTAATTTACTTTGGAATTACATTTCAATCACGGTATTTTACCGACATGATTGTGATATTTATCCAGTATATTACTATGACATAAGATTTATACCATACATACATGATACTATTTTTTACGAACATCTGCTAACAGTCCCAGAAGGGCATAATACCAACATTTTCTCTGGGAGTTTTCTGGAATTTTTTCCAAAACATTCAAAAATACGGATTTTTGGTCATCTGAAGACTGTTCCAACGTGTCTCAAAAGTGTTCAATTTTACACTTTCTGTATAGTTATACAGAAAAATTTTTTTAATTAAAAATTTTTCTGGAAAATTTCCAGAAAAAATCTGGGAGAAAATTATAATTATCTGCTCTGGGAGTTTCAGAAAAAAAAATAAAATTAACAGGATTATGTAGATGATTATTTCTGGAATATCTTAATACCATAAAAAAATAAAATTAACAGGATCCTGGAAATACTTAAATATTCCCTTTAAAAAAATAGTCAATAAGGTTATAGGGATCTCTTTATTATTTCTAGAATATCTTAATGCCCATGGTAAAAAAATATTGTCAGAAAAAGCCAGATGTAGTAATAATTTCATGTACATGAAAAGAAGAAGAACATGTTTTGTATAATAAAATAACTTCTAATATATGGTAAAAATCATATTTTATTGTATGTTGAAACGTGAATTACACAAATAACTAAATTTTTATAAACTATATCATGTAGATGTATTAAATTGAAAAATCTAAATGTTTCAATTAAAACATTTTGGAGATTAACATATTGTATTTTTTTAATGAAAGAATATCATAATTGAATGAACTGGTTATGGTAAATGTCTGAAATTTTAATTGATTATCAATATTGTATTTTACACTGTTAATAGTAAAATTTTTATTTGGATACATGCTAAGATTGAGTCAAATAATCATGAAAATTTTCTATTTTTAATTTAAATAATTTTTAAATATTTTATTATATATAATTAATTTTTTTATATAACAAATATATAAAATATTAAAATATACTATAAATACAATGATATAATTCAAATATAATAAAATGTATATTTTTTCAATTAGTAAATCTTATAATTGAAACAAATAAATATGATATGTTCTTTCATTTCGAAAGAATATTATAACTGAAACAAATAAATATGATATGTTCTTTTATTTTGAAAGAATATTATAACTGAATCAAATAAATATGATATGTTCTTTTATTTCGAAAGAATATTATAACTGAATCAAATAAATATGATATGTTCTTTCATTTTGAAAAGAATATTATAACTGAATCAAATAATCATAATAGATATCAAAAATTTCAGATATTTATTATAATGTATTTTCCAATGAAAATAATAAAATTAACAATTGAATGATTATTAAGATTGAGTCAAATAGTCTTAGTACAATTTCATGATTAATTTAAATAATTTTTAAATATTTTATTCTATATAATTAATTTTTTTATATAACAAATAAATAAAAATAATTAAATATATAATAAATACAATGATATAGTTAATGTATATTATATAATTTATTTTTAATCGAAAGAATAATATATCTATATGACTAAATTTTAATACGCTTTAGGTCAAAAAAATCAAACATGTCTATTTGATTTAATTATAATACATTATTAAAAATAAATTAATATATTATGATTATATGACCCAGTTATAATATTATTTAAAAAATAAAATAATTAATTATTGCTATTTGACTCAAGATTGATATTCTTTCGAAATAAAAATTAAATCATGTTTATTTGATTCTGTTAAAATATATTTTAATTTAAAAAATATACTATTTACTACATTTGAACTATATCATTGTATTTATTATATATTTAATATTTTTATTTATTTGTTATATAAAAAAATTAATTATATATAATAAAATATTTAAAAATTATTTAAATTAAAAATAGAAATTTTCATGATTATTTGACTCAACCTTAACAGTTATTAAAATATTAATTTTATTATCTTCGTTGAAAAATACATATATAATAAACATCTAAAATTTTTAGATGTTTATTATAATCAGTCTATCTAATTATTAAATTCTTTTATTTTTCAAGAATACATCATGTTTATTTGATTCAATCATAATATTAATTTAAAGTTAAAGAATATACAATTATTATTTAGTTCTATTATGATATTCATCTATTGGATGAATATACTATTTAATGTATTTAAATTATATCACTATATATTATTGTATATTTAATATTTTTATTTATTTGCTATATAAAAAATTACGATATTGCAAGAATTTCGCAATATCTCAATTTTCTGTGCAAGCACAGAAAAATAATTATATAGAATAAAATATTTAAAAATTATTTAAATTAATCATGAAAAATATACTAGGACTATTTGACTCAGTCTTAACAGTAATTCAAATGTTAATTTTATTATCTTCATTGGAAAATACATACATGATAAACAATCAAAAATTATGATGTCTATCATAATTAGCTTATTCAGTTGTTCGGTTATTATATTCTTTCATTCCTAAAAAGTAAATAATGTTTTTCTATTCAGATATAATGATCTTCTAATTGATAAATGACAGAACAAATAGTGTAATGTGTTAGATTGATTGTTTTTCAATTGAAAAATATGATATATACCTATTGGATAGAGTATGTCTATCTAATCTGGAAGAATAAGTTGTATAAATGAGACAATAATCAATATGAACAAATATTTTATTTATATAGTTTAGTTGTCCACGGAATATAATATTTAAATTGTTAAATCAACTGTATTTATCACAGTATTTTTCACATATTTATTTGTCTAATATTTGGCTACATTGTTGTAAAGTAAGATTTATACCATATATACATATTATCATTTTGTAGAGCCAATTAGTATTCGCTCAAACAGTAGTGATAATTGTGTTTTTTCTGGAGATTTTTCTGGAATTTTTCCAGAATTTTTCTAGAAAATTATAAAAATTTCCTGTATAGATATACAGAAAGTATAAAATTGGGTACTTTCAAGACAGGCTGGAGTAGTCTTCAGATGATCAAAATTCGCTATTTTTGAATGTTCTGGAAAAATTCCAGAAAATCTCCCAGAGAAAACACGATTATCATGACTGTTTGAGATGGTTGTAAAATAACCATGCAAAATGATAACATATGCATACGGTAAAAATCTTACTATAAAATGACACAATAAATTTTTGCCAGATGATCATGTAATAGACGTGATAATAAAGATGATCGAAATAATAATATCGAGATTATGTTCTGTATATAATCATAAGATGTATATTTACATATTCATCTCAGTGAGAAACAGCTAATTTGATATATAATATACTATTAACATTATATGTGTAAGAATACTAAATATAATAGCCCTCCCTCACAAGTAAAAATATTAGACACTATTTAAAGTCTAGTGTTTTGGTAACCATTGAGTCTAATAAACACTTACATATGAATTACATATAATGTCATTAACATCATATAGATATTGTCTGTGTGATATCAATAATATTTATGTTAAACATCATAGAAAGATCTGATAAGAGAAAGATACATTAGTATTACATTTTGTTACGAATTCTATGTTGTTTTAAATAAAGAGACTAGTCTTCGGTTGAGAATACAGAGAAATAATTAAGTGGATATTAGATTTGGTGGTTATAAAACACTAAACTTCTGAAGAATCTAGTATTTTTGCTCATAAGAGGAGAACTATTATGTTTAACTTCCTTATACATATAATTTTAACACTATGTGTTTATTTTGATAAACACATTCTTCCGTTTAAAGGATATTATGACCATATAGAGCTGTCGCGATATATAGTTAAAAATTTTATTGACTATCATATATATGTTTTATTGTGATGATATTAAAATTGTTATTTTAACAATCATCAAGATTGAGTCAAATAGTCTTGATAATTTTTCATGTTTAAGTTAAATAATTTTTAAATATTTTATTATATATAATTAATTTTTTTATATAATAAATAAATAAAATAATTATATATACAATAAATATAATGGTATAGTTTAAACATATTGAGTAGTATATTCTTACAATTAGAATAATATTATAAGTGAATCAAACAATCATAATATTATTCTTTACTTTTAAAATATTATTATGGTTGAGTCAAACAATCATGATATTATTCTTTACTTTTAAAATATTATTATGGTTGAGTCAAACAATCATGATATTATTCTTCACTTTTAAAATAATATTATGATTGAGTCAAATAAGTGTGATTTATCTTCATTATTGTGAAAGTGTATAATATTTGAATATAAAAGTCATAACAGAGATTCGAAATTTTAGATGTTTATCATAATTGTATTTTATTGTGATAATAATGAAAATTTCATCTGGATAACATCTTAGATTGAGTCAAATAACCTTAACAAAATTCATTTTTGAATTAAATAATTTTTAAATATTTTATTCTATATAATTAATTTTTTTATATATAGAATAAATAAAAATTTTAAGTATATAATAAATATAATAAATACAATAATATAGTTGAAATACATTAAATAGTAAATCTTTTTATTAGAAAAATATTATATCTATTTGACTCAATCATAATATTGATTTAAATTTAAAGAATAAAACATGACTATTTGACTCAATCATAATATTAATTTAAGTTTAAAGAATAAAACATGACTATTTGACTCAATCATAATATTGTTTTAAATTTAAAGAATAAAACATGACTATTTGACTCAATCATAATATTGTTTTAAATTTAAAGAATAAAACATAACTATTTGACTCAATCATAATATTGATTAAAAATAAAATAAACTATAATTGTTTGGCTCAATCATGATATTCTTCTATTATAAAAATATATTATTTAATGTATTTAAATCATACCATTATATTTATTGTATATTTAAATATTTTTATTTATTTGTTATATAAAAAAATTAATTATATATAATAAAATATTTAAAAATTATTTTAATTTAAACATGAAATTTTATCAAGACTATTTGACTCAATCTTGATGATTGTTAAAATAACAATTTTGATATCATCACAATAAAACACATATATGATAAATAGTTAAGATTTTTAGTATTCATCATAAATAGCTCATACAATCATTATATTCTCTTATTTTTTCTAAAATAAGAGAATATAATGATTCCGCTATTTTATTCTTTCATTTTGAAAGAATAAACTATAGCTATATTAACTCAGTTATATTATTATTCCAAACAAATGTATAAACAAAACAGTATGATATACATATTAATTATTTTTCTATTAGGAAAATATGTTAAAATAAGATGGATGTAATGTATTAGTTTATTCTAAAAGTATATATGATGTGGATGAAATAATACTTAACATGATTAAATATTATTTCATCCACATCATATACCATAATTAAGTACAAAATATATTGTTAAAATATTAATTTAACTTTATTTATCACGGTAATTTCCCATGATTATTCACTAAAAAATTATTATAACACTTTATAGTAATGTTTATCCCGTATGTATATAATATCATTTTATGTGGACAATTCACAACCATCTCCAATGGACACAATACTAGTGCTTTTCTCTGGGGAATTTTCCAGAATTTTTCTAGAACAGTCAAAAATTGGTATTTTTGATCATCTGAGAACTACTCCAGAGTGTCTTGAAAGTACTCAATTTTATACTTTCTGTATATCTATACAGAAAATTTTTATAATTTTCCAGAAAAATTCCAGGAAAATTCTGGAAATTTTTAAGATTCCGGAAATTTCCTGGAACTCCAGAAAATAAAATATTAAATAATAAACCTATTTGCTGGGAAAATATCGTCAACTTAAAAGTTAGTGAAAGAACACCATATTCAAACATCTTAAAATAAGCCATATGATAAGGACATTTTTCTCACAGATGAAGATGATATTTATGTGAGAAAAAACACTGTAAATATTTTGTGAAAAATAAGGTCGTAAATATTTCATGGTAAAATAAGTTCAATATCTTTCTATTGTAATAATTCACAAATATAAAACATACATTTTCTCTTTTCGATAAACATTATATATGTGTGTATTAACACAATTATTATGTACAAAATTGTGAAAAATTTGCAATAGTCTTTATATTAACTGATGTAGAGCGACCGACAGGGAGTACTATATCAGTTAATATAAAGGGGATTAGCTGTCGATTGGGAGTACAAATGATAATTACATGTAATACACACATATATAATATTGTTAATATATATTTAAAGTTTTGATTTGGTATCATTCGATACCAATTTTATTGAAGAATGATCAATTGAAACATCCATGAAAATTTCATTCCAATACTGGGAGAATTAGATTTATCCAATTCTCAAGGTACATTGTATGTGTTTATGTGTTGTGGAAATTACTTAAAGTTGATTGATTTTGCGCTAATAATTGACGGCTAATCCCCTTTATGTTAAACAATATAGGACTCCCTGTCGGTCGTCCTATATTGCTTAATATAAAGATTATTGCAAGTATTTGAATATTATGCGCAGTGTAATCATATTTAAATAATCTTTACGTGAGGAGAGGATTAATGATTCTGATATTTACCTAAACATGATTTAAATTTTGATGTTTAGGAAATATTATAACTACATGAAATCATTATGATAGATATCCAGAAAATTATTTTACTAACATATATGTGTTTTATTGTGATGGTAGCAAAATTGATATTTGAGTAACTGACAACCTTGAGTCAAATAGTCTTGATATAAATTCATTTTTAAGTTAAATAATTTTTAAATATTTTATTCTATATAATTAATTTTTTTATATAACAAATAAATAAAATACTTAAATATATAATAAATATAATGGTATAGATGAAATACATTGTATTGTTTATTCTTTCAATTGAAAGAATAAACAGATTGAGTCAAATAAACATGATATATACTTTTAAACTAAAAGTATATTAAGATTGAGTCAAATAAGCATGATATATGTTTTTAAACTAAAAGTATATTAAGATTGAATCAAATAAACATGATATATGTTTTTAAACTAAAAGTATATTAAGATTGAGTCAAATAAACATGATATATGATTTTAAACTAAAAGTATATTAAGATTGAGTCAAATAAGCATGATATATGTTTTTAAACTAAAAGTATATTAAGATTGAATCAAATAAACATGATATATACTTTTAGTCTAAAAATATATTAACATTGAGTCAAATAAACATGATATATGCTTTTAATCTAAAAGCATATTAAGATTGAGTCAAACAAACATGTATTATTCTTGTTTATTTGGAATAAAATTATAATTGTATGGAATTATTTTGATAATCATTTAATTTTTCGTATGGCTATCATGAAAATATTTTACACTGAAAATAGTGAAAATATTATTTGAATGACTATCAAGGTTGAGTCAAATAGTCTTGGTATAAAATCATGTTTAAATTAATTAATTTTTAAATATTTTATTCTATATAATTAATTTTTTTATATAACAAATAAATAAAAAATTATATATGTAATAAATACAATAATATAGTTAAAATACATTGAATAGTTTGTTCTTTCAAATGAAAGAATAATATATGTGTTTGACTTAATCTTAATATATTTTTAATCTAAAAACATATATCATGATTATTTGACTCAATTTTAATATACTTTTAAACTAAAAGTATATATCATGTTTATTTGACTCAATCTTAATATACTTTTAAACTAAGAGTATATATCATGTTTATTTGACTCAATCTTAATATACTTTTAAACTAAGAGTATATATCATGTTTATTTGACTCAATCTTAATATACTTTTAAACTAAAAGTATATATCATGTTTATTTGACTCAATCTTAATATACTTTTAATTTAAAAAGCATATATCATGTTTATTTGACTCAATTTTAATATACTTTTAGTTTAAAAGCATATATCATGTTTATTTGACTCAATCTTAATATACTTTTAAATTAAATATATATCATGTTTATTTGACTCAATCTTAATATACTTTTAAATTAAATATATATCATGTTTATTTGACTCAATCTTAATATACTTTTAAATTAAATATAAATATCATGTTTATTTGACTCAATCTTAATATACTTTTAAATTAAAAATAAATATCATGTTTATTTGACTCAATCTTAATATACTTTTAAATTAAAAATATATATCATGTTTATTTGACTCAATCTGTTTATTCTTTCAATTGAAAGAATAAACAATACAATGTATTTCATCTATACCATTGTATTTATTATGTATTTTAATATTTTATTTATTTGTTATATAAAAAAATAAATTATATATAATAAAATATTTAAAATTTATTTAATTAAAACATGAAATTATATCAAGACTGTTTGACTCAATCATGAAGATACATTAAAATACAATTTCAATATTATTAATGTAAAAAGCATACAAAATAAACAATTAATTTTTTGGACAATCATTATAACTATTCTACACGAACATAATATTTTATCAAGTAAATGAAAGACATTATATCATTATCGAATGATATAATTAAAGATTAAAAAAAATTTTGATATAGAACATATGTATGGATTAATATCAAAATTTTTACAGCTAAAATGGTAAAATTTTGATTTTATCACAATAGATTATTGTAATAAGAGCATAAGTATGTTTCTTACATACGTTTATTTAAATCGTACAAACATATGTTATTTTATTTTTGTTACACATATAGTAATATCACTTTTAATTTATTATATGATACGTCTCAGTAATTTAAGCACTTTAAAATCTCCATAATTTTGTTTTCCAGCATCTATATACAGTGAGTGTATATTTGTGTATGTTTAAGACATGTTATGGTTATATAGAGATGATCATAATAGGATCTTTGTCTTTTTAGATATATTAGAAATTTCCGAAATTTCTCCAAGAAGAAACATGTATATCATAATAATTTTTGGTGGATATTCATGTTATAAATGGGATGTAAAAAGTAATTAAATAACAATTTTAACATTATATCTCATACATGATTATAATGTGAATGTAAAATATTTTACACATATGTGATGACTGTAATTGCAATATAACATTATATTATTAACATTATATTATTGACATAATTACTATTATTGCCTTATACACACCGTGTTTATTTATTAGTAAAAATATCATGTTATTGTATGGTAAGGTTTATCCCGTATTCATATGATATCATTTTACGTGGATATCTTACAACCCTTTCCAATAGACATGATAATAGTGTTTTTTCTAGGGAGTTTTTCTGGAATTTTTTAGAGTATTCAAAAATAGGGTTTTTTGATCATCTGAAGACTGTTCCAGCATGTCTCAAAAGTGTTCAATTTTACACTTTCTGTATATGTATACAGAAAATTTTTTTAATTAAAAATTTTTTCTGAAATTTTTCTAGAAAAATCTGGGAGAAATTTATCTAGAAAAATCTGGGAGAAATTTATAGTTATGTACCTGGGAATTTCAGAAATAAATAAAATTAACAGAACTGTTGAAGATGAAAATAACATATTCCCATATAATAAAATGACCCCAAACATATAGTAAAAATCGTATTGGGGACAATAGGATAAAATTTTAACATTCCAAATAATTAAGATTTTACAAATTACATAGTATAAATGTATTAACTTGAAAAATCTAATTGTTTCAATTAGAAGATTTGGAGACTAACATATTGTATTCTTCCATCAGAAAGAATATCATAATTGAATGAGATGGTTATGGTAGATATTCAAAATTTTAACTGATTATTCGACATAATTCTGGCGGTTGTTAAATGATAGTGTCAATATTATTATGATAATATACATATAAGATAGATAACTAAAAATTTTAGAATCTATCGTAAACAGTTTATATAATCACTATATTCTTTCAAAATGAAAGAATAATTTATGATTATGTATCTCAACCATTATATTCTTCCGTTTGAAAAAAAGTAATTTATGACTATATGGCTCAGTTATTATATTCATCCATTGATAAGAATAATCTATAACATATAAGTTCAGCTGTATTGTTCTTTCAAATAAATGAATAAACAAAATAGTATGACATACAAATTAATTATTTTTATATTAGGAAAATATATCAAAAGAACGAGATATATTTTCCTAATATATTTTCCTAATATATTTATTTATTCTAAAAGTATACATGATGTGAATAAACTAGTATATAACATTATTAAATATTATTAAATATTGTTAAATATCATACATGCTTATACCATAATTATATATGAGTATATTAACACAATTACTATGTACAAAAATGCGAAAAAAAAATGCAATAGTCTTTATATCGGCTGATATAGAGCGACCGGTAGGGAGCACTATATCAGTTAATATAAAGAGGATTAGCTGTCGATTGGGAGTACAAATAATAATTACATGTAATACACACATATAATATTGTTGATATATGTGTATTACAGAAAATATTTAAAGTTGATTTATTTTGCACTGATAATTGACAGCTAATCCCCTTTATGTTAAGCAATATGGGACTCCCTGTTGGTCGTCCTATATTGCTTAACATGAAGGTTATTGCAGGTATTTGAATATTATGTGCAGTGTAATCATATTTAAATAACTTTTATGTTTTATAATATACATTAGCATAAAATAAACACGATATAGTCTTCCACTTTAAAGAATATATGTTATATCAAACAGTCTTTACCAATACTTTCATTTTAAACATCTATTATATCTAAGTCATAAGAATAATAAATATAATGACTCTTTTCATGGGAAAGGATCGTTAATTCCAGTATTTATCTAGTCATGGTTTATATTTTAACATTAAAGAAATATTATAACTATATGAAACAGTAATGATATACACTAAAAATTTTATTTTACTATCATATATGTATTTTACTCTAACAATAGTGAAATTGCTATTTGAGTAACTATCAATGTTGAGTCAAATAGTCTTGGTATAAATTCATGTTTAAATTAAATAATTTTTAAATATTTTATTATATATAATTTATTTTTTTATATAACAAATAAATAAAATATTAAAATATATAATAAATACAATGATATAGATGAAATATATTGAATAGTTTATCCTTTCAATTGAAAGAATAAACAGATTGAGTCAAATAAACATAATATACTTTTAGATTAAAAGTATATTAAGATTGAGTCAAATAAACATGATATTTACTTTTTAATTTAAAAGTAAATTAAGATTGAGTCAAATAAACATGATATTTACTTTTAAATTAAAAAGTAAATTAAGATTGAGTCAAATAAACATGATATTTACTTTTAATCTAAAAGTATATTAAGATTGAGTCAAATAAATATGATATATTTTTTCAGACTGAAATATATTATGATTGAGTCAAACACATATATTATTCTTTCATTTGATAGAACAAACTATTCAATGTATTTTAACTATACTATTGTATTTATTACATATATAATTTTTTATTTATTTGTTATATAAAAAAATTAATTATATATAATAAAATATTTAAAAATTATTTAATTTAAACATGATTTTATAACAAGACTATTTGACTCGACATTGACAGTTACATAAATAACAATTTCACTATTGTTAGTGTAATATATACATATGATAATCATATAAGAAATTAAATGTTCATCATAAAAACTTAATATAATTATAATTTTTCTTATTAACTAAAATAATATATCATATTTATTTGACTCAATCTTAATATACTTTTAGATTAATAGTATATATCATATTTATTTGACTCAATCTTAATATGCTTTTAAACTAAAAGTATATATCATGTTTATTTGACTCAATCATAATATACTTTTAGATTGAAAGTATATATCATATTTATTTGACTTAATCTTAATATACTTTTAAATTAAAAGTATATATCATGTTTATTTGACTTAATCTTAATATACTTTTAAATTAAAAGTATATATCATGTTTATTTGACTTAATCTTAATATACTTTTAAATTAAAAGTATATATCATGTTTATTTGACTTAATCTTAATATACTTTTAAATTAAAAGTATATATCATGTTTATTTGACTTAATCTTAATATACTTTTAATTTAAAAGTATATATCATATTTATTTGACTTAATCTTAATATACTTTTAAATTAAAAGTATAAATCATATTTATTTGACTCAATCATAATATGCTTTTTAGATTAAAAGTATATATCATATTTATTTGACTCAATCATAATATACTTTTAGATTGAAAGTATATATCATATTTATTTGATTCAATTACGATATTCTTCCAAATAGAAAAATATTATTCAATATATTTCATCTATACCATTGGATTTATTATATATTTTAAATATTTTATTTATTTGTTATATAAAAAAATAAATTATATATAATAAAATATTTAAAATTTATTTAACTTAAACACGAATTTATACCAAGATTATTTGACTCAATTATGAAGATGTATCAAAATATAATTTCAATATTAATAAAGTAAAATGCATATAAGATAAACAATTAATTTTCTGAATAATCATTACAACTATTCTCTCTAACATAATATTCTATCAAGTAAAAAGAAATATATTACATCATTCTCTAATGATACAATTAGAGATTTAATTTTTTTTTGATATAGAACATTTGTGTAGAGTAATATGAAAATTTCTACTGTTATAAAGTGCTAAGAAATTAGTTTTATCACAATAACTTATTGTGATAAGTGTATATATGTTTCTTACATAAGTTTATTTAAATTGTATGAACATGTATTGAAAAAATTTCGAGATTATTCCATCTTATCATTCTTCAATAAAATTGGTATTGTTCGATATAAAATTCGGAACCTTACATGTACTATATTATATTGTTACATATATATTAATATCATTTCTAATTCATTATATGCTTTATCTTAAAAGTTTAAGTACTTTATAATCTCCATGATTTTGCCCTTCTTCGAAAAATAAGAAAAACACCATACTTCCAAATTCTCTTATTTTTTTACATTTGTATACAGTAAGTGTATATTTATGTATATTTAAGATATGTTATAACAATCTTCAGAAATTTCCTCAAAAAGAAACATATGTGTTATAAGTTTACATGAAGAGTAAATAAGTAGCGATTTTAATATTGTATTTCACAGGTGATTATAATGTGATAGTTGTATTTGTAATATAATATTGTAATTATTGCCTTATCCACACCATGTTCATTTATTGGTAAAAATATCATGTTATTTTATAGTAAGGTTTATCCCGTATTCATATGATATCATTTTATGTGGACATCCTATAACCCTTCCCGATAAACATGATAATAGTATATTCTCTATGGTGTTTTTCTAGAATTTTTCTAGAGCACTCAAAAATAGCAAATTTTGGTCATCTGAAGACTAATCCAGCGTGTCTTGAAAGTGTCTAATTTTATACTTTCTGTATATCTATACGGGAAATTTTTAAAATTTTCCAGAAAAATTCTAGAAAAATCTGGAAATTTCCCGGAACCCCAGAAAATAAAATATTAAATAAAGAACTCATTTGCTGAGAAAATATCGACAACTTAAAAGTTAGTAAAAATACACTGTATTTAAACATCTTAAAACAAGCCATATGGTAAAGACATTTTTCTCACGGATGAAGATGATATTATACGTGAGAAAAACACTGTAAATATTCACAAATATAAAACATACATTTTCTCCTTTTGATAAACATTATATATGTGTGTATTAACACAATTATTATGTACAAAATTGTGAAAAAATTGCAATAGTCTTTATATTAACTGATATAGAGCGACTGGTAAGGAGCACTATATCAGTTAATATAAAGGGGATTAGCTGTCGATTGGGAGTACAAATGATAATTACATGTAATACATACATATATAATATTATCAATATTATATATATTTAAAGTTCCTCAAAAATACTAAACTAACATCTAATATTTTTCAGGTATCGAATGATACCAATTTTATTAGAGAACGATCAACTGAAATACCTTTGAAAATTTCATTTCTATACTGGGGATTGAAACACTAGACTCCCACAGGAGTCTAGTGTTTCACTGGATAAATCCAATTCTCAAGGGACTTTGTATATGTATATGTGTTGCGAAAATTATTTAAGGTTGATTGATTTTGTGCTGATAATTGACAGCTAATCCCCTTTATGTTAAACAATATAAGACTCCCTGTTGGTCGTCTTATATTGTTTAATATAAAGACTATTGCAAGTATCTGAATATTATGCACAGTGTAATCATATTTAAATAATCTTTACGTGGGGAGAGGATTATTGATTCTGATATTTATCTAGAAATATTATAATTACATGAAATAATTATGATAGATATCCAAAATTTTATTTTACTAACATATATGTGTTTTATTGCGATAGTAGAAAAATTGTTATTTGATTAACTGTCAATATTGAATCAAATAATCTTGGTATAAATTCATGCTTAAATTAAATAATTTTTAAATATTTTATTATATATAATTTATTTTTTTATATAAAAAATAAATAAAATACTTAAACATATAATAAATACAATGGTATAGATGAAATATATTGTATTGTTTATTCTCTCAATTGAAAAAATAAACAGATTGAGTCAAATAAACATGATATATATACTTTTAATCTAAAAGTATATTAAGATTAAGTCAAATAAACATGATATATGTTTTTAATCTAAAAGTATATTAAGATTGAGTCAAATAAACATGATATATACTTTTAAATTAAAAGTATATTATGATTCAGTCAAATAAACATGATATATACTTTTAATCTAAAAGTATATTAAGATTAAGTCAAATAAACATGATATATACTTTAGACTAAAAAGTATATTGAGATTGAGTCAAATAAACATAATATATGTTTTTAATTTAAAAGTATATAAAGATTGAGTCAAATACATATATTATTCTTTCAATTTAAAGAACAAACTATTCAATATATTTTAACTATATTATTGTATTTATTACATATAATTTTTTTTATTTATTTGTTATATAAAAAAAATAATTATATAGAATAAAATATTTAAAAATTATTTAATTTAAACATGATTTTATACCAAGATTATTTGACTCAACCTTGATGGTTATTCAAATAACATTTTTACTATTTTCAGTATAAATTATTTTTATGATAGCCATATGAAAAATTAAATGATTATCAAAAGAATTCCATACAATTATAATTTTATTCCAAATAAACAAGAGTAATACATGTTTATTTGACTCAATCTTAATATACTTTTAAACTAAGAGTATATATCATGTTTATTTGACTCAATCTTAATATACTTTTAATTTAAAAGTATATATCATGTTTATTTGACTCAATCTTAATATACTTTTAAATTAAAAGTATATATCATGTTTATTTGACTCAATCTTAATATACTTTTAATTTAAAAGTATATATTATGTTTATTTGACTCAATCTTAATATACTTTTAGATTAAAAGTATATATCATGTTTATTTGACTCAATCTTAATATACTTTTAATCTAAAAGCATATATCATGTTTATTTGACTCAATATGTTTAATCTTTCAATTGAAAGAATAAACAATACAATGGATTTCATCTATACTATTGTATTTATTATATATTTTAATATTTTATTTATTTGTTATATAAAAAAAATAATTATATAGAATAAAATATTTAAAAATTATTTAACTAAAACATGAATTTATACCAAGATTATTTGACTCAATCATGAAAATATATCAAAATATGAATTCAATACAATTAATGTAAAAAGCATATAAAATAAACAATTAATTATTTGGATAATAATTATAACTATTTCACACAAACATAATATTTTATCAAGTAAATGAAAAATATTATATCTATTTGACTCAACCATAATATTCTTTTTAAATCTGAGAATAAATCATATATGTATGAATCAATCATATACGATTTAAATTAAATCAATATATTATGTTTATTTGACTTAATCATAGTATTCTTTTTAAGTCTGAGAATAAATTAAATCTATTATGATAATAATTTAAAATAAATTAATATATTATATTTATTTGATTCGGTTGTGATATTCTTTTTAATTTTGAATGTATATCATATTTATTTGACTCAATCACAATATTATTTTTAATCAAAGGATAAACTATAACTATTTGACTCAATCACGATATTCTTCCATCTAGAAAATATATTATTCAATGTATTTCATTTATACTATTGTATTTATTATACATTTTAATATTTTATTTATTTGTTATATAAAAAAATAAATTATATATAATAAAATATTTAAAAATTATTTAATTTAAATATGAAATTCTATTAAGACTATTTGACTCAATCTTGATAGTTGTTTAAATTTCAAATTGAATATTATTACAATGAAATGAATATATGATAAACAACTAAAATTTTAATTGTTTATCATGGGTATCTCATTCAGTTATTATATTCTTTCATTTTTGAAATATAAACTATGATTACTCAACTTTTACATAATGTTCTTTAATTTGTTGGATAAATAGAACAGTCTGACATATTGGATTAATTATTTTTCTGTGTAAGCACAGAAAATTGAGATATTGCGAATATCGTATTTTTCCAATAGAAAAATATATTAAATAAACATGATATATACACCTTGATTGTTTATTCAAGATGTATGTTTGGTATAAATGAGATGAAATTAAATATAAGCGAATATTTTACATGTTTAAATTACAACTATGTTTAAGTCATATTATTAAAATATTAACTTAATTTTATTTATCACGGTATTTTCTCGATGATTATTCATCAGAAAATTATTGTACCACTATATAGTAAGATTTACCCCGTATTCGTATGATATCATTTAATATGAACAAATCACAACGGTCTCCAACAGTTATAATATTCGTGTTTTCTCTAGGGAATTTTCTGGATTTTTTTCAGAACAGTCTAAAATAGCAAATTTTGGTCATCTGAAGACTAATCCAACGTGTCTTAAAAGTGCCTAATTTTATACTTTCTGTATATCTATACAGGAAATTTTTATAATTTTCTAGAAAAATTCCAGAAAATTCTGGAAAATTTTAAGATCCTAGAAATTTCCTGGAACCCCAGAAAATAAAATATTAAATAGTGAACCCATTTGCTGGGAAAATATCGACAACTTAAAAGTTAATAAAAATACATTATATTTAAACATCTTAAAATAAGCCATATGGTAAGGACATTTTTCTCACAGATGGAGATGACAAAATGTGTGAGAAAAATACAGTCGTAAATATTTCATAGTAAAATATGTTTTATATCTTTCTATCGTAACAATCTACAAATATAATATGACATCATGATTAAAAACCAACATTTGTATGTACTAAAATACTTACATATATTCATGTATCAAATTCTTAGTTAGAAATAATGCATTAGAAAGATCAGTTATTTCATATGATATATATTCTCAAATGAATTAATGATAATATTCATACTCAATGATTAAATTATAATAGATGTATAAAAATTTAGTCGTTTGTCACAGATATGTTTTACTGTGATAATAATAAAATTGTCATGTGAATATAAAATTATTATCGTATATTTGTATACTTAGTATTTTCAAATGGATGTAAAACATACATTTTCTCTTTTTGATAAACATTATATATGAGTGTATTAACACAATTACTATGTACAAAATAGCAAAAATTTGCAATAATCTTTATATTAACTAGTATAGAGCGACCGGCAGGGAGCACTATACTAGTTAATATAAAGGGGATTAGCTGTTGATTGGGAGTACAAATGGTAATTACATGTAATACACACATATATAATATTATTGATATATGTTTACGGATTATATAAATTATTTAAAGTTGATTGATATTGCACTAATAATTGAAAGCTAATCCCCTTTATGTTAAACAATATAGGACTTCCTGTTGGTCGTCCTATATTGCTTAACATAAAGGTTATTGCAGGTATTTGAATATTATGTGCGGTATAATCATACTTAAATAACTTTTATATATTTACAATATACATTAACATAAAATAGATACAATATATTCACCCACTTAAAAAAATATATGTTATATCAAACTGTCTTTATTAATATTTTCACTTTAAATATATATCATATCTGAGCTATAGGAATACTAAATATAATGACCCTTTCATGAGAGAAGGATCATTAATTCTGGTATCTATCTAGTCATAGTTTATATTTTAATAATAAAGAAATATTATAACTATATGAAACCATAGTGATATACATCCAAAATTTTATTTTACTATCATATATGCATTTTACTCTGACGATAGTGAAATTGTTATTTGAGTAACTGTCAATGTTGAGTCAAATAGTCTTGATATAAATTCATGTTTAAGTTAAATAATTTTTAAATATTTTATTCTATATAATTAATTTTTTTATATAACAAATAAATAAAATATTTAAATAAGTAATAAATACAATGATATAGATGAAATACATTGAATAGTTTATTCTTTCAATTGAAAGAATAAACAGATTGAATCAAATAATCATAATATGTGCTTTTAGATTAAAAAAATTATTATGATTGAGTCAAATAAACATGATATATACTTTTAATTTGAAAGTATATTAAGATTGAGCTAAATAAACATGATATATTTATTTAATCTAAAAGTATATTAAGATTGAGCTAAATAAACATGATATATTCTTTTAGATTAAAAGTATATTAAGATTGAATCAAATAAACATGATATATTCTTTTAAATTAAAAGTATATTAAGATTGAATCAAATAAATATGATATATGCTTTTAGTCTAAAATTATATTAAGATTGAGTCAAATAAATATGATATATGGCTTTTAGTCTAAAAGTATATTAAGATTGAGCTAAATAAACATGATATATACTTTTAGATTAAAAGTATATTAAGATTGAATCAAATAAACATGATATATTCTTTTAGATTAAAAGTATATTAAGATTGAATCAAATAAACATGATATATACTTTTAATTTGAAAGTATATTAAGATTGAGCTAAATAAACATGATATATTTATTTAATCTAAAAGTATATTAAGATTGAGCTAAATAAACATGATATATTCTTTTAGATTAAAAGTATATTAAGATTGAATCAAATAAACATGATATATTCTTTTAAATTAAAAGTATATTAAGATTGAATCAAATAAATATGATATATGCTTTTAGTCTAAAATTATATTAAGATTGAGTCAAATAAATATGATATATGGCTTTTAGTCTAAAAGTATATTAAGATTGAGCTAAATAAACATGATATATACTTTTAGATTAAAAGTATATTAAGATTGAATCAAATAAACATGATATATTCTTTTAGATTAAAAGTATATTAAGATTGAATCAAATAAATATGATATATGTTTTTAGTCTAAAATTATATTAAGATTGAGTCAAATAAACATGATATATTCTTTTAGATTAAAAGTATATTAAGATTGAATCAAATAAATATGATATATTCTTTTAGATTAAAAGTATATTAAGATTGAATCAAATAAATATGATATATACTTTTAAACTAAAAACATATATTATATTAAGATTGAGTCAAATAAATATAATATATGTTTTTAGTTTAAAAGTATATTAAGATTGAGTCAAATAAACATGATATATTCTTTTAGTTAAGAAGAAAATTATAATTATATGGAATTCTTATGATAAACATTTATTTTTTTATATGGTTATCATAAAATTATTTTATACTGAAAATAGTGAAATTGTTATTTGAATGATTATCAAGGTTGAGTCAAATACTCTTGATATAAATTCATGTTTAAATTAAATAATTTTTAAATATTTTATTATATATAATTAATTTTTTTATATAACAAATAAATAAAATATTTAAATATGTAATAAACACATTGATATAGATGAAATATATTGAATATTTTGTTCTCTTAGTTGAAAGAACAAAATATGTATTTGACTCAATCTTAATATACTTTCAGTTTAAAAACATATATCATGTTTATTTGACTTAATCTTAATAACTTTTAGTCTAAAAGAATACATCATGTTTATTTGACTCAATCTTAATATACTTTCAGTTTAAAAACATATATCATGTTTATTTAACTCAATCATAATATACTTTTAAACTAAAAGCCATATATCATATTTATTTGACTCAATCATAATATACTTTTAAACTAAAAGTCATATATCATATTTATTTGACTCAATCTTAATATATTTTTAGTCTAAAAGTATATATTATGTTTATTTGACTCAATCTTAATATACTTTCAGTTTTAAAACATATATCATGTTTATTTGACTCAATCACGATATTCTTCCAAATGAAAGAATATATTATTCAATGTATTTCATCTATATCATTGTATTTATTATACATTTTAATATTTTATTTATTTGTTATATAAAAAAATTAATTATATATAATAAAATATTTAAAAATTATTTAAATTAATCATGAATTTATACCAAGACTATTTGACTCAATTATGGAGATACATCAAATTATGATTTCAATAATAATAAAGTAAAATGCATATAAGATAAACAATTGATTTTCTGGATAATCATTACAACTATTCCCCTCTGACATAATATTCTATCAAGTAAAAAAAAATGTATTACATCATTCTTCAACGATACAATCAGTGATTTAATTTTTTTGATATAAAACATTTGTGCAGAGTAATATGAAAATTTCTAAAGTTACAAAGTGGTAAGAAATTGATTTTAACACAATAAGTTATTGTGATAAGTGTGTAAATATATTTCTTACATACGTTTATTTAAATTGTATAAACATGTATTATTTTATTTTGTTACACATATATTGATATCACTTTTAATTCATTATATGGTATATCTCAGAAGTTTAAGCACTCCATAATCTCCGTAATTTTGTCTTTCTTCGAAAAATCAGAAAATCAGAAAAACTCCATACTTCCAGATTCTCTGATTTTTTTGTATTTATATACAGGAAATATATATTTATGTACGTTTAACACATGTTATGACCATCTTCAAATGATCAAAATGGTATCTTTTCTTTTTGGACATATTGGAAAATTTCAGAAATTTCCTCAAGAAGAAACATATGTATCATATCTATGTAAATTGATAACACATATATGTGAGAAATCTCTGCTGTAAATATTATAATAATTTTTGATAGATATCTATGTTATAAATGGGGACATGAAGAGTAAATAAAGTAACAATATTAACATTACATCCCACATATGATTATGATGTGAATATAAAATATTTCATACATATGTGATTACTATATTTGCAATATTTGCAATATAACATTATATTATTAACATAATTACTATTATTACCTTATTCACACCGTGTTCATTTATTAAGAAAACTATTATGTTATTTTATAGTAAGGTTTATTCCGTATCCATATGATATCATTTTGTTTGGATATCTTATAACCTTTCCCAATAGACATGATAATAGTGTTTTCTCTATGGAGTTTTTCTGGAATTTTTCTAAAGCACTCAAAAATAGGGTTTTTTGGTCATCTGAAGACTATTCCAATGTGTCTCGAAAGTGTTCAATTTTACACTTTCTGTATAGTTATACAGAAAAATTTTTAATTTTCTGGGAAAATTCTGGAATTTTTCTGGAACTCTAGATTTCTTCTGGAAAATTTCCAGAAAAAATAAAATTACCCGGGATTAAAAAAACTTGAATTTTATTCTTCATGAGACTGTTTTTCAAGGAAAGAATTTTTGATAGTACATTTAATATAGGTAATTATGAAGTTGATGTATATAGTGATAAACATATCCTGAATAATAAAATAATATCTACCCATAATAAAATTATGTTATGGAATAAGCTATAAAAAAATACAGATATTACTGTATAGTAATACGCAAAAAATACAATGTAGTAAAACAAAAATATCCAAAAAGATAGTAAAAATATTTTAAATCTAATGTTTAAGTGAATATTAGATTTGCTAGAATAAATGATGTAATAATATAGTTGTTAAAAATATCATATATGTGAGGAATATGAAAGTTATATTTTTGAATAATAAAATAACCCACAACATGTGATAGAAATTATACTGAGGCTATATTTTACAAACTACACCATATAGATATATTAAATTAAAAAAAAATCTAATTGTTTCAATTAGAGTGTTTGAAAATAACATAATGATATATTTTCGGATGAAAGAATATCATAATTGAATGGGTTAGTTATGATAACTATATTAAAATTTAATTGTTTATCATGATTGTATTTTACTATGATAATAATAAAAATTTTATTTGAATAACTATTAAGATTGAGTCAAATAGTCTTAATAAAAAATCATGTTTAGGCTAAATAATTTTTAAATATTTTATTATATATAATTAATTTTTTTATATAAAGAATAAATAAAATAATAAACATGTAATAAATACAATAGTATAGACAAAATACGTTGAACAGCTTATTCTTCTAATTGGAAAATATTATATTTATTTGACTCAATCATAACATATTTTTAATATAAAAAATTAAATACAACTATATGTTATAGGGATTATTATTAATTTAAAAATAAGCCAATATATTATGTTTATTCGATTGAATCATGTTATTCTTTTAAAATCTGAGATTAAATCATATCTATTTGACTCAATTATGATATTAATTTAAAGTAAATCAATATATTATGTTTATTTGATTGAATCATAATATTCTTTTAAAATCTGAGATTAAATCATATCTATTTGACTTAATTGTGATATTAGTTTAAAGTAAATCAATATATCATGTTTATTTAGCCTAACTATTTTATTCTTTCATTGGAAGAATAAACTATCCAATATATTTCATTTATATTATTATATTTATTACATGTTTAATTATTTTATTTATTCTTTATATAAAAAAAAATTAATTATGTATAATAAAATATTTAAAAATTATTTAATTTATACATGATCTTTTATTAAGACTATTTGACTCAATCATGATAGTTGTTTAAATTTCAATTTCAATTTTATTACAGTAAAATGCATATATGATAGACAATTAAAATTTTAATTGTCTATCATAGGTAACTCATACTGATATTATATTCTTTTATTTTTAAAATATAAACCATGATTACTCAATTCTGACACATCATTCTTTAATTTGTTGGATAAATGGAACAGCCTGATATACTAGATTAATTATTTTTCTGTACTTGCACAGAAAATTGAGATATTGCGAATTTCGCTTCCTAAAACACTAGATCCTTAGGGATCTAGTGTTTTTAGAAATTCTTTCAATATCGTATTTTTTCCAATAGAAAAATAAGTTAAATAAACATGACGTATACACCTTGTTTGTTTATCCAAGATGTATATATGATGTAAATGAGATAAAACTAAATATAAGCAAATATTTTATATGCTCATATCACAACCATGTCTAAATTACATTATTAAAATATTAACTTAATTTTATTTATCACTGTATTTTCCTGACGAATATCTATCAGAAAATTATTGTACCACTATATAGTAAGATTTATCCCGTATGTATATGATATCATTTAATGTGAATAATTCACAACTATCTCCAACAGTCATAATATTCGTGTTTTCCCTAGGGAATTTTCCGGAATTTTTTCAGAATAGTCGAAAATAACAAATTTTGGTCATCTGAAGACTAATCCAGCGTGTCTCAAAAGTACCCAATTTTATACTTTTTTTATAGGTATACAGAAAAATTTATTTGAACTCCAGAATAAATTTTAATTTCTGGAATTTTTCCAGAAAATAAAAAAAAACACCTGTGTACCTGTACAGAAAATATAATATTGATCGCATTCTCTAGGGTGTCTAGTATTTCTAGACACGTTAGTATTGGCGCAAAGGCACACCTCTTCAGATGGTCAAAAATAACATATATATGCGGGAAAATTTATACTATAAAGTGATATAATAATTTCTTGATAGATATTCATGAGATAGATGAGTCGAATTAACGATTTAGATAACACTTTTAATATTGTACCGTACACATGGTTATGATATGAATATAATGTATTCATCAACATTTGATATCCATCCAGATACTTTATATATTTCTATTTGTAAATATAATATACATTCACTCATTTGATAAAACATTATAATTAAATGTATTAACACAATTACTATTGTACAAAATAGCGAAAAAATTGCAATAGTCTTTATATTAATTGATACAGAACGACCGGTAGGGAGATCTGTATCAATTAATATAAAGGGGATTAGCTGTCGATTGGGAGTACAAATGATAATTACTTGTAATACATACACATATAATAGATATGATGTATTTTTTACTTTAAATAAATATTAGATTCAATAATTACTGAAATATTAAACTTGCGGCAAAAATAAATGTTAATACATCTAGTTGTAAAGTACTAGTGTTCGCATAGATATGATGTATTTTTACTTTAAAAGAATATTGTAACAATATAGAATATTTGTGATAAATATTAAAAATTTTGTATGGTTATCATATACATGTTTTGTTATAATAATAATAAAATTGACTTTTGGAATACCATTAACATTGAGTCAAATACTCTTGATAGTAAATCATGTTTAAGTTAAATAATTTTTAAATATTTTATTCTATATAATTAATTTTTTTATATATAGAATAAATAAAAAAATTAGATATGTAATAAATACAATAATATTGTTAAAATACATTGGATAATTATCATTCTAAATTAAAAGATATAATAGTTAAGTAACACAAATATGATATTCTTAGTTGAATAGAAGAATTATTAACGCTGAGTCAAATAGACATGATATATACTTTTAATTTAAAAGTATATTAAGGTTGAATCAAATAGATATGATATATACTTTTAAATTAAAAGTATATTAAGGTTGAGTCAAATAGACATGATATATGCTTTTAAATTAAAAGTATGTTAAGGTTGAGTCAAATAGATATGATATATACTTTTAAATTAAAAGTATATTAAGGTTGAGTCAAATAGACATGATATATGCTTTTAAATTAAAAGTATATTAAGGTTGAGTCAAATAGATATGATATATACTTTTAAATTAAAAGTATATTAAGGTTGAGTCAAATAGATATGATATATACTTTTAATTTAAAAGTATATTAAGGTTGAGTCAAATAGATATGATATATTTTTTTCAGATTAAAGTATATTATGATTGAATCAAACACATATATTATTCTTTCATTTGAAAGAATAAACTATTCAAAGTATTTTAACTATATTATTGTATTTATTACATATATAATTTTTTATTTATTTGTTATATAAAAAAAATTAATTATATAGAATAAAATATTTAAAAATTATTTAATTTAAATATGATTTTATACCAAGACTATTTGACTCAATATTGACAGTTATTCAAATAAAGATAATGAAATTATTATTTAAAAATAGATCTAGAATAGCTAAACAAAAATTAAATATATATCACAACGGTTCCATACAATTACAATTTTCTTTTTAACAAAAAGTATATATCATGTCTATTTGACTCAACCTTAATACACTTTTAATTTAAAAGCATATATCATGTTTATTTGACTCAACCTTAATACACTTTTAATTTAAAAGCATATATCATGTTTATTTGACTCAACCTTAATATGCTTTTAAATTAAAAGTATATATTATGTCTATTTGACTCAACCTTAATATACTTTTATTTTAAAAGTATATATATCATGTCTATTTGACTCAATATTAATGATATTTTTAAATCAAAGAATAAACTACAACTATTTAATTCAATCATAATATTCTTCTATCTGGAAGAATATATTATTCAATGTATTCTATCTATACCATTGTATTTATTATATATTTTAATATCTTATTTATTTGTTATATAAAAAAATTAATTATATATAATAAAATATTTAAAAATTATTAAAATTAAACATGATATAGTATCAAGATTATTTGACTCAATATTAATAGTTATCTAAATAACATCTTTAATATCATTACCATAAAATACAATCATAATGAATTATAAAAAATTTATTGAATATACTAGACAACATCTGACTTATATTTGTTTAACATTGGAATTCATTAATATAATATATTCTTTGTTCACAATAATGATATTGAAACTGTTATTTGAGTTATTTTATCATTAAGTCATACAGTCTTATAATGATCTAAATTTTTTTAAATCTTAATTACAAACATATTTTATAGATAAATTAATAAAATTACTATTTGGATATCATTATCATTGAGTCAAATAATCTTGATACTAATTCATATTTATTTTTAATAATTTCTAAATATTTTATTATATATAATTATTTATTTTACATAATGAATATATAAAATAATTAACAGTACAAAAAAATATAACAGTATAGATGGAATACATTAAATGTTAAATTATTTCAGATACAAAATATATGTCTATTCTATAAACATGTTAAACATCTAAAACTTCAAATAATTTAAAACATTAAATCTTGCAAGTGTAAATCAATAAAATATTTTCTATTATATTATATCGGTGTCAAATAAACAGAAAAATTACACAATTATTTAATGATATAATAAATTATTACACATAATCATAAAATGTTAATATATTCAAGTGATAATCATATAAAGTAATACTTTACATTATGCTCTCATTTCAAAATTTCCAATAATAAATACAGTACCATGTATACTTTTATCAATAAATTAATCATGATTTCTACTATCACAAGTTTAACATATTATATGTCATTATAAATATTTTGACTAATACACACTTTTAATTTTCCCTTAACACATGTATATCCAAAATAATCTTTCATTTACAACACGGTCCATCTTACCCAAATTTTTAAAAGTTTCTCCAAGAATTTTTAAAAAATTTTTTTTAGAAATTGATAATAAAAAATTTTACCTGGGAAAATAAAATTTTTTAGTGTCTGAAACTTTTTTACAGCCTTAAATATATAAAAGCGACATTAAATAAACAGCGATATGGAATCTTTCTTGTTATCTAAATCATTGATCCTCTGTGTGTACAACTACAGTATGTCTGATCTCAATAGATTAAGTTCTTTTGAGTGGGATATATTTGTAGAAGAATTATATGATGAAGAAAAGAAGAAAGTTCACAAAGAATTAAATAACCTTGCTGAAGAACTTGAATATCACGAAACTTGCACCATCAATAACACTGGAAAGTATCACGAACGAGTACATGAACAAAACTCTATTAGAAAAGAGTATGGTTGCAATCTTCCAGCAAGTGTTACAATGGAGAATGAACTTGATGATGTCTTCTCCGAAATTGACGATATTGTTATTCCTGGCTATGAACCAGAAGAACTACCTAAGTTCTCTACAGGTGGTTATATTATTCCCGATGGTGCTTTTGAGAAAAAGAAAGAAAATAGAGGAAGAAAAAAGAACAACCCTTTTTCCTCAGCTGCTGAAAATTATAGATTTATTCAAAATTACACTGAAACCCCTCAAAGTAAAGCAGAAGAGGAGGCAGACAGACGTATTGAAGAAGAAAGAATTAAATCTAAAAGAGGAAGAGGTAATCCCAGACGTAAAATTACCTTTAAAATTCCAAGGGCACCACTTGAAAAACCAATTTCATTAATTTCAGTTCCAGCTCCAATCCCAATTGAACGTCCTGCATATCATCCAGATCTAATTGTAAGACGAGGACGTCAAGTAGGTAGCACAAATAAACCCAAAGTTGCTGGTAATGAACGAGAAGAAAAAGAAAAAGCCAAAAGAATGGGTAGAAAAGTGGGAAGTATTAATATTGGTCCAACAGCATTGACAAAAGAACATGTGGTTATTGTTGATAAGGACATTGTGATGAGAAAAAATCCAACCATGTTTGAATTATACTTGTTCCAATACAGCAGAAAAAATAAAGATTTCTCAATGCTCAAATGGACACATAATGCTGAAAAGGAATTCAAGAAAATTATGGAATCATTGAAGGAGTCGATCAATGATTATATGAATAAGTGGATTGAAATCAATTCATCAGCAATTAGTTGTTTAAGAGAAATGATACTTGGAAAGAAATATGATGAAGTATTGCAAAAGATAATTGATGGAACTGATAATGTCTTACCCGTTGATGAAATCGTACTTGAAAAAAATGGCATTAGCAGACATAAATATTACACATATGCTTCATTCTTGTCTTTCTTCAGTGATCATAAATCAATTGATAGTTATATTACAACAATATTGGAGGATGAATCAACTAGTGAAACAATATTTGCTACAGCAAATGAACCAGAATTACCAGATAAAATTAAAAATTATGTTGGTACAAAGGAGAGATATTATGCTGAATTCACATCCAAATATCCCAACATGACATATCATCCAGAGGAAGAAGGACAACCAATCAGAAATCTTGTCACATCTGTAAATGGAATTCCAATTGTTGGTGAATTTAATCCAGAAATAAAAAAATTCAAATTCACAATGGAAACTTATGAATCTCTTCTTAACATACCAATTCATTTAATAGAATGTCCAAAAAAATGTATTGAAAAAGATAAGAAGAAAGAAGAAATTAAAGAAGAAGTTAAAGTGATAATCAATCGCAAATCAGATCCAAAACATCCTAATTTCACAAACAGAATTGGAACATCACAATCAGCATTATCTATTTTGAATTCACAACTTGATTTCACAACTGGAAAAGTTTTACCAGAAACAGTAGTTTCAGCCGCTACCGTTAAAAGTAATTCACGATTTATACCTCACCATGATAATATGATCTCGTCAGCAACTAGATCATCTAAAAGAAATATAAATGTTGTTTCCAAACCAATAATTAATTCAAATATAAATACTACTTTTAATCCAATAGTTAATTCAAATGTAAAAGTTATTCCCAATTTAACAGTTAATCCCAATATTAATGCTGTTTCCAGAATAAAAATTACACCTGATGTGGATGTTGCACCCAGAATAAATGTCATTCCCAAACCGACAGTTATTCTTAAACCGACGATTACCCCCAAATTAAATGTTCCAATATTATCAGTTACTCCCAGAGTGAATGTTATTCCCAAATTAAATGTTGTCCCAATATTACCAGTGGTATCCAAATTAAATGTCATTCCTAAATTACCAGTTATTCCAACATTGCCATTAATTCCCAAATTAACCACTATTCCCAAACTACCAGTTATTTCCAAACCAAATGTTATTCCAACATTACCAATGATTCCCAAATTACCAGTTATTCTCAAACCAAATATTATTCCAACATTGCCAGTAATTCCTAAATTACCAGTTATTTCCAAACCAGATGTTATCCCAACATTGTCAGTAATCCCTAAAATAATCCCCAGAGTAAATGTTATTCCTACGATACCAATAATTTTTAGACCAAATACAAATAATAATACTGTGCCAATGATAAAACCTATCGTATTGGAAAAAGAATCAATTCCATCTTATGTTGATTCATACAAAGAATGTCATGAATTATCCGATGATGTCTCAGATTCTGAAACAAACAATTCACATGATAGTCTATCCATTGCTAACTTATCTTTAAACATTTCCAAATCAAGTGATTCGTCTGATGAATTTCCATGTGATATTTCCGAATCAAATACCACATCAGATGATTCAACTGATATTAACCTAATGTTAAGTCCAATTGAATCTCCATCCTATTCTAAAAAAGATGAATGTGATTCCGACTCTATGAGCGATATAAATGATGAAATTCATGATGATTTAAGCGAAAATAATGGTGGTGAAAACATTGAAGTACCTGAGCCCGAACCTGAATCTGGTGATAAAACTGACAGTGAAATATCTGAATTTGGATCTGGATCTGGATCTGCTGTTGATACAAATGATAACATCAATAAATGTGAACCTGTTATCAAAACGAATGATGATATTGATGTATCTACATCCAGATCTAATAATGATATTTCTGAACATGAGCCTATTATTGAAATAAATAATGTAGTTGAAAGTCCATCAGTAGATTCAATAATTGATCAAACAATTGACTTAATCGATTTTGATAGTGAAGTAATAGAGCCACCAGTATGTCAAATAATTGCAAGGAAAGCTGCAAAATTATCTTCAAGACAAAAGGCAAAACAAACAGTAGAACAAACAATAAACTTGGTTAAACATGAAGAACATGAATTGGTGGATAAGAGCGGAGAGAATCCAAAAGAAATGAAAAGCAAACCAATGATTCAATCTATTGATACACCTGAATATTTGGAAAATATTTTAGCTAAAATATGTGAAGTTAAAAAATCATTAGCGGGTCAAACAGTAAATGTAATCAAACATGATGATCATAAATTGATAAATATGAGCAGAGTGAACAGTATGCCAAGGGGTCGATTCATTGACGCATCTGAACATATGGAAAATATTTTAGCCAAAATACATGAAATTAAAAAATCATCGGCAGAGAAAAAAGTAGAGAAGATAATGGTAAATCATGAAATAGGTGAATCTCAATATACAAAAGAAGACTTGATTAACTCAAATAGTGTAAATGGTGCAAATAACATGATTAGTTTCAACAATGTAAATATGATAAATGATACGAATAAAGTAACTGAAATAATTGAAGTGGGTGATATGATTAGCTTCGATGATATATGTGAGTAAAATAATTGATATAAGTAATACACGTGTGACGCATATATACATATGAAGAAATATAAAAATATACATAGGGTATAAAAATATACATAGGGTATAATCTAATACATAGGGTATATAATATACATAGGGTATAATCTAATACATAAGGTATAAAATATACATAGGGTATAAATCATACATAGGGTATAAATTATATATAGGGTATAATCTAATACATAGGGTATAAAATATACATAGGGTATAATCTGATACATAGAGTATAATCTAATACATAGGGTATAATCTAATACATAGGGTATAAATCATACATAGGGTATAAACGATACAAATGTTACAATAATTTTTTAAATTTTTGTCCAAAAAAATGGATATTTCCTGCTCTACAAACACGTTCAACAAATTTAACGAAACATTTGATAAACAGGGTGAATTGAAACAGAATCTCAGCAGACCAACCTTTAAACATGAAGAAGTAGAAAATCTATCAAATTTTGAGAGTGAATTTTACAATCCACCAATTGACAATACATATCAAAAATCTCTGACACTTGACAATTCATTGGAGAGTTACAATTTATATTCAAATAGTAGTAACATATACACAGATGCATTTTTAAAAGGATATAAGAGAGGTATAGAAGTAAGAAATATGTCCAAGATGATAAACAAAATGCTGGATAATTCAGATGTGGATGGAATACTATCTGATTTTGACAGACATAAGCATATATACACTGATGTTATGTTAGATTATTTGTGTGATATGGTATATTTCCAAAGAATATCTGATTTGAGTGAAGAGGAGATAGTCAGCACCATTAGCAAATTTTCAAAGATTTACAATAATGTCAAAGATCGATTGAAAATATACACAAAAATAGACCAATTAAATACTCACCGAATGATTAACATTGTTGATTCTCTTAATATTATGGATGATTTGAACATTCCCAGATATGACTCTATTATTCAAAACAATAGCATATTATTAAAATTAATTGAATATAAATTGTTAGATCTGTCTTTAACTGAATATGAAAGAATATACGACGATTACAACACAACGGTAAATAAAGATAGGACATATGATATAAATAGATCAAGTGAACAAAAACATATGGATGATGATTATTCGGTGAAGATAATGAGTATATTGAAAATAACTACTCACGATGAATTTGACATATATTTTAGATTTAAGAACCATAATAGCAAGATCATAGATGATTTATATACAGATGATTCAAAGAAAGTAACATTATTTGTGATACCAAACACAATTCCCGAATTATATGGTTTGCTCAGTACAGAATATGATGATGGATGTTTAAACATTTTAAGCTACAATAATAGTACATTAATAAAAATAATTGACAAGTTTCAGCTTAAGCGTTATGACTATGATGGTCGATATGATATGCTAACTGAAATAATGATGTTTATGCGTTTTTACAAAAGCATTTATAAAGATTACATTTTTAAATATGTAAATATGAGTGTTTTTACCTATTCAGAAGGTATGGACAAAAATTTTAAAAGAATATGGAAGGGTGTCAATCCGAATGATATGTATAAAAATGTTGAAAGAATATGGAATAATGTCAAAATATCCGGCATTGTTGAGAATTTGAAAATAGATACAAGTGGTAAAAATAATGATCAGATACGCGATTTAATAAATATGAAAGTGAGTGAAATAACTATCAAGAATTATAATAAATCAATCAGTAGAAAACCAATCATAGAGTCTAATAATATAAACAGTTATTTAAAAAGAAACATTAGATTATTAATAAATGATTTTTACGAAGTATATCGTGAGAAAAATTTAGATGATATGATAGATATATTGGAGAAGATAAAAATATCAAAGTGTATATTTGTTAGAAACGCAGATTTTGATGATAAATTGGAGCAAGAAATGACAGATATACACGGTGAGAAAGAAATACAAAAGATAAGAGAAATTGTGAAATTATTATCAGAAATACCTTCCGTATCATCGAAACTATAATTATAATTATTGCTGATTTTCATAAATTAACCTATGGTTAATTTTAAAAAAGATAACGTAAAATATATTTTTAATAAAAGGGGGGTTATGGATAACGCAGATATAGATAATGAATTTTATAATTATTTAACAATAGATCACGGGGATATATATTTAACGATACTTCTCAATTCGTATCTGATACATTACAATGTCTCTGACTTGTATTGTGAATATGTTAATCTTAATGGCAATATTATTAATTTGTTGATAAACCTAGGGAAGTGGAATATAAAATATGTGTACAACAGTGATTATAAAATGTTAGTGATATGTAACACTAGTGTTGAAATTCCAAATATATCATATTTGAATGAATGCTTAAAGAAAAAAACATTGAAGAGTTTATAAAGTTTATAAAGTTTATGAAAATTCACTGGTAAATTTAAAAAATTTGATCACTTATAATTTATAATTGATTAAAATAAAATAAGAAACAATGGATGAAAAAGATGAATGTCAAATGTTATATATGAATATTTTATCGGTTATGGGTAAAAAATATTCAGATAAATATGCGCTTCAAATAGTACGTGAAATATTTGAAACAGAAAAGTGTGATAAATACTCAAATCTATCTTTTTTAAGAGAATCATATCAAAAATTTGTTGATGAGAAAAAATTATTTTTCAGTATGCCGAATTTGGCCAATTATTACCCATCAAGTGAACCAAGTAAAGAATTAATAAAACAAGCATATTTGCATCATTATATACTAACAAAAGTATCAATTACCAAAGCATACTCATCTGTTAACACTGAATAACTTTAATATTATCAATGATAATATTTAAATTTTCCTTAAGAAGAATAAATGTATCTAAAATGGGAGAAAGGGAATTTTTGGGTAAATTTTTGAAAGAAAATATAGACAAAATCACTGGTATCATCCACATTGGAGCATCATTCTGTGAGGAAAATGATATTTATATCGGAGCTGGTGTAAAGGAGAGTGATATATACTGGTTTGAAGGACAACCTGCAGTAGTTAATAGAATGAAAGGACGAGTAAGTCATATATATCAAGCAGTACTTTCATCACCTGAAGACGAAGGAAAAATGTTACAATTAAAAGTTGCTAGTAATTCATATTCATCATCTTTACTTGACTTTAAAGAACATAAAGATTTTCATCCTGAAATAAGTGAGGTTTATAGAATTGATGTGATATGCACTACTATGGACACATTAATAAAAAACAATTATTGGGAAGTTCAACCAAACTTTGCGTTATTGGATATTCAAGGTAGTGAATTAAAATGCTTGCAAGGTATGACTGAAACATTAAAAAAAATAGATTATGTTTTCACTGAGGTTAATATATCAGAATTATATGAAGGGTGCTGTTTGATGAGCGATTTAGATGAATTCTTTGATAAAATCAACTTTAAGAGAGAATGGACCTTAATAAACAAAATGAATTATGGTGATGCTTTATATGTCAGACAAAAGGACAATTGTTGAACAATAATATTATCAATGATAATATTTATGATTAAGTATAATCACATCCCTTTACAATAGGAATATGAATTTTTGATTGTTGACACTATATTCTCTGGAATATTGTCAAAATTATCGTGAACAATTAATGTTTTAATTAGTGGGATATTATCATAGCCTGTATGAGTACCTGGAAATGCGAAATCTTCACTAATTATAACATGAGGAGATGTAGGATTTTTTAACAATGTTACAATATCACCGTAAAAATCAATATATACTGTTGATTCAGTACTTGAATAAATATATGCTTTTTTATTATCGGATGTTGTAATCTCAATTATAGACATTTTTCTTTTGTAATATTTTGTTATAAAATAAATGATATTCCAGTCAATTTTAAGGGAGAATGAATACTTATGAATAATAACATTATCAATGATATTATTTAAATTTACGAGGATGATAATTTTACCTTTTTAAGTGGTAATGAATCTTCAATCATGGAAATTATATTTTTTGGAATGTTATCAAAATTATCGTGAACAATTAATGCTTTAATTAATGAAGTATCATTATGACCTGAATAACCTCCGGGAAGTATAAAATCTTCACCAATTATAGCGTGGGGTGACATAAAATTATTTTCGATCACATCAATTTTACCGTTGACATTAATATATACTGATGTATCAGTACCTGAATAAATATATGCTTTTTTATTATCAGATGTTGTAATCTCAATTACAGACATTTTCTTTTTATAATATTTTGTCATAAAATAAATGATTTTCCATTCATTTTCGAAAAACTATTTATGCTTACAAAAATGGACAAGGTGGACCCTCTTTCTATTAATTTATTTTTGAATGAACTGTATGAAATCAAAGGGAGTAATTTTAAATATATTTTCTTAAAGTACTGCAAGGAAGGAAATTATGAAAAGGTGAAGACATATTTGAGAGATGACAATCCATTGATACATACAGTAGATGATGCTGGAAATACAGGTTTTCATCTCTCATGTTTTTATGGATATGATGATATAGTAGAATTGTTCATAAATCATAAAAACTATGATTTGAACAAGACAAATGATAAAGGTCGAGATGGTTTTATGTTAGCATGTTATGCTGGAAATATTAATATAGTTGAAATGTTGGTTAAAGCTGCAAGAAAGAATAGCACATTTTATAATAAATTCAAAAGAAGAAATATTGATTTCAACAAGAAGGATGATTCTGGCAAAACTCCATTCATATGGGCATGTTACAATAACAGAATTTATGTTGTCGGATATTTATTAACATTAGATTTTATAGATGTAAATGCAACAGATGAAGACAAAGTTAGTTCTTTTTATTATGCATGTATATTTAATCATATAAACATAATTAACTTGCTTATAAACAATGACAGGGTAAATGTTAATGTGGTAAACGGCAAAAATAATCCATTACTTTTTGTAATATGCAAGGGTATTTATATAAAAAAGGTAGATTTGCAAGTATTATCAATTTTATTGAAGTCCAACAGGGTTAACACTAATGTTACAAACAGTCAAGATGAGAATATATTCAAGTTTTGTATCAGACTCTTTGAATACTGGAAGCGAATAGATTATGAAATGATACACACTATATTAGAAGATGACAGAATAGATGTTAACAATATATACATTGACTCTCACTTATTAGATGATCAAAATGTAAATACTCCATTTATGTTGGCATGTCTCACTGGAGATGTAGGTTTAGTAAATTTATTAATGGATTATGACAAGATTGATGTTAATATGAAGGTAGAAAGTGGTGAAAATGCTTTATACAGATCATTTCAAAACGTATATAAATATGGAGATACAAAAATTCTATCATTGTTTATTAACAGTGACAGAATAGACTTGAATAGTAATCCTGCCAATGTGTCGATTTTACTACTTGCATCACCCACTGAAGCTAATTGTTTAATCGGAGACAGAATGGTATATAGTGGAATAGGATCAGATGTTATATTTAAAACGTTATTACAAGACGACAGAGTTGATATAAATAAGTCATTTACGATGAAAAACAAAATATGCTCTCCCTTTTTATACTTTTGTTACAACTCTGATATTGAAACCATAAAAATAATGTTAAGGTCACCCAAATTACACATTAACTGTTCAGACGAAGAAGGAAATAATGCTTTTATAATATCATGTATTAATAAGAACATTGATCTCATTAAACTTCTTCATGGTCATAAGATAGACATACATCACAAAAATAAGCAAGGTTATGGGGCATTATATTATTCTATTGTAGATGATCATAACAGTAAATTATTGTGTTCTAATAATAAGCTGCGTCATGAAATAAATAAAAGTAAAAGCGAAATCATAAAGCTTTTAATTATATATGGGTTAACTTTAAATAATAAAGAATATGGTGAAATGAGTGATGAATATACAAAATATATTGATCAATTTCCAAAAAGTATGGAGTTTTTCATAATGAGGAATAAGATAGTCAATGAAATTAAAGAGAAATATAAAGGTTAAATCCATAAAATGTATCAATTTTTTCAAAATTATCCAATTCTAAGCTACTGATAACCAAATTGTTTTTATAAAATGTTTTATACAACGTATTTTCAATGAAATTAAAGTTGTTAGAAAATATTATTAATGGGTATGTAAAAAATTTATCGTCTAGGTTATAAATGTTAAATTTATATGTATTTTTTACACTAATATACAGTTCAGCTAAGTCATCCGTATCATCTAAATTATCAGATATAATGTTAATATTTCCAATGTATTCCATATTATTATAAAGTCGTCTTATATATTTTTCAAAAATTACATTCTCTATTGATTCACAACCAAAAATAATTTCGTCTATCTCTGTAATTTTATCCGAGAAATCTTTATAATTATTTGCAACATCCACAGAATTAATATTGCTAATGGAATCCATTTCAGCAATATGACCATGATTATGATTTATAACATACATGCATAATGTTCTACATAAAACTAAAGATGTTACAAATAAACCTCCTATGCCGAGATTTAATGAGAATAAGGCTCTAGATATCAAGTAACAGTCCTTCTTATAATTATCGAAATCAACATCAATACATAAATCTTTATCTATAGTCATATCGATAACATTAGTAACTTTAATTAAATCATTGTATATATTATGTATACAACCACTCCTGCTTAAAATCTTATACTCAACACATTCAGATGAACATTTTTCACCGATCAGGATTATTTTAAAGTGTTTGGATAAATTTTCTAATAAATTAAGAAAATGATCCTTGTTTACCATATATTCAGAAATATCTACTCTAACAGCTTTAGTAGACACAACAATATATGGTTCATTTATGAAATATTTATCATCATATTTTGTTAAATATTTACTAAGGTTGTTGTGACTATATGTGAATTTGCCTGATATATTCTGACAGATATTACCTCCGTAATTATAATTTATACTTATTTTATCATCGTTTTCATACAATGAGTTTATTAATTTTTGAATAAAATTTTCATATGTATTTGAATTATTATTTGATCTATATGTTTTAGCAATATCCAATTTTGTGTTAAGTATCACCTTAGAATATTTTGAAGATATAGAATCATAATAAAGTTTTGACAATAATACATCACCTATTCCCAAACAGGAAAATATATTATGTTTGTTATCAGATATATTCATTTTTAAGTATAATAATAAATTGAAGGAGAAAATAAAATATATTTTTTGATAAAATTTCATAAAAAATGAAATACAAACATTTAGTAAATAAAGGTTATATTGTTGATATTTTTCCACATTTAAATGTTAACACCAAAAAAATACCTGACTGGATAAAAGCAGAAGGAGAAACAAAAGTTATTAGTGATTTTGTTAATTATAAATCCCTTAAAAATGAATTTAATAAATTTTACAAAGAAATTTTGGGAAATCATAAGGTAATTTCGAACGTTATAATTGATAATCATATAATCGATATATGGAATGAGAAATTTGTAGCAAACGTTTATATTTCTGGAAAAGCCTTAGAAGAACACGCAATAAAACTTCTACAGTCATTCACTGTTGCAAATAATGAATCAAAATCAATTACACATGCAGCAGCAATATATTTATTACAACAGAAAATCTTTATATTTGATTTATCTCAATGGGACACGAGTAATTTTTATAAACAAATGGAATTAGAAAGGCTATGGGAAGTGCTAGATAAAGAAAGTGTTCCAAATCCACTGGGATATGCAATCTGTTCAGGTGAATATAATCATCCACTAGGAAGGGAAATATTTAATATTTCATCAACTTCTTTTATAAATACACCATACCAAATATATTTATGTGATCCACGAAGCAAGGCCTTGGTAACTGGAACAGAATCATTTGAATTAAAAATAATGCAATTAAAACAAAAATGCTTCGTACATGCACCATATATATACAATATGTGTAAAAATGAATCGTGGATTCATGAAGGACTAAGAAGTCAACTTGAAGCAGCTGTTAAAATAAAATCATCAGGGGTTGTAGTTCACCTTGGATCATATGTTGGTCAAGACATTAATGTTGCGTTAGAAAAACAAAAAGAAAATATAAGGAGGTTATTACCATATGTCACTGAAAAAACACCATTAATATTAGAAACATCAGCTGGGGAAGGAAATGATACATGTTGTTCACCCGATGAACTATTAAATCTTGTGAGAGAGATAAATGATAGAAGGTTAAAATTATGTGTTGATACATGTCATGTATTTTCTGCAGGATATGATCCAGCGTGGTTTTTAGAGCAAGTTTTAGATTATACAATACTTGTTCATTATAATGACAGTGCAGGAAGTAGAGGTTGTTGTAGAGATAGACATGCACCTGCAGGGACTGGATGTATTGGAGTAAAAAGAATGTTAATGGTAAAAGCAATATGCATAAATAAAAATATACCAATGATAGTGGAATAATATAAGAGTAAGATAACCTCGATTATATAAATATATAAGTAGTAATATAAACAATATAATCAATACCGATGGTATTGACATAAAAATGTTATATAAATGATTTGATTTTAATCTAAAATTTTTATTAAAAATGGAAAGGGAAGAGTTTCCATACAAAAAGGTTGATATCAATCCTGATGAATTGTGGGAGAATGCAGTTACTCGTGACGTAGCCAATGTTAGAATATTTAATGGAAATTTGCCGAGAAATTCATTGCCTAAAAATTACAATTGGTTATTTAAAGAACAGAGAGTTGTAATTGCAGTAGATGCTGATGGATATACAGTTGTTGATAGATTAACTGATTATTTTACTGAGGAAGCAAGAATGACAGCAAATCGTTCTATGTGTATATCACCATATGATTATTATACACAGAATTATGAATCAATAATTAGAAAAGCAAGATTCCGGAAAGAGAGTGATGTGGTAAAGGATAGACCTCTCAGATATTATTTAGAGAATATTCTATATGAAGATTCTGTGGCGTGTACAAATTTTAAAATAAGCCTAACAAAATGTGTTGCAAAATACTTTAAAGCAAAAAAAATATTAGATCCAAGTGCAGGTTGGGGAGATAGAATGTTGGGTGCGGCCGCAGCAGGTGTCGATTGTTATCACTCAGTTGATCCTAATCCGAAATTAATAAAAGGATATGAAGAGATAAGAAATTTTCTGTCCACAAAAGGTGTGGATATTAATAATTTTACAATGTATCCAGCTGACTTTCTTAAAGTAGATTTACAAAATAATGCTTATGACTTAGTTTTTACAAGTCCTCCATTTTTTGATTATGAAATTTATTACACTGGAACTGAAAGTGAAAATGCTAGACAGAGTATAACAAATAGAAAAGATTTAAGAACATGGTTTAATGATTTCTTCAGTGAATATTTGAACAAGTCATGGAAGGCTTTAATTGTTGGGGGTCACATGGTTCTATATATATCAGATATACCTGGTGGAACATTTATAACCGATATGATAAATTATGTGTCAAACGTTTTAGGAGGTGAACATCTGGGTGTTATTGCAGTATGTAATTTAAGTAACAAGACAGAATTAGCATTCAAACCACAACCAATGTGGGTATGGAGAAAAAACAAATAAAATTATAATATTGACCGAATTATAATTGTCTAATAGACAACTATATAAAATTTTATAACATATTATGCTCAATTATCAATAGTGAATGTGAAATTTACAACTTTATCAACAATCTCGTTGGGATAACCAAATGGATTGTTGATCATTCTACAACCATGTAGGACCACATCCTTTTTAGTGTGTGTATGTCCATACAACCAATAATTGGATTTCTCTATTAAGAAATCACAATTCGAATAATGACCTGTATTATCGTCTCTACTATGTATATCATCATTTGTTAATGAAAAACTGGGAGCATGGTGTGTCATACATATGATCTTCTTACCGCTATTATTCTCCTTATGTTTATTTAAAGTGTTATTTATATAAGCTATATCGTCATTATGCATTGCCACTATCTGATTTCTTTTTAATCTACATAAGTTATATCTAATTTTCTTATCATTCATTCTGTCATACATATATGCAGATGGGACTGTCCATAAAGTAGCGCCTGTCACAAACATTTCAGGTAATTCTATAATATTATGATGTAAACAATGGACATTTTCAATATTTATGTATTTATATTTTAATGTGGCTATGGGTAAATTTTTATCTTTTCCATAATATTCATGATTTCCGGGAATATAGAAAATCTTTTCCCATTCTCCTTCATTTATACACCTTGTCAAGAAATTTTCTAATGATTTTACATTATTTGCAATATCGCCAGCTAAAAATAAATATTTGGCACTATTTCCTTTACTTTTTTCAATTATATCATCTATTATTTTGCTCATAGACTTTCCAGGTCTTCCGTCATAAAATTCCAAATGGATATCGCTTAAAAGCTGACATACAACCATGGTTTTCTGAAAAAATTTTATGTTTTAAAATAAAAATAAACAAATATTTTTTTGAAGATAGTGAAACAAAATAATGGGATATTTTATGAGTGATATTTAATACATATGTATTTATTCACAATATTAATATAAATTTATATCATTTTCAATTGACGACACTCACTTAAAGTCCAATATAAATATATATGAAATTCTTTCATTTTTGTAAATTTTCACCATGGAAATATATAAACATTCATATTCATTCTTAATTAAATATTTTAACAATTTATCAGCTATATCTTTTTTGTAAATATGTTAAAAATATTATTATATATATTCCATAATCATATATATGTATTTTTTAAAAAATTAATTGATTTATAACGAGAAAATGAAAAACATAAAATAATCATTTAACATACTATGCTGTCGGAAGAAGATATTCTCTTGCGTATAATATGTCAAATGATGTACCAATTTTTTAATTTTTTAAGAAAAAAGAATGAGACAACAAACAAGAACAAGAACTACAAGAGAGTGCGTTTACAGATATTTAGCCGTCCCATTAACAGATGAGGATGTTTTAAAATATTTCAATTTTAATCTTAAAATAGATGAAAATGAAGATGATCCTTATGAAAATTACTATGAAAATATTGAAAATATTAACAATTTAATGACAGAGAAATTTCCATATACAGAAATTAGATTTAAAAGACAACCATGTTGTTATGCTGAGAAAACAGAACATAAATATTATTTAGGGATCATGATTGAATGTATCAAAATGGAACACATGTGTGATCTTTTTAAAAAAATAATAGGCAAAGATGCTAGGAAGGAAATTGATAGATTTTTCTTTTCAGAGGAAATTTTAGACGAAGAAAGAGATGATTTAAATAATGCATTAAAAGAATTAAACATTGATATCGAACCAATAGAATTAATAGTACCAGATGATTGTTTTTACTGTACATAAAATATATATAATACTATAGTGATATAAAACTCGTTTATATTATCATCAATGATGATAATTACATACAATGTTTATTTATATTAATATATTTATCTTTGTTAAAAAAATAATTTTTATTATATTATTTATATTATCATCAATGATGACAATTACATATAACATTCATTCATATTATTAATATATTTATAGTTATTAAGCAATTAATTATTCATTGTAGTGTTTATTTCCACAATTACATTTTCTTTTTCTCTTGCAAGTAACTTATTTATAGCTGAACACGCTTTACTAATACACCATGGTTTAGAACCTGAAGCATCTGATATATAATCCAGTGACACGTTTAGACCATTTCTTTTTGCAACAAAATACACCAGAGAAGACGAAACTGTTAATTTTCTTCGTGATAATAATGTGACATCATCTGCCACATACATCAAATCTACAACCTCGTTTATTATTTTTTGTGGATATTTTAACTTATTACATAAATCAACGGCCATTTCTTTTACTGAAGGCTCATACGGACCACTAATATTGTCAACATATTCCATTATAAATTTAAGACTTGAGACAGAGTGTCTATCAAGTGTACTTTTGGATGATCTTGTAAATTCACCATCGTACGTATGTCTTTTGACAATATCCATTATTTTCTTCAGTGGTATATTGTATCCTTTTTCCCTCAACGATGTAGATGAAATGGTTGTGACAACTTTATTTATTGTGTATTTTTTGATTTTCAACAGTGGTATTTTCATCAAGATTGAAACGCCGTTCTCATAAATACTATTTACATCCTCCCTTTTAATAGCTTTCATGTATTCCAACACTCTCCTCAACTTATTTTTAATTAATGTGTGTTTTCTGATCATTATATTTTCCTCATTTCTATCGTCCTCAATGCGTTTTGCTTCATTTACAGCCACACTTGCTAAAAGTTCTATATTCATGTCGGAAAGAAAAATTTCCTTTTAAAAAAATTTTTTATGTATTTACATTTTTATACATAGTTACTCGCGCTCACAACATATATATTTTCAACCATATTAATTTACAGCAATAATAGACGAGACAATGACGTTAAAATCATCTATATTATCAATTTTCCAATCACACAGCTTATATACCCTTCCATCTTGTAAAATTTTTTTATTAGTTAATTTGCTCATATGCACAAGTAAGTCTTTATAAGTATTATCAAATATAGTAGACTTTAAATGTATTACAACATCGTATGATGAATACATTTTAAAATTCGGACTTACATCGACGTCTTCCACAGTCCAAGATGAAATATACGAATTTTTATCAAAAACATATAATTTTTTAATGGTATCTGTCTCAACTTTTATTTGGTCAACATCAGATTTCATTTCCCCAAATAAATAGTTATAAATAGAATTGTAAATTTCAGAAACTTCCATATTTTACATCTTTAATTAATTTATAAAGATTATTTAATTGTATAATAATTATCACTAATCAATACAATTAATGAAAGTATATCAGAGGGATAAAAATGTCTTCGTACATAAGGTAACAGATTATCAGATATTTTGTTTCTCATGTAGCTTCTGTGACAACAATCTTTAAAATTAGATAATTTATGAATCTTTCTCAATATATGACCACTGACATCTGGTACATCCAGATTTGTATTAATGTGTCCTAACAATAGATTAACAATATTTTTGTCATAATGTGAACTATTTAACAACCATGATAATACAGACTTATATTTACAATCTTTTATATTTACATTTAAATCATCTCTTTCCAACATGAGATTAAACAATTCATAATCCTTGTCACAAATTATATTCTTCAGCAGAGAGATATAATTTGTAATATTAAATTCAATACTCGAATCCAGATAATAGAGCGTAAGATCGTCATTAATGTTAAAATTTTTATCTTTAATGATTTCCATCATCAGAATTCTATTTCCAATTTTGTATGCAATGTCAAACACTGACAGTGATATACATGTTTTATTTTTACCAAAGAATTTTATTTTTTTACTAACATCAATACTTGCGCTTATATTATTCACTTTAGCCAAAACATCCATATATTCATAGAATGTCATATATTATTTATATTCTTAAATTAACATTTATAATTAAAATATACAATGAATATAGAGACTGATCTAGATGATCTTATATCAGCTTCATTCGACAGTGATTTTGAGAAAGTAAAAAATATAACTAACAATAAATTGAATATTACCAAAGATAATAATAAATGGCTGGATTATAAGGAAAAAATAAGTCTGGCTTTATACATGGCAATATTAAGAGGAAACATATATATTGTTGATTTTTTCCTTGAGATGAATGTGGATATTAATATAGTAGACGATCCTGTCAGTAAATGTTGTAGATTAGGAAATTATGAACTCGTTATGTACTTATACAACATGTGTGTTAAGACACAAGAAGATATAGATAGATTATTAATGGAAGCATGTAACAATGGATATTTTTCTGATAAATACAATATTATAGTAGTGTTTTTAACTCGTGAAGCTCCTTACATAAGTACTGATGTTTTAAACAAATGTCTTCTAATAACATGTATGAAAAATAATCCAATAACATCTGAATGTTTGATAAACAAAGGAGCGAATATACATCATGACAATGATTTACCATTTAAAACATGTGCAAAATATGGTAGTGTAAGTGTCATTAATATGATGGTACGCACAGATGACATGTTACATTATAACAATTTTGAAGTGCTGTGGATAAGTCTCAAAAATCTGAGATTAATCACCTTTATTGTCTTATGCAGTAAAAATTTGGTGTTAAAAATACTCCTCATTATATTTCTTGCATACTATCTGTTCATGGTATAGTAGTATAAATGTGAAAAATCATGTTATTTCTTTATGAAAAAAATATATTTTCAAGATGGAAAAATATAATGAAGATATGCTTAAGGACATTCCGTTGTTAAATGATCTCATAAAGAATTTCACCCTCGCGGAAATTTTGAAATTTTTTGATCCAAAAATAATAGATATTTATATGTTTTTGAATAGCGGCGATGGAATAATATATGATGTAGAAATAACTGACGAAGACATTCACAACTATGTAAAATTTATAGATTTCACTACCTTAGGTGACAAACAATACAAGCTCATTAGCAAATATATAACTGATAATAATTTTCCATCTTTTTATACATTGCTAAATAATATTAATATTAGGGATTGTTTAACACCACATTTACCATATAATGTTGTGTCACTATGTCCATATTTTGATTTAATAGAAAAACAGTGGTTTGAACATAATTTTGAAAAAATTTTGGAGAGTGATCCACATCTCCTTGATAAATTCATTGTATGTAAATATTCATATATATATTATAAAATAGAGAATATACGTCCTGTAATCAGATGTAAAAAAGATTTTAAAGAGAAAATAGGGGATGATTTCATTAATGCGTCAAAAGATGGGTTTATAGAAGTTGTAAAATGCATATATGAGAGTATGATAAAACAGTTAATTGAGGAAGAGTTAGATGTCGGCTTTACAAATCTTGAATTTAAAATAGGTAGATCTTTAGTATGTGCGTGTGAAAATGAACATATGGATGTTATTAAATATTTAGTAGAAGAAGTTAAAGTATATGTTGATTCTTTACTTGATTCACCTATTAGAAGAGCGTGTTATGGTGGAAAATTAAAAGCGGTAAATTATTTGTTAGAAAAAGGTGTGTATTCTTTAGACGATAAAGATTATTGTTTAAGAATAGCGTGTAAAGATAATAACACAGAAATTGCTAAAGTTTTAATTGAAAATGGCGCTGATGTAAATTCTTTTGATAAATATTCTTTAAATTTATGTATTTTAAATAATAACATTGATTTAGCAAAGTGTATGATGGATAAAGGTGTAGACATTAATGAAAATATAATAACATTAACAATCATGCAAAATAATTATCGTATGTTTATATATTTCATTGAAAAAGTATCGGATAATGAAATTAACAAAAATAATTTATTGTTAATGGCTTTCTGCAGAGGTGCTACTGATATAGTCAAATATTTGATTGAAGAAAGAGGAGCAGATGCTAGCTATTGTGGAATCAATAAAATGTTTATATAAAAACATATAAAATTTGTATTTAATAAATACAAATCATTAATGATCTTTTTTTGTATATCGTCTTCTTATATTGTACACCAAATCATCTACAACTATATTATTTTCAATGATATCTTCCACATTCATATCATGTTTTATTTTAATATGGTTAATTATATCACGTTTTTCTTTATTGTCAAATTTTCTGAAAATAATCCATGGTGTAAAATTTTCCAAATATATTGCTTCAGTGTAAAAAAGTATGATATATGTCATTACTGAAAAAGCACTTCCAAAGATGACGAGAACGATAAATGATAATACAACCATTTTAAAGACTGAATATCCGATATTTGAGAAATCACGTTCATACAACATTTTTGTTATAACCTCAATATCGTTATTAACAGTCTTTAATTCCTCATTATTTGATTTAATTAATTTATTAACTTTACGAAATGCTCTCTCAACTTCTTTCTTATTTTTGTTATTATTTTCAGCAATTTCTTTTTTAGTTCTTGCTTCGTCTTCAGCAATTTCTTTCTTGACAAGTTCACATATTTGTTCAAAAGTGAATTTTTCTTCATTGTTATCGATTTCCTCTTCAGCCGATTTTTTCAATTGGAGAGTAACTTTTTCTACAGCTCTTGCTATTCTAGCATTTTCTTCAGCTGCTTCCCTACTAGCAAATACACATGCTTCTTCAAAAGCGATTGTCTTTTCATTTTCTTTTGAACTATTACCATTATCAACATTATCTTCATTAACTGTCTTATCTGGTTTAAAGATACCATCCTTAAAAGTTTTTATAAATTCAGGTCCTTTTTCAACTGCTTTCTTTTTAATCAGTCTCTGTGCTTGTTCAAAAGTAATCATTTCATCTTCATCGTATTCCTCTTCACTTACATCCTTTTCTTCTTCATTCTCAAAGGAAGAATGGGAAGATGGATTATCTTCATGTTGATCATAAGAAAGAGAGCGAATCACACCAGTGATAATATCTATTGAACCAACCACGATCTTTTCTTTTTCCATTTCTGTATCTGCCTCAGACATGCTTTTTATTATTTAAATGTAAAAAAGTTAATATATAACTCATTTTTAAGATTAACATAAAAAATTTCCTTTATAAAATATGTCAGAATTTATATTATTGTCAACATCACAAGATAACATAGATGATGGCATAAATATTCCAAAAAATAATACAGATAAAACACCAGTAAACCTAACAACATTGACAGATAATATAAATAGTGAACAGAACAACCACAGATATAAATATTATGAAAAATTAAAAATAAATAGCGAGATTATAAACACAGATAAATATTTGGACAATAGTGAGTTAAGCAGAAGTTTACCAATAAATATACCAGGAAAGGAATAATTATATATAAATTTTATATATAAACAATTTTGATAATTTAATAATATTCTGCATTCATATATTCAATAATTTCGAGTAATTCTTTATACCCACTTACAATCGAACCCTCTGAATCCCACGAATCTTCTTCATCTATGCGTTTTTTCAAAATTGAAACTGAATCATAATTAGGCCTGTATGGTAAATTTCTTCCTATTATGTCATCAGCTATAATGAATGCCGGTACCAAATCATTATTAAGAATAGCGTTATACAACAAACCTTGAGCATCTGAATAGACATACTCTATGACATTTATAGCATTTTCTTCAATATCATACTGAACATCCAACAAGAAATTAGGGTCATATTTATTTGCTATATATACAAGTGGTCTGTAATCTATTTTATTGTTATAACTTGTTGGATATAAATTTTTTACAACCCTGATATCTTCAAAATATGGGGGAATATCATCCAATCTTTCCATATTGACCTTATGTGAAAAGAGTAGTTCATCATTTCTATTTATGATATTTTTTACAGTAGCATTTGATAACACATGTGATACAGGGATTTTTAATTTATCTAACATTTCGTCAACGGAGTCGATCATCAATTTGTATTTTAATTTACTTCTGAATCTCAAAGACGCCTTTAAACCATTTAAAGGGGTATCTATTTCCCCCTGTTCATAAATAGATCGAAACTTACCAGAATCAAGGAGAAGATTATAATCTTTGTCTAACAAATATAATCCCAATACTTTTGTATCATAATCAAAATGACTTGAAAAGATTGCTAAATCACTTATATACTCTTCAATACTTGAAATTTGAAATTCTGTGATCAATATTTCTTTGGTTGGGAACAACTCTATATATTTTTCCAATATAGAAGTGGATCCTTGCTCGGCAATTGGTAAATCGTTACCAAATAAATTCTTTCTAATATGTAAATACAACAGAGATAAATCTCCAAGGGGTAATCCTGCTGATGTGTATTCTTCCATTCTATATAACAAATCTAATTCGTTTGTATTTATATCTCCTTCCATTCTTTATATTGAAAAATAAAAATATATTATTTTTCCTCTTGCGTATTCCAAGTAAAAATACTTGACATATATCTACATATTGATGTATAATAACTATCTACATGTGTTTTATTTTCGATAATTACTATGTCCACATCATTTCCCTTTTCTTTCAAAAAAATCCAGGGTGGTGTATCAACCACTTTCTTATTCTCATTTTCACACAAATCTATTTCACTTTTTATTATATAATACTCACTCAGATCCATTTACAGTTAATTATAGTTCTTATGGTAGCAACGAAATGTAATATTCATTGTAACAGCCAAATATAGACACTCTCATGAGTGTATACATAATATTAATTAAAAATATTTATGCTAATAAAACGAAAGACGATATGGAAAATTTCCATTTTTTGGAAGACGATGAAATGATTGATGTAAATATATATAGTTCACATATAAATATATATCCCTTATTTTATAATGATTTATATGATCCAGATGAACAGGTAGAAGAAGACACAAACATAATAATATATATAGATGATATTCAATACACTGGATTAATAAATCCAAAAATTATTGAATATATAACACAAGATTTAAGAAATTATGGTGGAACCAACATTGATAGAATATTATATTCAAAATGTAATATTGAACTTATGGAATATAATAAGTCAATGAAATGTTTATTAGGTTTTGAATTACCATTTTTTGCAAGTGTATTAAGGTCAGCAGCATATAAAGAATTCAAGGATAATCTTGACAGTATTAAACAATCATTCACGTTACAAATAATATATATTTCAATGATATCATCACATATATTTAAGATTATCGATTTAAATATGTTAAAAATTTATATAGAATTAATGTCCACCTTGATGGAAGGAAATGATGATGATTTAGATCAGGATAGTTATCCATCGCAGCTATACATCGAATTAATGTTTATATGTAATAGATTTGTACATTATTTGGAAATCTCTGTGATTAGTGATATGTTTAAATTAGTGACAAGTTTAACAGATGTTGTATCTAATGATTTTGATTTAAATATAATTATAAGTGAAATATCTTATGAACAATGCATTAATATGGGATCATCCAAAGATTTTGCTGGTCTTTTAATATTCTATTTATGTATATCTTTATATAGTGACTGTAAAAATGAGATTAACACGGATGGATGGGATAAGCTTGAGAAACATAATATTAAAAACGTTTTATGCAATTATAGTGATGATGCACTTATAAAATTAAAACCTGAAATTAAGGGATATAAGAGTAGACTGGATATAATCAACAAAAGATATGATGAAATGATAGTGTCCAGATTCTCAGTTATGAAGAGAAGCGATACAAAAGGTAATTTATCATTATGTGCAGAAGAGTTTACTGAAGAATATGTTCTAACATATGGAAATTTAATTAATGGATATACATGTATTAAATTAGATGAATTAAAGCAGTGGATATCACATTATGGACTAAAGATACCATATGATCAAAATTGTAGACTAAATGACAATGATGTAAAATACTTGCTAACTTATACAAATAAACATGATGATGAATTTAATAGACTACTGTACAAAATATTATATCCCGATATTAATAAAACGCTGGATGTTTTGTACAAGAATGAACCAAATGTTGTTATAAATTTTTTTAAAGATCTGTTTTACCTGGGAATGTATTTTAGGAGATGGCTTGGACCAGGTAATCCATATCCATTGGTAGAATCTGAAACAAATATGAATAGTAGAAAATTTGTAAGACACGTCTCGAGAGATCTCTATTATCAATTAGTTGATATTTATTCATCAGTTACAGACAGCAAACTTTTACATTATTATTTTATTGAATCATTTGTTAGAAGTAAAGTTGGACATTTGTATGATATTATAAAATTGTATCCTATTTTAGGAAAGGTGCTATATGATGATTATGTAGATGTGACAATAGAATCTATTTTAATAGGCATTGTAAACCTTGAAATATGCATAAGAATTGCATCCACCCCTTTAATAAAAACAGCGTGGTATGTCTTAAAAACATATAATAACACATCAGTCCTTGACCCCACGTTTACCGACAATGACTTGCTAACACTCCAAAAAATTGGAAATACTCCCAGGGGTGAAATAGAATTTGTATGATTTTTTTCCTAATTAGTAATTAATAATTAATAATTATACAATTTATAAAAATTTATATTATAAAATATGTTTAAATACCACCTAATAAACATCATAAATTGGGAAAATATAACATCTGCTGTAAATAATGGATATATATCAGACATATTCATTGATGGTGTAAAGGAGGGTAATTACAAAATAGAAATAATATCATATCTTGATGAAAAAATTTCCGATGATTTTATCTTAGGTGGTGTTGGTATGCTTAATTATTTTAAGGAATTAGATAATCTTGTAAGGATAATTGATATTCAATATACTGTTATTGAAAATATATCCGCAAAAATATACACCTTATACCAAAATAAAGAAGGAGATACAATGATAAGATTTAGTTGCTATAATGCCAATTCTGGCAAATTTGATTGTGATTATTATGGTTTTATACAGAAAGACAATTTTCTTTTTATTGGAAATTGTTCAGGTTGTGGTACATTATCTGGCTTTATCAATAAAACATTATTTAGATATTATAATACCGATGATGAAATGTCAAGTCTGACAGCATATCAACAAGATGAAATTTTAACAGAAGCTGAGAAACTATTCACTAACTTAGCAAACAATTCATATCATGATTCAGATGATTTATGATACAATAATTAACGACATTGGTAAAATAATAAATATATATCCCCAACAATACTCATAACACAAAAATTAATGGTGAAAAATTTTTAAATTCAAAAAAAAATCTTTTTCACGAATTTATTATAGGATGTCTTTTGAACAAGGATTACCATATTACGGAGTTTACAATTTGGATTATGCGATTGAAAATATACCAACATTTCAGAAAAGAACAGGTAAACATAAACAGTTTGTGTTTTGGAACGATTTGACAGTTGTGAAGGGACCTTATGAGAAAAAATCTGTTGAACAAATATATACAAAAAGTATATCTTTAAAAAGATACAAGTGTAACAATGTTATACATCCAATTGGTTATTTCACTCTATCTACAAATGTTGATATAAATAACACTGTTAAGAAGAATTATTTTATCGTGTATCCGAATATTGTCAAGAATAAAGAATTAATTACATTCAAACATAAAGAGTCATTTTCAGATTTTGTATTAACGGTTATTGAAAGAATTGAAGCTGTTAAGTTGAACACAGTCCTTGAAGAAGAGTGGATAAAGGAACAAATATCAGAAATATTTTATTCATTGATATGTCTCAGAATTTTGCAAGTTGGTGATATGCATATGAGTAATATAATTGTGAATAAGGTGACAAAAGAAATAAAAATCATTGATTATGATTGTAATAAATTGGAAGATAGGGACACTGAAGATTTCTATTTCAGTAAATCACCATGTAAAGGAAATCTTGCATATTGGTTAACAATTGTGAGACCACATTATGGAAATGTGCTGGACAGACTGAAAGAGTTCATTAATGAAGTGAGAGTTTTTGAAGTTAGTACATTATTGTCAAAATTTCTCACAAATGCATCAGTTGATGGTCTTACATTATTATCACTTTCAGCTGAAAGTAAAGAAAATTCTAATGTTAATATAGACATGGGAAAAATGAAATACATTAATCCGCTCACAATTAATATTTCATATAATGGATTTGAAACAGATGTTCTTAAGTCAGGATTGCAAAAATATATAAGGAGAAATAATTTTGAAAAAGCCATAATGTGTGCGTTTGAACTTTACAAATTTCATGAAATAGGTGATGGTAAGAGAATACAAAGTAATATGTACAATAGACTTGCTATTATTTCAAGTGAAGATATTGGAGCAGCGAATATATCTTTAGTTGTAAATTGTTTAAAGATAGTGAAAGATGATTTAAGAAAACCAGACGAGCTCATTTCATTAATACATGTGATGTGTCCATCTTTAAAAACAAGATGTAATAGTTGGTTTAATGGAGCATACATTACTAGTACCGGTAGAGAATTAGCGAAATTTATTGGATTAAAAGTTGATGATGAGGTGGATCATGAACAAATAAAAATGATAAATGTAGATGTGTGGAAGAATGGTGATCCTGAAGATATCATGAATTATGCAAATATGTTTTATGTCAGACTTACACAAAGAAATGTATTATGCTTTACATGGTTGAATTTATATGTCGAAAGTATTAAAGGTAAGAAAGTAGTTCCAAGAAATAGAAGAACGGACCCAATGATAATAATATGGTTATATTTGAAAAATGTAATGAATAGTGCAGTTTATGATATGTTGTTTTGGGCATATTTTAAATTTACTGAAAGAAATACATTTTTGATGACAGCTATTACAACCGTTTTATACAATATTGAATATACACCATCAGAGATTCCATATTTTGAATATGATGTAGAAAAAATGTTAAAATGTGATTATGAATTAGTGATAGATGATTATGTGGTAGATATGCATACAAAGAGAGGTTCAATAGCGGGAAGAAATAGAAGAGATTTTGTTAGAGACGGATCTTATGTTACACCCGAAGCAGTGTTATTTAAAAATGAAGTATTTGAGTACATATATGCAAATCATAAATAATTATTTTATGCGCTCGCGCAAAAAAAATAAATAATAGATGCTAATTTGTTTTTTATTTATCTTCAATGAAGATAAAAAATAATATTTTTTATTCATATAAAACATGGACAGATATCAATTTAAAGATTATGTTAGACATATGGCAAAGATTGATTATGGTGAATTTAAAGAATATGTTTCTATGAGATCAGTTTACAATGGTACAATAAGACCAGAATTTAAAGAATTTGTTGGTGGAAATAATAATATAAACAGAAATTTTTATGAATTTAGAGATCATCTAGGAAGCAGATATTATACAATAGTTGGTGTAGATAACATTGGTAGAATTAAGAGACCAGATTTCTTATATTAAAATTATTAACATGTTTACTAAACACGTTTGATATCATTTTAAAGCTAAATAGTTATCCGTTAGCATAACAATTATATGAAAAATATTACCTGCTATCATTTGATCCACATCGTCTAACAAATGAAGTTTATAATTTTTCAAAATATATTTCAATTTCGTCTCCATATCTGTAAAAACAATAAGATCGGAATATATTGATGTATTTTTGTATTCTTTATAATGCTCATTATTATTAATATATACACTTATATTATACAGCCCACCATGATCATAAAATCTAAAATTATCGAAAAGGGTCCCAAAATTTACTAAATCACCATTCAATTTTTTCGTAATATATAATGATTTGTAACAACCACCATATAATGACACGCGTAATAATTTTATACTAGTGTAAATTTCTTCATTTACACTTACATAATAATCTCTATTTTCTTTTACAACAAAATGAATTTTAAGATTATTTTTATTGATATATTTATCTATATTTGAATAAGGAATAGTATATTCTTCAAAATGTTCGATATTGATATAGCAAAATTGAGATAGATGAAATATTTCAGAAACAGTTTTTTCCAATTTATTTCTCTTTACATCATCTTTTAATAGTATTGATGATATATAGTCGAAACACAAATCAACATAATAATAATCCTCGAACATGTATGAATAAACAATATTTTGTTTAAGACAAACAAATAATAAAATATTAATTTTTTTCAAATAAAATGTCTTGCTTTCCAAAAATTGAATTTGTTGGATGGAAGATATTTTTCAGAAACATCAGGATGTTGTTCATCCCAGAAAATGATTTCCATGCTAGTGATGACTCTAGTATAGTTTTAAATGAAAATGATCGATACAATATAGAAGAACCTCTAATAGATAGAAAATATAAAGAGTATTTATGGGGAGATAAATAGATTATATATTTAATTTTTATCTTAAGCACAAATTATATTTTAAAATATAGTGTCAAGATGGCCGAAACTTTTGCATTTCAAGCGGAGATTTCTCAATTGATGAGTTTAATCATCAATACATTTTATACAAACAAGGAAATATTTTTACGTGAACTAATTTCAAACTCATCGGATGCACTTGACAAAATAAGATACAATTCATTAACAAATCCTTCTCTCTTAAATACTGAGAAAGAATTATGTATAAAGATTATTCCAAACAAAGAAGAGAAAACTTTATCTATTATTGATACTGGTATTGGTATGACAAAAGCAGATTTGATAAACAATCTAGGAACAATTGCTAAGTCTGGTACTAAATCATTTATGGAAGCATTAAGTGCAGGTAGCGATATAAGTATGATTGGTCAATTTGGTGTTGGATTTTATTCTGCATATTTGGTAGCAAGTACTGTAAAGGTTATCACTAAACACAATGATGATGAACAATATATTTGGGAATCATCAGCAGGTGGATCATTTACTATTACACAAGATACATCCAATTCTAAGTTAACCCGTGGTACATGTATTCAACTTCACTTAAAAGATGATCAACTTTGTTATTTGGAGGAAAGTAAACTTAAAGAAATTATCAAAAAACATTCTGAATTTATTAGCTACCCAATTTCTCTCTACGTTACAAAAGAAGTGGAAGAAGAAGTATCTGATGATGAAAGCGATGATGAAAAGAAAGAGGAAGATGTTAAGGTTGAAGAGATTAAAGAAGATGTTAAGAAAACCAAAAAAATAAAGAAGACTGTTAATGAGTTGCAAGTCTTAAATTCAAATAAACCATTATGGATAAGAAATGCAAGTGATATAAGTCAGGGTGAATATGTTTCATTTTACAAAGCACTTACAAGTGATTGGGAAGAATACATGGCTGTAAAACATTTTTCAGTTGAAGGACAGATTGAATTCAAGTCATTATTGTTTATTCCCAGAAGGGCTCCCATGGAAATGTTTGATATGAAGAAGAGAAGTGGAAATATTAAATTGTATGTTAGACGTGTGTTTATTATGGATGATTGTAAAGATTTACTTCCTGAATATTTAAGTTTCGTTAAAGGAGTTGTTGATTCAGAGGATTTGCCATTGAACATATCCCGTGAAATGTTGCAACAAAACAATATTCTCAAGGTAATTAAGAAGAACATAGTTAAAAAATGTATCGAAATGTTCAATGACTTATCATCTGACAGTGAAAAATATGAGAAATTTTATGACAACTTTTCCAAAAACATTAAGCTAGGTATTCATGATGATGATAAGAACAGGGTAAAACTTTCAGAACTTTTGAGATTTAACACAACTAAATATGAGGATGTGATGGTATCATTGAAAGACTATGTTACAAGAATGAAACCTGAACAAAGTGATATTTACTATATAGCTGGTGAAAGTATTAAGAGTATATCCAAATCGCCAATTTTAGGAAAATTAAGAAGTAAAGGGTATGAGGTAATATATATGGTTGATCCACTTGATGAATATTTTATGCAAAAATTAACTGAATATGATGGAAAGAAATTCGTATCTATAACAAAAGAGGGTTTAAAACTTCCAGAATGTGATGAGGAGAAGGAGGTATTTGAAAGAAAAGTAAAGGAATATGAAGATTGTTGTAAAAAAATAAAAGACATACTTGGTAATTGTGTGGAGAATGTACGAGTATCAAATAATATCGTTGATTCACCATGTTATATAACAACCAGTCAATATGGTTTATCTGCAAATATGGAGAGAATAATGAAAGCACAGGCTGTAAAAGATAAATCGGTAAGTCAATATATGGCAGGTAAGAAAACATTTGAAATTAATCCATACAACAAAATTATACAACACATTAAAGCTAAACTAGATGAAGATGCAAACGATAAAACTGTTAAAGATTTAGTTTTATTTATGTACGAATCTACATTGCTAAACTCCGGCTTTACATTGGAGGATCCTCAAGATTTTTCGACTAAACTTTATAAATTTGTTAGTTTAGGATTATCAATTGATGAAGAAGATGAAAATCCAGAATTTGTAGTTAAGAACAGAATAGAAGATGTAGAGGAAAGTAAGATGGAAGAAGTTGATTGATCTGTTTATCAAGATTATATTGTATTACAATATAATAAAAATCATACATTTATGAACATATTAATTTTTAATATTTAAATATCCGTCTGATAACATTATGATGTTCCAATACAAATAACTTGAAGTTTCTTGCCTTATTTTAGACAATGACTGTAATTTATAATCAACAACGATATATTTATCACCTGTTATTGGATCAGACAATATTATATTTTTTTCATTTGAATCTTCGATCTTATATTGATCAATCTTTTTACGTCCATCATTGTTTTTATCATAATACATATGGATAAACTCATCACCACTAGCTGCATAATAATCAAAATATGTACCAAAGGTTAACGGCTTACCTCCCAAATTTTTTGAAAGAGTATATATATAATCATTATTTTTATACAATATAATGTTAACCATTGTATTATTATCAGATGTATCTGAATTTATGTATGAAATTACAATATAGTACTTTCTATCTTTTTTCAAAATAAAATATATGTAATCTGAATTACATGAGATTCCACTATTAGAATATTTAATTGTTAAATAAAACCTGTTAATATTTTCAATGGGAACAGCGAATTTTTTATTAGAACTATATCTATTTGTGGATATATGAAACATATCAGAAACTTTGTTGAGTAATCCGTTTTTCTTGATGTTCTTACATGTCAATAATGATATTATATACTCCATACATAAGTCCATACTGGATATGTATTTATCCATTTTATAATTAATATTAACACTTATTACTAAAAAATATTTTTAAAAATAAAATTAAAATTTTAATTCTAACATTCTTTGTAAGCGTTGTATATATGTATGAAATTTCAATTTGTGGATTGAAGTAGTACGAAAAAATACAGATAAATATATTCAAATGATGGGAAAAAATATTTTTTTTTGCGTAAAAAATAAAACATGGATAATCAAATTGTTGATAATTTCATTAAGTTAAACAAGCTCTCTTTAGATGTAAATGAGATCACTAATGATCCACATTTGCCAGAGATTGCAAATATATTTTCTGGAGGTGTTAAGAGTGAGTACAATGATAATAAGCTATTGTTAAGATATATGGGAATTTACAACGAAGTTTTATACAACTTTGACAAAGCAGAAAAAAATTATTTTAGAGCTATTTTCCTAGGTGACAAAGAGTCAATATATAGACTTGGATATTTATACCATTCAAATGACATGCTGGATAAGGCAAAAGAATATTATGGAAAAGTTAAACAGTATTATCCAGAATATGCAGATACATTATATAATCTTGCATTAATTTATGAAAAAGAAGGGAATTTAGACGAAGCTATAAACAAACACACGATTATAATTAAGATGAGATACAACAAGATTAATGATTCGAGAAATAATTTGGGTTTAATATATCAGAAAAAGAGTAAACCACAGTTAGCAATTAAATATTTCAACGATGCTATTCAAAATAATCATCTTGAAGCTATGGAAAATTTGGCATTATTTTATGATTCTACAAATAAAGACGATCTTGCCATAAAGGCGTATCTTAAAGCAATTGATAATGGAAGTGTGAAATCTCTGTACAATTTAGCACAGTTATATTTTGATCAGGGCCAGTGGGATCTGTCAGAGAAATATTTTAAATTATCAATTGAAAAGGGTGATACGTCGTCGTATAACAATTTAGGACTTCTTTATGAAGAGCAAGAAAAGATATCTTTGGCAAAAGAGAATTATACAAAAGGTGCTGAAAATGGAGATGTAAATTCAATGTATAATATAGCACTTATTTTTGATAGAGAAGATAATTTTAAACAAGCTGAAAAGTATTACAAAATGGCAGTGATGAAAAAATATGCAGATGCTGCATATAATCTGGCAGCTATGTACCAAAAATATAAATTAGATCAATTATCAACACATTATCTCTCAGTGTATGCTACTTTAAATAAGGATTAATGTGGTATAATCTTCAATATTTTAAAGTTTACAATGTAAACTTTAATAATGTATTCAAAGCTTTACAATACTTTGAAAATTATTTAATTTTATGTAAATCTGGTGTTACATTGACTACATCTGGTTAATTCTACAATACAGTCTTTACAGTGGTAATGAGCACATTCTGTTGGAATAAGAGTTTTTGTATCATAACATATGACACATTCATCTACTTTTGACAAAAATCTTATTTTGTTCTCATAACAATGAATCCTCCTCTTCTTTCTCATATTTTCTATTTTCATTCTAACGATGCCATTTTTAGTCTTAATTTTTTGTAAAACATGATATAGTTTTAATGAATTATGTTTATACATCTCTTCTATATATGTTAATGCGGAATCACAACCAGCCTCGTATGACATTAAATAATACTTTTCACTTAACACTTTTTTATTGAGGGTGTTATATAGCTTTCCTAGTTTACACATTGCATTTTTATTAGAATAAGGAGGTGATGCCGCCATTTTGTAATATTTTTCAGCTTCAACATTCATTTTCATTCCTTGATAGAGAGTTCCCAAGAAATACATTGATTTTTGATTTTTGTTATTTATGGAAAGTAAGTAATATGCAATTGCTAGATCCATTCTGTCTGTTTTTCTGTATATATTAGCAACATTATGCATTGATTTACTACAATTGTTATTTTCTATCTCATACTGATAATATTCGATACACTCATCATATTGTTCTAATTTGTTGAATAACCTAGCTATATGAAAATGTGGAATATTAAAATTATTTTTAATATTTGTAGATAAATTGTAATGTTCTTTAGCTTTATCAATATCGTCTAATTCAAAATGATAATATATACCAGCGTAGTAATTCAGAATATTGCTTTCTTCAGCAACATCATTTAAATTTATATTAATAAAGTTGCCGTTTATGACATCATGAATTTTTTTAATAATACTTTCATTATTGTGAATATGTACATCAAATAACCTAACAGAGTCTACTAAATTATGTGACTGTAAAAATTTGATGATGTTGTCTCTCATCTAATATTTTATATGATGTTTAATACTTATGAATGTTATAATATAAAAAATTTTTTGAAAAAATGAAAAAATAAACGTGTGCATTTTTACACCATCAATGATGACATATTAAACTTTAATTTTTAAATTATATTCTTTGACAACCTCATTTACATCTTCTTCTATATCCAGTTCATCTTTGTTATCTTTGTAATCTTTATAGTACTTATTAAAAACTGCTTCCAAAGTGTCTTTCTCAAAAACTTCTGGCGATATAACAGTGCATTTTAATAATCTTTTAAACAAATATTCATCTGACATAGAATAATTAAAAGATACATAAACATATTTTGTACCTTGTGATAAGAAATATATATCTCCATCTTCTGTGGTCAAAATGGCAAAAACAAGTGATGGTTTCCCCGCTTCTGAAAACAATGCTTTAACTATTCCCAAACTATGTACAAGTACATATTTTATATATTTACCTTCAGAATAACCATTAATGTCAACATCTAATATTCTCAAATTAGAAAGAAATGGATAAAATGATGTACATGTTATAAATTCATATTTTTCTGGTAAATCATCTAAAACTTTTTTTACCATACAACCAGTAACACCATCAATCAAAGTAACAATTTTATTCTCTTCATCATATGATTCAATCAAATGATTTTTGAAGTTACCTTCAATAATTGTTTTCAATAAATTTAATGTCATTAATATAAATATTATGAGATTTATGATAGTTTATAGTAATTTATATAACTATATTTATTCAACAATTTAAATAATTAATTATAAGTAAATTTTTATAATATAAATGTATGATCACAGTTTTTGTAAAAATATGCTAACATCCAATAAATACTTTAAAGATGAAAATAATGACACTCTTCTTCACATAATAGCATATAATGATTATTGTGATCTGTTGAATGAATTAACAAATGATAGAAATTATGATTTTAATTGTAAAAATTCATATAGTTGGACGCCGTTACATATTGCATGTCAAAATAATAATCATAATATGGTTAAGATGTTAATGTCGGAAGATCGTGTAAATATAGATGTAAATATATTCTTTTTTATATGTTTTAAAAAGTACAATGCTTCAATCGGAGAGATTATAAACTCTTCCAAGATGAATATAAATATTATGGACACTAATGGAAAAACATTATTATATTGTTCTTTGTTAAGCGGTAATTATGAAATGTTCAACATTCTTCTTGAAAAAGAAAATATATTAATAACTGAAGATTTGTTCACCATAGCGAAAAGTGACAGTTTAGAGAGATTATTGAAAAAAGCTCCATTGAATATAATACCACCAGCTTATAAAAAATTAATGGCATCTGATATCAGCTCTTTAATCATATTGTTGTGTGACAATTATTATAAAATTGTTAATGGTAAAGAGGAAACACATACCATATGAATGTTTTGTATATAATGATATTCCCAAAGGTAATATCTCGGATGTATACTAAAAACATGTTTGATATAATAGGTAAATCAGATATGTTCCACAATCATAATAAATGTGACACTAATTCGGCAAGATCAATCTACCTGATGATATCATGAATAAATCAGTAAGTAATATCATTATATTCAAATAATATATAATGTAAAATAAGATATAGTAATTGTAAAAAAATTTTTTTTTACGATTAAAACATTGACGAATATGGTCTCAACTTATGATACTGTTAACTTATACAACAATCTTAAAAATGTAGGAACTATTGATGATAACGATTATTCATATGCAAGAATTTTTGAATTAGGTGAAATGGGTGAGGTAGGTGAATTGGATATCATTGATTTTCCTCTAGATCCATCAATGAGTACTCTGAAGAAATTGGAGGAGTACAATAGTGATAAATATAGTGAAAGTGTGTATGATTCAGAAAAGAGAGAAGATGCTGCTTTATCCAGACTGAAAGAATATACATCCAAAAGTGATTACTCTAGCACTCTCATTGATTTATATTTGAAAATCAGAAAGAATTTGTTTGACAATGAGTTACCCGTGTCACAGCAAAGAACAATTTATATATTAGAAGTTTATACAAAATTATATCCAGGAAATCCCGTACCAGATGTAGAAAATCAAATTGTCGACATAGAAAATTATATCACTGATTTATCCACATTTGTTGTATATGCTGGTATGGATGAAAAATTATTGGATTATTACTTACTAGACATGGATATTAATTTATTGGGATATTACGACAACATTGTAAACAAGAATTCAGAATATAAATTATCAGATTTTTCAAATTTGAGACATTCTCTCAGTCACAGATATGATGTAAAAATGGCATATATGAGAGATATAGTTGATAGAGATTCAAAAGATTTGGGATATTTAAATTTGGAAGTTGATGTTACACAGTCTAGTGTTATAGATGAAGAATTACATTTAAAGCATTTAGAACTGGAAGATAGATTCATGATGTTACCCAATTATGATGATGACATAAAAATAATAAAATGTAATTATACAAATTATATTGATGACAGATATGATTTAAGACCTCTTGTTTATCTAGCATCCAAATATGAATATGATATATATGTTTATCCAGGGGAGCTAGGACCCAATGATATTGAGGAATATTTAGTCGAAACTCTTGAAAGTGTATGTAATGATCCACAATTTTTATTACACTATGCTGTAAAAAGAAGATGTGTTAATATGGCTACTTCAGTTGCTAAAGATATGGAAAAGAATGATAGATTTCTCACCAACAGCATTTCTTTAGAGGAACAGCTTCATGAATATATAAATGAAGAGAAATCATGGGATCCCAATTCTGATCTTGAAAAGAAATACAAAAAGTTGTTAAGAATTATTGAGAATCTGTATCACGTCTAGATATGTAAATGTACATATATTAAACAAAAAATTGTAAAAATTTTTTACAATTAAAACAGACCATGAGCAGTATAAAAATAACGAAGGACGGTACTCACGTTGAAAGAATAAATAAATGCTTTAATAAGAATGTAGACGAAATAAAGTCATGTGTCTGTGTATCCAGCAATATTTTAACTAGACCCGCTAATATGGAAGTAGCATGTTATATTTATAAAATGGTTTATTCAGAATATGGAGTGACCAGTGAAACATTACTATCATTAGAAAATAGATTATCCCCCAATTCATTTATACCTCCCAGCAGGGAAGAATATGAATTTTTGAGGTTAAACTACAACAAGAAGTTTAATTTGTATCCGGCCGCAATTGTATTAGCAAGAACAACAAGGGATATAAGCAGATCTGTCAAATTCTGTATTAAAAATAATTTACCATTTTGCATAAGATCGGGAGCACATGCATTTGAACCAGCAAGTATCATTCAATTTGGACTTATTATTGATATGCAAGAAATGAACAAAATTTTGAAAATAAGTGAAGAAGAGGTTGTGGCGCAAGTCGGAATTACTTTGGGTCCATTTGTAAACGAAATATCTAAGAGAAAACTTGCATTACCAGTCGGAACATGTCCTACCAATGGTTTAGGTGGATTTACGTTAGGTGGAGGTTTTGGACTGTTACAAAGAAAATATGGAATGTGTATTGATACTGTTAAATCTATCAAAATGGTCGATTATAAAGGTGATATTTTGATAGCATCTGAGAAGGAAAATTCTGATCTTTTCTTTGCATTAAGAGGTGCTGGAGGTAATAATTTTGGTGTTGTGACAGAAATAATATACAAACCTGTGTATTTACCTAAAGTTATTGCATTTAATATTAAATTCACGTTTGAAAAGGAGACATCCGTTAAAATCTTGGATACTTGGCAACATTGGTCATATAATATTCCCAGCAATATTACAACTGAATTAAAACTTCATAATAGTAAGCAACCAATATATGTAAATGGAATTATTGTATTAGAAGGAAGAGATCCAAGATGTGAAATAACAGAGCATCTAGCACCTTTATTAAACTTAAATTTACACTCTGAATTTTATTGGAAAGTTATGAATACAAATGAAATGTACAGATACTTATCAGAGGGTGGATATGCAAGACCATTCTTCTTCAATAATAAAGGAAACATATTCGAAGATTTTATGCCAAAGGAAGTATTGGAAATTTTGGTTGATGCCGCATCATCAATTGATGATAACAATATTTACAGCTTTATTGAGTTAAATACAATGGGTGGAAAAATTGCTGATGTTTCAAGTAATGATACAGCATTTTCATATAGAAATGCTAAATTTTGGGGATTATACTCAGCACTTTGGGATTTAGAAACAGAAGAGAAAGTTAATAACATTTGGATGAATTCGTTAACTGAAAAATTATCTAAATTTTATCCTCCAGAATCACCAAAATATGTTAATTTCTTAAATTTCGATTTGACAAGAGAACAAGCCCTTACAGCCTATTATGGAAACAATTTGGAAAGATTGAGAGAAATAAAAAAGAAATATGATCCACATAATGTGTTTAAATTTCAACAAAGTATTGTGTAAACAATATCATTGTTAAAATATCTAATAGATATTTTGCAATATTGGTTGTAAATCAAATGATATTTTTTAAATCTATTATATTATGACCGTTCCCTTCTTCATTTTTTATCATTACTTCATTAAATGTGTACATAAAATAACTTGAAAACAACATGTACATTGCACGATATAAAAAATATTGTATATTTAAGTCATGTAAAATTAGAATGGAATTGTTCATAAATATAACAATTATCCCATATATACCAAAACAAACATGATAAAAAACTATTAACATTGGCATATAACGTCTTACATATGCTGTGAAAAGTAAGAAGTAAGGATATAATGTTAGAATAAACATGTATGGAATTAAATTATCGTACGCACAACCATAATTTAATATTATATATGTGTCAATTATAGAGTGAGCATAACTTATTAGAAAATACAACTTGAATGATTCCTCAAAGTGGGAGGAGATGTACTGTTCAATATCCATGAAATTTATTTTTTTTGAAATGAATTTTTTAAGAATATCAAAATTATAAATTTGTTATATGAAAAATTTTTATATATAAAATATGACCAAAAATAGTAATGTTACAATATGTCTTGCAATGATTGTGAGAAATGAATCAAGTGTGATATTAAGATTGTTAAACAGTGTAATTGGCGTAGCTGATTATATATCAATCTGTGATACTGGGTCAATTGATAACACACCCGATCTAATTTATAATTTTGGGATTAAAAATAATATACCTACAAAAATACATACATATAAATATATTCCAGCTGATCCAAATGACCCAAATGATTGTATTGCTGATTATGAAAATAATGAGTCTTATAAACTTCCAAAATTTTTCTGTGTTAAAGAGGGTCCAAATAAGACTAGTCAATTATGGTATGCTAAAACTATGTTATATGAAGCTGAAAGAACTACATTTGTAAAAGAAGCACCCAGCCACATAACAAATAAGTTGGGGTTAAAGGGTAAATTGGAAACTCAATGGTTTGTTGATTTTGGAAAAAACAGGACAAATAGTGTTACTAAAGCACAAGAATCATTTCCACAATCAACATATATTTTATTGTTGGATGCAGATATGATATTGACTAAATCAAAAAATTTCGATAAACAATCGTTAAGAGAGGATAGTTATATGGTAAACCAGGGAAGCAGCCATTTAATTTATCCAAATTTGAGACTTATAAAGACATCAATAAAATGGGAATATAAATGTAGAACACATGAATATGTAACATCAGTTGGAATAGATGTAAATAAAATACTTCTCAAAACATTGGAGATAGATGATAGAAATGATGGTGGATGTAAAGCAGATAAATATGAAAGAGATATACTTTTATTAACATTGGATATCGAAGATGCTCCAAATGAACCTAGAGCATATTTCTATAGAGCAAACAGTTATAGAGCACTTTGTAAATATAAGGAGGCTATTGAAGATTATCTCAAGAGAACAAAACTAGGTGGATATGGTGAGGAAATTTGGTTCTCATATAGAATGATAGGTAAATGTTATGAATATATGGGAGATGAAAAATCTGCAGTATATTATTATTTAGAAGCATACAATTATGATTCATCTAGATTGGAAACATTAGGTGATCTTTCCAAATTTTATAGGGTCAGAGGAAAGAATAAATTAGCATATGATTTTGCAAAGAAAGGGTTACAAGAAAGACCAGCAACACTTCCTGAAAATAGATTGTTTTTAGAAACAGCATATTATAAAGAATACAATGATTTTCAATATGAGCTTAGTATAGCATCATATTATGTTGGAAAGAAAGCGGAGGGCTTGTTGGCATGTAAACATTTAGAAAAAGATCCAGAGAAGAAATATGAAGTGGAAAGAAACATGAAATTTTACATAAGTACAATGTAAAATTATTATGCAATAATATAAAAATATATCTTAAATGATTTTTTCTATTATAAATATGTATAAGCCATATAGCCAATTAGGACAAGACAAATATGTTATGAACACACTCTATCCTGGTAAAACTGATGGTTGGTTTGTAGAAGCAGGTGCTGCAGGTGGTGTTATTTTATCAAATACATTGGCATTAGAAGAAATTGGATGGAAAGGTTTATGTGTTGAACCGATTGATCATTTATATGATGAGTTAATTGTAAATAGAAAATGTTATACTGAAAAATTTGCATTATCCAATGTATCTGGAAATAAATTACAATTTAGAGTGGTAAAGGATAATATATATTTAAGCGGTATACAAGAACATATGGACATAAATAGATGTAAGGGAAATGATACTCTTGTTGAAGTAACAACATCTACATTAACAGATTTATTGGATAAACATAACATGCCTAACAAAATACAATATTTATCATTAGATATTGAAGGTGGAGAATACGTAGCAATACATGGTATAGATTGGGATAAATATAGTTTCGGAGTAATTAATATTGAACATAATTGGTCTAAAAACAGACCGTTAATAAGAAAATTTTTAGAGGATAAAGGGTATGTTTATCATAAAGAAGATGCATATGATGATTGGTACATTCACAAAGATGGACTTGATTCATTCAGATAATTTACATAGTTGATATGAATTATTAAATCTATTAGATCTAATAATATATTTTTTAATTATTCTAGATTGCAAACATTATCAGTTGATTTCAAAACAAATGGATGATTACTGGTAATTATTAATTTTATATTGTTATTCTCACATGTTTTCCTGATTATGTAATATAAATCCACAATCAAATCTTCTTGTAAATATGCTTCTATATTGTCCATCAAAAAGAAATTACCAAAATTATTTTCTTCTTTTAATAAATCACATTGTAGAACAAGAGTGTTAAGCAAAATTAACGTTGTATAGACTTTACAAAATCCAGTTCCCATATCGTTTATTTCCAATGTTTGCGGTTCAGGAAATTTTACCTCCGTAATCATAATTGAATAGTTTATTCCTTTTTTGTAATTACCATTAACCTCTATTTCAGTTACTGATGGAAATATACGACTTATTTGAGAGACAAATATACTCCATTGTTTATCGTTATTACATAGAATTTTACTATGTACCCGAATATTATGCATGTTGGATGTTATGTATTGAATAGACTCCTCAACTTTATCCGAAAATTGAAAGGATGTACTCATAAATCCCCACTTACATTTACTGTTAAATATTGTCAAATCCTTTATTCTTTTACTGATGAGATCCCTTTTCATTCTTACCCCTTCGTATACATAAAAAACACCATCAGAATGTAAAATAACTTCTTTGTCTATACTCTTGCATGTGAATGTGGCTGATTTTTCATCATCCACCCCACGAATAAAATGTTTATAATCAGTTGTATGCTTAAAAGAGGGATGAAATAATTTATCTGCCATGAATATCAAACTCATTGGAATGGGTTTAGAATGGTGTAAATATTGGTTGTAAGCAGTTACAAATAATATTATTGAATATAAAATTTGTGTCTTTCCAGCACCATTAGGCCCAGATATTATTAAAATATTTTTGTCAAGTGGAATAGTTGTTGAGTAATGTTTTTTGAAATTCTTTATTTCCATGTTTTATTTATAATTATAATTTATTATTCATCAATATATCATTGATATATAAATATTTTATGACTTATATTTTCTAATCATTCACAATATTTAAAATTATGGTAATGTGTCCGTTAACATTGCTGCCAACACTAATTCATGGCCAAATATTTCAGTTTTATCATTATATGCTTGTAATATACTCTCTTTTGTTATAGGCCCAATATCCCTACCATCATATCCTATAATGTGTAAATTTTTACCTGATCTATACATATCTTGTAATTTTTTGTATGCTTCAGTTTGTTCTACCAATGCTTTATAATAATAAACATAAAATGTTCTACTGGGAACATAATCATATATATTTCCATAATAATAACCTGCAATTGGATAACCGTGTGTTTTTGGAAGTGCTCTCCTATGTGGTTTTGGATCATTGTACATTTTAATTCTTCTCTGAAAAAATGAGGCTTTCAAATTCCCAAGTGTAATATGATCTCCATCAATTAAATCTTCTTTAAATATCTTTGAACCTTGCCAGTAATTTTCAAAAATGTTTATGTCTGCAGATTGATAACCATTTTGAAGATCTTTATAACCATGTTCAACATTACCATTTATTGGTTCTATTATTGTAAACGGTCCTAACTTCATTGGACTCAGATTCAAAAATATACTACGGGACGCACTTGTTACATTTATATTTTCATAACCGGGTATTCTTGGATGTGTTTTATCCCCTTCCCCAAATCTATTAGGAATCTTTCCAACTCTCACGCTCATGGAAATATTTTATGTTGAAAATTTAAAAATTTATTACAAATTTTTTGATATAAAGGGATTTTTTTACAAAGGGAACACAAATGGATGTTTTAGTCAATCCATGGACTCCATCAGATGAGTATGATTATATTAAATTAATTGACAAATTTGGAACAAACGCAATTGATGAAGAACTGATTAAAAGATTTGAAAATGTAACTGGTAAGCCAGCACATTATTTTTTGAAGAGGGGAATATTTTATTCACATCAGGATTTGGATTTAATATTGGATGAAAAAGAAGCTGGTAGACCAATTTATATTTACACTGGAAGGGGTCCCAGTTCTAAAACTATGCATCTGGGACACTTAATCCCATTCATTTTTACAAAATATCTCCAAGATGCTCTTGATGCATTTGTAATTATTCAATTATCAGATGATGAAAAATATTTTTTTGGAAAGGATAATAAATTAAAATTGGAAGAATATAATAAGCTGTGTAGAGAAAATGCAAAAGATATAATAGCATGTGGTTTTGATGTTAATAAAACATATATATTTTCAAATCTGGAGTCGATGGGTGGAAGTCTTTATAGAAATAATGCAATTATCATGAAAAATGTAAGTGGGAATGTTATAAACAATATTTATGGATTAAATTTATCAAATAATATAGGCCAGTTAACATGGCCATGTTTCCAATCTGGTCCCGCATTTAGTACAAGCTTTCCGGAAATATTCGGTGAAAAACCAATATATTCCCTGGTTCCAATGGCTATTGATCAAGCTCCATATTTTAGAATGTGTCGAGACGTACACAAGAAATTAGGCTGTCCTAAACCAGCTGTAATACATTCACAATTTTTGCCAAGTCTGGATAAACCAAACGGCAAAATGTCCTCATCTAACAATGTTATTTCCACAATATTTTTGGACACTAAGCCAGAAGATGTTCATAATATATTAAAAAGGCGTGCTTTTTCAGGAGCACCTGAGACATTAGAAGAATTAAGAAGTAAAGGAGCGGATCTGTCGGTAGATGTAAGTTATAAATATTTAACATATTTTATGGAAGATGAAGATATGTTGGGGGAAGTGGCTAGAAAATATTCATGTGGTGAGATGACAACTGGTGAAATAAAGAAAATAACAGCTGATGTTATATGCAAAATAATTGAGAATCACAATAGACATAAAAGTGGGGTGTCAGATGAGATTATTAATATGTTCTTTGACAATAATAAGAAATTCAAATAAATAATAATATACATTCATTGAATGTATATGCCATTTAATTTTGAGATAACCATCACATATCAAGAAAATAGCTGTAAATATACCTGATTCGAGTGGTTCTTCATCCACAATATAATCTGGATTAATATTTTAAAATTTTAAATATTATATAATGTATGTAATAAAACAAATATTTATTTACATAAATATATGAATATTCTCTCCTATATAAAATATAATAGAGATGTCCAAACTTGAGCTCATTAACAAATTTAAATATTCTTCAGTTTATCTGAAGGAGCCAAAGATTATATTTGATGTTATTGATATTCTAAACGGTAAAATAAGAAATGAGTACAAGAATAAAACATTATGTCATTGTGCTGCTTCATATTACAGTATTGGTGAAGAATATGAAAAAGCTGAAAAATATTATTTAATGTCATATTTGAATGGTAACAGATTTGATTTGTACAATTTGGGTATATTAAATCAATATTTTGGAAAGAATAATGAAGCTCTCAAATATTTTTTAGAATTAAAACCTTGTGACAAAGATATGTATAAAAAATCTTTGTTTAATATAGCTTCAATATATGATAGTATAAATGACTTCACAAATGCAGAAAAATACTATTTATTATCAATTGAGTCAGGAAGAGAGAAAGCAATTATTCCATTAGCAAAATTATATTCTAGATTTAATAAATATGAACTTGCTGAAAAATATTTTTCAAAAAAGAATGATATTGAGTCTTTGAGGGGGCTGGCACAACTTTATAAGAAGATGGATATGTTTGAACTATCCAAAAAATATTATATGGATGCTATCAAAAAAGGTTGTAATGTTTCAATACACGAATTAGCGATATTATATTTTGAACACAATAATTATGATAGATCTAAAAAATATTTCATCATGTCTAAAAATAATGGTAATTTGGATGCAGAACATTATTTAGGTGTCATATCTGTTTTAAAGAATGATTACGATGTGGCAATATATTATTTCATGAACAGTATAAAGAATGACAATATAGAGTCTATGTTCTGTTTGGGATTTTTGTACGATAATATGAATGATTATAAAAATGCTATTGTATATTACAAAAAGGCAGCGAAACTCAATCATGTTGAAGCTATCTACAATTTAGCAGGTATATATAATAAACATGATAATTATGAATTGGCAAAGAAATACTTGGATAAATATTACATATTGATAAAAAACAATGAAAATAAATGATCCACTAAAAAATGCATGTTTATGCAGGTGTACTAGCATATTATGAAAATTATATCTTATTTATACAAGAAGAGGATGTGGTTAACAGTAAAAAAGCAAATAAGTGGTCATTCCCGGGAGGTGGTCCAGATTCTGATGATCTAGCATTGGAAGCTGCTAGAGAATTTGATGAGGAAACTTATGGTATAGTGGCAAAAAGAGATATTATATATAATAAATTGAAAACATGTGAATATTATGACGATGGTAGAATTAGGATATATTATTTACCACTTAAAGATATTGCGGATGAAGACCACATTAGTGGCCTCAATAAAGTGTTTAACAATGTTTATTCATTTTTAAATAATAACTGTGTTAAATACAATGAATATAAAGCAATAATTTGTGAAAATGAGAAATATATACTTCTGGAAACAAAAGATTTGAACCTGTTTGAGATTAATTATATCTGTAATAATTTACATTTATTGAGAGTGGAGCTAAAAAAAGACTTACTTAAAATACTCAAATATATTTATAATCTCTGATTATCATATACATGAAAATTAATTATTAATTAATTTTATCATATTTAAATGGTGCTTATAAATGTTACTGATTCTGTTAGAAAAACAAATTATTACAATACTTTAATGAGATGGGAGGGTATGAAGGATAAAAATGTAACACAAGAATCTATGAGCGATAAAATAAATATTGAAATTGGAGTAGAAGATGAGTTCGTAATATTATATTTTGAAATTCAAGATAATTTTACAAATGTGATGAATAATAACGACGTCTACAATGTCTATGATCAATACGATTTATATAATATAATGTTAACTATTCATAATTTCTTCAATCCACTTGAAGATGGAAAAATAACATTTCCTTTTGAAATAGCATCGTTTTTGATAAAACATGGTTATAAGGAAAATTTTCTAAATGACACATATTATTTGGCGTTACTTTATGAAACAAAGGAAATTTATGACAGAGTTATGGAAGACGAATATTATAGAAATAATCCCGATTTACAACAAAAATTAATACATCTTAATAAGGACATATTGATAATAGATCCAAGCAATTTTTACAAATATAGTGATTACATAGTTTCAAAACATGATTTTATTTTTGGAGATGGGTTAACTGTCAAAGGAAAAATGGAAAACGAAGAGGTGAGTAAATTAAAGTTAAACACTTACAAGGAGGTGGTAAATATTCTTAAAAATGGAAATGGACATGATATACCGGGGTATGTAATTTTGAACATAATTAAAATAAAAGGTGTTGCAGTATGTGGTGATTTTGTCGACAGGTTAATAAATGGAAATAAAAATAGTGTATACAACATAGATATATACGTATATGGTGATGGTAAATTGGCAGATAAAGTTTACAGTATTATAGAATGTATACACAAAGCATATAACAACATTAATATTTATCAAGACGATGATGCAATAACCATATTATTATTATCTCCTTTCAGAATAATTAAAAAGAAATATAAAAGTATATCCAATATATTGATTGATTTTGACACAGATTCATCAGCATGTGCTTTATATTCTATCAATAATAAAATATGTGTCAGTTATTTACCACGGTACAAGTTTGCATTGGAACACAGATTTAATATTATAAATCCCTACAGAAGATCATCCACATATAATGAATATTTATTTAATAGTTGTTATGTAGGTTATGCAATATTTATTCCAGGTGCTATTCATAAAATTAATAATTATTTTGATGTGACTAAAAAGTTTCCACAGTATACATTACAAAATTTATTGTATCACATAATAATAAAAAAATTAAACATATATATGGAAAATGATCCCACTCCGGAATATCCAGTCTCAGTGACAAAGAATATATATAATGCATTTCAAAATAGAGGAGATGATATTGTCGTTGACTATACTTTTGCCAACAGATTAAAGAGAGAATTACCTCATTTGTTTACAAATGTTGATATACCAGCATATATGATGAGCAATGAAGTATTGGATATAGTGGAAAATTATTTACTTGAATATATAAATAGGGAGGGTACAAAATTTAATATTAATTCATTGGAACAAAGATTCAATATGTCATATAAAGCATTTGGATTTCATACATTAAGACATCTTCCTCATGTTTTAACTATTACAGGTGCTCTTGAAAATTGGAAAGATGGTACTGAAACGCACGATGTGGTAAATTACAGTTATTTATCAATTTATGACTTATCAAAGCGTGAACAGTTTAAGTTGGCGCAAGAAACAAATTAAAAAGTTTGCTCTACATACTTAAAAAAAATTAATTTAATTTTTTATCACTTCTTCGAATACACAATTTTTATTTCAAACGGGTTGTCATGTAGGTTAATACCAAAATTCAATAATATATCATCTCTATATACTCCGAGATATACAACATTTCCATCTACTATATTTGAATTGAAATAATCTATGCTACACGGTATTGGAAGGTCATATATATATTTTAAATCCATCCCTTTACCAAATTTAGTTTTTGATATAGTCTCATTTTTAATTGTTAATTTGTCAAGGTCATATATCCTTATATAAAATTTTGCAAAACATAATGGTTCATCTTCCATACGCTCTTGTAACAAATTATATATTCTCATCTTTTCATCTTCTTCATTTTTATTACAGTCAATCACTTCATCTTTTGGACATGCTAGTAGAGAATAGCATGTTGTGGTTAAGTCAAACTCATCTAATGGTTTTAATCCAAGGGTGTAAGTAATCCCATTAATAGACAAACATTTGTCTAATAATTTCTTATTTGAAATTCTGATACTATTTTCTTTTTTGTTATATCTATGTCCATTAACAATGTAGCTCTTCAAAGTAATACCGTTATTTTTCAACACACTTCTCAGTTCTTTATATTCTCCATAAAAGATTTCATAATAAACTCTCTTATGTTCATCTTTGAAAACTTTTATATCGTGTAAAGCGGTAAAGAATAATTGCTTGTCAACCACCATATCAATATTTTTGTGTATTTTTTTCATAAATTGTAACATGTAATTCTCATCCAAAAGTAAATAATCAAAACTGTATAAAATATTCCCATAATCATAACCAATTCCGAAATTTTTGACACATTCATTATATTTGTCAATATATTCTTCATTTATGTAATTCTTTCTTCTGTTGAAATATCTATCAAAATGTATAATGTAAATCATATTTAAACTTTGCACAAATATATCCTCACACATTGGTATAGTTATCTTGAATTTATTATGATATTTATTGTCAATGAATATGGTGTCCGATTTTCCAATTATAAAGAGTTTTTTGAAAAAGTCAAATAAGGATAGAATGAAAGTGTGACCCAGATATGTTTTATAATCATCTGATAATTCAGACTTGTATTCGATACAGATGTCAGTGTATTTTTTTTCAAGAAAATTAATATTAATCTCAGAGGTTATGTCCTTAATTGACTCATTTACAGAATATATCTTCTCTTCACTTTCCATATCCTCTTTCTCTTTTCCTTTATTATTTATTTTATATTAATTAAAATTCATTTAAGAGTGTATTTTTAAATATACATTGTATATTTATATTTATGTTTACATTTTACTTATCTTTTCAGTCTCTTAAAATAATTAACTTGAGATTCTTTTAAACTATCATAGGTAAAATTTTCATTGTTCCTGAGCTCTACTGTAAATCTTTCTCTACCACTATTATCTATGTGTGATGTAACTTTTATAACTTTGTACTCCGTATGATCATCAATATTGAAAATTTTATTATTCATCGTTTGTGTATATAATTGTATATTTTTATTTGAAAATTAAAAATATTCATTGTAAATTTTATAACATTACATTCATATAGGAATATATTGAATATTCTTATACACATAAGTTGAATCAACTTATGTGTTTACTTTGTTCTATATAACTTTGCATAGAACGTTTTATTTTCGGTGAACCATAATATACCATATGAATATGATATTTTACCATTAACCTTAACATTATCTTCATATAGCTTAATATTAAAATCGTAAATCCATTTTATAACATTATTTAAACCGTTTGTATTATCATAACTTATAATTGTTTTTTTGACCGCTACACATTTATCATAATCATGTGAATTTACATGACATTTGCTAATATCATTATAATTCAAAAAATCAGTCAATATATCTTTATTATCAATGGAACATCTCAACAATATGTTGTTCTCAGTAAATATATCAATTAAATTAACAATCCTTAAAAACATGTCACTGGACCCACTATAAATAGATGAAATAGCCATTCGTATAATGTACATCTTCTCCGTAATGTGTATCTCTTTCTTACAGATACTACCATCGTCTATTCCCTCATGAACATAATCAAAATATTCTTTAATATACATTCTTTTAATGTAATTTGTTTGTGTGTTAAATATTTTATGATTACTACAGAAATTATAATGTATATCATAATCATTATAAAATTCATTATTGTATGTAGTTAAAACTTTGTGTAAAATGGGCAACAATTTATCTTTAATTGATACAATGTTACTATGATTTAATATTTTTAAAATGACTCTTAAAGGTAATAGTGGAACTAAGTTATCTCTTATATCATAATTACTGAATAAATCAATGAACTTGTGAATATTATTAACATTAATATATTTGATTACCTTCTCATAAGATGATATTGGTAATGATGTGAAGTTAATAAATTTAATATAGTCTATTATTTCCTCATCGGAAATTTTATTGTTTAGCACCAGGTGTAAAAATAATTTTCTACTATCACAATATTCACTTATGTTCAAATCAGGATATGTTGATACCAAATCACTGTAAAATGGAACACGTTTAATGTCTGTCATATCAAAAGTTATTTTGCATTCTATGTCCATAATATTAACTATTTTATAATGAAAAAAATAGATGAAAATAAATGAAAATATTTTTTTTATTGGTAGTTGTAAAATAAAAATAACTTTCAATATAAGGGACAATCTGATTAACGGGGTTGAAATGATGGATTATATGATATAAATAGAACGTAATTTTCTATAAGTATATCAGTTTCTGATCTACATTTAAAAGTAAACTCATCACCCACATTTGCTTCGACATAGTACTTCATAGTAAAGTTCATAGGTTCATCAACAGTGTAAATAGTACGTATTGTATTCAATTTTCCATATATGATAGCACTAGTAGTAAGTTTAACTGTCAATAAACCACTTGTTGCTAAATTGGAACATGCTATTGTTAAATCAAACATGTAATACCCATCTGCGTTTGCGGTGAAATTATAATTACTGTAATCATATGGGTGTATCATAAATTTTTTGATGTTTTTCAGTATAGATTTCTGAATTATCAGGATTCTTTTTCCTATTGCTTCTCTTCTCATGTTTTTCTATAAAATATTTGGTAGTGTACTCTTTGTATAATATCTTCTCCAGACATTTTGTTTTTGAAAAAATATTTTTTTTATCAATTTTTGTCAAATAAATTTATTATTAATTGTAATAATATCCTGGTGTGGAAGATATTAAAAAATTATCCGCTTCACCACATTATTATGTTGCATTCTTAAGGTAAAATGAATAATTTATATTTTTAATATAAAATAAAATTTCATCTTAAAGATGTTTAAAAATGTGTTTAAGAAGGGAAATTTAGAAGAAGTTAAAACATGTGTGAAAAATAAAAGATTTTATGTAGAGGACACTGATAATTATGGAAACACGTATATAGAAATAGCATGTTTAAATAATAATTTAAATGTGGTTGAGTACTTATTCCAAAACAAAAATACATTGTATAATACTAGCGCGGTGTGGAATGGGGTCATATTATTTAAATTATGTAAAATAGGGAATATTGACGCAATAAAGTTATTATTTAAATATAGTGATAAAATTAAAAATTATGAGAGGTGTATTAATCATGCATATAAGATAAATAACATGCATATGTTAGAATTATTATTAGAGAATGGTAAAAATCAGGATTATTACATTTTTGACAAATATCACAACCCTAAAGGAACAATATATCACTGTATTACAAATAATAATATTAACATAATAAATCTTCTCCTTAAGTATTATAAGAATATTAATAATTGTAGTGGAAATAGAAATACGCTATTACATATTGCATATAAAGAAAAATGTAATGATGATATTATAAATTTATTATTATTGAACGACAGGATAAATATTAACAAATTAGGTAGCAGTTCCGTTAACATGCTATCCATTTTATGTAACGATTTAAAATTAGAATATATTAAAATATTGCTTAAGCGTAATGATGTAGAATTATCAGATGTTAACTTAAATGATATTAATATGTTATTTGCAAAAATAGATATGTCGAAAAAGATAGAGCTTACGAGATTGATAGTTAATAATAAACATATTCGCGATTTTATTTTGGATAAAGTGAGAAACAATGGATTGTTTGTAACGGTATGTAAAAATAACCATGTTTACACAATGATCATAATTTTTAACATTTGTAAAATACCTATAAGTGATATTAAAACATGTGTTAATATATGTATTTTAAAAGATTATTGGAAATCTTTGAAAATGATATTGGAAAGATATCATGAAGATGTGATAAAAATTTTGAATCATGATTTGTTTATTGATAAATATAAACTGATGTTTTCAAAATATGATACAATTTCTACTCTTGCATTTTATAACATAATTAATGTATCTGATGAATATTGTGATAGATCTAATGATATCATAGTGAAGACTAAAGAAAGTGAAAAATATAAGGAATATTGGAATATGATTAAGGAAAAAAAAGCATCGGATATATTTGTATTAATTTTAAAACACGGAGACTGTTATTGAATCAATTATGATAAATAATTCACTGAATCATTTATAAATTACAATTTACAAATCATTACGTTTATTAATAAGATTTACAATATCATCATATGTTTCTAAATCATCTGCGTTATTTCTTATCCTGTACAGCGTATAAACATTCCATTTATTTACATCTTCTTCAATTGAAATTAAATATCTGACAATATTATAATGTTTGTTTTTACATGCTATATATAATGCCTTATCATTTTCTACATGAATATCAACCTTCTTTTCCACAAAAAATTTCAACATATCAATTTTACCACTTTCAGCACATAATAAAAAAGATGCTTCACAATATTTTTTAATTCTGTTAATAAAATTATAATTATGTTCTAAATATTTATTGTATAACATTTCAACAATTTCAACTGTACCATCTTCAACAGCTACATATAAATAATTATATAAATTATTATCTATAGTTCCTTTCTTTACATTCAACATTATATGATGATATTTTATTACTAATTCAACTATATCCACATCTTTTGATCTTATTGACATACACATGATATTATTTTTATCTCTACAATCAGAAATGAGACTGCATTGTACACCCTCTGAAAATATATTCTTTAACAATTCAATATTCTTCCTTTTAATAACATATTTGACACAAAACTCTGAAGACGAAAATTTATTTTTCTTACCATCTAAATATTTTATTAAATCCAAATTCCCATCTTCAGCAGATATTACATACATCATGCTTCTAAAAAATGGATAATATACCATTGCATCATAACGACTGTAAATACCATTTAAAATAGAATTTCCCTCCTCGTCAATATAATAAAACTTTAAAAGTTCAATATAACCGTTTACAGTGTTGTTTTTAACATCATCAGATACAAACCCTTTTTCTTTCAAAATATGCTCTTCCATTATGCTTTTTATCAATCTGAAATTAGTTTTATATGTGTGTTTCTCATTGATATACTTTATCCATTTTACATAATCTATTTCATCAACAATATTCCTCATATATGTGTAAAGTTCGAAATTATCATATTTAAATTTTTTATAAAGATTTATTCTGATCTGTTCTATAAAGTCTACATCTGCATATATCTTATGTAGAAGTTTAACAATATTTAAGGATCCATTTCCGACAGCAATACTTATTATTTCTTTTTTTCTTGTTATCACATCAACTCCTTTTTCTATTAAATATTCAATGATTTCAATGTTATCAATACAACATGCTAAATAAAGTAATTTACCATTGTCCATATTGAAATCACCACCATTTTCTACAAAGAATCTTAACATTTCGAGTTTGCCACAGTATACCGCGTTCATCAAAAATGATTTTTCATTGTAACTGTAAATTGAGTATTCGTTGTTATCGAAAAAATGTTTAACTATTTCTAAATTACCTGTGTGAACAGCATAATTTAAGTCAAATATTTTATCTCTTACATCAACAGTGGTGTAAACTTTTTTATTTATAAGATAATATTTATTTTTACCTCTTGTTAGAAGTGAACTCATACTGTTATTGTATGCATCAATCTTGCCTTTTTTAAGATCATCCAAATATGGATGAAATTCATCGATATGAAAATTATATAAATAAATAATATCGAACCTGAATTTGTCTGATATTGTATCATATTTCATTATTAAGTATTCATTCTGAAGATCGTTGAAATCATATTTTGAACTATCTTCTTTATTAAGACCGAAGAATTCACCTATCTCATATACCATGTTCAAAGTTTTAAAATTGTGTGTCAGGTAAAACTCTTTCACTTTACCGAATAAATTATGGACAATTGCTATATCATATGGAATATAAACAATGAATATTTGAAATATGTTCATATTTGTAAATACTTTGTTTATATTCTTAACATTCACATATTTTGCAGCAAGAGAAAATTGTCTATCGGGAGCACCAGCATAAATTAAAAAATTCATGTAAGATTCAAGTAATTCGTCTGTAAATTCATATTTTTTTTCTGTGTTCAATTGTTTATAAATATCCAACATGTTGACATTCAAAAAATCAGTAATACTCACATTTAAATCAATTTTCTTCATCGATTTTACAATATCAAGATCTTCTAATATATCATGTGGTTCAACATCTTGCGATATCTTCGAAATTGTTAATTCGATGCTTTTTATACTGTCTTTAATTTCATCATAATGTTTTATATTGATTTTATTTTCTAGATAGTCTGAAAGCAACTTATCTTCATATGTCTCTGTATTTAATATGTCCATAAGTGAATGTGATGTAATGTATGCTTAGTTAAATATCCAATCTTTATCTATCTGATACTCGATAAATTTTTACACTGTGAAAAATCATTTTTTGAGTTTCATATTTGGATTTCATTAGTGTGGTTTCAATATTTCATTATGAGAGTTTGAAAATATGTACGAATATACATGCTTATCGCTTACTTCTAATTATGTAACACGATATTACAATTACTATTATAATAACATGGTGAATGACGATGTATTATATTTTCTGCTATTTTTAATTCAGGAAATCAAAAAAAATTTTTCATGAAAAATTTATATTATAAATATGTTGTATTTATTGGAAAATAATTTATTAAAAATCATTAATAATAATATAGATAATAATTGTGTTAACATAAAATATATGTTTATCAATCAGGATAATGTAGTGATAATGTCATATTATTTTGACTGTGATACAATTAATGAGTTGGTGCACGTTGAAATGTACTATAAATCACCACACTTAATAGATATAAAATTTTCATATATAAATATCATTGACAAAAGTAAATATTTATTAATCGTAGAAGGGTCGGACGAGATCGGTCCCAATGGTTTTATAACAAAACTAGAAGAAATATATCCAATTCTTAAGATATTCGAGAAAAGGAAAATAAAAGAGATAAGAGACCTTTCCCTTCTATCAAATGAATATAAATTAATTGTCAATTTGAAAGACAAAGATTTTACTCCCCACAATACTATAGATGTTTCAAACAAAAAAATGGAAGCAGACCCTAACAATATTTACAATGTTCATTGGGAATTACCATGTATTGAATCATACTTGATAAAAAATTATTTCCTAACAGGAAATAAGAGTGAAATTACTGAAAGATTAAGGAAATATTTTACTGGGGCGAGAAATAGGGAAAACTTTTTATCCGGGTTTGTGCACGGAATGAATGACAATATGGATTATTACGATGTAGGTATCATATTATGGAACAATGCACTTAATGAAATAGCTAATAATAATCCTAATTATAATACATTAATTTCTGTCATTAGAGGTCATTCATGGATTGACATGTTTAAAAGATCTGATAAAATAGCGAAAAGCACTAAGAAATGGATAAAGAGTACTGATTTCAAGGGATTACATCCTGATGTAAAAAGTGATTTTAATATCACTATGTTATATATATATATATTGTTCTACAATTATGTAATCAATCATTGTCCAAATTAAATAGAAATTATTCGATAATCAATTTTTGATATATGTACAACTTTTATAATGAATCACAAACAATAAAGCCGAGATTGATAAAGGTTTCAATTTATAATTTTATCATCACATCATATCGTCTGTAATTTAATATAAAATATGTATGATATTTTAATTTTTTTAAATTAAAATAATAGGCATCTAAAACACTTATCACATAACCATATCATGATAAATAATAAAAAATATATTCTTTATCATAATTAATTAATATTAAATAATTTATTTAAAGGTTTATGAGATGATAATATTAAATCAATGATTTATTAATTATATAAAAAATAATTAGTATTTTACAAACTATTACACTTATTAATTTGACCAATAAGATTTACAATATCATCATATGTTTCTAAATCATCTGCATTATTTCTTATCCTATACAACATATAAATATTCCATTTACTTACATCTTCTTCAATTGAAATTAAATATCTGACAATGTTGTAATGTTTATTTTTGCATGCTATATATAAACCTTTGTCATTTTCAATGTGTATATCAACCTTCTTTTCCACAAAAAATTTCAACATATCAATTTTACCACTTTCAGCACATAATAAAAAAGATACTTCACAATATTTTTTAATTTTGTTGATCAAATTGTAACTATGTTCTAAATATTTATTGTATAACAACTCAACAATCTCGGCTGTTCCATCTTCAACTGCCACATACAAATAATTGTATAAATAATTATCTATAGTTTCCTTCTTCACATTCAGCATTATATGATGATATTTAATTACTAACTCAACTATACCCACATTTTTTGATCTTATTGACATACATATGACATTATCTTCATTTTTACAATCAAAATCGAGACTACATTGTACACCTTCTGAAAATATATATTTTAATAATTCGGTGTTTTTCTCCTTAATAATATGCTTGATATAAAATTCTGGGGAAGAAAATGGATATTTTCTACAACCTAAATATTTTATTAAATCCAAATTCCCATCTTCACCAGATATTACATACATCATGGTTCTAATTAATAAATAATATTTAATTTTATCATAAGTGATATAAATATTGTTCATTGTAGAATTTCCTTCTTTGTTGTTATAATAAAAATTTATAAGTTCATCATAACCATTCACAGTGTTGTTTTTAACGTCATCTGATACATATCCTCTTTCTTTCAAAATATGTTCCTCCATAATAAATTTTATCAATTTAAAATCAGATACACATGTGTATAATTCGGCGATACATCTCATGCATTTTATATAATCTATTTCTCCTATAATATTTCTAATATATTTATATAATTCAAAATTTTCATATCCAAACATATCATAAAAATTCCCCCTAATCAAGTTAACAAAATCATCATCTGCATATGTCTTATGTAAAAGTTTGACGATATTTAAGGATCCATTTTTGACAGAGGTGGTTATCACTTCTTTTTTCCTGGTTATTACATCAACTCCTTTTTCTATTAAATATTCAACAATTGTAAAATTGTCCACACAACATGCTAAATATAATAATTTTCCATTATCTACATTAAAATCTCCTCCATTTTCTACAAAGAATTTTAACATTTCAAGTTTACCACAATATACTGCGTTCATTAAAAATGATTTTTCATTATAACTGTAAATTGAATATTCATTGTTGTTAAAAAAGTGCTTAACTATTTCTAAGTTACCAGTATGAACAGCATAATTTAAATCTAATATTTTGTCCCTTACATCAACAATGGTATAGACTTTTCCATATATAAGATAATATTTATTTTTACCCTCTAGAAGAACAGATTTCATACTGTTGTTGTATGCTTCAATGTTATTTTTTTCAAGATAATCTAAACATGGATAAAAATCTTCTACGAGCATATTATATACATATAGAATATCAAATCTGAATTTTTCTGACATAGTGTTATATTCCATTACCAAATATTCATCTTGGAGGTCATTGAAATAATATTTTGAATTATCTTCCTTATTAAGATTGAAGAATTCATCTATCTCATATTTCATGTTCATGGTTTTAAAATTGTATGTCAGCCAAAATTCTTTTACTTTACCGAATAAATTATGAACTACCGCTACTTCATATGGAATATAAACTATAAATATTTGAAATATATTAGGATTTGTGAATATTTTGTTTATGTTCTTTTCATCCACATATTTTGTTGTTAAAGAAATATGTTCATCGGGAGCACCAACATAAATTAAGAAATCCATATATAATTCCAATAACTCGTCGGTAAATTCATAATTTTTTGTTGTACTCAATTGTCTATAAATATCCAACATGTTACTATCTAAAAAATCGGTAATATTCACATTTGGATCAATTTTTCTCATTGATTTTACAATATCAAGATCTTCAAATACATCATGTGATTGAATATTGTCGTTTTTAACATCTTCCTTTATTTTTGAAATAGTGAGATCAATAGATTTAATGCTGTCCTTATCGTCATCATGAATTTTTCCTTTGATATAAAATTTTATATAGTCTGAAAGTAACTTATCCTCGTATGATTCTGTTGATATTAATTCCATAAGTAATTATACTGTAATATATGCGTGATTAAGGTCCAATCTTTTCCTGTTTAATACTCAAGGATTTTTTGTACCACGAAAAATCATTTTTTGAGTTTCAAATTTGATATTTATCAACAATATTTAATATTTATCAACAATATTTAATGTTTCATCAAGATCATTTTAACATCTTGTAAACAATTAGTAGTATTAGAATATATTCGGATGTCTGTGATTGTCGCTTTCTTCTAACTGTAGAAATAATATTATTATTGTTATTTTAATGACATAGTAAAAACAATGTATTATATTTTCCGCTATTTTTAATTCTTAAAATTAAAAAAATTTAATCATGAAAAAATATGATATTATTCATAAATTATAATATATTTGCAACAAAAGATAACAATGTTCACCACGCAAACATAATATATATGTTTAATATTACAAACAATATAATAAGATTTGTATATAATATTTCGTATAGAAGATACTATGTGATAAGTGAAGAAGTAGAATATATTATTAAAACTATATGTTTTAATATATATCATTTAGAAAGTTCATCTTTTGAAATTTATCATAATACAAAAATATTTGTAGAATGTTTAATTTGTTATCAAGAGGAATTGAGAGCTAGTATGAGAAATACTAATTTACCTATTAATTTCACAGTTTTTACTAGATATTTTCCGTGTATCATACACCTTCTGATAACATCATGTTTTGTCGTAAAACATAACGGAAATAAAAAGTTGTATTACGCCATTTTTTTAATTTTTTAAATTAAAAAAATTTATAAATAAAATTTTATCAATAAAAAGTATGATAATATTTTTAAATAATAATTTGATAATTAGATATATAAATATTTATTGCATCGACATATTATGTATTGTCAATACTACAAATGGAGTTAAGTTATTGATGTACCGTGTATCACAAAAAAATAATTATACTTTATGTGAGAATGACTATATTATAGATCATGAGGATGTAAAACATATTATCGAAATAATACATTTCAAAATATGTAATGTATCGGAAGATTTTTCAAAAGTATATAATACCAGTATATGTGGATATTTTGCAATTACAAACGAATGTTCTCCAATAATAAATATTCCCCCTACTATTAAATATAAAAAATTAAAATGTTTATTAATAGTCGAAGGACCGGATGAGGTAGGGCAAAATGGATTCATCACAAAAATTGGGTACCATACACCCTATACTGAATATATATGAAGTAAGAAAGATAAAAACCATCACTAACATGTATATATTATCTAAAAAATATGATCTAATAATAAATTTAAAAGACAAGGACTTTCTTCCTCACGACATATCAGATATGTCAAATAAAATGATGGAGAAAGATCTTAATGGTATATATAATATCAATTGGGAACTACCATGTATAGAATCTTACTTGTTACTAGATTATATAAAAAAGAATGATAAAGTAAAAGTACATGATAGGCTGAAAAAATATTTCACAGGTGCTAAAAATAAAGGATATTATCTCTCTGGACTAAAAAACGCATTAAAAAATGTAAATTATATACCATATGGTAATTTTATGTGGAACAAAGCCTTAGATGAACTAGGTAAAGAAAATCCTGATTATAATATACTAATATCTGTCATCCGTGGACACTCATGGATTAATATGTTTAAGAGATCAGATAAATTAATGAAAAGTACCGACTTTGAAAATTTTGACCAAATTATAAAAGATCTTTTAAATATAACAATCAGGTACATATATTTCTTATATTATATACATAAATAGTAAATTGATTACATTTTAATCAATATTAGATAATTTATTTAATATTCAATTTCTATGTTTATGGTATATTTAAAACAAATGTAAAATTGTTTTATCATCAATTGTTGTGATGATAAAACATAAAATGTTAAATTATATTTTTAAAAGTAATGAGCATTTAATATATATCTTTATACAGGAAGTAATATCAGATGATGTAATATTTTATAAAATATATAGTGAATCATTATTCCCAATATATACAGATGTCCCAAATTTAAGTCTTGTTAATAAAAGCAAGTATCTGTTAATTGTGGATGAATTCGTGACGAAATTGGAGGAAATATATCCAATATTAAAAGTTTTTGATAAAAGGAAATTAAAAACTATAGGAGATGTTTCTTCATTATCAAATAATTATGAATTAATAATCAATCTGAAAGATAGAGATTTTATACCTCATAGCATGATTGATAGTTCTAATAAAAAGATAAAAAAGGACTCTAATAATATTTATAACATTCATTGGGAGTTACCAAGTATTGAATCGTACTTGATAAAGAACTATTTCTTAAAAGAAAATAAAAATAAAATTATAATGAGATCAAAAAAATATTACGTTGGTGTAAATAATAAAGAACATTTTTTAACTGGTTTTGTACATGAAATGAATGGAAACAATATTTATATTAACATAAAATATACGTTTGTGAATACTGATGGCATAATAATATTATCATATTATTTTAACCGTAATAAAGTAGATAATGTTATAGGTGATTTGATATATCATGAAATATATCACGAGGCTTTATTTCCAATGACATCTGATATTTTAGATTCGAATAATACCAATAAGGATAAGAATCTATTAATCGTAGAAGGATCAGACGAAATTGGCCCTAATGGATTTGTAACAAAATTAGAAAGGATATATCCAATACTTAAAATGTTTAAAAAAGTACTAACTCTGAAAAACTTGATCAAACTGTAAAAAAAATTTTTTATATGTGACAATCATTTTAACATTGAATAATTAATTTAAATTAAAAAATCTTACTTTAACATTCATTTTTATTCAAAATTAAATTTGACATCATAATATTTATTCCCAACATGTTAAAATCATCTGGAACATAATCTAATTTTTATTTACATCATGTATTTAGTGAAAGAATTTATTTGTGAAGATTCATACATAATTGACATGGATGAAATAGAAACATATCTTTATATTTTTCAAGAAAAGAAAAATGCTGAAGATCATAGAAACGAGTTACTATGTAACAAAATGAAAGAGGTGCTAGAGAATAACGATAAAATAATAGATGATGATCATAATATTATAGTCTACAATGGTGATGATCGCGAAGATATAGTGAACAAATATTTTGAAATACATGAATATAATTATATATTGTTAAAATGTTTAGCAGATGAATTATTCCAAGGTGATGTCGTGAAATACATATACAAAGTTGAGATTGAAGAATTGGACTTCAGCGACTAGTTCATACAAAAAATTAATTTATAATTAATTTGTAATTAATAACCAATATTTGTCATAAGTAAAAATATGTAAAAAAAATATTTATTATTAATTTCTAGTTAATTATAAACAAGCGTCATGTGGAGTTATATAACATGGTTATTTGGTTACGATTATTCAGATAAATCCAACAATGATTTATCTGAAAATGTGAATGATGTCAGCAATCCTTTGTTGGAATCTATATTGAAAAAGAAAAATAATTTAAAGCCAGTTACAAATCAGAATATATATATCGATGCATTGAGAGAGGATGTAATTAACGCAAAGAAAAATCTCAAAAGTACATCTTCTGATGTTGAAGACAAAGATAACACATCATCTAAAGAACATGAGGAGTTTGTGAATAATCTAATTGAGATGAAATCCAAACTCAAGAACAGAAGTAGAAGTATGTAAATATGTAGTTTAAAAGCAAACAAATTATTAATTTGTTTGCTAATCTGTGAAGGCTTTTATTTTATCATTGTTTTTATAAAGCATTTGAACAGTAATCTGAAAATCATCTCTTTCTCATATGTGATATAGCTATGTCGCAATATATGTCTGTATAGATACAAAACACACAACAATTTAAAAATGTCGACCATCATTTATTTTTATAGCGCATATATTGATTTATGATAAATTAATCTACATTTGGTTTATATCATTAAGAATAGAATTAAAGAAATTACTACCCCCTGTCATCACTAACGTAACTCCATTGCTACTGTCATTTTCATCATATAATATTTCTCTATATCTGGTATAATCTCTACTGTCATTGTCTCTAACTCTATCCAACATATTCATGGTGTTACTTCTCCTATTCAACAGAATTCTGTCATATAAAATTTGATATATACTATATTTACATCTACCATATTTTGCAGTATTGTCATTATAATCAATAACAAGTTTATTTTGATAACCAATCATACCTGTCAATTTACCTACCATATCATATCCGTTCAAATCTATACACCACACTTTAATTTTGTTTGTTATCTTACCATCATCATATATTTCCATCTTACAGCTTAAAGACGGTGTTATATATAATGGATAAAAAAAATCAAATGCATCTACAGGTAACCATATATTATTTATACATATATTAATATTATTGGGAAATTGAAATATAAATACATCATCTACTAATGGAAATTCAAGTTCTTTCTCATATATAATCCACGTGTTTGGTTCAACAATATTTATATCATTGTCTACTTTACAAGAAATATTTGGGACATACATTGGACACTTTTAAATGGTTATTATTTCATAAATTAAAATTATTTTTTTTAACTTCCTAAAGATGGATCAATTAAATTTTGAAATGGAGAGTATAGATCTCCTCGAAGATTATGGTGATTTAGAAGAAGCTGACGATCAATACATAGATGATAGAGGTTACTCAGACAAGGACTTTTATTATCATGGTACTTCAGAACCAACAATTTTCGTGGGAGGTGTCATCGTTCCGGTAAATACAAATTTAGAAACCACCGAATATGACCCTTATACAATCCAGCAATATGAAATACAGAAAGATAATATTGAAGTAGAAGAAAAATTTTTGCCAACTACAACAGATTCAGGAATACCAGAAGGAGATATTCAAATTTCTGATCTCTTTGGTGATTATCCAGATTTGAGTGAAAAATATTTCAATTCATATATTCAAAGAAAACAAGAATTTTTGGAAAATAAAGCTCAGATAAAGGAAAGTGTACCAAAAATAGGTAAACCATATAAAAGACAAAAATATGTTGCTAATTACTATATGCATTATAAGAAAGGTCTGATCGTTGATGATCCAGGTACAGGTAAAACATGTTTATTCGCGCAAATAGCAGAAGCATACAAATATATGCGTCAACAAAATCCAAACGATCCATCTGCTATAGACAAGACGATTATTCTATGTAAGAGTAAGACACAGGCAATGAGTATAATAGATCAAATATATTGCAGATGTACAAACAAAGTGTACGAAACTCCTGATATTTTACATGCTAGTGATGAAAAGAAAGTAAAAGCAGCTATAAGAAAATCCATTAAGAGATGGTATTCAGTTTATACATATGGAGCATTTCTAAGTTTTTTGAATAAAATAACATCCAAAGATGTCGTTAAAAAATTCCTGAGTAACAAAATTATTGTATGTGATGAGGCACATAATATTGTGACAATGAAAGATATTGTTAAAGGTTCTACAGATATACCTATCAGTGATTTTGAAGATTTTCGAGATTATGCAGATTATACAGATGAAAATGTATATAATATCCCAGAAGGATATAGCGAAACAAACACATATGATGAAAAGAAACTTACAAACTACAAGTCATATCATGATTACTTTCATATGGGGAGCAATAATATAATTTTACTTTTCACCGCCACTCCTATTATGAACAATATAACAGAGTTTGTCCTTCTAATGAATTTAATATTACCATTGGACAATCAGATGCCACAGTATCCTGCACATGAGTTAAGAAACATTGAATTTGAAACTATTGAAAAATATTTAAGAGGTAAGGTATCATGGGTTAGAGCATTGGATACAAGCACTGTAAGTATTCTTCAAACAAATGAAGGTTCAGATGAAATTATGAGCAGATTATACGGTGAAGATATGCATGGTAAATTATATAGGTCGAACAGAATATCCAGTTTAAATCAAGATGAGGATTTAATAGACTACAATGATGGGAACAATATTTTAAGTGGAACATTTTATGTCTGCGGTATATCAGATTTCCAATATGATATTTATCTGAGACAAATTGGAGCTAAAGGTGTTTTTGTGAAAGAATCACAAGCTTTAGATTTAGTCTATCCTGATGGTTCAATTGGTAAAGCAGGACTTGACAAGTATTACGAAATGAGACCAACTAGGATGAACGAGAAGGGAAATCCTATAGGACCTGTTCATAGAAGACTCAAAAACAATCCTGATGGTAATCTTCTTGCTGAGTATTTCTCAGATCTTGACAAATTAAAGATAATTTCCAGTAAAGCATATGAAATGGTAAATATTTGTCTGAGTTCATGGGCCGAATCAGATGTAAATGTACCCGATGATAAAGGTATAGTTTTTATTTACATACCAGGGGTAAATGGATCAGGAGCAATTGATTTAGCAACTATATTAACATATCATGGTTATGAATTATTTACAAATACTTCGGGTCTATTCCAAAAATCAGTGGGTGGAGTGAGTGCATGTCCATCAATGTCTACATTTACATCAAATTCGGAAAGAGAAGGAATTGAAAAAAGAAAGAGAGTGGCTTTATTTACTACATCGACATCTTTGCAATCTCAAGCAATTTTTGATACTTTAAATTCAAGAGAGAACAGATATGGTAGATATTTGCAAGTATTAATTGTTTCTGAAATTGGTGAAGAAGGGATCAATGTATATAATGCTGTAAAATATATCAATTTTTCACCAAGTTGGAATCCAGCCAGGAAGAAACAATCTGAAAGAAGAATATTTAGGGCTGTTTCGCATGAGGATAGATTAAAAGATTTAAGAAATAGATTCATGGCAAATGGACTAGATCCTAATAAAGCAGTTTTTCCAGTTAAAGTTTACTACATGGTGGGTGTATATTTTGGAAATGAAGAATTAGGCAGATCCTCAAATTTTAACACTATTGATGTTCTTAAACATTCATTGATTGAAAGTAAATCTAAAGATGAAAAGATTATTCAAAGACACATTAAAAGGGCAGATTTTGCATGTCAAATTAATTACTCGAGAAATGTTAGAGCAACAGATGTAGATTTCAGCGAAGAGTGTGATTATCAATTATGTAATTATGATTGTTCTGGTATCGATATAGAATTGATGAAAAGCATTGATTGGAAAACGAAGTTAATGTATTTTTCAAAGGAAGAGACAGAAGAGGCAGAAGTACAAATTAAGAATCTGTTTAAAAGAAACAGCTCTTTACATGTTAAGAAAATTATCGATATTATTGGAAGAACAAAACCTGTATTTGTTTACATGGCATTGGATAAAATGTTAAGAGAAAATAAAGCAATTATTGATAAGTTTGGATTCAGAACATATTTGAGAATTGAAGGAGATATTGTATATTTAGACAAGGATGAATTTTCTTCAAATGGATTTGCAGATAATGTTGTATATACTGAAAATATTGTTGGTGTACAAAATCAAAAGAGAAACATATTCCAAGAATATAGTTATAACAAAGTCTTTGCAGATGACCAAAGAAATATATTTGATCTAATTAAGATGGATGTTGATGATCCAAACTTCATGTTTAGATTTAAATCATTGGCCTTTATAAGCAAGGTTATGTTAATTGAAGCTATTTTATATAATACTCTAAGCAGTGGGGTGAGTAATCCATTTAATAATAAAATTATATCTGAACATAGTAATGTTATATTTAAAGTACATGAACCCATTTCAATGTTGAAAGTGAAAGAGCATGAAATAAATACAACCATAACTAGAAGGGGAAGAAGACCACAATCTGAAAAAGCAACAAAGGTAAAAAAAATAGACTCTGATTTTGAAATTCCATCTGATACTAATGGGGAAATAGTATATCTTCACAATATTTTAGCATTTGCACCTAAAAAGACAGAATATGGATCTGTAAGCAAATATCAAAAAGCAGAAGGTAGAATACGTATATTGAAATTGTCAGAAGGAATTGGATGGAGAGATGTAAATGAAGCAGAATTTGATGTATACAATAAGCTTATACAAAAAATAATTAAAAATATAGAATCCTATTATGAAAGATTTAAAATTTATGGCATAATGTTACCTTTTAGCGATGCATTTTCAATAAGAGATTTGATCAGTTCACCAAAGAATAAAGGAAGGGTATGTAAAACACTGAAGAAACATGAATTAATAGATATTATATATAAACTGGGAATCAGAACAGAATTTCCATTGGAGGACATGTACACTATGAGACAATTCTTGAGCCATGCATTAGCGAATGAAGGATCAAATGTTTTTAATCCAAGTATATATCCAGATGAAAGAATTGAAGTATATTATCAATGGATTAAGCCAAACTACGGTATTGATGCTATATGTAACTCTTTAAAGAGATTTTTTGAGGAAAATGGAAGAATGTTTACAGGAAGAATTCCAAGAGACATACAAATGCGTGCAAGACAACCTGAGGTTATTAATGTTGAAGAAAATGAAGAGGAAGGAGATGAAGAAGAAGAGGGTGAATATGGAGATGAAGAAGATGAAGAATAAATTGTTTTTTTTAATATTAAATTTTCACTAAAAAATTAATAGCAATGGCTTCTGAAGATAAATCGATAAAACAAATGCAAGATGAGCACCTTGAAAAAATGATAAACATATTGGAAGGTGGACCACAAATTATTAATGATTCTACTGATGGAGGTTTGTCTGAGGATGCTCTATATTTAATCAACAATTCCACTGCTGGGGGAATGCTTAGGGGTAACTCATATTTTATTAATAGTTTATGTGTTAGAAACATAAGTAAAGATGAACCCATTATCATAAATCCAGGTGAGTCGGCATTAATGAATATGTGGAGTAAGTTAGGGATTTCAAATTATTGGGAAGAGGAAGATGAAAATGAAGACAGTGATAATGAAAAGTTGGAGACTAGCGTAAAAAAATTCAGATGTACTTAAAAGATATTTTAAATATATGTAATGTTATGACATCTTTGATAAAGAGTATTAATAACCTTCCAATGGAAGATTATTTTAAAAAAATAAAAAATATTTTCCTTATAATAAAAATGTCTTCCCAAGCAAAAGAAGCTTTACGACTATTTCCCGATCAAGTGCCACATTATAACAAGATCAGGAATATATTGGATGTTAATTCATATTATATTGATAATTCCGCCACTGGTTCAGGTAAAACATTTGTCACTATCAAGATTGCTTTAGATTTAGGTTTGCCAGTTATTGTTTTAACACCTTCTCATACATCTTCAGAGCTTGTCTGGTTACCAGTTTTAACAAAGAATGGTGTAAATGTGTACGATGACGTTAATGATAAACCTATTGTCATACCATACACACAATTAATATCTAAAGGTCATAGTCAACCAAAGAATGGTTTACTCACAAAGTTTGAAGTTACAAAAATTGAAACAAAAGCTGGCAAGGAAAAGGTAACCACTGAGGTTGTATTTGAGCCAAGCCAATATTTGATTGATATAATTGATACTGGTTGTTTAGTTATCTTTGATGAGGTTCATAAAGCAAAGAATAAAGGTACTATGACCAATAAGGCTGTTACCCAAATTGTGAAATTGGTAACTGACAGATTTAAAATGGGTGGTAGATCTAGAGTAGCATTTTTATCTGCAACTATGGTGAGTAAAATGGATCACATTGCTACATTCTTGAGCACATCGGGTATCGTCGACGAAGATAGATTGTCAGAATATGTCAGATCTGAAAGTAGATATATTTATCCAGGTGTATATGAACTAGTAGAAGAAGGTGAAAGATTAAATCCTGATGAGTCTGAAAATTACATAAGAATATATGGAGATATAGACAATAATCAATATAAACAGAAAGAGACCATTGACTATGCAGCACTATACTTTATGGATGTTTTAATGCCGGTCGTGTCCAGTACTATGTCTCTTCCAGATGAATTTTACGAAAATGCTGAGCAAAATATTCATAATTTATTTTTACCTTTGGATGATACTAACAAGGTTCACATTGGTTCTACATATGTAAGTGCTGAAAATTCACAAACTGGTGAAGCTTTCCTTTACGAAAGATATGGAAGTGACAAAATTTTGTACGATGAAGCATTGAACGAACTTGAAAATGTTATTGCATCTTATGAAAGAGATAGAAGAGAGAAATTTGCATTGACAATTCCTCTCCAAAAGTTACAACTCGCTAAAGTTAATTCCGTGGTAAAGGAAGTAGATATTATGTTCCAAAGCAAATATTATGATGAAAATGGTGTGGAAGTGTATCCAAAAGTTGTCATCTATTCTAAATTTAATAACACCATTCGCGAATTGGAAAGAAGATTGTACAAATATAATCCAAGAGTCATTACTGGTGCATTGAAAGAAACTCAAAGAATTCCAATTTTCAGAGAATTCCAAGCTCCAAACAATAACATAAGACTTTTGATTATCAACACAAAAATCACATCCGAGAGTATAAGTTTGAATGATACTACAGGTAGATTTCCAAGAATAGCCTTCATCATGAGTGATTTTGAACTAACAAATCAAATCCAAATTTTTGGTAGATTTTTCAGAAGAGGAAGTGTTGGTGGCAGCTCATGTTATATTGTTTATGGTAATTCTGATCATGGAAGAGAAGACAGAATTATTGGTTCTATAGGTAGAAGTATTAGTGTGGTCAAAGAATTTAATAAAGAACAAGGAAGAGATTTAAGATTACCAGAAGATGAGATAATACTCAGTGATATTGAGCCAATTGGTCCTGAAGGATATACTATTGTAAAAGGTGTTCCAACAATAAATTACTTACCACCAATTGTTCCAACAGAATTTGAAAATGAAGATGAAGAAGAGGATGTTGCAGAAGATTCCAGTACTGGTAGCTCCACACTTAGCCCCACTTCACCACTGAGATTAGTATCTTCTTCTCCATCTACTCCTAAAAAAGGAAGAGGTAGACCAAGGAAGGTAAAAGAATCACCAGTGAGCTCTGGATCATCCCCCAATCCTATACTTTCTCAAACTTCATACACACCACCTTTGACTGGGGAATTACGTCATTTAAATACACCTAAACAACCTGCATTTGTCCCACAACCAACATCTATTTCACAAAATAGACCACAGCCAGTGCCTATATATACTCCACCTCTTAATACACAACAACCTGTATATACCCCACCTCTTAACGTACAAAAACCTGTATATACCCCACCTCTTAACGTACAAAAACCTGTGTATACCCCACCACTTAATGTGGGTCAACCTGTGTATAGTCCAAAAATAACCGGCCTTCCGCCCGCAAATGTGCAACAACCTGTACATAGTCCAAAAATAACTGACATTCCACCTGTGAATATGCAACAACCTGTCAATGTGGATCAACCTGTACATAGTCCAAAAATAACCGGCCTTCCACCTGCTAATGTGGGTCAACCTGTATATAAACCACAGGTAAGTAATCTTCCACCTGTATATTCACCTAAAATAACTGGTCTTCCACCTGTTAACGTGGGTCAACCTGTATATAAACCACAAGTAAGTAATCTTCCACCTGTAAATGTGCAACAACCCGTATATAGACCACATGTAACTGGTCTTCCACCTGTAAATGTACAACAACCTGCATATTCACCTAAAGTAACTGGTCTTCCACCTGTAAATGTGCAACAACCCGTATATAGACCACAAGTAACTGGTCTTCCTCCTGTAAATGTACAACAACCTGTGTATTCACCTAAAGTAATTGGTCTTCCTCCTGTAAATGTACAACAACCTGTGTATTCACCTAAAGTAACTGGTCTTCCTCCTGTGAGTGTGCAACAGCCCGTATATTCACCTAAAATAACTGGTCTTCCACCTACCGGTGCAAAACAACCTGGATACAATCCACCAGTTTATACACCTCCTTTAAATATGCAAAGAACTGCCAATATTCCACAAGTTGGTGGTAGACCACCTGTCCTCGGACAACAATCTAGCAGCTCTCCACATTCTCAATATACACCACAATATGTTAACACACCTCAAACTCATGGACAAGTGTCATCTATATTTAGACCATCATATGGCCCTACACGTCAAGGAGGATTACCCGCTGTAAATAGTCCTCAACAAAACATAAATGATAGATTTAATGCATTGTCAATAAATCAAAATAAATGAAATAATCTACAGTGATTGATAAATTTCCATTGGAAATTTATTGTAAACCATCCACTAAAAATTTATTCTAAATATTCATTAGTAACAAAAAGGCATGGAGGGTGAATGCAGACCTAATATATTAATAATTTTAGTTGATGAATTCAGGTATCCCGTGATATATGAATCAAACGAAATGAAAGAGTTTACGAGAAACTTTTCTGCCTTTTCTGAGTTGAGGAATGAGGGTTTAAAATTGGAAAAACATTATGTTGCTAGCACTGCATGTTCTCCAAGTCGTACAAGTTTATACACTGGTCAGTATCCGTCTTTACATGGTGTATCTTCAACGGCTGGTGCAGCAAAAGGATCATACGATCCCGATATGTTTTGGCTTGATCCACAAAATATACCAACACTTGGTCATATGTTTATGGAAAATGGTTATGATACTTATTGGGTCGGTAAGTGGCATGCATCTGAGGCAGACATAACAACTCCTGGCACTCGCGATGCATTGGTTTCATACAATTCCGATGGAAGTCCAAATGTTGAAAAAATTGACATGTATTTGAAATCAAATAGATTGGAACCTTGGGGATTTAAATATTGGGTTGGACCTGAACCACACGGTCCCAGTCCACTAAATACAGGAGATTCTGCAAAAGATGCAAGTGGAAGAGATGATTTTTATGCTGAACAAGCTGAAAAATTATTAATGAGCTTGTGTAAAAGTGATTCTAAAAAACCATGGTTGGCTGTTGTTTCATTTGTTAATCCACATGATATCGCACTTTATGGTTTTCAATCAAGAGCATCTGGTAAGTTTGATTTTTCAGTTGATCCATCTGTTCCAGAAAAAGTATATGATGAAAAATTGTTCAATTTGACCTTAAACGATGATTTAAATAAAAAACCATCTGCACAAAAATCATACCAAGAAGTATATAAATATTGGTTTCCAGTTATAATTGAAGCAAATGAATATTATAGAGTGTATTACAATCTTCAAAGAAAAGTAAATATACAAGTGCAAAGAGTATTGGACGCATTGAAAAAATACAAATTTACAAATACTATAACAGTCTGCACATCAGATCATGGTGATCTCTTGGGATCTCATGGTTATATGCATCAAAAGTGGTACAATGTTTATGAAGAAAGTGTTCATGTTCCATTTTATATAAGATGGCCTGGTGTGATTAAACCTGTATCTTTAAATATTTTAACATCACATATAGATATGATTCCGACACTTTTAGGTTTGTCTGGTATAAAGAGCATTAATGGACAAAAGTGGACAAAGAAATTTTTGAATTTCCAAAATTTAGTAGGAAGGGATTTGTCAAAAATATTGTTAAATCCTGAAAAAGAGTATAAGCTAAAGGATGACCCCATTTTCTTTATGACAGATGATGATGTTACAAGAGGTATTTCAGAAAATGATTTCTTGGGATTACCACCTTTTTCAGTTGTTCAACCAAATCATATATATTCGGTGATAACTAGATTGGCTGATGTCAAAGGTTTGTGGAAATATAATCAATATTTTGATAATCCACAATTTTGGACAAATCCAGGCATTGAAGACGATGTGGTCAAAAATTTCAAAGTTAATGATCTACTTGGAGAACCTTTGGTTGCATCCACTAGAACTGTAAAAACCGAACCTTTGAGTCCAGAATTTGAACTTTACAATTTGGAAGATGATCCAATGGAATTAAATAATTTGGCAAGTAATCATGAATATAAAGGAATTATGAAAACTTTGAAAAAAATTCTAAAAGAAGAGTGTAAGAAAAAGAGATTAACTCCATTAATTGGAAAAGTACCAGGACAACCAAAATGTAGTTGTCCTTGAATATATTTATTATATTTATTATATACATTGTATATAATTTGTTCGTGTTCATTTATTTATTTATTTATTTATTATTTTTTCTTGTTAGACATTTTGAAATCTTCTATGGATTCTTTTAAACATTTGTTAATTAATTCCGTTTCCTTACCAGCATATTTTTCAGATTTTTTTGATAATTTTTTATAAAATTCATAAATGTAATGTGGTATAGAATCATCTGCTTCTATGCTATTTAATATACTTGTGAGAGATTTATCTGATTCATCATTTGGTGCATCAATGGTACAATTATTATAATAATATAGAAGAAGTTCATTATGTTGTATATATTTTTTATACAATAAATTACCAATTATATTATTTATTAAATCATTGTTTTCGTTAATTCTGAAATTATATATTATTGGTTCAGTATCATATGTGAAAATGCATGTATATATGTTTTTAATGATATTTTTTGAATTATTATATTTTCCAGTATTACAATTATATATGATGTAGTTATTAATTATTTCATCACATATTATATTGTTAAAGTTCAAACTATTTAATTGTGGTTTCACAACAAAATAAATAACAGTATCACTTGTATGTCCTATTAGTGAGAATGTATTTCTCAATATAAAATTTTTATTGCTCCCGGTTGATACTACTTGATCTACATTATATACAACGTCTGTTAAATTTAAACCATTCATTTTCTTCACACATATATTGTATTTATTCTTTATTTCCTCTAATACCTTATAGTGTTCAATTAGTCTTTCATCAAAATATTCTTGTAATTTACCATCACATAGTTTCAGTACATATGGTTTTGTAATCTCATATATTTTTAACATTACTGTATTTGTATTGTATATTCCATTTTTCTTTGTCTCTATCATGTAGAATAATACAGCACTCTCGTGAGGATCTAATTCTGGAATTTTATTTACTTTCATACTATTCTCAACTTTCTCTATTATATCATTCATTGTACACTCTATAAACTCACAATGTGCGCTATATACTATCTTTCCTCCTGTTCTGTCCTCAAATTTCAATATTGGTATCTCCCTTATTTTTATTTTATCACTACCTTCCCTTTTTAAATTTTCTTTGTTAATTCTACTGATATCTTTTAATTTTTTATAATAGTTTTCACAATTAAGAATTTCAGGTTTGTTGTAGCGCAAATCAGCGATAATTGTCAAAAGTTGATCCCACCTCGTTTCTCTACTTTCTACGATATAAACCATTATGTGATACTTATATGTAGCATATAATATATGATGATGTGACAAATCTACAATTTCCTTCATGTTGTCCACTATTCCACTTCTCAAATTATATCTGTCAATTATTTTACTCTTTATTTCCCCAAATGTATCATTATCAATGTTTTCAAAAAATTCTCCCGATTTATTGTAATTCCTAATAGATGATAATTGTGGTTTTATCGGACCCTCTCTCCCACCTTCTGCTTTAATAAATCTTTTATAAATTTCATTATCCCTATCAAATCCAACATATAATGATTTTTTTTGTCTTGTAATTGCGATATTTAAAAGCGAATTATATGATAATTTATTTTTATCATAAAGTGTCAACTTATTTAGAGCCACGTCTGTTGGACATAAGAGAAAAACTACCTCGCGACCAAATCCTTGAGATGAATGGATAGTTAAAATTCTTGTTGAATTTTCAGAAATTGTCAAATCTATACATCCTTCTATATCAGATTTATGCAAATAAACATAATCAAAAAAATTAACATTTATTTTTTCTAATTTATCCTTCCAATATGTATTATTCATTAATACATTCTTTACGTACTCATTGTTATTAAACTTCTTCACCCAAAAATCTTGTATACTTTCTGCCAATTTTTCTGCTAAAACATTTTTTTTCAATATTGGAAATATGATCATGAAGTTGTTAGGAACATAATTATACTTATTAATTTCTTCATCCATATATGAGAGAATTACTTCTATAGCTTTATCTGCTTTATGAAGATTAGATTCATCATATTTACCTGCATATATTATAGGTACATCAAACAGTGTCCATGGTTTTATATTATTTTCGTGCTTATATCCACACTTTCCTTCATCATCGCATATGCTTTCAATGGGTTCTAAATCATAATCTTTGAATGGTATTATTCCATTGATGAAAGGTACAAAATTTTCATTCTGAAATCTTCTTACTCTATTAACACCAATGTGTTGTACTATAGTAAATTCTTTCCCGTCAGATTCATATTTATTCCCTATATTCTTTTTGATATCGAGTAGATATGTGAGCATATTTTCAGGTGTTACTGCACTTTGCATTATATCACCAACGATGTATAAATCCACTTTATATTCTGATATAATGGATTCCATTGCCATCATATAACACTTATGTAAATTTTGTGATTCATCAATTATTATCATACATCTTTTACTGAAAATATCTGTAGCTCCTGCATAATTAACATACTCGTTCATATATCCTTTGACTATACTATCAATCTGTGATTTAAAATAATCACGGTTTTCGAGAGATATAGATGGATCTTTGATTGAAAATAAAAAAGAGTCCACTGTAGCAATTATAATTGTAATATTTTTATTTTTATTTATGTCTTTACATTCTATTTTATATTGTCTTTTATTCTTATCGTATTCACCTACATTAACACCCTCCAAGAGCCCTTTGTTGCGTTGATTGTTAAATTCCTCATGTATGGCATTTTTGGCGGAATGCATTTTTGTGATATAAATAAACACTTCCTTATCTTGAAATTTATCATCACTATATGGTATTCTAACTATTTCAAATGTTTTACCATTACCTGCACACCTTTGACTTATGTTTATTATATTTTCACCTAGTTTGTCTTTCTTATCTTTTGAGTTAACACTTCCATTAGTTCTTTTCTGACCTCTAATACATTTCAACTCTACCATAATGTTATTCATACTATCCTCAAATCTTTTGTTTACTTCATCAGCATCGAATTCATACCACTCTAATTCTTCAGGTCTATCTTTTTCGGAAATCTTATGTGTATTATAAATTTCAAAACCGTGCATTTTTCTCTCCGTTCCAATCCATCCATAGCGCACCACGTCTATAATTGAAATAACATCAGTCTGTTCACGCTTGTATTCAAATTTATATTCCATTTTAACCTCAGCTTTTTTGTCCAAATTGATAATTACAGAATATCCATTATTTTTCAAGATTTTCAAATGTTTGTTTTCCAATATATACTTTAAATGTAATTTAGCAGATATATGAATGTCCGATTCTCCACCGCAAGTGCTGTGTGACAAATGTGAAAAATGTGCTCTATTATTCCCACCGTCCCTCAGAATAATATCATTGTTACAACCTGGACATATATATTTATCATCTTTATTAGCATCTATGGGAATCACTTTATTACACGTAGTTCTGCTGATAGCATATGGTATTTTTAACACACTCATTATTGGTAAAAAATTGTGTTTTGATTTTTTGCAAAAAAAAAGAATTATTGTCTGTCTATTTTTTGAAGTATTTATGATCATACTATTATACTATTAGTATAATATAAAATATATTTTGACATATTCAAGTGCATCTATATAAATTTATACTTTTATATTGTAAATAGATCAGAATCGAATCTAACCTTCTTCATAGGTTTCAATTCATAATATTTATCACCATCCATAAGTACTCTCTTCACACTGTATTTATCTTCTGATGTGTAAATATTACCGTTTATCCTTTTCACATATATGAGTTCATAAAAGTTTTGATATCTTCCTTCTACCAAGTTTTTGATGAACGTTACTTTTTCTTCCCATTTGGAAGTACTCCTCATCTCTGGATATATTATTAGAAAGGATTTGAAATTTATTCTTTCAAAATATCTGTACAATCTATCACTTTGTATTTTTCCATTTTCATATGTTTTAATAACGATGTTATTTAAGTATATGTAAATATATGTCATTATTTTACCATCTTTAAACATGAAATATCTAAACTGTATATCATATGGATTATTTACGCTCAATGACGCGCTCGTGTAACAGGTTGAAATATTATATTCACCATCTAACATATTATCCTTGAAATTGATGTCCATGTTAATTTCTTCCTCCATATATTTACTGACACCATTTGCATCCGGTACTGATAATGTTTTAAATCTACCTTTCACTGTGACGTGTCCATCAACATAGTAATAATCATTTAATTCACCCATATCTCCCTTAACAGCTAAATAAATCTCTTTCATCTCTTCACAATATCTGTATGTTTCACTTATTTTAATTCTGTTAAGTAATGGGTGATTTTTGATATCGTCCCATGTATTTCCATGAATAACCACAGTCTTTTCTTCTACACATAATCTGATGATTTTGCAACTTGAGTCACTCATGGTGGACTGTTAGGGTGAGTTTGTGGGAAAATTTCTTTTTAAAAAATAATTTTTTTTAATGTTAATTTATACAATTAGTGTGAAAAATATATTTATCATTTTTAAAAAATGTTGAATAAACAATTATTTATTGACAATTGATCGGTTGATGTCATGATTTTATATTTGTATCTGTAAATACTCTGTCATGTGCTGTGTATTTAAAATTATTATTTTTTTTATTAAGAGAATGGAATGATGATGTATATATTAATTATCAGTAATTTGCATGAAAAATATGCGTCTTATTTATGTGTTAATTGTAATTGTATACACTCTAATCGAGTTATATCGAATCTATCTACTACAGTCCTCCCTAACGGTCGTTCTGCAGTAGATAGACTCGATAAGGTATTTTATACGTGAATAATTTTCATAAATATGTTTCATAAGGTTTGCACATTTTGATGTTTAATTTGTATCTCATTAACATTGCTGAAGAATTAATTTATTAATATATGTTGATTATCAATAATTTGCATAAAATATGTGTCTTATTTATGTGTTAATTGTAATTGTATACACTCTAATTGAGTTATATCGAGTCTATCTACTACAGTCCTCCCTTACGGTCGTTCTGTACTAGATAGATTCGATAAGGTATTTTATACGTAAAATAATTTTTATAAATGTATTTCATAGTATATGCATTATGGATCGTTGGAAAATGTTTTATCGTATATCTAATATACATCGTTGGTAAAATAACATGTTAATGTTAATTGTTTATCTATAATTTGCATGAAAGTTATATATTATATTTAAGTGTTAATTGCGTTTGTATACGTCCAATCGAGTTATACCGACTCTATTTAGCACAGATCTCCCTCTCGGTCGACTGTGCTAAATAGAGTCGGTAAGGGTAATTATACGTAAATAATTCCTATAAATTCATTTATATAAGTATATGTAGGATCGGTAATATATTTTACATTCTATTCATAATATTTACATTATTTACATTATTTGTTGTATCTATAAGGAATCACCGGAAGAGTAATCCACTTCATAAGTGTCAAATACATTTTTCCCATCTATATCATCTATATCATCTATATCATTTATATCTTTGTTTAAGACATATTCATCATACTCGATTAATTGATTTTGTACATATTGTACATCGTACTCGAGATCAATTAGTTGGTTATCCTGTACATTCTGTCTATATAATTGATTATGATTATCTAGTTTATCTTGAATGTATTGTATAAGCCGTTCAATTAATTGCTCATGTACATCATATTCATTTAATTCATTTAATTCATTTAATTCATTTAATTCATTTTGGACATTTGGTGTATCATATCCATTCAATTGATCTTTAACATTTGATTCAGTTTGTCCATCTTGTTCATCTTGGAAATTTGGTACATCATATTTATCTAATTCATCTTGAACATTTGGTACAGTTTTTCCATTTAATTGATCCAGGACATTCTTTAAATATTGTTCAATTAACTCATCTTGAACATATGGTATGTTGTTTCTAATTAATCGGTGGTTCCATCCATAAGGTGAGTACACCTTATGTTTCTTGTAATCAAGTTTAATTCTGGTTATATCTATTACATATTCACTAGTCACACCACCATTTTGCGACCATGCGCTATAGTAATCATTAAGATTCACTAAACCGCCATCATAAATAATATTCAAATAATCATTTATTGCTTTATATTTTTGTAATTGCACATAATAATCATTCAAGTGCTCTAAGTTACCATTGTAAATATTCTCTAACTCCATGTTCCCATGTACATCATATTCATAATCTGGATCATATTCATAATCTGGATCATAATCATGATCTAAATCAATTATACTAATGTATGTATCTTCACGATTAACCACATCACTTATAACATTATCTACTTTTTGTCCATTCCCATCATTTGGTTCATACTCATTATTTGATTCACATTCATGTTCAGAAAAATCTACATCACTTGCCTCATTTTCAGATGTATTGTTTATATTTTGCACATCTTCATCATTTAGCCAGTTTTCGTCTATTATCTCATCCGTTGTATCATCCTTATTTAATTCATATTTAGCTGCATCGTCTTCGGCATTATGAATGTCTATGTCATGTTCATCAAATGTTTCCACATTCGCATTTTTATCAGAATTGTCAAGTTGTTCACAATCATCATTTTCATTGGAAATATGATCAGGTGGTCCACCACTTATTTCTGATTCATTGTTGCTCATTTCTTCTACATTATCGACTTCTTCCACATCCTCATCATGTTCAGCATTATTACCGCGTTGAACGGGAAATATGCGCTGTGGCAAAACAAAATCATCATCAAAAATTCCATTAAAAGCCCGAGTAGCCGGCTTGGGTTCGAATATATCTTTCACATTTGACTCATGTTCAGATATATCATTTATATTTTCATCATTTATCACATCTTCTAAATCCGGCATATGTTCATCAGATGTATCCACTTCTACACATTTATCAGAATTGTCAGGCGACTCATCTTCATTATTTTCATTTAAAACAGCTAATCCATCATCCGTCTCAGTTTCCTCACTGTTTGTCTCATCTCCTTTATCACCGTCTACATTCTCATCCATATCTTCATCATTTTCATCATTTTTATTATCACTATGAGAAATAGGAAATACAAGTGGTGGTAAAACAAAATCATTATCAAAAATTCCATTAAAACCATATGCTACAGGCTTAGGTTTTTCAACAACAGTTGTCTTAAACATATTAAGAGTTGTTATCATAAATTTCTTTAAATATGTTTGAACTTCAGGAGTACACTCACCATAAATATAATCATAAAAATTATCAATAATATATTGATTCTTAATAGACCATTTATCGACATATTCATCAATAAGTTTAACATATTTATCCTCCAATTCACTGAATCGTCTATTAACATGTGCTGACCATTCAGAACTACATACGTGTCTATTCTTCCTTGTGTACTGGATAATATATTTTTCAAAGTTGGATGGGCTCTCACTGAAAATTATATCTTCGTCATAAATTCTTAAAGTACCATCATGATCATCAGTTGGATTTTCGACAAATGAAAATCCATTTTCTTCAATTTTTTCAAAAAAATTTCTCCTACTTTCATTGGTTATTTCACCAATAACACCCATATGTGTGAGCAAATTTAACATTATGGGTGATGATGTAGGTTCGTATCCAGGAATGATACCATTGTCATATCTTGCCAATTCATCATCAAATTCATTGTCGAGAATTATGATCCCTTCTCTATCGACATGATTTGACAAATCATTGACAAAAACAAACAATGCTCCTGGATTAGACTCTCTTTTAATGTCCTGGTAGTAGAGTCTATCACGATATTTCTCCATGTTGAAAATTGTTTCTTCTTCATAGTTCAAACAATTTAGTTTCAACATGTTTAGGTCATAGATGAGTATGTCCCTACGCTTCTTATGTTCATCAGAAGCATATTTCTTCCATTCATCTGAAGAAATATCAATATTTTTTGTGAGAGTATATTTGAGGATACTCTCAATCATTGGCATTGATACCAAGCTTAACTTTTTGAGTTGGTGTTCCATTCTCTCTGGTTTTACTTGGTTTTGAAAATTTTAATTTTAAAAAGCTTTAAGAATATTAATCCTTTAAGGTTTTAAAATATAATCGTTTTATCCCGAAAAAATTTTTCGTTTTGTAGTCATTTTTAAAAATTTCATTGAAATTTTTTTGATATACAACTGGTCGGATAACATTATCTCATAATTATTTTAGTATGTTTTAGAAGGCGTAGATCATATAATCGCCGTGAAGTATATATGATCTTTCAGGAGTGGAAGATAAGCTGGGTATAATTTCATCTTTGATCCAAATTTTACTTTTTGTTAAAGTGGATATTGCTTCCTTTTCAGATATTAATGTGTCGTATATTTCTTTAGTTGCACACGTTATAAAAATAAACACAATTTCATTTGGTTTATTATTACCAATAGAGCGTAAGGATCTAATTTCTTTAATAGTATCGGTAACTGTTTTAAATTGCAATTCAGCGTCTTGATCATTTAAATCTGCAATTGGTTCTGGATATGGTGCTATACAAATTGATTCGTATGAGTTGTTGGGACGTTTTGGTAATCTTTGCCACAATTCCTCAGTTATGAACGGCATAATTGGATGTAATAATCTTAGGCCTGTCTCCAGACATGTATATAAAATATCTTTCATCGAATTTATTTTTTCTGTATTATCTGACTGTAATATTGGTTTCATTAACTCTAGATAATAATCACATAGCTCATAAAGCCAAAAATTGTATATTGCTGTTGTGATAGCAGTAAAATTGAATGTCTGGAAGCCATTATTACACTGATCAACGGTATGATTTAATCTGGATAGAATCCACTTCTCCGTCAAAGTATATCCTTTATATCCAGACGTGTCTGTTGGCTTGTAATCACCTAAATTTATCATTGAAAATCTGAAAGCATTCCATATTTTGTTACAAAAATGTCTATACCCTTCGACTCTTTTAATGTCCAGATTAATGTCACGAGGTTGGCATGTATATGAACAAAGTGCAAATCTAAGAGCATCAGTTCCACATTCAGCTATTCCATTAGGAAAATCAGCTTTTTGAGCTTTTTTTGCCTTCTCCCTTTCTTTTTGGTCAATATTAGAATTTAAATCAAGAGAGTCTTGAAGCTGTTCAAGTGATATCCCATTAATTACATCTAATGGATCAATAACGTTACCCAAACTTTTGGACATTTTTCTACCATGAGAATCTCTAACCATAGCATGCAAATATACCTGTTTAAAGGGAACCTTTCCAGTAAGTGTTATTCCTAACATTACCATACGGGCTACCCAAAAGAAAAGAATATCATGTCCTGTTTCTAACAACGTGTTGGGATAAAACTTTTCAAAATCCAGACTTTGATCCGGCCAACCAAGCATTGCAAACGGAAATAATCCTGAAGAAAACCATGTATCTAACACATCTTGATCTCGTTCTAATGTAAATGTTTCATTTGGGAATTTTAATCTGGCTGCCTCCATCGCTTCTTCATAACTTCTTCCAATTACCCATCTATCTTCATTGGTTATATCAGTTTTATTTTCTTCTAAATTTACATAATATGCAGGAATTCTATGTCCCCACCAAAGTTGTCTTGAAATACACCAATCTATTGGTTTTTCCAACCAGTTAAACCATGTTTTCTCAAATTGATTTGGAATAATCTCCAACTCCTTGTTCTTTACACAATTAACAGCAGATTTAGACATTTCATCAGTTTTAACATACCACTGTGGTTTTAGCAAAAATTCTATAATATCACCACTTCTACTACATACGGGAATATCCATGACATTCTCAGTTTTATCTCTATAAAGACCCTTCCCCTTTAAATCAGCTATAATTTTTTCACGACAGTCAAATCTCATCATACCAGCATATTTACCTCCATTTTCATTGATTGTTCCGTCATCGTTTAAGATATTTATAAACTGAAGATTATATTTTATTCCAGTTTCATAATCATTTGGGTCGTGAGCTGGTGTAATCTTAACAGCACCTGAACCAAATAATGGATCCACAGATTTGTCAGCAATTATTGGAAATATTCTGGTGATGAATGGATGAATTACATTTAATCCGATTAAATGATTATATCTGCTATCATCTGGATGAACTGCAATTGCAGTATCTCCTAACATTGTTTCTATTCTTGTTGTAGCAACTATTATCTCCTCGTCTGTTCCCTCAATTTTGTAAACAAAATGTATTAAAACGCCAAACTCGTATTTTTTCACACATAACTGTGTGAAAAATTGAGATGTTGTGAATTTCACATTTGTGAAATTCTTACAACATTTTATTTTTTGTTTGGATCATGTCCATGGACGCTGAGAAGTGTTCTTCCGGTGAGGCTCATATAATCGATCTCCAAATTGGAGATAGTAGTTTTTAATTTAGAACACCAGCTTACCAATCTTGTTGATCTATAAATATAATTCATTTCATATAGTCGAACAAATGCTTCTGTTACAGCTTTTGAGTATTTTGAATCCATTGTAAATACAGCTCTGTCCCAATCAACAGATGAACCTAATCTGCGTAGTTGATCATATATTTTCGTACCGTGAATTTCTTTCCATTCCCAGACTTTTTCGATAAATGCCTCCCTCCCAATATCATGTCTTGTCTGTGATGATTCTTTCATTAATTTTTTCTCAACAACAACCTGAGTAGCTATCCCTGCATGATCACATCCTGGATTCCATAACACTGTTTTACCCTTCATTCTGTACCATCTACATAAAGCATCTTGAATTGAATTTGTGAGAGCGTGACCCAGATGAAGTGAACCAGTAACATTTGGCGGTGGAATTGGAATAACAAATATTTCTTTATTGTCGTTTAAAACTGGTTTAAAGAATCCAGATTTCTCCCACCAACTATACCATGCTGATTCTACATATTTTGGATGATAACTATTGGGTAATTCAGATGTTAGTATTTTTTTCTCACCATAAGGTGTATTATCAATTGGGAGAACATCATCAATATTCTTTTTGGACTTTTTAACTACATCCTTTTTAATCTTCACCTCTTTCATTTGTTTTGCCAGATACTTTTCTTTCTTCAGTTTGTTCTTCTCATGTTTGTCCGTCATGTTTTAAATGTTAATTTTGAATTATATTGTCATTTTTGGCACTTAGAATAATATCATACTTTCATTGAGAATACAAATAATTATAATGATTCAGCCAGTCGTGGAAATATCGTGAAAAAATCTTTCATTTCATCGTTAAAATGTTCCGTAATATTATTCATCTCTCTCAAATCATCTAGACTAGCAGTTAAACTTAAAACTTTTTGTAAAAGAGCCATATATGTCCCCTTTATTTCGAGAAAATCATTCAGTTCATTTTTGAAAAACTTGATAATATCCTCCAAATCAATGGGTATTTTTGGAAAATTCTCATATAAATTATCTTTAATATACTGACCGTAAACAATTTTACCACCATAAGATCTAACATAATCTATTTCACCTCTGATATACGGTAGTATTGCAGATTCACCATAAATATTAAACATACTGAAATCAAAATTATTATTTTTAATTTTTGTTACTTTTCTATACGAACCAACATAATATTTATCATTGTACTCAAATAAACAACCAAAAATATTTGTTTCCTCCCAAATATTCACATATTTAAGTTTCTCTTTAGATATTTGAAATTTATAATCTCTCGTTAACTTGATTGCAAATGTAAACGGAGATTGAGATGTCTTACAATCAAGTAAATTATATACATCGTTTAAAATAACATAATTATCTCCATGATTATTGAGAATATGCCAGTCTTTAGTATATTTGATTATATCCATATTGAACTCATTTATCCTAATGTAACCTACCATTTTTTGTAATGTAGTGGAATGGTTAAATTTTGTGTTATAAATTGATTTAATGACATTCTCAACAGATTTCTTATTTGGCTTCTTTATATCATTGACTAAATTAGTTTTGGAAAACATATTTGTAAAGGATGTGTCTACGTAATCTTCTGTTCTACTTTCTTGTAATAAATGATATATTATATGACTTAAGAATGCTATATCATTTCCATTGAAATTTCCATTGGTAAACCTGTCCATATTGTCGTAATAATTTAATAACTTATCCTCGTTAATATTCGTTGATAATCTATCTTCGTTGTAATTCACTAATATATCATATAAATAAAATACTTCTCTACCATACTTAAATTTTTCCAATTCGCTATTATGTTTTTCAACTGCACTTATAATAAATTCTGAGTTTGTTAAGACTTTGGATACAACCGATTTTTTCTGTGCATTTGTTAACATGTTAGAATTGTAGAGAAAAAGTAACTTCCCCACCTCCACATTTTCATTAAGATTTACAAACGTTAGATCTCTTAAACTGGTCATTTATATTTGATTTTAAAAAAATTAATTTTATTTGTTCGTTTTCGTATATTGTCATTTTGGAAGATACTCTATCCGTTTATTACATAAATTAATTATTGTCACTTGAGAAGATACTCTACTATAAACATAATTTAAATTAATCATTATCGCTTGAGAAGATACTCTATTTGTGCATTATAAAAATTAATTATTATTATTTAGAAGATACTCCACCATAAACATAATTTGAATTGAATGTTGTCATTTGAAAAGATACTCTACTATAAACATAATTTAAATTTATTCATTTATTCTATACATATATTATATCATATAATCTAACCATATGATAATTAGATTATAAATTATTATCATCCATAAATTGTTTACCACCCATTATTTCTACTATTTTTAAATAAACTACTGCCAAACATTGATTAAAAATATTGTGATTATTTACATTATGTGGTTTGCATATATGTTTCTTCATATGGTTTATATAAATTAATTCTATTACATTGATATATGAACTGACATCAGTCTTACCCATTCCAATTATTTCATTTTCTGAAATACTAACGTCATTGTTATTATTGAAGCCATACATCAGATCTAACACATCGTCGCGATTAACAATGTCTGAATTTATAGAATTTGGACTATTATTATTGTTAAAATCATCAGGATTCAATGCTTCTTCAAATGTGATTAAATCATCAGAATTTAATACTTCATCAAACGTAATTAGATCATCATCTTTGACTTCATGTTCATTATTTATGCTATTAATATCATCATCTGTACTGGTAGAACATTCATTAAATATATGTATATCATCTGATTCGCTACAACTGTTAGATTCATTGGAATATGTACATACAATTTCATCAAAATTAATAAGATCTTCATCATATGAATGATTATCAGTACTGATTGATTCTGAACATATGGGTTCATCAAAATTAATAAGATCCTCCTCATACAAACCATTATCGGTATTAATTGATTTTGAACAGTTATCAATTAATTCAACATGATTATCCGTCACATTAATAATAGGTGAATTTTTATCATTTTGTACATTATTTGGAGTTGGTGCCGGTTTAAAAACATTTGTAGTGTTAATTGAACGTGAAATATTGATTGGTTGTGGAATGTTAACAGAACGTGGGATAACAACAGATTGTGATTTATATGCAGGTTGTGAAATAATAACAGACTGTGGTTTATGTACAAATTGTGATGTGTTAATTTTAAGAGGGGGTGCAGATAATGGTTTATAAACATTAAAGGTATTAACAGATTGTGGAATAAATGAAGATTTTGTTGTTCTGTAAGAAGATGGTGGTGATACAATAATTGGTTTAAAAATATTAGCGGAACTATTACATAAGATGGTTGATGAAGGTTTTATCACGTTAGTTTTTGAGAATGGAGAAGAAACAGGGGCTGGTACGGACATGAATTTATGTAAATTTTCATTTGGTCGTTTGAATGTCTTGCTCTTTAACATGTCCTCCTTAATTGTTATGACACGATTATTTGGTGAAGATGATTTAAAGGTTGGTAATGGTACAGATTTATTTACATTTTTAGATTTATTATTGATATATCTATAAACAGGATCATCAAGTTTTGGAATGTGACGAGTACGTGGGACATCAGGAATGTTTGATTTGTCAAATTCACTATTAATAGATGGTGTTGGAATAAATGGAAGTGATTTTACTGGATTGTTCAAATATATAATATTATAATCACCTTCCTCATCTTCATCGTCAGTTAATCCATCAAATACTTTTACCTTCTTACTCTTCTTGCTCTTTTTCTTGACAAGCCTCTTCGGTGGAAATGCCTTAATATCATCAGGAATATTAAATAAGGTCTTAATTATATCTATGTGCACATATTCAGTGGGTTTGAGAAGATATAAACTGGCAATAGGGATACCATTAATAACAGAAATCACCTTATTCTTTGAAGTTTCCTTTAATCCATCATTTAGCTCGAGATATGCTACATTTGGTGCTGATGGATCATGTTGTGGGATCTTACACTTCCTGACTCTGGTGGATTTGGTCTTTATCTTATTGGGAGTGGCAAACAATGTTTCGGATGGGGATTGATCACTTATTAAGATTTTAATATATGTTATCACAGACTCATTTGTACAATATTTTAAGAACTTGGTGTATGTGTCTATTGCATGTCTTGTTAAACCGTTACCGTTACGATATCCATCTTCATTTACCAAATTATCATCACTCCACTCCCTTATGTGATCACTGAGATGGGGTACTTGGTTAAACTTAGCCTTAAATGTGAAGAATTTCTTGAGCCAGAATATCTCATCAGTATTTACTTCTTCCCAGTCCTTTAAGAAGTTTTTGATGGATTCCCTCATTGATTGTTTTACCTTCTCCAACTCATTATACGCGTGGAAATTCCATTGTGCACTGCTGATTGTCCTGTTTTCCCTAGCATACTTGAAGAGATGTAATTCAAAATTGGTCTGGACTTTTCTAACTACTATCTCGTTATCCACTACTACAACAGATCTATCAGAGGCGGCTGAGGCCTTAACATTTGTACTACCCTTCTTCCTTCCACGTTTTTCCACCTTCTTACCACATTCTCCATTACTATTACCCACATTTATATTTACCACATTTCCCATATTTCCACTTCTCACATTTTCATTTTCTTCTCCATTCACTCTCTCAATTCTACTTCTACTTCCACTTGCTTCACCTATCTCAATTATACTCACTCTACTTCTTTCACAGTCACTATTTACATACACATTCTTTTCTTCTTCCTCATTCACTTCCTCAATTTCACACTCCATTATCTTTTTCTTACCTTTTCTATCATCACTATTTTCCCCTCTTCTGTTTACTTTCCCAATTTCACCTACATATACACCTACTTCACTTTTCTCGTCATCATTTCTATCTCCACTTACTTCACTTTTTCCTTCTCTCCCAATCAGTCTATCTATCAATCCCTTAACTCTACACTTACTAACTTCACTTTTCTCATTATCACTCTTTCTTTCTTCCTCAATTACACTCTCAACTCTACCCACACCGACTACACAATCATTCTTTCCTTCTCCTATCACACTCTCAACATCCCTTCCATTCATTACACTTTCCACACAGACACCCTTTTCCCCTTCTCCAATCACTCTCTCAACTCCGCTTCCACTAACTTCACCTTTCTTATCAACACCATTTCTTCCCACCACAATTGGGGCTTTTCGTGACTTATCACCCGGTCGTCCCCTCCCACACTTTAAATTCTTCTTTTCCAACTCAATCAATTTGTCGGCCTCAATTTCTGCTCTGATCTCTGCAGTCTCGACATAATTGATTATGTGGTAAAAGTCCACCAATGCAGATGATTTGACGACATCTGTTTTAGGTCTTCCCCTGTTTTCCCGCTTCAAAAGAACAGATTCGGGAATAACGAATCCCTGTAAGGTCACATCAGGAATTCGTTCAGGTTCATAACCAACGATATCGACAGAATCAATTGGTGATAATTTATCATCGAGCTCGTCTAACATTCTCGCCTTGGTCACTTTGGGCATGTTAGAACCATATTCTTTAACCACCTTATCTTGTTTAACGAGGCGCTCGTGATATTTTGTAGTATTATGAATACTACATACCTCGTGGTGGCAGTACATTTCGAAGACAAGTTCAATCTCTTCGACAACTTTTCTCTTCTCTTCGTCATAGATAACTTCGACGTTTAGGTCCCACTCGAATGAATTGAGCTTTTCGAGGTCCTCCATCCCGTATCCATGAACGCACTTGATCAAGTTGTTCGATCTCAAGTGATTCGTCTTGTCCACTTCGCTGGTCATGCTGATGTTGCTGGTATGACTCATATTACTTTATAATATAAATTCCTATTTAAGGCGAAAAAATTTTTTAAAAATTTTTTAAAATTACAATTCTGGAAATTCTTGGGTATCAATAATTTTAGAGGGATTGTTTGGCTGAATTTTGTATGATAAAGAGAGACTCAGTTCCCAGATGATATTAAAAATGTTACATATTTTCAAATTGCTTACACTGTTAAACATCACTGATGTTTACCAATGGTTTTTAATATACGATATATAATGAGCTAGAGTAGTATAGACAGAATTTGTGTAAATGTTATTGTATGGAAATGGACAGATAGTGAAGAATTTATATGAAAAATTGTGAAACATGATTTGCATTAAGATATAAACAATGTTTATATCATTTGAAATGTTGTTTATTATATGATAGTTCATAGTAGCGTATAAAATAACATATTATCAAGATATGGTATGTATAATGCTGAGATAGTATGACTATCAATAAATGAATAGTATTGTATTTCATATTGATTTATGTAGTGTCAATACATATGAGAAATTCAAAATTGTAGCCATACTATATGACTTTGTCTAGAATGTTTACCATTTAACCAATTTAGTGATATCCCATTTAAATGGGTGGATATAATATTAATTCACTTGATTTTAAGTATACATTGTTTATTCACAGTATATATTCATAAAATAATGAGATATAATATTTACACGAATTAATACTGATAATGAATAATTTTTTGAAATTATAACTCCATCTATGCTTGGCATTACGATTGTTATACACTTATAAAATATAAATAAGCATAGTGTAAATGTGATAAACAGTCTAAAATATTCATTCGAATATTTTAACAATAATAATTTGTTCATAGTGTCAAAAATTAGATATATTTGAAAATAATCATATTGATGTTAATCAAATCAATATATTGTATTTTTTATACTATTTATTTTTTTAAATATATTAATAAAAAAAATAAAATTAATATATATAAGAATATATTAAAAAAATTATTGGTAAAAATACAATAGGTTCATTTTAATAGATGTAAAATATTCATTGTAAAAATATTGATATATGCAAAATTACAATCTGATATATAACAGATTTGATAATTTAGAATTAATAACTGTTTATTTCAATGATAATGTTAATCAAATTTTTATGTTCAATATAATTAATGATTTATCCAATTATAATATATCTGCATAAATCATTAAGCAGATTTATCATTGTATTAATTCATTATAAAAATAAAATATATATCTTTAGCGATGTATACCATTTAATACTGTCTTGATATATTAATTGTATATATTATATACAATCAAATAATAATTAACATGTTATTCTAATAATATAATTGTTTTTGGTTTGCTTATTGTATGTAATAAACAGTCTTAATTTTCAAATATACAATTTTATAAACTATGAGTATGCTAATGTTTTATATTCATTTGTTGTTATAAATCTAGATTTTTAACATATAGTTTTATATACCATTGTATTTTTATACTATTAATTTTTTAAATATATTAATAAAAAAATAAAATTAATATATATAAGAATATAATAAAAAAATTATTGGTTGAAAAATACAATGATTAATTTAACATGTAATGAAATAGATCATTGTAAATAGGTTGGGAAATACAAGTGTTTTTGTACAGTATATTTATCGAACTATTAAATTTACAATTAATAACTGTTTATTACTTATTTTATCATATGTACCACACCATAATAATGAGTGATACCCATACATATAAGTAACGTTATTTATGTAAAAAATATAAACACTATAACTACTGTATTAAATTTATTTTATAAACAAAAATATATGTTTTTATAAAGTAGACCATTTAATACTGTCTTAATATATCTATTGTATATATTATATACAATTAAATATTGACTACCATGATATTCTAACAATAAAATTATTTTAATTTATTTATTGTATGTAATAAACAGTCTTAATTTTCAAAAATATCATTTTGAAAACTATGATTATACCAATGTTTTATATTCATTTATTACTATAAGATTGAACTTTTAGCATATGATTTTATATACAATTGTATTTTTATTATAATTAATTTTTAAATTATTTAATAAAAAAAATAATTTAATATATATAAGAATATTACAAAATTATTTGGTTAAAAATTAACAATGATCCAATAATAATACATGTTTTATAACATTGTAAATAGATTCACTCTAGTATAATATTATATGTCTTATTAGAACAATTATTTATCCATTGAGATTTGAAAGTTGTTTAACATGATTATTGTAATAAATTCAACATATTAGTTACATGAAATCGGTAATAAATATAGTATAAAATTAGTTCTAAAATTCAATGTTTATGTTAAAGATTACATTAAATTAATGTAATACGAAAATATACATTTTAACTGACAAACAGCATTTAATACTGTTTTAATATGTTATGACAAAATATTTCATTCTATATTATGATGAATTTATTATATTACCAACAATACAATAAATTATATTATTTTATTATATATAATAAACAGTCTTAATTTGTAAATGTGTATATTTTCCAAATGTATTTGTTTCAATCAATCATGTTTATATTATTATCTAAATCCAGTTATTGTAACATGTTGTTTTCAAACATTGTATTTTTTATACTATATAATTTTTTATTTATTAATATATAAAAATAAAATTAATATATAATAAAATAATTAGAAAAAATTACTTGTAAAAAATACAATGGGTTTATTTTAACACAGTTAAAATAAACATAGTGGGACAAATAAAATGTTTGTCGATTACAATAAAATATTTTTAATAATATTAATGTTTTGATTTTAATAACTGTTTATTTCAAACATTATACTAAGTATAATTTTATGACCATTATAATCAATAACTTACTTAGATAAAGCATATCATAAAAAATAATATAATATGTATAAGTTTGTATTAAATCATTATAAAAATAAAATATATACTTTTACCAACAGATACCATTTAATACTGTCTTACTATGTTTATTTAAAATATTTTACAATATATTGTAACTAATTTATCATTTTTCAAATAATATAAAATTTTGAATTATATTATTGTATGTAATAAACAGTCTTAATTTGCAAATATACTCTTTTTCAATGTATATTTATTCCAATTAATCATGTTTATCTTATTGTCTGAAATTCAATTATTGTTATATATTGTTAAATATCATTGTATTTTATTCTATATAATTTTTTAATTATTAATAAATAAAAATAAAATTAATATATAATAGAAATAACCAGAAAAAATTACTGACAAAAAATACAATGGGTCATTTCATACTGTGCTAATCATGTTCAAAAACAGATATTTTCCACTACATGGTTATCAAACAATAGATATTTATTAAATATCCAGGTAAAAATTTTCACACTGTTTATTACTTTAATAATGTATTTTTACTTTAATTATATAGTTTAAATATCAATGAGATATTATACATACAGTTGTGTCAATGAAAATATGTGTTATAATGACTGTATTAAATAGTATAAATTTGTAAAATCACATTATTTTGAATCATAATTGCATGCAGATGTAAATACAATATGCGTATTTAAAATAACGTATTACACAACATCTATCTATAATGTGTTTGATATATTAATTTAATATATCTCCATCAGATGTTCTATTACATAGATGATTTATCACAATATGTTTGAAATATTACACTATACAAAAATCAATCATGATGTATCTGTTAATATAGTTGATTATTTCTATATCAACCACATCATTAATTCAGATAATTGATCACAACATATTTTAGACATATACATTGCTCTCGTTCATACACATTATTTTTTCCACGAGAGAATCTTCAGCTATTCCATTCATATTCCGTTTATGCTAAAAAGATTGTTGTCAACATATATTTTTGAGCTGTTTTCCTTCCAATCATAAGACTTTCATGAACACTATATTTTGTGGAGATGATAGTGCTCTCGTAAATTTGTTTCATACCAACCCACTACCAGCGAGTACATACATGCCTCTCAGTATTTTGCTTCAGATTTCTGCCCCTGATCTGTACATTTTTGGATTTCTGGAGCTCCAGAATAATTTTTTTAGTTAATTAAAAATTTCTGTATGGATACCCAGAAAGTCAAAAATTGACTACTATGAAGCCACGTGTACCCCGTCTTCACATTGCAAAAAAATCGATTTTTTGAGGGAAAAAAAAATTTCTGGAACTCCAGAAATTTCCCAGAGCTCCAGAAAACAGTCTCAAAAATACCAGATGTGATAGTAACAGGATATGACAGGTATATTACATATACATATGAGGGTAAATAAATATACATAATAAAGTTTAACAGATATCTTGATGAAAGTGAATGTTTACGTGATGTGTAAAATATATCAGAGAGTGCATAAATAAACACTCGTTGTTTCAATCTATTTTTCATAACGGTTGTTTATCATATGAATTAGAAAATTTTAACTGTATTAAAATATCAAGGTGTTAATATGGTCAAAATAATAAATTTATACAAAAATTGTAAGTTTACCATTTAATACAATGATTATACATTATTCTAAATTTTATAATGGTGTAAATATGACAATTATACTATGTTAATGTTTAATATTAACAATGTTAATATAGAATGGATGTAATAAACAGTTATATTTGTTTAAATTGATCTTTTTCAAACTATATATTATCTACATTGAACAACTAATAATTATTCTAAATTGTTTGTTTTTATTGTATTATAATTGACATATTCTATATTTTAACTATATAATTTTTTTTTATTAACAATAAATAAAAATAAAATTAATATATATAATAAATAATCAAAAAAAATATTAGCAAAAAATACAATGATTTATTTTAACTGTATGAATAATATAATAATAGTATAAATAATATGTTTATTAAATACAATGAATTATCTTTACTAGTATTATTAATATAGTTTTAATAACTGTTTATTTAAAACATTATAATCAACATGTTTCTATCGTTGATTATATCAATGATTTATATAGTAATAGTATACATTGAAAAACAACATAATATGAACAATTCTATATTAAGTTAATATAAAATAAAATATGCTTTTAAACCAATAGATACTATTTAATTCTGACATACTATATTCATACAAAATATTTCGTTCTCCAATATAAGAAACTTCTTGTTTTTCAAATAATATATTAATTTAACTTTCTTCATTATAAATAATAAACAGTCTTGATTCGTAAATATTATTATTTTCAGGAAATATCTGTACTATTTAATTATGATTATATTATTGTTGTAAATTCAATTATTGATATTTGTTGTTGAATATCATTGTATATTTATATTATATAATTTTTTTTATTTATTAATATATAAAAATAAAATTAATATATAATAGAATAATTAGAAAATTACTTGTAAAAAAATACAATGGGTTTATTTTAACTGTATGAAAACACATATAATATGATGAATTATGAGTTTATTAATTACAGTAATATATTTCTAACAGTATTATTACTTTTGATTTTAATAACTGTTTATTTAGATCATAATATTAAATACATTTTTATGTTTATTATAATCAATAATTTATTCAAATATAGTATATTCAGACAAATAATTTAATAGATATATCATTGTATTAAATCAATATAAAAACAAAATATACATTTTTACTGTTAAACACTATTTAATGCTGACTTATTATGTTTACTTAAAATATTTTGTCCTATAACATAAAGAATTTATTATTCTGCAAATTATACAATAGTTTAAGTTATACCATTCTATGTAATAAACAGTCTTAATTTGTAAATTATTACTTTTTCAAATTAAGACTCCACCAAATAATCGTGTTTATTTTATTACTAAAATTCAATTATTTTTATATGTTGTTAAATATCATTGTATATTTATACTATATAATTTTTTTATTTATTAATAAGTAAAAATAAAATTAATATATATAATAAATAATAGAAAAATTACTGACAAAAAATACAATGGATTGATTATCACTGTGTCAATCAAAATCAAAATACGATGTCATTACAATATGATTACTAATCATTGGATATTTATTAAATATCCAAATGTATTTTCACACTGTTTATTACATTAATTGTTGTAAACAAAATTTTATTTCACTTAAATAGTAGATAAATACAATTTATATAATAATGTTATTAAACAATATATGTTTAATGTCTATATTAAGTTAATATGAATGTAAAATAAACATTTTTGTACATTCATCAGTATTTAATACTGTGTTATCCTGTCTAGTAAAATAATTTACTTTATGTTATAAGAGAATTTGTTATGTTAAAACAATAAAATATTGTTAGCATATAATACAATATGTGATAAACAGTCTTAATTTGCAAATATACTCTTTTTCAAAATGTATATATTCCAATTAGCTATATTTATATTATTGTTTTTAATCAAATTGTAAATACATATTTTTAATAATCATTGTATATTTATACTATATAATTTTTTATTATTAATATATAAAAAATAAATTAATATATAATAGATATACTGGAAAAATTAATATTGTAAAAATACAATATATCATTTTTGTACATGTTGATTGTGAACAAAATAAAAATATTACAACATTATAAATTCCAACAAATGAATATACACTGAATATTCGAATAAGTTTTTCACTCTGTTTATTACATAGATTAATATGCATCTGAATTTTAACTTATTAAAATCGTGGTAGAATATTATTTGTGTTGCTATATCATAAAATAATATATGTTGAATGTAAGTATTAAACAGTATGTGATGTAAAATTATGTTATTTTTAATTCATCCACAGATATAGAAGTGATAGTTATTTATTCTAAAGTTTTTTTACAGTTGTACATATTTCTACAGGATATTATATGATATTCATAATTATATGATTTGTACATTATAAGTACATCATTGATGTTCTTAATAATATGTTCATTATAATTAATTCACAATTACTGGATGTGTGTATAGGTGTGGAGCTTCTTCTCCTATAGATTTCTCCCATATTATTCTCATAACATGTTCACCTGTTATTTGATCTCCATATACATCTTCTTTATATCTTGTGTATATATTGTGAATGGGTGAATATCCTTCATATGTAAGATATGAAGATTCTGGTAAATTTTCATCAGGATGATGTGATGAAACATTATATCCAGGGAATCCATATCTTCCATTATATGTATACCATATGTAACCTCTGAATCTACCGTACCATTCAATTTGATTATCATCGTCGTCATCTCCAAAAACTTCGCCTATTTCATATACAACCTCTCTAGGAATTAAATATTTTCTCTCATTGACAGTTAAGACCATTTTTTTTAACAGTAGGAAAATTTTTAAGAAATTTTGTACTAAAGTACACTCTATTTTGACAATATAAAGATACACTAGCAAAGTGAATAATTTATCATGTATATTATTTTGTGACGTAAATTATTCATACATTAAATACACAAAACAAATTTTATAACTTGTCTAATGTAATAGTCATATGAATGATGCTCTATTTTATTATCATTACGGTAGAACATCATCCATGTGACTATATTATAAGATTATATTGTTTTCAAATTATTTGTTGATATGGTGGTGTTTAACATTTATTCTGAAATATTTTATAATTATATACACATCCAATATGTTGTTATGTGATACTATTTGATATTCATAATCATATGAATATTTGCTAGTCATCTATTTTTTATATATTGTTGTAAATATCCATAATATTTACTACCTTGTATCTGTTATATTTTTCAATATTTGAAATTTCACCCAGTTTATTTGCTAGTACACAATATTTACATGATTAATGAACTACATATGTTTTTCACACATAATGTTTCTGATCATGTTGCTCGTATTATTCCCATATTTTATTTGCACTGACATACACAGTAGTGGAATTGATCTAACCTATCCCTTAACAAGGAGGTTCTAATAGTTCTTTTGGTTATTTTATTTCTGGAGCTCCAGAACTCCAGAATATTTTTTTAATTAATTAAATTTTCTTGTATCTACATACGAAAAGTTAAAAATAAAGTACTTTCACAACACGCTGGAATAGCCTTCACATTGTCAAAAAGTTGATTTTTTTAAAGGAAAATTAAAAAACTTGGAATTCCAGAAAAATCCATGGTCTCAGGGAAGAATAAAAAGTATCTCCAAAAAAATTAACATATTATCATGGAATATACTACTGATGATCACCATATGTAATAAATTATCTGTTTACAGACAGATCCAATGTGACAATAAAATAACTAATTTAATCTTTCACAAATTCAGCTGAAGATACAGAGTGTACAAAAAAAATTATTTCTGATAGTAAATATATTGTTCCATAACCATAATGTTATTCAAATTAAAATGACAGAAAATATTTATTTTTTTTCGAATAAAAAATGGAAAAGCCAACATCCTTTTCATCGTTTGAAGATATTGAGAGATGGAATAGACACCATCCAAATGATATTATATATGCAAATTCTACTAATTCAATAAATAATATGAACATGGAATTTGCAAATCTGAGAGCACAAAATACACAAACATTCAATTCTATTCCTAACAATTTTCCGTGGAATAAATGAATGAACGAACAAATAAATTATAATCAAAATGTACAATGTACATTTTTCTTTCAATTCATGTTTACTTTATATTTAATTTTGCCCATCTGTTTTTCATTTACCATTATTGCCACTATATTGTTTTTTCAATCTCTCTATATCTCCATCATTAAGTCTATAAAATAAATGTGATGGTGTTCCAATTACATGTCCTGGGAGAATATCCATTGTAAATGATTCTGATATTTTTCGGAGAGGTGCATACAATTGTTCTAAAATTGATTCTGAAACTGATGGCATATAAGGATATAATAGTGTTGCTAAATAATAAATAACATTTGTAGAAATTGCTATTACCGTCCCACATCTTTCCTTGTCAGATTCAAAAAGAAAATTTCCTAATTTCTCTTCAGCCAGATATAAATTACATATTCTCGATATTTCCATAGTAATCTTTAAACCATCCTTCAATTTAACAGATTCCAACATTTGAACATATTCCTTCAATAATAGATTAATATTGTCGATAAGCTTATCGTCTGCAGGAGTAAATTTTGATTGTGGAACCTGTCCCAAATAATTAATTTTTAGAAACTTTAAGGTTCGATTGACGAAATTTCCAAGATTTGCAAGTAATTCTGAATTGTTTTTCAGTCTTAAATCCTCCCAGGTGAACTGACTATCATTAGTTTCAGGTCTATTTGATAAAAGGTAATATCTCCAAACAGATGATGGAATTTCAGTTTCCATTACATTATTTCCAAATATTCCAGTTCCTCTACTCTTGGAAAATTTACCACCTTCATAATTCAGATATTCTGTTGTACTTACATGATGTAGTAGAGTATAATTATCTTTTGTTCCAATAAGAGAAGAAGGAAATATTACGGTGTGAAAAGGAACATTATCTTTACCCATAAATTGATAAAGCTGAACATTTTCTGGATTTTTCCACCATAATTCCCATTTTTTGGTATAAGCTGCTGTAATTGAAAGATATCCAATCGGTGCATCAAACCAAACATAGAATACTTTCTTTTTCATTTCTTCTAGTGGGACAGGCGTTCCCCATATTAAGTCGCGGGTTATACAGCGATTTTTCAGACTCTCTTTAAACCAACCTTGTGTAATTTTGTAACTATTAGAACTCCATTTACCATTCTCATATGATTTTTCAACAAATGCTTTACATTCATCTTGTAATTCAGGTAATTTCAAGAACATATGATCGGAATTTTTTATCACAGGCTGACAAGAACAAAGTTTACATCTGGGATTAATCAATTCTTCTGCATTTAAAACATGTCCACATATATCACATTGATCTCCTCTAGCATCGTTATAATGACAATATGGACATATTCCTTCAACATAACGATCAGCTAAAAATCTATGACATTTTTCACAAAATAATTGATTAATTGTACCCTTTTCAAGAAATCCATTGTTTTTCAATTTAAGAAAAATATCTTGTGCTATTTTCGTCTGATGCTCAGTTGCTGTTCTTCCAAATTTATCAAATGAAATATTAAACCACTCATAGCATCTCTTGTGAATTTCAAAATATTTATCACAAATTTGTTGACATGTTAATCTTTCTTCAAGTGCTTTTGTTTCAGTTGTAGTACCATATTCATCAGTTCCACATATGTAGAGAGTGTTATAGCCTCTTAATCTACAATATCTTGCGTAAACATCTGCGCTTAAAACACATCCTATAATATTTCCTAAATGAGGAACATTGTTAACATATGGAAGAGCAGATGTGATTAAAATATTCCTTTTTCCATCTTCTGGTAATATTTCAGTATTAGTACGAATGTTAGCAGATATATCTGGATTGATTTTAAGCAATGGTGGAATAAATTCAATTTTTGGTACCTTATCAGGAATTACAATAAGTGGTAAAAAATGTTTTTCAAAAATCTGGTAAGCATTCCTGTAAATAATTGAACGAGAATAATATTCATATTGTTCAGCAACATTTGGATATGAGACTCTACATTTTTCAAGTGAATTTTTGTCATAAAAATTAAAATATGAGTATAGATTAGCCCATATAACCTGATTAAAAAAATTATTTTGTTCTTCAGAATGTGATAACTCTATTAAGAAATTTTTAATAGTATTCATGAATATATCATAAGGAATCATATCATATCCATCTGAAAATATTTTCTCTTCAATCTCTAAAATTTGATTTATTTTTGCCTCTGATAGTGTATCTGCATTTTTGTTAGCATGTGATAAATACCTAACAATTGAATTAACTTCTATTAATAATTTTCCATCTCTGGTCTCAAATAAAAGATATCTTTTTAAATTATAATATGATACTTTCGTTATAAATGTTATTGGAAGTATTTTGAAGGGAAGATTATTATTTGTTGTTAGTATGTTCAGTGAATTAAAAGATAATGTTAATGCTATTTTCAACAATTGTGATGGTGGACAGTCCTTATGAATGTATAAGGCCATTTTTGTGTTAATTTATTAATTTTAAAAATACATATTGGATATCGATTTTTGTCAAATAATCAGATACCCGGGCGTTTGTTGTAAAAATAAAGTTATTATTTGACAAGATACTCTGGGTGTTTGTTACAAAAATAAAGTTATTGTTTGACAAGATACTCTGGGTGTTTGCTACAAAATAAAGTTATTGTTTGACAAGATACTCTGGGCGTTTGTTGCAAAAATAAAATTATTATTTGACAAGATACTCTGGGCGTTTGTTGCAAAAATAAAATTATTATATAGGCGGATACCCTGGCCGTCTATCACAAAAGTAAAATTATTATATGAGCAGATACCCAACCCGTTTGTTACAAAAGTAAAATTATTATATGAGCAGATACCCAACCCGTTTGTTACAAAAGTAAAATTATTATATGAGCAGATACCCAACCCGTTTGTTACAAAAGTAAAATTATTATATGAGCAGATACCCAACCCGTTTGTTACAAAAGTAAAATTATTATATGAGCAGATACCCAACCCGTTTGTTACAAAAGTAAAATTGTTGTATGGGTAGATACCCAACCCGTTTGTTACAAAAGTAAAATAGCTATTCAGATGGATATCCACCTAGTATCATGGTGATTAAAATCAATATCATTCACATATGCTATGATATTGATTTTAATTGACCATTTATAAATTTTTCATATAATGGTCATCACTGACATTGATATCTATCATATGTTTAGAATTATTATTTATTACTACATCATCGTCAAAGCTGATCATATCTGGAACACTATTATTTAACAGTACTTGTTTGTAATAATTAATCAAATCTGAAAAAGTACCAAATCCTCTCTCCACTGTTTTTGATTCGTCAGAATTTAAACCATTATATACGCTGTGTTCAGTAATTTTTTGTTTTTTACGTCTATCACGTTCATTACATTTTAGTACTTTATCAATAATGGTCATATGTGGAATATCATCAGTGTCGATTAATTCTGGAAGATCATCATAACCTAAAGCTGAACTATAATCGTATTCAATTACTTCATCGTCGAAGTTAAGCATGTCTGGAAAATCTGATGTATCTTGAACACTTATAATATCTTGCATATCTTGCATATCTAATACATCTTGAACATTTGGAGTATCTGGAATGCTTGACATATTTAATTCATCATCAAAATTAATTAAATCTGGAAAATCTGAAGTGTCTTGCATATCTTGAACACTTGGAGTATCTGGAATACTTGACATATTTGATTCATCATCAAAATTAATTAAATCTGGAACGTTTGGAGTATTTGAATCATTTGATTCATCACAACTACTTGCTTCTTTTTCCATAATAACAGTTGAATCTTCTGTTTCTGATGAACAGTTAATTTCTAAATTACAATAATGATTTGGACTATCGCTACTGGAACAATCACTGTTTGAATCACCAATATTTAAGCATAAAGGTTCATCAATAGTGTTGGATGTGCTTGAATTTGCATATAATTCTTCATCAAAACTGATAAGATCTCCATAATTAGAATCTTTGTCAGAATTTTCAACAATATCAACATTTTCATGTTGAGTGATGATTTCAATTGATTCAGGAATAATTGTTTTAGAATTATTGATTGGTTTGGGAATAATGGCTGGTTTGTAAATAATAGTTGATTTAATAATTGGTTCGACAGTAACAGTTGGTTTGTAAATAATAGCTGATTTAATAATTGGTTTGACAGTAACAGTTGGTCTAATAATTGGTTCAACAGTAACAGTTGATTTAGAAATAATACTTGAATTAGTAACAGCAGTTGGTTTGGAAATATCAGATTTGATTACTGGAATATTAACAGGATTATTAATAATTGGTCTAATAGAATTAATTGATTTAACAGGAATAATTGGTAATGATGAAACAGAAACTGGTCGAGAAACAGTTTTGTTTGTAATAGGTGTAACAGCTGAAATATGTTTAAAGCTGTTTGTAAGCACTGATTGTTTAGGAACATTTAATTGTGTGCTAGATACTGGAACATTTGATCTACATTCTCTCTCAGTTGGACGTTTAAATCCCTTACTATATAAAATATCCTCTTTAATTGTAATTACACGTGAATTTGAAATAAATGGTTTAAGAGGACTGAATTTTTCACTTGCAAGTTTGACTGGAACATATTTTTCGCGAGGTACATATTTATCCATATGTCCAAAAATAGGGTCATCTACTGTTGGTATATGACGAACAGCAGGTTTGGGAATAGATTTGGGTTTGGATTCCATAGGTGGGAGTGATTCAAATGTATCAGGCAAAAAAGAAGGAGGTCTCTCATTAATGTAAATATAATTGTACTCATAATCCTCATCTTCTGACAATTCTTCACCTAATTTCTTTTCTAACTTCTTCTTTCTCTTAGCCTTTTCTTTAATGGCCTTAACAATTCTTTTTGGCAAGAACACGCGCTTATCCTCAGGAATATGTTTCATTGATTCAATCATTTCCTTAGTTGCTTCTACAGGTCGTTTTTGCATATATTCACTTACAATTGGAATTCCATTAACAGATGCTATGATCTTATTTTTATCCGATTCCCTTTCTCCTTCACGTGCGGGCAAATATGTAATATTTAATGCATTTGGATCATGTTCAGTTCTCTTAACTTTTCTAACTGGAGCAACTTTCTTGGGTTCGTTTTTGGTGGCATAAAGGGTCTCACTTGGACTCTCATCACTAATTAATGTATTAATGTAAATAATAATGGATTCGTTGGTACAGTACTTCAAAAATCTACGATATATGTCAATTGTACGTCTGCTTAAACCATTACGATTGCGATATCCATCATCTACAATTACATTATCATCACTCCACCCTCTAATATGGTCTTCAAGATATGGTGTTTCATTAAATTTAGTCTTAAACACAAAGAATTTCTTGAGCCAGAACACTTCTTCAGAATTTACATCATGCCAATCGTACAAGAATTTCTTAATTGAATCTTTCACTGAATCTCTTATCTTATTTAATTCTTTTTCAACATGATTAATCCATTCAGCATATGTAATATCTCTGTGTTCTCTGCTGTACTTAAAGAGATGTTGTTCAAAACATGTTTGAATTTTTCTGACAACAATCTCTCTATCATGAATCACCATATTAGCATCAGTTTCAGCAGTAGCTCTAACATTTTTACTGCCAATCTTTCTTCCTCTTGTTTCTCCCTCTCTCCTTTCTCTTTTCTCTCTCCTCATATTCATTGATCTTCTCTTTCTTCTCACCTTATCTTTTGCCCCTTCAGGTCTTCCTCTTCCCCTTTTAGCTCTTTCTCTTTCCAACTCAATCAATCTGTCAGCCTCAACCTCTGCAGCATTTACGGGAGGCTCAACATAATTGATCAAGAAATAAAAATCTTCTAGTGCGGATGTATTCATGACATCATTCTTACGTCTCCCCCGATTTTCCCTTTTGATTAATACTGTATCGGGTACTTCAACACCACCAATAGTGAACACAGGTGTTGGCTCGGGTTCGTATCCGGGAATAACTGCACTATCCAATGTCGCAAATTCTTTATCAAGCTCATCTTGCAATCTAGCCTTTGTTTTACCGGGAATGTTCATACCATACTCTCTAATGATCTTGAATTGTTTGCAGAGTATTTCATGGTATTTTTGAACATTAACAACCGAACCTTCTTCATGGAACATGTACATATTGTAAAGAAGGTCTAGAGCTTCAACAATCATCTTCTTCTCTCTCTCATATATTTCTTCAACGGAAAGATCCCACTCGAAACTGTTGAGTTTTTCGAGTTCTTTCACTCCGTATCCGTAAACACACTTGATCAAGTTGTCAGATCTCATTTGGTTGGTCTTCTCAATGGATGACATATCTGTTTATAATGATATTTTATGGTTAAGGTGCAAAAAATATTTATCACAGATAACAATTTAAATCCAGAAAATTTTTAAATTTTTTGTCATTTTTTTCAAAATTTTTAGACATCTGTTTATTTTACGATTGACTGAAAACTATCACCATTGGTGCTAGTGGTTTTTTTGAACGTGTTACAGATGGGATGGTACCGCTGAAAAAATATTGTAAATGAGAATTTAGATTGACATGGTATGGCTTGTATGAATTGTGTGAAATAGTTGAAAATTGTGATAAATAACATAGGGTTAATATGTGGATAACAATTGATATTTTTGAATGTTATGAATGGTGTGGATTGGTACACTTATGATAAATTATTTGAAAAATCTGAGAGCTATTTGGGAATGGTAAAAATTGTTTAATTTTATCATTGTGACAAACATCAATAAACAATGAGTATATAAATGTATAAATGATATATTTAATATTTTAGTCGGATTAATGAGACCATTAATGTATAAATTGAAATTTATCATAATATATTATAATAACCATGTATGCTTTAACATATATTAGTGTTGGTATTACATTATATTGTTCTAAATAAACAGTCTAAATTATCGAAAGTATTACTTTTGATTTATTGTATTCATTATATTGATAAAATTGTAAATTATCCAAAATGTTTACATTCTTGTTATTTGAATATAATCATTATGTTTTTTATATTATTAATTTTTAAATTATTTAATAAATAAAAAAAATTAATATATAATAGAATATTTAAAAAATTATTGGTTTGAAAATTACAATGGATCCATTTGAATATATGATATTTGATTCATTTGGAAGGATAGTGTAATCAATTAATTTGACAAATATATTGTTGTTTATAAAATAATGTGAATTTTATGACTGTTTAATGAATATATTATATATTCAAGTATTTTTATTATGTAGTTATTAAAGTTTTTAATTGTGGTGATATAATTAATAAAATATTTCTTATGATAATAATCTGACTAAGTTTATATAAAATAAAATATATGTGTTTTTCTAATCATCATCATTTAATACTGTTATATTATGTTTATTAAACATAATACATATAATAATATACTAAATATAACAGAATTAATTCATGATAAAAAATTGTATTCTATTACAGATTGAAACAAACAGTTATAATTTTTGAATGTTTACTTTTTGTAATGATATCTATTACAATAAATATAATTATTTGTTACAGTATTTTAAACCATGTTGATATATATTAAATAGATATATTGTATTTTTACACTAATTAATTTTTAAATTATTTAATAAATAAAAAAAATTAATATATAATAGAATATTTGAAAAATTATTGGTTTAAAAATTACAATAGATTCACTTGAATATATGAAATTTAATTCATTTGGAATGATAGTGCAATTGATTATCTTGATAAATATATTGATGTCCATTAAATAATATGAATTTTTATAACTGTTTAACATGTATATTATATAATTGGTTTATTCTATAACATAAACATTAAAGATTTACAGTATAATGATGTAATCAATATTTTATTGATTATGGTAATAATCTGATTAAGTTTACATTTAATGAAAAATGCATATTTTCCTAATCATCAGTATTTAACACTGTACTGTTATGTTTATTAAACATATTATATTTAATAATATACCATATGTATTGAAAGTAATATGTAATAAAAATATACATTCTGTTACAGATTGAAATAAACAGTCTTATTTTTTGAATATGTATTTCACATAATTATATTTATTTCATTGAATGTATTAAATTAACATTGTATTTTTATCTATTTCAATACATATTAAATAGATCCATTGTATTCTTATACTATATAATTTTTTTAATTATTTAATAAATAAAAAAATTAATATATATAATAAATAATAGAAAAATTAACATTGAATTTATACAATGGGTCATTTTCAATAGATGTGAATATCTGGTAAACCAGAGACAACAAACTATTTATATATCAGTAAATGAACAATTTCAAAACATATGTTAAATAAAAATAGACTGTTTAATTCATTGAATTAAATAGTGGGTTATTTTTGGAAATATCTTAATGCATTAAAATATAAATATTATAGTAAGATAAAAATAAAATATGTTTATCACGACGGTATTAAATAGTGTTCATATATTAAACGTTAATTTATATAAACATAAATTAGCCATACGGACATACTTTACTGTTATAATATTATTAGTATAAATTAAACTCAAGTAGAATTAGATGTAATATCATCTAATTCTTTGAGAAATAAACTGTGGAACCTAGTGTTTGATTATAATATTTTTTTTAACTTTTCATATGGCGGTAAAAAATAATCAATGATTATTTTTATATTAATCTACACCATTAAGATTTTATACATGTACACTTTGGTGGAGATAAAATTAATAAATCAGTTGATGTGAGCAAATCATCATAAATATTTGCAAAGAAATTACTTGGTAACATTACATATATTAACTTCCCATCTTTAAATTCTCTGAAAACATAAATATCATCTAGAATATACTTTAAATATTTATCACTATGAATCTCAATATGCTTTTTTCCATATTTATATTTGTATATTAATAAAATGTCGTCTTTCTTATTATTGTCCCCATCAAACACAAATCCTGTGTTATATTTTTTCGTCAAAAATTTATCATTCTTTGTAAATGCTAGAGGTTCTTGTGTAATTTCTGTATGATATTTACAAGGACCTTTATATTTTCTATTCCATATGTATGTATGAGTTTCAAACCCAGTAACTTTAAAATTAGGATTATATTTGGTGTAGTCTATAACACAATCGTTGTTATTACAATTAATATTTTGTAATGCTGAGATAATATCATCAACTCCGGAATCCATTATGTTTGTATTTTTACAATAAAAATATATAATAATTTTTAATTTGTATTATTACTCACTTCTTCGTTTATTCAAAAGATATGATCAAAATATAACCTTAACAATGCACCATTATACATGAATTATTAAGAATCATTTACTATTGTATTAACAATCTAGAGAGCTAATCCCCTTTATGTTAATTAGTGCAGTTCTCCCTGTCGGTCGCTCTGCACCAGTTAACATAAAGATTATTGCATCCTTGCTATATTATACGTAGTAGTTGTGATTAATAATTGTGTGTAACATATGCATATAATTCTGACAGTATATATTATCACATTTACACTATGATTATTTACCGGAAAAATATTGTAACGTTTAAAAGAATATCAGATCCGATGATAATATTTATAAATTAAAAACTATAAGATTTAATATCCATCAAGATTAATATAAAATAAAAAAATATATACTTTTATGTATGAAGTAAATTTAATACTTTGTTAATATGTTTATTGAATATATTATATACAAAAATATAAAGTGTATCTTTACCATATGATATATTAATAAGAGTAAAAACTATAATATATTGAATAAACAGTTATAATTTTCCAAAATATGTTTTTGATAAACATATTTATTTCATTAGACTATTATTTATTTATGTTTCTATTTTGAATATTTACATATATTGTTATAAATCATTGTATATTTATACTATATTAATTTTTAATTATTTATTAAATAAAAAAATTAATATATATAATAAATAATATAAAAATATTACAGTCAAAAATTATAATACATCTATCCAATTGAATAACATCAAATACAATAATTAAGATCATTCGTATATCAGAATTAATGTTTATTTTAACAGTTAATATGACATTTAGATTTTTATAATTGTTTATTACAGTTTTTAATCTTAAAATAATATAATGATTATTAACATTATTATTCGGTATAAGAACAACACATTATAAAAATAATATGGTAAATTATAATCAATATTAAATTTACATAAAATAAAAATATATACTTTTACTGATAAAGCGGAATTAATACTGTGATAATATGATTATCATATAAATTGAATATAATATTATATGAACCATCTTTACTATGTACGATATGTTAGATCATTTAAATTCTATTCTATTGAATAAACAGTCTTAATTTGAAAATCATGTGTTTTTCAAATAATAGTTACTCCAATTGCTATTATTTATATACATTTATATTTTCAATTATTTGTATATATTTGTTAATAATCATTGTATATTTATACTATATGATTTTTATATATTTAATAAATAAAAAAAATTAATATATATAATAAATAATGTAAAAATTAATATTGGATTTTTACAATGGGTTACTTTTCATAGATATGATTATCTGAAAGAACAGTAATATTACACCAATAAATAAACAACATATGGATTGTTTTTAAAACATATGTTGTTATAAAATAGACTGTTTATTTCATTGATTTGAACAGTAAATTATTTTGAATGTATACCAATGTGTTAAAATAGATATTATAGTATGTCAAAAAAATAAACATGCATATAATAACAGCATTAAATGGTAACCATATAATAAATGTTAATTTATTTGAAAATAAATTCCTCACATAGACATGTTGATTTTACTCATAATATATTCTATTCACATATCGTCAGGATGTTTGTGTTTATATCGTTGATATGTAGACAATTAATTTAATTGTCTACATCTATGTTAATTAACAACATGTTTATAAATTTATTTGTGAACGACTTTGTCTAGAATTTTTTTACTTATTTTTAGTAGTTTACCATGATTATATTTACAATATCTTTTTATATGAACATTACATTGTTATAAATTTCATGGTAAATTGTCGGGTACCTATATACTATCATATTTATGTTTTACATAACCTCTGTATTTTACAATGTTGTTTATGTACCATATTTTGAAGAATTATTTTCACAGTGTCTTGTTGTACAGATTCATATTCTTCTATTTTATTTTTCCAGAAAATTTCCAGAATTTTTCTGGAGTTTTTCCGGAAATTAAAAAATTTTTCTGTATACATATACAGAAAGTTAAAAATATACCACTTTCATGACCTGTGGGAGAAGTCTTCACATCGTCAAAAATCCAGTTTTTTGAGGGAAATAAAAAATTCCTGGAAAATCCTGGAATTCTGGAGGTCCTTTTAGAGGCCTAAAAAGTGAAACAAAATGAAAAATGTTGACATATACGGAAAATTACCGTATATCTTATGTTATAAAATATAAAGTTTTGGAGTAACCCAGATGTAAGTGGGGTAAACTAGACACTTAAGTGTTTGATTTCTTTTAAGCAGAAAATGTAATACATGAGTAGATAAAATATCCATTCAGACAGATACTAGTATATCAGCTGACAAATTATACATCTTTTCATTATGAAAATTTTAGAATTATATTGTTAATAGTGTAAGTGAAATATATCGTTCAGATATTCATTTGTGAAAATACTAAACACTCTGAAGTATCTGGTATTCTTATATATTGGATTTTCAATGTAATACTACAATCAATATTTTATTTATTGTAATAATAATCCCATTAAATTTACATTTAATGAAAAATACACATTTTATCGATCATTACCATTTAATACTGTGATACTATATTTATTAAATATTATATGATCAACAATATGCTAAATATATTGGAGCTAACTCATAATTAAAAATTGTGTTTTATTACAAATCAAAATAAACAGTCTTATTTTTTGAATATTCACTTTTTATAAAATAAGACTCTCAGTGAACATATTAAGGTGTTATCGTGTTTTTAACCATATTAATACATGTTAAATAGATATATTGTATTTTTATACTATTTAATTTTTTAATTATTTAATAGTAAAAAAAAATTAATATATAATAAGAATAATATAGAAATTTATTGATAAAAAATTACAGTATATTCATTTGATAGGGCACAAATAATTGAAATAATTTGAGTCACTTATTTACTGGGAATAATAATTATATTTTTAGATATAATTACATTTGAATTTTTATAACTGTTCATTTAAAATTCAAATGTTAAAATAATTCAATGGTTATTATCGTTAATGCCTCACTCAGTAAAAAACATGATATTAAAAATAATAGAATAAATTATTTCTATATTAATTCATCATAAAATGAAAAATATACGTTTTTCAGATATAATAAATTTAATATCGTATTGATACGTTTATTAAATATTTTGTAAATAATAGTATATAATCTATCCCTATCATATGATATAGTAAAATTATTATAAACTATAATGTATTAAATAAACAGTTATAATTTTTCAAAGTATGTATTTGTTAAACGTGTCTATTCCAGTAGTTCGTTATTTGTTTATGTCTGTATTTTGATTATTTTACATATATTGTATTAAATTATTGTATATTTATACTATTTAATTTTTTAATTATTTAATAATAAAAAAAATTAATATATAATAAGAATAATATAGAAATTTATTGATAAAAAATTACAGTATATTCATTTGATGGGGTATAAACAATTAAAATGTTCAAGGTTATATTACATCATATGTCAATATTTATATTAATAGTTAATATTGTATCTGAATTTTCATAACTGTTTAATATAATCTTTAATCTAAAAATAATATAGTAGTTATTAACATTAATATTTTACATCATAAAAATATATTATAAAAATATCATGATTGATTATAATCAGTATTAAATTTACATAAAATAAAATATTATACTTTTATTGATAGAGTTGAATTAATACTGTGTTAATATGTTTATTAAACATATTATAGATGAGAATATATAACCCATCTTTATTATATATGATACATTAGATCATTTAAACTTTATTATATTGAATAAACAGTCTTAATTTGAGAAATATATGATTTTCAAACAATGATTATTCCAATTGTTTTTCTTTCATTCATATTCATATTTTCTATTGTTTGTATATATTATTCCAAATCATTGTATTTTATACTATTTAATTTTTTTAATTATTAATATATAAAAAAAAATTAATATATAATAAGAATAATATAAAATTTACATAGATGAAAAATACAATATATCAATTGGATGAGATATAAATGGGTGAAATATTTGAATATATTAACATGTAAATGATAACATATGTATTAACAGTTAAAGATACATATGAATTTTTATAACTGTTTATCACAAACATTAATATTAAAATAATATATTGATTGTTAACAACAGTATTCTATATAATGGTAACTTATTGTAAAAATAATATAGTAAATTATAACCAGTATTAAGCTTACATATAATGAAAATATATACTTTTACTGATATAGTGGAATTAATACTGTAATAATGTATTTATCAAACAAATTGAATATAGTATTATATAAACCATCTTTATTATATATGTTACTTAAAATTATTTAAACTCTATTCTATTGAATAAACAGTCTTAATTTAAGAAATACATGATTTTCATACTATGATTATTCCAATAGCTATATATTTGTTTATATTCATATTTTCAATTGTTTGAGTATATTATCTTAAACCATTGTATTTTTATACTATATAATTTTTTAATTATTTAATAAATAAAAAAATTAATATATAATAAGAATAATATGAAAATTTAACACTGAATTTTACAATGGGTCATTATTCATAGATATGATTATCTGATAAATGGAAACAATACACTGATAAATGAACAATAAATGAAATTATTTCCAGGGATGTATTTAGATAAAATAGACTGTTTATTACAATGAAATAAACAGATGATTATTTGGAAACATCTTAATGTGTTAAAATGTATACATTATAATGATCTTAAAATAAAATATACCTATCATAACAGTATTAAATAATGATAATATGAAAAACGTTAATTTATTTGAATATAAAATTTGCATTATTACATGATGATCCTTTTACATAATGTGTTTTATCCACATAACACCAGGATGTTTATAGTTGAACATATCACATATAAATAATTAATTTAATTATTTATGCCTTATTGCTTGATAGTATGTACATAAAAATTTGTTACTAATCAATTATATCTAAGAATATTCTCCACCAATTTCAAGTAATTTTCATGATTATAACCATGATATCTTTTTATTAAACTGTATCATTGTTAAAAACTTCACAGTAAATTACTGGATACCTATACAATATTATATCTATATTTCATTAAACCCTATATTTTATAGTGTTATTTCTTCCTCATATTTTAACTAATTATTTTCACGGTATTTTTCTGTGAATATCCACCCTCATTTATTTTAATTTTCCAGAAAAATTTCCAGATTTTTTCTGGAAAATTAAAAAAAAAATCTTGTATACCTATACGAAAAGTTAAAAATTAGCTACTTTCATAACCTGTGGGAGAAGTCTTCACATCATCAAAAATCCAGATTTTTGATGGCAAAATAAAAATTCCTGGAAATCCCAGAATTCTGAAGGTCCTTTTAGAGACCTGAAAAGTAAAGCAAAATGAAAAATGTTAATATACATGGTATTTTTCCGTCTATCTTATGTTGTAAAATACAAGATTTGAAGTTACTCTAGCTGATCATAGTGTAAAATTGAAAATACTTGAGTAGATATTTTATCTACTCATGATAAAATAAACCAATCAGTCAGCTGTTCATTGTTTATAAAAATAATATTATCCGCCTAAATACATTCTGTTGTTCAGACAATTATTAATCAATGATTATCAATGATTATCAATATTTTTAATAACTGCTATGTTGTCTGAAATAATCGCGCGGATAGGTATCCCAATTCTTGTTCATGTAATTAAAATAACAATATTGGTGGGTACCCGGCTCTTGTTCATGTAATTAAAAATAACAATATGGGTAGATACCGCAGTTCTTGTTAATATAATTAAAAATAATAATATGGGCAGATACCCCAGTTCTTGTTCATACAATTAAAATTAACAATATGGGTAGGTACCTCAACTCTTGTTCACACAATTAAAAATAACAATATGGGTGGGTACCCGGCTCTTGTTCACACAATCAAAATTAACAATATGGGTAGGTACCCCAACTCTTGTTCACACAATTAAAAATAACAATATGGGTGGGTACCCGGCTCTTGTTCATGTAATTAAAAATAACAATATGGGTGGTACCCCAGTTCGTATTCACACAATTAAAATTAACAATATGGGTGGGTATCCGGCTCTTGATCATGTAATTAAAAATAACAATATGTGTGGATACTCCAACTCTTGTTTATATAATTAAAAATAACAATATGGGTACATACCCCAGCTCTTGTTCACACAATTAAAAATAACAATATGGGTGGGTATCCGGCTCTTGATCATGTAATTAAAAATAACAATATGTGTGGATACTCCAACTCTTGTTTATATAATTAAAAATAACAATATGGGTACATACCCCAGCTCTTGTTCACACAATTAAAAATAACAATATGGGTGGATACCCCAACTCTTGTTCACACAATTAAAATTAACAATATGGATAGATACCCCAACTCTTGTTTATATAATTAAAATAACAATATGGGTAGGTATCCCAGGTTTTGTTCACACAATTAAAATTAACAATATGGATAGGTACCCCAACTCTTGTTTATATAATTAAAATAACAATATGGGTAGGTATCCCAGGTTTTGTTCACACAATTAAAATTAACAATATGGATAGATACCCCAACTCTTGTTCACACAATTAAAAATAACAATATGGGTGGGTACCCGGCTCTTGTTCATGTAATTAAAAATAACAATATGGGTGGTACCCCAGTTCGTATTCACACAATTAAAATTAACAATATGGGTGGGTATCCGGCTCTTGATCATGTAATTAAAAATAACAATATGGGTAGTACCCCAGTTCGTATTCACACAATTAAAATTAACAATATGGGTGGTACCCCAACTCTTGTTCATGTAATTAAAATAACAATATGGGTAGATACCTCAGCTTTTGTTTATGTAAATAACAATAACAATATAGATAGGTATCCCAACTGTTGATCATATAATTAAAAACAATCATATGGAAAGATGTCCCGGCTCTTATTTACATAATTATTGACAGATATTCTAAATTGTAATTACATGGATTTAAAATTATTATTTGGGTAGATACTCTGGTTCTTGATCGCATGGGTTAAAAAAATAGTCATTTATCCAGATACTCTGATCCGTAATTATATAGGTTTAAAATTCGCAACATCTCATTTTCATTTATTTGGATACTCTGATCAGCAACTATATGATTTAAAAAATGATTATTTATGCAGATACCCTTATCACAATTACATAGATTAATATAGTATTTATCCAGATACTCTAGTCCTTAATAGTATGGGTTAAAAATAATTATATAGATACTCTTATTCATCATTATGGAAATTAATAAATTATTTAACTAACCACTTGAAATAACACTAAATTTCTTAGAAGATCTAATATTCACTTAACATTAAATAAATTACCATTTTTGTGTTATCATTAAACGTTCTCAATGGTCTAGTTTCTCTTCCAACATTTCCATATATACTATTAACAAACATTTATTAAAATCGTTATATCCATTCATATTGTATAGCATGTCTTTTTCGGAAAAATCAATGAGTATATCAACTTCTCTGTTCTCCATGATGTTAATTTCAATATGATTATCTACAATGTTTAAAGCGTTAAAAGTATCTTCATTACTAATATTATCATCTAATAAACTTGAATTATTATCAGATACATCATCATATAAATTATAAATATTTTCATAATCTAAAACATCGTCATCAAAATTAATTAAATCGGAAATATCACTGTCTATATCATTACTAATAGTCTCATCAGAAATTATATTCAAATTATCATGAATTAAGAAATCATCGTTAAAACTGATCAAATCACCATTATTGATAATTTCATTTGAAACAACATTTGAATTATCATGATTTAAAGCATCATCATTGAAATTAATCAAATCAGGAACTTCATTATCGTGAACATTATCTTCTATATCATTGTCAGAAATATCAGACAAGTCATCATATAAATCACAGTCTAAAAATTCACCATCATAATTATTTATTTCTGATATATCATCTTCTATACATTCATTTAAAATAACAGATGAATCGTCATTAGATACATTACCATTATTACTATCCAAAATATGAACATGATTAAAGTTATCAATATCTGAATCATTGCTATTTGATGATGTACATAATTCCTCATTAAAATCAATGAGATCATCAAATTCAGAATCATTTACATATGAATTATCTGTAACTGATTCTTCGTCGGAATTGTTATTATATGAATTAGCAACGATTGATTCTTCAACATGTATTTTGGATGTTACAATTATTGGTTTAGGATTTAGCCTTTCTGGAGAAAAATTGACAGTATTAATAATTGGTTTGGGTGTTACAATTGTTGGTCTAGAATTTAATCCTTCACCAGAAAGATTAGCAGAATTAATTAATGGTCTAGTTGTAATAATATTTGGAAGTGGAGGTGGAACAATATTATTAATTTTTGGAATTGATAATGGTTTAGAACAAGTGTTTAAAGTTGGGATTGAAACAGGTTTTGAAATAATAACAGGATTTAAACTTGGTGGAGTGTAAACACTTGACTTAGAATATATTTTTTCACCAGGGTGATTAACAGGAACAAATTTCAGAGAACCAGTGTTCAGAGTGGGTGGAGCATAAACATTTACTTTGGGGGAACTAACGGAATTATTATAAGATTTCTTAAATGTTTTGCTTTTCAACATATCCTCTTTAATTGTAATCACGCGAGAACCATATACAAATGGTTTAAGAGGATTTGCTGCGCTTGATTTTTCACCAATAAGTTTAACAGGGACATATTTTTCGCGAGCAACATATTTGTCCATATGTCCAAAGATTGGATCATCTACTTTTGGTATATGACGAACAGTATTTTTAATAATAGGTTTTGATTCATTGCTATGGGGAAAATCATTCATGCTGGATATAAACGATTTAACAGGTTCATTTAACCGCACGTAATTATAATCATAATCTTCATCTTCCGACAAATCCTCATTCAAATCTTTCTTTACTCTCCATTGTCTTTTTCCCTTCCCCTTACTTCTCTTCACAATCAATCTTTTTGGCAAGAACACGCGTTTATCATTGGGAATATTTTTGATTGATTCGACCATTTCACTTGTTATAACTGGAGAACGTTTTAGTACATATTCACTCATGATAGGTATGCCATTAACAGACGATATAATTTTACTTTTAGCTGATTCAATTTCCCCTTCACACGCAGGTAAATATACAATATTAAGAGCATTTGGATCAAAAGTGAATCTCCTGGGCTTTTTGTTTGACTCAATTTTAGCAGGTTCATTAATTGTGGCATAAAGAGTTTCACTTGGAGACTCATCACTGATTAAAATATTGATATATACGGCAGCTGATTCATTAGTACAATATTTTAAAAATTTACGATAGGTATCAATTGTCACCTTATTCAATCCGTTGCGATTCAAACTGCCATCATCTCTCACAATGTCTTCATCTCTCCACCCTCTTATGTGATCTTCAAGATATGGTGTTTCATTAAATCTTGTCTTGAACATGAGAAATTTCTTAAGCCAGAATACTTCCTCTGAATTAATATCACTCCAGTCATTTAAGAAATTTTTAACTGACGTCCTTAATGAATCCATGATCTTCTTCAATTCTTTTTCCGCGTGATCCATCCATTGGGCTGTACTGATATCTCTGTTTTCTCTTGAATATTTAAAGAGATATTGTTCAAAATATGTTTGATTTTTTCGAACAACTATCTCTTTATCGATTATAACAACATTTTTATCAGATTCAGCTGTGGCCTTGATGTTTTTGCTTCCACGCTTTCTTCCCCTAGTCTCTCCCTCCTTCTTCTCCTTCACAACCTTCGTCCTCTTACCTACTCTCTTTACTTTATTTTTTGCCCCCTCCGGTCTTCCTCTACCTCTTTTAGCATTCTTTCTCTCTAATTCAATCAATCTGTCAGCCTCAACCTCTGCAACGTCTACGGGAGTCTCGACATAATTGATTAAATAATAAAAATCAAGAAGTGCTGATGAATTAAGTATATCACCCTTTTTTCTACCACGATTTTCCCTTTTTAATCCGAGCGATTCAGGTACTTCAACACCACCAATAGTGAACTTAGGTGTTGGTTCGGGCTCAAAACCAGGAATGATAATACCGTCTAAAAATGAAAGTGTTGTATCAAGCTCATCTTGCATATTTTCCCTTATCTTTCTTGGAATGTTAACACCATACTCCTTTTTAATTTTGTTCTGTTTGCAAAGGAGTACATAATACTTGAAAACATTGTTTATGGAGCATAGCTCATGGTGTTCATACATATTTATAAGGTACTCTATATCTTTGATGATCCTACCCTTTTCTCTTGCGAGTATATCTTCAACGAAGATGTCCCACTCAAAGTTGTTAAGCTTTGAGAGATCATCCATTCCGAATCCATATACGCACTTAATCAAAGTACCGGATCTCAATTGGGCTTTGAGAGCGTTAGCAGCTTGCATGGCTTGAATACCTTTATTCATTGTCGCTAATATAACTATTTATAATAAATTTTTACGGTTAAGGCAAAATTAAAAATTTATCACAGATTTTAATTTAAAATCTGGAGTATAAAATTTTTTTTCAATTTTTTTTTGACATCTGTTTTTCGTGGATAAACAGAAAATAATACATTAGCAGTGACAGAATTTTTTTAATATATTATTGATGGAATAATGTCGTCAAAAAATTATTGTAAATAAGAGTTAAAAATAATATGATATGGATTAGTATTCACATGATAAATTTTTTAAAATCTTTGAGAAGCTATTTGGGATTGGTAAAATTGTTTAATTTTACTATTGTAATAATCATCAATAAATTACGAACACATAAATGTATTAATGATACATTTAATATTTTAGTCGGATTAATGAGGTCTTTAATGTATAAATTGAAATTTGACAATATATTTTATAATAACCATGTATACTGTAATATATGTTAGTATTAATATTATATTATATTGTTCTAAATAAACAGTCTAAATTATCGAAAGTATTATTTTTGATTTATTGTAATCATTTTATTGATAACATTATAAATTATCTAAATTGTCTACAATCTTGTTATCAAAATATAATCATTATGTTTTTATACTATTAATTTTTTAATTATTTAATAAATAAAAAAAATTAATATATAATAGAAATATACAAAAAATTAATGATTTAAAAATTACAATAGATCCATTTGAATATATGATAATTGATTCATTTGGAAGGGAAGTGTAGTTAGTCATTTTGATAAATATATTTTACAACATGAAAATAGTATAAATTTTTATAATTGTTTAATAGTTATATTATATATTCATATATTTTTAATATACAATTATTAAAGTTTTTAATTGTTGTGATACAATAAATAAAAATATTTATTATGATGATAATCTGATTAAGTTTACATAAAATGAAAAATATACATTTTTCCAATCATCACCAATTAATACTGTTATATTATGTTTAACAAACATAATACACATAATATTATACTAAATATAATAGGATTAATTCATAATAAAAAATTGTATTCTATTACAGATTGAAATAAACAGTTATATTTTTTGAATATTTACTTTTTGTAATAATATCTATTCCAATGGATATAATTATTTGTTACAGTATTTTTAACCATGTTGATATACATTAAATAGATATATTGTATTTTTACACTAATTAATTTTTAAAATATTTAATAAATAAAAAAAATTAATATATAATAGAAATATACAAAAATTATTGGTTTAAAAATTACAATGGATCCATTTAAATATACGAAATTTGATTCATTTGGAAGGAAAGCATAATCAATCAGGTTGTTAAACATATTGATCTCTATTAAATGATATGAATTTTATAACTGTTTAACATATACATTACATAGTTGAATTATTCTATAATATAAACATTGAAGATTTACAGAGTAATAATATAATTAATAAATCATTGTTTATAATAATCATCTGATTAAGTTTATATTAAATAAAAAATACATGTTTTCTAATCATCACCATTTAATACTGTTATATTATGTTTATTAAACATAATACATATAATAATATACCAAATGTGATAGGATTATTTCATAACAAAAAATTATATTCTATTACAAACTGAAATAAACAGTCTTAATTTTTAAATGTGTAGTTTACATAACAATGTTTGTTCCATTAAATATATCAAATCAATATTGTATTTTTATCTATTTCAATATATATTAAATAGATCCATTGTATTTTTATACTATTAATTTTTTAAATTATTTAATAAATAAAAAAAATTAATATATAATAGAATATATACAAAAATTATTGGTAAAAAATACAATGGTTTATTTTATCCAATTAACATCACTTGCAATAATTAAACTCATTTATATGACATAAATAATATTCATACAAATGAGTAAAGTTACATTTAAAATTTTATACCTGTTTATTTCAATTAAAAACTTTATAACAACACAATATATGTTAACATTAAAATATTATACAGTAATGATATATTAGAAAAATAATATGATAACCTACAATCAGTAATAAATTTATATAAGTGAAAAATATATACTTTACCAATGAAGTGGAATTAATACTGTGATAATATATTTATCAAACAAATTGATTATAATAATATATAAATCATCTTTACTATATATGATACTTAAAATTATTAAAACTTTATATTATTGAATAAACAGTCTTAATTTGAAAAACATGTGTTTTTCAAATAATGGATATTCCAAATGTTATTTATTTGTTTATAATCATATTTTCAATTATTTGTACATATTGATATAAATCATTGTATTTTTATACTAATTAATTTTTTAAATATTTAATAAATAAAAAAAATTAATATATATAATAAATAATGTAAAAATTAATATTTGATTTTTACAATGGGTCGCTTTTCATAGATATGATTATCTGAAAGAACAGAAATAATACACTGATAAATGAACAACAAATTGATTGTTCTAAAACATATGATGTAATAAAATTCACTGTTTATTTCATTGATTTAAGCAGTGAATTATTCTGAAAGTATACCAATGGGTCAAAATATAAATATCATAATATATCAAAAACTGAATATATCTATTACAACAGTATTAAATGGTAGCCATATAATAGATGTTAATTTATTTGAACATAAATTTCTCATGTAATAATGTTAATTTATGTTCATAAAGTGTTCTATCCACATATTATTTGAATGTTTATGTTTATATTATTGATGTATAGACAATTAAATTAATTGTCTATATCTATGCCATTTAACAACATGTTTATAAATTTGTTTATAGGCAACTGAGTCAGAGAATATTCTTGTTGTTAATTTTCAACAATTTATCATGTTTATATAAATGACATCTTTTTATATAAACATGATATTGTTAAAAGTTTCACGATAAATTGTCGAATATCTATACGCTATTATATTTATATGTCATTTAACTGCTACATATTATAGTGTTGTTTATATCCCACATTTTGAAGGATCATTTTCACAACATTTAAATGTCCAAATTCGCGTTCTTTTATTCTATTTTTCCAGATTTTTTTCCAGAATTTTCTAGAATTTTTCTGGAAATTTAAAAAAATTTTCTGTATATACATACAGAAAGTTAAAAATTGACTACTTTCATGATACGTGGGAGCTGTCTTCACATCAACAAAAATCTGGATTTTTTGAGGGAAAAAAAATTTCCTGGAAAATCCCGGAATTCTGGAATTCCTTTTAGCGACCTAGAAAGTCAAACAAAATAAAAAATGTTGACATATACGGTAAAATGTTGTATTTGAAGTAACTACAAGTGTAAGTGAAGTAAACGTTAAACATTTAAGCGTCTAATTTCTTTCAAACAGAAAATGTAAAAACACATGATAATCATAAAGTTAAAATACATGATTAGATAAAATATCTACTCTGAAAACACTGATATGTCAGGTAACTAATTATACATCTTTTTCATCACGAAAAATTCAGAATTACACTGTAAATAATAATTTACATGATTTAAAATAGTCATTGGACATCTACATAATTTCACCCATATAAGCAAATTATAGATATAATATAATAGATTATTTATGTATTAAATCAATGTTAAAATTAAAATATACATTTTTCTTATGTAGCTGATTTAATGCTGTATTAATATGTTTACTAAATATTTTGTAGATAATAATATATAGTCCACCTTTATTATATATGTCATATATAAATGTTTAAACTTTATTATATTAAATAAACAGTCTTAATTTGAAAATCATATGATTTTCAAACAATGGCTATTCCAATTGTTTTCTTTCAATTGTATTCACATTTTCAATTGTTTGCATATATTATTTTAAACCATTGTATATTTATACTATATAATTTTTTTTAATTATTAATATATAAAAAAAATTAATATATATAATAAATAATATAAAAATTGTCACAGATAAAAATACAATATATCAAAAGGATGATATACAACCAGTTGAAATACTTGAGTATATCAACAGTAAATGATAAAATAAATATTAACGGTTAAAGGTACATTTGAATTTTTATAACTGTTTATTACAAACATTAATATTTAAACAACATATTGGTTATTAATATTAATAATCTATATAATGATAACACATTATAAAAATAATATAATGAATTATAGTCAGTATTAAGTTCATATAAGATGAAAATGTACACTTTTACTAATGGAGTGGGATTAATACTGTGTTAATATGTTTATCAAATAAATTAAATATAATATTATATAAGTCATCTTTATTATATATGATACTTAAAAGTATTTAAACTCTATTCTATTGAATAAACAGTCATAATTTGAAAAACATATGTTTTTCAAATTATGATTATTCCAATAGTTATATATTTGTTTATACTCATATTTCCTATTGTTTGAATATATTGTCATAAACCATTGTATTTTATACTATTAATTTTTTTTAATTATTAATATATAAAAAAAATTAATATATATAATACAAAATTTTAACACTGAATTTTTACAATGGGTCATTATTCATAGATGCAAATATCTGACAAAATAACAATAATAAACTGATAAACTAACAGTAGTAAAATTATTTCCAAGTATATATTCAGACAAAATAGACTGTTTATTTCAATGAAATAAACAGGTGATTATTCTGAAACATTTTAATATGTTGATTTGTGAACAGTGTAATAGATATAAAATAATATATGTCTATCATAACAGTATTAAATAATGGTAATACAACAAACGTCAATTTATTTGAATATAAAATCTCCCTAATCACATAATGATTCTTTTACAAAATATGTTTTATCCACACGTCACTAGAATCTTTATAGTTAAATATATCACATATAAATAATTAATTTAATTATCTATGGCCTTATTGTTTAATATTATGTACATAAAATTGTTTGTAAACAAATATACCTGTAAATATTCATGATTATATTAATAACATCTATTTTCTTAATCTATGTTATCTACTCTTATATTTTAACCGATTATTTTCACAGTACTTTACCGTGAAAATCCACTCTAATCTATTTTATTTTTTTTCAAAAATTTTCCAGAAATTAAATAATTTTTCTGTATATCTATACATGAAGTTAAAAATTGACCACTTAGATGACACATGTACAAGGTCTTCACATTGTTAAAAATCCAGATTTTTGAAGATAAAATAAAAAAAATTCTGGAAATTCCAGAAATTTGGAGGTCCTTCTAGAGACCTGAAAAGTATTTCTATTTTTCTCTAAAAATTCATAAAACGTTAGATCCCGGGAATCTAGTGTTTTACAACACGAAACCTTAACATTTTCCCGTCTATTTTATGTTGTAAATACAAATTTTGGAGTAATTCCAAATGTAAGTGTTTAGTTTCATTCAAACAGAAAATGTAAAAATACTTGAGTAGATAAAATAAATTAGACTGTCATCTGTTTATTGTTTGAATTAAAAATAACAATGTGGGTAGGCCTCCTGTTCTTGTTCACGTAATTTAAATAACAATATGGGTGGGTACCCCAGCTCTTGTTCATATAATTAAGAATAACAATATGGTTATATATACAAATACTTTTGTCCTTAGTCACATGAGTTTTTAATAAATATTTTATTCAGATACTCTTGTTCTTAATCACATAAGTTTTTAATAGATATTTATTCAGATACTCTGGCTCTTAATTACATAGGTTAAAATAATCGTTTACCCAGATACTCTGACTCTTGACAATATGGATTAAAATAGTTATTTATTCAGATACTCTGACCCTTAATTACATGGATTAAAAAAATAGTTATTTATTCGGATACTCTGATCCTTTACAATATGGATTAAAATAATCATTTATTCAGATACTCTGACTCTTAATTACATGGGTTAAAATAGTCATTTATTCAGATACTCTGACTCTTAATTACATGGGTTAAAATAATTATTTATTCAGATACTCTGACTCTTAATTACATGGGTTAAAATAGTCATTTATTCAGATACTCTGACTCTTAATTACATGGGTTAAAATAATTATTTATTCAGATACTCTGACTCTTAATTGCATGAATTTAAAATAGTTATTTATTCAGATACTCTGACTCTTAATTACATGGGTTAAAATAGTCATTTATTCAGATACTCTTACTCTTAATTAAATAGATTTATAAATAATTATTTATTCAGATACTCTTGCTCTTAATTATATGGGTTAAAATAATCGTTTATTCAGATACTCTGATACTCTTATCCTTGACAATATGGATTAAATAACCATTTAACCAGATACTCTAGTCCTTAACTGTACAGATTGTACTCACGCAAATGAAAATAATTATCTACAATTATATAATTTATATGAATATTTGGAATAACATTAGATTAATAAAGGGTCTAATAATCACTTAATTATAAATAAATCACCATAATTTGTTGTCCAACATTTCCATGTATATAATTATCAAACATTTATTAAAATCGTTATATTTATTCATATTGTGTAACACATCTTTTTCAGAAAAATCAATAAGTATGTCGACATCCCTGTTCTCCATAATGTTAATTTCAATACGATTATTTACAGTAGTTGAAAAATTAAAAACATCATCTATATTAGTATTGTCATCTAATAAACTTGAATTATTATCAGACATATTATCTATATCATCATATAAATCATAAATATCGTCATGGATTAAGGTATCATCGTTGAAATTAATCAAGTCAGGAACTTCATCCGGAATAACACTTAGATTATCGTGATCAACATGAACTAAATTATCATCATCAAAATTAATCAAATCAGAAACTTCATTATACACATTATTGTTAATTTCATCGGAAATTACACTTAAATCATGAACTAAATTATCATCATCAAAATTAATTAAATCGGGAAAACCATTTTCAGACAAATCATTTTCAGACAAATCATCATATAAATCACTGTCTAAAAACTCACCGTCATAATTATTTATTTCCGAAATATCATCATCTATACATTCATCTGAAACATAATCATTATTGACTTCATTAAAAACAACAGATGAATCATCATCAGATGTATTATTAACATTCAAAATATGATCATTATTTAAACTATCAATATCTGAATCATTGCTATTTGAGGATGTACATAACTCCTCATTAAAATTAATAAGATCATCAAATTCAGAATCATCCTTATGCGTATCAATTGTAACTGATTCTTTATCGGAATTAATGATATCGACAAATTTAGAATCATCTTTATGTGAATCAATTACAATTGATTCATTAACATGTGGTTCGGGTTGTACAATTATTGATTTAGCTGGTTTAACTGTAACAGTATTTTGAATTGGAATATTAATAACTGGTTTGGATGTTACAATTGATGGTCTAACTGTAACAGTATTTTGAATTGGAATATTAATAACTGGTTTGGATGTTACAATTGATGATTTAACTGTAACCATATTTAATGTTGGAATTGGTAATGGATTAGAATTGGTGCTTAAAGATGGAATTGAAACAGGTCTTGAAATACTAACAGGACCCAAACTTGGTGGAGTATAAACATTTGATTTAGAATTAACAGGAATAACAAGTTTTAAGCTAGGTGGGGTATAAACATTTACTTTTGGGGAGCTAGCAAATTTATCACCATAAGACTTTTTAAATGTTTTGCTTTTTAACATATCCTCTTTAATTGTAATCACACGTGAACCGTATACAAATGGTTTAAGAGGACTTAATGTAGATGGTTTTAAAGAATCTAATTTCTCACTGGCAAGTTTAACAGGAACATATTTTTCACGAGTAACATATTTGTCCATATGTCCAAAGATTGGGTCATCTACTTTTGGTATGTGACGAACAGTATTTTTAACAACAAGTTTTGATTCAACGCGAGGGGGTAAATCATTCATACTAGATACAAATGATTTAACAGGTTCATTCAATCGCACATAATTATATTCATAATTCTCATCCTCTGACAAATCTTCACATGACTCCTTTTTCACTTTCCATTGCCTTTTTCCCTTTCCCTTACTCTTCTTCACGATCAATCTTTTTGGCAAAAATACACGTTTATCATCAGGAATGTTTTTAATCGATTCAACCATCTCACTTGTTACCTCTGAGGGGCGTTTTACTACATATTCGCTCATGATGGGAATACCATTAACTGATGAAATAATTTTATTTTTTGCCGATTCAACTTCTCCCTCGCGCGCGGGTAAATATACAACATTAAGAGCATTTGGATCATGTTCTGTTCTTTTAAATTGTCTGGTTGATACAATTTTTTCAGGTTCATTGATAGTGGCAAAAAGTGTTTCACTTGGAGATTCTTCACTGATCAAGGTATTAATGTACACTTTAATGGATTCGTTGGTGCAATAGTTCAAGAATTTACGATAAATATCGATTGTCACCTTACCCAATCCATTACGGTTCAACTTGCCGTCATCCATTACAATGCTCTCATCACTCCATCCCCTAATATGATCTTCAAGATATGGTACTTGATTAAATCTTGTCTTAAATACTAAAAATTTCTTGAGCCAGAATACTTCCTCTGTATTAACTTCGTCCCAGTCTAACAAGAAATTTTTGATTGATTGTTTAAACGAGTCCATAATCTTCTTTAACTCTTTTTCAGCGTGGTTCATCCATTCGGCTGAGCTGATCTCTCGGTTCTCTCTAGTGTACTTAAAGAGATGTTGTTCGAAATATGTTTGATGTTTACGAACAACGATCTCTTTATCAACTATAACCACATTCCTATCAGATTCAGCTGTAGCCTTAACATTCTTACTACCACGCTTTCTTCCCCTCGTTTCTCCCTCTCTCTTCTCTTTCACAACTCTCCTCCTCTTACCGATCTTCTTCACCTTATTTTTTGCCCCCTCCGGTCTTCCTCTTCCTCTCTTGCTCATCTCTCTTTCTAATTCGATCAACCTGTCAGCCTCAACCTCTGCAGCATTTACGGGAGGCTCAACATAATTGATCAAATAATAGAAATCGACCAATGCAGATGAATTAAGTACATCACCCTTACGTCTCCCCCGATTTTCCCTTTTGAATCCAAGTGATTCAGGTACTTCAACACCACCAATAGTGAACTTAGGTGTTGGTTCGGGTTCGTATCCAGGGATGATGATACTATCTAAAGATGAAAGCGCTGCATCGAGTTCATCTTGCATTCTTTCCCTTATTTTCCTTGGAATGTTGACACCATACTCCTTTTTGATCTTGGCCTGTTTGCAAAGGAGTTCGTAATATTTGAAAACATTACTTACGGAGCAAAGCTCATGGTGTTCGAGCATGTTCATAAGGTACTCGATATCGCTAACGATCCGATTCTTCTCTCTTGCATGCATATCTTCAATGGTGATATCCCACTCAAAGCTGTTAAGCTTAGAGAGGTCCTTCATACCATATCCGTACACACACTTGATCAAATTGTCGGATCTCAATTGATCTTTGATGGCTCTAGTGGCTTTAATTGCTGTGATTCTAGCACTTTGGCTCATCTTTCGCAAATATAACTATTTATAATAAAAATTTATAGTTAAGGTGAAAAATAAAAATTTATCACAAATATTAATTTAATATCTGGAATTAAAAAATTTTTATCAATTTTTAAAATTTTTTTTTAACGCGTTTTTTTTTGGAAGGACTATTAATTACCACCATTGAAACCGACAAAATATTCAGATGTAATATATACCACGATGATGCTGTTGTGAAAATCAACATGTTAATAGATTTGTAAATGACTGATTATCACTAATAATAAAATCAATGGAATATTTGAATGTGATGTATATTTGAATAATACTATTGTAAAAGTCATAGTGTGAATGAATTTGTGAATAACTGATAATTACAACCATTGGTTATAATTGAATATTTAAATGTAATGTATATAACAATGTTTCTACTGTTGATATTATGAAATATATGTATTTATAAAATGATGTAATGTAACATGTTTATGATGATGAAACACTAAATATGTTATCACTATTGGTGAATGGATATAATAAATATAATGGATGTTATAAATAATGCGAATAGTATCGACGAGTGGATCATATTTAATATATTTTGATCATTATAAAAACTATCATTATGGATGGACAAAAATATGTTTTTAATATGTCTTAACCATCAACAGCGTTTAGAACAATCATTATCATGTATAATAAAAATTATATGTATATATAATAATCACTATATTTACATTATAATGTGTTAAAGGTAATATTATACTATTTTGTATGCAATAAACAGTCTAAATTATTGAAATATATATTTTTGATATATTGTATCAATGATATTATTAATATTGTAACATATCAAAAATGTTATAATTCTTACTATTTACATAAAATTATTGTATTTTTAGATTAATTAATTTTTAAATTATTTAATAAATAAAAAAAATTAATATATAATAAAAATAATAGAAAAAATTTCAGTAATTTTTACAATGGATCCATTTGAATAATTGAGATTTAACTCATTTATAAAAGCGATATGTTTAGTGAATCTATTAGATATAATATAGTTTATAAGTGAAAGTGATTTTTAGTGGCTGTTTAATACATATATTATAAAATAAATAGTTTTACAGTATAACCATTGAAGATATATAATGTTATAGTATATATATATCAAATATATTGTCTATGATAATCATTGAATTAAATCATTATGGATGTAAAATTCATATTTTAATGTTTCAAATAAACTTAATACAGTGATGTTATATTTAATAAATATAATACTTTCATCAATATAATATAGACTAAAGAATTAACAAATGATAATAATTTAGTTTTATTACAAAATGTAATAAACAGTCTTAATTTTTGAATATATGATTTTATCAATAATTATTGTCCCAAATAATAAATTTACATATTATTATATTTCAACTATATTGATACATATTTAACCGAACCATTGTATTTTTATACTAATTAATTTTTAAATTATTTAATAAATTAAAAAAATTAATATATAATAGAAATATACAAATTTTAAATGTCAAAAATACAATGGTCTTATTTGAATGAATAAATATATTATATTTACAAGTATAATATTATACATTTAAATACCAGATATAAGTTGATTGTAAAAGTAATATAGAATTTAATAACTGTTTATTACATACAAAATAATTCAAAAATATTTTAATCTGTAATTATTAACAACATATGTTATTATAATATAAATAGAAAATTATTTACGTGATAATCATTGAATTAAATCGTTATAAATGTAAAATATATACTTTTATATTTCGAGTTGATTTAATACTGTGATATTATATTTACTAAATATAATACTTTCATTGATATAATACAGACTAGGAAAATTAATAGATTATAAAAATTTGTCTTTATCACAGGGTGAAATAAACAGTCATAATTTTTAAATATATGATTTTAACAACAATTGTTGACCCAAATAATAAATTTATATATTATTGTATTTCAAGCATAATGATATATATTTAACCGAATCATTGTATTTTTATACTATTAAATTTTTAAATTATTTATTAAATAAAAAAAATTAATATATAATAGAAATATACAATTTTTAAATGTTTAAAAAAATACAATAATCTATTTAAATGTATATGAATTATCTCATTTATAAATATAGTGTTGTATGTTGAATAAATAAACATAAATTAGTAATGAGAATAGTATATATTTTTATAACTGTTTAATATATATATTGTATAATAAAATATTTTTATAATACAAACATTAATAATTCACATGGTTATAATATAAATAACAAAAATATTATTTATGATAATCATTGAATTAAATCTTTATAAATTGAAATTTTGTATTTTTACATTCTATATAAACTTAATACTGTGATATCATATTTATTAAATATGATATATTCAGAAACAAAATATAAATTAATGAATTAACAAATAATAATATTTTGTTTCTATTACAGGATGTAATAAATAGTCTTAATTTTTGATTTTATGATTTTATCAATAATTATTTATACATTAAATAAATTTGTATACTATTGAATTTTAACAATGTTGTCATATATTTAACTGAATCATTGTATTTTTATACTAATTAATTTTTAAAATATTTAATAAATAAAAAAAATTAATATATAATAGAAATAAATAAAAATTTTTAGTACAAAAATTATAATAGACCCAACTGAATATATAATATTTGTTCCATTTATAAACATAACATAATCTGTTGAATTATTAGATATAATATTGTACATAAAATGACAAACATTTTAATAACTGTTTATTATATACATTATAAACTGTATTATTTTTATGACGTAAACATTTGTAATATACACTATAATAATATAAATGATAAAATTACTATATATAATAACTATTACATTAAATCATCATAAATGAAAATTTCATGTTTTTATATGTCATATAAACTTAATACTGTGATGTTATATTCAATAAATATAATATTATTGGCAATATAACATAGATTCAAGATTTAAATAATAGTAAAAAATTAATTTTATTACAAAATGTAATAAACAGTCTTAATTTTTAGATATATGATTTTATCAATAATCATTTATACAATAAATAATCTTGTACACTATTTGATTTTAACTATATTGTTACATATTTAATTGAATCATTGTATTTTATATTAATTAATTTTTAAATTATTTAATAAATAAAAAAAATTAATATATAATAGAAATAATGAAAAAAAAATTAATGCTAAAAATACAATGTATTTATTTTATCCAATATAAATGGAACCAAATTAATGAATTGATCAGATAAAATAATAAAATTCTGTATCAGTAAGTAATAACATTATTTGATTTTTAATACTATTTATGTTATATATTAATACAATATGTTTCACAATAATTAAAGTAATACGATTGTATATAATTTAAACATATTTATAATTATCATAAATAAATGTATTTCGGGATTAAGCTTATATATATATGTATGTTTAATATATTTAAATGATAATGTAAACTTAATACTGTCTTAATATGTTTAACAGAAATATTAAACATATTAATATAACATCCATATTTATTATTTATTGTATATAAAAATATTTAAACTATAAAGTATGAAATAAACAGTTATAATTTGAAAAACATATATTTTTCAAATAATGTTTATGCTATTTATCCTCTTTTTAATCACACCTGATTTTCTCTATTTTAACATATATTATTGTAAACCATTGTATTTTTATACTAATTAATTTTTAAAATATTTAATAAAAAAAATAAATTAATATATAATACAAATATTAGAAAAAAATAGTTGAATTTTTACAATGTATTGGTTTTTTCCGGCTATAACATTCAATGAAACACTAATCTTCAAGATTATCTAGTACAATCAATGAATATTTAATAAATATTCAAATGATTTTTACATACTGTTTAATGTTATTAATAAAATAAACATGATAATCTGTATATTAAAATATATAGGTGGTATAATATGTATATCTTTCAAAAATTACTCTCTAGTAATAGAAGAATATTATATAATTCCATAATGTTTAAATATATAACGAATTTTACAACATAATATATTAAAATAAATTATTGTCTTTCATCATGTCGATACTGTAAAATTTAATCTTTTATATTATGATTTTTATATACAGATGTTATAATTTATTTACTACTGATTATTATTTTAATGCTTAATATTTTCACCAACCAGTTTGCCAGAAATACTTTACACATATGTGTTAATTTTTCATGTCACATATGTATATGATGTCTATAATATATTTCTTTCATGGTTATCACAAAAACGCGAGACAACATGTTTTTATAAAAATTACTTATTACAACGCTCTTTACTCTTACATGTTTTTCATAGAACAATTATTAGTATACACTATCCATGAGTAAAATAAGTCTGTAAAAATATGTTCATTATTAATTTATAAACATAATCATGAATAAACATGTCTACATGATAATAAAATATAAGAATAATTATTATGATATCACTCCCATAATTTAATAAAATTTTAACAATTTGTTTTTATTACTGTGTATTACCATTATGATATGTATCTATTTATGTGATATACCAAACAACCCCATATTTTTCTTACATGATAGATATACTGAATTTTTTGAATGTTTAATATGGTTCCCAAAGGGCTTGTTACAACTCTTTTTACTCCCGGGATTTCTGGAATTTTTTGAGAACACTCCAAAAATGCCATTTTTTAGCACTTTCAACACGGTGTGGACGTGTGATAAAAGTGATCATTTTTACACTTTCTGTATCTCTATACAGGAATTTTTTAATAATTTTCCAGAACTCCAGAAAAATTCCAGAAATCAAAAATAACCAAAAAACCCAGGAAATTTCTGGGACTCTGGAAAAAGCAAAAATTCCAGACTCTTTAATACAGCGCTATTTTAGGTAATATTTTAAAAAGTTTCATATAGTAGTACGTTATATCTGTTATGCTATCTATAACAGATGTTAATAAACCAATTTGCATAGTAAGATAGTAAAATAATACTTTAAATATTTTAAATGGCAGCTCTTCATAAGATTCTGAATTTGGTATCTAACGATACCATTCGATATTATTCGATACCATTCGATATTATTCGATACTAGATTTAAAACCTTAATTGTGAGCGCCTTCTGTATAGGTACAGTATGATAATAAAATAATGTTTTAAAATTACAGATAACAGTCGTTATATCCGTTATATCTGTTATACGATGTATAACAAATATTGTGAGTGTCTTCTGTGCGTAAGCATAGTATGATAGTAAAATAATATTTTAAAAATCACAGACAACAACTCGCGATAGCGAGTGTCTTCTGTGCGTAAGCACAGTATGATAATAAAATAATTTTTTAAAAATCACAGACAACAACTCGCGATAGCGAGTGTCTTCTGTGCGTAAGCACAGTATGATAGTAAAATAATGTTTTAAAAATTACAGATAACAACTCGCGATAGCGAGTGTCTTCTGTGCGTAAGCACAGTATGGTAATAAAACAACACTTAAAAATCACAGATAACAACTCGCGATAGCGAGTGTCTTCTGTGCGTGAGCACAGTATGATAGTAAAATAATGTTTTAAAAATTACAGATAACAACTCGCGATAGCGAGTGTCTTCTGTGCGTAAGCACAGTATGGTAATAAAATAATGTTTTAAAAATCACAGATAACAACTCGCGACAACGAGTATCTTCCGTGTGTCAACAATGTAAAAATTATTTCAACTTCAAATTCTTTATATCCAATGTGTTAGAACTGTAAAATTTCATTTAGAGTTCGTATGAATGAAAATCATATATTTTTAATAAACATCTGTAATTTTAAAGGACAACATCGTTGTCCTTTAAATCTGTTACAATATTCTATCAGATTTTATATGATTTTTATTTATACTACATAATTTTTAATTATTAAATAAAGAAAAAAAATTAATATATAAGAGAATAGCTGAAAAATTTTTTAAAAAAATATTAATATTTTTAGAAATTTCACTGTCAAGAAGAAGTAAACCAGTAAAAATAACTTTAATTTCTGTTTCTTTACTATCCAATTAATCCAATGTGAGACTAAAATAGAAATCATATAATTTTGATAAATACCTGTAATTTTAAAGGACAACGATGTTGTCCTTTAAATCTGTTACAATGTTCTATCAGATTTTATATGATTTTTTATTTATACTACATAATTTTTAATTATTAAATAAAGAAAAAAAATTAATATATATAAGAGAATAGCTGAAAAAATTTTTAAAAAATATTAATATTTTTAAGAAATTTCACTGTCAAGAAGAAGTAAACCAGTGAAAATCATTTTAATTTTAAACTCTTTACTATCCAATTAATCCAATGTGAGACTAAAATAGAAATCATATAATTTTGATAAATACCTGTAATTTTAAAGGACAACGATGTTGTCCTTTAAATCTGTTACAATGTTCTATCAGATTTTATATGATTTTTTATTTATACTACATAATTTTTAATTATTAAATAAAGAAAAAAAATTAATATATATAAGAGAATAGCTGAAAATTTTTTGAAAAAAATATTAATATTTTAAGGAATTTCACTGTCAAAAAGAAGTAAACTAGTGAAAATCATTTTAATTTCTGTTTCTTTACTATCCAATTAATCCAATGTGAGACTAAATGAAATTCATATGATTTTTGATAAATACCTGTAAATTTGAAGGACAACAATGTTGTCCTTCAAATCTGTTACAATATTTTATCAGATTTTATATGATTTTTAGGAGAATACAAGACCCCCTAAAGGGTCTTGTATTCGTCTAAATAAAGAAAAAATATTAATATTTTTAAGGAATTTCACTGTCAAGAAGAAGTAAACCAGTGAAAATCATTTTAATTTTAGACTCTTTACTATCCAATTAATCCAATGTGAGACTAAAATAGAAATCATATATTTTTGATAAATACCTGTAAATTTGAAGGACAACATTGTTGTCCTTCAAATCTGTTACAATATTCTATCAGATTTCATATGATTTTTATTTATACTACATAATTTTTAATTATTAAATAAAGAAAAAAAAATAATGTATGTAAGAGAATAGCTGAAAAATTTTTTAAAAAATATTAATATTTTTAAGAAATTCCACTGTCAAAAAGAAGTAAACCAGTAAAAATAACTTTATTTCCTGTTCCTTTACTATCCAATTAATCCAATGTGAGACTAAAATAGAAATCATATATTTTTGATAAATACCTGTAAATTTGAAGGACAACAATGTTGTCCTTCAAATCTGTTACAATCATTATCAGATTTCATATGATTTTTATTTATACTACATAATTTTTAATTATTAAATAAAGAAAAAAAATTAATATATATAAGAGAATAGCTGAAAATTTTTTTAAAAAATATTAATATTTTTAAGAAATTTCACTGTCAAGAAGAAGTAAACCAGTAAAAATAACTTTATTTTCTGTTTCTTTACTATCCAATTAATCCAATGTGAGACTAAAATAGAAATCATATATTTTTGATAAATACCTGTAAATTTGAAAGACAACAATGTTGTCTTTCAAATCTGTTACAATATTCTATCAGATTTCATATGATTTTTATTTATACTACATAATTTTTAATTATTAAATAAAGAAAAAAAATTAATATATATAAGAGAATAGCTGAAAAAATTTTAAAAAAAATATTAATATTTTTAAGAAATTTCACTATCAAGAAGAAGTAAACCAGTGAAAATCATTTTAATTTTAGACTCTTTACTATCCAATTAATCCAATGTGAGACTAAAATAGAAATCATATATTTTTGATAAATACCTGTAATTTTAAAGGACAACGATGTTGTCCTTTAAATCTGTTACAATCATTATCAGATTTCATATGATTTATATTTATACTACATAATTTTTAATTATTAAATAAAGAAAAAAAATTAATATATATAAGAGAATAGTTGAAAAATTTTAAAAAAATATTAATATTTTTTAGAAATTTCACTGTCAAGAAGAAGTAAACCAGTAAAAATAACTTTAATTTCTGTTTCTTTACTATCCAATTAATCCAATGTGAGACTAAAATAGAAATCATATATTTTTGATAAATACCAGTAATCTTAAAGGACAACATCGTTGCCCTTTAAACTGTTACAATATATTATCAGATTTTCATTTATACTACATATTTTTGGAGAATACCAGTTCCTAAAGGGTCTGGTATTCGTCTAAATAAAGAAAAAATATAATTATTGAACAATATTAGACATCCTATCTAATATTCATACAGATTTGTTACATATATCTTAAATCACAAAAATATTTAAATATAATTAAACTTTACAACATAGCAATATATGCAATAATCTTTATGTTAACTGACACAGAGTGAACGATAGTGAACTCTGTGTTTATTAACATAAAGAGGATTAGCTGTTAATTGGGAGTGTAAGACATAATTATTATTAAATAATCCATGTGAAATATATGTCAATAACATACATATTTCAAACCATGTTATTAATATTTACCTGCTAATCTTTCATATATATTTTACTAATATCATGTTAAAATCATTATTTGTAAATACGTCCCAAATATGCATAATCCAATTAACAATGATAAAGGGCTGTTTATATCGAATATAATTAAATTATATACATATGTGGGCCAGATTTGCAAACTGTTGACATTTATGTGGGAAAAAATTGATTTGAAAAAAAATTAAAAAAATTTCTAAAAATTGAAGGTTCTGATAATCATTTTGCAAACATAAAAATGTCTGTTGGTGTAAACACCTTCTTAAACAATATATCACTTTATTATTCCACTACACTATTATTCACTGGTGAATAATGTATATCATAAATCTTCTGCAGGATCAGCAGGGTTTATAATGAATGTTATTGCTGGACGATAACATCCGTAACGAAAACAAAACAAATAATTTAGACATCGATTTTATTCATTATACACATATCAATTTATTACTGCAGGCAGTAATAATTCATACAGCAAAAACAATTCATATATAATATACATAAATTAATAAGGTGTGAAATTATTCAATGATTTTACCTTTTCCCTTAATGTCTAAGTTACCCAAGTCATTTATCATGCTTTTAACAGTAAATTCATTGGGTTTTTGTACTGGAATTTGTCTAACCACTTCAGTATTTTCATCAACGCGTAAAGAAGGAACATATGAATTTTCAGACAATACATACATTTTACTAGGCATTACAAGCTTCCCTTGCATCACAATATGTTTATTAACAACATTTTCATCCTCAACATCATTGTTATCCACAATCTCTTCTTCATAACTATCGGGAAATTCAATTACTTTTTCGGCAACGATCACATCATCATCATCAACATCGTAAAATTCTAAATCATCTGTTTTATGAGCCTTATGTAATGATTCTGCATAATCATCAAAAGTTTCAAAATGTTCTTCATCTAAAAATTTATCCACAATGTTTTCAAGTTCTCTATCTACCTCATCCTCTCCTTCATATGCATGTACACCTTCAAAATCAACATGCATATTACTTCCATATGGTAATGGTGTGACAGTACTTTTATGAGGAATATCATGTAATGTAGAAGGAAATATATTCTTCAATGGTTTTATTGGACTATAAGGAACATGAGGGACGTTTTTAAGTGGATTATTAACAATTAGATGTGATGGTGTATAAACAGGTTTGATACTCTGCATTCCTTGCGATGATGTAGGTTGATCATAAAGATTATTTATATTAGATAATTGTGGTACCTGAGGAGACATATATTGATTTTTTTGTACATTTGACAAATGTGGTGGTGAATAAACAGATCCTGATTGATGACTTAATGTAGGTGGTGTATAAGTTGGAAGTTTATTTTGATTATTTAAAATTGGTGGTGTATAAACTGAAGATGGTTGATGTTTTAACACTGGTGGTGTATAAATCGAAGATGATTGTTGACTACCATAAATATTGTCATAAATAGGATCAGATCTGACTGTTTGTTCCACCTTTCCCGGGAGTATAGGTGAAAATTTTGGAGCTACATATTTAATAGGCTGTACACCCAAAGGTCTTATACTGAATTCTTCACGACCAGCAATATCTGGTTCTGGTTCGGATACAATGGGTTTAAACATTGGTGTTTTTGCATTACTGCCGCCACCATTTTTACCGGGATAATACACTGATATTTCTTTGTTCTTAAACAAACGATCATTATTTGCTTCACCACTAGATGTATATACTGGTAAATTATGCAAATTATCTCTCTTATTATGTGGAACAACATGTAAATTAGAAATTCTATTAATGTTGGTTGGTTGTCGGGAAGGAGTATAATGTGGTACAGACGTAACATTTTCCTGATTTTGCAATGGACGTATATGAGGAATTTTACTCTGTTGAACAGGTGGTGTATAACGTGAAGAAGATGCAATATTTGGATTATTTTGATAAATAGGTGGTGTATATTGTGGTCTTACACTTGATGATTGAACATTAGAAATATGTGGTATGTATGGATTATGTTGTTGATGTGAAGTACTGGGTGTATTTATTTGTACATTAGAAGTATATGGAATATTCTGCTGATGTAAAGTACTGAGTACGTATGGATCATATTGTTGTCCAAGTGGTCTATAAATCGGTATATTTCTGTCGTTGGGATTCATTTTTTTTAAAACAAAAATATAAATAATGTAAAATTCGCATAAGGTAAGCCGAAAACATGTAAAATAGATGATTCTCATAAGTCATTCATTAATATATACAACAACATTTATATTTTCGTACATATCTGCATATAATGCGGAAACTCACTTGTGGAAAATTCTTTATTCAATTGTATTGGGATGGTCCGTATTCGGATTTACCAGCATAGGTCATGAACTTTATCATTTGGACAAGCTTAACATTATTCAAAAATTAATAGCATTTCTATATCTGGATCTGTGGTCTGTTAACAAGACCACATGGGTGTTAAGACACAATAAATGGCATCATTATAATGTATACGAAGAAGGTGAAGATGAGCATATGATAAACGGATCGTTAATTAAAAATTATGTACATACTATCACGACATTGGTAAAAACATATGATTTACTACAATTTTCAGTTACAAACTATCTACTCATATTGTTCAGAATATTATTTTTTAGTCAAATAACCTGGTACTGTATATTTATAACATATACAATAATAATTTTATGTGTCACACATTTCACGTTTATAACACATTCTGCTCCAGTTATATGTGAATGTAATAATTCATGTGTAAAACAATTAAATAGATCTGTAGATATATTTCCAAATTCATATTTGACATTATTAATAATGGGAGGATTTAATTTGCATTCATCACATCATTGCTATCCTAAATGTACGCGGAATGAATTACAAATAGTTCATAATAAATTGAGAGATAAATATCCTGATAATTTGAAGGTTATTGAAACATTTCACGAATTTTACAATTTATACAAATATAGAGATAGACAATTTGAAAATATGAATGAGTGGGCTAGACACATAAAGGATGACTGTAAATAAACAATTCATTCGAAATCAATGATTCCAAACAATGAATTTCACTCTAATATGCTACATTTAAAATTATTCTTTTAACCAACTTTAAATCATTTATTCTAATCAATGGTTTGAAGTCATAGTGTCTATCTACATCGCTATTACTATTATGTGAATTTAAAATAAATGGTTGTTCATACAAATCTATAAAATATTCATTTATTCCACTACTTTTAGGATAAGGTTCTTCATAACTTATTGTGTTTGTACCTGCTTCAAGATTACCTTTTAAAATATCTTCCACCAGATAATTTATATATATTGGATTTGTGGACATATCATACATGATCACAGTATGTATACCCTCATCATATATTTCAAATTCTAAATCTCCAAGAAATTCTTGATAACTAAAAGTTTTATTTTTTCTAGATTCGATATTGGTACCATTAAGATAAACATTCATGTTTTTATTGATAAATAATATTGATTAATTTTTGCTGTTAATATACCTTACATAAACAATAAATGTATATTAATGATAGTATGTTTTACTTGACTCGCTGAAAGATCGTCTATTTGTAACTTTACCATTGGAGCCGAACGCATTTTTATTAGCCGAAATATAATCATTATAATAAGTTGTATCTAACAACATAGTATTAACATAATTTTCCAAATTTTTGATTTTTTCAACCTGTGATTTACGTCTCACATTTTTGTTGATATAATGTAAATTATTATTCTCAGTATCCTGCATTTTATCAATTATGTTAATTTTTTTCATATTTTTTATAAATTATAATTGTAATAATTTATTTAATATAAATGATGTTTGTATAAGATGATATTTTTATTACAACACATTAAAAACAAAAATATGTAAAAAATTTACTACAACAAACTCATGTAATTCAAATAAAGTTGATAACTGAAAAAATTTTTATCGAAAAAAAATATTTTCTTTTCGGTGGGAGTACATACTCGCAATACACAATGGATTTGAAATTTTTGTTAAACCCTGACACAAATACATCTGAAAATGATAAAAGAACAACTATAATTGAAGACGAAGAGGATGATGAAATACTTCCGTTAACAACAATTGCATCAGATATACAAGATGAAAGCTTTTTTATAAACAACTATGAAAAAGAAGAAACATGTAAAAATACAAAAATTCAAAAAATAATGACAAGAGTGAGAAGGGTAACAAAATATTTAAAAATATGGAATAAAAACGACCCAGATGAGGATATACGCAAATCAAATTATGTTTTAGAACTTATGACTCCACAAAAAATAAAGAATTACACTGTAAATGAAATATTATCGATTATTGTATATATGATGGTGAAAGACAAAGAATTAGATATTCCTATTGAACAAATAATGCGATCTGCGACAAGAGCATCTCCATGTAAAAAATTTTACTTAACCGATACAAGTGAAAAAGTCAATACATTACGAATCAAGAAAATAATTAACTCGATGGAAATAATACATAACGAAAAAAAATCTGGAATGTCATATAAAACATGTATTAATAAGAAACAAAATACAATTGTGGAAGTGTCGAAAGATATTTGTGACCAGATGGGATATCCAGAAGAAATTATAAACAATATTCCATTATATTTACATTATACTGAGGATGTATCTCTGGCGTCAAGAAATGCAAAAACTATAGCAGCTGCTTATGTTCAGGTACTAGGTGATAAATATTCAGTAGCTCACAAAAAATTTAAAATGAATCTTACCTTATTGTCAAAATCAGTTGATGTAACATCCATGTCTATAAGGAAAGCATACAAAATCTTGAAAGAATTAATGAAGGAATGATTTTTTTGTAAATTGAAATAAAACATAAATGACCCTAAACATATATTTAAAGTGAAGGATTATTTTATTCTATGAATAAAATAATATGTAAATATTTTGCGTATAACAGATAATTGGGAATAAGTGTAAATATTCAAAATTTGAAAAACATAGACATATATAGTGTATAGATATTTTATTCTATGAATAAAATATTTTTGTGAGTAAATGTTGAATTGATAAATGTTAAAAAAATTAGAAATCACTTTCTATAACAAAATCGCCAGTTTCAGCTTGTTTTCTTTTTGAATATTCAGAAACTCTTCTCTCAAAGAAATTTGTTTTGTTGGTAACATTTAATTGTTCCATGAATTTGAAATCATGGGTTGAATTATAAATATTGGGTATATCGATCAAAGTTACAATATTATCAGCTTGACATTCAATGTAACAGAACATAGATTCTAATGAGAAATTTGGAAGTCCTTCCAATATTGCTTCCTTCATAAATTCTTTTGAAATTTCAACAGCTTCTTTCATAATTTCATGTACTCTATCAACAGTCAATTTATATTCATTTTCCATGAGAGTATATAAATATAAAGCAAAAATTGTATGTAATGCTTCATCTCTAGCAATCAGTTCATTAGAGTGTGCCAATCCAGGCATCAATCCCTTCTGTTGTAACCAATAAATCATGCAGAAACATCCAGTAAAAAATATTCCTTCAACACATGCCATTTTCAAGAGTCTTTCAGCAAATGGAGTATCCTCTTCAATACATTTATAAATATATTGGGTCATTTTAGTAACAATTGGAATTGTTTCAGCTGCTCTCAGCAATTTATCTCTTTTTGTCTTGTCTGTAATAATTGAATCAAGGAGTAATGAATAAGTTTCAGCATGTACATTTTCTATCATCATTTGAAAATCGTAAAAATAAGCCACCTCCAAAATAGGTACATCATTTTTAAATCTTTCTGCGAGATTGATATTAACAATAGCATCTGATGATGCAAAAAAAGCAAGGACATAGTCAACGAAATGTTTCATTTGTGGTGTAAGCTTTGTTTCATAATGAATATTATCGACACTCATATTAATTTCTTCCACAGTCCAAAAGCATGTAACTGCATCTTTATACCATTTATAGATATTTGGTCTGGCCAATGGTAATGTTGTTTTTCTAGAATCCTCTGGGATGAGTCTGATGGGGCACTTACTTTCAATTTCAGTCATGTTTGTCTATAATTCTAACTAAGATTTGAGATTGGGGTTTTAAATTAAAAAAGTTTAAATATTTAATCAATTTTACAAAAATTTTTTTTTTTCTAGTTAATCAGCACCAGGATATATACAAATTTGTGTGGTCGTCCTTCATTTTATAGCGAACAGTGTAACAGAGAGATATAAGAGATTTTCCCAAATATCGTGTTAAACAGTAATTGTCACAGTCGTCATCCTCATCAATGTAATATTTCGCTTTACAATTACCATTACTGGATGCTTTCGCAATTAGTCCCATAACTCGTTTGAAATACATGTTATTATCATTAGTGATCTCACATGCTTCTTTAGCTGTGATAATATGTTCTTTGTCCATTTATAATATATTATTATGTTTAAAGACTGGATTTTAATCTTCAGTGAAGATCAAATTTAAATTATTGTATAATTCACAAATATTTATCAACAATGGTATTAATAATCACTGTAACAACTGTAATAAGATCATTATATTCTTTTTCCCTCATTCGTGATAAACACGATTCATATTTAAAGAGAATAATTTCCTCTGTATCATTTTCAGTTATATAAGGAGTATCTGGATAATAACTCCTTATTATGTTAAGTTTTTCAATGTATATATTTCGATCCATTTTGTTTTTAAACAAAATTAATATTTAATACAAATTTATGAATTAAATTGTATGATAATTCTCTTCAGCACTGAAATAATTATTAATTTTCTTTATCATATCCGAATCATTTATCAAGTATTCAATGTCTTCATCTGCATAGTTTTGGTAGATTCTGTACAGCAATATAAAAAATTCAGAATAATTGTAACTGTTCAACAATTTCAAACATTCTACACAAAATTGCAAATCATCAACAACCTCACCAACACCAGTAATATTACCATAAACACATATATTAATCATACATAAAACAATATAATTACAATCTACATCCATTAAATAATTGCAAATTTTAAGCAAACCAATTACATTATCCTTATTTATAGTTCCATTATAAACATAATCGTAGTAATCATTAACATACTCAAAATTTTCGTTTTTGATTTCAGTTTGAAGAGATGCTATTAAGTCATCATTATTATCAAATAAATGTCTCATATCGCCAAACAATTTTGTCCTTTCCAACAATGTATTAATGTTTATATATTTACATATATTAGAAACAGTTGATCTTAACAACACTTTACCGGATATTGAATCATCATTTACATTTTCATGTTTCACATTATTAAAAATTATATTATTACCTTTAACATCAATATTATCAGGATTACCTACCTTGTGATATTTTTTCATATCTGTATAATGATGTTTTAAATAATGGTCAATTACATTATTAGTATTATCATCACTGTCGAAATAGTATCCCCTTTTGATCATTTTCTTTGATGTACCTTTAAATATGAATTTATATTCATCCGTAAGCAGTACAATGTAATCACTGTAATTAAAAATGTCATTAACCAGCACCTTAACGTTGTTAATATTATTAACATTATTAACATTACTATTATATAAATATTTCTTGGTTATATATGCACTTATGGTATCGCGTCCAGGGTTTCTTAAATAGAATAAAGGTTTTCCTAAATGTAATGCATATTTTTTACCTGCAACAATATTATCTCCTTCAAATAATATCTCTTGAAAATAATTAGGATATATCAAAAATCTATCAATATAATTGATACTTTCTCTTCCAAACTCATAATGCATGTTATCATATGGAACATTCAAATCATATATATAAATAATTTCTTTCATGACGTCTACTATATAAAATAGATCGTCATAACCACAAATATAAACTCCTGTAGGAAGCACAAACAATTTACAATTTTGTGGTAATTTTGGTTCCACAAGGTGCTCGCTGAATATAACCTTATTATATAAATTAACATCCAGATTTATCGCCCGGGTCTGATTATTATCAATTACATCATTAAAATAGCCAAACATGTATAACTTATCCAATAAGAGATAAATTTTCATATCAGGTGAAAGTGATATATGGACATCAAAGAAACTATTATTAGAAATTTCCAATTTTTCCATAGCCTTTGGATCATCTATAGTGTACATATTGTAAATAAGTAAACTTTCAATATCCATGATGATTATATTTAATTTATCTGTCATGTATGCAATATGAAGCTTATTACCTATCATTTAGTAACCATATATTTCAACCACTTCATCTTCTTCAAATGGATAAGTAACTGAGACTGACATGTTTATATAGATAATTAATAATAATTTATTTTTCACCATTTATCGGGATCAGCGTCAGAAGGTATAAAATAATAATTTTCTTTAACATTGAAATAATCATCTATTTGTTTCATCATACTAACATCATTTAAAGATATTCTGATGTCGTTAGTATCATAAATTTTATAAACATTGTGTAACAAAATGAAAAATTCATAATATTCATAATTATTGAGAAGTTTTAAACATTCTATGCAAAACTGTAGGTCATTGACTATTTCTCCTTTACCATGTATATTTCCATAAATACATAAATTTATCATGCACAAAGATATAAAATTACAATCCACATCTATCAGATAATTACATATTTTAAATAATTCTATCACATTATTTTTATTTATAATACTTTTATAAACATAATCATGATAATGAACAATATATTCGAAATTTATATTAGAGACTTCAGTTTGTAATGCAAGATTTAAGTCTTCTTCATTATTAAATAAGTTCATCATATCTCTGAATAATTTTGATCTTTCCAGTAGTAATTTAATGTATATATATTCTTGAGTGTCTGACACAGATGATTTTAATAATATTTGTGCGGATACTAGATCCTTAAAGGGGTCTAGTATTCTTCCATGTATATTGACATTAGTATGATTTTCTTTTTTAAACACTATATTGTTATTGACAACAGAAATACTGCCGTCATTGTCAACTTTATAATTCTCTACATTATTGGAAGGGACAATAACAGGTATAGGTTTTCTTTTTAAATTTTTTTTAATAGTGTCGAAAACAAATATATTTTTATCCGTTAATAATATTATATTATTATCTTCCGCATATACATTCACAAACTTAGTATCAGTGTCATGTCTTTCCTCATTGTAGAAAAATCTATCTGTGATATAATAAGTGTCAAAATAAATATATCGTGCTATAAATTTATAATCATCTGGATATTTTATTCTAAAATCATAAAAATCATATTTGTCATTAATATTAACAATTGTAAATTTATCAATATCTTCCAATTCTATGTCAGGAAAATTGAGGAATTCATAATCGTTTATAATGTCTAAATTAAAAATATATAGATCCCCACTTTTAACATTTTGTAAATAATAGAATTCATCATAACCGCAAATATAAATATTATCATTAATTGTAAATATTTTATTATTATTAGGCATTTTAGGATCTACATGATAGTTGTTAAGAATAATTTTACGAACATGATCTTCCTTAAGAGGGATTTTATTGGATACATTGTTATTTTTCAATTTGTCAAAAGAAGAATATGTATATAACATATATATTGACATCAAATAAATTTTCCCGTCAGAAGCGATATGAGAATAAACAATTGATTTATCCATATCATATTTCTCATGTATTACCATATTATGAGTGTTTACAATTATAATGTTTATATGATCTGTTTCGTACACAATATATAATTTATTCTTAAGTGTAAATTTTTGATGTACTTTAATCACCTGTTCACATTCATATGGATAATCAACCGAGACTAACATGTTTATATTAACAAAAAATATATTATGTAAAATTTATTCTCTAAATAAATTTAGAATATGATTATTTCCGTTTATGGTAATAATCCCCGGGTTTTGGTTCTATAGTATAATAATTTTCTTTTATGTCAAAATATTCAGAAATTTGTTCCATCATTGTATTGCCATCCACAACTTTCTCAATATCTACAACATCATAATTTTGATAAACTTTGTGCAGCAATAAAAGGAATTCTGGATACTGTCTGCTATTAAGAAGCTTCAAACATTTTACACAAAATAGTAAATCTTTTATCACTCCACCGCTACCATAAATATTTCCATATATGTATATATTAACAATACACAGAGCCAAATAATTACGATCCACATCTAATAAATAATCACATATTTTAAACAATTCAATTATTTTGTCTCTATTTATGCTACCACCATTAATATAATCGTAGTAGTAAGCAATGTACTGGAAGTTTATGTTTGAAATTTCTGTTTGTAAGGTTAAGTATAAGTCTTTTTCATTATCAAAAATATCTGCCATATCACTGAATAGTTTTGATCTCTCTAATAATAAACCGACATTCACATGTTCATTAATTTTGGATGCTGGCGATTTTAACAAAATTTCTATACCATGGATAATATCACTGATATTAACATGAAGTATATCGGTAAATATTATGTTATTGTCCACAACCATTAGTTTATCATCACCGTCTACTTTGTGAGCATCTTTTTTGATCTCCACATCATCGGGAGAAATATTTTCTTTCATCAATTTATTAGTACTGACTTCAAAAACAAACTTATACTCGTCTGTTATCAATATTATGTTATCGTTTTCTATATACATATCAAGAGGTTTTGTGTTAGTATCAACTTTATACTTCTCCTCATCGGTGAAAAATCTATCAGTAATGTAATAATTAACATTTTCATCATCTCTATGACGGTAATTTACGACGATTTTTCTCGTATCATGAGGAGATGATGATTTAAAATCATGAAGAGATGATAAATCAAAATTATTATGACGTCTATTTTTAATATAGAATACACTTTCGATATTCTGACCATATTTTACGTGATTGAAGTTATACTCCATAACATCATCAGCAATATCCAAATTGTAAATATATAATTTGTTTTTACAAATATTGTGTATATAATAAAATTTATCATAAGCACAGACATATACATCCTTACCAATCATAAATATTTTTCTGTTCTCAGGCATTTTTACATCGATTTTATAATTGTTAAAAATAACAATCATTGTCGTATTCATATTAATAGATCTAAATCCTCCGGATAATTTTCTTTTAATTTATCAAATGAGTCGTATATATAAATGTGTTGGTAATAAGATAACAGTATAATCATGTCATCTGGAGTAATATGAGCGTCTGTAACGGAATTTTTTATATGATAATTATCATGAATTACAAGAGTGTTTGGATCGATAGCTACAATAATCACATGGTCTGTTTTATATACAATGTACAATATATTATTAATTATGATTTTTTGGAATACCTTAACTACTGCTTCATCCTCATATGAATATGTGACTGAAACGGACATGTTTAATTTTAAAAAGAAAAAATTTTCTTTTTACATTCACATAAGCCCACTAAATATTATATTATAATGATGCTCCTTAATACTAAAATATTCTTTAATTTGCTTCATCATAATTTTATCGTTTACGACCTTCTTAATTTTCCTTTTATCATAATTTTGATATACTTTGTGTAATAACAGAAAAATTGAGAATATTGTCTGCTATTGAGAAATTTCAAACATTCAACACAAAATGGTAAATCTTTAACCACCATACCATTCCCATATATATTTCCATATATGCATAAATTAACAATACATAAAGCGATATAATTACAATCAATATCCTTTAAATAATCACATATTGTAAGTAATCCAATTGCGTTATCTTTATTTATATTACCATTGTAAATATAATTATAATAATATGTAACATATTGAAAATTTGTATTTGAAACTTTAGTCTGCAATGCTGAATATAAATCTTCGTCGTTGTCAAACATGTAAATCATATCTTTAAATACCTCTGATCTTTCAAGTAATAATTTAATAGGTACACTTTCATGAATGCCAGATTCTGACGACTTTAACAAAAATTTTGTATCCATAGTTATTAATATTTATATGATTTATATCTGTAAAAATTATGTTGTTATTTAGCACAATCAGTTTATCATCACCCATCACCTTAAGATTATTTTCCTCGACATGTATTTTATTCTGTGAAATAGTCTCTTTTATTAATTTTTTTGTATCACTTTCAAAAATAAACTTATGTTCATTTGTCACTAACACTATATTGTTATTTTTTATGTATATATCAATAGGTGTAATAATAGTATCATTTTTACCATATTCAAAGAAGAATCTATCAGTAACATAATATTCTATTTCATCACGAATATGATAGTGAATTATGATTTTCCTTGAACCATTAAGAGTATATACACCAAGATCATTAATTCCAACATGTGTAAAATGATAGTGTAAATTTATAAATTTTGAATTATCTTCTCTTATATCATTAGGAGTACATTGCATAACATTATCGGCAATGTCTAAATTATAAACATATATTATTTTATTCATAACATCCTGTATGTAATAGAATTTATTATATCCACAAACGTAGATGTTTCCATTAATTGAAAATACTCTATCTTTAGGAATTTTCACATCAATTGTATAATTATTGAAAATAATTTTTTTGTATAAATGTTCTGCCAAATTTTCTATCTCGTTTGGCAATACACTCACTTTTAAATTATCAAATGAATTATATATGTATACTTTTGAGAAATTAGATTCCTCTAATAATAATATAATTTGGGTGAACACTTGACTATGTGGGTCAAGTTTTCTAGAAGTAATATGAGCATCGACAATAGATTTATTCATATGATATTTATCATGAATTACAAGTGTGTATGGATTAATGATAGCAATAATTATATGGTCTGTTTTATAAACAATATACAATATATCATCAATTATAATTTTTTGGATCACTTTAACTATAACTTCATCCTCATAAGGATATGTAACTGAAACAAGCATATTTACATTGTACATAAATGCGTATCAAAAATTCCTAATTTCTTATTTTCAATTTTAAAAATTTTAAAAATTTTAAAAATTGATAAACATTTAAAAAAAATTAAAATGTTAAATGTATGTCATTAAACGAGGAAATAGAGGAAGAGAAGATGTTAAATTTGATAAAATAAGTGATAGAATCAAGAAACTAACATACGGACTAAAATCTGTAGACCCTATCCTAATCTCTCAGCTCACGATTAAGGGTATATATACAGGTATTAAAACCGAAGAATTAGATGTTATTAGTGCAAACATTTCTGAAGAACACAAATTAGTACATCCAAACTATTCCATTTTAGCAAAGAGATTGTTAATTTCCAATTTGCATAAAACAACACCTGATAGATTCTCTGATTCAGTCAAAATAATTAATGAAACCAACGAAAAGTATTTCTCTCCCAAACATTATGAATTTATTATGAAAAATGCAGAAGAGCTCAATAATGCAATTATTCACGACAATGATTATAATGTTAATTTTTTGGGATATAAGATATTGGAAAAATCATATTTACAAAAATATTGTGTGGAAAATACAGACGAGAGAGTTATTATAGATAGACCACAATATATTTTCATGAGAGTAGCAATTGCTGTTCATATTGATGAGGGTAATATGCATAAAATTAAAGAAACATACAGATTATTATCAGACAATTATTATATTCATGGTACTCCAGCCTTATTCAACTCTTGCCTTATCAATCAGCAAATGAATTCATGTTTTATATTGGGAACAGAAGATTCTGTTGAGGGTATTATGAAGAATGTTACTGATGTTTCTATAATTTCAAAAATGTCAGGAGGTGTTGGTGTTCATATGCATAATATTAGATGTAGAGGATCAAAAATTAGAAGTACTAATGGAGTAAGTTCGGGCATACCAAAACAATTGATGATGTACAATGCTACAGTTAATACTTTTGATCAAGGTGGTAAGAGATTGGGAGCATGTGCAATTTATTTAGAACCTTGGCATGGTGACATAATTAGATTTTTACAAATGAAGCTCAACCAAGGTGCAATTGATGAAAGAGCAAGAGATTTATTTTATGGTTTATGGATTCCTGATTTATTCATGAAAAGAGTAGAAGAGAATAGGCAGTGGACTTTGTTTAACAGTGATTTAGCTAAAGGCTTACCGGATGTGTATGATGGTATGAAAGTTTGCAAAAAATGTAATTTTTGCAACAATATAGATTATCAAAATGTTATTACAAAAGGTGATCCCAAATGTAACCATGAATTTGTAGACAAGAATGTTTTTACAGAATTATATGAACGTTATGAAAAAGAAGGACGAGGTGTGGTTGGAAAGATTTCAGCAAGAGAATTGTTAGACCACATATGTGAGAGTATTAGGGAAAGTGGAACACCATACATAATGTTTAAAGATCATGTGAATAGGCAGAGTAATCAAAAAAATATTGGAACTATTAAATGTTCTAATTTATGTACTGAGATAGCGGAATGGTCAAGTGAATATTCATATGCATGTTGTACTTTAGCAAGTATTAATTTATTTAAATTTGTTAAAAATGGTGTTTTCGACTATGAGGATCTACACAGAGTTACAAGAATAATTATTGGAAATCTCGACAGAATAATTGATGTAAATGTATATCCAAATGTTGAAAGTAAAATTAATTCATCTGATTATAGACCAATTGGTTTGGGAGTACAAGCTTTAGCAGATGTATTTATTGCAATGAAATTACCATTTATCAGTGAAGAAGCAGAAAAAATTGATTTAAAAATCACTGAAACTATTTACCATGCAGCATTGACAGAATCATGTGAATTAGCCCAGCTCCACGGTAAATATTCAGCATTTGATGGAAGCCCGGCTAGTGGAAGAGAATTACAATTTGACATGTGGTTGAAAAATCAAAAGTTAATAAAGAGTGAATTAGCTAATAAAAATATCTTTTCTGGATCATATGATTGGGATAAGCTTAAAGACAAAATAGCAGAACATGGTTTAAGAAATTCATTACTTTTAGCTTTCATGCCCACTGTAAGTACATCACAAATTTTGGGAAATAATGAATCATTTGAACCTATTTCAAATAATATTTATACAAAAAAGACCCTATCATGTACATCATTAGTTTCAAACAATACAATGGTCAACCACTTAATTGAATTGGGAGTTTGGAGCGAAACCTTAAAGAATAAAATTATCAATAATAATGGATCTTTAAATGGATTAAATGAAGTTCCAAAAGATGTTCAAGAACTCTACAAAACTGTTTGGGAAATGAAACAATCAGAATTAATGAAAAGATCAGCTTTAAGAAATGCATTTATTGATCAAGCACAATCAATGAATATACATTTACAAAATAATTCCACATCTATTCTTAGAGGTGTTATAATGGCCGGATGGAAATATGGTATGAAAACAGGATCATATTACATTAGATCAAGACCAGCAGTTAGTGCAATGAAAAATAATATTGCTATAAGTAAAAAATTAGAGATTGAAAGTGCTCCAGTATGTTATGATAAAGATAATTGTGAAAGCTGCAGCGCATAATGAATAAAGATTGTAATATTGCACATGTGATTAATTTTATAATATAAAATTAATCGGTTAAATTAATGATTATTGTAAATTGCCAGTGAATTGAAGATATAAAACATGATATATACAAATGTTCCACAGTGATCTAGACAGTGTGTATATTTCATATGAATGAAAAGTTTCTGAAATTGTTAAGCAGATTAATCCTAATGTGAATATACTGTTACTAAACACACTGAGTGCAATGTTCCTGTCGAATAAAATATAAATAATTGGACTACATGAAATAATTCTGTCCAGCAATAATATTTCATGCAAATATATATTTATAGGATGCATTCCATATAATTTATATTTGATATTAGTCACGTGTGTTATACATGACATAATTACCAATATTATCATCCATATTTTGCATAATCCGCGAGAGTAATATATTGGGTAAATTCCGTATAGGTTACACAACGTGATGATACAATTGATGAAATTCATTTTTTTTCGTTAAAAATTTATTAAAAATAAGTTTTTAATTTTTTGATTTTGAGCGTGAACTTATATTTATGTTGTATTTATTGCTATAGTACTGAATCATGTTCATCTTAAAGTCTTCTCTAGAATCTACATCATTTTCATCCACATCATTTAAATTGTATTTATATGTGTAATAGTTTCTCAAATCATTTAGAGTAGTATCACTACTGCTTACCACAGACACACTACTACTTTTAGTTTCAACATTTTTTATCTTTTTTGTATTAATGGTCAGATTTATTTTATTTACAATTGATATCACTTTCTTTTCAACCTTTGATCTTATTATATTTGTATATTTTATGATGTCATTCATTTTCCATTTATTTTATATGATGTTTAATATCAAAAATAAATTATCAATTTGTTTATCCATTCTCTCAGTATCAGAAACAAATGCATCATACAATCCTATAACATAATCAGATATGTTTAATTCATCATTTACTCTTTTGAAATATATATACCCATCTGGAAGTAATGATGTTGAATTATACAAAAAATTAACAACGTAATTATTACAAATCTTGTTTTCTTTAACATAATTAATTATTTTATTAATTTTGACATCATCATAATTCATTTTATTTGAAACATAGTAATAGGTTAAACATTGTTTTAATAAATCATATTTAAACGTAGAAATAATGTCTTTAAAAAGTGATTCTAATCTAATAGCGCATTGCTTTCCTAAATCTTTATATATATCAAAATGATTACCCAAGATGCTTATAATATCATCATTTTTATCTGTGGATTTGTTTTTGTTATTCATACACAACAAAAGTAGCTTATTATATGTTTTGCCGTCTGGCGTATCTAAATAATATATGGACATTTTATATGCAAAAATAAATGAATAAAATAATAAATAAAGAAATTACATATCTCTCAAAAGTAATGATAAAAATAATTTTTTTTTGAAATAAATTTTTATTTGTGAACGATAGCTGTAATGGATATGCTGATAGCGTGTGCGAGAGGAGATTTGGAAAAGGTCAAATCTATTCTAAACGATGACACAGTAGACCCAACAAAATTTGCGATTGTAGAAAATATTGGCAATGTAAATGCAATTCATATAACTTCAAAAATTGGAAATGTGGAAATAATGAAATTATTGTTAAATGACAAACGATTTGATCCAACAGTTGAAGGAATAATATTGGGTTATGGTAGATTTACTGCATTACATATCTCTTCTTTGTCAGGACATGTTGGAATAGTTGAATTGTTATTGAAAGATAAAAGAATTAATCCAAATCAAGGACAAGGAGGTGTTGGTTATGAATCAATGGATGGTTTTACACCTCTCATTTGTGCATTTATAAATAATAGAGTTGAAGTTGTAAAACTTTTGCTTAGAGATCCAAGAGTTAAAATTGTTAAAATAGATAAGAATTCATTCGATTATTTGACAAGATGTTGCTTTGATGGATATTACGAATTGGCTGAATTAGTTCTAACTGATCCGCGATTTGACAAAACTGACAAATCGTTAATATATGATTCATATCTATCTGCATATATACATGGTAATAATGAAATATTGAAGTTGTTAATTTTATTGATAGATGACTATGTGTTTAAAATTCCAGATGATTATGATGCAGATGATGAAACGGTCATAAATACAATTAAAACATTTAAAGGTTCATATGAGTATCACTTAATGAGGTGCAAATATTTAAAAGATTACAGTGCCGGACTCATTTTTCACAGTGTTGTAATGCTGTCTGACAATTATTTAAAAATATGTTAAAAATAAATATATGTAAGAAAGCATGTAATTCCATGAATAATAAATATTTATGTATATGGTCAATGACCGTGTATTTATCACTACATTTGGAAAAGATATTGTACACACTGGTTACTATCGATGTATATCGCTTAAAAAATAATGACTCTAAAAAAATTTTTTTTAAGAAAATATTTCCTTCTTATCGCGAATATACGATATACATGATGAATTTAATAGAAGCATGTGATAATCAAGATATTGAAAGAGTTAAGACTTTGTTAAATGACCCAACAATTAATCCAGCAGTATTTGAAGTTATGGGTGATGCAGATAATATACAGGATGTAAATGCTATGCACATAACATCAAAAAACGGCAACGTAGAAATAATGAAACTTTTATTGGAAGATGGAAGAATAGATCCAACACAGGGAGGTTATGTAACAAACATAGGATTTTATTCACCATTGCATATATCTTCGAAGATGGGACATGTGGAAATTGTTAAATTATTATTAGAAGACGATAGAGTTAATCCAAACCAAAAAGATGAAGTTGAGGGATTCACTCCCCTCATGTTTGCATGCATAGAAAATAAAATTCAAGTGGTAAAAATATTATTAGAAGACGATAGAGTTAATCCAAATCAAAAAGATGAAGTTGAGGGATTCACTCCTCTCATGTTCGCATGCATTGAAAATAAAATTCAAGTGGTAAAAATATTGCTTAGCAATCCACGGATCAATATTAATGAAGTGAATAATGGACATCTTGATTGTCTATATATATGTTGTATAAATGATCATCATGAGTTAGTGGAAATGATTTTAACAAATCCCGGATATGACAAAACTGATTGTTTTTTATTATATGAATCTTACCATATATCATGTTTATATAATCAATATGAAATCATAAAATTAATGATTGCGTTGATAGATGATTATAAGTTTGGTGCAACAAATAATAGACCCAGATGTGGATATGATGAGCAAGTTGAAGATATATTAAAAACATTTAAAGGTTCTCCCGAATACCACAGAATAAGAAGTAAATATTATAAAGGTTACTATGCTGGAAATTTATTTTACAGTGTAGTTATGTTGTCAGATGGATATTTTAAAATTTGTGAGAAATAAATAAATAAACATGTTTTTTTATAAAATAATAATGAATATTTATACATATGGTCAATGACCATGTGACTATCTCTATATTACAAAAATATGTTGTGTATATAGTCATTTATAGTACAAACCATATAAAAAATAATAGTTCTAAAAAAATTTTCCCAAGAGAAATTTTTTCTTTTAATCTCAACGATAAAGTTACACACAATGAAATTATTACAAGCATGTATCGATCAAGATGTTGACACAGTCAGGACTTTGTTAAATGACCCGACAATTGACCCAACAACATTTGAAGTAATAGATGGCGCAGACGGTATACAGGAAGTAAACGCTATGCATATAATATCAAAAAATGGGAATGTCGAGATAATGAAATTGTTATTAGAAGATGGACGAATAGATCCTGAATTGGGAGGCTTCGTGGAAGAAATGGACTTTCTACCACCGTTACATATATCTTCAAAGTTAGGACATATAGAAATTGTCAAATTATTATTAGAAGACGGAAGGGCTGACCCAAATGCAAATGATAATCATGAATATTATACACCCCTTATGTTTGCATGTGGAGAAAATAGAATTGAAATAGTAAAATTATTATTGAATAATCCACGGGTTGATATTAATGAAGTGGATAGTAGATCTCTTAATTGTCTATACATATGTTGTGTATCTAACCATTATGAACTGGTGGAAATAATTTTGACAGATCCACGATTTGATAAATCTGATGACCTGATATTATATGAATCTTATGATACAGTATGTAAACTTAAATTGTATGAAATTATAAAATTATTAATTTTACTAATAGACAATTACACATTTGATGCTCTGAATGGAACATCCAATATTATTTATGGTAGGGATGTCGATGATATTTTAATTTTATTTAAAGGTTCGCCAGAATATCATAGAAGACGGAGCAAATATTCCAAAGATTTTTATGCTGGGAATTTATTTTTACAGTATTGTTGCGCTATCAGATGGATATTTCAAACTTTGTGACAAGTAAACATATATGAATATAAATGAGCTTGGAGAGAAATTAACAACATTTATATAACCAATGGTTATATACAATCATACAAAACTTACATTTCATAAAGGCAAATTGTTTTTAAATTAATCATTAAAATAATAAAGTAAAAAACTTTTTTTTTGGAGAAATTTTTTTATTGTTACTATGGCTAGCAGCAGAATGTTTTTGCATGAATGCAGACTTGGAAGGGTTAAAAGAGTTAAAACATTCCTATGTGATACTAACATTGATCCAACAATATTTGATGAGATACAGGGTATAGGTAGAGTGAACGCATTACATGTCGCTTCTTTTTTTAATGAAGTAAAAATAGTGAAATTATTATTAGATGATGGTAGAGTTGACCCTACAGTAATCGGTTCCCTAGATAAATTGGGTGATTTATCTCCTTTACATATATCATCAAAAATGGGATATGTTGAAATAGTTAAATTATTATTAGAAGATAAAAGATCTGATCCAAACCAAAAATTAGAATATTATCAGTTTGTACCTCTTATTTGGGCATGTGTAAACGGTCATGTTGAGGTTGTGAAAATTTTACTTAACGATCCAAGAGTTAATATTAACGAAACTGACATTCTTTCATACAATTGTTTAAATTATTGCTGTGTAAGAAACAATTGCGAGTTAGCAATATTAATTTTAATGAATCCAAAATTTGATAAAACCAACAAGGTGTCTTTACAAAGAGCATATTATTCTGCATGCTCACATGGATACATTGATATTGTTAAACTATTAATTCTCTTTATAGATGGTTACAAATTTAAAATAGATGGGAATAAATATGAGGGTTCGGTTGTAAACGTGCTAGAAACATTCAGAGGTTCAGAAGAATATTATAAAATGAAATTTAAATATCTTAAAGATTACAGTGCTGGTTTCATATTTTATAATATGGTCATGCTGTCAGATGAATACTTAAAGGTCTGTGATAATTAAATATAAATAATTTCAATAAGTAAAAATATTAGATATGAAAACATTTATATGTAGTCAGTGACTGCATACGTAACATTGTAAAACCTATTCATGTTATGGAAAATAAATATAAATCACACAAAAATAATGTTCATAAATATATTTTTTTTTCAAAAAAAATTTACAACATATATTATGGAAGACAGCATGGAAATATTATATGCTTGTAAAGAGGGAAACATTGAGAAGGTTAGGTCAATTTTAAATAACACATCATACAACCCATTAGTATATGACAAGGTGGACGAAATTGGTGATGTGAATGCATTACACATAGCTTCATTTTTAAATCACGTGGAAATCATGAAATTATTATTAGAAGATGGTAGGATTTGTCCATCAATAAGTGGCTTGCTAATAACATTGGGTAATTTATCACCAATGGGTATTTCGTCAAGATTAGGACATGTGGAAATAGTCAAATTAATATTAAAAGATGGACGATTTGACCCAAATGAGGAAGAAGATCTTTTTTGTTTTACACCTCTTACATGGGCTTGCTTAGATGGCCATGTGGAAGTTGTGAAAGTTTTACTTAATGACCCAAGAGTCGATATAAATGCAACAGATGCGTTTTCTTATAATTGTTTATGTTACGCCTGCTCACATAATAATTATGAGTTAATTGAAATTATATTATCAAATCCAAGATTCGATAATATAAAAATTAATAAAATATCTTTACGTAATTCATACGAAACTGTTTGCTCAAACAAATATATTGAAATTATTAAATTATTTATTGTACATGTGGATAGTTATAAATTCGAAATAGAAGATAGTGAAATAGACAGATATGATGACACTGTTTTAAACGTGTTAAAAACTTTCAAGGGTTCAGAAGAATATATTAGAATGAAATGCAAATATACTAAAGATTATACCGCTGGGATCATATTTCACAATATTGTATTATTATCAGATGATTATTTAAAAATTCAAGGATGCTAAACATTAAACATATTAGTGAATAATTTACATAATAAAGTCAATGACCTTGTTATATCTTTATGCTTAAATTTTATCAACCTTATGAAAATTTAAATGAATATAGTACGAAAATAATAACTTTTAAAAATTTTTTTTGAAAAAAATTTCAACACACATTATGGTAAACAGTAAGGAAATATTATATGCTTGCAAAGAAGGAGACATAGAAAAGGTTAGATTGATTCTAAGTGACACATCAATAAACCCATCAATATACGACACGGTAGAAGATATAGGAATAGTAAATGCATTACACATATCTTCATTCTTAAATCATGTGAAAATTATGGAATTATTATTAGAAGATGGTAGAATCGATCCATCAGTAACTGGTTGTTTGACAACATTAGGTAATTTATGCTCATTGAATATTTCGTCAAGATTAGGACATGTGGAAATAGTTAAATTATTACTGAAAGACGGGAGGTCCGATCCAAATAAAATAGAAGGGTATCCTCGACAATCACCTATTACATGGGCATTTTTTTACAATAATGAAGAAGTTATCAAAGTTTTAATAAGTGATCCAAGAGTTGATATAAATGCACCAGATGATTTTTCATATGATTGTTTATGCTACTGCTGTGTGTATAATAATTATGAATTAGCTGAAATGATATTAACGAATCCAAAATTCGATAAAGCAAAATGTAATTATTTATCTTTATATAAATCATATAGTGAAGCATGTTCCAATAAGAGCATTGATATCATTAAATTGTTGATTGTCTTTATAGATAATTACAAATTTGTAAAAGACTGTACTTACATAGAGAAATATGGAGATGTTGTCGTAAATGTGATGAATACTTTCAAAGGTTCGGATGAATATAATAGAATGAAACATAAATATTTTAAAGATCAATTTGCAAGTGATATATTTTACCATATTGTTATGTTGAGTGATAACTATCTAGAAATACGTGATTGAATATATATAGTTCATTGATAAAAACTTACATAATATAGTCGTTGACTATATTATATCTTTTTGATAACATAAACAAAAAATTTTTTTCCAAAATTTTACAAACCACATGGAATTTTTAAGAGCATGTATGGACGGTGATGTTGAGACAATTAAAACAATGTTGGAAAGTCCAACTATTAATCAGACCATAGAGAATATGAAAATGTATGATAAGGGACCATTGCATATTTCCACCTTATATGGGAAGATAGAAATAATAAAATTATTACTCACAGATGTTAGATTTAATCCCAATCAAAAATGTATTTCTGGAGGATTTACACCATTAATTTATGCATGTACGTTAGGAAAAATTGAAATTGTAAAATTATTATTAAAGGATTCACGGACTGATGTAAATATGATTGATGTCATGGGGAATAGTTGCTTATTTTATAGCTGCTTGTTTGGAAAACACGAATTAGTTGAAATTATATTGTCAGATGTAAGGTTTAATAGAGAAGATCATAAATCATTATATGAAATATATCACGTGACATGTACAAATAATCGTGTCGAAGTAATCAAATTATTAATGGTGATGATAGACAATTATAATTTTGAAATTGGAAATAGGACTCTGGTCGGAAATAGTGAGACTATAAATGTATTAAATACATTTAAAGATTCCCCTGAATACTTTAACATGAGATTAAAATACAATAGAGACTTGTGTGCAAGCAACATATTTTACAATATTGTTATGTTAAGCGACAATTATTTAAAAATATGTGATTGTTAAACATGTAAATGTAGCTTATCAATTGATAGATTATACTATATTGTCAATGACAGTATAACTTTTTGATGACATAAAGAAATACTTTTATATAAAATTTTTACAAACACATGGAATTTTTAGATGCATGTATTGCTGGCAATGTTGAGGCAATTAAAATTATGTTAAACAGTTTCTTTATTGATCAGAACATAGAGATGATATGGGAACACGAAAAAAGCCCATTGCATATCTCCACCATATATAAGAGGATTGAAATAATAAAAATATTACTTGAAGATGGTAGATTTAATCCTAATAAAAAACATTATCCTGGGGGATATACACCGTTAATGTACGCGTGCATATCAGAAAACGTTGAAATTGTGAAATTACTGCTAAATGACTTTAGGACAGATATATACATAACAGATGACATGGAAAATGGTATATCATACTACAGTTGTCTATTTGGAAATTGTGAAATTGTGGAAAAAATTGTGTTAGACAAAAGATTCAATAAAGAAGACCATAAATCATTATATAAAATGTATTATGTAGCGTGTTCACAAAATCATATTCAAGTAATAAAATTGTTAATGGTACTAATAGATAATTATATATTCAAAACTGAATGTACGATTCCACCTGGGAATAGTGAGACAGTGAATGTGTTAAATATGTTTAAAGGTTCGCCTGAATACATTGACATGAGATTGAAATATTTTGCGGAGCTGCATGCAAGTGATATATTTTACAATATTGTTATGTTAAGCGACAATTATTTAAGGATTGTTTGTTAATCAAAATCATGATATATGACCATTGGTCACATATAAATACTTTTTATTTTTCATTTACATATTTATACAAAATTTTTAAACACATACAAACTATCATGTGCAATTGACTCAGCTTTTAACAATTTATTTCTCTCCTCTTGAAGATCAGATGGTTCTTTTATCAATGTGATATCACATCCCTCAATTGATTCTTTAATATTTTCCATGATCATCGTTTCTAATGTTCTAAATTCTCTCATGATCACTTCCTTCAAATTCAGACTAGACATTTTCCAATATTCTCTAATTTTGATAATTGTTTCCTCTGTTTCACCAATTTCATTGTAATCTTCCAACATTTTTTTCATTCTGTCAATATCACCGAGGTTACTTTCCATAAATTTTACAAAACGTTCGCTTCGTGAAAGTTTAATAGCCTTTGCAAATTTATTATTATCAGAAACAAATGGCCGTTTATGGACTTCGCTCAAAGTCATATTTATTTTACTAATTGTCACATTTTTCAACTCGTTCAACTTTTCATTATTTTCTAATACCAATGATGTAGATGCATCACGACATGAATTAGGTGTGATTTCATTATTGTTATAAACAGATGCGATCAAGAATTGTAATTGCCTAAAAAAGTCATCCATCCAATTATCAAGATTAATTTTAACATGCTCAATTGCCTCTTTTGTGTATTTCATCAATACTTTTTCACAACCAGTTACAAATGGTAATGAATCACCTCTTATTTCTTCTTCTTCTTTTGCAATAACATCCAGCCTGAGAGATAATGGATAAATTTCAGGAATGATTGAGTTAAGACTGGTGTACATATTTCTGAGGTTTTTCCTAAAATCACCATTGTTGAAAAACACATCTGATTTAACATGTACCAAAGTACACCATTTAGTGTAGATTTGATAAGGCTTCTCTGAATATCTACCAATACCATTTGTCAATTTATTGTCTAATACCTTCGTAATCTCTTCCAAACAGTTGATGATATTATTTGATTCTTTTTTAATCATTGACTCCAACTTCTCTTCCAACAATCTTTTAAAATTTTTTCTTCCATAGTATATGTTTGGGTATTTTAATTGAAAATTTGTCCATTCTTCAGCACCCCATATAAAATCCTCACTATTTTCACTTAATTCGATCCATGTATCATTTACAGCCTCTCGCATTTGAACAAAAATACCCATATGTTTATCGCTTACTTCCTCTAAAGCAAATGCTCTTGCTTCTTGTGTAATTTTTGCTTTATCTGCTTTAGTGAAGACAGTAATTGTTCTCGTTTTTTGTGGATCAATCGTGTTACATGCATTCCTGGACATCTTACCTGAAATATCATCTGCAACAGATATAACATGAACTACAACTGAATTTGGTTTATTTGTGTATTCTAAAACCATAGATTCAACAATAGCTTGTTCCACAGCCATGAATTGATTATTACCACAAAATAACCCGGGAAGATCAATCAAGGTCATGTCTGTAGTTGTCTCAGATTTAATTTCAAGAACAATTTTGTAATTCCTGTTAAAGATAGTTCCGCTTCCATTAGAATCTTCAATTATTTGATTATGAGCAAGTGTGAATGATTCTTCTGTGTAAACTCCCATATGGACGAGATTACCGTTGACATCTTCAATCCATATTTTTTGTGATTGTTCACCTTTCCTTAATCTAATCTCGCATCTGCAACTTGTTGTTCTGCTTGATCCAGTGGGAATGGGGATACCTGCAATTGCTGAAATTAATGAACTTTTTCCACAACTTTGGTCTCCCACAACGACGATAGTAGGAATCATTTTGCTGACCATATCATTCACTTTGAGGTTAACCATGTTATCGATGTTTAAAGTTGTCAATGTTCGTAAACTGTCACATGAGTCCAACACTTCACCGTAAGTAGAGGATCTTGATTTTCTTTTGGACATGTTGATGTTATACGTGTTTAGAGTAAAAATTTTGAACAAAAAATTATAATTAAGAACCTCATTTATGACAGATGAACGAACGCTGGTGTGGGCTTCATATGACAAAAAATATTTTTGTTGTAACATATACATTCCAATCAATGATAAAAATGTATATTTTCAGTTATTAACTGAAAAATATTTAAAGTGTATATATCATGATCTATGTAAATAAATATATTGTTTTTATTCTACTAACGAATAAATTCACTAAAAGATTTTCTTTTTAATCTTCTCTTTACTCCAGTAATATATGATGTTATACTATTATTTCCAATAATACTCATTTATCCAACCCATATAAATATATTTATAAAATTATGTAAAATTGACAAAAATTTTCGACGGAAAAAAGATATTGAAGAAAGAAAGAAGGAAAGAGAGAATGAAAGGATAAATGAGAAGAAAAGTAAAATACTTCTAAATAACATTGTATCCATACAACAACCGTTAAAACATCTTAAAAAAATGTATTAAAACCAACCAAATACGTGAGAGGCTTTGACATCAATAAAATTATACAAAATTACGTCAGATATATAAATAATGTAACAACATACACATATTTTTTCCTAAAATTAATGTTGATCTATTACATATAAATGAGACTTAAAGAATATATCAACACCAAGAAGAGATCTTCTCTCTGAAAAAAGTATATCTAACCATGATAAATGGCGTAAATATTTTCATATATTCAAAGGAACACTATAAAAATTAAAATTACATCATTTACAAGTCACAATAAACTGTGATAGTAAGAAATAACCCTGTCATGTCTAAAATAAAAATTTTGATTAAAAAAAAATTTATTATAAATATCATTTATAACAAATAAATGAACATTAGCATGGTCTCCATATGTTAAAAACATCATTTCTTTAAAGATATACGAAATACACCAATCTTGAAATATATTTTCTTCAATCAGTGATTGAAAAATATCTAAAATATATATATGTTATAATTTACATAAAATATACACATATCATGATAGATACATTAGTGTTGATTTAAATTTAAATTTTCAAATTCATAATATATAGCCCTTACTTTATCGGCAGATAAATCAATGTCGCTCTTATACACATTTTTCTTAATGTAGTTACCATTTTCAATATACCCTTCAAAAGATTTTTTTATCCTTTTACTATCTCCAGTGATAAATGGTGCTATGTTATTCAGTTTCGTAGATGCTGACTTGATAAACATAGTATTAAAATTATATGGTCTTATGTTAGCTAAAGTATCTACCCTATAAATCATTTTACAAGTTTCATTATATTCGCTGAGATAATATTTACCATCATGTTTAAAAATTTTACCGTTTATATCTGTTTCTAACATAACAATCTCTCTATCAACTTTATCCAAAATATTTACGTTAAATGTATTATTATTCCATATATTCACCGACACAGAACCATTATTATGTCCAAATGTATGACTGAATATTACATTTCCACCTATATGATCACGAAATGGGAAATAAAATAACTCTTTAGAATTTTTATACTTATTTACCCATAAATCAACATATGTGTCAATATCTCTACTTTTATCCAGTCTATCAATATTATAAAAATCTTTTATTCTAAATAATCCGACTATTTTCCCAGCATAATCAACCATTGGTAATTCTTTTTCTATAAATATCCTATATACCTCTTTGTCCCTATAATTTCTCTCAAGAAGAAGATCACTATATTTAAGGTTACGATACAATAAATATAACAGAAAACCTTCGTCATTTTCATTAAAAATTGAAAAAACGCCATTATGTTCATGTTTATACCCATGATAAATCATATTGTCGAGATAGTGATTTAAATCATAATTATTGACATTTACTATTAGTTCATAAAGTGTTAAAATCTCATCTTTATATTTAAAATGATTTAAATCATCAGGATATTTCTCAACAGCGTCTATTATAAATGGTGGACTAGTAAAAATTTTGTGCTTAATTATGTCCTTCTGTTTATTATTAGTTTTATTTAACCCATACAAAAACATCAATTTGCCAACTTCAAACTTATTAATCAAATCGTTTAACACTATCTCGCTCAAATTCATTGTTTATATTGGAAAATTAAAAAAAATCATTCTCCTTTCACAATTATTCCTTATCAAAATCATCAACTAACTCTTTAATTTCCTCATAAATCCTGGTAACATTTTTACTTTCAAAATCACCAGAATGTTCTTCTTCATGTATATATTCTCTTTTATATTCACCATTTTCAATCACACCTTTATAATGATCACCTTCCTCTTCAGCTCCATCGAACATAAATGGTGTAATGTCGTTTAAATTTCTTGAAGCCATGCTAATATATGGATTTTCCATCTTTAACTTATCACTAATATGAATGTCTCTGGGGTAATCGTGAATAATACGATAAATCTTTTTATACTCACCTAAATAATATTTATTCTCATGCTCTAAAATACTGCAGTCTATATCAAGACTCAATTGTACATTGTTGTGTATATGAACCAAAATATAAATATTAAATTTGTTATCATCCCACAATTTAAAATATTTTTTATAACCTGGTGATTCAGCACTATATTTAAATACTAACTTTTTATCATTTTCATCATCATATGAATAGTTTATATCGGTTAAAAACGGGATTTCCCATAAATCAAAATATATTTCATAATCTTCCCCATGTCCTAATTTATCGACATTAAAAAATTCTTTTATTCTGAGAACACCTACCACCTTGTCAAAATTATCTGTTAAATTGTAACAATTTATTATGAACCTTCTATAGTCTCTTATGGTGGCTGAACGTCTATTAAAAATCCTATTACTAATTTCAAGATTGTAATATAACAAAAATAATAAGAATGCAAAATCACTCTCTCCGAAATTTGGCATTTTATCAAATTCTTTGTTTATATTGTAATCCATGTGACTATCAATATCTACAATATGTTTATATAATATGCTAACTTCCATCCCATACTTAAATTTCTCCAACTCCTCTTTATTATTTTCAACAGCATCTATGATAATCTGGGGATCAGTGAGGAATTTATTCCTTATAATTATTTTTTGCTTATCGGGAATACCATTTAAATCATATAAATGGAGCAATCCTTTTATATCTCTCTTATCTATCATATCATTCAATACCATATCCGAAAGTTTCATATTTATAATGGAAAGGTAAAAATAAAGATAAAAATAAAGATAAAAATAAAGATAAAAATAATATTTATATCTTTTTTGTTAGACATGAATTAATAATATCGACCTTTGAATTCGAAATACTTTCCTCTCACACTGATGAAAGTTATATCATCAGGATCACCAATCACATTCGATTTTATGTATCTACGATCTTTAATAGCTCCTTCATAAGAATATACAACTATTTCAGATTCTCCAAGAATGAAAGATGCTAATTTATCTGATTTTACTTCTGATATATGTGGCATAGCATTAATTGCATTTTCGGAATTATATATCATTTTGGCTCTATTTACATAATTTTCAATATAATATATATCTTTATGCTTAAACGTTACAACATCTGCAACAGTTTCCAACTGAACATCTTTATTATCAATGTTGATTAACATGGATATTCTAAATGAATCGTCATTCCATAACTCTACTTTAGATATATGATCCTCATAAGTGACTTTATATTTAAAAATTACATCTTTGTCTTCATTACTATGATATGATCGTGTTGTTTCATAACCACTGCCTGGAAATGGCCAAAATTTAAAGTATATGTCATGGCTACTGTTATAATTAATATTTTCCACATCAAAAATATCTTTTATCCTCAAAATACCGATTACCTTTTTAATGTAATCAAGACCTGGCAAATCTTTTTTAATGAAGTTATTACATATTTCTTTTTCATCAAATGTTCTTTTGACTATAGATTCACTTTCTTTGAGATTGTGGTATAATAAATATAATAAAAAGGCTTCATCGTTTTTATTAAAGGGTGCTAAATCATAGTAGTAATCTATCATACTTCCAAGATAACTATCTTTATCGTATTTGTTTACGTCTTTTATTAATTCGTAGAGGGTGCGGATTTGATCTTCAAATTTAAAACCTTTTAAATCGGAATCATATTTCTCCACAGCCTTTATAATGTAAGAAGGTTCAGTCAAAAGATAGTATCTTATCAATGTCATTTGTCTATCATTTGCTTCCCCCGACTTATATATATCTATCATTCCGCCGATATCGAGGTAGCTAATAAAATTGTTTAACTTAAAATTACTTACACTCATCTTTTAAATAAAATAAAAAATTTATTTGTTTTTTATTACTTGTGGTTGTAAACAAAACATGTTTAAGATATTTGAAAGGGAATATCTCAACTGTATGAATGTACTGAGCTATCAAATTTTAGGGGATGTATTATACATATTGTTAAGAACATTCGATGAAAGGATCTGTAACAATGATATATTGAAGATCGTTAAAATAAATATGAGAAAAAGGGAAAATGTTGTATATATAGATCTATTACAATACTGTGCTCATGTTACATTATCAATAATGGATGAGAGGGTTTACGTACGGAAACGTGATAATGTTTTATCTGTATATAATGTCAAAGATATATGTGATCCAGTGTGGTCCAGGGTATTTTATGCAGATAGTATTATTACTCTTCTCAAAATTAAAAATAAAGTATATCATATGTGTGGATTAAATGGAGGGATTATTAACATTATTGACCCTGTTAAAGGTGATATTTTCTTAAAAATCAAGTTTAAATGTGATGAAGCATCTTTTGTGTACGATACAATATGTACAATTACCAAATACCATGACACAGTGACAGCTTTTGACGAATATGTAGTATTTTATTCAATCGATGAGAACTTTTACATTAAATTTAATGTTGACACAAAAGAATATGTTATTAATAAGATATCGAACACACCATTTAAAATAAATAATAAATATTATTTACGCAATTATTCAAACAGGGTCTCATATTTTTATCATTCAGGTAACAAAGTATACTGTCGTAACTTTAAAGATGATACAATTATCAATATCCCAGATGAATTTTTACATAAGTGTGAGCTGAATAATTTTGTTGACATAAATTCATACATTGGTCATTTTAAATACAATGATGTGGATCACTATTTTACTTTAAATGAAGAATCATTGTGTATATATTCAGATATATCTATCACTGTGAGTAATGTAGTTAATGAAAATAAAATAATTATTGGTTCAAGAAGAAATAAAATTGAAATGTGTCATGATGTGTTGGTTAAGAGAAGTGGTTTTGTTGCTGATTTTATCAAAGATATGGGCTGTAATAAAGAAATTATATCTGATAGTTTAAATGATATTGGCATATACAGGTCATTTATTTATGATGATGAAGTGAAGCATAGAAATTTGTATAAATTATTGTCAATATGTAATTTTTTACACGATGTAGATATTAATTATGTTGCTGAGCTAGTCATCAGATATGTTGAAGGTGATATTGATTCTAAGATAAGTTTAAATGAGGCATATGAATATTTGAATCTTTTACATAAATGTCTGTGCCCTACACAAATGAACAGATTGACATATTTGGTGTTTAAAAAATATGGTAGAAGTGAATTTGTGAATATTATTATGGGTAGCATTTCTGATTTAAACAATTATTTGATAAGAGAGCTAATAGTTAACATTTAAAATAATATGTAATTACCAATTACATATTAACCCTAACTGATAGTTACATTTAAAATATGTAACTACTGGTTGCGTATTAATCTCAACTGATCATTGCATTAAAATATATAACTGATAGTTACATATTAGACCAAATTAATCAGCGAATTCAAAATACATAGACTTGTCAATAAATTTAAGGTGTATATATAAGATCAAACTTGTAAGACCGTCCACTAGCCAATACTAATTCTCTCGTTGTTTTTTCAGCTGCAACAATATATGGTTTCATAGATATGGATATGAATATTTCAAGATCACTTTCTAACATACCTTTAAAATTAATTTTTCCAATCTCCCCTTCATCGCCGCAGTTCTTACACTCATATATCATATACATATATGATATATGATATATTATAGACATGTACACAAAATTAAAATCATCCCACTTAAATTTACTTCCATGAGGACATATATTATTTTCTATTTTAGCATCCATATTTTCTGGTTTCACCTTAAAGAGTGTAAATTTTTCATTATTTGTATTTTTGTGGAAAGGTACACCAATATTTATATTATTGTCGTGTTTTTCTTTTTTCATATATTCTTCAGCAGTCATGGGGAGTAGATTTGTACACGCATATATTAGAAACTTTCCATTCGTATTAATCTTTATTTTTCCATCTTGTTTGAATATTTCAATGTTAAAATAATTGTCTGACTTCTCATATTTGTGTACTGATAATGTACCATATTCTTTATTAACAATACAGTGGATATCATAAGCATTTTCATCATTCGTATATGTTATTAGCACTTTATTACACATTTTGTCCAACATATTTTTTATATTGCTTACCTCAGGATTCTCATATTTATATTCAATGTTTCTGTGTAAAAGTGTGTCGACTAAATAGAAGCTATCGTGTATAGTGCCACCATTGTTAAGCATCTTTTCGTGAAGCGGTTCTATAAGACCCTCAAATGTGGACATGGATATTTTGTATATTTCATCATTGTGAGAACACTCTTTTACCATATCGTCATCATATGGATAGCAATCTCTGTTTGAGTGCTGAGTTGCTACTTCCAATATATTTTCATCAACATTTAAATCCATTTCCGCTGTCAAATATAACAATTTCTTGATATCTGTCCTATCACTCACACATTTCCAAGCTAGCAGTGGATTTTTGTAAAAACATGAGGGATGTGTAGGAAACTTTTTAACTTGATAATCATCTATTTTCATTTTAATAAATTTGAATTCACCCATTTTGCCTCTATGAAAAACTTGATTCTCCCAAAATCTACTTGTTTCTATATCAAGTATGCGTGAAATGATATCTTTTGGTATATTATCAAAAATATCTTCGATTGAAGTTTGAAATCCCGATCCTTCCGAAATTTTTGATATCATTTTATCAATAAACGATTTAACATTGTACATTTGATAGTGGTCAGCAGCAAATATCATCAGCTCAAATGTAGATTCATTTTCTAAAGTTAAAACATATGGGGATATCTTCTCATCTCTATCGCTTTCCAAATATATTAAGCCATCCTTATATTTTGATGATAATAAAGGAGAGTTCAAATAATCATCAGAAACTGTATAGGATTCATATTCCATAACCCTGCTACCCTCAACAAATGTGAGACATGTTGTAATAATTAATTTTACCATTATTTTGCAACAAATGAATTAATAAATTTCATAAAAAATTTTTATATTTGCAGGTCAAATGTTGAAATATGTTCATCAGTTCATGCAGTTATGAGAAACATGTAATGATTTTTTTTTAATAAAAAGATGATTTTGACATATTTAGAAGATAACAGACCGCATGATGACTATTATATTGTTAAGATACCCAGGAAATTATTTGAAAATGATGATATCATCAGAATTATAAAAGACGATATTAATAGTTATGGTACAAATAGAAGAGGGACCTTAATCATTGACGAGCCACATAAATATTTGAATAAATTATATGATTTTTATGGTTATTATCCACGTGATGTAGATGTTGTCAATGCTAATTCATGTACACCATTTGAAGATAGTGCATCAAATAAAAATATTCTTAAATATTTTTTGATGTGCGCTTTTTCTATTCTATCTAGTGACGAGGAAATATCATCGTTTGTTGAAATTAATTCTGAGCATGAACTGAATGAAAATATACTGAACATATCATTCAAATACGGAAGGTATAAATATTACATATCACATACTCTACTAAAGGTAATATACACTATATCTACATATTCATTATCGGAAAATGATTTAAAATATAATTTTCATAAGATTGGATATGAGATAGATAATTTAGCATCAAAATATAGTAGATGGTTCTCAATTAAATACTATATACCATTGATAAATAGAAATGTACCAAATCATTACAATATAGATTGGGTTTCGGTGAAAAACCCAAAGGAAGTATTGTCACTTCTTACTGATGATGAGATATTGGATACTTCTGATATTTTTCTGATACTTGATTATGATTCCATAGTGAGTAGATATGAGTTGGTAAATTTTACTTATGAAAATATGAAAAACGAAAGATTTAGATATATAAGGAGGGATTTAGTAGTGTGTGATAGAGATGAAATATATGGAAATGAGTTTTTACCACATGATGATCTTGATAGGGAATACTATCGTGAACTTACATATGGTATACAATCATCTGATGTTGAAAATGCTTATATAAAATGTATAAATGAAGAAAGTCTTGCAGAATATTTCAATAGTAGAAAAGGCTTTTATGCACCATATAATAATAATAAATTATCGTCATTTGATATAAATTATTTGGCTAGGTATTCAAAAACAATTGAATTACAAAATGCTATAAGCAGTGTCAGAAAATTATCAAATAAAAATCTTATAAATGATCTTTATATTGAAAATAATGAAAATGTAATTGACTTCATTAGAAATTTATTTTATTCAGGCATGTACATTAGAAGATGGAAAGGGGAGGGTTATGAGTATCCGATTGGACATAATGAGGCAAGTATATCAATCTGCTCTTTTTTGAGACATGCAGATCCGGAATATCTTAAAAATGCTATATTAGCTTCCCCTGAAAATTTCGAAGATGGTATCGTTGAATCGATTAAAAATGACAATTATAATATTGAAGTAAACAGCAATCCTTATTTACAATTTTCTTTCGAAAATTACATAAGAGGACATTTGGAGAAATTGGGAATAAACATCGAAACACAACCTGAACTTGGTCATTTGTTGCTAGACGGTAGATCATTTAAAGATTATTATACAGATTTGATGAATTCTGAAATATGTATCCGGATTCTGTCACAATATTTAATTCTTTTTGCATGGGAACTAGCAAAATTCTTATCGGACCATATTGATCCAAGTTCAATAATTCCTAATTTCACTGACGATATGGCCAGTAGTTTGGAACATATCGGTAATGTTCCACGTGGTGAAAGCGAGAATCCAACAATGTAAATTATTCGAAATTATATTTTTCAATAAAAAGATGATTTTGACACACTTAGAAGATAATAACATATATGATGATGATTATATTATTAAGATACCCAAAGATTTATATGAAAATGGTGAGATCATCACAATTGTGTTAAACGACATTGAAAATTATGGTTCAAACAGAAGAGGAACTTTAATCATTGATAAACCATACAAATATTTGAATAAATTGAAAGAATTTTATGGTGGTTTTCCATCCGATGTAGATGGCAACAATGTTGATATATGCATACCATTTGAAGATAGCGCATCAAATAAGAATATTCTTAAATATTTTATGATGGGCGCTTTTTCTCTTCTATCAGATGACCAGCAAATATATAAATATATTAATATGAATTATTCAGAAGAGGAATTGGATAAAAATATAAATTATATATCATTCAAATATGGGAGGTATAAATACAATTTGTCACTATATCAATTGAAAATAATATACACGATAAGCACATATGCATTATTATCAGAAGGTGAGTTAAAACTTAAATTTCGCAAAATTGGGTATGGATTTGTTGCTACGAAATATGGTAGATGGTTCTCAATTAAATATTATATACCACTGTTTAACAGAAATATACCAGAACATTTAAAAATCAATTGGGTCTTAGTGAAAAATCCGAAAGATGTATTATCACTTTTAACTGATAATGAAATCTTAGATGTTACTGACAATTATTATTTAGATGGTTACAGAAATTTAAGGAACAGATACGAATTAATAAATTTCGTTTATGAGAATATGAAGAATATGAGATTTAGATATATTGGAAGAGATATAGTAGTGTGTGATAGAGATGAAATATATGGAAGTGAATTCCTTCCTTATCGTCATCGAGATAGAAAAGTATATCGTGAGCTTACATATGGTATACAATCAACTGATGTGGGAAATGCAAATATGAAATGTATAAATGAAAACAGCCTTGCAGAATATTTTAACAGTAGAAAAGGTTTTTATGCACCATATAATAATAACAAATTATCGTCATTTGATGTAAATTATCTTCTTGAAAACACAAGATCGAATAAATTAAAAGATGTGATAAACAATATTAGAAATAGATCAAATAAGAATCTTATAAATAATCTTTACGCTAATAATAGTGAAAACGTGATAGATTTTATAAGAAATTTATTTTATTCTGGTATGTATATCAGAAGGTGGAAAGGAATTGGACACGAATATCCATTAAATTATAATTCAGCGGGTATATCAATATGTGCTTTCTTCAAAAGTCTGGATCCAGAATATCTTAAAAGTACTATATTGTCATCTCCCGAAAGTTTTGATGATAATATAGTTGAATCAATTAAAAATAATAATTTTAATATTAATATAGATAGTAATGCATATTTACAATATTCTTTTGAGAACTACATAAGGGGTCATTTGGAAAAATTAAGAAAAAATATTGAGATACAATCAGATCTCGGATTTTTACTTTTAGAAGGAGATATATTCAGTGATTATTATACAAAACTAATGAACTCTGAATTATGTATTAGAGTATCATCGAGATATTTGATACTTTTAGCTTGGGAATTGGCGAAATCCTTATCAGATCGTATGAATACAAGTTATATAATTCCCAATTTCACTGACGATATGGCTAATAATTTAGAATATATCAGTGTGGTTCCACGCGGTGAGAGTGAAAATCCCACAATGTAAATTTTTTTTAATAAATTATAACAATGTTGTAATTTCTGTGTAGCTATCCATGTAGCTTTTTCACTAATCTTTAAATGTTTATTATACTTCCCGTACGTACTGATAGCATTTAACAGATTACTCTCTTCCCATTTGACTCTAAGAGATAGCTTAACAAACAGTTCGCTCTTCACTAATGTAAACCATTCATCATATAACATGTCTTGATTAGCCATAAAATGTAACAAAAGTATTTTAAACAAAGACATGTTCTCCCCCAACTTTAATTTATCTTTTTTGTTCATATATGCCAAGTATTACTTATTAATATTCCAGTATACATCTACCATGTTATAACTTTCAAAGTCGTGACATCGTAATATTTTACACTTAATAAAATTTTATCATCTGTCAGGAATTTCATGAATATCGGTGGATGTTGATATCTAACGTTTTCAATGTCAATATCCAGATCAGAGGTGGAGGGACCAAATTTGTATTTTTCAAACTTGGCGATATAATCATTGATACATAATAGTGATATTCCTGCTGTCATATATTTACACGTTATTTATAAGGTTGAATTATTTTTCAAAAAATTCCATGTTAGAAATAGTTCTATAAACGCTTTAAATAAAAAATTTGAAAAATTATAAAATTTTTTTCTGATTAAAAAAATTTATTCCAAATGTTGAAACGAAAATAAATATATATATATGTTTGTGATATAAATCCTTTGGGAGAATATATTTCATTTTCACTTCATATTTTCCATTATTTAAATCTATTGTGATAAGTGAACAATTTGTAAAGTTTTGTTACGGTGTTTTTGTCTCCATTTCTTCTGCTTTTTTTTTCTCCTGTGATAAGTAAATAAGTTGGTTCTCTTTATACTCTGCTAATTGTAGAGTTTTATTATACTTTTTGTGTCTCCATTACTAATGATGGGTATCTCATATAAGTTTTTTTCATCATAGGAACTTCTGAATCCTAACAAATTATGAAAACATGTTTTTAAACCTAGCTCAGCATCTAATTTATAATAATGAATTTCATCATGAAGTGGGAATCCATGAATATTTATGAAATTTGTAATACTATCGTCTTTTTTAACATATCTTAGTAGGTTGTGGTCTAAAACCTTTTGTATGTACTCAATGCTGCTCATCTCGTTTCAAAAAATTTTTGATTAAAATAAATAATTTCACATCGCTGATGTGAAATTTTCTATCTTCAGAATATTTTAGATAGGCGGTGTTGAACACTGCGGGCCATGGTATACTTTGCGCTGGAACTAAGCCCCAGCAACGAAGAATAGAGACATGAATACTTCTTCGAACATCCTTAAATTACTAAAAACGAAATTTTAGGATGTGGTAGACCCGATGCATTTAAACATAGCAAATCCGACAGTAACGAAGATATGCACACCCATATTATATCGACTTGAGATTGAATTGATATCGAATACACATGCCCGTGTAGTTCCAACTGGTGAGAGTGAAAATCCCACAATGTAAATTTTTATTAATAAATTATAACAATGTTGTAATTTATGTGTAATTCGTATATTTCATCATTTAAGGGGAGTATATTCTAATCTTCGCACTTAATTCTTTTAAAATCTCTTATGATCAAAATTATGCAAAACTTGTCGCAACTATATTTTTTAATAAAAAGATGATTTTGACACACTTGGATGATGAAACATATTATAATGACAATTATATTATTAAGATACCTAAGGATTTATATGAAAATGATGAAGTCATTGTAACCATTTTAAGCGACATCGATAGTTACGGTACAAATTGGGAAGGTACTTTAACCATTGACGAACCTCATAAATATTTGAATAAATTAAAAAATTTTTATGGTGGTTGTCCACCCGATGTAAATAGTAGAAATGTTAACATGTGTATACCATTTGAAGATAGTGCATCAAAATTTAACACTCTCAAATATTACTTGATGTGCGCATTTTCTTTCCTATCCAATGATGAGGAAATATTATCGTATGTCAAGAATATTGATTCGGAAAGTAATTTAGATAAAGTTATAAATTACATAGCATTCAGATACGGAAGGTACAAATATAACTTATCAGAATACCAATTGAAGTTTATATACACAGTAGGTGGTTATTCGTCGTTACCACGAAATGAATATTTACATAAATTTCGTATGCTAGGATACACGTATGATACTACAAGATATAATAGGTTTTTCTCAATTAAATATTACATGCCGTTGATAGACAGAAACATTCCAGACCATCATAAGATCAATTGGATCTTAGTGAAGAACCCAAAAGAAGTGTTATCTCTTCTAACTGATTATGAGATTATGGAAGTCACTGATAACACTAAATTGTTTGATCATGATTCTCCAATGAATAGGTATGAACTAATAAATTTCACTTATGAGAACATGAAAAAGGAGAGATTTAGATATATTGGTAGGGATTTAGTAGTATGTGATAGAGACGAAATATACGGAAGTGAATTTCCGTCCGCTGGTGATCCTATCAGGGAGCATCATCAAGAACTTACATATGGTATACAATCAACTGATGTTGGAAATGCATATATGAGATGCATAAACGAAGACAGTTACGCAGAATATCTTGATAGTAGAAAAATTTTTTATGTACCATATAATAACAATAGACTGACTGATTTTGATATAGATTATTTAGAAAAAAACACAAATAATGTTGAGTTAAAGAGGGCTATACAGGATATTAAAAACAGATCAGATGAAGATCTTATTAAAGCCCTTTACTCTGAAAATCCAGAAAATGTCGTAGATTTTATAAAAAATTTATTTTATTCTGGTATGTATATTAGAAGATGGAAAGGTGTGGGTCATGAATATCCAATCAATCACGATTCAACACATATATCGATCTGCTCATTCCTTAAAAATGTGGATCCAGAATATCTCAAAAGATCTATATTGTCATCACCTGAAAGTTTCGAAGATAAAATAGTTAGATCAATTAAAAATAATAATTTTAATTTTGACATAGACAGCAGTGCCTATTTACAATTCTCTTTTGAAAATTACATAAGAGGATATTTGGAAAAATTGAGGACAAATATTGAAACACAACCAGATCTTGGCACTTTATTTATACAAGGTGATTCATTTAATGATTATTACAAAAGATTAATGACCTCTGAAATATGTATTAGAGTATCATCAAGATATTTGATACTTTTAGCTTGGGAGTTGGCAAAATTCTTATCTGGTCATGTAAATCCAAATTCAATTATTCCCAGTTTTACTGATGAAATGGCTAACAATTTAGCTTATGTTGGTAACCTTCCAGCTGGTGAAAGTGAAAGACCTGTATTGTAAATTCTTCGACAAGAAATTAAAACATTGTTTTAATTTTGGATCGATTTATAGCTGATTATATTTTTACTGTGGTTAACACAACTGTATAGTGGACAAATTTTATTTATTTTTGAGGTTGTTACTATACAATCATTTTCAACAATTGTATACAGACCGTTTATCATCCGGATTTTATTTAAGTTTAGATTAAACAGATATTCATATCTATCATTGTTATATATATCATTGTTTAAAAGAGGTATATTCAGATTTTCTGATTTTATTCTTTCAAAATCTCTTATGTTCAAAATAATGTTTTCTAAATTTTTGATGACATCAATCTGATTAGCATACCATTTCTTCCTTGCATTTTCTTCATATTTAATATAATTATTCTGCCACACCATTCTTTCATCAGTTTTTAAATATTTATTATTTTTCCTGTGTGTAATGATAGCATTTAGCAACTTACTTTCTTCCCATTTGATTCTGAGGGACAGCTCGGCCAATAATTCATTTTGTACTAATGTAAACCATTTATCATAACATATGTCTTGATTATCCATAAAATGTGTTAAAAGTGCTTTAAACAGTGACATGTTCTCTCTTAAGGTTAATTTATCTTTCTTTCCCATGTATGCAAAATATTGCTTATGGATGTTCCAATATACATCGATCAACCCATAATTTTCAAAATCATGGTATCTGTAGTACTTTATACATAGTAAAATTTCATCATCTGATAGAAACTTCATGAATACTGGTAGATGTTGATATCTAACATTTTCAATATCAATGTCTAGATCAGAGATGGTGGGACCACATTTGTATTTTTCAAATTTGGTGGTATAATCATCAGTATATTGTGGTAATATTTTTATAGTCATATAATTTGCACGTTCTTTATATGGTTGGATTATTTTTTTGGAAATTTACATGATATAAATGATTATGTGGATGTTTTGAATAATTAACACAAAATGATGTCTTGGAGAAATTGAAATTAGTTTTATCAATGTATTTATCCAGAAAATCATTATTTTTCATTCCGTATACCATGTTAGATTCCCAATAAAGTTATCACTTTCGTAAGTTATATTCGTGTTTTAATTATTTTTAAACATAAAATTGTAAAATAAAATTATTTTTTTTTTCTGATTTAAAAAAGAATTATATTCTGAAAATTGTAATAAGAAATAACATACATATGTGATTCATTTCACTTCATGTCTTTCATTATTTTTATCTTCTGTTTTTGTCTCCATTTCTTCTGCTTTTTTTTTCTTTTGTGATAAATAAACAATTTGATTTTTTTCTTGATTTCTGTGTTGAGTATCCAGTGTTTTTTGTTTCCATTATTTTTTGATATTCTGGAAATTGTAGAGTTCTATTATACTATTTTTGTCTCCATTACTAATCCAAATAAAAGTTTTTAGATAGTCTGATTTTTTTAAAACCTTAGCAAGCTGTAAAAACATGTTTCTAAATTTAATTTTTTATCCATTTCGCTAATTGTCATTTAAAGTTCAGGTTGTCGAAGAATAAAGTAAAATTATCCATTGATATTTTGTTTTGCTATAAGTTTATTTGACATTGTTGAAATAAAAAATATCTTTTCTAATTATTTTAATTGGAAAAATATTTATTTTAATGATTTATTTCACATCACCGATGTGAAATTTACTCGTCTCATAAACATGTTAAATGAGCTCCAATATAGCTGCATATTTATCATCTCCATAATCCAATATTGACATATATGTACCCATTCCAACTCTGTTATCTTTGCTTAACGCTAATGTACCATTAGGTGAAATTGTATACACCATATGTGATAATTGATCACTACCATCAGGTGAAGTATATTGTGATGCGTTATATCCTAAATTTATTTTATCTCTAGACCATATATAACAAACATTTAAAGCTCTTTTAATATTACCAGATGCAACATTTTGAATCAAATAAAATCTATCAGATGCTGGATCTATATTCGATCCCAATATATTATTGTCATACTCTTGGTATATATATGGTTCAGGATAAATATATGAGTTTGGATTTAAAATGGTTTGAACAGTGTCTTTAAGATTTTGTATACGTCTCAATTGTAAATTAGATGATTGCATAAATTTACTGTTCCAATCAGAATATTCTTTTTTGTTGATCAGTAAATATTCATTATCCTTATTTGCTTTAGCAGATCCCTTATTTTTATTATTGTAAAAGTCATCCTTTGATACATAGTAATTATTCAAAACTCTAAAATATTCTGGTTCGAAATTAATTCCGTGTACCTTGTCCTTAAATACTTTTAATTGATAAAGCATTCCCCTCCTCATACCGTCATCGTATAATAATATTTTACCATTAGGAAAAACTTTATTATTAATAACAGACAACATTGTCAACACATCTTCAACTTTACGTGATGGTGGGGCTTTTTTAGCATTACTTGCGGGTAAAACTCTTCTAAAATCAGTAGGTTTGTATATGTTGTATGAATCTTCCTTATTTTCTGCATTATACATTACTGATATTTTATTCAAAAATTCAAACACATCCCCTCTATTTTCTTCATTTCCTACATTATCCATGATGTATAAATACTTCACAATTTGAATTAAATAATCAGCTGCTCTCCTCAAATCTCTAACTCTATCAATTGGTGAAATGGCGTTGTTCTTTGCCAGTTTTATGTTTTGATATTTTGCATCTGAATGAGAAACAATTTCCGGATATTTTTCCAAAATCACATTTAAATCAATGTTTCTAACAGGTGCATGTATTCCAAATTCTATATCTCCCAAATTATACCATAACCCATTAACTACATTTTCATTTTCAATATCTTTGCTATATCCCACAGGTACTCCTAACAAAGATATAACTGCCTCATATGATGGAAGTTTATTATATATTTCATCTGAGTCTATACCCATTCTATTCATTGGTGCTGTTGGTGGAATATTTACAAATACACTGGGTGATCTGGCATTTTTTCTCACTTCCAATATTCTAGTTTTACCTGAACTGTCAATAACTTGGCTTAAAACATGTTTAAATGTACTTTCAAAATCAAATGATGAATATATATTTTGTCTCAAGACATTCTCATTTTCAATATTTTCCCATGTTAGAGTTCTTGCACTAAATGCAATTATTGGATATAATTGTCTTTCCATATCTGATGGATAATTAAATTTAAATATTGTACTTCTACCCTTCTCAACTTTTCCAATAACTTCACAATGGGGATATGGTAGATTATCAGACGAACTTCCTTCATGTCTTAAGATAATAACAGTCTCCCTGTATTGACCCCTATCATTAGTTATTCTGGGCGGTCTAACATGGAAATGTTTATGTCTTGGAAGTAATAAAAGATTATTTGACATTCCAGTACTTTTGTCCTTATCAAGAAGATTGAAAACATATATATTAATTCCATACATCTCTTCCAACGTCCTGTAATATAACAATGGATCAAAAAAACTGTCCAATTTACTCACGGCCATTTTGATACCATATATATCATGATCGTACATTTCTTGTCTACACACCTCAGGATATACATTATTCCACATACCCATTCTGATACTTTCAGCAAAGTTTATCTTTTCGTTCCTGTCCATTCTTAAATAATCTTGATGACCTACAGCGATAAGTATGCTGTGTATGAAACTATTTTGATCAATTATTGTTCCGAACCTGTTATAACTGATTTTATCAAAATTTTCATCATTTGTACTGATACCATCAAGTAATCTAAGGAGAAGTGAATTAAACTCACTGTTAATAGCTCCCGATTTTCCCTCATCTAATATCTTATCCATGGATATAGTGTAATCTTTCTTCTTAGGATCATCCATCTCTCCATATAGAAGAGTTCTCAATTCTGATTTCTTCTCTAAATGATTTTCTTTATAACAACATGGAATATATGGGAATATATCTTTGTTGATCATATCATTCGGTTGAATAGCTGGATATGGCACGCTATCATCTGGACATGTGTAATAAAACATGGGTTCTCCCTTACTATCTTCTTTATTTAATTCAGGTGGAAATTTTAACACCATCCTGTCTTCTACCATACCTCCACCAATATCAATCTTTCTTGCTCTCCATTGCTCTATTTCGTCTTTTTGAATGATTATGGGTTGTGACTTTCCTTGACATTTCCTTACATATTCCCCGACAAATAATTCTGGAAAAGCTTCTTTTAGTCTTTCAATACGTGATTTTGTTCCCTTCTTTTTATTTCCTTTCTTTTTGCTTACATCAGTGATTGAATCTCCATCTTCAAATCCAGGTACATAATAAGATATTTCCCCTCTAATCTTGCCCAGATTGTCTAAATATATCCTCATCAACCTCGAAAATATATTCATAAATTGACGAATTGCTCTCATTGATGTAGCTCTGTTCATGTTCACATGTATATATTTCATATTTCTTGTTACATCTGCTAGGACCTCTGAACCATCTAGAGCTACTTTACTTCCTGCCAGTGCTGTTTCAGTTGTTAATCCAGCTTTGATTGGAGATTTATATGCCTTTTTATATTCACCTTGAAGAGAAGATGTGGATGTGCTTGATTGTGATTCTATCAACATACCTCTGTAATGTATATCCAATCTTTTCTTGAGGGGAAGTGCTTTATCAACTTCTTCTATATATATGTATGACGAAAATATTGGCTCCAACAATGTTAAATTTTGAAAAGGCATATCGAATAATTCAACATCGTATACATTAAATGAACCGGATAGTTTTTTCTCTTTCAGCTCATTAGCTTCTGCATGTTTTAAATCAGGTATATGTTCATATATTCTGTTAAGGATAACTTGAATGTTAGTGACTTTTGTAGTGGGAGATTTTACCTCCACCCTTATTTTCTTGGCATCAATAATATATGTAATTTCAGCAACATAAAATCTCTCCTTATTATCAGTCCGTGCAGTCTCTTGCACATCATGGTTACCTATCGTTCTATTACAATTTGATGCATCTCCGCTCCATATGTTTATTGTTATATTTGGTAATTTGTTAGTCGCTAAAATGGGTTCTTTAATATTGTTGTAATTGGGTTTGTTTCCACTGTTGGTCCCTTTATATATCTTTGTGAACTTATCTGGAACAATAACAGTATCTTCATCCTTCTTATAACTTGAATCGTATTGAATGTAAGGCATCACATTGCTTGTAATGGAATTAGCAAAGTAGTCTACCAATGGATCATAATCAACACCATATTCATATATATATGTTACATCAGATAGAACCGGAGGACCATATAAAAGAGGTTGAACTTGGGAGATTTTTATTTGTGAATCAATGAAGTCTTCAGTTAAACGTATATCTCTGCTTAAATCATTTAAATAACTGACACCCCAATCATTATAATATGAATCCAAGATTTCTGTTGCACTAGAAAATTGTCTTGCTGGTAACGCATTACTTGTGTGTGTGTTGGTTAAATATGTGTTGACCATATATAGAAAATCGTTAGACATCAAAATAAGATCATCCGTGAATGCAAACATCCACATGTATAATACTTCTTCTGGAACTATTTTATTTCCCTGTATATTTTTGACCATGTCCCAGATACCGTACAAAGTGCTATCATTTGCATTTTTAATTAAATCAAATATAGTGGTGAATTTGACATCGACATTTTCATCAATATCAAATTCGTCTATCACATAATTTTCAGATCCAGTGTTTGGAATGACAAGTAAATAAGAGACAGGTACATTTAATATTCTTGCTCTTTTATACAAGTATGACAAAGAATTGTCGTATTCAGATTTTATTTTATAACTTTCTGCAGTTTGTTCATTTATTGGAGGTGGTATTGGAATTTTTGGTATATCCAATTTTACATTTTCTCTGCTCACAATGGGTCTGGCAACTGTTTGTTGTCCACCGGATTGTATAATGTTTCTAATATACTCACCTCCACCACCTTTTGGCACTTGAACACTTGATGTCGCAAATGTGGAAGCTGGTTTATTTGAACTAAGTCCAGTTGGAATATTTTGGACTGCTCCAAATTTATGTGTTCCTTGTACTCTTGGAATGTTATCATAATTTGGAATATCTTGAATAGGTGGATTTGTTGGTGAAAAAGTAACTTTTTTTGATGTACTTGTAGTTGGTGATCTTTTTATAGTTCCTTTTGGTGCACTTGTGGTAAGTCTCATACGAGAAGCGGGTGCAGTTACGTTTTGTTGGGAAGCATTTGCTAGAACACTTGTGAGTGGTCTCATTTGTGTCGGAGGGAAAGATGTAACATTTTGTTGAGAAGCATTTGCTAGAATACTTGTAGGTCCTGTTTGCAACTGTGACGGTGAATTTATATTTATCGGTGTATACACAGCTGGTCTCGTTTGCGCCTGTGGTTGAGATGTCACATTTGGAGGAGTATATACAGGTGGTCTAGTTTGTATCTGTGGTTGAGATGTAACATTCGGTGGAGTATATACAGGTGGTCTAGTTTGAGTCTGTGGTTGAGATGTTACATTCGGTGGAGTATATACAGGTGGTCTAGTTTGCGTCTGTGGTTGAGATGTTACATTCGGTGGAGTATATACAGGTGGTCTAATTTGCGTCTGTGGTTGAGATGTCACATTTGGAGGAGTATATACAGGTGGTCTCGTTTGCATTTGAGGTTGAGGTTGGAATGTAGGCGGTCCCGTTTGTAATCGTGGCGGTAAATTGGAAATTGGTCTGTTCTGCACATTTGTTGGATTATATACAGGCATAGGTGAAGGTCTATTAACATTAGTATTCAAAGGCGGATTACCCTGTCCCGACAACAACACATTATGTGGTCTGTTAACATTTAAATGAAAATTATTGTTAGACATTTTAAATGAAAATAAATAATTATTTATTTTTGTATTCATTTAAATATAGATATATTTGATCACCATGACAGATGCCAAACATTACTTATATTTACTTCTGTCCATGATATTCTTGGTAGCATTCCTCATAACTTTGATTCTTCTCTTTTATTATAAAACCATATTAATTGATCCCAAATACTGTCCAAAATGTAATAACATTAATGGTTGTGAAAAATGTGGTAACTCTGATTAATATTTTTTTGGTATGTCAAAAAATTAGATAGTATAATTTTCTAAGATAAAATATGCAATCAAATCCGCCGAGTTGTACAAGCTCGCCAGACTATACAAGTATATGTGTACCCGACGACCGTATAGGTTATAAATACATAATTCCTGGATATTGTGGTACATGGGAAGAAGGATACGATGTATGTAGAGAAAATTTGGGACCAGAATGGGCATTATATTCTACTGGATCATGTTGTGACGGAGATGGTAGAAGATATGTTGAGTGTTACAGAGAAAGTTTTAATGGTGATCCAAAACAGTGCTGCATTAATAATTATAATGAGAATGAAATATTTAATAATTGTTTTACTGATACTCCATTTAAAAGCACTTGTGATCCAAAATATAGATCTGGTAATTCAAGCAGTTGTAGAAATATATTTGAAAATGATTGTGTTCAAAAAAATGGAGATGAAGAATATTATAGAGCATGGAATGAATCACAATTTTGTAGAGGAATGGTGGCTGTTAACACTCAAAATCCTGAAGATTTACCATGGATTAGGGATAGAATGAGAGCAATATTTAGGAATTATTTTAAAAATGGTATACAAGGTGCTGGGTTGGCGGGAAGTTTCCAAAGTATTTTGTATAATGTATGTTCACAATATCCTGCTGCATGCAGTGAAGCATTAATTGAAGAATGCTCAAAATACAATAGAGAATCTGCGTCTGGTAATAGAGAAATTGTTAATTTTTGCGGTTGTCACTTACCTAATTCAGAATATGCGATATATGAAAATTTGTACGGAATACCCAAAAATTGTGATCCATTATGTTCAAGATATGGTACTATACAAGAAACTGCTTTAAGTAATGGAAATGAAATTGTATGTAATGGAAATTTGTGCATAATAGACGATGTAACAATAAGATTAACTAATTCTACAAATGGAAATATAAATTTTACACAAGCATGTGGTGGATGTAATGGCACTACTAGATGTTCATGCTCTATTTCAGGTGTTGATATCACTGTTGTTGAATCAACAATGGGTGATATTAATTTAAGACAGTATTGTAGAGGGGGTGTAAGTTGTTATGAACTAGATGAATCTGGAAATAATAGAAAAATACCATGCAGCGAAGAAGACGAATATATACCTACTCCTGAAGAATCTGAGCAAATTCTCAGACAAAAACAAGAAACAATAAGAAGGAGAAACACATTGATTATAATCATAGGTATAATTGTCGCTGTAATAATAATTTTGTCTGTTTTGATAATTATTTTGCAATATGTCAGATCAACAAAAGAAATATTTTACACAGAATATAGAATGGTTGGAAATGTCACAAATGTTAGTGAGCCTTCAGTGTATGTTTAGCTTTATGTGAATAAGTCAATGATCCATTGGATCACTTACTATAATAATTATGTTTATATTTATATTTATGATTATATTTATACTTAAAGTGTCAATAACAAAGATTTGTCCAATTTATTGACTAGGAGGTCCCCATTGGATTTGTGATTGTTTAATGTCAGAAGAGTGTCAAACTTTTCATTTACATTTACATCATATTCAAATTGAAATCTTCCTTCAAACTTAACATCACCTTTTGCATTTTTGGGTGTAATGATTTTCCTATCGAATGTCATTGCAGGTCCACATAATGACAAATCATTGATGTCTTTCAGATTAAATTCTCTGCAGTATTTATTCGTGTAAGTTCCGTTTTCCATTTTTAATTCAAAAATTTTAAAATTTTTTGTGACAATTTTTTACTTTACAATGATGATTTTAAAGATGGCAAATTTGTCGATTGGATGCATGTTGAATATTTATCACTTTATCTTCTGTGTGTGAATCAGTATGTTTGTGCGATTGTTCCACATCGTGACATTTTTAATTTTTTAAATTAAAAAACATTTAAATTAACTTTTTTATATAAAAAATGGGTTTTATGTTCAATAACAAAAATAAAGATGATAATGTTATTATTGATATTGATATTGATATTAATATTAACATTGATATTAATATTGCTAGTGTTAGCGATACTAATGAAGATATAAATGTAAATGACATAAATATAAATGATAAAAGTGATGACAATGATAAAAGTGATGACAATGGTGAAAATAATACTATCGATGTTAATATGTTAATATTACTAATGATTTTGTCACTATTAATAATGTTAATAACATCAACAACATCGTTTTTGTTGATACAGTTAACATTATTAATGATACTAGTAATATTATTGGTATCAGTGATAATATTAATTATAAAAACACTTGCTAGTCTTGTATAAAAACTGGATCAATAAAAAAGAGTATCCCTTTATTTAAAGTATAAAGAATTTTTACCATACTTTGGTGACGGTACAAAACACACTTCATGAATAACAAAAAATTATATAATTCTTCCCGAGTTATTATCAATCAAATTTTTTTATATAAAATTATGTTTACAATTGTATTAAAGTAAAAATTGTCATGAGAGTTAATTAATATGTATCAGAGTTAATGAAAGTTATCAATAATAAAGATTTTCACCATATAGAAATAAATCTTTAAATAATTTCAATATCACGCAAATTACGATAATTACCACAATTATAAAATATTATTTTTAATTATTTTTTTCCATTTAAGGTTGGAACATTTACCGCATGATAAAATTCGAATAAAGTATCTTGAACATGTTGAAAATATTGTAGTCGTATATATGTGGATGTAATTCTCATCATAAACAAATATGTAATATTAATTACATCGATATTATAAGCAGCTCCATTATATGATGAGAATTTTTTAATATTTTTTTAATTTTCTAAATTAAAAAGTAAAAATTTTCCTGGAAACAGTGGAAAATATAACATATCATAATTAGCCAGCACAAAGATAAATAAATAATAAACAAATAAAGATTACATATTGATTAACCTTAATGTATTTTTTTATACATAAAATTACCAATAAATAATGAGAATAGTGAAAGAGATGCAATAGATCAATCACATGTTAAGAAATATTTGCTAATACTCGAAGGGGCAGATGAGACGGACGAAATTCCTTCTATTTTAAATTTATGAATTAAAAAAAATTTTGTGACAATTTTCTATATTTCATAATATTTTTGACAGATGTCAAATTGTTGATTGGTTATATGTTGAATATCTATTACATTATCTTCCGTGTGATTGTTCCACATCGTAACATTTTTAATTTTTTTTTAATTAAAAAAAGTTTAAATTAACTTTTTTATATAAATGGGTTTTATGTTCAATAGTAAAATAATACTGATTGAGGTTCTGAATCCAGTGTCGAAATGAAAAATTTCAAGACTATTCAATCATATCATTCGATACCAAAATTGGAACATTAATAATGATAATGTTATTGATATTGATATTGATATTACTAGTGTTAGTGATATTAATGACGATAATATTGTTGATGTTAAAAAAGATAAAGATTGTGGTAGTGATGATATTAATGAAAATAACAAAAGAGATAAAAGTTAATATATATATATATATTATCAGTAATACAAGTATATTTTACATTTACGTGATTTGTTGAAAGTTATTTTGTAATCGTATATATATGTATGTGATTTATCAAAATATCTCATATCTTCGCCATTTTCCGGGAATAATTTTCTTTAATTTAAAAAATTAAAAAATTAAAAAATTTGTTTTAGAAAATTTTTTTTATGTAAAAGATGTTAATTTTTTTATTTATTACAAATAAATTTCAATTAAATAGTAAAATTATTCACAATATAGACAATGGTAACGATACTATTATGATTGCTATAAATGACAATATCGATATTAACATTGATAACGATAACGACAGTAACAATGGTGATAATGGTATTATTCTCGTTAATGCTAACGTTGATAACAATAGTAATAATGCTAACGTTGATAACAATAGTAATAATGATAATAACGATAATAATAATTATAGTAATAATGATAATAATGATTATACTAATAATATCAACGGTGACAGTAAAAGTAATAATGATATTATTATAACAACGATATTGATGGTAGAATTGACATTATTAATGATACTGATAATATTATTGATAATAATTATCTCATTGATAATAGAAACGTTTGTCAGCCTTAAACACTCATCTTAAAATATTATTTAACGAATTTATCAATAATATATCTCCACATTTTTAATATACATTAAAGACATTGTTGAAGTCGTAGATGAATTAAATAAAAAATATCTAAATTACGATAGAAAAAAGTAAAATGATTCTTTTAAATCATTTTTATCGTTTATGATCGAAATAATCTAGTGGAAATTTGTTATAATGTTAAAATCTCATACATGTGAAATTTTACAATGTCTTGAATAGAAACAATAATATTTCTATCATGATTTTCATTGTTATCCGATAACACTGACAAATATTTGTTTACAAAAATACTTATCGCCCATAAGTTTAACATAATATATAAATCACTGATTTTAAATGGGTTTTTAATATATATAATCCTCATATGTTATTTTTTTTAATTTAGAAAATTAAAAGAATTTGTTTAAAAAAAAAATTTTTTTTATATAAAAACATGAGATTTTTTATATTTAATATTCAAAATTTTCAACAATTTAATTTAGGAATTATATATAAATTGGTAATAGTGGATATAATATTTTTAGGAGATGTATATCTATTTATGGTAAAAATACTTACCAATGATATACATTATACGTCATACATGATTGAATATTTTTCATATTATAATAATAATGATAGTAATATTACTGATGATATTATTGGAGATGATGATAATAATATCGGGAATTTTAAAAACATTAATAATAGAGATATTATATTAATTATATTGATGTTATTATTATTGAAAATATTAACATCATCAACGATACACACAATGTTAATAATATTGTATATATCAATAATATTAGCGATATTATTGATATTATTTACAATAATATCAATGTTTATAATAGGAGATGTCTGATATAATACGATTTAATTGTTAATCTAATTAAATTATCAAAATAATCAAAAATAAAAAGAGTACATTTTTTTATCTAAAGGATAGGAATAAAATTGGCTAAGAACGCCAAAAAATATGTGTGATTTATTTTGAATTATCATCATTTGAATCTTATTTATATACAATTATATTTAAAATTTTGATAAAGTGAAGATTATTATAATTATTAATAAATATTTCAATAGTATTAATGATAAGGATTATTATATGTGGTCAATAATAAAGACTTTCACCATAATAAAATTTGATATGAGAATATATTCTTGATTTAATATATTTCATCCAATTGTGAAAGATTTATTGAATATATAAAATTTTTTTATAAAAAGTATAATATTTTTAATTATTTTTTTCCTCTTAAGGTTATAACATATATTGATCATCACTATATCATAACATCAATGAGTGACACCTATGTAAAATTATATCAGTTATACGAAATCATTCTTAACTTAGTATATTTAAGTGTTTAGAAGAATGTTTTGCTATTCTAAGAATAATCAAAGATTGTGTTCGCTTTGATTATCTACATTAAATATATATAATACGTGAAACATGAGTTAATTTATTTTATTTAGATGTGAGAGATCTGTTAACTGTCACATCTAAATAAAATGTTTCGAATATGATGTAGTAAACAGGTTACTGATCTTTTACGAGAATATGTTGATGATCATATCCATATTGCTAATATGCGATAAAACCGTAAATGAACTAAATAAAGAATATCCTGATTACAATAGAATTCTTTCCATTATTCGAGAACACTCTTAGTTTGGTATATTCAAAAGTATATAGCCATGTAATACCAGTTATATGATAAATATGACTAATTTTAATTTATTTCACCTTGATGTGAAAGATTCATTGAATATTACAATGAATAATATAGTAAATAAATTACCAATCCTTTGCGAAAACATATTTACAGTCTTCATTCGTTGTTTTTTGTTTACTCACCGATTCTTCGATGGATATCATACTTCCAGATAATTTTTTTAATTTAAAAAATTAAAAGAATTTGTTTTAAAAAATTTTTTATATAAAACATGGGAATTGTTTCAATTGATATAAAATTTTTTCGCTTATTAAATTGTGTAATTGTTTGTTTCATCATTATAATAAATAATATGTAAAACATGGGTTAACTTATTTCATACAGATGTGAAAAATCCGTTAATTACTACAATGTATAAAATATTATTTTAATGATATATTTCGAGTATGATATGTATATCTTATTATGTTGAGATGTTTTAGTAAAAAAAAATATAAGATATAATTTCAGAATTATATCGTGGAAATTTATTAATAATACAAGTATGTTTTTATCTTTCGAAAGTTATGAATATCTATCTAAGATTGTATCTGTAAAATCCGTGGAACAGAAAGATAATGTTATTATAAATATGTATATACGATCTCCATTGTTGATTATTTGTTTACTTCCATTATTCATCCAGATAATTTTTAATTTAAAAAATTAAAAAAATTCTTGAAAAAAATTTCCATATAAAATGAAGCCTATTTTATTTATTACAGAAAATTTTCATCTTTTAAATTATATGATCACTTATTATATCACTATAGTAGATGTATCATTGGACGAATTTGAAATTTCTGATAGTGACAACAACAATGATATCAGTAATGATAATAACATTGATAAAGATGACAATATTATCAATATCAATATCAATAATAATGGTGTTGATAATATTAGGAACATAAATGATTATATTGATAACAATATCAATAACAGTAACGGTAACGGTAACACCGATAATTTCAATATTTTGACGATATTAATGCTGCTATTATTAATAATATTGGTAATGACAATGATATTAAAATGTTTATAATGTTGATAATATCATTAGTATTGGCAATATTAATAATATTATTGTCGATGTTAATAATAGGGATATTTGATCTAATATGATCTAATTATCAAGATAATTGGAAGTAAAAGAGTATATCTCTCTACTTAAAGAATATAGAATTTTATTATATTTATTTCATCTATCTACTAGAAATCCATTAATAGCTGCAATGTATAAAATATTATTTATAATTATTTTTCACATTTAAGGTTAAAGTATTTATCGTGTGACAAAATTTTAGTGAAATGTTTCGAGCATATTATGAGTATTTCAGTTATTTATACATATTATCGAGTTAAAATATTTAGTCAGAAATATGAGAGGTATTGATGGGATAACAGATAGAATATATTTTGAAGATTTTATCGTAATATTTTATCAATAATACATGTATATTTTCATTTTTTTTGATCTGTTGAAAGTTATCAATATTCAGTCGATATTTATCTATAAAATATTATAATTGTATACATATATATACAATCTTTATTTATAGATTATTTATTTACATATGATTCACTAAGATATATCATATCACTACTATTTTCTCAGAATGTCTTTTTAATTTGAAAAATTAAAAAAAATGTTAATAAAAAATTTTTTTTATATTAAAAAATGGGGATTTTCATATTTAATAATTTTAATCTTTACCAATTAAATTATAATATTGATGTTGATGTTGATAGTGATAATACTATCAATAATGATGATATCGATAGTGATAATACTACCGATGATAATAATGATAATAATGATATTGATAATGTTAATAATAACATTACTAATGATATTGATAATGTTAATAATAACATTACTGATAATAATAATATTGATAATGACAATGATGATATTAATAATGTTAATGTGTTAATATTATTAATGATCGTGACACTATTAATAATGTTGATAACATCGACGACAACATTGTTGTTGATACAGTTGACACTATTAATGATTATGATAATATTAATAATAAAAACATTTGTTAGTCCTGAATGTAATTCCTGAAATAAGGACTAATAATATCACTACCAATCTAGTTAGATCAGTAAAAAGAGTATATCTCTTTATCTAAAGGATAAGGAAATTTTCATCATATTTATTTCTAATTACAAGATTGATAATATCTGTGTGATTAACTTTTAGTGATTAACTTTTAGTTATCACCAATTTAATCCTTTTACATACAATTATATTTACAAACGTGATAAAGTATAAATTAATATATTTAAATATTTCAGAATGATTTTTGATACTTTAGAAATAATAGAAATTGTTTACATACTCGATTATCTACATTAAGTATATAATAAGTAAATTTTTTGTTTATTTCATTCAGATGTGGAAAACCTGTTAGCTAGTAAAACATATAAAATATTATTTTTAATCATTTTGCTCGTTTAAGATTAAAATATTTACTATGAAATAAATTTTTAAATAAATTATTTTGGTTTGATATGAATATCTCAGTTTTCTGTATACACTATTAAGTTGTAATATTTAGTAAAATATGGGAAGTATTGATAAAATAATAACTATAGCAGATTAAAAAATGTCACTGAATATTACTAATAAATAGATATACTTTATTTCTTGATTTGTTAGAGGCTATGATAGTTTATTTGCTAACCATTTATCAGGTAGTATCATATTTTTAATTTTTTAAATTAAAAATTTTTCTCATATGATCATGAGATTTTTTATATTTGATGTTAAAAATTTTTAACAATTAAATCCTGGAATTATATATAATATAATCATAATAGATATAATATTTTTAGGAGATGTTTATTTATTTATGATAAGAATTCTTACAGATAGTGTACATTACACATCACGTACGATTATACATTTTCCATACGATAATAATAATACAAATATTAACAATAGTAACGATAACAACACTTTTACCGATGATAATATTATCAAAAAATATCAATGTTATCAATAATATCATCAATGTTGGTAATATTAATGATATTATTGACGATGTTAATAATATCGACATAAACGATATATTATTTATAATAGACGCACTAATTAATAATACATCTTGTACGCCAAATATGTTTACTATATCACAATTTACAGTTGTTACATTTTCAAATTCTTATATTATATGTACATTATTAAAAGAATTACATCAACTTGGAATATCAGATATTAGTAATAATAATAATGGTGATAATGTTATGGATATTGTTAATATTATTACTGGTATTATTAACAACACTATTGATTATAATAATAATGTATATAAACCATATTGAATTATTTTTAATAATATATCTTCAGTATAATATGTATATATTATTAAATCAAAATATTTAATCGAAAATATGAAAAATATTGGTGAAATAATAAATAGAATATATTTTCAAAATTATATCATGAAAATTTCACATCTGAAAGAAATTATGAACATATATCTATAAAATACGTGTAATAGGAAAATTATTATATTTCCACCAGTTTCACGGATATTTTTTTAATTCTTTAAATTAAAAAATTTGTTAAAAAAATTTTTTTATATAAAACATGAGAATTTTTTCCAATCAATGAAAAGAATTTTTATATACCAAATAGTGAATTTGTTTGTAACATCTCTATAATAGATGTTTACTTATTATTAATAATAATACATATTATCAGTACACAAAATACACTATATGCTAACGCTGGTGATAATAATATAGACGATAGTGATGATTATGATGATAGTAACAATAATAATAACAATGATAACAACAACATTAATAATAATGAAGTTGATATTACAAATACGTTAATAATACCAATGATATTGATAACATCGATAATATTAATGACATCGATAATATTAATGACATTAATATTATTGGTAATCTTAATAATTTTGATATTAATTTCAATGTTAAAGGATTTGTTGATTTGGTAGATTATTTGTTGATATGAATAAACTAATAGAATCATCAAAAATATATCTATTTTATCCAATTATGAAAAATCCATTGAATTCCATTATGAATGTATAATATTTTTAATTGTTTTTTTTTACTTAATATTAAATTATTTAACAATAGAATTATCCACAATATCAATATAATCAATATAATATATTCAGAAATCATCTATTTACTTACGGTGAAAATATTAATAAATTATATACAATCGAACATAAATTACCACAATGTATAAAATATTATTTTTGATTATTTTGATCATTTTTCCATTTAAGTCTGAAATATTTATTATGAGATAAAAACTTTAAATGAAATATTTGGTAAAAAATATGATGAATATCAATGAAATTAATAATTAAAATATATTTTATTTGAGACTTTATCTATGATGTATATATTCTTCACTTATTGATTATTTATTTATTTACTTACTGATTCACCAAGATACGTCATATCTCCACTACTTTCTTAAAGTAATTTTTTTAATTTAAAAAATTAAAAAATTTGTTTAAAAAAAAATTTTTTATATAAAACATGAGATTTTTTTTATTTAATGTTAATAATAAAATTTTTAACCAATTAAATTCTGGAATTATTTATAATATAGTTATAATAGATATATTATTTTTAGAAAATGTTAATTTATTCACGATGGAAATTTTAATCGATAATACACAATACATATCATATACATCATACACGATTACATATTTTTCAAACAATATTAATATTATCAGTGATAGTGATAGTAATAATGCTGATGACGATGTTAATGATACTAATAACATCGACGACACCAATATATTGATAGTATTAATGATTTTAGTATTATTGACAATGTTAATAATATCAATAACACCGATAACACCGATGATGTTGATATTATTGATGATACTAATAGTATTAATGTTACTGATAATATTGATAATAGAAAATATTTGTTAGTTCTTGAAGTAAAATAGAATCTACTATAACATGTTTATAATATGATATTATACCACATCATCATACAAATGATCTATTTTTAGAATTTCCCGATTTCATAATACCACATATAAATATCGATAATCACAATCATATACGGCATGTATTGTATTTTTTATACAAGCATGAGAATTTTTGTAATATCTCTAAAAGATATCTGTTTACTTATGACGATAAATTTAATCGACAATAATATTGTTGTCAATAATAATACTAATGACTGTAATGAAAGCGAATGTGATAATACTAATGATGATAATTTTATTAATATTAATGTTGTTAATACTAATTATATTTTTAATCATTATTAACGTTTATGATTAAAATGTTAAGATTTGTATGTGTGAAACTGTTAATTTTCATTCGTATTTTTAAACCAAATTAATCTAGCTGTTCACAATAATGAGATTTTGCCAAACAAGAATAAAAATAATTACATATATATCAATGGTGAATAAGCTATAAACATTTGTTTGTTATTGTATATATGAAATCTGTGAAATATATGAAAATAAAAAAATATTATAATTATATACTGATTCACCAAAATATGTCATACTTCCATTGTTCTTCTGGATGTTTTTAATTTAAAAAATTATTAAAAAAAAATTTTTTTCTGATTAACGCAAAAAAATTCATCTGTCAAAAAATCAAAACACTTGTGATATCACTGCTATAATTATTAATTTGTTAGAGATAAAAGTAATAATTGATAGCGTTCCTTACACGATTTACACTACTGTATATTCTCAACATGATATGATATCAAATAATACAAACATAATATTTTCCAATTTTATTATGAGCATGTCTCTCACAGAATTGTATTTAATTAAAATTTCAATACAATAATATTAGCACTACTGATGATGACGATGCTGACATATTATAAAATTACATATTATCCTTGGAGACTCGGTAAAAATTTTCATATGTGGGTCATTTATTTACAACTATAATACTGATAAATAATATACAATCGCATACAACGTATATTGTATATTTTTCATACATAAATTTACATACTGACAATATTAATATTAATAATGTAAATAATAACAAAAGTACAGATAATAATTATGATACAGATTATAATGATGATATAAATAATAATGTTGATACAAATAATAATAATATAAACAATAATAATGATATTATAATAATATTACTATTATTGCCAATACTATTATTGTTAATATCAATAATGTTATTATTAACATTATTAATATTTGTTAATGTTAATGTCGTGTGAATAATGTTTAAAAATTTTCATCATGCAAATATAAATTCATTTAACATCACATATAAAAATATATCATATTATTAATGAAAAAAATAAATTATTTTTTTTAATAGTTTTTAACATTTATGAAAAAAATAATTTATTTTTTAATCATTTTTAGCGTTTATGATTAAAATGTTAAGATTCACATGTGTGAAATTGTTAATCTTTATATATATTTTAAAAATAAATTAAATTAATTGTTCACAATAATGAGATTTTTTCTAAACAAAGGAAAAAATAGTTACAATTATGTCAATGGTGAGGAAGCAATAAGTCTATCATCTGATTTTATCAATGAAATAAATATACCAATATCTTTTGAATCTGTTGAAAATTATGATTTGTCTTATGATCATTTATACAAAATTGTATTTGTAGGACCTGCTAAATCGGGTAAATCAAAAATGTTGGAAACTATCATGAATATTAAAACAAATAATGTTTATGATTATAGAGCAAGTAGTGGTATTGATACATGTCGCTTAAATCTAAAATCTACAAATGGTCCAAATATTAAGTATCAAATAAGAGATATTTTCAGTGGTTATGATTTAAAAACTGTATCAACAACATATTTTGATGAGGCTGATATAATGTTTTTGTTTTATTCTGAAAACTACATGGACGATTTGATAAATATGAATATTCATGATACTATTTACCCATGGAGACGCAATAAAAGAAATTGTCTTTTCAATACTTGGAATATGTTAAACGTGTTAAGCGATAATAACTTCAGTAGTAATCTGACCCAAGTGAACAATTGTAAGTATGTACTCATATGTGATAAACCAAATGCGAAATTAACATCAGTTGGATTGGATGAGGATATTTTAAACAAATTGAAATTTAATATTGTTGGTCATTATATTCTTGATTTCAGTAAAAGAACTGATGTTTGCTACCTTCTACATCTAATGTCGTAAGTATCACAAAATGCAAGATTATTAATCTTGTGTTGGTTACAACCATAAAAACAATGTTCATCTACATTTATTATAATTTCTCACTTTTTGGGAATTCTGTGAATCAAATGCCATTTGTATATTTGTCATTCCACCAGCACATGTATGACAATAACTCATAATTGTTGATTTTGTTGCTGGACAATTATAAACATTATGTCCACATGTATCTATAGGTGGATTAAATTCATGAGTATGTATTGCTGACAAACTATGCGCAATTTCATGTGCAAATACTTTTGGATCCCAATTTTCACCGTGATAATCTATTGGATATGGAGATGGGAAATAACCATTTAAAGAACCAGCAACTGCTTTGTTGTAAGGAGAATCACATGCACCGTTAATATATGCCATTCCGCCTCCTTCACATTTAAGACATAATAAAATATACACATCTGCTTTTGAATTCACATTGTCTCTTATATAATAAAGATTCTGATCTACTTCTATTGGATATGGGTCAGGTGTTGTCCAGTAATGAACATCATATATGTTTGGGGTTAAACCAAAATCTCTTGTGTAAATAACTGACAATATTCCAAACATATTAGCCGTGTATGTTGCAACATTTGTAACACTTGAATCTAAAGTTAAATAAAGTTGATAATCTGTCACTACTTCCAAATATAAAGGTTTTGTCGTAAATTTCATATTATTTTTAAGAGTAAATTTTTGACTGGTATTGATTGGCATATTATGGCTCAGAATAGTGAATATGTAATTATTTTCAGGAATACAGTATATTTGATAATAACCATCTATTACTTCATCATGAAGTTGTAAAAAGCATGATACTGTTCCATCAATTATGGACATATATATCATATTTTTTTTGTCAACGTATCTCATAAAAATATTCGTGCTATTGGATTTATCACTTATTGTAAATTTTGTTAAATTCACATGATCATTTATGAATGGAAAATCCATCAACATTATATCATTGTATTCATTATTAATTGACTTACTAAGACGGTATTTTTCATTGATTTTTTCTACTAATGCTGTATTACCATTTGATACATTGATTAATATAACAATAATAATATATGTAAATATTATGTATGTTTTGTCTATGAACATTATTTTATAATAATTTTTTTAATATTTATATATCATTTATTTATCCGATATTATGATCATAAACAATGATCTAAATTATAGAGTGTTCAAGTTTTTGAATATTATAATTTATGTCTATGTTTATTTGTTGTGTATAACTTCATTAATTTAACATGAGGTAACAAGATATTCTACCACTTTCTTATTACATGTTAAAAATCGACATGAAATAAAAAGATACTCTACCACTTATTTATAACATATTAAAAATTGACATGAGATGTTAAGATACTCTATCTCTTGTTTATTATTATATATTCAAAATTATCATGAAGTGATAAGATACCCTATCTCTTATTTATTATTGTATGTTCAAAATTATCATGAAGTGATGGGATACCCAATCTCTTATTTATTGTTGTATGTTCAAAATAAACATGAAATAACAAGATATTCTACCACTTTCTTATTACATGTTAAAAATTGACGTGAGATGTTAAGATACTCTATCTCTTGTTTATTATTATATATTCAAAATTATCATGAAGTGATAAGATACCCTGTCTCTTATTTATTATTGTATGTTCAAAATTATCATGAGATAATAAGATACCCTATCTCTTATTTATTGTTATATCAAAGTTAAAATAAGATACTCTGTTTATTGTTTACCTTCGTTATTAAAATTAGTCGATTTAACATATAATAACAAAATATAATATCTCTTATTATCTTCGCTGATTAAAATGTTTGATTTATCATAATATATCAAGATACCCTGTCTCTTATTTATTTTTGTTATTCAAGATTAAGATTGTCTATCTAACACGATATAATAAAATATTCTACCCATATGCATCTTCATTTATTCAAATCATAACTATTCGACCTTACATTAAATATTAAGATATTATGTCCTATATTTAATATTTTACTTAACATACTATTTACAAAGTGAATGTATGTAATGAATTAAAATTTCTAGTGTAATATTTTATCAAATCATCAATTGGTGAATTAACAACATCAAATATTTCTGTTTCGTTAGTCATAAGATTGTTCCTAATTTCATTCCCTATGTTCATCAAATTTAATTCGTTTGTGCTATATTGTAAATCATTATTTGTAATATTTTCTTCATATAAATCGCTAATATTATTAACTGTTACGGTAGGAATAATTGCTTCATCAAAACTGATTAAATCTCCAAACATATCTACATTTTCATTTTCCACTGAATTTGTTTCAATAGTGGTTATTTCATCAAAAGTAATTAAATCTTCAGATGTATTTTTATTTATCTCTGGATTTATTCTAGACATCATTATACCGTCAAAATTAAGTAAACCGGCAAAAGAATGAGTATTTCCAATTATTTCTGATTCATCATCTGATTCTGATTCTGATTCCGATTCAGAATATAAATCTTGTTCAAAATTAACCACATTATTATTTGATTCTACATCTGATGTTGGCTCTAAAATTGATGTATTATCACTTATTTCGTCAAATACAATAGGTGTGTCCATAAGATTTATATTTGTGTTTGAATCTGTATCAGAATCACTGTTTGAAATATTACCAATTAAATTAAATATGTTTTTACCATTTTCTGAATCTGAATCGGAACTGCTTATGTCACAATTGATTGATTTATCATCTTTCATATGTGGAATTTCAACGGTGTTTGTTAATTCAATATGATTATCAGAATCGGAACTTTCAGTACATAACTCTTCATCGAAATTAATCAAATCTTCAAAATCAGAACCATCAGTTTTAGAAATATTATCGATATTATAATCACAGTCATAATCAAATCCATGAAAGTCAGCAGGAACTCCATAGTACACTGTATTATCAGATTCATTATATTCATCATGTTTAACTTCACATGTATTATTAAGTGCAGATGAAATACGAATTGGTACTGGAATTTCAACTACATCATTCATATAATTTCTGGTTTCACAATTATCAACTGATTTAATTATTGGAGTTAATCTATCAGTGGGTGCTGATTTAAGTTCATTCAATAATCTGGTAACATTAGATACATTCGATGGTTTAACAGTTGGTGTTGGTTTAACGATGGATGAAGATTTAAGATCATTTGATAATTTGGCGACATTAGATACATCTATCGATTTATTAATTTTTGGTTCAGAAACAAATAGTTTGGGTACATAAGATGGTTTAATTACGGTGTTGATAATTGGTTTGACAACAGTGATTTTTGGTATATTAACCATTGGATTAACAGATACATTTGCTGAATTTACTGACTTAATTGGATTAACCAATCTAATTGGTTCTACATCAATAATGGATTTTGGAACAAATGGTCCAGCAGATTTATTAAAAATTGGAACATTAAATGGTTTTGGTTTGTTGACCAAAAATTTGTTCATAATAATATCTGACTTTATTGGGATGTATGGAATTTCCTTTTTCACTACATTATTGGGGCGTTTGAACATGTTTGATTCCAAAACTCCATCCTTGAATGTTATAGATCGGCCATTATGAATAAATGTTGCTAGAGGATTAATTTTTTTCTCATTGACAGGAGCTTGTGCTGATCTGGAATATTTGGATGAACTAGAAATAATTGGTTTGTAACTGTATATTGGATCATCTGCAAATGGAATATACCTCTCAACTGGTTTGGAAGAAATCACTGCTGGTGCTTTCGATGTCGAAAATGATGAAATAAATCTTGAGGATATAGCACTTTCGTTTATAAGAATATAATTACAGTTATTTTCGTCTTCTGATTCTTCCGTTACAACATTATTTTTGACCCTCTTAGCTCCCTTAAACATCACTGGTTTCTTGGTCAATCTCTTTGGTGGAAATGCTGGTATATCATTGGGAATATTCTCGATAGATTTGATCACCTCTTCAGTTATTTTAGTAGTTGGTTTTATATTATACTCACTTGGAATTGGAATACCATTAACAACTGAAATTATTTGATTCCTTGAGGTTTCCTTCATTCCTTCAACTGGTGGAAGATACACAACATTTGGGGCAGTTGGAATATGTTCAGATCTCTTAAACTTCTTTCTTGGTGCAACTTTGTCCCTTTTGTTTGCAGTAGCATAAAGAGTTTCTTCAGCATATTCATCACTAATAAGGGCGTTGATATAAACACTAATTGATTCATTTCCTATATGTTCCAAAAATGTCTTGTATGTATCAATTGTTTGTTTATTCAAGCCATTACGATTTAACACATCCCCACCTTCCACCACATCATCTACCCAGTCCCTATCGTAGCCTTCCAAAGTTGGTGTCAAATTAAACTTTGTTTGGAACAAGAGAAATTTCTTTAACCAGTATACTTCGTCTGTATTGATTTCTTCCCACTTACTAATATATTTATCAACAGACGATTTCATGGATCTCATTATCTTCTCGAGTTCGCTATAGGCATGATCACACCATTGAGCACTACCAATAGATCTGTTCTTTCTTGTATATTGGAAGAGATATTGTTCAAAGTATGTTGGGAATTTTCGAACAACTATCTCCTCGTCAACAATGATGACATCTCTATTTGTGGCATGTGTAGCTGCAATGTTTGTGCTACCGAGTTTCCTACCACCTCTCTTTTTCTCTCCATTTCCACTCACTTCATGTCCTTCTCCAACGACGGTGTTCATTGGGTTGATGTGGATAACCTCTGAATCTCCCGAACTTTTAGGGGCTGTTTGAACTTCATCACCTTGCCCAAGGATGATTGCACCACTGGTAGCAGTCTCTTCAGTGGATTTAACAACAGGGGTCTTCTTCTTATGTTTTCGACCTTTTTTATTTTCTGCCCCTTCAGGTCGTCCTCTCCCTTTCTTCATCTTCTCTCTCTCCAACTCCATTAATCTGTCTGACTCTGCCTCTGCAGCCATTTGGGCGGTCTCGACATAATTAATGAGAAAATGAAAATCTTCCAAAGCGGATGTATGATGATCACCATTCTTTTTCCTTCCCCGTCTTTCCCTTTTTTGACCAACTGATTCAGGTACTTCAACACCTCCTATTGTGAAAGCAGGTGCTGGTCTGGGTTCATATCCTGGGATAACCATATCATCCAAATGGAAGAGTTCCTTATCAAGTTCACTCAACATTGTTCTTCTGAGTTTCTTAGGAATCTTAACGCCATATTCCTCTCTGATCTTGAACTGTCTAAAAAGACGATCACGGTATTTAAGTACATTCTGGATAGTACATTCTTCCCGATGGCGATACATTTCTAAGAGTAACTCCAATGCCCTCCTCAAGATCTTCTTCTCCTTCTCGTACATCTCATCAACAGTAAGGTCCCACTTAAAGGTGTTTAGCCTACTAAGGTCTTCCATACTGAATCCGTAGATGCACTTGATAAGGGTTTTTGACTTCATGAGTTTCTCCATGTTGATGGTCACTAGCTCTTTTATATATTTTTTTTTGCTTATAGCGATAAAAAATTTTTCACACGTACTTTTTTTAAATTCCCAGAATTTAAAAATTTTTTGTCAATTTTTAAAAAATTTTTTTTTTGAAAAGAGATGTTGGGATAACGACCTATTCAAACGGTGTCAATAGTTGATGAATTTATTGATTGGTTGACAAACGGTAATATATTGAATAGATTACAACATTTGAAAATATAAACTTGTGAGACAGAACGACATCGTGGTAAAACATATGTGATTAATGTTAAATTAGATATCTTGTAGATATCTGATGTATTATGTTAATATTCAATGAAAATTTTACATATTGAGAGTAATAAGTCACTGTTAATGATTGATTAAAATTTATAATTGTATGGATTGTAACAGTGTGAATATTTACATTAATTTTTGTTTTTATTATTCAAGTAGTGCTAATAATAAAAAGATAAAAATGTGAAAATAAATAGGTTAGACGAATCCCTGGAATAATTTTCATATTTACTATTTATATTGAATAAGATGGAAAATATTTACATTATATTATAATGTAAAAATATTGATCATAACATATTGTATTCTAAACAAACAGACTAAATTTTTGAATGTTATATTTTTCTATTTATAAGTTGTTTTTGTTGTATTGTTTTTATAATATTACTATTGACAATATTATTAACTGACAGTTTATACCATTATGTTTTTAAGTTAATTAATTTTTAAATATTTTATTATATATAAAAAATTAAATTATATAATGAATATATAAAAATAATTGGTTTAAAATTAACAATGAATTAGTTCAGGATGGTATTGTTATTTAAAAATATTGAAACTATTTGTAAGACGATTTGGCTAAAATATGTTAATTACAATATATAATTTAAAATTTTAAGACTGTTTATTTCATTGAATAATTTAACTTTAAAATTATAGTACTTAACATATTAATAATATATGGTTTGTTAAATATTATAATATTCTTATAGATATAGCATTATTGAAACAAACAGTTATAATTTATTTATTAAACAAATTATTCATTGTATATAAATGGTTTAAAATATTTTAATTTATTTTTATTTTTATGTACTTTATAATATTATTGTATAAACAATTGTATTTTTATATTAATTAATTTTTAAATTATTTATTATATATAAAAAATTAAATTATATAAAGAATATACAAGTTAAATAAATAACTAAAAATTAACAATATATCAATTAGATATAATATTACTGTATTCAAAATAAAGTGTTATTAATTAGATATCTTGAATCGTATATGTTAATCAACATATATTATTTAAATTTTTAAGACTGTTTATTGCATTAAATGTAATAATCTTTAAATTGGAATGTTTATTAAATCAGTAATATATCGTATAAATAATATTATTTTATTATGATAAATATATCATCTTTGAAACAAACAGTATTAATTTGATAAATAATCAGATAATATATCATATATAGTTGGTTATGAATATTTTAGATTATATTAAATTTATACATTTTATAATACTATTGTATAAACAATTGTATTTTTATATTAATTAATTTTTAAATTTTTTATTATATATAAAAAATTAAATTATATAAAGAATATACAAATAAATTAAATGTACAAAATTAACAATGGATTGTTTTTGAATAACATTGTCATTCAAAAATAAATATACTGTTAGTTAGACGTTTTGACATAAATATGATATTCATATTCAATGATTCAAAAATTAAGACTGTTTATTCTATTGATTGTAATATTTTTGGATTTTGAATGTTTACTATATCATTAATATATAATGTAAAAATATTGAAATTTTAATATAAGCATAACATCTTTAAAATAAACAGTATTATTTTGATAAATGATTAAATTATCTGTCATATTTAATTGACTTAAAGTATCTTATATCATATTTATTTTAACTACTTTACAATATCATAATTAAAACAATTGTATTTTTAAGTATATTAATTTTTAAATTTTTTATTATATATAAAAAATTAATTATATAATAGAATATGTAAATAAATTAAAATGTATAAAAATAACAATGTAACAGTATGAATTATATTAATAGTTTAAAAATAAAGTGTTACCATATAGATGTTTTTAATCATATATACTAATTATGATAAACAGTCTTAAAATTTAAGACTGTTTATTTTTCTTTGCGTGAGCGCAAAGAAAAATGAGATGTAGTAATCTTTAAATTGGAATGTTTATTAAATCAGTAACATACTGTATAACCAATGTTATTTTATTATGATAAATATATCATCTTTGAAACAAACAATGTTAAATTGATAAATAGTTAAAATATTTAACATATATAATTGGTCCAGCATGTTTTAATTTATATTAAATTTATCTCAATGTGATATTGCAGATCAGACAATTGTATTTTTAAGTGTATTAATTTTTAAATTATTTATTATATATAAAAAATTAAATTATATAAAGAATATATAAAAAATAATTAGCTTAAAATTAACAATGTATTGATTCAGAATAATATGGATATTTAAAAACAATAGGGTTATTTATAATACGATTTGACTAAAATATGTTAATTACAACACATAGCTTAAATTTTTAAGACCGTTTGTTTCATTGAATATGATAGATCTTAAATTTGAATATCTGTTATATTGGAAATATATAATCTATTAAGTATTTTAATATTATAATAAATATATCATCTATGAAACAAATAATGGTAATTTGATAAATGGCTAAATTATCTATCATATATAGCTGGTTTAGAATATTTCACTATATGTTAAATTTATTCATTTTATACTACCACGAGTTAAATCATTGTATTTTTAAGTATATTAATTTTTAAATTATTTATTATATAAAAAAAATTAATTATAATATAGAATATACAGTTAAAATAAATGTCTAAAATTAACAATGTATCACTCTGATAATGTTATTTGAAAAACAACAGAATTTATATCAATTATATAATCATCAGATTAATATCGTTTATTCACATAAAAACATTTATAGATTAACATTGTTTATTTGTGGGATAACATTACTGTAAAATATGTATTTCAATATTTAATGTTCTACTCCAACATTATAATAATCATCACAAATTATTTGTTTTTAAGCCCTCTACACAATTATCATTTATTAAATGATAAAATTGACATTCGTAGTAACCCACACCATGGATGTTTTAACTATTATTATTTAAATTATGTGATTATATTGTCTAATATAACTTAAACAATATATTTTCATATCTGTGTATATGGTAAATGAAAACAGAGGTATTATATATACAAATATTTTATTTCATTTAAAATATTGTGAGATAGTCCTTTGTGAATATACTGTTTTTTTCTTGGGGAAAAATAGAATTTTATATCCTTCAATAACAGAATATACTCACAGTAAATTTTACTATTAACAGATGATATAATGATTGACCATAATGTAAACATGTTATATTCATAAGGAAATATTAAGGTTGTCAGATTCTTAAAAAATTGAATATGTTCATGATAATCATCATTACTAACAAACTATTTCAAATAATTGATTTCATCACAGATTATGGATTCCTTACATAAGATCTTAGAAAAACGTCATGTTATATTATTAATACTCTGTGGAAGTTTATGAAAATAAATTATATATTTTTGACTTTCATATCACGTTTTTACCATCATGACAGTGATACATTTTCATGATATACAGAGTATCTCACGTTTTGCTTTAATGATAAACATCTTGAGAATTTGTATCGTTTTGAGGAGTCCTTAAGTGCCATTTATCACACCTCCAAATCTCCAGGATTTTCCAGAATTTTTTGAGAATTGTCAAAAATGGCCAAAAATGGTATCATGAAGACGGTGTAGATGTGTCTTGAAAGTGCCTTATTTTACACTTTCTGTATATGTATACAGAGAAAATTTTAAATTTCTAAAGTATTTCTGGAAAAATTCTGGAATTCTGGAGTTAAAATATTGATATAATGATGTGTTTCTAATGTTATAGATAACAGTTAAAAAAATTCAATTAATGAATAAAAGGGTATATATGAGATAATTTATAATGTGTTGAGCTACAATTTTATATTATAACATAAAATGTTAAGTTTCGCGCTCGCGTGAAACCTTTAAGGAAAAATATAAAGTGTTAAACTTAAATATATCTTATACATTTAATGTACTATATTTTCTTTATTAGATATTTTACATATTGTGGATGGAAAATTAAACCTAATAATTGGTTAACTTTTGAGTTTGTATAAATTTTATCAGTATGTATATTCATATATTTATTCCATTTAATATTTAGCTAATGTTGATAATCTAGCATTTGAAATACTAGATACTATAAAAAGTTTGATATACATAAGGATATTAGATCTCCTATGAGGTCTAATATTTTTCTAAACATTTAAATTTATCATCATATAGATTTTAGATAATATTGTTATCTAAAAATTAAAAGAAGCTATTAATTGTGTGTTTCGGCTTAAATATATTAATTACAATACATGATTTAAAATTAAGACCGTTTATTACATTCGGCTCAGCAATCATTAGATTAGAATATTTGACATATCAGTAATATTTGGTATATCAAATATTTTAATATTGTAATAAACATAATATCTTTGAAATAAATAGCGTTAATTTGATTTTTGATCAAATTAACAATTGTATATGATTGATTTTGAATATTTCAATTTATATTGAATTTATTTACAATATAACATTATATATCAGCTAATTGTATTTCTAACTATATTAATTTCTATTTATTTTATTATATATAAAAAATTAAATTATATAAAGAATATATGAATAAATTAAATGTATAAAATAGCAATACATTGATTTTGAATGACAATGTCATTCAAAAATAAATGTGTTGTTTGTTAGATTATTTGGATCAAATATGTTAACCAAATAAAACAATCTAAATTTTAACACTGTTTATTTCATTTAATATGTTAAACTCTAGATTGAAACGTATGATATATCGGTAATAAGTAATACATTTAATATTTCAATATTATAATAAATATATTATCTTCAAAACAAACAATGATAATTTTTCAAATATATAATTTTAGTATCATATATTATCTGTATAATATATTTTGTTTTATATTGGATTTATTCATTATGTAATATTATATTTTAAACCATTGTATTTTTAATTATATTAATTTTTTAATTATTTATTATATAAAAAAAATTAAATTACATAAAGAATATATAATTAATTAAATATGTAAAAAAATAGCAATATATTGATTTTGAATGACATTGTCATTCAAAAAATAAATGTGTTGTTTGTTAGATGATTTAGCTCAAGTATGCAGAGAAAAATAAACAGTCTAATTTTTAAGACTGTTTATTTCATTAAATATGATAAACTCTAAATTAAAACACTTATTAAATCGGTAATATGTAATATATCTAATATTGTAATATTGTAATAGATATATTATCTTCAAAACAAACAATGATAATTTGTCAAACATACAATTTTAATATCATATATTATCTGTATAATATATTTTGTATTGTATTGAATTTTATCCATCTTATAATATTATATTTCAAATCATTGTATTTTTAACTATATTAAATTCTATTTATTTTATTATATATAAAAAATTAAATTATATAAAAAATATATGAATAAATTAAATGTATAAAAATAGCAATATATTGATTTTGAATGACATTGTCATTCAAAAATAAATGTACAGTTTGTTATATTATTTGAATCAAGTATGTAGAGAAAAAATAAACAGTCTAATTTTTAAGACTGTTTATTTCATTAAATATGATAAACTCTAAATTAAAATACTTATTAAATCGGTAATATGTAATATATCTAATATTGTAATATTGTAATAGATATATTATCTTCAATACAAACAATAATAATTTGTTAAATATACAATTTTAGTATCATATATTAACTATATAGTATATTTTGTTTTATATTGAATTTATATATCTTACAATATTATGTTTCAAATCATTGTATTTTTAATTATATTAAATTCTATTTATTTTATTATATATAAAAAATTAAATTATATAAAGAATATATGAATAAATTAATTGTTCAAAAATATAAACATATAGATTCTGTATATTATCATTCGCTAAAATTACAATTGCTAATAAATAGATGATTTTAAGCTATAAATCAATTTAAAAACATATATTTGTCATTTTAAGACTGTTTATTTCATTGAATGTAATATACATTAATTTTAATATATATGTTATTCCAATAATTTGCTGTATAATATATGTTATAATATATTAATAAATATATTATCTTCAAAACAAACAGTATTAATTTATTAAATGTATAATTTTAACATTATATGTTAATCATACAAGGTATTTTAATTTGTTCCAATTTTACACATTTTATAATATTGTAACTCTAATCATTGTATTTTTAATTATATTAATTTTTAAATATTTTATTATATATAAAAAATAAAATTATATAATAAATATACAAATAAATAAATGTATAAAATAGCAATATATTGGTGTTAATATATTGATATTTCTAGAAATAAAGTGTTATTAACTAGATGTTCTAGTTCATATATACTGATCATGATAAACAGTATTAAATTTTAAGACTGTTTATTACATACAATATAATAATCTTTAGATTATTATATTTAATAAATCAATAATATACTGTATAACTAATATTATTTTATTATAATAAACATATCATCTTTGAAACAAACAGTGATGATTTAGTAAATAGCTAAATTATCTATCATATATGACTGATTCAGAATATTTTGATTCATAATAAATTTATCTATTTTACACTACTGTAATTTAAACCATTGTATTTTTAAGTCTATTAAATTTTAAATTATTTATTATATAAAAAAAATAATTATAATATAGAATATACAAATAAATAAATGTCTAAAATTAACAATGTATCACTCTAACAATGCTATTTGAAGAACAACAGATTTTATGTCTATTATATAATCATCAGATTAATGTCAATTATTCACATATAAATATTTGTAAATTAACATTGTTTATTTGGAGGATAACATTACTGTAAAAATATATATTTCAATATTTATGTTTTACTCCAACACTATAACAATCATCATATAATATTTCCCTGTAAAGACTCCCCTACACAATTATCATTTATTAAATGATAAAATTGACATACATGGTAACCCTATCGTGGACGTTTAACTATTATTATTTTAATATGGTTCATACACATCATGTTATAGAGTGTTATTTTAAAGTATTATGTGATTATATTATCTACTAATAACCTAAGTGTCACATTTTTTATATATGGGATTACGATACCTCTTTTCTCATTCACTGTAAAATACAGATATTTTATTTTACTCCAAATATTGTGGGATAGTACTTTGTGAAAATGCTGATTTTTCTTAAAGAAAAATAGAGTCTTTAAACCCTTCAAGAAAGAATATACTTGCGATAAATTTTACCATTAACAGATAGTGTAATAATTGGTCATAATGTAAACATATTGAATTTTTAAGGGAGGGATAAGGTTTTCAAATCCTTTAAAAATTGAATATGTTCATGATTATCTGTATTACCAACAAATTATCTCAATGGTTAGTTTCCCAACAGATTGTGAATCCTCCACATAAAATCTCAGAAAAATATCATGTTATTTATTGATGCTATGTAGAAGTTTATGAAAATAAACTATTTATTTTTAATTTTCATATCACGTTTTCACCGTCATGATAATGATACATTTTCATGATATATAGAATATCCCACGTTTAGCCTTTACGATAAACATCGTGAGAATTTGTATCGTTTTGAAGAGTCTTTAAGTGCTATCCATCACACATCCGAATCTCCAGGATTTTCCAGAATTTTTTGAGAACTACCAAAAATGACTAAAAACAGCGTCATGAAGACGGTGTAGACGTGTCTTGAAAGTGTCTTATTTTACACTTTCTGTATATGTATACAGAAAATTTTTAAATTTCTAAAGTATTTCTGGAAAATTCCATAAAAAAATTTAAAAAATCCTGGAATTCTGGAATAAAAATATTGATATGGCGACGTGTCTTTAGTGCGGTAGATAACAGTTAAAAAAATCAATTAACGAATAAAAGACCATATGTAAGATATTTCATAATGTGATAGGCCACAATTTTATACTATGAGATTTTATTGTATAAATGTTAAGTTTCGCACTTGCGCAAAATCTTTAGGAAAAAATACAATGTATCAAACTCAAATATTTCGTATACATTTAACGCGTTATATTCACTTTATTAGACATTTTATATATTGTGGACAGTAAAATATTCTCAATAATTGGGTGAATTTTGAGTTTGTATAAATTATATTTATACGTATATTCATATACTTTTTCAAATTAATGTTTAGCTGATGTTGATGGACTAACGTTAAAAATACTATATATAATAGAAGGTTTGATATATATAAGAATACTAGATTACCTAGGAGGTATAATATTCACCTAAATACTTAAAATTATCAATACATAAATTTTAGATGGTATTGTTATTTAAAAATAAAAGTACTATTAGTTAGATGTTTTGGCTTAAATATATTAATTACAATATATGATTTAAAAATTAAGACTGTTTATTACATTCAGTATAATAACCTTTAAATTACTGATATTAAACATATTAGTAATATATGGTATAACAAATGTTTTAATATTATAGTAAACATAGTATATTTGAAATAAGTAGTGTTAATTTGATCTTTGATCAAATTAGCAATCATATATGATTGTTTTTTGGATATCTTAATTTATGTTGTTTTTTTTCACTTTGTAATACTATATTTTAGACCATTATATTTTATGTATATTAAATTCTATTTATTCTATTATATATAAAAAATTAAATTACATAAAGAATATATAAATTAATTAAATGTGTAAAAAACAGTAATATATTGATTTTGAATGACATTGTCATTCAAAAATAAATGTACAGTATGTTAATCTATTTGGCTCAAATATGATAAACAAAACAAACAATCTAATTTTAAGACTGTTTATTTTTCTTTGCGTGAGCGCAAAGAAAAATGAGATGTTGCGAATTTCGCAGAGCGAAATTCTTGCAACATCGTATTTCTTTAAATATGTTAGACTCTAAATTAAAACATTTGTTATATCGGTAATAAATAATACATCTAATATTACAATATTATAATAGATATATTATCTTCAAAACAAACAATAATAATTTGTTAAATATACAATTTTAGTATCATATATTAACTATATAATATATTTTGTTTTATAATGAATTTGTCCATCATATAATATTATATTTCAAAACATTGTATTTTTAAGTATATTAAATTTTATTTATTTTATTATATATAAAAAATTAAATTACATAAAGAATATATAAATTAATTAAATGTGTAAAAAACAGTAATATATTGATTTTGAATGACATTGTCATTCAAAAATAAATGTACAGTATGTTAATCTATTTGGCTCAAATATGATAAACAAAACAAACAATCTAATTTTAAGACTGTTTATTTCATTAAATATGATAATCATTAAATTAAAATATTTATCATATAGATAATATGTAATATGTCTAACATTACAATATTGTAATAGATATATTATCTTCAAAACAAACAATAATAACTTGTTAAATATACAATTTTAGTATCATATATTAACTATATAATATGTTTTGTTTTATATTGAATTTATCCATTATACAATATTATATTTCAAACCATTGTATTTTTAACTATATTAAATTCTATTTATTTTATTATATATAAAAAATTAATTATATAAAGAATATATGAATAAATTAATTGTTCAAAAATATCAGTGTATAAATTTTGAATAATAGTATTATTCAAAAACATAGTTATAAGTAAATAAATGATTTCAAATAAACATTGATGTAAAATATGTAAATGTTATTTTAAGACTGTTTATTTCATTGAATGTAATATACATTAATTTTAATATATATGATATCTCAATAACTTATCATATATTAAATATTATAATATATTAGTAAATATATCATCTTCAAAACAAATAATATTAATTTGTTAAATGTTTAATTTTAATACCATATGCTAATCATATAATATATTTTAGATTGTTTTAAAATTGTTCATTTTATAATATTGCAATTCTAATTATTGTATTTTTAAGTATATTAATTTTTAAATTATTTATTATATATAAAAAAATTAATTATATAAAGAATATACAAGTAAATTAAATATTCAAAATTGTCAATGTATAAATTCTGTATAACATCATTTATCAAAAATATACTTGTTAATACATAGATAATTTTAAGCTATACAACAATTTAAAATATATATTTATTATTTTTAAGACCGTTTGTTCCATTGAATGTAATGAACATTAATTTTAATATACATGATATTCCAATAATTTACTATATAATTAATGTTATAATATATTAGTAAATATATCATCTTCAAAACAAATAGTATTAATTTGTTAAATGAATATTTTTCACATTATATGCTAATCATATAGGATATTTTAATTTGTTTCAATTTTATACATTTTATAATATTATAATTCTAATCATTGTATTTTTAACTATATTAATTTTTAAATTATTTATTATATATAAAAAAATTAATTATATAAAGAATATACAGGTAAATTAAATATGTAAATTAACAATGTGTCACTTAAACAAGTGTTAACAGATAGAATACACAAAATATTTTAATTATAACAGTGTTAAACTAGTGTCAATCTATCACATGCTAAATTATCAAATTAATACTGTTTGTTTTGAACAATACATTACCATTGATAATATATTTTGTATATTACATACTTTATTCAATTGTTGATATCTTTATTTTTGACCGATTATCTACATAGATATAAACAGTTATACATCAGCCAATAAATGGTAAAATTAACACATTTGTCAAGTTTTTATAGTTAATATAATATAGTGTTCTCATGAAATATTTTATCCATTCTATTGTATATATGAAAAACTACTCTAACATGAAACATGTTGTAAATAAATTCTTCATATAATAGTTGTATAATACTGTGATACAACTATGTTAATTTATTACACAATGAATGTCATGAAAATATTATAGAATTTTGTTTTTCATCACCATATTGTGAGAATTTTTAACAATGTTAAATATCTTAACAATCGATCTCCTTATGCTATTCTTCAGGATGTCATAATTTTCACATATGTGATATCCTCATATTGTTTCCAAGATATGAGAATATTTATTTTTAATTTTCAACATTACATATTATCGTTATGTAAGACACACATTTTCATGACATGTGATTAACCCCACGTATTCCCTTTATGGTGGATATCTCCAAAATTTACATCGTTCTAAAGGGTTCCCAGACGTATATCATTACACTCTTTCTTCCCAGGATTTCTGGGAATTTTTTTGAGAACTATCAAAAATGCCAAAAAACGGCATCATGAAGACGGTATAAACGTGTGATGAAAGTACCTTATTTTTAACTTTCTGGGTAGATATACAGAAAGTTTTAATTTTTTCTGGGAATTTTCCAGAAAAATTCCAGAAAATTCCAGAAAATTCCAGAAAATTCCAGAAAATTCCAGAAAATTCCAGAAAATTCCAGAAAATTCCAGAAAAAAATTCCAGAGAATTACAGAAAAATATGAGGTGGATATGGTGTGGCTTAGTGAATATGTATAACATTTGTTGACTAACGCAAAATATACGCTATAGTGATTTATGAAAAATGTGCATACCGGATAGATATTCAAAATCAGATACAAAATATCATAAATTTTGACACTTCCAAGATATTATCAATACTGTCCTTTTGCATGATTTAAAAGAGCAGAAATAAAATACTTTCCAAACATGTGTAAAATCAATGATGATTTTTAAGCACTTTGCACTTAAAAAAATAAGTTTTAAAAACAAATGTAAATATATCCATTCTCAACACATGTTGATCTATTGATATCCATAATGTAATAACTTTCTCCACAGATTAATTAATTAGTTATGATGAAGGATTGAATATTAACCAATTATCATGACAAGTAGGTACGTTGAAATATTAGACAAAACTGATAATAGGAATATTCATTGTTGATTAAAATAAAGATGATATAAAATAGACTATTTGGCTAAGATATATCAAATATATTATATAAGTTAATTTTTAAGACTGTTTAACACATTGATTTTAATACTTGACAATTTTAATATATTTATTATATCAGTAATTTATAATGTATTAGATATCATAATATGTTTATAAATACATCATTTTTGAAACAAACAGTGATAATTTATCAAATATATAATTTTAATATCATATATTAACCATGTAGTGTATTTTAATTTATATTAAATTTATTCATTTTATGATATTACAATTTAAACTATTGTATTTTTAAACATAATAATTTTTAAATATTTTATTATATATAAAAAATTAAATAATATAAAGAATATATAAGTTAATTAATTGTTCAAAATTAATAATATATTATTCATGGATAACAATAATATTTAAAAATAAATTTATTATTAATCAAGTACTTTCATTTACTTATATTAAATAAAAAATATATTGTTCTAATTATAAGACGGTTTATTACAATAGATTTAATATAAAATATTTTAGAACATGTTTCATGTTAATAGTATATAGTATGGAATATATTATTTTTAAATAAGCTTATATGATTCAATTAAACAAACAATATTAATTTGTCAAATATACAATTTTTGTATTATATACTAACCATATAAGATAAAATATCTTATATACAATTTGTTTCTTTTACAATATAACATATCAAATCATTGTATTTTTAAACATAATAATTTTTAAATATTTTATTATATATAATTAATTTTTTTTATTTATTTATATATAAAAAATTAAATACATAATAAATATAATATTGTAATTGAATATATTGAGTAGTTTATTCTTTCAACTGAAAGAATATTAAGATTGAGTCAAATAAGCATTATATATTATTTCACTTTGAAAGAATATTAAGGTTGAGTCAAATAAACATGGTATATTCTTTTATTTTGAAAGTATATTAAGGTTGGGTCAAACAAACATGATATATTATTTCACTTTGAAATAATATTAAGGTTGAGTCAAATAAGCATGATATATTCATTCACTTTGAAAGTATATTAAGATTGAGTCAAATAAGCATGATATATTCATTCACTTTGAAAGTATATTAAGATTGAGTCAAATAAGCATGATATATTCATTCACTTTGAAAGTATATTAAGATTGAGTCAAATAAGCATGATATATTCTTTCACTTTGAAAGAATATTAAGATTGAGTCAAATAAACATGGTATATTCTTTTATTTTGAAAGAATATTAAGATTGAGTCAAATAAGTATAATATTATTTTAGTTGAAAGAATAAACTATTCAATATATTTTAACTATAACATTGTATTTGTTACATATATAATTATTTTATTTATCTTTATATAAAAAAATTAATTATATACAATAAAATATTTAAAAATTATTTAAGTTAAATATGGAATATTATTAAGACTATATGACTCAATATTGATAATATTTCAAATAATAGTTTGAGTTTTATAACTCTTATTTTTCAAATGGTAGTGTCACTTAAAAATAAGAATTATATAATAGATTGTTCTACTCAGGATATAAACTAAAAAAATATATTTTTATTTTTAAGACTGTTTAATTCATTGATTATATTAAATTCATAATTAATATACTTTTAAATAATGATAATATCTCGTATATCATATATTATAAAGAACTAATAATTATGTTATCTTTGAAACAAATAATAATGATTTATTAAACACACAATTTTAATATCATATTATGATCATATAAGATATTTTATTTATTTTTGAATTTATACACTTTATAATATTATAACATGAATCATTATATTTTTAAGTATATTAATTTTTAAATTATTTAATATATAAAAAAAATTAAATTATATAAAGAATATACAAGTAAATAAAATATTATAAATTAACAATATATTAATTTTAAATAACATTGTTATTCAAAAATAGATTCATAGTTTGTTAAGTATTTGGATTAAATGTGTTAAATCAAATATATGATTTTATTTTTAAGACTGTTTATTTCATTAAATACATCAACTTTTAAATTGAAATATTGATTATATCAATAATATATAGTGTATTTAATACTATAATATTACAATAAATATATTATCTTCAAAACAAACAGTGATAATTTGATAAATATGTGATTTTTAATAATATATACTAACCATGAAGTGTATTTTAATTTATTAAAAATTTGTCTATTTATGATATCATAATTTTAGTCATTGTATTTTTAAGTATATTAATTTTTAAATTATTTAATATATATAAAAAATAATTAATATAAAGAATATATAAACATATTAAATATTTAAAAATAATAATGTGTCACTCAAACAAGCGTTAACAGTCAAGACACATGGTTTTTCCTAATTATATTAATATTAATTTATCATATACCAAATCTTCAAAATATTATTGTTTGTTTCGAACAAAATATTATTGTATATTTCATATCTTATTTATTTGTTATTTTTATTATAATCAATTATGTACATAGATATCAGAAAAACAAGTATCATTATCATGAAATATTTCATTTATTATTATAAATAATTTATGAACGGATGTGTTACATAATGATTGTATAGTATTACAGTATAAAATATAATTTTATCGTATGTAAAGTGTCGTAAAAATATCACAAATATTTTTTGTTTCTTATCGGTACATTATGAATTTTTTTTACAATATCAGACATCCATAAAATTTACATATATGAAACTCTCATATTATTCTTGAGAAATCAAAAATATTTATTCTTGTTTTTCAATATTACATATTATCGTCATGTAAGACATACATTTTCATTTGATGTAGACAACTACCACATTTTCCTTATATGATAGATACCTTCAAAATTTATACCACTTGAAAGGGTTCTCAATCGCCCATCACTTTACTCTTTCTCCCCCCCAGGATTTCTGGGAATTTTTTGAGAACTACCAAAAATACCGAAAAATGGTGCAGTGAAGATGGTGTAAACGTGTCTTGAAAGTACCTTATTTTTGACTTTCTGTATATCTATACAGAAAGTTTTAAATTTTTTCTGGGAATTTCCAGAAAAATTCCAGGAAAAATTATAAAAAATTATAGGAAACCATAAGGTGAACATGGAGTGGTGGAATATAAATATATAATATTTGTTCATTGATAAAAATATATACTATGACATGTTGCGAAAATGTATAAAATCGAGTACATTGTTAAAAACCCATATAAAACGTCAGAAAAATTGAATTTTTACATACTTTAAAATAAAAGAAAAATTGTATTTCCCAGATACTCATAAAACTAATATTTTCTTGGAATATATCATGTTAATGTTTTTAAGTACAATGTACTTAAAATAATAGATTTTAAAAAGTAGATGTAAATACATCTATTCTCAAGAAATTTTTGGATCTTTACTAATTTCAACTTAAATTTTGACTACATCCTTTTGGGTACAAGTTACATCATTATAGGAACTGAAGTGTGTCCTAAAACTGGCAGATTACATCACCAGGGTTATTGTGAATTCAGTAGCAATAAGAAATTCAATACTCTCTGTAAATTTGATCCTAGTTTCCACTGGGAAAGAAGAGCAGGTACACAACAGGAAGCAATAGATTACTGTATGAAAGATAAGCAATTTGTAGAATTTGGTGAAGCTGTAGAACTTGTCGGTAGAGGTAAGAGAACAGATATAAAATTAGTAAAAGAATTGGTAGCAAATGGTGCTGGAATGGGTGAAATATACGACGTATGTACAAGTTTCCAAAGTTTAAGATTTGTTGGAGCTGGTCTTAAATACAAGGTGATGAAAAGATCTTGGGTACTTAAAGTATATTGGTACTGGGAGCTACAGAAATTAGTTACTGAAGAAGCTAATGTTTATCGCGACGAACCATATAAATTCTGGATGTTTGGTAAAATCTTAAATGTTTTGAAGGTCATGATGTACATAAAATATAATCTTTAATGACTTTATACCAGAACAAATATATATATCTCACAACAACATGACAAAGAATAAAGATTTTCTTATAATTTTCTTTAATTTTTTGTCAATTTTTGAAAAAAATTATTTTACAAAGTGTAATTACTGTATTCATGATCAACATATTGATAATATTAAAACAATAAGATATTTAATTAATTTTCACTGCTAAGCAGTAAAAATATTAAATATCTGTGGATGTTTAATGTTTCAATAAAATTAAACATGTTTACAACACTTGATTTTCCCAGTTATATAGTACCAATATTATTTATTTATAGTAAATAAATTAAATATGAAAACTGAATTATTAGATAAACTCATTCACCCATTTATATTAATCAAAATATGTTATTTAAATTCAAGACTGTTTATTACAATAAAGCTAACATTAAAAATTAAACGTATGATAAATATGATAAATATGATAATATATTACAAATATATTGAATGCTTTATTCTCCAAATTAAAAGAATATTACAATTGAGTCAAATAAATATGTTTCATTTTTTTATTTTTAATGTATATTATGATTGAGTCAAATAAACATGATTTATTTTTTTACTCTAAAAATATCATGATAGAGTCAAATAGATATAATATATATTAAAAATTTTTAACAGCTAATATAATTACATGTTATGTATATAATGTTTATATAATGTTTTTAACTACTGTTATTATTGAGTCAAATAGTCTTAATAGTAATCCATGTTTAATTTAAATAATTTTTAAATATTTTATTATATATAATTATTTTTTTTATATAATGAATAAATAAAACAATTAAATATATAATAAATATATTATTACATTTAAGATACATTGAATAATATATTATTTTCAATTGGAAGTATAATATATTTATTTGACTCAATCATAATATTCTTTTAAAGTAAAAGAATATTATGTTTATTTGACTCAATCATAATATTTATTCAAAATAAATAAATATTTCATGTCTATTTGACTCAATCTTAATATTCTTTTAAAGTAAAAGAATAAACCATGTTTATTTGACTCAATCATAATATTTATTCAAAATAAATAAATATTTCATGTCTATTTGACTCAATTTTAATATTCTTTTAAAGTAAAAGAATAAACCATGTTTATTTGACTCAATCATAATATTTATTCAAAATAAATAAATATTTCATGTCTATTTGACTCAATCTTAATATTCTTTTAAAGTAAAAGAATAAACCATGTTTATTTGACTCAATCTTAATATTTATTCAAAATAAATAAATATTTCATGTCTATTTGACTCAATCTTAATATTCTTTTAAAGTAAAAGAATAAACCATGTTTATTTGACTCAATCTTAATATTCTTTTAAAGTAAAAGAATAAACCATGTTTATTTGATTCAATCTTAATATTCTTTTAAAGTAAAAGAATAAACCATATTTATTTGACTCAATCTTAATATTCATTCAAAATAAATAAATAAACCATGTTTATTTGACTCAATCTTAATATTCTTTTAAAGTAAAAGAATAAACCATGTTTATTTGATTCAATCTTAATATTCTTTTAAAGTAAAAGAATAAACCATATTTATTTGACTCAATCTTAATATTCATTCAAAATAAATAAATAAACCATGTTTATTTGACTCAATCTTAATATTCTTTTAAAGTAAAAGAATAAACCATGTTTATTTGATTCAATCTTAATATTCTTTTAAAGTAAAAGAATAAACCATATTTATTTGACTCAATCTTAATATTCATTCAAAATAAATAAATAAACCATGTTTATTTGACTCAATCTTAATATACATTCAAAATAAATAAATAAACCATGTTTATTTGACTCAATCTTAATATACATTCAAAATAAATAAACCATGTTTATTTGACTCAATCTTAATATACATTCAAAATAAATGAATATTTCATGTTTATTTGACTCAATCATAATATTCTTTTACTTTAAAAGAATATTTCATGCTTATTTGACTCAATCATAATATTCTTTTACTTTAAAAGAATATTTCATGCTTATTTGACTCAATCATAATATACATTCAAAATAAAAGAATATTTCATGCTTATTTAACTCAATCATAATATCTTTTCAATTATAAGGATAAAAATATTCAATGTATTTAAACTATATAATTGTATTATTATGTATTTAACTATTTTATTTATTCATTATATAAAAAAATTAATTATATATAATAAAATATTTAAAAATTATTTAAATTAAACATGAAATTATATTATGACTATTTGACTCAACTATAACAGTATTTTAAAATATAATTACAATATTATAATAATAAAAATCATACATGACAATTACATAACATTTTGAATATAATTATATAGATCATCCCAATTGAAATATTATATTAAAACATATAATTTAATTTTTAAGATTGTTTGTTTCAATGGTTATAATATCTATTGTTTTTAGTTTATTTATCATATCAATAATTACTTATGTATTAAATAATATATTATACTAATAAATACGTTATCATTGAAACAAACAGTATTAATTTGTTAAATATATAATTTTATCATCATATATTAATCATATAAGATGTCTTATTTATATTGAATTTTTCTCATTTTACAATATAATATTTTAAATCATTGTATTTTTAGATATATTAATTTTTAAATATTTTATTATATAAAAAAAATTAATTAATATAAAGAATATATGAATTAATTAAATATGTAAAAATAACAATGTATTAAATCAGAATGATAATATCATTCTGAAAATAAAATATTGTTAAACATATACATTCGCTCGATCATAATAATTAAACAATATATAGTTTAATTTCAACACAGTTTATTGTAATAATTTTAGTATTTAATATTTTGATACATATTAGATATCAACAATATGTAATATATCTAATATTATTTTATAATGATAAATGTATTATATTCAAAACAAACAGTATTAATTTGTTAAATATACAAAATTCACTTAATATATTAGTCATATAGGATATTTATTTTTATATTAAATTTGTTCACTTTATAACACAATAAATTAAATCATTGTATTTTTAGATATATTAATTTTTAAATATTTTATTATATATAAAAAATAAAATTATATAAAGAATATAAAGAATAAATTAATTGATCAAAATTAACAATGTATATATTTTAAATGATATTATCATTTAAAAACAAAAGTATTATTAATATAGATATTTATACTCAATTATAATAATTAAAAATATGTTGTTTTTAATTAAATACTGTTTAATGAAATAATGCTAGTATAAAATATTTTAACACACCTTGAATATCAGTAATATATAGTATATTTAATATTATTTTTTATTAACAAACATATTATCTTTAAAATAAACAGTCTTAAATTGATAAATATATAAACATTATATTATATAATGTTTATGTAGAGTATATCAACTTATACCAAATTTACATATATTTAAATGTTATAATATAAACAATTATATTTTTAGATATATTAATTTTTAAATATTTTATTATATATAAAAAATAAAATTATATAAAGAATATATAAAAAATAAAATTATATAAAGAATATATAGATGAATAAATGTCCAAAATTACCGATGTATATATTTTGAATAATAATTTCAATAAAATAGGAAATAATATTAGACAGTTATCTTGGTTAGGATGTGAAATTAAAATATATAATTTAGAATTTAAAACTGTTTGATTCAATAATTGTGTTAATTTTATATATTATATATTATATATATTAACAAATATATCATTACTGAATCAAACAGTGTTATTTTGTATATTCTCATAATTTATAATATGTAAATTAAACTCCATATGTCTATAATCATAGTTATAATTGATAAGAACCGGAATTATAATGAAACTCGCTATCAGACACTAGATATAAAATTTAGTGTTTAAGATATAAGTATCTATATCAGATGTAATTAGTTTCATACAAATATGTGAATTATAATTTTACGATATTTAATTAAATTCCCATATATGCATAAATATAATTATAATTGATAAGAACCAGGATTGGGCGGGTGGGGACTCACTGTTAAGTGAGTGGGTATTTGTATCAGATGTAATTAATTTTCATGCAGAAATGGGAATTATAATTAAATGTTGTAAAGATCATGAATATTAAATGCTGTTTGTTGAATAATATTATCCAACCACTATTGTTTAAATAACATTGTTTTAAATATTATTCAACCACTATTGTTTAAATGACATTGTTTTGAATGTTATTATTTTAACAACATTATTCAATCATTATTTGTTTAAATAATGTTCAAATAATATTGTTTAAATGACATTGTTTTAATATTAATAATATTTATGATATTTACAATGTGTAAATTAAATTCCCATACGTGCATAAATATAATTATAATTGATAAGAATCAGGATTGGGCGGGTGGGGACTCACTGTTAAGTGAGTGGGGACTCACTGTTAAGTGAGTGGGTATTTGTATCAGATGTAATTAATTTTCATGCAGAAATGGGAATTATAATTAAATGTTGTAAATAGTTATCTATATTACTTTCACAACATATATATTATATATGTTTGCAAACCTCTCAAATAGAAATCTTATTTATAATTAAATTACTGATTATATCTATGATTAATAACATTACATAAACAGAGATGTATTACAGTGTATATTTTTTAGATAAAGAAAAATTTTTTTTACAAAAAATTGAACCGAAATTTTTTAAAATAAAATTTTAAAATACAATCCTTCTAGCATTAATTTTGTACGACCATTTCGACACGTCAACACATCTGCAATTTATCAGTGATAAATCCCATATTATACCCATAAATATTATACCCATAAATATTTTCACTAATATATAATTACTGACACACATTTATCACCATTATAATAATATTGACTAAACACAACCGATTGTAAATAACACATATGTGAAAAATTAACCACACTATATCATATCATAAATTAATCTAAATTTCATCACTATAACGACAAAGGATATTTCCCTATGTAACATTATCAATAAGTTTTACATTATATTTAACGCAAAAATCTCCCAAAAACAATATAAATAATATTGTATTTTTCCATATTGTCAATATTATCAACACGTAGAGTATTAACATAGCAGCGAAAAATTCCAAAACTTTTAACAAAAATTTGCGTTTTGTTTCTACATCCAATTTATTGGTAAGAAACGAAGCGAAAAATTCCAAAATCCTGCGTTTTATTTCCACATCCATTTTTATTAATAAGAAAATATTTAAAGCGTTATACATAATAAATGTAACATTGTATACTTACATATCTATCAGATACATAAACAATAAATATACTAATCACCTGTTTTCCAAAAGTAATCATAAGCACTTTTTGCTAATTCATCAAAATATTTCTTTGTTTCATCATTCATTTTATCATTCGTTTCAAGTTGTAATGCTATTTCACCTTCAATTTCATACATAGATTTCTTAGCCGTATTATGAAATACATCATGTTTTTCAACATTCCCCAAATTATTATTCAATTTATGATTATCATCTATGTTTTTTATATCGCTCATTTTAATAAGTAAAAAATAATATTTAACATTTATAATAAATATGAAATTTACACATATCAACATTCGTAAAATTATTCATCTGTTACATTATTTTTCACCACATTATTAAGATGTTTACTTCTCCACTTATTCCGCGTTTCAATATATTTAGCAGCACTTTTCTTTAACTTATCCAAGTGATCCTCTTGACTTTTTGTCAAAGGTTTAGATCTAAGATCAGATGCTATGGAAGCTTCAATTTCATATATTGATTTATCAGCTAAATTAACTTTACTATTCTGTTCATCTGCCATTTTATTAATACAAAAGAAATATTTATTGATAAATTATTCTACAATGTAAAACAAATAATTAAAATTCACCATGTTTACCCTTTACAAAATCCCGATATACTTTTGAATTCAACATTATTTTTAATCTTGAAAATGTCTCAAATACAATTTCATACACAGATTTTTCAACAGTATATGAAGGTATATTATAATTATCAAGATAAACTAAGCTATCAATTACACAATTATAAATCAAATTTATATCTATAATGAAACATTTATTTTATCATACTGATTATTAGAATATTTTTCTCTCCATCTCCTTCTTCTTTCACTGTCTTTATCAGTTTTCTCATTCAATTTGTTAATTTCATCTTTTGATAGAGGTGGTAAACGTGATGCTATCGACGCTTCAATTTCATATATTGATTTTTCAGCCGGATCAACCGTGATATTTTGTTTATCGGCCATTTATTAACGAAAAGGTTATTTATTGACAAATTACTTTACATAGTAAAATAAATAATTATTAACAACTCAAATTATGAATAAATTTGCATATCCATAAAGCAGTTTTTCCAATCTTTTCTGCTCATGGGCATATATTTATCAATAATATCTTTAATTAATAATAAACCTTCAAGTGATGATAATTTTAAATTTGTATCAGCTATATCTAAACTTTTAGACAAATTAATGTTTATTACATAACCTCCTCTTTGTTTCACTCTTACTGCAAAATCTCTCAAATACCCAAATTTAAAAGATGTACCAATAATTACACACAAATCAACATTTTTACACCTGGATTTAGCTTCATCTAAAAGTCTCACTGCTTCACCATATAAAACAATATCTGGTCTGCATGTTATTCCACATTTTATACATTTTATCGACCCCTTCCATTCATAATATTTAACACAATAGTTACATTTAATAAACGAATGAGTACCGTGTAATTCAATTACATTATAAATATATTCAGGATTTTTCTCAAAGATATAATCATGTTTCTTTTTCAAATGAAAACCATCTATATTCTGTGTTAGAACTGTCACATTTCCAAATTTACAAAAATCAACAATTTCATAATGTGAACCATGATATTCTGGTAATTTAATAGAATCAATTTGTTCATATAATGGTGATAAATAGTTCCATATATCTTCTAATGTATTTAATGTACTTAAATGCTTTTCTGGTTTATTTTCAGAATTTTTATCAGAATATGTTTCTAATCCCAACTCTGCAGATATACCTGCACCCGTTATAAATATTGTTTTCATTTTTTTTTAAATTAAGTTGAAAATTATAATTAAATATTAAATTATCGTTATAATATCACTGGTGAATACAAAGTCACCAATCATATTTTTAATGTAATTATTCAACATTAATAAATCATCAGATATTTTCTCGTTAAACAATATATCGCCAAATTTAATCTTCACAACAAATATTAAAACATCTAACTGTTCATCACATGTACTTCCATATAACAAATCTATCCACTTAAAAGCCTCGTCAATGTTTAAATTATTACTTTTAACATACATTACAATAAATTCTGCCAAATAATTCACATCTACATCCTGTAAAAAATTACATATGCTATATAAACGATAAATTTTATCATAATCATCTACTTTATCCATAAAATTATTTGATTCAACATATTCTTTATAAATTGTTATATCTTTATAACAATCTGATATTAACGAATTGTCAACCACTTCCATATCATCACATAATGACCTAATAAAACAGCTTCTGTATTTTAATAAATTTAGTGACATTTTAACTAGCTCATCCTTAGTACCAATTTTAATCATGTTTTTACAATCAACATTCTTATATTTAGCACGTTCGAAATCGCCGCTTATTTTGTGTATACATAGTCTTTTATCGATTCCAACATCACTTTTACTTTTTGTTAAATATGCTCTATACTCACATCCATTATAATCGAAAGACAATATATTGACAATATGTTCTGTATTATCTAATAACTCATATGAATCTTTCATAAAATCATACAAAATATATATTTTATCCATACAAATGAATAATATCTTGTGTGAATTATACAAATCAACACTGTAAATATTTTTCCTCAATCCGTTACTATATTTTTTGTTACAAATGTTTTCAAAATTACAAATAGATGTTAAATCAACAGTGGTAAATTTGTTTGTTATCATATCAAATTTTATATATGTGTATAACGGAATTCTTGAGGGATATTTTTTAGAGTTAACAGACATATAAAATATTAAAATGTTTTTACAACTCATAATCTTGCAATTTGTAAAAGGTAAATATATGTTGTTACCAACAATTGAAACATCTGACACATCAATATTTTTCTTAGATAAATAAATCCTATATAAAATATCATTACCATCAATTCTGCTTATCACATATGAATTTTTTTTATTTTCAACATCCTCATAATCTACTTTCATAATATAGCAGTTAACATCATTTATTTTCATAATATAACTCAATGATAAACGTAAACATTTAAGTACTTCACTATAAATATTTTCAAATGTATCCACATCTTTAACATTTTTAAAATCGCCAATATTATGAATTGTAATATCTGTAGTTGTATATACATATATGAAATTATCCAATAAACATGTATTCCTACAATTCACTCTCTTTTCATAAATTTTGATTCTCTTTTTAATGTCAAAACCCATAATGTAAGATCCTGTATAATAATTAAATATTAAAAGATTAAGAACACCATTGTCAACTGAATAAGATTTAATAAAATCAACATTTTCATATATTTCGTTGTATATCTCTAACATTTTCCTCTTTTATATTTTTAAGTTTAAAATCATCCATAAGTGTAATTTTATATATAAAATGAACATAAGAAGAACAGTAAAGTATTTGTTACCTATTGGATATTTAACTGTAGCAACCAGTATATACAGAGATATAAGGGTGAGGATGTTGTTAAAAGATAAGAAGGGTGAAATATTATTTGTATCAGCAATATGGCCATATTTATTATGTACTTATGCTAGTTATAAATTTATGCTCCAGTCCGCCAAGATGATAAATATTATAGAAGATACAGTAACAAAAAGGAAGAGGTAGTATTCTTGATAACACTATATTTTTATCAATTACAAATAAGATACAATGCGTGTTCTTGACGATACTATATTTTTAAACAACTTCAGATACAGTACAGCATGTACAAATATGACAAAAATTATATGCTAAATAAAATTTTTTAAATCAAAATCTTTATCCAACCAACATGAATGTCAACACTTGCTTATTGTGCGTTTTAGTAGGAAGTTATTCTGGAATTGCTTTCGGATTATATGATAATACAAGAAAAAGATATGGTGATAGTTACAAAACAATGACAATGGCAGCTACATGGCCAGTTTTCATAGCTTTGGGACATTATAGAAGAGATGCTGAAGCAGAACGTGAAATGATTAAAACATATAATGAATGGAAAAGACGTGTATATTCGAAATTTTCTATACAACATCCAAAATAAAATATGAAAAATATATATGTGAATCTTTCATAAAAAATTCAAAATAAAACATGAAAAAGTATATATGCGATTTTTTTATAAAAAATCCAAAAAAAATAAAATGTAAAAAATAAACATGATTATTTTATAAATAAAATCCAAAAAAATAAATATGTGGTATAAGACAAAACATATTTATAATGCAGTGCATTATAAATGAGATTAATTTACAATATAATTACAACTTATTTAATATTTCCCTAAAATCATCAATATTAATGATACTTCCAAAGCGTTTACAAAAATCGTTATGAATTTCATCACTTACTTTATACACATATTCAAAAGTATATAAAAGATATTTTTTATTTTTATTTATGACATATTCACGCACATCATCATAATTAAAACCATATCTTTCAGGTGTATAATAGTCGTTTCTAAACAATAATGGAATTTCGTCTCCAGGATTTATTTCATTTTCTTTATTACAATTTATGATAATTCCTCTTTCATGAATATAATTAAACAGGTATATAATAAACCCCTTAATTTGACCGTCTGTTAAATTACTGTTGAAGATCATCCTATATATTATTTTAATTCTCTCCATATATTCTTTGAATAAATTCATGTTTGGAACCACCTTATTTGTGAAGCGTCTCATACCGATATCTTCATTAACAGTACCGTTCATAATACGATAAGATCTCAAATGTGAATAATCATGACCCATAGTGTTTATAGATCCTTCAAAAGTATTATTGTGAACAGGATATGGATTTGAACTACATGCCACTGGATAAATATTATTAAAATATAAATACAAAAATGTATTCATGCCAAACGCACCTGTTTGTGATGTGAATGGAACTACTCTAGGATGTTTTTCAGAATATCTAATAAAAATGTCAAAAATATTATCAACATTTGAAGATGGGGAGATGCTCTCAGCACTAAATAAACTATAAATAGCATTTTCGATAATCACATGATTATCATCAATCTTAATAATATCTTTAACTACATCTATATATTTAAGCACATGAATGTAGGCAATCAAAAAATGTGTAAAATTTAAAGATCCATTATTCGCTAGAATACATAAGACATCTCTTACATTATCTATAACATTCAGATATGATGATATATCTCTGATTTCACTCTCATTCTTCAACACATCAACATATTCTTCAAATTTGCTCATATATTCATTATAAAACTCATCTCTACCATCGTAATCTCTCAATTTAAAATTATCGGATTTTCTGAAAATATCAACAATCCTCTGAGCAATGGTCATGTTACCGTCAATCCATGAATCAAATTTTGGAGCTTTATAAAGTTCCATTTTTACATAATTAAAAATGTTTCAGCATTTTCTATTTTTTATGATTTAGTTAATAAAAATCGAAAATATATTTTATGTAAATAAAAATAAATAAAAGATGGAGCTGCAATTTATAATCAGCATCATGTTAATCACAATATTGGGGATAATTTTGATAAAGGAGTCATTAAACCTTTTGACAAATCATCCAATAATTTTTGCATTAATTATTGTAGTTATAATATTGTTAAGTTATTATATTTATACCTTATCAAAGAAGAAGAGTTATGCAGAAGAAATTAAGAACGAGATTGAGGAGGAGGAAGAATTAACAGTAGATGATGACGAAGAGTTAAGATCAGTACCTGATAATTTTAATATCTCAAACGAAAAAGTGATGATTGGAAGTGTTACTGAAAATGGTGCTGTTGAAGAAGTTAAAATTGTCAATTATGAATATTTTACAAAGGTTATACATGACAAGGAATTTTTGAATAAATTTAGAAATAGCATGATTTTGAATTACAAGTTAAAGAAGAAGACATATGTTAAATTATATCATGAAACTAAGAGTAAGTTAGATATTCTTGGAAGGGAGGGATTTAAAGTGAATCATGTTGGTGAGAAAGCTGAGACTATAAATTCATTGAAAAGCACTTTAAAGGAAATAGAGGAAATCTTAAAATGTATAAAGGAGAAACAAAAGGACCTAACAATTGAGAAAGTGAAGGAGAATATATTGGATGCTTTACATAATCCAAATGATGGATTGGACACATTGATAGGTAGAGAGGAAGTTAAAGATCATATAGCTGAAAGATTATATACATTTGCAATGAACCCCAGGATTTTCAGCAATAATTTCCAACATATTTTGTTATACGGTAGATCAGGATTTGGTAAAAGTAAAACAGGTGAAGTAATTGCATATGTATACAGTAAGAGTGGTATTTTAGTGAGAAATAGATTTATGTTGGTCACGAAGGTAGATTTCACTACACCCTTCGTTAATTCTGCTGGACAAAAGACAAGAGATTTACTTTTATCTAATTTGGAGGGTGTATTATTGTTAGATGAAGCATATGATTTATCACCACCTCTAAATGGTCATGATCACACAAATGAAGCTATAACAGCACTTGTTAATTTTATGACTGAAATGAAAGGACTTAACATTGTTATTGCAGCTGGTTATGAAGATGATATGAAAGAAAGATTCATGAAGTCAAATCAGGGATTACCTAGAAGATTTCCTCACGTTATGACTTTAAGACCATTTAAATCAGAAGATCTTACAAAGATATGTTTGAGTTTTTTGAGAAAACTCAATCCCGTCGTTAGCATTTCACAAAAAGATGCAAATTTACTTTTTTCAATAATATCAAAATTGAACAATTATCATCTAAAACATAAAGGTAAGGATCTGGTGTTTGAACATCAATCGGGAGCTATGGAAAATATTGCATCAAATATATCACAAATGTACTACACTATGTTGCCAAAAAGTGACATGAGTAAAGCAATCAAAATGGGAATAAATAAGTATCTTAAAGAAAAAAATATATGCGTTAATATAAATTTTGAAGAAATTGAAGAGGTTGAGTCAGAGGAAATAGATGTTAAAAGAAGAAGCAGAAGACCTGATATTAACCGACATAAAATGAGAAACCAAAATACAAATTAAAATGTAAAATGGACTTAAAATTTCCAGATGAGCTTGTATTGAAACAGTTGATATTAAAATATTTGACTTTAGAACAGTATATATACGACAAAGATAAAGATGTTATACATTATGAAAATTTAGATGCTTTAAGATTAATCAATACATATAATGTTGTAAAAGATATTGATCATAATTTGAAGGTAAGAATATATAACATAATATATTTCAGTATTTTGGATGAAAGACAACGATCTGAATTTTACAGAATATATGTAATCACATTGACTTATGAATATAACATGATCAGATTTATTGATGTTATATTAGGATCCACATCTTTCAAAGAAATGATAACAGAAATAATCAACGATTCAAAAGAAAAGATAAAAAATAGAAAAGTTAACATATTAGGAAACAACCATGTACTTACACAAAATGGATATGTAATAAATCTAGATACAGGATACTCATGGAAAAAACAGAAAGATGATATAGTTTCAATTCTTTTAAGAATAGATTTAGATTATGAGAGTGATATAAATAACATAAAGCATTTAACAGAAGAATTTGTAATATTTTATAAAAAATTGATATATGAGATTTTGTTTGGAGATAATATCATAGTTGTAATATATAATTCACCACAAGAATATATTCATATGGAGCTGATGTTAAGATATATATTTTGTGCTTTATTTTTAGGATCAGATGCTCGAGACCCTTCTAAAACCACATTATGTTTAAAATTTCTAAATAGAAAACTGGTGTATATTTCTGAGCGCGATGATGAAATTCCGATAGGAATTGAAATCCAAGAGTATACGGAAATATATTTACCAACATATAATGAAGCTTTAAAGAATAATACTGAACATGGAATGTCAGACATGTGTATAATATTCAATGAATGTTTAAGAGAGAAAACAATGTTGTCAGCATCTGATATATTCGTAAATATTTCAAAATATGCTAGTTGGGCATGCTGATGAATAAAATGTATGGAAAATAAATTGTGCGGTGAATGAACTGTACAGCGAATAAATTATACAATGTATAATTTATATTAGTTGATATGATTAATTAGCGAGGATCTCATCGGGTGAATTAAGATTTTGTACATATGCTATCACACTTGGCATAATTTTCCATGACCAATTATCTTGTTTTACTATATCAGGTGGAATACCACATTTATAACCCAACAAATGTAATTTTTTGATAATGACCTTATTTGCACCCATGAGTGCATAATTGTATACTTTATCAAATATTCCATTTGTAAGACCATTATCTACACCGACATCGTTGACCATCAACTCAAATAAATAATCAACAACAACTCCTCCACTGAACAGTATAGAGTTACATAACGCCTTATATCCTTTAGCCCTATGATCAGCTCCATTTTCCAAAAGTAATTTTATAACATCAATATTTTCTGATTCATCTGCTGCATTTATAAGACATTAATTATCATTTGATTTTGGGTCTGCTCCAACCGAAATTAAAGTTTCCAATTTTTCTTTTGTGTTGACTCTACTTAAACAATGATCAATTGAATGCTGTGTAATAACATTCATCTTTCTCAATTCGATAATTTCGTCGAATAATGTGTCTATTTTGAGAGTGATGGTGCTACATTGATATGAGTCAAGTTCGTTATAACACAATTTGCAATAATCCAAAATATCATCATCCAAATGGCAAAGAGTATGTAATCCATACAGAGTGGAAAAATTCATGAAGCTTAAAGGAGCTAATTGTTTAATTTTATTGATTATTTTTCCTTTAACCTCTTCTTTGTTATTCGTCGTTTTTAATTCTTTTGCGTAATTGATAATTTCCTCCATGTTTATGTTATTTTAAGCTGAAAAAAGTGTTTAAAATTATATCAAATTTTATCAAATTTGAATGGAAGATAAAATTATACAATGTACAATTTATAATTTTACATTGTTTATCTTAGATTATTTTCATCCAATTTGTCGTCACGGTATATTTCGCCGGTATTCCAATCTATATAAAAGTATGTATAATGCTCACTTGCCTTTACCTTAAAACATCTAATACCAATGTCATCAGAGAAAGGATTATCATCTTCACTATATAAAATATTTTCGTGAATACAATCGTAATGATCAAATTTCTTTACTACTCCATCCTCATGATCACTGAAAAACATATTTATTGTTTTTGGATACTTTTTAGTGGTTATTAATGCAAAAGTCCAATATTTAACATTGGGGACAGTTTGACTATCCTTTACACATGTTACGAAATGTCTTATAATGTAATCGTGGCCACTCTTCTCAATTTCATATTTAAAAACATTAATAACAAACTTAATCATCTGTGACCAATTTTTCTTAATATGTTCTCGAAAGTACTTTTGCAAATCTTTTTCCTGACAATCTTCAACACAATATTTTTGAACTTTACATTCGGTACAATATTTGCCATCTTTACCATAAACACATTTGCTGATTTCCAAAATCATGATTTAATTTTATCAAAAAAAATTGACAATAATATGTAATTTTCCACACATGAATATAAAATAATCTTGAGCTTATCTCATACACAACATATTGACATGACTTACCAGTATGTTGAATAATTATATTTTAATATCGTTAATATAAAATATGAATATATTCTCAGCATTATATTCTAACAATAGATTGTTGCAACCTGCTCTCACGGGCTATTCCAGTCAATATGAGTTAATATTTATAAATGAAACAGCCAGTCCACAACTTATCCCATTTGGACAATTAATTTTTTCTGAAACATTACAACCCGCTACATGTCTGGAGATAAATGGAAAATATCATATAAGAACAATTAATAGAGAGGATGTGGATGACCCAACATTTGACCCTGATGATCAAACAATCCTTAATTACTTATACATTGATCCATTTAGAAAATTACCAATATTCACATTACAGGGAATAGATGTAGAGAATCCATCTGGCGTTCATACAATATTTGAAGTGAAAAGCATCATTGATAACCACTCTGCCATTTTCACTGTTTACAATAGAACATTCACCAGTTCAAAGATTGAGGTAAATATCTCATTCAGAAATTTTAATGTATCATCCTCATATATTGGACAGCCAGATTGGCATTGTGATTATCGATGTATATACAATAAATGTGTGAACAATGAATTGTGTACAGGTGTATGTGGAGGTGAATGTCCTGGTTATTGTCCCGAATCTGGTCAAATATGCTCACAGAATGAAGGAGGTGTTTACTCGTGCTATAATAAATGTTCGGACAATAGATGTAGTGGTCCTTTTGGCGTTTGTCTGGGCTCATGTAATTCTTTAAATTGTTTAAGAAACGGTGATATATACGAATGTACTGTTAACATAAATGGATGTGGGCCAACATGTGGGTGGGACAATGGTAGATGTTCAGGTGAATGTCCAAATGGATTTACATGTTCCACAGTAAGCGGGAAATACACATGTGTTCCGTCTTCGGGCACATGTGACGGAGCGTGTGGTGGAAGTTGTTATGGATCATGTGCTGCAGGTACTTATTGCAATGTTACAAATGGTGTATACAATTGTGAAAGAGGTGAATGTTATGGAAAACCGTGTGTAGGTGAATGTTATGGTTACTGTTCACCCAATGAAAAATGTGTTCAAGAACCATCTGGTTATAGATGTATTCCCATGGATTCAGAAGATGAATGTTATGGATCTGAATGTGGTGGAAATTGTAACGGTAGATGCCCTTCCGGAAGATGTATTCCGGATGAACTTGGATATTTTCAGTGTGACACGGAGGTTGGGACGTCTGAACCGGTCCCAGTTTGGGTGTGGATATTGATATCAATTATAGGACTTATAATTGTTGTGTTAGCATTAGTGATGGTTGTAACATATGTAGATAAAAAGAAAAGTAAAGATTCGGCGGGAAGATACATAACTCCAGAAGAAGGAGCAAATATTTTAAAATCAATTAATCAATAAACTTTATAATTAAATTAAGTTGGAAATAAAATTTAATAGTAAATTATATAAAAAATTATACAAAAAAATTCCGATGGAATTTAACATATATGATAGCATTTGTGACACTTTAGAAGTGAAAGAGCTTCTTTACGAATTCATAAAGACAAAGAAAGAAATTAGAACAGTGCTTATCGATGTGCATAAAGAATCAAAGGGAAATGAAGGGGATGAAGGATGTAAGAAATCCATTGATAACATTAATTCTGTGTTAGACGATAATGGAAAAATAATTCATCAAATGGATTATGACATATATGGTCTTTTTTGTATCATAATCAAAATGTACAAAGATTATTTAGAATATGATTTAAATAATTTCGATACATCACTATTTGATGCGAAAATGGACAAAATAAAATCATCATTGTTAAAGATTGATATTGATTTCAATAATAATGAGGATGTAAAGAAAATATTATCTTGTGACGCATCAAAAGAAGAAATTATATCTGATTTATTGAAGAAATTTACACATATTTATGTTAACGTTGGAATTATATTGGAAAGAGTGGAAAAATGTATAAGAGAACCTGAAATGAATCTTGAAAATTTCAAGGATATGAGAGAAATACAAAGTTTTTCTGTTAAACATAAAGAAAATAATAAAATTTTAGTTGATATAATAAATAGAAACAAATTAAATGAGAATAAAAAATGTGAAATGGATGTAAAAATATTTATGTATTCAGTTGACAATGTATCATATTCAGAAATTGATATTAGCAAATTTAATACGTATTATATGGAGATTGTAAGAAGGACTTTCAACTGCAGATGGAATGAGACAAAAATTATCATTGAATGTATGAAATTTTTAAGTGAGTGTGTTTCCAAATATATTAAACAATACGAAATTAACGATGTTAATGATAAGATTGGTGATATAATTAAAGATTTAACAAAAAAATCTGAATCCGATGACGCTTCACCATCAGATTCAAATTTAGATAGTGATACATTACAAAAAGTTGTTGATGAATTGGCAAAAATAAATGGTGAACAGAAGATAATAAAAGCTGAAATGAATAGACTTTTTAATAAACTTGGAAATACTGTAAATATCATCATTGATACCATGGAAAGAATAGATATTATGAAAATGATGTTAAATTTTGAAGCAGATGTACAAGTGATGAAGAGCACAGTTGGAAATATTGGAGATATAATAACTAAAGTTAAACATATTAATGAAAATATAAACGAAAATATTAGATTGATTACCGATTCTAATAATAAATTGAGGACATATGCCGAAATAATGAATGGTAATAATATGTTGGGAATATCTACTGAACTAATGAATAATAACATCCAATTAACTACTGACCCCAATAATAGATTAGGAATATCTACCGAAGTGATAAATATGTTTGCTGATATAACATCCATATTGGCTGATTTAACAAAACAACAAGCATCATCAACTCAAATAATAGCTGATTTAACAAAACAACAAGCGTCATCAACTCAAACGATATTAATTATATTAAAAGTGTTAAAAAGTATATTGATATCTTTTATAATATACTTTATCTGTGTTATATTTTCATCATATTTCTGCAAATGAAATATCATCATAAATAAACATTGTTTATTTACGAATTACATTAATTTCTTTTTGAATTATTATACCAGATTAATTACTGTGGATAACATGAAGCATGTAGTTCTCTTCAATAACTTTTGATATATCCAAATGATTTTTCAAAATTTCCATATCTGATTTAAATTCATCAAATGGTTTAAATTTTGGTAAATCGGTGGCAAATGAAGATGTTGAATATTTACTGACTTCCTCTCCATCAATATTATATCCTACAATGATTCTTTCGTTAGTTGGTTCGTCACCACCATCGATAAGATTCAACCTTGAATTATTTTTATCTAGGAAAGCATTCGTTTCGGTAATGAAATCATATACACTATATCCTGTCTTGTTTTTATCCTTTAATGAATCAAAGTCGTCATAATTTAATTCAATTCCGTTGTACAGATAGATCCACCCCATTGTTAATCTTTTTTTTAAGAAAAAAAATTAATCATATGTCACTTTAAGAAAAATACTTATTAGAGTTTGACACATAACTGTACCCACCTTTTTTACAATCATTTCTATTACACCTGCAGTCTCTTTTAACACTAACATTTTTGAGATTATCTCTTTCAGACTGTTTTGGAATGTTATTAAAGAAAATTTTTCTGAATATACACATTTACATTGTAAATATATATTTATGATATTTATTATAAATATTTAAAGTGATACCTTCATAATTAATACATATATTCGTAGCAGCGTTCCCATACCTAAGATACGATATTGATCTATTATTATTTGTATGAGTGGGTATAGTATTTACATATTTATAAAGATTTTCAGATGTAAACCGTAATAATTTCACACTGCTATGATCAAACCGTTCATATTTATGATCAAGCCACAAGTCTTCATAATCTTTAAAATCTTTAAATAACTTAGCAACATCAATAGGTAAGTAAATTATTAAACTACTACATATATTAACATTATCAGAAAATAAATGTTCAAAATAACGAAAGTTACCTTTATTGATCGATTTAGAAATATATCTGTAATGTTTGCGGCTTATCTGTGGATTTAACACTGTAAAATCAATAAATTTAATATAATCATGAATATGACCAATATAAAATGATAATTCTACTTTTTTTTCTGTTTCAAAATAGTAGAATAATTTCAACATATCAACATCAAAATGATCGTCAATATCTACATCGTCAAATGTTTTGTACATATCATCAATTAATTCAATTTTTCTTATTGTTTTTACATAATCATCATTGTCCTCAGGAAAATAATTATCAATAAAAATTGATGATGTTCCATGTGTGTTATTTAATGAATTGTTATAAACTTCATCAACCATATTCGGATCTTCACAATCTTCGTATAAATAATTATCATTGTATGTTGTAGATGATTGCTTAATACTATTGGTAACCACACCATTATTTTTCTCCACTTCAACATATTTAGCTTCTTCAGATTTTGAAATTTTTGCTACTTTATCATTCCTATTTAAAAACCTATTGTAAAATAGCCCACACATGTGTACTGTTACGGATATCAGGAGAAGCTGTATAACCATTGTAAACTTTTGCAAAATCCCTTTTTTTTTTTCAATTTTAAAAAGGATAAGGTTTCATTTACGATGGAAAAAACTCCGCCTTATGATAAAGTTACAATATATTTATTAACATGTTCACAATCATATAATATTAATATCGTAAAATTTACATTGTAAATTTTGTATATATAGTCAACATATGATACTTTAAGAATTATTTCTAATAATATCATAATATTTTAATCTAACACTATCATAGACATATTTATTATTGTCAAATAATTTTTCATGTAAGTACCAAGTTGTATTCACATTTATATTTTCGAAAACATAATCAAAATTATGCTTAAACCACAGACCTATACAATCTTTAAATTGTGGATACAAATGTGCAATTTTAAGAGGTAAGTGAATTATTAGCTCTTTACATATGATGTTATTTTCACCCATTAAATGATAAATACAATAATAATTATTTTCATTTATAAATTTTGAAATACGCAAGTAATGAATAAAACTAACAATTGGATCTATTATTGCAAAATCAATAAACATAATATAATCATGTATATCTTTTTCACATAAGTGAATTTCTTCAGATTTTCCACATTCAAATAAATAAAAAATTTTTAACATATTATTATCGAAATAATTACAATTGTCAAAATTTCCAAAAAGATTGTAAATATCATTTACTACATCTATTCTTCTTATTACTTTATGAAAATTATCAGAATTTTCAAGTACATATTTATTAATTGGAATATATTCATTAGTGAGAAAATATTCACACAAATTTATTACGATATTGAGGATAATAGTAGAATTTTTATTTTTATTTTTATTGTTAATTCTGATATAGCTTATACTTCTTTCTCTTTTGTCAATAAACAAATTTGATATATATGAATATGTTGAATTGAAAAATGAAGCAATTTTGTTTATCATTGTTTATTACTACTAATTACTGTCACAGTGTTGATTAAAAAATTTTTTCTCTAAATTTTTTAATTAACATCGCAAGTTGTTGATCATTTATTTTAAAATATTATATGTTTGATATTATTAATGATAAATAATAATCTTCAAAGTAACTGTGATATGTTACACAGAACCATTTAAATTTAATTAGACGCAGCAAAACACATACAGAAAATGCAATAATCTTTATGTTAATCAGTATAGAACTCCCTGGCGGTCGTTCTATACTGATTAACATAAAGGGGATTAGCTGTTCTAACACCATAACACTTGACTTCGTCAAGTGTTATGGTGAATCTAATGTTTTGTTAAGTGTGCTAAACATAATTAGTTCTAAATAATTATTGTGTAATTCATAAGTAACTAATGAGCAATTCATAAATACTTAAATATAAATATTAAAAAATGACATAGAGAAACAATTTTTTTTTACACAAAAAAGATTTACTTTATGATACATATTCTTTAAAAACAGACATGAGAACTATATTTGATAATCCTTATACTAACATATTTGATTCCGATTTTCGTTATAGAAGATGTGATATAACATTTGTTTTTGACGATGATGTTGAAATTAAAACGCACAGAATTCTTCTTGTGATGTATAGCGAATATTTCCAATCTATGTTTAAAAATTTTAAAGAAGAAAATGAAGACAGGATTGAATTACATGATGTTGATTCAAAAATATTTAATGCGATACTTGACGATATTTATTCAGCAAATTTTAACAAAAAAGATTTTGATATATATGAGTCCATTGAATTTTATAGATTAATATTGTATTTCGAAATAAGGGTCAACAAACACAACATCATGGGGAAATTGTTCAACAAATTTAAAAAGAAATACAGTATTGGAGAGCTGAATGATATATTTGAAGTGGCTAAATCATTTGATAGTGAAAAGAAAAAGATATTGTTTGAAACAATATATATTAAAAAATCGCATTTATATGATAAGGAAGAATTGAAATTTATAAATGAATACAAAATGGATATTAAGAATATATGTAGTATGTGCAACTCGGAAGTAAATAAAGAAAATAGACATTTTGGATGTGAACATGTTTTTCACAAATATTGTTTAGGTGATAATGAAAAAGAATGTCCATTATGTTGAAATGGAAACTTAATAATTTTACATTGTAAAATTAAAATAAATCCAATCATATATACATATTTATTTGTTATTATGAGATACGTTGTTGATGAAACATTGAACTTAATAACTATCAATTATTATTGTAGACAATTATAAAAATTATATATATGATAAAAAATTTTTTATTTAAGAAATTTTTTTATTTAAAAGAAAGAGAAAATGGAAGAAAATAATAATGAATTTTTTAATTTTGATGCCAGCAGAGCCATATTTATCTATAAAGATCACATTGATAAGCCAATGTATTGTTATTGGTTAAACAGGAAAGTTAAACATACACATATAGTAAATTATATAAACGTAAAGCATAGGCCAGGTAATGAAGAAATACCATATATAAACACTCTGATATTAATTAAATTTGATAAGAGTTTTAAAACTTCAAATAAATATTATTTTGACTATAATAGTGATAATCCTAAAATAATTATAATAAAAGATGTTGAATATTTTAATGAGCATAAAAAATATCTAAGTGCTATTGATGATTATACTAATATTTTAAACAAAAATATTGTAAGTAATATCCACTTATTTAAAAATACAAAAACGATGCTTAAAAGATATATAGAATTTGTTAATGAAATATCAATTATAGAGGAAATGTTCCGGGATAAAATATGCTCAGAGGAGAAATTTACTTTAGAGTGGTTATTATACTGTAGGGTAAAATTATTAAATGAAATGTCGATCAAAAAGATTGACATACATATTCCTCAATTTATCATCGATGAATTTCGTCTAGAACCAACATATTATTTGTTTATTTTATATTTGATTAAAAATCTTATAACGTGGAAAAAAAATTCTCACATTTTTTCAACTTTAAAGAACAACATATAAGCAAGATATTATTTGATTAAAAGATTATTTTATTTTTGTAGAATAAAATAAAAAGAATAATAATAAAGTTCCAACATATTTTATATTCAGATATTATTATTAAAGATAATCTTGCACTGCAGGATTAAAAACAAATATACGAAATTCACCCGACTAATTTGGTAATTTTATACTCAAAATAAAATATATTTCCAAATATCAAATACATAACAGAATCTAGTATATAATTATATATTGACTAATCGAGTGATAAACTAATGAATTGTTCATTGAAATATATTAGTTGGTCACGAATAGACAAGTTGTAATAAACATGAAAAAAAGAATTTTTGATAATCCATATATTAACATTTTCGATTTAAGTGAACGATATTATAATTGTGATGTAACATTGATATTTGACAACGGTGTAGAGATAAAAACTCATAAATTGTTAATTATGACATATAGTAAATATTTTCAAATTATGTTTACGAGTTTTAGAGAAAGATGACGACACTGTTCGGATCCAAAATTATTTGAAAATATTCCTACTAACATGCACACCGCTACATTTAATTCTAAAAATTTTGATATTTATGAATCTATTAATTTTTACAGTTTAATATGTTATTTTCAAATAAAGGTTGATAAAATCAGGATCATGACCAAGTTATTCAACAAGTTTAATGGTAAACACGATATTGATGATATGTACAATATATTTGAGGCAGCTTCAACCTTTACTGATAGCGAGAAAAAGATGTTGTATGAATTAGTGTACACAATGAGATCTAATAATTTTAATAAAGAAGAATTGAAATTTATAGATGATAAAATTCCAACTTTTTATACATCTAAATATCAATAAATAAATAATATTTAACCCTGCATTGCAGGATTAAAACCAAACATATGAAATTCATCTGACCAATTTGATGAATTCTTACTCAACATAAAACCTACAAACCAACAAACCTACAATTAAGAGAATCTCACTTTGTCATGCATAATATCCACCTTTGCTGGGAAGAAACCTGCGAAGTCCACCGGAGAATTGAACTATTGATGTTGTTTACTCGAAAGAACAAGAGATAGAAAGAACAAAAAAATCTATGGATCAAAAAAAATAGAGAGACCTACCCAGAAATTTAGAAAACTTCAATTATACCTTTGATCAAAATACTGATGAAACTCTCAACTATAGCCCAATACTTAAATCAATAATGTGTATTTTAAACCAATTTTTCCATCAACGACGTATAATGTAACTTAAGATTGTTGTGAGACAATTTGTGAAAATATTTCCAAAACTCACCTGTAAAAAAACTTAACAGCTGAACGAGTTTATCATGTCTCCAACTTCACAAAATACTATTGACAGTCTCAAAAAAAAATTCTCTTAATTATGAAGATGAAGAAATCCTAAATATTGATCCAATTTTCTTTGACGATATAAAATATTCTCTCGAAATCACGAAGATGAAGAAATCCTAAATATTGATCCCATATCCTTTGACGATCTAAAAAAATTTGCTCTTAATTACGAAGATGAAGAAATACTGGATATGTAGATACGGATTTCAATTCCCAAAACAAATCTATCTTCAATCCATGAGCATTTTTTTTATTAAAAAAAATTTTTTATTCGTATATAATTTTTAAAAATTTCAACATAAGTACACATAATTACCAATATTCACAAAAAATATCAACAAATTGACACTCTAATAGTGGGTAATACTTTCGACTGATTTTAATAACGAATCACTAATATGCTGTTTAAACCCTCTTCCAAGATTTATATGTTTAACTGATGGTGGTATATTATCATTTATATCATGGTCAAAATCATTTCCAAAATATATGCTTCTCACTTTATTTGGAATAGACGACACTATTGATTGATTAAAACAATTACCGAACCTTAAATAGACAACTGATTCAGGTATACATCCCTTAATGGGTTTATTAAACCTATCTCCGAATATCAAATATACAACAGAATCTGGTATGCAATTATATATTGGCTGATCAAATGATAAACCAAATTTCAAATATATTAATGAATTGGGAAGACATTTATCTATCGGTTGATTGAAATGATATCCTAATTTGAGAAACATAAGTGTATCTGGAAGACAACCATATATACTTTTATTAAAATCATTTCCAAAATGTATGTGAATCAATGATCTTGGTAAAATATCAAAAATTATTTGATTGAAACAGTTACCAAATGATAAATGTGTAATAGAATCTGGGAGTCTTTCTCTTATGGGCTGATTAAATTCATTTCCTAATATCAGATTTATAACGGAATCGGGTATAATACCATCTATTGGATAATCGTAATCAAAACCAAACGTTAAGTGTGTAATTGAATTTGGTAGCTTTTTTCTAATAGGTTTATTAAAATCGGATCCTAGTGTTAAATGAGTAACAGATGATGGAATATGTCCATCTATTGGATAATCAAAATTAAATCCAAATCGTAAATACTTTGTTGTATTAGGAATTGAATTTTCAATCGATTGGTTAAAATTATCACCAAATGTTAAATTTATGACATATGGTGGAATATCATTCACGATTACTTGATTAAAATTTCTTCCGAATGTTAAGTGTCTTATTGATGGTGGTAGTGAATTAATAGGTTGATTAAAATTGTCGCCAAATGTTAAACATTTAACAGAACATGGAATACAATTTGTAATAGATTTATTAAAACAGTATCCAAATGTTAAATTAATAACAGTGTTGGGAATATAATCATTTATATCCTGATTAAAATTGTAACCAAATGTCAAATGAGTAACGGATGATGGTATTTTTATCTTATCTTTCAGGTTATTGTCAATTTTTAAAAATTTGACATATTTAGGTAGATCATAATATGTATTTCCAACAATTACTTTCATGAATGAATTAAAGTAGGACAATTCTACAATTTTAGCCAGATGTACATAACTTGTAAATTCAATAATATGTTTAAAGCTATTTAAATATTTACATGTGTTTAACAATGATAATTTATGTTTATCATCCAAATATGTAATAATATGTGCTATAATTTCATCGGGTAACATGAGAAAAGATACAGAATCGTTTCTTACAATATCGTCTTCTTCCTCATCGTTATCTATTTCAATTTCATCATCGTTCATTAGTCCTTCGTTTATAATAGCAAATAATTAATATATAATTTGCACAAAATTATCTCATATAGTATATGAAATTTATTCATGAATATAAGTTTTTTATGAAATAAATGATGACACATAGTAATTATCAGTAGGTCCACTAATAGCACTAGTTGCCACATTGAAAGAAACATTAGCAGGTACAGATTTATTTCCCATACATGTATTATAGCATGTTAAAACTGCATTAACATTAGAAACGATGTTATAAGGATCCGATGGTCCTGTTGCTCCACTTGTAATTAATATCGCATTACTCAAAAATATGGGACCTGCTGGACAATCAACAAGGCCTATATTAGAACCAGTACCAATACATTTGTATGCACCTGAAAACACATATTTTGCGCTTGGTCCAGGGGATTTTATATTTATCATCGATTGATTCTCACCTACATCTGATTGACAATATGTTATATTACAATATACAGTACTATTATCATTAACAGGTGTTGTAGCAGTTGTTGGTAATAAGTTAATAACTCTAAGATTTGTGATCAACCTATCTATGGTTATATTTGTATACCCAGTTCCATTTATGTTGAAAACCAAGGGTGAAAAACAAATAAAATTAACACATGTGATGTAAGTTACTGATGATCCTAATATACTGAATAAATTATTGGTAACGTTCAGATTTAAATTATCGAAGTTTTTTATGTTCAAGTACAATGTTGAACCGTCATTTACAATAAAATTATTCATAGAAATAACTGACGACAATCTATTTATAATATTATTGATTTTCATGCTAAAAATAACATTTCCTTCTACGCGAGTAAAGGCACTTGTTAAACTGTGTAGATAAAATGTATTTATATTTATATTTATATATGATACGTCTGCGTCCGGGCTAAAATTAAAAGATATAAAATTTACATTTGGATTAGAAGTTGAAATTGTATTTATATCGACATCTAAAATGTTTATATTAAATGTTAAATTTATAGTGGGATGATAAGTGGGTAAAAAAATTGAGTCAGTTAAAACTTTTACGGAACCCGACAACATATATATGTTTACCAAACAGTAGCATGAATAATTTACGGATAAATTTTGACCATATGCTAAAAAATTGCAAATATTTGTAACGTAGATGTAACCTAAGTTTGCAATAAGATAAGTTACGCTTCTCCTCAAAGAAAAAATGGAGGAACTATGATTTCCTGAAAAAGTTACATTTCCATTTAAATAATTTATGATTACATTATTATAACCATCTAGAGAAAAAAACCGTGTAAAATAACCCGTGGAATTTAATAAGAATGAATTAATAATGTAAGTATTTATTGCTGTCACAGACGCATAACTATCTGATAACGAATAATTACCAAATATTGTGTAAACACTTGACGATGATACATTTACATTTAAGTAATTTACAACAAAATATAGATTGCATATGAGGGCTATTAATGTTACTCTACCACCAGTCATATTTTTAGACACAATATTGAAAGTATCACATATTATTATTGCACTTGTTGTCACTATATTTAACAAGTAAAGATTTGAACTGTTGATACATCTAATAACTGTCGCATTCAGTACGCCGGATAATACATTCAAATGTGAACTAGATTTTCCATTTTTCCCGTAACACGATATTAATGAATGTGTATTATAATTAGTATTAATATATGAGTTTATTATATTCGTTCTTATATTAAAGTATTTCACCACTGAATTAAGAGTTGCTACATTATAGTCATCCGCCACTATATTTATCAAAATTAATTCGTTAGTTACACTAATGGTTAGATATGGCAAATATGCATTTATAACATTACAATCTATATTTACATCCAGTGATGAGGAGTTTATTATGTATAAATTATTTTCTAATATTATTACATCCTCGTTATATATCTCTAATGTATTAAACTTAATATTATACGTTCCCACACCATCTCCTATATTTATTATTGAATATGAATTACTACCTGATTCAATAATAGTGTTCATTGAGGCATTTAATCCCATTATGTTAACTACCGGCGTTGCGGGACCTATGTAACCGGTTGGACCCGTTTGTCCACTAATATTATTATTTCCAATATCAAATAATGTCATTCCATTTACTGAATTGAATTCCCCATATCCTAAGATATTAAATGGTATTCCGTCAGGCCCATCGTAAAATAGAGGAGTGAGTCCATCATTGTTTATAACTGATTTTTCTTCAAAATACCAATTCACGTAACTTCTATATAAATTAGAATCAACTAATCCAAAATTGTAAATACCTGGTCGCACATATACTGTAAAATATTCTAACTCTGAAATAGCACCTACTTGAGCAGCATCAGCTGCGGCCAGCAATGTTTTAAACGGATATGCATAACTTTCAATTTGAGCTGTTAAATCGTCACCATATATTGGATCTACAAACACTGAATTATTGTATCTTAAATTACCCGCGCTCCCAGTCATACCTGTTAATCCTATATTACCCATTGGACCAGTATTTCCTTGTATACCCGTCGGTCCATTTAACCCAGTATTACCTTGCATACCCGTTTCACCCCTTATTCCAGTGTTTCCTTGTAATCCAGTATCACCTTTTGAGCCAGTAGAACCAGTAACACCTTGCATACCAGTTTCGCCTTTTATTCCAGTATTTCCTTCTGAACCGGTTGGACCAGTGTTACCTTGCAAACCTGTTTCACCCTTTACTCCAGTATTACCTTTTGAACCGGTTGGACCAGTGCTACCTTGTAAACCAGTATTACCTTGCAAACCTGTGTCGCCCTTTGCTCCAGTATCACCTTTTGAACCAGTTGGACCAGTACTACCTTGCAAACCTGTTTCACCTTTTGCTCCAGTATCACCTTTTGAACCAGTTGGACCAGTTGGACCAGTACTACCTTGCAAACCTGTATCACCCTTTGCTCCGGTATCGCCTTTTGTACCAGTATCACCTTGTAATCCAGTGTTTCCGTTTAAACCAGTATCTCCCTTTAAACCAGTGCTTCCTTGTAATCCAGTATCTCCTTTTAGACCAGTACTTCCTTGTATACCTGTTTCGCCTTTTACACCCGTATTACCTTGTAAGCCAGTGTCTCCCTTTAAACCAGTTGGTCCATCAGCACCAGTACTACCTTGCAACCCGGTTAGACCGATTGGCCCATTCGCACCCGTATAACCTTGAGCACCAGTGTCACCTTTTTCACCCGTATGACCTTGAACGCCAGTTGTACCATTTACACCTGTACCCCCTCTCTCACCTGTGTCTCCTCTTTTGCCAGTACCCCCTTGTAATCCAGTTGGTCCGTTTACACCGGTGTTACCTTGCAGTCCAGTATCTCCTTTTAAACCAGTTGGACCATTTACACCAGTGCTACCTTGCAGTCCAGTATCTCCTTTTAAACCAGTTGTACCATTAGTGCCAGTATCACCTTGTAATCCGGTGGGACCATTTAAACCGGTAACCCCATGTGTACCAGTATTTCCCTTTTCGCCAGTGTCTCCTTTCAAACCAGTAAACCCTCTTAAACCGGTAGGACCATTTAAACCAGTGTTACCTTGTAAACCAGTGTCTCCCTTCAATCCGGTGAACCCTCGTGGACCAGTTTCACCTTGCAAACCGGTTTCACCTTTTAAACCAGTGTTTCCTTGTAATCCGGTAGAACCATCTGACCCAGTAATACCTTGTGTACCAGTATCTCCCTTCAACCCAGTGTTACCTTGTAAACCAGTAACACCTTGAGGTCCAGTATTTCCTTGTAAACCAGTAACACCTTGAGGTCCAGTATTTCCTTGTAAACCGGTAACACCTTGAGGTCCAATATTACCTTGAGATCCAGTATTTCCTTGTAAACCAGTAACACCTTGCGGTCCGGTGCTTCCTTGTAATCCAGTGGAACCATTATTACCTGTTGGACCATTAACACCAGTACTACCCTGAAACCCTGTATCTCCTTTTTCACCCGTATCACCTTTCATACCGCGCGACCCTGTCGGACCATTAACGCCAGTGGCACCTTTAACACCCGTATCACCCTTTTCACCCTGTAATCCAGTGGAGCCATTAAAACCAGTAGGACCTTGTATACCAGTATCACCTTTTTCTCCCCTCTCTCCTGTAAATCCTGTTGTTCCATCAAATCCAGTAAATCCATGTGGTCCTGTGTCTCCCTTTAAACCGGTGGAGCCATCTATACCAGTATCTCCTTTTTCACCAGTGTCTCCTTTCAGACCAGTATCTCCCTTTGTTCCAGTAACACCTCGTGATCCAGTGTTACCTTGTAAACCAGTATCTCCTTTTGATCCAGTGTCGCCACTCAATCCAGTGCTACCTTGTAAACCAGTATCACCTATTGGTCCTGTGTTACCTTGCAAACCAGTATCGCCCACCGGTCCAGTGTTACCTTGTAAACCAGTTGAACCATTTGACCCAGTGGCACCTTTTTGTCCAGTGTTTCCTTGTGATCCAGTAACACCCTGATATCCAGCAGGACCAGTGCCACCTTGAACGCCAGTATCACCTCTTTCACCCTGTAATCCAGTAGAGCCATTGGGTCCAGTAAATCCTTGAGCACCAGTATCACCTTTTTTACCCTGTAATCCAGTAAAACCTTGTATACCAGTAGAACCTGTAAATCCCCTCTCACCTTGTAATCCTGTTACCCCTGTTGATCCGATTGGTCCAATTACACCTTGTGGACCAGTGTCCCCCTTTAAACCGTCTGCACCAGTATCTCCTCTTAATCCTGTCGTTCCCGCAGCTCCTGCTGGACCCGTTATTCCAACTGGATATGGTGTTATACAAATACAGTCACAATCGCAGCTACAATTATGTCTGTTTTTAATCTCAATATTACCTGAATTGTAAATGACTTTAATATTCGATTTTGTGCTGACAAATTCAAAGTGACTCGGCAATCTTTCCAATTTGTATTCATTCCCTACCAACTTGTAAAGTTTACATAAATTGTTGTTAGGAAGTATTAGTACATACTCACTTCTTTTGTTAATCATCACCATATCATCGTGAAGTATTTCTCCTGTAATATACTTCATGATTTTTTACGAATTGATTATTTTACATTATTTGCTGAAAAACGTGATAAGAATTTATACGTGGATATAATAAAAAAAAGTCGCACATATCACTTTGATATGTCTGATGTACAACGATATTAAAATTAGAGTGTTATGTACAAAGCACATAAATATTCAAAGTGATGTAAAAAATATTTTTTTCAACAAAAAAAATAATCAAATATGGAAACAGTCACTCTCACACCTGAATTTAGAAAAACATTTATAAAAGAATATACCACCGCAATCAGAGAGGGTGATATTGAAAGAGTGAAGAACATAATTAATAAAAAAAAGATAGATCCTAATTTTGAAAATTGTTACAGTTTAGATGAAGCTGGAAGTAGTAATAACATTGAAATGTTAAAATATTTTCTTGAATTTGTAGGTACAAATATTAATCCATTAAAAACCGTGTTTAGATCATGTTTAAATAGCAGGAATTATGAATGCGCTTTATTAGTAAGTCAGAAAATGAAAAATATTATAAACGACAAATATTTTGATAGTGATTTTGAGAGGAAACATTATTATTATACACAATTTAAATCAGAAGTTGATTTTATGAAAGAATTGAAATCAGAAATTGACCCAATGAATAGTATCACGGTTGTCGAAATTGATCATAGATTTTATTTCTAGTTCAAAATCAAAATATATTATTAATGATAATATATTTCATGTATGTTTCAAAACGTAGTAATCATCTGATAACAAAACAATATATGTATATATAATTGATGATCTAACATGTATAACATATTCCTTTTCTATATTTATCACATCTTCTGATAATTTATTATTAATTATTTTAGCGTACATCAATTGGTTCAAATAATCTTCAGAATATTTATTTTTAATCCATTTGTAAATTTTTATTTCTAAAACATAATTGTTTAATTCAAAAATTTGTTTCAATAACTTATTAGACATCTCTATTTCAATATTATCCTTTAACATTGCTATTAATATATTAACAGGTGATAAATATATGGCATAAAAAATATCATGATCTAAATCTTTCCTATTTATGATAATTTCAATATATGGTAATATATCATATCTAAATTCTTTATATGCTAGAAGCAACATGTAAATAAGTATATGAGTCTTTGATCCCTCATGTTTGACTTTTTTATATTTGTCCATTACAAATATTTCAGAATTTATGTTAACATCGTAATCAGAAACAATTATTTTGAATATTTCTTTACTTTCATCATTGTTGTAATATAAAAGATTGTAAAATGAAAGCATCATTGGGGTTATACTATCCTCATCTTTATTATTTTTATATTTACGATTTATTTTACTTAAAATCTTTTTCACTGACACTGGGTCATTCATTTGAATGGCGTTATGTAGCTTAAATTTCATATTTATATTGGATATTATTATTTTAAACATTTTAATTGACTGTAAATGAATGCGACAAATAATAATTCTAAGCTGGAAAATGATATGATAAAACTGAAGAATTTTTTGATAGGGAAGTACACTACAACACCTAAAAGTAAAGCTATCATACCTGACAAATCCGTTAATTTGGAAGATAATAATATTATTGAAAATAGTGTGAATGATAAAAATATTGCAAAAGAGACCAAAGAAGAGGAACTAATGAACAATGATATCCCTCTTATAGATATTACAAATATTACAAGTGTTATAAATACCACAAATATTATAAACGAACAAAATATTGTGAGAGATAGTGGATCGTATGACAATATTGACATAAGTGATAACACAATAGAAAACGATAAAATTTTATGTAAAGTTCACATAAATAAATCGAAAATTAAAACAGCATTCTTTTTAGTATCAGTGGTAATCATTATGGCTATTTTCATCACAATATTTATAATTTTTACAAGGTGAAATAATTATCGCATAACAATACAATTAATGAATATATATTCTGTGCTTTAGACATCAAAAAGTAGTTTTTCATATCAATATATTTCTTACTATTTAGGTAATCATTGATATATTCATGATAATAATGAATTTTATTCATTTCAGAACTATAGTCATATCCAACTGATAATAATCTATTTATAATTTCATAATTGTTACGATAACATGCTATAACAAATCCAGAATATCCATCTATATCTTTAATGTTAATATCAATGTTGTTTATCAATAATAATTCCAATATTTGATAATTTCCATTAGAACATGTACATATAAATCCAGTATCATTATGATTATTCCTAATATTCATTTTTACGCCAACATCAATTAAAAATTTAACAACTTCATAATGTCCATAACAACATGAATAATAAAAACCAGTACTTCCAGAATTGTCATAATGATTAATATTAACATATTTATACAAAATTTTTATAACATCAATTTTTCCAAAAATACATGCATACAGAAATCCAGTAACACCACTATTATTTGCTTTATAAATATTCGCACCCTTTTTCATTAATATTTCAATTATTTTCAAATTACCATTAATACATGCATATATAAATGCTGTATAACCATCAAAATTTTCATAATTGACTTCTACATTATTTTCCAATAATAATTTAACTATTTCGAAATTATTGTTCAAACAGGCATATATTAAACCAGTATATCCCCTATAATCTCTTTGATTAATATTAACGTTTTTAGAATTTAACAGTTTTCTGACTAGTCTCACGTTATTTATTTTACATGATTGTATAAATGATTTTTTCTTAGACATTAAATAACATGAAAAAACTATTTTAACTGATAAAAAAAATTATCTTAAATTTGAATTAAGATGTTAAATGGGAGACATAATTGGTTCTTTAAATACGGAGGATGTCAGAAAAATTATGAGATCCCTGAATAAAATGGACGACATAATTGAATCTTTAAATACAGAAAATGTAGAATACTCGGATGAAATAAAAGTTCTAGTTGATTCATTAAACAAAAATGATGTAGATGAGATTATGAAGTTTTTGAATAGAATAGAATCAATTGAATATAGTGAAAGGTTGGATAATATTATATTTTCAATTTTAAAACTATGGAATCCTGATGTTTCTGAATTATTTTTGAGTAAAATAGACAAAATAAAAATTAAGCCCGGCGAGATTACAGTGGAAGATAAATATGATATAGAATACATTGAAATGTATACAGTTAAGTTTTTAACCATGTTTTTCAAAGATAAATCAATGGCCAAAGATATATGGAAAATATTTGATGAAGATAAAATTTTATCGCAAAATATTGGTAGGTTTCACATATTCTTCATTGAGAAATGTATTTCATTTGTCGATATGTTAGAAGAACATAATAATAATAATAATATTTCAAAAGACGTTGTAATAAATGATATGAAGGTAGTAAAGGTTATTATAAAATATTTTTCTAAATTTATGACAAATAATAAAATTATAAATGAAGTTCTATTATCAATACCTGAAGATTTAAAAGATGACTGGAAAACAGGTGATATACTCGATAAATTTCAAAATATCCCAATGTTATTCATGTGAGCATTTATTTGTACTACAAATAAATATATATTTAATATGTTTAAATGAATAAATAATTATCAGAAAGTAATACTATACAAGTAAATATATTGGAAGATTTAATGATTGATAATTCATTGTAAATGACTTTTGATGTTTCGTTGTCTAAATCAGGTAAGCATGTGAAGTCTCTGAATTTTAAATAATCTATAATTGTTTTGAAAGTTAAAGCAATGTTTAATGGGACGTTATGTTCAAAATATAAATAACATTCTAAACTATTTATGTGTTGACATAAAAAATCATATATACCATCAACATTTTTAGATGTATTGGGTAATTGGACTAAGTCGTTTAATAGTGGAATGTTTTTTATTAATTTAAACTTATCAATAATTTTCTGGTAGTGACGGTCCTTTATTGATCCCATACTTAATGATTAATTTTTTTCGAAAAAAAATTAAATAATAGTATCAAAATATATTTTTTATTAGTATTGCTGATAAATAAATTGTTGATTTATATTTTAACTTAGATTAGCTTTCTCTTACTGCATATCTTTTTGTTCTTAGGTAACCATCTGACATCATGACAATAGAATAAAATAGTTGAGCAGATGTTTTATTTCTTATTTCTTGATAATATGTATCCATATCTTTATTACTATTATCACCAATAAATTTTCTATGATCATAACCCTTATCAATAATGTACTTAATAATAACACTGCTTCTTATCACTAAAAGATCAAAACCTGTATATTTATCCTTATTTTTTTGATACATATTTGCGTAGTTGTCTATCAAAAATTTTATAATTTTAGGTCTTTCACTATATGCATGTCTACTAGAACAGGCAACAATAAAACAATTTTCTCCTCTTTCGTTTACAATATTAATATTACCACCATGATTTATTAACAATTTTATTAGTTCCAATATACCATATTTACATGCAAATTCCAATACAGTTTTACCTTTTTTATCTTTATGATTGACGTGGATGCCAGCTTTCAATAAAATTTCGATTACATCATAATGTGAAAAGCGGCAGGCGTAAAATAAACATGTTTTTCCTTTACAATCAATTATATTAACATCCGCGTTATATTCTAATAATAATTTTACCATATCAACATATCCTCTATCACATGCTGTCATTAAACTTGTTGTACCATATTTGCACCTACTATCAACGTCGGTTCCGCAAGATAGTAAATATCTTACTAAATCTAAATTACCAGTATAAACCGATTCCTTAATAACAGTATGTCCTTGTTTGTTTGTTGTATGCATATCTGCACCACTCTCTATCAATAATTTAACAATTTCAAATTTGTTTTTATCACATGCTATCATTAATGGTGAATTACCATTGACATCTTTTCTATTAATATCTACACTTTCCTGTATTAAATTTTTAACAACATCATAAAAACCATATCCACAAGCTGTTATTAGTTCAAGAAATTTATCATTTCTGCTTTTAACATATGATAATTCTTCAAATAAGAATTTATCATGATATGATTGTAAAAATTCATAATTATTATTTTTTTGTGGTGATCTATCTTGAAGGTACAATTCTACACTCTTTTCATGGTCAATATCTTCACTTGATTGTTCATCTTGGAAATATAATCTACCATATTTGCTTACATTGTTAAATGATACTTCTTGTGAAGTATAGTTAATTATGTTGTGAAAATAGTTCCTGTATATGTCATCCATTGTAAAAGGAAAAAGATTTAATAAAAAAATATAAAAATTTATATTACTTTTTATTATGTCATCTTTAATGTGAAGTAATAAGAATATTATTATTTTTTTTGAGGTGTCACATATGCTATCTGAACAATATATTTACAAACTATAATGAATTAATGCATCATAAACTGAAGAATATATCCAATATTTTATCATATATCTGGATATATCCATTAAATAGTTCAAAATTTCAAAATTGATGAAAATATTAAATTTTTTTTATAAAAAAATGGAGTTAGAATGTGTAAATAATCTTAATTTGGATGGATATCGAACATCTAAATTTATTTTTATTGACAGAAAAATGGAATTAGAATGTATAAATAATCTTGATTTTGATAGATATCAAACATCTAAATTTATTTTTATTGACAGAAAAATGGAGTTAGAATGTGTAAATAACCTTGGTTTTGATAGATATCGAACATCTAAATTTATTTTTATTGATAGAAAAAATGGAGTTAGAATGTTTAAATAAACTTGATTTGGATGAATATTGAACATTTAAATTTATTTTTTACAGAATCGTGATATATTGAGGTTGTATTTCATTTTAATCTTTTGACACATCATTTATTATCATTTCATTAAATAATACTCACTAGGTTCTCTAATAAATTTGTTTTTGATTAGATTATCTCTTTGACCAAATTTACCCCATAGGCTATTTAAAAATAATTTGGATACTTCACGCATACCAGCATTGTGTTCTATTTTAGCCTTTTCTAATAATACACCTTCACGTTCATAATATGTCTTGATGTATTCTTCTTTTTGTTCATCTGATTTACAATCTTTAGGCCATCCACTTGATTCTTGTTTAATTTTCAAGAACCTATTGACATAATCTTCGAACAAACCTGTTTCACCTTGTTCAAATACCTCCATGGAATGAACTTTATTTATTCTATATCCCTTTTCAATGGCTTTTAAAATTTCTAAATGTGTCCACGTACCTCTTAACATACGTTCATTATCATTATGTTTACAACTATCTTCACAATTTGTTTCACCACAAGTTCTACACAATACAAAATTTAATTTACCTCCAACTTTTAATGGTAATACAGGATAATATAAACCTCTTGGTGGTAGTATATCACAATATATTAATCCTTTCTTTGTGATAGCTTCCTCTGGGGTAATTACTTTATATAATTTAGGATGACCTATAGGATACCATCCGTATTTATTTACAGCAGGATATAAACTTGTATAGTCTAGATATAATACTTCTTCATCAGCGCTACATTCATGGTATAAATTAAATCCCTCAGTTCGACCACCAAAGAATGCTTTTCGTGGTAATAATTTTCCTATGATGCGTTTCTTGTCAAATGTTCTTTCCCATTTTTTATATTCGAGCATCTCTTTTTTATTTTCCACACAAAGTTCACTGTGTACTTTTAAACATTCGCATACATATTTATTTACCTTTTTGTCCCACTCGCATTCTTTAATAACAATTAAGTTAGTAACACATTCTCTGATTTCATTTTGCCGAGCTTCAGTTGATTTTCTTAGATCGATCATTGTTTTATTGCTAACTTTATTCACTTTATTCACTTTGTAACTTGAATAACATTTTTCACAACCATGCCAGTAGCATCCGTCAAATTCGTAAACAGTATCTGTTACTTCATCATATCTATACACGTTTGATAAACGTATAATTTCTATGTTTTTTTTCTCCTTCTTGTGAGTAAGTCAATTTTTCAATTTTTATTTAGAGAATATTATTCTCTAATATAATTATACATAACTTTAATCTTCTATTGTAAAGTATTTATCTGAAAGCATCACAATTGAATAGAATAGATTAGAAGCTATTTTATTTTTCACATTATTTTGGTAAGTCTCCAAAATTTCATTTGTTTCATAAACATAGTTTCTGTAATCATGTCCGTTATCAATAATATATTTCAAAATATTCAAATATTCAGGTTTCTTTTTGTATAGCAATTCAAATCCAGTACATCCGTTATTATTTCTATGACTAATATCTGCACCTCTATCTATTAAAAACTTTAATGTACTATATTTATCAATACATACACTACTATCACACAGATGAATAAAGCAGTTATTTCCGTTATTGTCCACAATATTAATATCAGCACCGTTATTTAATAAAAATTCAATCATGTTATCATTTCCATAAATACACATTAGCATTAATGATGTTATTCCATTATTTCCTCTATGATTTATGTCGACATTATTATTCAATAATATTCTTACAATGTCTTGTCTGAATTGTACACATCCACCAATTAGACATGTATTTCCGCTTAAACTAATTTTATTAACATCTGCCCCCTTGTTTATTAATAAATTTACTTTATTTAAATATCCGAGGTTACATGATAAAATTAACCCTGTTATACCTCTATTATCTTCTTTATTCACATCCATATTGTAAGATAGCAATAATTCTAACATTTCATCGTTGGGATAAGTACATGATAAAATAATAAGATTTTCACCATAATTATTTGATGTATTTATATCCGCCCCTCTGTCAATTAATAATTTAACAGTATCAACTTGACATCTATTACATGCGTTCATTATTGGTGTATTTCCAGATTCATCTTTACTATTAATATCGACACAGAAATCTAATAAAAAATTTACTATATCGATATATCCATTATTACATGCTATCATAAGACATGAAAGTTTATCGTCTTTACATGTTTCGCTGAATAAAGTTTTACATGAGTTTAAATCATTCAACACACAAGCTTTCAAAAATTTACTCATTTATATTATGATTGTCTTCGGATAAGATTTATTATCCCATATTCATAATTATTATGTCATTTTATATGAATATACATACACTGTATGTATCATCATTTATTTAATTATATTGTCTTTATATCATAATAACCATCAGAAATAAGAACAATAGATGAAAACAATTTTGATGCTCTCCTTTCCATTATAAAATCTCTTCTTAATTTAAAATCATTCCCATTCATATATTTGATAATATATTCAAGTCTATCAAAATTTTCATCACAATAATTATAATGTTCTGGTTCGGCTGCTAAAATATACTTCAATATTTCCAAATCTGTCTGATAGCAAGTTGTGAATCCATCTTTTTTGAGATTTTTGAGACTCAAGTATTCATAAGCTTTCCCATATGAAATGGAAAATCCCATTAAACGATCAGTTGTTACATGTTTAACATTTACCCCCTCATCAATTAGCAATAAAATTGTCTTTAGACAGCTTTTCCAGCAAGTTTTTATGAATCCAGTCTCTCCTTTGTTATCTACCTCTTCCATGTTCACACCTGCTTCTATAAGAATTTTAACAATATCAACTGAATCATTTTCACATGCATACATGAAACCAGTTAAACCATATATATCTTTTTTATTAATGTCAACACGTTTAGATAAAAAATAGACAATACAATCAAACACATGGTTACAAGCATATATAAAACATTCAAATATTATGGATGAATCACTGATATAATTGAGAAGACATTTTACAGTTGACGTTTTATTACTATTACAAGCTGAAACAAATTCTTTTTCAATGTCGCCTAAATTATTTATACCCACTTTTTTTATCAATAATTCAATTACATCACCATTATCATTACGACATGCATGTATAAATCCACATATATAATTAAACATTTTTCTTGATTCATCATGTGAAATGAGAAGTTCTACTATATCTTTGGATCCACCTTCACATGCTCTTAAAAATGAATCATAACCATGTATACTTTTCTTATAAATATCAGATCCTCTACTCAAAAGATATGTTACTATTTCAATACTTCCAGAATTACATGCATACATAAGGGATGTATTTCCCACATTTGTAGTCCAATTTACATTTACATTGTTATTAATTAAAAATTTTACAACTTCGATATTTCCAAAAATACATGCGGATATAAGTCCATTAAATCCATCTTTATAAACTTTGATTTGGCTAAACAATTTTTCACACGTTTGTAGATCGTTATTCATACATGATATTATAAAATTAATATTCTCTATATCATTGTTCACTACCCTTTTTATTAAGAATATACAATTATTTATACTTTTATTTTTACGTAGACTAATGATACTATCCCTAACATTTTTCATATATTGACCTTTGCTTATAGTATGTGTGCCAAATTCATCAAAAAACATGTTTGAAAAATATTTTTATTCAAAAAAATAAGAAATTATTTACAATTTGTAAATAATTATTATCACTATCGTATTTACTTCACAATATAATAATTATCCGAAACTAAAACAAATAGTGAAAACACATTCGATGCATTTTTCTGTAAAAAATTTTTTTTCTTTGTTTCATATATGGAATAATTTCCGTATGTATAAACCATTTCCATAATAGAATTTTCAAATGGAGGTAAATCCATATAGGCTATCATATATTATTTATTATTTATTATTTATTATTTATTATTTATAATTTAAAAATTTAAAAAATGTAAAATTTTTGCTTCATTTATAAACGGTATGTATATAGAATTATCTGATAAATTTCATTAATTATTTAGAACATAATAGTCATTTGATAGTAAGATGGAATATGAGAATATCATTGAAGGATTTTTCAAAGAAAATGTGTCGCACATATGTATTATTCTATATAATTCATATCATCTGGATGTACAACATATATATATATATTTATAATAGTCATATGATATCTTGGTGAAGTTGCAAAATATCTACAATTTCATATTTATTTCAAAAATAATCTGACAAAAATTTTATCAGAAAAATTAAAAAAAAATTTTTTATATATTAAAAGAGAAAAAGAATTTCAGACAACATTATGGAAATAAAAAAAGTTCTTTTAACTTATGAAGGACATATAAATATAACCAATTATACCATATGGTTATTATACAAGATTAAAATTACTAATAATAAAATAAATATTTTAATAATTTCTCACGAAGAAGAAAACACTGAGATATTACGTTCACACACAATAGTATTGATAGAATTCAATAATAATTTGCGAATATCTAACGATGATTATTTCAATTTCAATGATATATATTATGAAATGAAGATTATCAATAATTTAAATTATTTTAATGATTGTAAAATTTACTTCTGTGATAAACAATCTAAGAATACATTAATTTTAACTTATAAAAGATTTTATTTTAGACTAAAAGAAGAAATGTTAAAAATATACATATGTTGTTTATATTATCTCATAATTAATAATGATATATATGATATATTAATATCTCCTAAACGAGTAATGGAATTAAATAATCTTAATTTTTATTACAGAGAAGTATTAATATTAACGTTAACATCTGACGGAAAAAATATTATAAAATTAAATGTACCTCAATTCGTTATTGATAAAATCTGTTATTGGATAATGTTATTTTTCTCATATTTAAATTGAAAAAAATAAAATAAATAATATCAGTTTTCAAACACTGATAAACAATAAATGTACTTGAAAAATTTTCAAATATGCATAATGGGTTCATAAAGTATAGTATTCATCAGATGTGAGAACAATTAATGAAAATAAATCAGCTGAGATATATTGATAAATATCATTCTTAACTTCCTTAAACTCATTAGTTGTAAAATGTCTTTTTATTCTGTCACGTTCACTGGATTCATCGCATGTATCAATATATGACGGACATAAGGCAAGTATTAACAATAATATATACATATGTGGATCATTACCTAAAAGCTTATTTAAATTATTAATGAATCCAAAATTTTGCATTGTAAAATTAATATAGGAAATATGAAATCCAGTATCTCCTTTATAATTTTTATGATGTATATTCACATAATTTCTCACCAATAAAATTGCAACTTCTAATTTACCACATTTACATGCTAATGTAAAACTTGTATCACCATAACTATCCATACATTCTTTATCTGCATTCATTCTCAATAATAATTTAGCAATTTTTATTCTATCATAAATACATGCATACATTAACCCAGTCTTTTCATATTCATCTTTTTTATCAATATTTGTATGTAATGCCAATATTTTAACAATGTCGTAATTACCACGTGTACATGCTTTAATGAAACTTTTAAAAATAATAGAATAGTCCTCTAAAAAATTTACCATATATTCAACTATATTTGCATGTCCATTATTACATGATGTAATAAAACCATCATTTAAATCATATATACTATTTGCACCTATTGTATCTAATAAATATTTCACTATATCATAATATCCACAAGAACATGCTCTTACAAATCCTGATTCACCTTTCTGGTCTTTTTTATTAACATTTATTTTATGAGATATAAGTAATTTAACAATGTCTAAGTAATTACTTTCACACGCTATAATAAATCCGGATGTATTGGTCAATCTGTTATCATTTATATCAATCCCTTCCTTTATTAAAAATTCTACGAAGTCTGAAGATCCACTTTTACATGCAATTAAAAACGGTGTTCTCTTACCATTGTCTAATTCATTAATATTTAAACCATTATCAATGAGTAATTTTATCAATTCAAAATTTTCAAATCTACATGCTAATGTTAATATATTGTAATCCCCATATGTAAATTTTTTTAGATATATTTCTTTATCGATAAAAAATTTTACTAGATTAATATTTTCAAAAATAATGGACGTTATAAACCCAACATAATAATTAGTGATATTTTTCTCTTCTATTAACTTTTCGCATTTTTCAACACCATCATTCATACATGTAATTAAAAAATCGATATTTTGTACATCAGGATGAAAAATATTATTGATATATAACTTACATGTTTCAATTTTACCACTTTCATATGTTGATATGATGTCATGTTTTAATCTATCCCTATCTTTCCTGTTTGCACTACCATTTTTATTACCCAAAAACATATTTATTATAAAATTTATTTATAAAAAAATTCTAAAAATGAAACAATTTGAATTCTCACAGTTTTATATATAATATTTTTCTGTGATACAAAAACATTATTTATTTTCATTTGTTATATAATATTAAGAGATATTGACTCGGCCCATATGAAAAATAATTATAGAATTAGATAATTTTCAAAATAAAAAAGTATAAAATTTTGTGTTTTCTTTATTATTCTTATGATGTATTTTTTTTATTTTCATTATAAGTAAATTTATCATTAATTAATATTGTCAAAATTATTCTAAAAGAAAAATATTTATATAATAAAATAGTCGTTATGTTAACATCGTCATTAAGAAATGTAAATTCTTTAAGACCTTTTTCCGTAAGTAGAAGATGTGTAAACAGAACTACTTATGCAAATTTTAATGGTAGAAGCAATAAATGTTCTGTTTCTAATTTCATTGATGATTTCAGAGGGTCCAACGAAAAAAATTTTCCAAGATATGAACCAGTAGATATTAGAAACCATATAAGATCATTACGTCATGATGATATTAATTTTCATAATATCAATAAATATTTACATGCTTTCAAAAGAAATACTATTAAATCGGAAATAAATACAAACTCTACAGATGATGATATTCATCTTAAATCACTCAGAGAGCTTACAAGACGATTAGACTTTTTGGTGGAAAACGCTTTAAAGAGAAGACATATAGATGATATTATCAATACAAGACATTGATTTAAATAATATGTTTATAAACATTGTTTATAAGCCATTATCAATAATGTTACAAACATTAATTATAAGTGATATATTGCTATAAAAATTACTTTAATTTATAATAATCATCTGACAATAAAACAAACCATGAAAATAGTTTAGAGGCTCTCTTATCACATATTGATTTTTTCAACTTTTTATGTTCATCTGTTTTAACATATGCTTCTATAGATTCAACATCTTCTGTAGATAAGTCAGTAATATGTTCTCTATGATCATCATAAGATGACACTATTAATTTAATAATATTTATCCACCTAATCATTAATAAATCATGAGAGTGCTCACGTCTATATTTTTTATTAAACATTAACTTCAATATTGAGTTACCATTGCATTCATTGCGGATTATGTCTACATTATTATATATCAATATATTTACTACTGTATCCATATAATTAGTACAAGCTGCTACAAATCCTGTATGTCCCTTATTGTTTCTATGATATAAATTTGCTCCTCTATCTATTAATAATTGTATTGTGTCGCTAGTACGCTCATTCCATGCACAAGATGCTATAAAACCTGTATATCCTTCATTGTTCTTATGATTTATATTTGCTCCAGCTTCTAACAATAATTTAACTATATCAGTATGTCCAAATTTACATGCTTGTATAAGTGCTGTATCACCATACATATCTACATTGTTAATATCAACAATATTGACCAATAATTTAACAACTTCAGTGTGTCCATACCGGCATGCTTTCATAAATCCTGATTCATTATCAGCAATATCATATGATAATAACATTTTAACCATATCAGCATTACCATTTATACATGAAATTTTGAACAGACCATATCCGCATGGTGATATCGCTTTAACGTTAGCTCCATTGTCTATTAATAATTTTACAATATCAACATGTCCTTTTTCACATGATAATATTATAATTTTCTTACCATATTCAAATATGTCATCATATGCATTCACATTTGCACCATTTTTTATCATTATCTTTGCTACTTCCACATGACCTTCAATACATGATATTATCAATCCCAAATTTGCATTTTTAGCAATATCTTCTCTTTTAAATGTCTTTACTATTTCATCGTGATCTCCACTTCTACATAAAGTCATGAATGTATACAGATCCATTCTATGTTAATTTATTTTAAAAATTCATTCATAATTTGCCAATCATTTAAGAACCTTCAAGACAAGCATATACTGAAATATATTTTTATTCTTGTACGACAATCATTGACGTATAAACCCAGTATTCTTCAATTTTACTCATATAAATTTCTTTTCATAAATTCAATAACATTGTTATTAAAATTTTGTAGTACTACTTGACAGCATAATAATTATCTGATAGTAAAACAATTGCGGAAAAAATTTCGGAAGCCATTTTTCCATAAAATGAGTCTCTCAAAATTTTATGCTCCTCGGTTTTCATATACTGTTTCACTACTTCCATATCTTTTTCATCAATGTCGTTCATATCTCTCTTATAATCAATACAGTATGAAACTATTAATTTTATTATATCCATGGTTTTATTTTTAATGTCCACTTGACCTTCGTGTATTAATTCATTATATTTTTCAAACATAATTTTCAGTATGGACCTACCACAGTTGTCTCTATGTTTTATATTTACACCATTAATCATTAGCAATTTAACTATATTATAATGTTTATTAAAACATGCAATCATGAACCCAGTATATCCATCATATTCACCCCATGAATATTCTTTTATACACCTCTGGTACAGGTCAGCTTTATAGTTAATTAATATCAGTACTATATCTTTGTAATTATGCATACACGCTATTAAGAAACAATTGTGACCATATTTATTTTTATGATTGACGTTAGCTTTATTTTGCAACAATATCTTTATAGATTTAGTAGCACGCCATTGACATGACAATATTAGTGCTGTATTACTTGTATTATCAATATCCTCTAAATCAATTTTGTCTATCAAAAAATATATTACTTTCAATCTACTTTTATAGCATGCAACCATAAAACCAGTGAGACCATTGAGGCCTTTTTGATTCATATCAACGTTATGATTAATAAGTAATTTTATCATTTCAACATCATTATTGAGACATGCCGTTGCAAATGATCCTTGGAATCTCCAAGGACCTTTAATGTTAATATCTGCACCCCTGGCCAATAATAATTTAACAATATCTTTATTTTTACATTCACATGATGCTAAGAGAGGTGTGTATCCATTTTTATCAGTACAATTAACATCAACACCATGATCCAATAATAATTTTACTATTTTGATATTACCTCTCCGGCATGCTATTATCAAACCCGACTGTCCCTCCCTCTTTACATTTACTCCTTTAAGTAATCTCTTAAATGCTCTAATATTTCCATCCTTACATGACCATTCAAATGGACACAGACTCATGAGTAGCTGTCATGTATTATTTATTAATTAAAATTATTTGAAATTATAAATCATTTATAAACAATGTCTATAATCATACATGTTTCGACAATTATTTTAAAAGATAATAACCGTCTGACAGTAAAACAAAGCAGGAAAATATCGTAGAAGCTTTTGTCAGATATTTTATATCATGTATATATGCTTTCGATTTCTTATGCTCTTCTGTCTTTACATATTATTCTATATAGCTTACATCAGCTTAGTTTATATCATCTATATGTTTTCTATAATTGTCATAAGACGATACAATTAGTTTAATGATATTCATGTAATCATTTTTTGACTCAATTCTCATAAATGGAAGATCTTTAATATGATCAAATATTATTCTTAATATTGAATTCCCACCACAATCCCTGTGACTTATGTCTATATCATTAATCAACAATATTTTAGCTATTTCATACTTGGTACAGATACATGCTGTCATAAAAGCTGTATGTCCCCACGGTGTTCTATGATATAAATCTGACCCCTCATTTATTAGCAACCGCACTAAATCGCTATTATTATTACACCAGTTGCAGGATTTAATAAGACTGTTATATCCCCTATTATTTATATGATTTATATTTGCACCATTATCTAGTAATAACCTCATAACATCCACATTTCCATATTCACATGCACAAATAATTGGCGAATTTCCATTCATATCTATATAATTAATATTATCATTATTTAACAATAATTTTACAACTTCGATTTGACCATGTCTGCACGCTACCATAAAACCTGTCGCACCATATTTATCCTTTTTATCGATAATATTATATGATATTAATAATTTGGCAATTTCAACATTGCCTCTCATACATGAAATCTTAAATATATCATAATAAAAAGGAACGGGCATGGTTACATTGATATCAACTCAATTATCTAATAACAGTTTAACAACATTTATATGTCCACACTAACATGGTAATATTATAGGATATTTTCCATATTCAAACTCATGGTTACGTGCATTAATATCAGTGTCTATTTCCAATATTTTCTTCACCATTTCGATATTACCTCTTTTGCAAGAAATTAATAGTCCCAAATTAGCATTACTAATAATATACTCTCTTTCGAACACTTCCACAATTCTTTTGAATATCCCTCTTCGCACAAATTCGTGAATATATTTTGTCCATGTCTAATCGATTTATCTTTTTATTTTTTTTCTAATTTACTCAACAATTGTAAATAAATAGTAAACATGACATGGTGTGATAATAATAATAATTTAGGCATAGGTAATATTTGTTTGTAATACAAACAAATGTGTGAATATAACCATATGAAGAAATAATAGTCGGAAATTAACACAGAACAAAAAATATGTAAAACATTTCATTTTTGATAATTTTATATATACAAATTTAGATAATTATCTGATAACAAAACGATGTTGGAAAATATGATTGAAGCCGCTTTCAAAGCCATCATGTCACGTATATGTACTTTCAATATTTTATACTCGTCAGTCTTCATATATTGTTCTATATGATTTATATCTTCTGAATCCACAACATCTGTATGTTTTTTATAGTCGTCATATGATATAATCAATTTAATAATGTCCATATAACTATCTTTTGGTATACTTATGTGTCTAGGATTATTGTATAGCTTAAACATTGTTTTCAATATTGAGTTTTCTTCGAGATCCTTATGACTTATGTCCACTTTATTAATAGCCAATATTTCAGCTTCTTTATATTTACGACAGACACACGCTTTCATGAAAGCTGTATGTCCCCATATATCTCTTTGATATAGATCTGCGCCATTATCTATTAAGAACTTTACTAAATCACTATTATCATTATGAATGTTATAGGGATACTCTTTAGTATCACATGATTCAATAAGACCACTTACCCCACAATTGTTTACATGATTTATGTTCGCACCATTTTCCAATAATAGTTTCACTATATCTATATATCCATGTCCACAAGCATAAATAAGTGGTGAATGACCATTCACATTTATATCATTAATATTATCATTGGTTAGCAATAATTTCACAATTTCAATGTGTCCATACTTGCATGCTACCATAAATCCTGTTTCACCATACCTATTTTTAGAATCATTGATATTATATGAAATTAAAAATTTGATCACCTCGATGTTCCCATTCATACATGAAATTTTAAATATGTCGTAATTAAAACCAGCTGATGCATTGATATCAGCACCATTATCTATTAATAACTTAACAATATCTATTAATAACTTAACAATATCTATTAATAACTTAACAATATCTATATATCCGAGCGTACATGCTATTGATATAGGATTTCCTCTACTTTCAAATGGGCGAGGTTGTACATTAATATCAGCACCAAGTTCCAACATTCTCTTTACCATTTCAATATTATTATGACCACATGCACACAATAATACCAAATTTGCATTTCTAATAATTTCTTTTATTTCAAACGTCTCTTCTATTTCTTTGAAATGTCCCTTCTCACACAAATCGAGAAATTTTTGATCCATATTCATATACATATTCATATACATATTCATATACATACTCATATCTGATTAATTTTTTTACTATTTTTCAAAAAATTTATTTAGCAATTTCTAATAAGTATTGATAAAATTTTATTTTATTTATGGCTTTCCTTCATGTGTTTGTAATATTCATGTCAATATAAAATGTAAATAATATCCATTTGTATTACAAACAGATATGTAAATATAATCATATGGAAAAATAATCACCTGAAAGTACCACTGTACAACAAAATATGTGTGATGCTTTTATTTCTGATAGTTTCGTGAGCACAAGTTTGGATTTTACAACATCTAAGTCGTGTAAACCTATATAATTTCTAAAATCTAAATATCTTTCAATAACATCACATGATAAATTAATACTTAATGGAATATCATGCTCAAAATGAAGATAACAATCCAAACTATTTGCATATCCACCTATCACAATGAGAAAGTATTTGCGATCTTCATACGAATTACTCATATTATATATACCTCTAAATAATGGCATTTTCAATCTTTGTCGTGTCGTTACACTTTAATGTATCCATGATGCTCCATAAATTTTAATTATCAAAACTTTTGACAATATAATCATTTTATGATGATTATGTAGGTTACGTATATTTAAAATATTCATCCGGTAGCTGAACTGTGTAAGCGAATATATCTGAAGCTTTATACATAAATAATTATTATTAATAATTACTTTAACTTCAAAGTGAAAAAAATTTAATATCAACAAATGAGACAACATTTTACATTTACATAGGTTATTTAGACATGAGTGATCTTACTCTCATTTTTTTGATAAAATATACGATATATGTAAAATAAATATTTTGATAATTTCTCATGAGGAGTAAAAAGATTTTATACAAACATATGGCTGTATTAATAAATTTCAACGATTTTTTTGAAATAACATATAACAACCATTTTAATTTTAAAGACATACGTTGTGAAACGGAAATTATAAAAAAAAATTAGATTATTTTAATTACTGTAAAAATTATTCCGCTGAAAAAGAATCAGATATGACAATAATTTTAAATTATGATCGATTATACTTAAGGTTCTGAATCTGGATTCGAATGGTATCGAAAAAAAATTTCAGGACTATTCCAATAAGCCATTCTTCAGAAAAATTGGTATTGGGTGGTACCTGGGAAATGCTAGACGTTAGTCTAGTATTTTGAGGAACATTACATATAGAAAAATAATTGTCCGACAGCAATACAGTACAACAAAATATATGAGACGCTTTTATTTCTGATATTACTGTAGATACAGCTCTAGATTTTTCATTATCTAAGGAAGATAAACGCACACAACCTCTGAATTCTAAATAATTTTCAATAATGTCGCACGATAGGTTAATTTCCAACAACCTCTTCACTACCACAATATTACCTTTTTTTTTGCAAGAAATTAACAGTCACATTTTTTCATTTTTAATAATATATTCTCAATTCTTTTGAAACACTCTTCATTATACAATTTTTTTGAACATACATATGTTTATGTCTAATCGATTTATCTTTTTAATTTTTATTAATAATCTACTCAATAATTGTAAAATTTTAGCAAAGGTGATATTTGTTTGTAATACAAACAAATAAGTAAATATAATCATATGGAAAAAAACAACATATGATGATAAAATATATGAGACATTTACGTTTCTGGTAGTTTTATAAATACAGATTTAGATAATTATCTGACAACAAAACAACACTAGAAAATATCATTGAAGTGTTCTTCAAACACATCGTATCACGTATATATCTTTTTAATATTTTATGTTAATCATTTTTAATATATTTCTCTATATAACTTATATCATCCTGACTTACATCATCCGTATATTTTTTATAATCGTCATATGATGATACAATTAGTTTAATAATATTCATATAACAATCTTTTAATTCAATTCTTCTAGGGATAAGTTCACTAACAAGTTTAAACATTACTTTTAGTAATGAGTTTCCACCATGACATCTATGACTTATATCTGCTTTATTAACTGCTAATATTTTAACAGTTTCATATTTAAGACAAATACACTCCCTCATAAAAGCTGTTCTTCCCCGTGTATCTCTCTGATTTATATCAGAACCTTTATTTATTAAGAATTGTACTAAATCAATATTATTGTTCGGTGCGTCACGGGAAACAATAAGACAGTTTTCACCTTGATTGTTTATATGATTTATGTTCGCACCTTTTTCCAATAAAAATTTTACAACATGTATGTTTCCATATTTACAGGCATACATAAGTGCAGAGTGTTTATTTATGTTTATATCATTAATCTTATCATTACTTAGCAGTAATTTTACAATTTCAATATGTCCATATTTACACGCTATCATAAATCCTGTCATACCATATATATATCCTTTGTATCATTAATATTATCATTACTTAGCAGTAATTTTACAATTTCAATGTGTCCATATTTACACGCTATCATAAATCCTGTCACACCATATTTATCCTTTGTATCATTGATATTATATGATATTAATAATTTAACAATCTCAATATTTCCTCTCATACATGAAATTTTTAATATATCATCATAATAAAAATAACCACTAGGTGTTGTTACATTGATATCAGCTCCATTATCTATTAATAATTTAACAATATCGATACCAGCATGATATTGTTATAGGTTGATTATAATATTTAAATATAGGACTCTGTGTATTAACATCTGCACCAATTTCCAACATTTTCTTTACCATTTCTATGTTATCATTCTCACAAGAAATTAATAATACTAAATTTGTATTTCTAATAATTTCTTCTCTCTCGAATGTCTCGACAATTTCTTTGAAATGTCCCTTTTCACACATATAGAGAAAATTTTTATCTATATCCATGTCTGGTCAATTTTATTCGACAATTACTAAATTTTTTAAATTAAACTTTTAACATTTATTTGCGACATTTTATCACAGAAATAAATGTTATTAATTTGTATTGCAAACAAATATATAAACATAATTATATAGAATGATAAATGTCTAACATTTGATAATATAATTTGATATGACAAATTTTTCATCACAGTAATTGTAATATACAACAACCATTTTATTTTTGCAAGATAGTAGTGTAAAATAATTCAGGTGTATTATCATTCTTACTATGAAAAAATATTTATTAGCATTGCTAGTAAATATAATTTTTTATTATTTTTTAATATTTATATACATCTCACATTCTTAAAAAGAGTTGAGTGTTTCTCCTATTAATTTTTCCATCTCTCCAGGAATAACATTGAAACAATCAATACAATCTGCAGTTGGAACAGTGAAATACAAGGATGAACTTCCACCTACACCATAAAAAGCTACTGTAAACCTGGTCTCATTTCCACTAACATCAATTCCAGTATATCCATTACTTTCTCTGAAGACAATATTTGTTTCTTCACCATTTTTGACTTTATTTGCAAATTCTCTCCATGTTGATATTGGATGTATATTATCATGAAATTCTACATCAAAGGATGTTCTATCTGTTTTGTATGAAAAACAAATGGATGGAGATGGATAATTTTGTGGTTCATTTCTGTTTTCAAACAAGGTTTCTTTGTCTTCTTCCCATGATTCAAGGTCAAATCTGAATGTTAACATGTTTATCAACTTTTTTTTTTACTTTTTTTTATAAAAACTTTAACATTTTTAGTTCTAAATAGCTTCCCGTTTGTAGTAAACACTTATCATATAAATTATATGTTTACTTTTTGTATCCATCTTAGCATAAACACAACATTATATTTGATTTTGTAAATTTATCAGTGGGTATAATTGTTTCCAAATTAAAATTATTAACAATTAACATTGTTAACATTCGGATACAATATTTCATTTCTAAAATAATATTATATCATCTTCAGGTTAACAAACATAAATATAATTCATTGAATTATATATTTATTATTTTTGATATTTACCTAAAAATATTATTAATAAATTTTGATAATTTTGATCTATTATCCTTTTCTTCCCACCGTTTAATATAATTATTTTTTGCAGTTACATCTGCACCTTTTTCCACTAATATATCAAAAAGTATTTTATCTTTATTGAAAAAGCTATTCCTTAAGGGTTCGTTATTATTTATATGAAGATCTGCATCATGTTCCAATAATAACTTTACAATTTCGTAATGTTTAAAATTACATGCATTTGTAAGTGGTTCATCATTAAAAACATGTACATCTGCTCCATATTCTAATAACATTTTTGTTATTGTATAATATCCCTTTTCAGTACTTGTTCTTAAAGCATTATTATGATCACTATGTGGATCAGCACCATTTTCCAATAAAAATTTCACAATTTGTTCATTCCCTCTCTCCACATGTTTTATTAATTTTTCCGATATTACATAAGATGATGTAAGTCTCACAAAGAAATTACATAACACCATATCATTTGTATTCAAACACTCTTCGAATATCTCATGTATATGATCTAATAATATATAATAATTAGCACGACTGTTGTTTAAATAATCTAAATTAGCACCATTTTCAATTAATATTTTTAACATATCCAGATATCTACGTGATATTGATATTTCCACACCTACAATATGAGAAGCGCTTGTATCACATCCTATACTAATTAAATATTTAAATATTTCTACATTATTGGTACTATACACATCTGGTAAGAATATAAAAAAATTATTTTCAACCAATTTTTTGCTATCATATAACCACTTAATTAATTTTAAGCTGTGTTCATTTTTCTCTTTTATAAATTCACATACATCCATTATAAGTATTTGAGTAAATTTAACATCTGGTATATATATTAATCCATCTACTTCATAATATACTATTCGTCTTGCCGCAATCACATAATCTCGAATAATATATGTTGAGTTGAATACTAATTCTCTTATATTGTGTTTTATATATCTTTCTTTTATATTTTCTTTTCCTTCCGTGTTTATGTATGTTTCTACCAAATTAAATTTCAGAAGGGGAACCACATCATTTTGTATATTTACATTGTCTTCAAACAATTCAATAAATTTACTAATGTTAGTTTCATTGATATATTTCACGACATCTTCATATACGCTTTTTCCATCACACTCCTCAGGAATATCTGCAAATCCAACAAATTTTAAATATTTTATGAGTGACTCATCCGACACTACATTTAAATGTTTATCATACTTAAAATGTAAATATAAATCCAATTCATCTTTATATTGTAATATCATCCTGTTTAACTCATTCACACTGTCAGAATCACCAAATGTCGTAAATAAATCATTAAATAGTGGAATTTCAAGTATATCTTCCTTATACTTTTCAAATTTCTCTCCCATTGTTGATAAACAAATTTATAAAAAAATTTTTTATAAAGTATTTAATTTTTTTCAAGCAATCCTATAAGTAAATGATAACAAATAAATAAATTATATTTATATATTAATAAATTATATTTATATATTAATATAGTTGATATAAATTATTAATAGTATTAGTAAAATTAATATATTCACTATCTGATAAAGTTATCATATCATTACGATGATTATATTTTGAATAATTTTGAATTATATAATCATATAATTCTATAATTACGTTTTCATAATAAGTCAAAAATAATAAATAATTTTTATATATTTCTTTATTTTCCGATATAATTATTGATATTTTACGTCCAAATAAATTTGTCCCATTGTATAATACAATTAAACTAACTATTTTATTAGATTTTATTATTTTTGGTATATAATTAATTGTAAAATAATCGATATTTATTTTTGTGAATAACTTGAGTAAATCTTCCTCATTAATAAATAATTCGTTGGTTCTACCAATGTTATATTTTATTATACCATGTTTATTAACTATATATTTATAGATATTATAAGCATCTTGTTTATTTTTGCAAAATATTTCATAATAAGATTTTGCTTGATTATCATCAAAGTGAATGAATATTTTATTCTTCATAAATATATATTTTTCTATAATTATGTATACTCTATATTTTTCAATATTTTTATATTCTGGAGGATTATCTGACATTTTAAATTGTAAAAAATTTCAACAAATTAATTTTTATTATAACCCAAAAATATTATCATCAATGTTAAAACAAAATTATAAAATAAAATTATTACAATATTTCAATGATACGTTGAGTATAGTTAATTCAAATGATAATTCTAAAACAATACGGTTATATCTTATTTATTAAATCTTGTTTAATGTATATTTTTGTAAGATATTTAATTTTTTTCAAACAATCCATGAGGGGATAACAAATAAATAAATTATATTACCATTGGTAATACTGAATATCTAGTTTAAATAGTAGAATTTGCAAATCGTATATCAGTCCCATACCCATCATAAAATTTACCTTTCAAAATAAATTCATCTGTTAAACTTTCAACATTGTATAATACAGTACTTGCTACCAAATAATATGGTGTATTTATCTCTATCAGGAAAACAGCATCAGTAATTTCATCGTAACATACGTCTATAGTACAATCTTGGTACCATAACAAATTTATTACACTTTTTGTAAATTCAACTATTATTTTCTTCATGTAATTTTTATTACGTTTACATCCAACCAGATTGTTCTGGCTTATTGCAACACATAATCTTGATGTTACAAAAACTCGAAATTCTGGCATATCGGGTATAAAATCCCAACACTCCCTCAAAAATAAATATTGTTTCCAATGGTTGTTCTTTAGAGCAGATAGTGTTCTTGGTGAATTTGACAATAATGACACTATTTTCTCAGATGTGGATGCATATGGTACTTCTACATCTTTTGGTGATACTGATGATAGTTTTACAAAAACTTTATCAGTAGTAAATTCCTTTATGTAAGCATTAAACTCTGGACAATTTTCATTTTCAATTATTTTTCTAACTTGTTCATCTGATAGAGGAATTAACACACTTTTCATTGTAATGCCTTTATTTTCAATTAATGGGTACCAATGTTCAGCACTGAAATATTTTATCATCATATTATGTAAATCATCAATTGTAATTATATTTTTATCGACACAATTATCATCATCCAAGACTATTCCCATTGTATCTTCCAATTCATCTGCAAGAATTTCCACATCACCATTCTCCAAGTGAATTCTATCATCTTTTGTTTCTGATATCATTTCAATAAAGAATTTTTTATTTTTTACCACTATTTTATATTTTCAAAGTGTCAATTGTATCTTGGTGAATATGATAAAAATTTATCTCCAATAATTTTAAATTTTCATAAATAAAAATTTCAAAAATTATGGAGGTGTCTAACACAGATGTATTGAAGAATATCCCCCTGGTAAATGATTTGTTAAATAGCTTTAATAATGTCAATCTTTCAGAACATTTTGATAAAAGAATATTGGACATCTACACAATTTTAAACAGTGGCGAAATTCAAAATTCTGATAATTTTAAAATAACAGACAAGGAAGTGTATGACTATATTAATTTTATTGATTTTACAGCTATTGATGATAATCAATACAAACTAATATGTAAGTATATAAATAGATCTAATATTACATCACTTTTTGAACTTTTTAACAATGATAATATTAAAAACAATTTATTTCCATTACTTGATATTGATTTAGCAACTCGTTGTCCTCAATTTAAGTCATTTGAAGTACAATATCTTGAACATAATTTTAGCGTCGTTCTCGAAAAAAGACCATTATTATTGAAAAAATATATTGTGTTTAAGAATAAATATGTTTATTACAAATTAGTGAAAATTCATACAAATAGCACAAAAAAGAAAAATCATAACAATAAATTAATACAAGATTTAACACTCGCGGTACGTGATGGACATTTGGATGTTGTTCAATACTTATATGAAATTGGTATGAATATACCAAAAAATAAAAAGTCATCTGGTGAATATGAATATATACGTAATTGTATATCCAATAATTTTGAACTTGCATGTGAAAATAACTATATATCTATTGCTAAATATTTGTTGAATAATGGAGCCAATATTGAATATAATAATGGTAGACCTCTTAGAATAGCGTGTGTAAATGATCATATCGATGTTGTAAAATTCTTAGTCAAAAATGGTGCTAGTGTTAACAACAATATTTATTGTAATTTAAGCCATTTGTACAAAAAGAAACATAGTATCGATATTGTAAAGTTTTTAATAGAAAATGGTACTTGTGTCACCAATAATAATAATTCTCCTTTGATGACTGCATGTAAAAATGACAATATAGAATTAATAAAATTATTCATCGAGAATGGTGCTGACATAAATGCTAGAAGTAGTACACCTCTAAAAATATGTCTTTACTATGAATATTTAAATACTTCTAAATTTTTAATTGAAAAAGGCGCAATTATAGATGAAGAAATGCTAGTGTTAAGCATTTTAAACAGATCAAATAAAATATTCATGTTATTAATTGAAAATGGATATGTTGTTGAAAAAAATAAAAATAATTTACTTGTTTTTGCAGCTTGTAAAGGATGTTTATCAATTGTTGAATATCTAGTTAAGGAAGGTGCAGATATTTCTCACTGTAATAATAAAGCATTAGTACTGAGTACTGCTAACGGGTGGATAGATGTTGTTAAATATTTAGTTGAACATGGAGCTGATTGTTCTGCAGACGGATATAAATCTTTATTTATAAGTCATATACATAAACATAACAATATACATAATTTTTTAAAATCACATATTAAATCAATGGATGTCAAAATAAGTTTTGATTTTAAAAATATACAATTATCTGTAAATACCCATATAATTACAGATAATTGCATGAATAATGAATATTCAAGATGGATTTCAAATTATTTTATTTTAGATTGGTTAACTCATACATCATGTGGATATATTACTGAAATTAAATTTTTTTCATCTTTGTATACAAATCCAGTAGGTCCAGTTGGATCACATGGTTATGTCGGATAACTGATAATATGATATATAGTCTGTGTTTAATAAACATAAATTTTAGTTTTTGTATGTTTTTATAGAACTCAAACAATGAATTTTATGTTTCAAAATTTAAAAAAAAATTAAAAATTTTTAATTTTAAATAAAAATCTCCTTAAATACTTTTTTTCCATTAAAAAGTAATTGAGTTTCTCGAATTAGTAATAATAACAATCACCCACTAATACTGTTAGTGGGTGGCGTGGCCAAGTCGGTTAAGGCACCAGTCTTATAAGCTGGAAATCGTGAGTTCGAGCCTCACCGTCACCATTTTCAAGATATTTTTAATATCCACTAATACTGTTAGTGGAGATTCAATTCAAACTTTAGAGGATTATATGATTTACTTTGTCTTTACATTCTCTCATATTTGAATTATATATGGGATATGAAAAACACTAAATGTATGAAATATATGCAAAATTTATATATTCTACTTCTGATACTTTATTCAATAAATTAATTATATTATCACTGTTAATATGTATTATGTTGTTATACTTTCTTTTCCTAAATTTTGTACATCCCTTCCCATCTTGTGATTTATGATATGAGATACATTATAATCTGAATATATTCTTGATATATTTACAACTAAAGGTGTCTTTCCTATTACTTATATAGTATCAATTTAATTAAATTAATTAAATTAATATGTAATTTTACATTATTTTATAACTTAAGAATTAATTTCTTCTAAATATTCTTTTATCTCAACTACATCAGAATATAATTTCAATATTTCTAATGGTGCTCCCACTTCAATTAAATATCTGACTATATCAATATAACAATTTTTTGCACTGATTTTCAATGGTTTATTATCTTGAGATGTAATATTGGCGCCATTCTCAATAAGATATACAACAGTTTCTAATTGTTCATTTTCACACGATTCAATTAGTGCTAAGCCATCAAAATTGTTTATATCAATGTATATTATTAATAATTTAATTATGTCTAATCTCCCATGTTTTGATGCATAAATTATTGATTTATTGTATGTTCTATCTGCATATTTACCATAATCATTATCTACAAGAAATTTCACAATATCTACATGGGAATTGTTTGATGAAATTTCCAATATTTCATTTACATAATAACCTATGTAATCTTTAAAAAATATAACCAATTCCAAAATATTTCTTTCACACGAGTCCATTAATATATTTTTAATTGTATTAGTATCTGATTCATCATCATAAAGGTGTTTTATTATATGTATATATGATTTCACTCTTATATCCTTTCTATATAGATATATAAAATTCATCGCTATATTTTTATTTACTCCTACAGATATCAAACATTCAACTATATCTACATGTTTCTCTAATTTATCCATATGTAAACTAGGATATATCACAGCATATTTTAACATATAATTTTTATTAGAATGTTCAGAACCGTCCAAAATCGTGTTAAATTTATCAATTTTGTGAATATAATTTATATCAGCTCCCAACTCAATTGAATATCTTATAATATCCAAGGAACCACCTATACATGCTTCTAATAAAATATCATCAATACTCTTTATATATGTTTCAAAATATTTTATCAGTTCCAAATAACCTATGTTCGCAGAAAATAATAATATTTCTTCTATATGACACGGTTTTATTAATTCATTAACATGTAAATATTTTATAAACTCAATAGTCTTATCTCTATCAGCAAAGTGTAGCATACATTTTTGTATGTCATCAATTTTTACAGTTTCATCTGTTACAGATTTAAAATATTCATGAAAGTATATAATAATATTATAAAGTCTATTATTTATAGCATATATGATAATTTCATCCACTCCATCAATATGTACATTATTTATATTCAAATATTTGAAAAAATTAATACATTCTTCCTCAGATACTTTTTTCATTAAATCAATTACATTTGTATTATTGATATGTAAACATTTATAAATTACTTTTTTAATAAATTCAATATTACCACCATGGAATCCAGCTGAAATAATCCTATGAACATCTTTAATTTTTTCTAGTTTCATATAATTATCCATGACATAATCAATTATATCACTATCACCTGTCATAGCTGCCGATTCAAGTAATTTATCATAATCTATAATTTCAAATTTATTTAAGACAAATTTTACTATATTCATCTTATTATCATTGATTAGTGTGAATTTACACAATTCATCTTCATCTTCATCCTCATCCTCAATATCATGCATAAATATGTTAAATTCAGTTAATTCCGACTTTCCCATTCTATTACCTTTGGAAACATTGGTAGAATGTCGTATTATACTATAACCATATCTGTTAATATCCATACCATTCTCAAACATATATATTATTACATCCATATGACCATTTCCTGCTGGTGCATTCATCACGTCTTCACCATAATCGTTGACACCTATGTTATAATCTTTGTTATATTCTAATAAATATTTAAGTGTGTTAATTCTACCATATTTACACACTTTTTTGAATGTATCCCTAATGTGACTCACATATACTTGTTGTATAATTTTTGGCATTAACATTTCTACCATTTCCACATCATCCTTTTCCGATATCAGACATCCTAACGTATGATGATGATCTATATCCACATTATTTACTAAATATTTAAAAACTTCTTTATGTCTAATTGAGAACATTCCCCAATTGCATACTGAATATTCTGTTACCATATAAATATTCCATGCTTTATTCATCAAATTATTATCAATTATACATTTTGTCGAAAATATTACTATGTCTAGATGTCCATTCATAGCTGCTTCACCTATTGATTCACTTAACACTTCCACCAATACATATTCGTATTCTCTTATAATTTCATTTATATTTATTTTTTCAACTATATATTTAACAACTGGCAAAACACCAATTGTAGACGCATCATATATGTCATATATTATATCAAATTTACCCTCTCTAATATTAACTTTCTTGTGTATACCATATGTTTTATCATCAATAATAAAATATTTACCATATTTACCTTTGTATGCTAAATATGGATCTAATAAACTTGTATCATGTCTTAATACCCACTCCATGTTCTTCTCAATCCATTTTTCTTTTATTTTACCTTTTATTGTTATATTGTCGATAACTCCAAAGTTTAAATATAAAGATGCTATGTTGTAAGGTAAGAAAGGTATCAACTCTTCCGATATATCATTGTTATCAAATAAATTATTGAAATATGAAATATTGTTTACATTTATATGTTTAACGACATGTCTATAACATGATGGATCTATGCATGTGAAATTAATAAATTTTATATAATTGTAAATATCCTCGTTTGTATATTCAATATTTTTATACTCTATCATGTCCTTATGAATTTCAATCATTCTAGGATCTATGAAGTTGACTACATCAGAAGTACTATATATTTTTGTCACATCTTCAACTAATGGAATTTTTTCATTATATAACATTTATTCTGTTATGAAAATAATTTATTTTCATTTTATTTATAACTTATTTTTAAAATATAATTTATGAATGACGAACAGCTAAAAAATTGATAATATGCTAGACAATATTGAATATATAATTTAATTTTCATCATCACTCATATAACTATCATCACTACCATAATGATTTTCATCATATATATCGCTATAATCAAAATTACTATCAGAATCAAAATCACTTGAATAACTATCCGAATCTGAACCATCATAATCATTATCTTTAATCAGATCACATCTATTTATGTCAACCAAATAATCATGTACCTCTACAATATTAGAATATTTTCTTAACAAATTTAATGGTGCTCCCTTCTCTATAAAAAGTTTAACTATTTCTATACTGCCTCTTCTAGCACATATATTTAATGCTTTATAATTACAAATTCTTATATCCACATCATTTTCTAAAAAATACTCAATCGTCTCTAAATAATTGTATATACATGATTTCATCAATGCCAAACCTCTACAATTATTCACAGAAACATAATTTACCAATATTTTGATGATGTTTAAATTATCATTTTCAGCTGCATTAATTATTGATTTATTACTATATTTTTTTATATGTTTACTATACTCAGAATTATCTACAATAAATTTGACAATGTCCACATTGTTATACTTAGAAGAAATTTCTAACATTTCGTTTATGTGATAGTATATACCCAATTCTAAGAAAAATTTAATGAGTTCTAAATCATTTTCAACGCATGATTTTATTATGATATTTTTTATTATATTCTTCTCAGTATTATCATCATACAAGCGTTTAATCAATTTTACGTATGTATTAGTATTTATCTCTTCTCTATATATATGCACATATTTCATAGCCTTGTTTTTGTTTAAGCCAGTTGTTACCAGATGTGTAATAATTTCATCATAGTTATTTTTGTCTTTATATTGTCCATGGAACTCAGATGTATTTAACATGATATATTCAATTATTCCATGTCTCTTTGAATAATTATGTTTAAATACAATATCATGTTCTTCTCTATGCATATAATTAAGATCTGCATTTAAGCTAACAGCGTATTTTATAATTTCTAAATGCCCTGCTAAACAAGCTCTTATTAGAACGACATTAACATTTTTAATATGTGATTCAAAATATTTTACCAATTCTAAATATCCTTTAAGTGTGGCTAAGTATACTATTTCCTCTATATCATGAATTTTTATCATTTTCTTACCATGTAAATATTTAATAATTTTTGAACACTCATCTTCATTCTCAGAATATTTTATACATGTTCCAATGTACTTTAAACTTATTTCATATACATTTTCAAAATTAAAAGGGTTCAACTTTTCACATATACGAGCGATTGTACTAGAATATTTTTTATCACATATAAATACTGTTAAGTCATAATAACATTTTTCTACAGCATATGATGCTATTACTTCTATATCGTTGATGTATATCTCATTATTGCACATATATTTAATGAAGTCTATATATTCTCCCTCTTCAGATTTATTGAGCAATAAAATCATATCCATAATGCTAATATGGTATCCTCTATGGATAATGCGTTTTATAAAATCAATACATCCACCACGAAAAGCTGCAGATAATACACCTTTTATATTTTTTATTTTGTTGAGATAGATTTTGTCGTCTATTATCAAATTAATGATTTCTGTGTTACCAGATCCTGCGGCAAGTTTTACTAAAATATCACTGTCTACATTTTCCAAATCTTTCAATTTTTCTAGTATGTACTCAATCATATCTTTATTTTCATCATATATAGCTCTATCTATTATTTTACTCCAACATTTATCAATGCTTACACCACATTCTATTGCATATTTTACAATGTCCCAATGATAATTTTCTGATGCTACATCCAATATATTATAGCCATGTTCAACAATATCAATGTGTACTCCACAATTCATTATATATTTAAACCCATCAGTATAACCACCATTACATATCCAATATATAAAATTTGTAAGTTTGAAATTGTATGTGTCTCTACTATCGGTGCATATTTTTTGAATAAATTTATTCATTGGTTCCACGTCATTACTAAATTTCATCATATTAAGCAATGAAAAACATGGGTTTATATCCACCTCTTCTATGAAATATTTCAAAATTTTTTCATTATCACCAGCAAATCTTCCCCAGAAAAATGATTTATATCTTCCCAATTCAAATGTTTTCTCTGTTAGCTTTAACATATTATTTTTCTTTAATGTTTCAGTTAAGAACATTACAATTTCCAAATAACCATTTTTAGATGCTTTACATATACTCTCAGAGCATATATAAACAAACAAATCTTTATCTTTATCTTCTACTATTTTTTCCAAATTAGTCATGTCAATGATATATTTAACAACTTTAAAAAATCCTTGCTCAGACACATATGTAAGATCGTGTATTATATGATTTGAATCAAATTTCCTCCAATTAATCTTCTTGTGTGCTCCATATACTTCATTATTGATGGAATAATATTCACCATATTTACTATTATATATAATATATAAATTTAAAAATTTTGTATAATATTTTATCACCCACATTATATTAGAATATATCCATATTTCTTGCAAATACCCGGGTGTTTCAAAATTCAAATATTTGGAAACTGTTTTATATTCCAGATGTGGTATCAGTTCCAAAGTTATATCTTCATTTTTAAATAAGCTTGTAAAATATTTGATATTATCCTTATTTATATATTTAGAAACATGTTTGTAATGAATTTTATCCATACATGTGAAATTTATAAATTTTATATAGTTGTAAATATCCTCATTAGAAAAGTTAGAATTTATATTTTCAGTTAAATTTTTATGTATCTCCAGCATCTTTACTTCAACAATATTTGTAACATCTACATCTGAATATGTTTTTGATATGTCATCTAACAAGGGAATTTGTTTATCCATTTTGTAGTATTTACCAAAAAAATTTTATCAAAAAATAATCATTTAAAGTTGTAAATTTATTCACAGAATAAATTAGTGTTAATATTTATTTACTTAACATATCTAATCACGATCACATGGTTTCATATATGGAATACCAATTTTCTTAAGTATATCCTCCTCAGATGTACATATTACTTTATCAACAGTTAAAATATCTTTATTAATATGTACTTCCGCCCTTTCTAATTTTAAATCATTTCTTGGAGGTCCATGATATGACATCCACTTTTCATTTAAATGAAAATTTGATCTTATTGCAGCTGTTCTACATTTTTTATTAAATTCACCTGATCCCGTAAAATATAAGACAGCATATGGAAATTCTTCTTCTTTGCATAATTCTATGTCAATTTGTCTATGAATTCCCCTTATGTTGATTATATATCTATATTTTTTTGGACCAGATAACACTTGTTCCTTGAAAAAGCCAGGAAGAGATGTGATTTTTTCAATTACATTTACATATTTATTTTCCACAACAAGTAAATCTATATCTCCTGATGTCTCTTTTCCTCTACGATATGATCCACATATTAAAAATCTCATCCTTACACTGAATAAATGTCTCGTTAACTCCCTCTCTAAATATGTTATATCTGCCCTTGGAATTCTTGTTTCCAATTCCTTATAGTATTTTAAATATATAAGCTGAGTTCTATTCATCAATGATGTGGGGACACTTTCAATATCTCTATATCCATTTTCGTACCATTTTCTCGCAGTTACATCTCCAACTCCTGATATCTTTTTAAATTCACTCATTGACTCTTTCTTTGAAATAGATTCAATTGTTAAATTTTTGATTTTAACATCTGTCTCATCTACAGGATCACTCACTCCAGCATAAAATAAAATTCTCTGTTTTATTCTATCTCCAATATTTTTATATTTTGTATTTTTAAATTCATCTATATCAATATGTTCTGGAAATGCTGACAATGTTCTAATAGCATTTGTATATGCTTTTATCCTGTATATTTCTGATGAATCTTGATTTTCTTTGAGTAACATTATAAATGTTATTAATTCTTCACGATTCATCGTTTGTCTTCCGTTATTGGAAAAAATTTTTTTGAAAAATAATTTTTCTTATATGTCATTTACATATTTTACACATGTATACCACCTTTCCATTACACATATATTCAAAATTATCACTTTATCCCATGTTCACAATTAATACTCATCTATATATTATAATTTTAATATTTTCACATGTATTTATCTTGAAAATTAACATTTTTATTCGAAAAGAACATTTTAAGCAGATGTACTGGTCTTCTACTATTTATTTTCTAAATAAGTGTAAAATTGTCAAAATATTATAGCGACAATCAGTTATATTTTCAGCAATTTGACATACCATTAATAAAATTTTTTTGATAAATTTTTTCTTTCAAGATGAAAATAACAGATTTTTATGTGGATAGTGATGTCTTATCAAGAAAAATGAACGACATATATAACAGATCGTTCACTCAAAGACATATCGAATCATTTGATGACGTTTATAACTACATTATATATACTCATGGATCATGTATTTCAGACAAAAATGAAGAATTTGAATATATCTCAAGATTTATAACCAAAAATAATATCAATTTGTTTAGGGACTTACTTGAATATGATGGAATTAGGAACAGTATATTACCAAATTTACCACATGATGTTATATCCGAGTACATATGTTTTAACATTGATAATATTCTCATTGAAAATAAGTTCGAGACTTGGGAATGTAAATGGTTCATTAACAACATTGAATGGATTCATGAATTTAAGAAAGATTTGTTAAAAAAGTATGTAATATTTGAGGGTATTTCTTATTACTACAGAAAGAGGAGATGCTATTATAAAATTAACAAGAATATCATTATGGTAGAAACAGATGTGTCAGAAACACGGATTTTAAACAAAATGCATTCCTCTATTGATGAATGTTTTTTCATAATGTCCATTGAAGATAAAAACATTGATATGATTGAATATTTCGCACATATATGTACAGATTTTGAAATTTATAAACATGCTCTAATTGTAGCCACAATTAAAGGATATCTTCAAATTATCAGGTATATCTTATCAATTTTGACATTAACATACAATATTAACGATATGGAACTTTATAATAATTTATTAGTAGTTAGCTCTGCACACAATCATTTAAATTTGATTGTTTACTTTGTTGAACTCGGTGCTGATATTAATTCAAGATACACTTATAAAAACTTCACTTATGTTGATGTGGGATTGACAGCACTTAAAGTGAGTGTCATGAATGGTAGTTCAAGCACAGTTAAATTTTTAGTTAAAAGATTTCCAAAATTAGATGACAGAGAAACATCAGCACATTCACTTGATGAAAATGATAGATTCGATAAACTTTTGAACAGGTGTGGTAGAAAAATTGGTAATTCATTAATTTTATCACATGCGTATGGAAAAACAGATTTATTTGAGTTTTTACTTTTAAATTTAAGATACAAAAATAGGGAATATAGAAATATCTTAAACTATTTAATGAAAAACAATGAAAGAAGTACATTACTGTTTATTCTTCTCAATCATAAAAATATACCTTATAAGAAATTTTCACCATTGTATGCTCACAAAATAAGCAATTTCTGCAAATTTAAATATTATAACATAGATGTTTGTAAACATATGAAAAGTATTTCAATTCCTTATGATGATTACTCTACAAAAGATGCTGAAGTTTAATAAATTTTTGATTAGCAAAAAAAACATGTTATCAGATAATTTAAAAGCAATGCTTTTAAAATGTAATTAATTTAAGTTTCCCATAAATATCATTTTATATCCAAAATATAATGGATTTGTACAGAAAATCGCACTGGTACATTGGGAATTATTCTAAATGTGGATCGCCATATGGTGGATTGAACATAATTGATAATGGTGGAGATGATGGTGGAGGCGGAGGTGGAGGAATAACTGAGATACCCATAGTTCCAGTAGGTAATTCTGTGTTTGTTGATTCAGTATTTGGACAAATTGGTGATGTTGAAAATTTTACACAACCATATCTGAATATTGACACAGCTGCTGATGCAGCCGAAACACTGGCACTGGGTACAAATAAAAGGATAACAGTTTTTGTCAGACCAGGTACTTATATGTCATCATCTAATCTAGCCAGAAATAATGTTAATTGGTATTTTGAGGAAGGTACTGTTGTGAATGCTATAAGTGGTCAAATTTTATTCGATTCAGTTGGAATGGAAACGGGCTTTGATGTGAGAGGTTATGGTGAATTTACAAGTGATTCGGCTCCCGGAATATTCAGAATTGGAAATAACGTTTTTAACTCATATTTTAGCATAGAGGGTAAATCCGCATCAATTACATCTTTACATGATATTGATACTAGTGTTATCACTGTGAATGAAAATCCCAATTTATGTACTGTTAAATTCGATAAAGTATTTATATCAAATCTTTCAGCTATTACCATCTCATACAATAAAGAATACAATGCTATTAAGATAATGACAAATAATGCGGTTATAAACGTGTCTGAAATATATATTGATCTTCCAAATGCAATTGTTACTACCGGTAAATACTCATCTTTAAATGTAAGACTGGGATTATTTCAACAGTATAAATTAAATTCTATTCAGATATGCTCAAATATCATAAAATTGATAGTTGGCAAGTATAGTGCAGATGAAAGTAACACTGAGAGTTCCATATTCCCATATGCAACTAGTTTCCTGACAACCGTATTAATGGATGCTCATATTGATATTATTACTTTAAGCAGTAATTTAATAACATTACATACGAACGATGTTACACCTAATGATGTTACTGTAAACAGAAGATTTCATATTATTAGCACGTTATCCGCATCAAATGTTATTCTTTTAACAAATATTAACTCCATGTATCTGGTATATACAGATTATGAAAGTAATGTTGTGATGACCACCGGTATTACGAATATGATTTATATCGAAGAATCTATTTGTGATATTAACATAAGTAAGATAAATTTTGATTGTCAGCTAATCAATTATGGAAGTATAAACATCATATACATGGAAAGAGTACAACTTATGTTATCTGTTGAAGAAATGTTTATACATTTTGATACGAATTCAGGTATTTTTAGTTTGGCTAATTTTGACGGTTCATGGAGTTCCGTATTTCTCAATCTCATTGATATTAATTTCATTAATTTGGGAACGATGTTGTTCCTCTACACTAATACACAATCTTATGTAAATATAAATTACTTATATAATTTTGCATCAAATGGAATAGGAAGTAATACTCTTTTTGAATTAGGCAGCTGCTTATTGAATATTAATGACATATCAACAAATCAATCAGATTTAAGCAATTCTGATCTAACATATTTTGCAGTATATGACAATTGTCAAATAAATATTAACAAATTCCAATATGTATTAAATGATTTGACTGACAATAATGTCATTATCTTTCTTATTGCTGAATATTGTGACATAAACATTGGTAGATTAACTGTAAATATTGGTCCAGCAGTTCTGTCATCCGTTTTACTTTTTTCCATACAAAATAATTGTAATATTAATGTAAATAATACACTTTTTGAATCATTTTCAACTGTCGCAATTGACTGTGTGTGTTATCACATTAATAGTTCATGTTCTGTTAATACAGGAGTAATAGTTTGTAAAAATATCGAAAAATGCTTTGTAATTGCTAGTGATGACACATTTATAAAAGTTGATAAAATGTCAGTATCATATGATACAAATGGGACTGCAGGAACACTTGTATATGGTGAAATTGGAAACATTTATCTCAGTATTTTAAGTATTGTAGTGGAATCAATTAATATTAACCCAGATAGTATTTTATTTAACTTCACAAATGGAGCAAACATTTATTTCAATTCAGAGAGTGTAGCTGTTACTGTCAGCAGTGATACATCAAATATTTTTAATATATCAACAGTTAACTCAGCATACATTAATATTAAGAGTTTACATTCTAATATGGGATTCTTAAACATTGATAACACATCTGATTCTATTATAAATGTAAATGTTGGAAATTGTTGGTGTTCACCACCATCGCAATATGCTATTAGAATAAAATATGATAGTGCTGGATACAGTCCACCTAGTATATTCAACAAATACATAATTCAAGGAAATTATTATACTGATAATGTCCCCACCATATTCATTGATACTAATTTAATTGATAATCCAACTATTTTGTCAAATGTGTCAATAATGACTGTTAGTAGTAATTCTGTATACTCCAATAATAATACATCTTTAAGAGTATATGGAACATCTGTTTCAAATTCACCTCTGAGTGCTAGTATAACACCTGTAGCTTTTACTGAAGTAACCCCAAATTTCTTTGTCAGTACTTCATTCATATAATTGAAATTTTAAAATATTATGTTTTTAATAAATTATTACTAATGGAGAATGATGGCGATGTTAAGATTGTATATTTGGAAAATTTTCAAATAGTAACTAATAATAAATATATCATCAATATACATAATGGGAATATCGTCAAACGAACAAACGAACATATTACTTATTCTTTGGGAGTCGATTTAAAGCATGATTTTTATTATATGGATGGTATGGACGAGTTGAGGACTAGCGATGAATATATATTTCTTAAAAATTTATTAAAAGAGGTCATATGTGGAAATAAACATATAATTTTGTTAGGATTTTATAGGGCAACAGTATTTAAAATAATTCGCGGTATATTTAGAAAATATATACAATTAGCATGCGATGATGATTCGTATTTTTACTCATATATTATAGCAGGTAAAACGAGAAGAATATATGCTCCCGTTGGCTTTCTTCCTAATGCAAATGATATACATGATATTGTCTTTGATATTCCCAAATTGGATTTTAGAATATTTGAAAATTTGAGCTTGAGCGAAATGTTATTCAATGATGTTTTGAGAGATATATACAAAATAAACAAAAGCATTTCTATATTCCATGCGTCAGATATTTTTGTCTTAATTGTGAAACATTCATGATATATTTGTTTATTAAACAAATATATTGAATCAAATATATAAATTAGAAGATACTTCTGAGAATTGCATTCTGAGTTTCACAGATTTTAAGATTGTCCACAATGTTAGAAAAAATTTCATTGTTTATGTCTCCATTCAAATTCCATAAATGAATATGTCTCAGTAAAATCCAAAAATATCGATCATCATGTGGAAATTCATTACAATATTGTATAAATGTGGATAAATTACTTTCGTTATATGGTGCAAAATCCGTTGTGTATTCATCTTCATCTTCATCTACCATACCTACATATGAATCCGAATCAGATTCGGACTCGCTTATTTTTGCACTTTCTTCGGCATCAGTAAGTATTTCATTAATTTTCACATCATAATCTTCCGTAAACCAATAATCATAAGGAATGTAGTTGAATAAACTCAACAAATCTTTTATGTTGTTTTTGTTGAAATCTAAATCTCCCATATATTCTTCAAATTTTACAAATATTGTTTTTGTAAGGGAATCTGCTTCATATGTTTCCAAATAATGTATTATTGAATATATGAATCTATTCTCATAAACATACACTTCAACTTCATCTAAAATATTATTTTTCAGATAATTTAAGACAAACTCTCTCAAATATTCCGGACTTCCAAGTGTAATGTCGGGGAAATTAATTACCACTAAGAACATTTCACTTATTTTATCGTCTAATAAGTATCCTTCATCTTCTTCTGACTCTCTATAATTTGTACATTTTTCATCAATTGCTACATTCTCAAGTGATTCAACTATTTCTTCCATTGTGTATTTTTGTTTAAAAACTGACGTTTTTTCATTAAAAGAATGTCATTTTAGATTTTACGCGTGTGCTTCATTTTGTTGAGTAATTCAATTGGTTAAGTATATTTACGTATTTATTTAAGACAACATAATGATCATTTTTATTTACCATATTCAAATCGTTCAAAATCCTGTTCTGAATATCCTCAAATGAATCAATTGTATTGTTTGTATTATTTGGCATATTATCTTAAAGTAAAATCTCTTGATTTTATGTAAATTTCGCACATTAAGGTTGATCTTAAAGTAATATTTCTCTATTCACACAAATTTATACCTTAAAGGTAATTTTATTTAAAAATAAATTTAATCTCACGACATTAATTGTCACGAAATGAAGATATTAGTATCAGGTTCTAGAAATGGTGCATCCGAGGATGTAATTCGTGAATCAATTAAAAATTTACCACCCGGTCCACATACTCTTATTCACGGAAACGCAAAAGGTGTAGATTCTATATTTGATCAAATATGGAAGTTTAATAATTGGCCTATTTTATCATTTCCGGCTGATTGGGAAAATCATGGTAAAGCAGCTGGTCCAATTAGAAATCAATCTATGATAAATGAAACATCCCCAGATTATGGCATATTTATACCAGATTTGAGCAGTAAAGGAACATATGATTGCTTAAACAGATTTAAATTGACTAGAAGACCAGGTATATGTTATTTACCAATGGAGAGATGCTTCATAAATATATACGAAATGTAAAAATAGTATGTTTCACAATAAAGTCAAATTGTTACTAACAATTTGTAAAGGTTATATGTTATATTTATCTTCCATACATAATATGATCAACACAAATATTTGAGAGGCTTTATCTTCATAGTGTTTATAATACTCATGTTCTAATACAAGTTTGTTTCTGTTGTCCCATATTAAATTTAAAACATCTTCTCTATTTAAATTATCAGTTATGTGCTTAAAAGGTATGTTTGGATCAACTTTATCTGACATCAGTAATAATTGCATCATTTCTACATTTCCATAAAAGCATGTTAATTGAAATATCGTTTTGTTATCCCAGTATGTTTTTGTTGTGTCTATACCGTCCAGAGATAGTAGAAACTCTACAGCTTCTACAAAATTACAATCAATTGCTATATTCAAAGGAGTGTACCTCAGTATATCCGTGTTTAAATTTATATTAGTGTCACCTCTAAATACAAGTGACTTTATCAGAGATATATCTATATTGTAATAATTGTCACATAAAAAATGTAGAGGGGAATATCCATATTCATTGGTTATATTTGGATTCACATCCTTGTTGTTAATAAACTCCGATATAATTTCTCTACAACATTTTCTTTTGATACAATGTGTTAAAGGAGTCATACCTTGGTCATCTATCTTATTTACATCATATATAGCCTCTTTGTTGTTTAAATATTCCATTAGTAAATTATAATCATTGTATACTATAATCCTATGTAAATTAACTTTCATTTATATTGTAAAATATTTTATCTTCTGTTGATTCAGGTGTGATTTGAAATAATTTGCTGAAATTGTGAAATATTCTGCTACTATATACATTATCTACACTCATCAAAAATTTAATCAAATCTATGTTTCCATAATCGCATGCATAGTTAAATCCAGTTGAAAAATAATTATCATATAAATTGATGTCTATTTCATTGTGTTGTAATAATATACTCACAATGTTAACATCACCTCTATAACACGATAACATATACGCAGTTCTACCGTTTTTGTCTTTCTTATTGATATCAAGATGTTTGTTTGTCATTATTAATATTACAGAATTCATTTGCATATTATCACATGCATAATGTAAACATGTCTTACCGTAAATTTCATCTGTGTAGTTAATATCCACATTGTTAATCTCTTTACAAATATATTCACAATCACCTTTAATACATGCCTTAATAAAAAATATTTCTTTAATTTTACTGACATGAATTAAATTTCTGGTGAAGTAATTCTTTATAACTTTTGTTATTTTTACCCTATGTATAACTTTGTCATTATATAAAATTTGACTGATTGTGTAAGTGTATTTCTTTTTAGCATTTGCAATACATCTTAACACATTGTTTATTTGGTAAAAATAGACTGAGCTTGTAACCAAATAATCATCTATTTCAACCAAATTATTATGTCCACCCAATGTCCTCAAATATTTGAGTTCAAGTTGATTTAAATTTACAATAGATGACCTGGACACAACGTCATCATTTTTATTTCTAAATATAATACATTTGATATATATGATTCCTTCAATAAAGTTTTGAATTGTAATATCATCGAGATTGTAAAAAATGTTGTATATTAAAATATTTAACTGTTCTTCATATGTGAAACTAGAATATTCCGTGAGATTAAAATCAAATGTGTGAAAGTTATCCATTTATTAAAAATTTTTAAAATTTTTTGTTATCAAATGGATTCATTTTATTTAATAAAATATGAGATATGAAGTCGTTGAGTAAAATATCATGTATGTTTAACAACCCAAAAGATATTATGAACTATATGTGGTTAATATCTTTCAAGGATCCATTATATAAAAGCAGTGTTGATATTAAGTTATCTCTTGGTGATCAAGTGATATTGTTAAGATTTACGAAAAAGGAGAAGAAATCGGTGAAATACATAAACAGGTTAATTAACGACAGCTATAGTATTAAAAACAGTTTCTTCAATGAAGAGATAACTGTTTCAAATGACAGAGTGTTTAAAAAGAATATTTTAGATGATGTGGAAACAAAATATGTTGTAGATTTTCTTATTGATGTGAATGGTGTCAAGTATGTATTATTTTCATTGGAGGATATTAAATTAAAAGATGGTTCATGGTATTGTATTTTGAACACATCTCAATATTATACAAATTTGGATGAAAATGAAAGTGAGAGTGAGATTGGAACATATTTATTGGATGAGCTAGTGAAAATATCTCATAAAATAGCATATTATTTACATATAGATTTTGTATATACAATTGATTCAGAAAAGGAAAATGATATTTTTGGACATCTCATTAAAGAAATATCTGGGAAAAGTACAGATTATGTTAAATTGGGATATATACCCCTTAATTTGGAGTTATACAATATGTTGAAAGAAAAAATTAATGTGTTGAAAAATTTTGTCGTTGAAAATGAAGATGGTGATGAAAATATGACACTTGAAGAGATATGTAAAAAATATGAAGATGTATATACATATGATGAAATTTTGGAGATATTCTTTTATATACAAGAAAATATTGAAGTGGGTTACGTTTACTATGATGCTATTGTATATTATAGATTAAATAGTATATTATATTGTAAGAAAATATGTTTATATGATGTAGAATAATCGCTTTATGAATAAGACATTGTCCTGTTCTAATACGCGTGTATTATGATTTGTAATTCTCTTTTAATTCATTGAGGTATGCTCTATATCTGATGAGATCTTCATTAGTTCGTTTATATCTGTATTTTTTATAACTCTTTACGGTTTCTTCATCTGATTCATATGTTTTATAACCATATTTTAATGATATAGATGACATATTGCCATCGTCATCTACCCAAAAGAATACAGCTTCTGGATTTTCATTACAATAATCTTCCACAATTTTCATCTTGTGAAAGTCTTTCTCATTTGAATATGCATCCATTTCCAACATTTTAAAGTATGAACTGTTCGGGTCCATGTTACGAAAAAATCTTTCTAAATCCTCCATCTTATTTTATTTAATTTAGAAATTTTTTAATATTCAATTTTTAAAAAACTTTTAATCAATAAATTTACATATAACACGATTTAGAACATAGGTAAATTGAAAATTGTATTTTTATATTCACGCTGTGAAAATTATAATATCACCAGATTTTAAATTTTAAAATATTATTGAATATTAATATTCTTCATAAGGATGTTCGATTACTTTAAAAATACTACTAATATATCGATGATAAATTTACAAATTTATATTTTTAATATTTGTAGTATATTCTCATTATATAATTTATAAGTATGTTCAGTAAGTTTTCCCTACTTCACTGTGGATATATCTAAAATCAGTATTCTTAATTCACTCTTTTGTACTGGATGGTGAGTCACTATCATTTTTGAATATTTCAACCAACGAATGTCCTCTTATAACAGATATTACTAAACTATAATCTGGGTCAGATTTCAATATTTCTTTACATTCTCTATCCCACATTATATTACCATATTTTAATGCTTTTTCCTTGTAAGGCATTACATATTCCAACCCTTTAAAATATTTCTTCCTGCTCGTACCACATTTAAAATATCTGGTTAACTTATCTAAAACATCACTTCTATCACACTTTAACACATGATTCAATTGATGGTAAATCAGTATGTATCAAATCTATACCATCTTTATTTTTAATTTTTGTAATGATTTTATCATGTGATAAAAATTCTGCATCTTTCACATATACTATAACATTATAATACATAAGTAATACGTTAATAATATTATCATCTGTTTTCTTTTCAGAAAATATATAAAATTTATATAAATCAGATATATAATTCTTAATTTCGTTAAAAAAAATCATTTACTCCTGCTTCGTCGGAACCTTCTACCAGTAATAAGGTTTCGTATTTATTGTTATTCCTTTTGCATGTTTTTCATGATATCTAATATACCATTCTTATTATTAATATGAATGTTTTAATTGTATCACAATACTAATTTACCTCCATAAAATATTAATGATAATGATTATATGTTTAAATTTATCCCAATTAACTAGTAAAACATAAATGTGCTCCATAAAGGTGTTTGATTATCTTAAAGACACAATTAACTTATCAATGATAAATTTATAAACTTATATTTTTAATACCTATGATATATCCTCATTATATAATTTATAAGTATATTTAATAAATTCTTTACTTCTCTGTGGAAATATCTGAAATCAGTGTTCTTGATCCATTCTTTTGTGTTAGATGGGAAATCACATTCATTTTTGAACATTTCAACCCACGAATGTCCTCTTATAACAGATATTATTAGATTGTAATCCGGATCAGATTTTAATATTTCTTCACACGCTTTACTCCACATCATGTTACCATATTCTAATACTTCTTTCATAGAGGACATAACCTGTTCTAACCCTGAAAAATATTTTTTCTTATTTTTAGCACATCTGAAGTATCTGGATAATTTATCAATAACATCATCTCTATCACCTGTTAACACATAATTTAGTATGAGATACGACTCTATTGAAAGTAAATCGGTATATATGAGATCTATACCATCTTTATTTTTTATCATATCATCATTTTTTATGGTTATTTTTTTATGTGGTAAAAATTCTCCATCTTTTACATATATTATAATGTTATAATACATACGTAATATATTAAGGATGTTATGATCATCTATTTTCTTGCCAGGTACGACGTGGAATTTATTCATAATAGGATAAATAGTTCTTAATTCAGTGAAAAAGCCATTTGTCCCTGCTTCGTCAGAACCTTCTACCAACAACAAACATTCATATTTATTGTTAATATTTAAATATCTGGAAAGATCGAAATGATCATCATCAATGTTTAACGTTAATATTTTATTCCTAGTATTACATATAATGTAATCATTATTAGTTGATAATATTAACTTTATATCATTTTCATCACATAAGTATTTCATAATCATATAATATTTCATTATCATCGATTTACACAGATATATATCGCAATCTTCAATTAATAAATATTTTATTGATATACTTTCATTTATTAAACAGTATATTGTTACAAATGATGCAAATGTTCTTTGAAATCCAAGACCCATTAATGATATTTCCAATACTAAATCATCGTTTTTTTGAATATATATTAATTTTTTATCTAATGTGATACACTTTATCTTAAATATTTCTTTCATATGTTTAATGATATTATTTTTGTGATAGTGATTTAATGTTAAATAAATTTCTCTTATCTTTTGTGATAATGTACTATCTTCTTTAAAATTAAATATACTACCCATGTGAATATATTTAATGTCTTCTCCATCTTTATGAAAATTTGTATTATTTTTTGATCTTGATGTTTTACCATATAGCATATTTATATTCACATCATACATAACATTACTGTTTTCATTTAAAATACTACCTTTTAGTTTTAAATCAGTATTTATTCCATAAATATTATCAGCATTTACATCATCATCTACATCTATTTTTATATCATTTGTTAAAACCTCATCAGTTACTCTTGAATTACATATTTTGAGAAAAAATATAAGATAAGAAATAACAAGTGATCTTTCAAAATTATCACAGTCATAAATAACTAGTGGGGATTCTGACAAATTTAAAAATATATTTTCACCTTTTTTTAGAAAATTTTTAATTTCTAATGAGATTATTTTCATTTACATTAAAAGAAAATTTTTTTTACATTTTTTTGATATTTACTTAGTTAAAAAATTTTTTTAAACTCCTACATACACACTATTCATTGAATAATGTGGTTCACATGAAATTTTAATCAATCCATTCATTTTCATCCTCCTCATCTATCTCATAATTATTTTCAATATCATACCGCAAAACACCTCCGAAACCACCAAATCCCTTTATAAATTGGACACCATAAGCAGTGCTGTGCGAGATTGTTACTATATCTGTTCCTTTTTCTTGACAACATATAATAATATTTTCCAGATCGTCAGAATCTTCATCTATTAATAATAATTCGATTACACCGTCTTCCAGTTTATCTAATGTCTCATTTTTACCAAATACAACTCTATTCACATTTGTCGCTATTAAATCAAAATATTTGATTATAGCACTTATTTCCTTATGTAAGCCTAGGGTAGAAGTGATTTCATATGATTCTACAATAGCTTCATTCAAACCTGCCTCCCCACCATAAGCGAGATCAATTACTTTTAACAATATTCTATTCAACCTGGGATCAAATAAGTCACTTTTTTGTAATTCAGTTTTCAAATCTGCAGATCCACCAAATATTAAACCACTAATACTTGGCCTATCATCAGTAATGAAAAAATTAACCAATGATTCTGATACTTTTCTGATATAATTGGCTCTTTTTGATTCTCTTAATCTGGAGAATCTCAATGCTGACTGACCTCCTCTACCATGTTTATTTGGTAAATCTACAGATTCTGTGAAAATTATACATTTTTTGTTCCCTGAAACAGTGGCTAGCAGATAACCCTTACCATCCATAATTAAATATCCAAATGTTTTGTCATCTTTAAGCATATCATATAAATAATCAACATGAAATTTGGAATCACATTTATATAAATAACTCGTGACTGGTTTGGGAGGTTCTATCTCAATAGATATCTGTTTTCTGTCATTACCGTTAATAATTGTTCCAATGAAAATGCACAAACCGTTAGGCGGGGTTTTGTTATATAATTTTAATTTTTGCTGACAGCTGGTAATGGCAGATTGTACAGATTGTCTATTTACCCTACTTTTAATGTTGCTGGCTGCACCATATTCTTCTACAAGTGTTTGGTTAACTTGATGTATTTCTTTCTTGTTGGGTATGATAAGAGTAATCATGCTGGTCCCATCACCAGTACAGTTCTCCAATCCTTTTATCAATCTTTTAAATTTTACTTTTTCTAAATCGTCCATGTTTTTAAATTTAATTTTTATTTATATATTCAATTAAATTATATAATAGTAATTGGCATAAATGATGTGTAAATAATAATGTTTGAAAATAATATTATGTCCTATGTACTAATCAAAATCATGATGTATTTATGTCTAAAGTACAAATAATCCACTGTTTTGCAAAGATATTTCCACGTTTACATAAAAATTAATTACATCCGATATGGATACCCCTTGAGAAAACATGGTTTATCAACCATGTCTTCTCTGCGTCCCACCCACCCAAACCCTGGTTCTTATCGCATCTAATTAACATATGTATGTCTGGAAACATATTTGCATATTGTGGATTATTTGTAATATATCATAAAAATTCTTTACAAATAATGATTATGTTCCTTGTTCGGGAAATAGTTAAGGCGTGACACGTTTTTTATTTAACTTCTCAAATCACTAAACTCCAAAAGATGTAAATATTAACATATCTACTTTTATTCAAGTCCAATGTTTTACAGAATTAATAATATGATGGTATATGAATATTTATTAAATATTCAGGTTTCTTCAACCAGGTTACCATCTACGTACAGATTCTGAATATATTTCATTAACTTCATATGGTATAAATCCATGTATATTCATCTTCGATTTTAATTTATTTAAAAGTACAGCATACGCATCAATATATTCCCTATAAAATTGCGTAATATTACGTGTAATTCTATCATAATTGAAATCTGTATTAAAATTCAATTTTACACGATGGTTAATAGGTTCATTTTCAATATCGACAACAACATTATTAAAATCTTCAACATAAATATCAGGATTTTCTCGGATATAACCATCCATATATTGTCTTATTCTCCCACTTGGATCATATCCAAATTTTTTGATGGCATTTTCTAACTTTTTTTCTGCCATATATGCTTTATACAATTCAATGGTTTTACGTTGCAAACTTGCTAATAAATAGTCCAAATATAACAGGTTATTACCAGATATTCTCTTACCAGTTTGTCTAATATAATCTTCCTCTAGACCACCATCAATATATTCAACTGCTTTCCTATCAACTTCAATTTGTTCTTCGTAAAATCTATCGAAAATATCAGTATAACGTTCCTTATTGAAAACTTCTGGATTAGATAATTTATTTTGAATTTCTTTGGCCAACCTTATTATTTCTTCACTTGAATGATATATTTGTGTATCATAAATCAATATCGTTCTAACTTCTTTTGTTTTTGTATTCATTTGCATGTAAACAACAATATTTTAAGAAAAATATCATTTTTATATTTACCTTCAGGATCAAGTGCGTCATTCATATATGTTAAATCATACTCCAACAAATGTTCTCTTAAACCTTCGATTGGAGGCATAATATATGTTCCAATAGTGACATTTGGTTCATAAATATAAATTCCATCAAGTATTTTTATATTAAAGGAAAAAATATTATATTTTTGTAAACCAGAAAAATAAATTGTATTAATTTGTTAATTTAATTTGAATATAAACATACTTATTATTACTATATATGTGAAGATGTACAAATAAAATTGAATATAAATACATATGAGTTTGAGAGGTAAAATTAACAGTTATGTATTGGATAGGGTATTATATATAAATTAATTTTAAATACTTGTCGTTTGTAAGAATTCCAGACACTTGAGATCTAAAATTCACCTATATGTTAGTAAAACATAAAAATTTTATTTATACTATATCACCAGATAAAGTAACAACTGCTAAAATTACAGAAAATAAAAACTAATTATATGACTCAACCTTTATATGTTTATAAAATTAAATGACACCTACAATATTAACACGTTTATATTTGATATAGATCAAAAATACTGATTTATTATTCAGGTTGAATCATATAATCTTATAAACATAAATCATTGATTTATGCTTAACCCTTTTATGTATCAATGGTTTTGATAAAAATTTCCAAACAATCATTTTTATCATTCTAAATCAAACCATTGTGAAAATCAGTAAATTAGAACTATATATTTCTTTTATATATTAATTTTTTAATTATATAAATAAATTAAAAAATTAATATATATAAAATAACATTGGTATTGTTTTTGTAACATTGAAAATAAATATTATTAAAATATTTAAAGATAAATTAAGTAATTAAATGATTATCGTTGAATGTTGTAAATAACAAAAATATACTGTATGACTCAATATTCACTTGATTAAAAACTAAATAATATTTTTAATGTTATATCGTACAATCTTAAAAATACGAGATATTGTTTTATATTTTTAGGACTATATGACTCAAATTATATGACAAACAGATGTTTTTATTTTATATCATCTTGCAGTAGTATAATGTTGAAAATATTATTCAATTCTTTAATTATATTAACATTGAATCATACAATATGATTCTGTTATATATACCTTTTAATAATAATCATTTAATCATATAGTTTATCTTTAAATATTTTAAAAATATTTATTTTCAATGTTACTAAAACAATATCATTGTTATTTTACATATTAATTTTTTATTTATTTATATAATAAAAAAAAATTAATATATAATAGAAATATAATAAAAATATTTACTGATTTTTACAATGTGTCACTTTTTGGAGGATCAAATTGAACATTTGAAAATTTTCAGTAATATCACTGTTTTATCAAAGGGTTAAACATAAATCAATGATTTGTATTTTCGGGATTATATGACTCAACCTGATTAATAATAATATTTTTGATATACATCATGTCTGAATACATCAAGATTTGAAAATGTTATTTAGTTCATCAATCATATTAACATTGAGTCATACAGTGAATTTTTGACATTTGTTTTTATAATAATCATCTAATCTAACTGTGTATTATAAAATAAAATTATAAAACTTAGTACTTACTTGAGCTTCACTATTATCTACATATGTAAATTATTTATAGTTTATAGTTTATTATCTATCATTTTATTTGATTGATGATTGCTAATCTCATTTATGTGAATATTAGACTTTATATCTTTCTTCATAAGAGGAGGTCTTTAGGAGTAGAATATATTTACATGTTATTTATTGTTTGAGAATCAAATGTGTTACATCTAATTAGTTTCTTGAAGGTTGTATTTATTTACACGTAATTCATCATTCAAGTATCGTATGTATTTATACCTAACTAATCTTTGAAAATCATATGTATTTATACCTAGCCACTCCCTAAGAATCAGGTGTATCTATATCTGATTATACTATGGTATAATATGTAAGTTATTTCCATGAATTTTGTCCAGAATTTTTTTTTAATTCCAGAAAATTTCCAGATTTTTTCTGGAAAATAATTTAATTTTCCTGTATAGATATACAGAAAGTTATAAATTAGTCACTTTCAAGATGTGCTGGATTAGTCTTCATGATGTCAAAATTCATGAATTTTAGTTGTTCTTAAAAAAATCCAGAATCCTGGAGATCTAAAGTTATAAGACATGTTACATAGGTGAGGATTAAACCGAACCAAGTTTAATATGACACTTTCTAGTCGATAATTTTTCGTATTGTATATAAACAAAGAAATTTATAAACATTCAACCACTACCCATTGGGAGATAATTTCATAAATTGATTATTAACAAAAATCATAAACACTAGTATATACAGTTTAAATATTTATATTGATAATACACATCCTGTGGAGAAGTAAGATATAATAAATTATGTATATTCTGATTGAATCGTGTTGTCTTGAAAGTATAAATATATAATTCATATTTAAGATCCCTCCAGAAATATCAAAAAACTTAAGAATTTGATATTGATGACATATTTAATGACTATATTGTTATTATTCAAATTTATAAACATTTATCAAAAATTATATAATTTACGTTTTAGTCTCTCATTAGATTAGTAAGATAGCAAAACATTTAAATTTAAAATGATTTTCACTGGTTTACTTCTTTTTGACAGTGAAATTTCTAAAAAAATATTAATATTTTTTTTAAAATTTTTCCAGCTATTCTTTTATATATATTATTTTTTTTTCTTTATTTAATAATTAAAAAATTATATAGTATTAAATGAAAATCATATAAAATCTGATAGAGTATTGTAACAGATTTAAAGGACAACATTGTTGTCCTTTAAAATTACAGGTATTTATCAAAAATATATAATTTTTCATTTAGTATCATATTGGATTAATTGGATAGCAAAGAGCCTGAAATTAAAGTTATTTACACTGGTTTACTTCTTTTTGACAGTGAAATTTCTAAAAAATATTAATATTTTTTTAAAATTTTTCCAGCTATTCTTTTATATATGTTAATTTTTTTTCTTTATTTAATAATTAAAAATTATATAGGAGAATACTAGACCCCTAAAGGGTCTAGTATTCGTCTAAATGAAAATCATATAGAATGATAACAATATTGTAACAGATTTAAAGGACAACATTGTTGTCCTTTAAAATTACAGGTGTTTATCGAAAATATATGATTTTTCATTTAATCTCATATTGGATTAATTGGATAGTAAAGAGTCTGAAATTAAAATCATTTTTACTGGTTTACTTCTTTTTAACAGTGATTTTTCTTAAAAATATTAATATTTTTTTTTAATTTTTCCAGCTATTCTCTTATATATTAATTTTTTTTTCTTTATTTAATAATTAAAAATTATATAGTATTAAATGAAAATCATATAGAATGATAACAATATTGTAACAGATTTAAAGGACAACATTGTTGTCCTTTAAAATTACAGGTATTTATCAAAAATATATGATTTTTCATTTAGTCTCATATTGGATTATTTGGATAGTAAAGAGTCCAAAATTAAAATCATTTTTACTGGTTTACTTCTTTTTGACAGTAATTTTTCTTAAAAATATTAATATTTTTTTTAATTTTTCTCAGCTATTTTCTTATATATATTAATTTTTTTTCTTTATTTAATAATTAAAAATTATATAGTATTAAATGAAAATCATATAGAATGATAATAATATTGTAACAGATTTAAAGGACAACATTGTTGTCCTTTAAAATTACATGTATTTATCAAAAATATATGATTTTTCATTTAGTCTCATATTGGATTAATAAGATAGTATAAAGCCTGAAATTAAAATTATTTACACTGGTTTACTTCTTTTTGACAGTGATTTTTCTTAAAAATATTAATATTTTTTTAAAAATTTTTCCAGCTATTCTCTTATATATTAATTTTTTTTTCTTTATTTAATAATTAAAAATTATATAGTATAAATGAAAAATCATATAAAATGATAACAATATTGTAACAGATTTAAAGGACAACAATGTTGTCCTTTAAAATTACAGGTATTTATCAAAAATATATGATTTTTCATTTAGTATCATATTGGATTAATTGGATAGCAAAGAGTCCAAAATTAAAATCATTTTTACTGGTTTACTTCTTTTTGACAGTGATTTTTCTTAAAAATATTAATATTTTTTTAAAAATTTTTCCAGCTATTCTCTTATATATTAATTTTTTTTCTCTATTTAATAATTAAAAATTATATAGTATTAAATGAAAATCATATAGAATGATAACAATATTGTAACAGATTTAAAGGACAACATTGTTGTCCTTTAAAATTACAGGTATTTATCAAAAATATATGATTTTTCATTTAGTCTCATATTGGATTAATAAGATAGTATAAAGCTGAAATTAAAATTATTTACACTGGTTTACTTCTTTTTGACAGTAATTTTTCTTAAAAATATTAATATTTTTTTTTAATTTTTTCCAGCTATTTTCTTATATATATATATTAATTTTTTTTTCTTTATTTAATAATTAAAAATTATATAGTATAAATGAAAAATCATATAAAATGATAACAATATTGTAACAGTTTGAAAGACAGCACCGCTGTCTTTCAAAATTACAGGTATTTATCGAAAATATATGATTTTTCATTTAATCTCATATTGGATTAATTGGATAACAAAGAGTCCAAAATTAAAATCATTTTTACTGGTTTACTTCTTTTTAACAGTGATTTTTCTTAAAAATATTAATATTTTTTTAAAAATTTTTTCAGCTATTCTCTTATATATTAATTTTTTTTTCTTTATTTAATAATTAAAAATTATATAGTATAAATGAAAAATTATATAGAATGATAACAATATTGTAACAGATTTAAAGGGCAACATTGTTGTCCTTTAAAATTACAAGTATTTATCAAAAATATATGATTTTTCATTTAATCTCATATTGGATTAATTGGATAACAAAGAGTCCAAAATTAAAATCATTTTTACTGGTTTACTTCTTTTTAACAGTGATTTTTCTTAAAAATATTAATATTTTTTTTAAAATTTTTTCAGCTATTCTCTTATATATTAATTTTTTTTTCTTTATTTAATAATTAAAAATTATATAGTATAAATGAAAAATTATATAGAATGATAACAACATTGTAACAGATTTAAAGGGCAACATTGTTGTCCTTTAAAATTACAAGTATTTATCAAAAATATATGATTTTTCATTTAGTCTCATATTGGATTAATTAGATAGTAAAGAGTCTGAAATTAAAATCATTTTTACTGGTTTACTTCTTTTTAACAGTGATTTTTCTTAAAAATATTAATATTTTTTTCTTTATTTAATAATCAAAAAAATTATATAGGAGAATACTAGACCCTTTAGGGGTCTAGTATTCGTCTAAATGAAAATCATATAAAATGATAACAATATTGTAACTGATTTAAAGGACAACATTATTGTCCTTTAAAATTACAGGTATTTATCAAAAATATATGATTTTTATTTTATCCCATATTGGATTAATTGGAAACATCTAATGAAACTAAAATTAAAATTAGGATTAAAATTAGGATTAAAATTAGGATTAAAATTACTTTGACTAATCAGCTTCCTACAAAATGAAAAGTTCATATCTTAAATATATTTTTGTAAATTATATTTAATTTTCAACTATCATAATCATCTCACGATGGTATTGATTGAATATTCATAAATATTCTTATACATATGTAATATGGAAAATTATCGACCAGAAAGTATTACGTTCAAAATATTTTAGTTTAACCCACTCCCAACGATATATTTTACAATCGTAAGTTTCCAGAATTCTAGAATTTTTCCAGAAAATTTCCAGGAATTTTTTGAAATTAATAAATTTTTTCTGTATACATATACAGAAAGTTAAAAATTGGTCACTTTTAAGACACGTTGGATTCGTCTTCAGATGATCAAAATTCATGAATTTTGACTGTTCTTAAAAAATCTCCAGGATTCCTGGAGATTTGAAGCTGTAAAATATGTCGCGTGGGAGAGCATAAAACAGAATCATTTTGAATGTAATACATCATAGTTGGCATTTTACCGATATAACATATATACAAAAATATTAATGATCATCCAATCAATGTCATCACGAGATGACTGTATTAAATCAATTTTAAATAACATTTAATGAAAAACATACGCGATTTGATTGTTCATGTTGATAAATTTTAACGTACGGGCATATTGCATATTGAAAAAAATTCAAATCTAAATATATAAACACATGTGGTTAATCCATATCATTATCCATATAAAAATATTAAACACCATCGAATTACCAGGCTTTATAAAACATCATAAAATTACATTTATATAGCTAATAATTTTATATTCATTCATATACATCTTAAGATACAAACTTTATAACATTATGTAGAAAATAATGATATTCTTAAGAAAGAGTTATAAAATCTTGTTAACTGAATAATATAGGCAAAATTTAGACTTTTAAGGAATTTAGAATTTCTTAAAAATGTGGTAGACTGGCGTGGTTGCAAATATTATGAAAATTATGTCATAATATGACATAGAGATGAATATTATTGAATAATAAAAATATTAAAAATACATTATATGACTTAGTTTTCCATATACACAAGCAAATAATTATATTAATGATCATAATACATATCTACATAGTTTATTTTTAAATTATTGATATATCATATATGTTAAGTCATATAGTCTCAAAAATATAAATTATTGATTTATATTTAACTTATTAGTAAACCAATGAATTTGATGAAATTTCTAAAAGTGTATTTCTGTCCCACAAAAATAAATCCATTGTAAAATGGCAATAATTTTTTTATACATTTATTATATATATTAATTTTTTTTTCTTATATAAATAAATAAAAAATTAATATATTAAAAATACAATGGTATAGATTTAATAACATTAAAAGTGAATATTTGGTAATTATCCAGAAATAGACAGCATATTAAAATAACTAACTTGAAAAGATACAAATAATAAAAATAGACTGTATGACTCAATATTAATACGTTTGAAAAATTTTTTTTATATTTTAATTCTATTATAATGAAACATTGGAGTATAATCAAAATATTTATATATTTTCAATATTGAGTCATACAGTCTTAAAAATATACAAATTATTAGTTTACATTTATTTTCGTTAAGTTAACATATATGTAATAACTTAGAGATATTAATTTCATGAGTGATATATCAAATGCTTTTTTTTTAATATTTGATATAACATTCATTTAACAGTTACTCCACCAAATGATTAAATAAAATATCTATTTGTACATTTCTAGATTGTATGACTCCATTATATTAATAAGTCAATATTTATGATATATATCATCTTTATATACATTAGAATTAAAAATGTAATATAAACTTTTATTTGTATAAATACTGAATCATATAACCTCAAAAATATAATTCATTATTTTACATTTAATCTTTCAGTGAATCAATAAATTTACTGCCAATTTTCAAATGTTACTTTTTGTCCCACAAAAAGTAACCCATTGTAAAAATAGTGATAATTTTTTATACATTTATTATATATATTAATTTTTTTTTCTTATATAAATAAATAAAAAATTAATATATTAAAAATACAATGGTATAAATTTAGTAATATTGGAAATGAATATTTACAAAATATTTAATAATACACTGTTTAATCAAACAATTATTATCAAAAGATTTAAATATCCAAAATATATTATATGACTCAAAGTTCACACTATTTTATATTTTAATAGCTATTTCGACATGAAACAGTATAAATATGATATAAATCAAAAATATCAGATAGTCACTATAGTTGAGTCATACAGTCTTAAAAATATATAAATTATTAATTTATATTTTAATCTTTTTCAATGTATTATTAGTATATGTAATAACATAATAATATTAATTTTCACAAATGTTATAATAAATAACTAAAAAATGTATAATATTATTAAATACTATTCTATCGGGTAATTAAATATTAAATGTTTATTTATAAATTTTAAGACTGTATGACTCAATTATAATGATAATCTGATATTTTTGATTTATATCATCAGCAGATGTAACAGAATTAAAAATATTACTTATTTTTTATTATATAAACATTGAGTCATACAGTATTGTTTTATTATTTATATCTATTGATGACAATCATTTAGTCATATTGTATATTTTCAAATATTTGTCAAATATTCATTTCCAATATTACTAAATCTATACCATTGTATTTTTAATATATTAATTTTTATTTATTTATATAAGAAAAAAAAATTAATATATATAATAAATGTATAAAAAAATTATTGCCATTTTACAATGGGTTACTTTTTGTGGGACAAAAACAAACATTTGAAAATTGGTAATAAGATCATTAATACATTGAGGGGTTATGTGTAAATTAGTGATTTATACTATTGGGATTATATGACTCAACTCGATTAATGGATAAACATCTTTGATTTATATCATATTCGAATAAATGTTGGTTTAAAATATTATCTAAAATTATGTACGTGTAAATATTGACTCATATAATGAACTTTTAATATTTTCTGTTTCGATGATGTTCATTTGATCCATCCTTTGAGAATCAAATATATTAATGTCTGATTTATTCTTTAAGAGTCAGTCGTATTAATATCTAATTTGATTCCTTGAGAGTCAAATTGGTTGTTATTTAGCGTGTTCTCTAAGAGCGTATCAAATGTTAACATCTGTCTCACTTCTAATGAATCTAATATGTTATTATCTATCTCATTTCTAGCGAATCCAATATGTTAATATTTATTCCACTCCCAATGAATTCAATATGTTAATATTTATTCCACTCCCAATGAATTCAATATGTTAATATTTATTCCACTCCCAATGAATTCAATATGTTAATATCTGTTTCATTCTTAGAGAATCCAATATGTTAATATTTATTCCACTCCTAGCGAATCCAATATGTTAATATCTGTTTCACTCTTAGAGAATCTAGTATGTTATCATTTGATTCTCCTTCAATAGTTCTCCTCATAAGAGAAGGACCATCGAGTATAACACACAGACACGGGGTGCAAGTTATTTCTAGGAATTTTTTTCCAGAATTTTCCAGAATTTTTCCAGAACTCCAGATTTTTTCTGGAAAATATTTTAAATTTCCTGTATATGTATACAGAAAGTTAAAAATTGATTACTTTCATCACACGTTGGACTGGTCTTCAGATGACCAAAAATAGGTAATTTTGACCGGTCTCAGAAAAAAATTCCAGAGACCTAGGATTGAAAATAATAAAACATGTCACTTTGGTGAGGGTTAGATGGAACCAATTTAAACATAATACTATCAACACGGTATTTTCCTTACATTATAAGTATACATAAATATTTGGTAATATTTAATCAACGTGATTGCGAAATGATTTTGTTAATTAAAAAATGTTAATATTTTATAAATGAGCGCCTAAATATTTTAAATGTTTATGATGACAACATGGAATCACACGTGGATGAGCAACATTGTACATTTATTATTAATAACAATCAGTGGTAATAGATGGAAGAATAATCATATTATGATATACAAATATATGTATTTTAGTCCACTATTTGCTACATCTTAAGATGTTAAATATAAATATCATAAAATGCCGTAAAAACTTCACATGTGTAAAATTATTAATTTTACATATACATATATAATAGCCATACGCGGGGTAGATTACTAAATATAAAATAAAATTTACGATGTACAATAGATCAGACGAACATTATTCCATTATATATTTATAATATATACATTGTATGACTCAACATTCATATGAGTGGATAAATAAATTTTATTTTCAACCTTAATGCATATGATAGTAATAAAAATTAAAATATTTGTGTACGATAAACATTGAGTCATATACTCCTGAAATATAAACTATTAGTATATATTTAATCCCCTAATAAAACAGTGATCAAAATGAAATTCTCCAAAATGTTCATTCCGACCCCCTCAAAAACAAGCCCATTGTCAAAATTAACCATAAATTTTTGATTATTTCTTATATATATTAATTTTTTTTTCTTATATTAATAATAAAAAATTATATAGTTAAAAATACAATGGTATTGTTTTAATAACATATAAAATGAACATTCATAAAATATTCAAAAATAGATTGCTTGATCAAATGATAATCATTGAATGATATAAATAATAAAAATATACTATATGACTCAATACTTATGGTATTAAAGAACCAAATGATATTCTCAACATTGATATATTTAAATTAAAATTAGATCCAAAACATTTTAATGTTCTTAATATTGAGTCATACAGTCTTCAAAATACAAACGATTATTTTATATTTAAACTTTTAACTGAATGATATATTCTGCAAAAAAAAATTATAAATGTTTATTTTTAGATTCTTATGGTCCATCCAAATGGTAAATTATTAAATTGAAATTCAAACATAACAGATTAGATTTAATTGTACATTATTAATAGACATGAATAACTAAATATATTATATGGTTCAACAATCATACAAATATAAAATTAGTAGTATTTTTAATTCTATTACATCTGAAGATAATCTATATTTTGAATAATTTTACTATCTTCATATTGAATCATATACTCTTGAAAATGTAAATTATCAATTTACATTTAATCCTTTACCTAATCAGTGATTTTTTATGAAAAACTCCAAATGTTCTAATTTGCGTCACGAAAACAAACCCATTGTTAAAATCAATAATTATTTTTGTATATTTCTTATATATATTAATTTTTTTTTCTTATATAAATAATTAAAAATTAATATATTAAAAATATAATGGTATTCATTTAATAACATCAAAAGTGAATATTTATTAAGTATTCAAAGATAAACGGTATGATTATATTACTATTGTCAAATGGTACAAATAACAAAAATACACTATATGACTCAATATTTATATTATCAAAAAAATTAAATAGTATATTTAACATTGATATATCTAATTTTAAACTACATCTAAAATAATGTTGTATTCTTAACATTGAGTCATACAGTCTCAAAAAATACAAAAGATATTTTATATTTAAAATTTTAACCAAACGATGTATCATATAAAAATTTAAAATGTTCATTTTAAATCTACGTAAATTAACCCATTGTTAAATTATTAGTATGATGTTCAAATATAACCAATTAAATCCAATTGTTATTATCGAAAAATATAAATGTTAAAACTGTACTGTATGACTCAATAAACATACAAATATAAAATCAATGATATTTTAATTCTATTATGTTTGAAGACAATTTATATCTAAAATATTTTTATATTCTTAATGTTGAATCATATACTCACGAAAATCTAAATCCTTGATTTAGATTTAATTCTTCAGCCAAACTACAATCTTTATAAAAAACTCCAAATATTCACATTTATGTCACAAAATCAAAACCATTGTTTTAATTGACAATTATTTTTGTATATTTCTTATATATATTAATTTTTTTTCTTATATAAATAAATAAAAAAATATTATATTAAAAATACAATGGTATTCATTTAATAACGTTAAAAGTAAATGTTTACAAAATATTTAAAAATTAATTGTGTAATAGAATAATCACTGTTAAAACGTATAAATATTAAAACTGTACTGTATGGCTCAAGGTTCATATAATTAAATAATCTAATGATTATTTAAATATGGAGTAACACTCATATGATATAAATAAAAAATATTAATGTATCAATATAATGAAGTCATACAATCTTAAAACATATATAAGTAATTTTTAATTTTACATATTGCGAAATATACATAATTTATAAAAAAATTAATGTTTATTTATGTTTCAAAAAAATCCTTATGATATCAGAAATATTGAACTTGTAAAATTACATATTTAAGCCGTTTTTAATTATTAAACAAGTTGAAGCTAAATACAATATCATCCAATCCATTCGTATTTTATGTATCTGATATTTTATATTTAATTTAATATTTTATCCGAAATAATTTTAATGAAATTATTTCCCGATGTAATAGTCTAATTGTTTATGAATATTTATGTAAATATACAATCTGGGAAAATTACCGACTGTAAAGCTTTATATTCAAACTGGTTCTGTTCAACCCTCAACCATGTGATATGTTTCACAGCTTTGAATCTCTAGAATTCTGGGACATTTTTTCGAGAATGGTCAAAAATACTGAATTTTGGTTATCTGAAGACGAATCCAACGTGTCTTAAAAGTGTCCAATTTTACACTTTCTGTATAGAGATACAGGAAATTATATTAATAAGTATATCGTTAGGAGGGTTAAACTAAAGCAGTTTGAATGTAATACTTTCTGATCGGCAATTTTCTTATTTTACATATGTATAGAATTAATTATAAATATTCAATCGATACCATCACGAGATGATTTTATTAGTTGAGATTTTGTCATAATTAAAAAAATATTAGTGTTTTTAAAAATTTCATTGTTAAAAAGAAGTAAACCAGTAAAAATGATTTTAATTTCAGACTCTTTACTATCTTATTAATCCAATATGAGACTAAATGAAAATCATATATTTTTGATAAGCACCTGTAATTTTGAAAGACAGCATTGCTGTCTTTCAAATTTGTTACAATACTTTATCAGATTTTATATGATTTTCATTTAATACTATATAATTTTTAATTATTAAATAAAGAAAAAAAATTAATATATATGAGAGAATAACTGAAAAAAATTTAAAAAAAATATTAATATTTTTAAGAAAAATCACTGTCAAAAAGAAATAAACCAGTAAAAATAATTTTAATTTCAGACTCTTTGCTATCCAATTAATCCAATGTGAGACCAAATGAAAAATCATATATTTTTGATAAATACCTGTAATTTTAAAAGACAACATTGTTGTCCTTTAAACAGTTACAATTCTCTATCTGATTTTATATGATTTTCATTTATACTATATAATTTTTAATTATTAAATAAAGAAAAAAAATTAATATATAAGGGAATAGCTGGAAATTTTTTTTAAAAAAATATTAATATTTTAAGAAAAATCACTGTCAATAAGAAGTAAACCAGTAAAAATGATTTTAATTTCAGACTCTTTACTATCTTATTAATCCAATATGAGACTAAATGAAAAATCATATATTTTTGATAAATACCTGTAATTTTAAAGGACAATGATGTTGTCCTTTAAACAGTTACAATTCTCTATCTGATTTTATATGATTTTCATTTATACTATATAATTTTTAATTATTAAATAAAGAAAAAAAATTAATATATATAAAAGGATAGCTGAAAAAATTTCTAAAAAATATTAATATTTTTAAGGAATTTCACTGTCAATAAGAAGTAAATCAGTAAAAATGATTTTAATTTCAGACTCTTTACTATCCAATTAATCCAATGTGAGATTAAATAAAAATCATATGATTTTTGATAAACACCTGTAATTTTAAAGGACAACATCGTTGTCCTTTAAATCTGTTACAATATTGTTATCATTTTATATGATTTTTATTTAATACTATATAATTTTTTAATTATTAAATAAAGAAAAAAAATTAATATATAAGAGAATAGCTGGAAAATTTTTTTTAATATTAATATTCTTAAGAAAAATCACTGTCAATAAGAAGTAAACCAATAAAAATGATTTTAATTTTAGACTCTTTGCTATCCAATTAATCCAATGTGAGACTAAATGAAAAATCATATATTTTTGATAAATACCTGTAATTTTAAAGGACAACAATGTTGTCCTTTAAACAGTTACAATTCTTTATCTGATTTTATATGATTTTTATTTATACTACATAATTTTTAATTATTAAATAAAGAAAAAAAATTAATATATATAAAAGAATAGCTGAAAAAATTTCTAAAAAAATATTAATATTTTTAAGGAATTTCACTGTCAAAAAGAAGTAAACCAGTAAAAATTATTTTAATTTCAGACTCTTTACTATCCAATTAATCCAATATGAGACTAAATGAAAAATCATATATTTTTGATAAATACCTGTAATTTTAAAGGACAACAATGTTGTCCTTTAAACAGTTACAATTCTTTATCTGATTTTATATGATTTTTATTTATACTACATAATTTTTAATTATTAAATAAAGAAAAAAAATTAATATATATAAAAGAATAGCTGAAAAAATTTCTAAAAAAAAATATTAATATTTTTTAGAAAAATCACTGTCAAAAAGAAGTAAACCAGTAAAAATGATTTTGTTTTTAGACTTTATACTATCTTATTAATCCAATATGAGACTAAATGAAAAATCATATAAATTTGATAAATACCTGTAATTTAAAAGGACAACAATATTGTCCTTTAAATCTGTTACAATACTCTATTAGTTTTTATATGATTTTCATTTAATACTATAAAAATTTTAGAAGATTTATTGCTATCAGATGTCTATAGTAATATATATACAATATTATACACTTACAGGTAACAGCGTGTTATTAATATAAACATTTGAATTGTATAAGTGTTTATTTATAAAATTTTGGGTAAAATTTTAATTGATAATATTATCTCGCGTTGATATGGGTTGAATATTGATAAATATTCACATATATTTGTAATATAAGGAAAGAACCGTACTGAAAGTATCATGTTCAAACTGGTTCAGTTTAATCCTTTCCCATGTGACATATTCTATTGCTTTAGATCCCTAGGATTCCGGGAATTTTTTTCAGAACGGTCAAAATTAATGAAATTTAGTCATCTGAAGACAAGTCTAACGTGGTTTGGAAGTAACCAATTTTACACTTTCTGTATATGTATACAGAAAATTTTTAATATCTTCCAGAAAAAATTTTTCCTCAGAACTCCAGAAAATTTCCAAAAATTAATAGAAATTTCTTGTATATGTATACAGAAAGTATAAAATTGAACACTTTTAAGACACGTTGGGTCGGTCTCGAGATGACCAAAATTTCCTAATTTTGACTGATCTCAAAAAATTTCCAGAAATCCCGGAGATTCGGAACAGTAAGATATGTCACATAAGCGAGGATAAAACAGAACAATTCTTAATGTGATAAATTCTAGTCAGTATTTTACCGATATAACATGTATATAAAAATATTTATAATCATCCAATCAATACCATCGTGATACGATTTTATTAAATTGATTTCAAATAACATTCGAGTACGAATACATACACAATTCAAATATTTATGTTGATAAATCTATCATGAATGTGTATAACATATCGTAGATATATACATGATACAATCCATGTTGTCTATACAAAAATATCATAAAATAAACATGTAAAGTTGATAACTTTACACTTGTTCATATACCTTTTGAATTGTAACAGATTTAAAGGACAACGATGTTGTCCTTTAAAATTACAGGTATTTATCAAAAATCATATGATTTTCATTTAGTTTCACACTGAATTAATTGGATAGCAAAGAGTCTGAAATTAAAATTATTTTTACTGGTTTACTTCTTATTGACAGTGAAATTCCTTAAAAATATTAATATTTTTTTAAGATTTTTTTTTCAATTATTTGCTTATATATTATTTTTTTTTCTTTATTTAATAATTAAAAATTATGTAGTATAAATAAAAATCATATAAAATGATAACAATATTGTAACAGATTTAAAGGACAACGATGTTGTCCTTTGAAATTACAGGTATTTATCAAAATCATATGATTTTTCATTTAATCTCACATTGGATTAATTGGATAGCAAAGAGTCTGAAATTAAAATTATTTTTACTGGTTTACTTCTTATTGACAGTGAAATTCCTTAAAAATATTAATATTTTTTTTAAGAATTTTTTTCAATTATTTGCTTATATATTATTTTTTTTTTCTTTATTTAATAATTAAAAATTATGTAGTATAAATAAAAATCATATAAAATGATAACAATATTGTAACAGATTTAAAGGACAACATCGTTGTCCTTTAAAATTACAGGTATTTATCAAAATCATATGATTTTTCATTTAATCTCACATTGGATTAATTGGATAGCAAAGAGTCTAAAATTAAAATTATTTTTACTGGTTTACTTCTTTTTAACAGTGAAATTCTTTAAAAATATTAATATTTTTTTTTTAATTTTTTCAGTTATTTGTTTATATATATTAATTTTTTTTCTTTATTTAATAATTAAAAATTATGTAGTATAAATAAAAATCATATAAAATGATAACAACATTGTAACAGATTTAAAGGTATTTATCAAAATCATATGATTTTTCATTTAATCTCACATTGGATTAATTGGATAGCAAAGAGTCTGAAATTAAAATTATTTTTACTGGTTTACTTCTTATTGATAGTGAAATTCCTTAAAAAAAAATTAATATTTTTTAAAATTTTTTTCAGCTATTCTCTTATATATATTAATTTTTTTTCTTTATTTAATAATTAAAAATTATGTAGTATAAATAAAAATCATATGAAATCTGATAGTGATTGTAACAGATTTTAGAGGACAACATCGTTGTCCTTTAAAATTACAGGTATTTATCAAAATCATATGATTTTTCATTTAATCTCACATTGGATTAATTGGGAAGCAAAGAGTTTAAAATTAAAATTATTTTTACTGGTTTACTTCTTATTGATAGTGAAATTCCTTAAAAAAATTAATATTTTTTAAAATTTTTTTCAGCTATTCTCTTATATATATTAATTTTTTTCTTTATTTAGACGAATACAAGACCCTTTAGGGGTCTTGTATTCTCCTAAAAATTATGTAGTATAAATAAAAATCATATGAAATCTGATAGTGATTGTAACAGATTTTAGAGGACAACGATGTTGTCCTTTAAAATTACAGGTATTTATCAAAATCATATGATTTTTCATTTAATTTCACATTGGATTAATTGGGAAGCAAAGAGTCTGAAATTAAAATTATTTACATTGATTTACTTCTTTTGACAGTGATTTTTCTCAAAAATATTAATATTTTTCATCTATTATCCTATATATTAATATCAAATTAACACAATCATCTCACAATAGTATTGGTAAAATAATCATAAAAATTTTTATACATATATAATATGGAAAAATTATCGATCAGAAAGTATTACGTTCAAAATGTTTTTGTTTAACCCCCACCTAATAATATATTTTACTATTGTAAATTTCCAGAATTTTTTCCAGAATTTTCTGGAAATTAATAAAAAAATCCTGTGTACATATACAGAAAGTTAAAAATTGACCACTTTCGAGACGCGTTGGATTCGCCTTCAGATGATCAAAATTCATTAATTTTGACTGTTCTCAAAAAATCTCCAGGATTTCCAGGAATTAAAAGCAGTAAAATATGCCATATGGGAGAGTATAAAACAGAATCATTTTGAATATAATACAATATAGTCAGCATTTCCCCGTATTACACATGTACAAAAATATTCATAATCATCCAATCAATGTCATCGTGAGATAACTATATTAAATTAATTTAAAACAATCTTAAATGATAAACATATACAACCTGGTTATTCACGTTAAATTAAAATCCTTATGAACTGGACAACACGGGTAAAATTTATACTTTTGAGAAATTTAAAATCCTTAAAATGTGATAAACCAGTATGTTTATAAATATTATAGAACATATTTCATAATATGATATAGAGAAGAATGTTATTGACAAATACAATTATCAAAAATACATTATATGACTTGGTTTTCCACGTATATAAATAAATGATTATATTATTGTTAATAACATATGTAAGCGTAGTTTATTTTTAAACTATTGATATATCCTAAATATTGAGCCATACAGTTCCGAAAACATAAATTAATAATTTATGTTTAACTTATTAATAAACCAATGAATTTATTGAGGTTTCCCAAAAGAGTGTTTCTTTCCCACAAAAAGTAACCCATTGTTAATTGGCAATAATTTTTTTATACATTTATTATATATATTAATTTTTTTTTCTTATATAAATAATTAAAAAATTAATATATTAAAAATACAATGGTATAGATTTAGTAATAATAAAAATAAACATTTGGTAATTATCCAGAAACATACAGCATATTAAAATGATTAACATAAAAAGATACAATTAATAAAAATAGACTATATGATTCAATATTGATGTTTTCAAAAAAAATTGAAAAACATTTTAATTTTATTATATTGGAACATAGACATATAGTCAAAATATTTATGTGTCTTCAATATTGAGTCATACAGTCTTAAAATATATAAATTAATAATTTACATTTATTTTTTTTTGATAGATCAATATACATATAATAATTTAGTAATATTTATTTCATGATTATTATAATAGATGTTTAAAAAGTATTTGGTGTAACATTTATTTAATAGTTAATCCACTGGATGTATAAATAAAAATATTTATTTATACATTTTAAGATTATATGACTCCATTAGAATGATAAGTTAATACTTTTGATATATATCATCTTTACATATGTTAGAATTAAAAATATAATATAAACTTTATTTATATATACACTGAGTCATATAACCTCAAAAATATAATTCATTGTTTCATAATTAATCTCTCAGTAAATCAATGATTTCATTGCCAATTTTCAAATGTTCATTTTTGACCCACAAAAAATAACCCATTGTAAAATTGGTAATATTTTTATACATTTATTATATATATTAATTTTTTTTTCTTATATAAATAAATAAAAAATTAATATATTAAAAATACAATGGTATAAATTTAGTAGTATTGGAAATGAATATTTGCAAAATATTTAATGATACACTGTTTAATCAAATAATCATTGTAAAATAATATAAATATCCAAAATATACTATATGACTCAGTATTCATAATATTTTATATTTTAATAACTGTTTCAACATAAAACAGTGTAAATATGATATAAATCAAAAATATCAGATTGTCATTACAGTTGAGTCATACAGTCTTAAAAGTATATAAATTATTAATTTATATTTTAATCCTATCTATATATCAGTTGTATATGTAACAATTAAATAATATTAATTCTGTGAATGTTACAATGAATGATTAAATTTTATGTATAATTTAATTAAATAACCAATCTATTAGGTAAATAAATATTAAATATATGTTTATAAGTTTTAAGACTATATGACTTCACTATAATGATAATCTGATATTTTTGATATGTATCATTATCAAATATAACAGAGTTAAAAATATTATTTAAATTTTCAATTGTATAAATACTAAGTCATACAGTGTTGTTTTGTTATTTATATCTACTAATGATAATCACTTAGCCATATGGTATATTTTCAAATATTTATCAAATGTTCAATTTCAATACTACTAAATTTATACCATTGTATTTTTAATATATTAATTTTTTATTTATTTATATAAGAAAAAAAAATTAATATATATAATAAATGTATAAAAAATTATTGCCATTTTACAATGGGTTACTTTTTGTGGGTCAAAAACGAATATTTGAAAATTGGTAATGAAATCATTGATTTATTAAGAGGTTATGTGTAAATCAGTAATTTATACATTCAGGATTATATGACTCAATTCAATTAATGAATAAACATCTTTGATTTATATCGAATTTGGAAGAACATTGGTTTAAAATAATATTTAAAATAATATTTAAAATAATGTTTAAAATAATGTTCATATAAACATTGATTCATACAGTAGACTTATAATATTTTCCGTTTTAAATGATATTTATTTGACCCGTCTTTTGAGAATCAAATATGATAACATCTGTCATATTCTTAAAGAGTCTAATGTGTTAATATATGACTTATTCTTAGAAAATCCAATATGGTAACATTTGTCTCATTCTTAAATGAACAAATATGTCATTATTTGATTCACTCTTAAAGAGTCCATTATGTTAATATATCTGATTATTTAAGAGGATTGGATATGGTAATATTTGAACCACTTTTAAAGGAACCAATATGTTAATATTTGATCTATTTTAAGGAGTTTAATACTCTAATATTTGATTTACTCTTAAAGAGTCTAGTATGTTAACATCTGCTTTATTCTCAAAAAGTCTAATATATTAGCATTTGTTTCACTCTTAGAGAATCTAGTATGTTAACTTTCAGTTCTCTATTTCACAGTTTTCCTCATAAGAGAGGGGCCTTCAAGCATGACACACTGACATGAGTGCAGGTTATTTTAAAAATTTCGTCCAGAATTTTCCGGGAGAAATTATTTTCCAGAATTTTTCCAGAACTCCAGATTTTTTCTGGAAAGTATTTAAAATTTCCTGTATAGATATACAGAAAGTTAAAAATTGACCGTTTTCATCACACGTTGGGCTCGTCTTCAGATGACTAAAAATAGGTAATTTTAACTGGTCTCGGAAAAAATCCCAGAATTCCTGGGATTAAGGACAACAAAACATGTCACATAGGTGAAGGTCAAATAGAACCAATTTAAATATAACACTGTCAACACGGTATATTACTTACATTACAAATATACTTAAATATCTGATAATATTCAATCAACACAATCGCGAAATGATTTTAAAAATTAAAAATTGTTCAAATTTAATAGGCGAAAGTCCAAATACTTTAAATGTTTATGCTGATAACACAGAACTACATGTAAATGTGTGATATTATCACCGATTATTAATATTAATTAATGATAATAGATGGAAGAATATTCAGATCGTAATATACAAATATATGCTTCAGTCTATCATATTGTTACATTTTAAGATGTTAAACATAAATATAATAAAATATCACAAAAACTCCGCGCGTGTAAAATTAATAATTTTACACATACATATATGACAGCTATACGCGGAATAGATTATTAATGGTAAGATAAATTTTACGATGTACAATAGACCAAACGAATATTGTTTTATTACGTATATATAGTATATACATTGTATGACTCAATATTCGTATGAGTGAACAAATAATTTTTATTTTCAACCATAATACATATGATAGTGATAATGATTAAAATATTTGTGTATAATAAACATTGAGTCATATACACTCGAAAATGTAAACTATTAGTTTATATTTAATCTTCCTAATGAACCAGTGATTAGAATGAAATTTTTCAAATGTCCACATTATCCCCTCAAAAACAAACCCATTGTCAAAATTAGCAAAAATTTTTTTAATTATTTGTTATATATATTAATTTTTTTTCTTATATTAATAATAAAAAATTATATAGTTAAAAATACAATGGTATCAATTTAGTAACATTAAAAGTGAATATTTACAAAATATTCAAAAATAAATTGTATAGTCAAATGATTATCATTGAATGATATAAAAAATAAAAATATAGTATATGACTCAATGTTTATAATATTAAAGAATCAAATGATATTCTTATCATTGATATATTTGAATTTAAATCATATATAAAATATTTTAATGTTTTTATTATTGAGTCATACAGTCTTCAAAGTACAAATGGTTATTTTATATTTAAATCTTTAACCAGAGAATGTGTTCTACAAAATTTGTAAATGTTTAATTTAAATGTCTAGAACATAAATTATTGTTAAAATCATTAAATTGAAATACATATATAACAAATTAGATTTAACTGCTCATTAATGGTAAACATAAATAATTGAATGTATTGTATGACTCAACATTCACTTAAATATAAAATTAACGATATTTTTAATTCTGTTACATTTGGAAATAACCTACATCTTAAATAATTTTATGTCCTTAATATTGAGTCATATACTCATGAAAATCTAAATCGATGATTTAGATTTAGTTCTTTAGCCAAACAGTAAATTTTATGAAAAATTCCAAATGTTCATTTTTGTGACACAAAATCAAACCCATTATAAAATCAACAATTATTTTTGTATATTTCTTATATATATTAATTATTTTTTCTTATATAAATAAATAAAAAATTAATATAGTAAAAATACAATGGTATCCATTAAGTAATATACACAGTGAAATTTTATAAAAAATCCAAAAATAGACCATATAATTAAATGACTATTATCAAATGATACAAATAACAAAAATATACTGTATGACTCAATGTTTATACTATCAAAAAAATTAAATAGTATATTTAACATTGATACGTCTAAATTTAAATTACATTCAAAATAATATTGTATTCTTAACATTGAGTCATACAGTCTTTAAAATATAAAAAGTTATTTTATATTTTAATTTTCGGTCAGGTGATATATTTTTATAAAATTTCCAAACGTTCAGCTTATATCTACAAAATTAACACATTGTTAAACCAGCAAACTAAAATTCAAATACAATCGATTGAATACAGTTAACATTGTTGAAAAATATAAATGTTAAAACCGTGCTGTATGACTCAATTATCATACAAACATAAAATTATTGATATTTTTAATTCTATTACACTCGAAGATAATTTATATCTAAAATAATTTTATATTCTTAATATTGAGTCATATAGTCATAAAAATCTAAATCGTTGATTTAGATTTAATTCTTTAACCAAATAGTTAATTTTATAAAGAACATCAAACTATCATATTTGTGTCACAAAATCAAAACCATTGTTAAAATCAACAATTATTTTGTATATTTCTTATATATATTAATTTTTTTTTATTATATAAATAATTAAAAAAAATAATATGTTAAAAATACAATGGTATTCATTTAATAATATTAAAAGTGAATATTTAGTAAATATTCAAAAATTCATTGTATAGTTAAATAATCATTGTTAAAAGATATAAAAATTAAAAATATACTGTTTGACTCAGAATTCATATATTAAAACAATCTAATGATTATTTAAATATGGTATAACACTTATATGACATAAATCAAAAATATATGTATATCAATTTAACGTAGTCATACAGTCTTAAAAACATAAATAAGTAATTTTATTTTACATACTGCGGGATAAGCATATATTATAAAAAAATTAATATTTAATACGTTTGCTGAAAATTCCTTATAATATTTAAACATTGAATGCTTAAGAATTACATATCTTTAATCTATCTTCAATTATTAAATAAGTTAAAATCAAATACAATATTATCCAATATTTATTTTAATATTTTATTCGAGATAATTTTAATGAAATTATCTCCCGATAGAGTAGTTTAGTTATTTATTAATATTTATGTACACATGCAAACTGGAAAAATTACCGACTGTAAAGCTTTATATCCAAACTGGTTCTGTTTAACCCTCATCCATGCGATATGTTTTACTACTTTAAATCTCCAGAATTCTGGGATTTTTTCTGAGATCAGCCAAAATTACTGAATTTTAATCATTTGAAGAGAGGTGCTTTGGCACCCCGGAAATAATCAAAGGCGCCTTATGGCGCCTTTTGATTACTTGCACCAAATCCAACGTGTCTTAAAAGTGCTCAATTTTACACTTTCTGTATCTCTATACAGTAAATTTTCATAATTTTCTGGGAGAATTCTGTTGAAATTTTTACCTGTAAATTTTGTATGTCCATACAGAAAAATTTTGTTAATTTCCAGAAATTTCAGAGTTCCGGAAATTTTTTATTCTGAAAATTATGTATCTACACACAGAAAAAACTCTAAAAAAATTCTAGAGTTATGGAAATTTTTTATTCTGAAAATTATGTATTTATATACAGAAAAAACTCTGAAAAAAATTCTAGAAAAATCTGGAATTTCAGACAATTTCTGGAAAAATTTTCCAGAAAATCTTCCAAAAAATAATGATAACTTGACTATTTAACAGCAGACAAATCATCAATATAACTTTTGTTAACAGTAGAATATGATACAAACACATCTAAATTTCAAAGATTGAATTGATGAAGTTTCAGATCATTTTCCTAATGTTGACATTACTTAAAATATTAACATCCTTAGAAGAATGTATAAACACATGTTTGTATGATAATATTATATATGAACAAAATGTGTGTAATTTCCAGTATAGAAAAAATATTATGATTTTAAATTAAACATATGAAGTTGATGAATCATTATATGTTTCATTAAAAATTTTATTTTTATGATAGACTATCAGATCGAATGAATAATGTTAAAATTACATTTATTGTAAACATGATTATATGACACAGTATTAAAACAATCAAAAAAATTAATATAAAATTTCAATTCTAATATATGATGTAATACAGTTAAAATAAACAACATTAAACTTTTAACATTGAGTCATATACTCCTGAAAATATAAACTGTTATTTTACGTTTGAATATTTAGTGTTACAATTAATTTTGTAAATATTTACAAATATACAGATTTATCCTTCAAAAATGAATCAATCACAAAATTAGCAATTTAATTTTATATATTTGTTTATATATTAATTTTTTTATATTAGAAGAATAATTTAAAAATTAATATATTAAAAACAATAATGGTATTGATTTAGCTGTATGAATTTGGTCAATTTTCAAAATTACAACAGTTACAATGAAACTTTCAATCATGAAATTTAAATAATACAAAAATTATAAATGGATTATATGACTCAATGAAAATTCAAACAAAATATTTTTGAATATCATAATATACCTTAGGTTAAATGATGTATATGTCACAATTTTATTATGGTTATTAACAGGTACCACAAATAGGAATAAATATTCAACATAGTTATATTATAATTATGTATATCGACCGATAGCATATTTTACAATCAATACACTGATATTTTTATTTCCTATTATATCCAGTACAAATGTTATCATATATTAAATTTTGTAGTTTTATTATTACTGGAGCCATATTAGTAATAATATTTCTTTGAAACATTAAACCCGTATAACACGAAATATACATTGAAATTTTTGATATTATAACTGATAAACCTCATTGAAAAGATTATTATGTAATACAATTACAATGTAACTGTATATATGCTATCGTACACCCATATAATTTATTTCACCTATTTATCCTTTCATATTTAGTACATCCTTACTGCCATATTTTCTCCACGTCAATACAAATAATATATGATATAGAACCAACACATTAGTATTGATATTTTTAAAACATGTAACACGTTGTGCAGAGCATATACAAATCATATATTTACCATTACATATGATTATCATTACAATAGCTGCTTACCATCTAATACAGATACAATGTAAGTGTATACATCATCACTTTTACATGTGATTTATCCAATCTATTTTATATTCTCATATTCACCATGTTTTTCATGGTATATATTTTTGTATACTAGACAAAACAAGTACACTATATAATAGTGTAATATCAATGTCAGTTTTTTTGGAGGTGGATGAACACTATCAATTCGTTACATGATCAGGACTGGTTAATTTTTAAAATATTTTTAAAATTGATTTGCAAAAAATTTTGTTAATTTTTAAAATATTTTAGCTGTGAAAATTTTTTTTTAATTTTTAAATTCGCCTTAAACGATAAAAAACAGTTAAAATGAGCGAACAGCGAGAACCAGCTAACAGCGAGAACCAGCTAGAACCAGCGAGAACCAACGAGAACCAGCGAGAAGCGATGAGTGAGAGAGAGCGAGTGACGGACTGCGACAGACAGCATGAGGCAGCGACAGACGGCGACATTCAGCTAGGGTCAGTGGATGACAATGATGTGAAGATGACCAGCGAAAGAGAGACAGAGGAGAGGAAGGTGACTGATAAGATGGAATCAACATCTGTAGATATGGGAAGAGCTCTTTACCACCCATTGATCAGTGAAAGATTGTTGATTCTCATTTATGAGTATACCGTCCTGAACCATGAGAAGATCTACTCTTTCGAATGGGACATTACAGTGGAATCATTGTATGAAGCTGAGAAGAAGAAGGTAGTTGATGAGTTGAACAAACTCATCAACGAAGTTGAACACAGGGAAGAGTGCACCGTACACCATGCACAGAAGTATTTTGAATTGCTTAAAAAACAATTCAAAATCAAAGAAAGATACGGTGACGATATCCCTGCAACTGTTGAGATGGAAGATGAGTTGGATGAAACATTTGGCCAACTCGATAACAGTATCATTCCCGGGTACGAACCTGTTGAATACCCCCCGTTTTCATTGGGCGGCGTTGAAATTCCTAAACACATGGGTGAAAAGAAAAAGGACAACAGGGGAAGACACAAGAATGGTTATGTTAAGCCATCTGCCCTTCTTGATTATTATTACACCAAGGACTATGTTGAGACTTCTGAAATGAGAGCAGAAAGAGAAGCCGACGAAGCAAGAGAGGTGGAAAAGAAGAAGCTGAAGAAGAGAGGAGGAAGAAAGAAGGGAAGCGGAAAAGGAAAGAAGAAAGCCGTGAGTGAAGGTAGGGGAAAGCCTGAATGTAAAAATCCCCCTGTTAGCGGAAAGTCAATTCCATGTATATTAGAGGGAATCATCCGCGAGTCCAATAACACTGAAAGTTCCAGTGTTGTAAGTGTTATGGGCGAAAATGCTGTCGACCCTGCTTTGAATACCGGTGAAAAAGCAGAGCGTAAAAAAGGATCCGGAAGACCTCTCGGGAGCACAAATGTTAAAGCCACAGCCCGATCAGATAGAGAGGTCGTCATTCGCGATAAGGAGATTGTGGCTAGAAAACTCCCAACATATTTTGAACAGTTCTTATTCCAATATAGCAGAAAGAACAGGAACATTTCTTCAGCACAATGGGAAATGAATGCTGCTAAAGAACTGAAAAATATGATGTGTTCATTAAGGGAGTCTGTAGGTGAATATGTTAAGGATTGGATGGAGATCAATTCTGATGAAATAGTGAGTCTCAGAAAGTACCTTGAGTTTAAAATTAAAACTGGTCAATTACCAAGGACTTTTGAGACTGTGAAATATCCAGAATCTGCCACCAATGCCAATGGAATAGATGCTCATTGCCAAGAAACCTACATGAATTACATGGCATACTATTCCTCTAATAAATCTGTCGATGTGTTTATTAGAAATCTTTTGTGTGAATCATCGATTAATGAAACTCTTTATGCTACTATAAATGAGCCTAGATCAATAAAGTTACCCAATAAAAAGGCAAAGAGATCAGCATTTGACTTTGATCATGAGGGAACTAAATATTGTAGATTCGAAGGTGTAGTAGAATCATTAAAGAGTGGGGTAATTGAGTCTATAAACGGTATTCCAATCAAAAACATATATGACCCCCTATATGTAGAGAAATGTAATGGATTGGAATTCGATGGCTATGAAGTAGATGAGAATGAAGTACCTGTTAACACTAATATAACATCTACATATCATAAACATGCAGGCGATCTATCTAAAGCTGCTATAGTCCAAAGTGTTAACGGAATCCCTATCAAAAGCTATCTAGAACCTAAACATATATCACCTGAAGATAGTGGATTATTTGTAAATTTAACTGATGTTAATGGTGTCAGCGTTTACTGTGATGTGCCAGTAATTCCAGATAAAGTTGTTAAAGCACCAAGAACAAAAGCTCGTAAGTCAGTTAAAGGTGATAAAAGGGATAAAAATAATGGGAATAAAATAAGACATGAAGTGAGTCACCAGGGGGAGGAAGAGGAGAATGATGAAAATGTGAGATACATAAGAATAAACGGTATTGGTTCTAATATGTTTAACTTAAGTGTAAATCTTGATCAATATGCTATTCGCAAGCTCTGTAAAAATATTAGTAGTAATGTGAATAGAATAGTTGAATCAAAACCTGTTATAAATAATAACAGGATAATACACGATGACATAATTGAAGTTCCACGTAAATCCGCAAAATATGTTCCACCAGTAAATGTGCATAAGCCTGTAATTGCCAGCAGCAACAATGAAACTAGAGTTATTGGATATCATGATAATATTATTGGAAAGCCAAGTAAAAATTCATCATCTGCAAAAATTGTATGTAATTCAGTTCCAATTTCCAAATTTAATTCCAACTCTAATTTTAATTCCTATTCCAACCCCGTCCAAGCCCCAATTAAAAATGTTATGATCAGTACAGTCGGTACAAACAACAATAACAATGGTAGAATTATTAAACACCATGATAATATAATTGGACAATATAATAAAAAATCATCATATAATACACAACCAATCAAACCAATCATAAGTAGTAATATTGTAAAATCCAACAATATTACACGTTTACCAGAAGTTGTGTATAATCCCCCCATGATTAAATCAGATGTTAAACAATTACCATTACCATTACCATTACCATTACCAATTGCTAAACCAATATTATCTGTCAAATCAGTACCAATTGTTAAATCAACAACAATTATTAACCAACCATTAATGACAGTTAAACCAACAGCAATAATTAAACCATTATCAATTGTTGATCAATCAGTACCAATTAAATCATTATCAATTGTTAATCAACCAGTACCAACCAAATCATCAATTACCGAACAACCAGCGCCAATAGTAAAACCATTATTATCACCATCAGATGACGATCAATCAGTACCAGTAATTGTACCAGTAGTGTTAAAACTTGATGCAAAACCATTATCAGAAGTAAAATCAGAAATTGTAATTGATGAACCGATTTATGGTATTCCCACCAATAAGGGTAAATTTGACTCATACACTGAATTTAAAACAATTGAAACATCTGATAGTATAATATTTACCACAGTAGATGGTGTGATAATTACCAAATTTAATGAAATTGTTAAAGATGTTGAATATAAGACTGGTATTCCATGGATTGATGATCCAAATTACGTACCAACAATTGTCACTAAGGAAAAATCATCTTTGTATATACCTTTGGAAGATGAAGTAAATTATGCACATGGAGAAATTAATAATTATGATAATCTTTTAGGTTCGGATGTTTATAGTACTAGAGATAGATCCAAAAAATCTACTGTGAGACTATTACAGAATAATAATTTTAACGATAATTTCAGTGTTAATTTACAACACGATTATTTATGCACAGATGTACCAACAATATCCGATGTAAGTGAATATTCGCAAATATTACAACCAACATGCGAATATCTTCATGAAAATGATGTTTTAATATCATGCAAACCAAAATCAGAATCAGGATCAAGTTCAGAATCAAGATCAGAGTTAAGGTTGGAATTAGAGTTAGAACCAGAATTGGAGTCATCTGATGATACAGTTGAGGATTTAATAATATTCGAATGTGATGAATCAATTGATGTACCAAAAACAGAATCTGTGTATAGTGATTTAACAGGACTTGATTTATCAAGTTTACATAATGTAATCGATGTAGATGATATGGATAATTTATCTGATGTATCCGATTTATCTAATATTGCTAATTTATCTGATATTTCTTATTCCCCCGATGTGTCTGAATTATTTGATGTAGCTGATGAATCTGACATTCCCTATTCTCCCGATGTATCTGAATTATTTGATGTAGCTGATGAATCTGATATTCCCTATTCCCCCGATGTATCTGAATTATTTGATGCAGCTGATGAATCTGATATAATTGATGAGTACAATGAACATAAAATAGAGGTAGACGATATAGATTTAATAAATTTCGATGAAGAATTAGTAACACATGATAATATAAATAATATGGTTAATAATTATGATGATATACCTGAATTATATAGAGATGCCAATTTGTATGATAACATAATGTCCATGTCAGATGAAGATATGTACACATCACGAGTTTATGGTAACAACACATTAATATCAGATCTAAATATTACAGATGTAGAATCTACCGACTCGGCTAACCAATATATAGAAAATTTTGAAATTTTGTACATGGACACAGTAATCAATTTAAAGCAGAATGTTACCGATTTATATAATATACTTAATATATGTTTGTGTGTCATATGTAAAATAATGTATTGTGAAGATGAACAACTTGAATGTTTTCAAGAAGAGTATTTGGAGTTAGATTAAAGTAACAATTTAAAGATGTATATTAGTGTAAATATATTAAGGTTAAATGAAGACAAAGTACTATGTAAATAAACAGCCGTTTAAAGACGTACATTAGTGTAAATAGAATAATTTATAAATATATTAAAGTTAAATGAAGACAAAATATTATGCAAACAACCATTTAAAGTTATATTGTAAATAAAACAAGAGGTAGAGTATCTTGTAATAAAATCATATTGTAAATAAAACAAGAGGTAGAGTATCTTGTAATAAAATCATATTGTAAATAAAACAAGAGGTAGAGTATCTTGTAATAAAATCATATTGTAAATAAAACAAGAGGTAGGGTATCTTGTAATAAAGTTATATTGTAAATAAAACAAGAGGTAGAGTATCTTGTAATAAAATCATATTGTAAATAAAACAAGAGGTAGAGTATCTTGTAATAAAATCATATTGTAAATAAAACAAGAGGTAGGGTATCTTGTAATAAAGTTATATTGTAAATAAAACAAGAGGTAGGGTATCCCGTAATGAAGTCATAATATAAATAAAACAATAGGTAGAGTATCTTGTAATAAAGTTATATTGTAAATAAAAAAAGGTAGGGTATCTTGTAATAAAATCATATTGTAAATAAAACAAGAGGTAGGGTATCTTGTAATAAAGTCATATTGTAAATAAAACAAGAGGTAGGATATCTTGTAATAAAGTTATATTGTAAATAAAACAAGAGGTAGGGTATCTTGTAATAAAGTTATATTGTAAATAAAACAAGAGGTAGGGTATCCCGTAATAAAGTTATATTGTAAATAAAACAAGAGGTAGGGTATCCCGTAATAAAGTTATATTGTAAATTTATATTGTAAATAAAACAAGAGATACTGGCGTTAAACGCTAGGGCAATCAATTATGGGTCTATATACCCATAATTGATTTGCACGGGTAACTTGTAAATAAACCATTTGTATATATATTAAACTAAATAATAGGTAGGGTATCTTGTAAATAAATTATTTGTAAATATATTAAACTAAATAAGAGGAAGGGTATCTTGATTATAATTGATCTGCACGAATATCATGTAACATTGTTAAAACTGTATTTTAACAATAATATTTTCATGTTCTATAAAAAAAATTATTTTTCCAACAAATAAGAAATACATGGTAAAATATTTTTTCTATCAATTATACGACCACCTTCAAGAATATCACATATTTTCACGTTCAGTTCAATTGGTAATTTACCCAAAATATAATTGAATTTGTTTATTTTTTCATTAGATGTACGTAAATATCCCTCATTAGTCAATAGTTTACTTGTATACAGACATACATTCAATCCCACTGGAAAATTGTCAAATGGTATATAATATTTTTCATCTTCACCATTCAACAAATAAAATATGTAATAAGATTCTCTAACATACAGTTCAAACTTATGAACTGATAGAACAGTATACAAAATATTTTTTGGTAACAAAAATAAATAGAATCTGATGATAGTAATAAATTCCATAAAATAAACTTTTCTAGAAATTTCAAAAATATGTATCAGCATATCCCATAATTTATTTACAATTGTTCTCTTGATAACTTCGTTAAATATTAAAGAATGTTTATAACTTTTTCTGTTAATCAATATATTCATCAATTCCAAGTATTTCTTTGAATTATATAAATCATACAATTCCATGTCGCTCTTCCACTTATGTTTATGTTTAAAGCTATCATATATAATTTTTGTACATGGTTTAAAATAATTTCCGTAAAAGGCATATATTTCAATATCTTTAAATATTGTACATTTTTTGAATGTTTTGATATATATTAAATATTTATCATAAACATGACATATATGTGATAAAATTTTGTATATATTATTCACGTCATTATGATAACTGTATATGTAATTCAACTTGGAATTTATTTCACTCACATTTTTATGAGGAGTATTAAATATATCTATTATGTCATCTATCAATTTCATTTTATATTAGAAAAAAATATATAATGTTAAATTTATTTTTCTTACGACATCCTATTTTCAATGAAAATAAAATTATTTTTCTTTGCGCGAAATTCTTGCAACATCGTATTTATTCGCTAAGACTAATTTCTTCGAGTTTAGTAGTATCAGGTAAAATCTTTAAACTTACGAGTGCATCAGTTAGTGTAATATACTTACATTTGTAAGATTCCCTCATACAATGCATAATATCTTCGTTGTTAGTTTTCGAATATATGCTGTTAAGAATGACTTGATACATAATATCTAAATATTCTTTGGATTTATTACTTCCTATATAGATATTATCAATATATTCTGGTAATTTATCGAGGACATATTTAAAAACATCAAGATTAATATTAACTTTTTCATTATTATTTATGTTCATGAATAATAAAGAAATATGACGGGATCTACCATTGCTATATTTAAACGAATCATCACATATAACACTATTAATTCTGTAATAATTACAGTAATGTTTATCCAAAATATATTTTGTAAGAATTTCATGATCATTGGATGAAGCCCATTCAAAATTCTCTTTTCTTGATAACCACGCTTCCTCATATTCATTGAATTTGTCGTAGAGACTGACAATTTCGTAATGTAAATACATAAAAAGCTTGCCGTACACATCAGGAATATTAATTTTTTGAATAATTTCCAGAAAGTTATCTTTGTTTACATATGGAACAATGTATTCGTATTCATCAGCTGGTAACGATTTATCTTCCACGAAATTTATGTAATCGCAAATGTCTTTAACAGACATATGTTTAGAGTGTAACTGATCGTAAATATTCATGATATTTTCGAATATTTTGATCATTAATTTAAAATTTCAGACAACAATTTATTGTTATTGATATATAGCGAATATTAGATGTACTGGTGCCGGGGTATCAGGGCACCCCTATTGTACCAAATCACATTGTCGTTAATTATAGTGAAACATTGAAAATACCATACAAACCGTGTAATGGTTTATAGTATTATTGATGGCCATCCAGATCACATCATAGATGTGATTTGGACGTGCGGGGGGGCCAAGGGGGGGCCCCGCGTTTAAATTTTGCGAAGCAAAATTTAAAATGAAGTTTTATAAAAACAACACAACATTGTATAAAACCTTTCAATGTTTCACATATTCGTGAACATCCTTAAAAATATAGAAAATGTAATATATAGTGTGCAATTGTATATGATATCGATTATAGAAATATTTCAATGATTTACACATTTGGCAATTTGTGAATAAATAAAGTAACATACCATACCTGTACGTTAATTTTTATATATACATATGATATTAAAAAATTCCAATGTCCTATCTGTTTTATTGAAAAACAAAATTAGAATATGTTTATTAGTATGTGTCATTGTTGCGCGAGCGCATAAAAATAAATGTATGTCATACGAGATGTTTATGTGTAAGCATATGTATAATTGAGGAAACAATTATTAGCATTTTTATAAAAAAGATCACAATCACAAATATAACAATACTATGAGCGCCTTTTACAAGTGTACAAATTGTAATAAAAAATATAAGACATCAGACAAATGGGTTGATCATGTCAAAACACATGATGTTGATCCAACACACATAAACATAAATGATTTCCTTATTAATGTGGAAAATTCAAAAAATTCATCGAATGTTACAGAAACTAACAAAGATCGTAAAAAAAGATTATTATTGGAGGAAGAGGAAAGAAAAATGTTATTAGAAGAACAGAAAAATAAAATTTTATTTGAGAGAAAACAACAAGAGATAGAGTTAGAAAAAGAAAAACAAAAAATTATTGATTCATTAATAGAGAAAAATGAAATATTACTAAAAAGTGGAAAAAAAGTGTTAGAAATGACAGCAGATGTAGAAAAAACATTATGTGCAATATGTCTTGACAGAGAAAGAAATTGCATTATGATGAATTGTAAACACGTCTTTTGTTGTTATGAATGTGCTTTATTATTAAAGAAATCAAATCAACGTTGCTCTATATGTAGGAAAGATATAACGCAAATAGAAAAAATTTATATGTGATACATTAACAAAGTTATATTTATTTTATTCTTAAGGAATTGAAATTATTTTCAGTGAAAATAATTGTTTACGTGGGAATATTAAAACCACCGGCCATACCCATCAGACTCATCAGGATAGCGCCAATATTTACTTCTTTACAACCAAAAGCTTCTTTCATATATTGTTTAATATTATCATCTGTAGTTTTTGAATATATAATACTGATAATAGTGTCAAATACTTTTTCGAAATATTTTCTAGAATCACTATTTACAGTTTTATTAGCATAAATATGCTCGCGTAAATCACCAATAACATACTTGAAAACATCAATGTTTATATCTCCATTTATACTTTTGAATAATAAAGATAGACGACAGAAAATAACATCAACATGTTTAAATGTATCATCACAGATAACACCATTAATTTTATAATAATTACATCCATGTTTTTCTAAAATATATGATGAAAGTATCTCATGATCGTTAGCAGCAGCCCATTCAAAATTTTCTTTTCTTGATAACCACGTCTCTTCATATTCATTAAATTTATCGTATAAACTAACAATATCGTGATGTAAATATGCAAAAAGCTCATCATAAACATCAGGAATATCAACTTTTTGAATAATTTTCAAGAAATTATCTTTATTTATATATGGTGCAATATACTCATATTCACTTGCTGGCAATGATGTATAATTTACAAATTTGATATAATCACAAATATCGTCAACGGACATATATTTGGAATGTAATTGATTATAAATGTTTATAACATTTCTACCCTTACCGTCAGGATATTTATTGATGAAGATTTCAATAACATCATCGTTTGGATATTGTTTGGAAAGATCATTAATCAACGGGATTTTATTCATTTAAAAATGAGAATAAATTAATTGTAAATCAATTTAAAATAAAATAAAAGATTTTTAAACATGAATAATTATAATTAGTATTTATAATGTTTTCACATGATATTTTACTTTCTAATATGATACTATTCTCACCCTTTAAATATTATTAAAAAATATCAAAGAACAATACGATGAATGATAAAATCATAGATCTTTCAAATCCATCAATATCGTATATAATTAGGGGATATTTAGTTAAATCTAAAAATATCGTCATATCTCAAAAATTGAGAATTTTAATGTTATTTTTTTCAACTATTGATAACCACATTATTTTTTTATGAAAACATGTTTTTAGTATATTTATATTAGTGATATAAATATTTACAGATTGTACATGATCAATTATGACCACTTAATGGACATAAAATCATATGTTAAAGAAATTTGCAATTTTTTTGAACAGACTATCTTTTTTCAGAATGTGTTTTAAAATTACATTAAAATTATCATTATTGATATAATCACTGTTGACATTATAAACATTATTAGATATTTTCATTTGCATTTCCATCGGTAATTTACTCACAATGTTAAGATATTTTGTTACAGCACCGTTTTTATTTTTCATTTTAAAATAATTGTCTGTCAAACACACAGTGTACAAATACAAAATTTTAATATGATAATCCTTTAAAATTCCTAAAAGAACAAATGTACTATATAAATATTTTATGTCATTAACAAAGTACCTTCTTTTATAGAAATATTTTTTACATAATATACTAAAATTGTCCTCATCAGTACATTTTGCATACAGATTGGAGAATATATTTATTTTATATCTGTTTTTAGAATAATTAAAACACAATTCTTTGTTAACAACAAAATTATGGTTATTTTCATGTAAACTTTCATTATATATTGAAGTGTCAATAAGTTTGAATTCGTCACATTTAATTACAAGATAATAAAATATAATATATGTCAATTTAGACAGTGGTTTCATACCTTTAAATTTTTTAGAGTATTCACTTATATTACAATATTTACTACCGTGAATAAATGAATTTTTACCATAATTTAAAAAATTACATTCTCCTTCCAAAATATTTATAATATGTTTTATAGAATAATACGAATCACATACAAGTAAAGTATCCAAAGTGTTATAACCGTGAGAATCTACAAATTCAATATCTGACAATTTTATCATCTTGCTAATATTATCAAAATTTTCATCATGATTGTATCCATTCTTGTAAAAGAATCCATCACAATCATTTATTAATGTATAGTTTAACATGGATATATTTTTGTATGTACTATAAAAATCCACATTTTTATCCAATAGCAAATCAATTATATTATTACATTGATTAACATTATAATAACATATTCTAGCAGCATTGATGTTTGTAAAATCAAATCCTAGTAATATTAATTCATTCATGACCTCTCTGTTAAAGGTAAAATATATTGGACTTATTTCATCGCCATCAGGAAGAGTTACAGTTTGTGACAATATTTCATTAATAATATCATCATTTGAATTAATTCTTATATATCTTAAAAAAGTAATATTATTAGTGATCACACAATATGAGTATAAATTGCATTTAATTTTAATTTTCAACCACTTTCGTTTACTGTGACACAGAAAATTATGTACATAACCAAATTTAAACGACGTGGATAATAACTGTAAATTATTCTCGTTATACATGTGATTATTAGATACATTCACAAGATTATTGTCCATTTATAATAATATTAAAAATAATGATATTTTGTAATTTATAAATTACAAAAACATCGTTTTTATAATTATTAAAATTTATAATAATCATCTGATAACAATACAATAATAGAAAATATATCCGAACCATCCGGTTGTAGCAAATCGTCTCTAACATCATAATATTCTCGAGAGTTTCTGTATTCTGTCATAAAATTTACTTCTCTATTAGATAAACCTTCTAAATTATCGTAACCTGCAGATAATAATAATTTAGAAATACTTTTTACTCTGTACAATATTGAATAAGTATATGCGGTTGATCCATTGGTAGATTTATGATGTATATTCGCACCTGAACGTATTAATGTTTTCACATTTTTAATATTTCCTGCTTTACAGGCCATCATTAAGGGAGTAATTTTATGATTATTATAACTGTTTACATCTGCACCATGTTTCAACAAAAACGCCACTTTATCTAATTTTTCTAATTTTTCAGATACAATATAATTGTACATAATACAAGAGTCACTCATACATGCTAATATAAGGGGTGTGTTGCCGTTAATATCACGCATATTTACATTTATTTTATTTACGAACGATATTATTAGATCATGAGCTAAATAATTGCATGCTAACATAAATAAAGTATCTTTGTCGATATTTTTCATATACATGTGTGATAATAAAATATTCATATCAGTACACTTAAAGAGAATGTTATTCAGAATTTTTTCATACTCACGTGTAGACATACAATCAAATTGAGCACCTTTTAATATCAAATATTCTACCACTTCTGAATCATGACGTTGTAAAGTTAATGTGATGGGTGTATTATTATCTGAATCTTTTTTATTTATATCGGCGCCTCTATCAACTAATAATTTTACAATATTTATATGATCATTCAAAGACGCAAGCATTAATGAAGTCTTACAATTACAACTAACAATATCCACATCAGCACCGTTATCCAATAATAATTTTACAACACTTTCATGATTATTAATAGATGCTTTCATTAGGCCAGTATATCCACGATATATTCCATTAATATCTACGGTGGGAAGTAATATTTTAACCTTTTCAATATCACCAAGTTCACATGATTTTATAAATAATTCAAGGTTGTCCATAATAAATTAATGATTTTAATTGGTAAATATGATATTTCCAATCATTTTACACTTTTTATATCGATCATAAAAACAATGTTTTTATAATCATTAAAATTTGTAATAATCATCAGACAACAGTACAACAATGGAAAATATTTCTGAAGCGTCTGTATAAAATAGTTTTTCTCTATAATCGCGACATTCACGGGATTTTTTATATTCTGTCATAAATTTTACTTCTTTTTTAGATAAACCTTCAAAATTATTGTAACCTAGAGATAATAATAATTTAGAAATATTTTTATTTTTATGGCGTGTTGAGTAAGTGTAAGCTGTTGAACTATCATTAGATTTATGATGTATATTTGCACCTAATCGTACTAACATCCTTACATTTTTAAAATTACCCATGCGACAGGACATCATTAAGGGTGTAAGCCCATCATTGTTACAACAATTGACATCGGCACCATACCTCAGTAAAAGTTCTACCCTGTCCTCTTTTTTTAATTTTTCTAATTTTTTAGACGGGATATAATTGACCATAGTAGAAATGTCATTTAAACATGATATTATAAGGGGTGTGTATCCATCATTGTCACACATATTTACATCGACATTATTTATAAATGACACAATTAAATCATATGCCAAATACTGACAAGCTAACATGAACAACGTATTCTTATCAATATTTACCTCGTACATACGTGATAATATCGCATTCATATCAGCACACTTAAAAAGATGTTCATCTAAAATATTTCTATACCCACGTGTAGATATATAATTAAACTGAGCACCCTTTGACACTAAATACATTACCACCTCCGAACTACAATTTTGTAAAGCTAACGTAATGTATATATTATTGTCTATATCCTTTTTGTTCATATCTGCGCCGTTATCAATCAATAATTTTACAATATTTATACGACCGTTCCAGAGTGCATACATTAGCGCAGTTTTACAATTTGAACCAATAATATTCACATCTGCTCCATTGTCTAATAATAATTTTATAATATTTCCATGATTATTACGAGATGCATTCATTAATCCAGTACATCCACCATATAAGCCATTAATATTTATAGTGGGAAGTAAAATTTTGACTTTTTCAATATCGCCAATATCACATGATTTTGTAAATAATCTAAGATTGTCCATGATAAATTAATGATTTTGGTAAAAAAAAATAATGACATTTTTGATCAATTTATATCAATTATAAAAACAATGTTTTTGTGATCATAAAATTTTATAATAGTTATCAGACAACAATACAAAAATGAAAAATACATCTGATGCTTATGGATGGAATAAATTATTTTTAGTATCGTAATATTCGCACGACTTTCTGTAAAACATTGAGTAATCGAAAGCGGTGGATCCATCTATTGTTTTATGATTTTGATTTTAAAAAATAACATTTTTAATCATTTCACATCGATTACAACTGTTACGATATATGTTTATCCAAAATCGGATATGTAACTAGAGGAATGAGATAACATATTGATCATAAAAACAATGTTTTTGTAATCATCAAAGTTTATAGTAATCATCAGATAACAATACAACAATGGAAAATAAATCGGAGGCATCTGAATAAAATAAATCATTTTTGACATCATAATATTCACGTGAATTCTTGTACTCTGTTATAAACTTTATTTTTTTCTCTGACAACCCGTATAAATTATCATAACCCGCAGATAATAATAGTCTAGAAATTTTCTTTTCTCTGTAACATATTGTGTAAGTATAAGCTGTATCGCCCCTAGAACATTTATGATTTACATCAACACCTGACCGTATTAACGTTTTCGCATTTTTAATATTTCCACTGCGACAAGCCGCCATCAAAGGAGTAATTTTATATTTGCTATAACTGTTCACATTTGCACCATGTCTTAACAAAAATGCCACTTTATCTAATTTGTCTAATTTTTCAGGTGGAATATAGTTAGCTGTGTTAGAAGGATCATATATACATAACATAATAAGAGGTGTGTTACCCTTAATGTCACTCATGTTTACATCTATTTTATTTATGAAAGATATTATTAGATCATCAGCTAAATATCTGCAAGCCAACATAAATAGTGTATTTTTATCAATATTCTTCATGTACATAAGTGATAATAGTATATTCATATTAAAACGTTTGTAGAAAAAATTATCTAAAATATTTTCATAACCATGTGTAGACATACAATCAAATTGAGCACCTTTTAATATTAGATATTCTACCACTTCTGAATTATGACGTTGTAAAGCTAATGTGATGGGTGTATTATTATCTGAATCTTTTTTATTTATATCTGCTCCTCTTTCAACTAATAATTTTACAATATTTATATGACCATTCCAAGACGCAAGCATTAATGAAGTCTTATAATTACAACTAACAATATCCACATCGGCACCGTTATCCAATAATAATTTTACAATATTTTCATGGTTATTTATAGATATTTCCAATAATCCAGTTAATCCATTATATATACCATTAATGTATAAGGTAGAAAGTAAAGTCTTAACTTTTTCAATATCTCCAATTTCACATGATTTTGTGAATAATCCAAGATTGTCCATAATAAATTAATGATTTTGATTAAAAATCATGACATTTTTGATCAATTTACATCTATTACAATCATTACGGTATGTATTCAACTTGAATATCAAACAAGTTATGTTTTACATAATCTTCGTATCGTCTATGTACTTTTAAGTATTTGAGATTTTTTGGTATAATGTTCCTGATACATTTGTTATAATATTTACCCAAAATCAAATGCGTAACTGAATCAGGTATGCAATAATCCAAAATTTGATTGAATTTGTCACCAAATACCAGATGTGTTACCGTGGATGGTATATAACCATTCACAGGTTTATTGAATGAATATCCAAATTCAAGATATTTAACAGATTTGTTATCTTTACAGCAATTAATTGGACCATCAAATAAATCGTTAAAAATCAAATGTGTAACTGTATTTGGGACTACAAAATCTGAAGATATAAATATGATTGACAAATCCAGATATGTCAAAAATGATGGCAAGTATTCATTATCAATGTTATAAACAGATACAATTGTTAAATGTGTAACTGAATCTGGTATAAATTTTTTCTCTACAGAAGTGCATCTATAACCGACTACCATATGAGTGACAGTATTTGGAATAATTACGTTATCGGTGAAATGTTTACATTCATTATTTAAAGTTAAATACTTAACAGAAGGTGGTATATTGACAAGTTTACCGAAACTTCTGTCTAACATTAAGCATTCAACCGTATCGGGAACATGAAAATAATCTAATGATAGATCATATTTATATGGAAAATATTTATATGGATCGCCCACCAATGTCAAATTTTTAATTCTTTTGAAATCACTTAAATCTCTATTGTCACAGACAATTAATGATTTAAAATTACATTTATAGTCCAAATGTTTAATTTTATCATAATGCGTTTCATCTTCATAATAAATTAAATGTTTAATGTATGTCAAAAATGGATGTGAGCTTAACAAGTTAATTTTACCTACGTCATTTAGATATCCACAAATATTTAATATTATATCTTCTGGTAAGTCTATTATATTCATTGTATTTATATAATATATTTTAATTGTGACAATTAAAAATGTTATTATTTGGAATTGTTGATAAAAAATACAAAAATTAATATATTTTCTTTACACGAATAAATAGATAGTTTGTATATTTCCTTTATTAACATGACCACATGATAATATTTTAAATACTTTTCTAAAATTGTTGTTATAATATACGTGAGAATCATTCTAATTTCCGAATATTTTATTTTTAATGATTTTCATCCTTTTATAATGTAAAAAAAATACAGATCATGAAACCGTATGATTTTTCAACGGATATGATTAATGTTTATGTATATTGTTTATATTTTTCATAAATAAAAATTTAGAGGATATGAATAAAATGATATTCTTTTATTTAGATATACATACCATATATTAATATAATGTTCACATAGATTTTATCTACCAAATATTTAACATAAATCATTGTAGTATAAGTGATTAACTCTGAATATGATAAGAGAAACTTATTTTCTGGGAAAATAAATACTTGTGTATATTATAAATAATCTATATGTTTTTTACCGGTGCAAAGGCTATGATAAAGATAAAAGAACATGATTGTAATACTTGCCACCAGAAGTCATCCACAACAAATTGAGGTATTTGGATAACATCTAAATTTGTTTTGTGTGTGGAGAAGTGTAATAATTTCCCATAACAAAATATTAAATTACCTAGATCCAATTTAAAATTTGGGGAAATTCTTATCTCCCATACTTCTTCTTCTGATACCATCAATAGACATTCAATAAACAAATTGGATATTTCGTGTTTCAACTTCAAAATATATTCTATTTCTGATGGCCCTATATTTGAATTTTTTATGATATTTTGATTTTTATTTACAATGTTTTGGTTTTTACTTATCATATAATTTTTATACTTATTAAATTTATTCAATGATATGATTACTTTAATATTTGGTGATATTCCATTAAAATTAAAGTAACTCCCATCATTGATAATCATAATTATATTGAATTCGATCAAAATACTTGTATGGATATACTGTATCTCACTGTTATCCATTTCATGCAAAATAGATATAAAAACTATTTTATATATATGATTTATTTTCTCCAGTAACCATTCTGTATACTTTTTTACATTCAAGTGTCCCTCGTATTTAAGGAGGACCCTTTTAATTTCCAAATTTTCAAAATTTTCAAAAACTTCTGAATTTTTAATATCCAACATTTTTTTCTCCTTTTATAATATAAAAAATTTTTTTTGATAAAAATTTTATCGAAAATACAGATTCAATAAGTATATTATTGTCCTAATGGATATGAATAATATTAATGTTTTTATTTATATCTGTTCCGTTATCAACCAATGATTTTACAATATTTATATGATCACTCCAAGATGCAGACACTAATAATATTATTGTCGGATAATAATTTTATAATATTTTCATGATTATCTATGGATGTTTCCAATAATCAACTACCATATGTGTAACAATATTTAGAATAAATGAATTATCAATGAAATGTTTACATTCATTATTTAAAGTCAAATACTTAACAGAAGGTGGTATATCTATGAGTTCATTAAAAATCCTTTTTATCATTAAGCGTTCGACCGTTTTAAGAACATGAAAATAATCCAGTGATAGATTACCCGCTAATGTCAAATTTTTAATTCTTTTGAAATTATTTTAATCAATTATCTGAAATTAATATATTTTATTTACAAATTAATAATATTTATATACTTTCGTACGCGTATAAAATTTTCACTTTGTTAAAGTATCTTTTATATATAAAAAGAATTCGCTGAGTGTTAGTATTTTAAAATTCACCCATTTTACATATACATCTCTTGTATATATTTGATTGTCATTATAACATCATAAACTTATTAAAATGTTTTATGAATTTAATGATTCTTACATAAGGTTTTACACCGTTATAATTAAAATAGTCATCATTGGATATTTTCAATATTTTATCAAATTCTATTAAGATATATGTATATTTCCGAGGTGTTTTCGTATTTTCACCAACATGCAATACATTAATAAAATTAACATTGTGAGTATATATAATTTTATTACGTAGCCAATATATATAAGTATTAGTGATAATGTATCCTTTGTATATAAAAAGGACTCTTTCAGTGTTAAACTTATTGTTTTAAATGAGTTTTACAATCTTATTTTCTTTTTTCTATTAATACGTTTGTATGTATATATTTTTCATTGGTCATAATGAGGAACAAATTTATATATTCACCCATATTAAGGTGTTTCTTGTAAGTTAACAAGATTCTTCTTATTTCATTATTTTTTATTTTAAGCATTTTTCTCCCCTTTATAATATGTGTAAATTTTACTTTCCCTACCAACCATTCTCCATAATATTTTTTATTCAAGTGTCCCCTATATACGAGGAAGACTCTTTTAATTTCCATATGTTTAATATTTTTTACTTTTAACATTTTTCTTTTCCTTCATAATATAAAAAAATGAGGATCTTAAATATGGATATTTTTATCTAAACATATATATTATATACAAATATGATGTCCATATATTTTCTTATCATATCAAATATTTAATGTAAATTGTAGTAATGTAAGTGATTAATTTAAAAACTATAAAGATCTCATTAGGATCTGATTTTCACGCGTTAACACATAAAATACTATACTCTTTAATGAGTCTAATATTTCATAAATCAGAATATTGTGAAATTCTTACTTTACTATATCTTTAAATTCTACTAATACGTTTGTATGTATATATTATACTTCAATATTATTCATATCGTGTGTAACATTTATAAATACAACTATATATGTTTCATCGGTCATAGTGAGTAACAAGTTCATATACTCATCTTTATTAAGGTGAACCTTGTAGGTTAACAAGACTCTTCTAATTTAAATATTTCTTAAACTTATTAAAGTGTTTTATAAGTTTAATAACCCTTATATAAGGATTTACTCCATCATAGTTAAAATAATTTTCGTTAGATGTTTTGAACATAATATTAAATTCTAATAAAATATAAGTATATCTATGCAGTGTTTTCATGTTTCTTCCCACAAGCAATATATTTAGAATTTTAATATTTTTTATATTCACATTCACAAAATAATATTCATAATCATTAAAAGTATTTGATGACACTATAATTTCAATATTTTGTTTTATATTATTGAACATATAATATACATCGTTAGGTATTTCTAAAAATTTTACTAACACAACCGTGTGTATGTTATATCATGAAATTTTCTTCACAATATAAAATAATTATGAACATTATATTATATTCGTTGTTATGTTTGTTATACATACACTTAGTGATGTTATCTTTACTTAAATGACCTCTGTAGGCGAGGAAGATACCATATATTTCTGTTTTTAAAATTACTATTGTATTTTCCATTTTAATCTCTTCCATATGGGAAGAAATTTACATATATATTTTTGATAAAAATTTTATCAAAATGTTTGACAATAACTACAATAAATTAATCAATTTCACCAATAACATAACTGAATTTTTTGTCACATTTATTTTCCATATTTGTAAAAGTATTTGAATATATTATAATATTTATTGTCAGGTATATCTAGAAATTCACTGAATTCTATCAATATGTTTGTATAATTATATTTCATTTTAATAATGCTTACACAATAGGAATTAATCATAGATCTGATAATGTTGTTTTTGTCAGATATCTAGTTAGTTAAATTATTCTCAAATAAGTTTCCCTTATAAGTGAGAAGAATATCATATATTTCTGTGTATATCTTTTTTGAAATATTTATGATATTCATTTCCACACACATTAAATAATTTTTATGTTCATAAAAAATATCTATGGATATTATAATTTCAGCATCAGGTATTATATCATTGAACATGTAATATTTTTCGTCTGGTATATTTAAAAAGTTGACGAATTCTATCAATACATTTGTGTGATCATATTTTAATCTAATATTACATATTCCATGTAAAATAGTTATAGAGTTAATATTGTGATTCTTATCATATGTAAATTTAACAAAACTATCTTTACATAGATGTCCTTTATAAGTGAAAAGAACACCATATATTTTTGGTAAAAATTTTATCAAAAATATTTAATAATAATAATCTCCATATATGAGCCAATTTCACTAATATACAATTGAAATTGAAAATAAAAAATTTTTCAACTGTAAACAATATTTTAATTTCCTTCAATGGACATGAATAATGTTTATATACAATATGTCAATATTATTCTTGAATCAAGAATTAAAGAATATGGTCCAAATACAAATACAAATATAAATATAAACAAATTCAATATATCATCATTAACTGATGATAAAATAGAACGATTATATTTAACAATATATATAGACATATCAAGAATTAAGGAAGGTCATCTTATTATTAGAAATGAAAAATACAATACTGAGCTGAAAATAACAAAAGATGATTTATTAGACAAAAATCATATTGTATTGGAGGAGTGGATATTGGAATTACACAATGATGATATTTTTACAGATGACACTACATTTAAAATGTTTCATAAAATAATAGACTCCCAGAAATTACATCTGATTATAGACGATGATATATTACCATCACCAATCAGTTATACTATATCATGTTCAAAAACATTTGATTCATGTAAATATGCAATAGAGAATCCAGTGTTAGACTGGGAACATGATATATGTGATAGAGTAGCATTTTCAATTGATATAAATGAAGTTTCGCTTGCATATAGAAAATCTATGTTTCATATCAAATCTCCTGTCAAGACAAACATTCTTACAATAAAAGATGTACCGCATACATCATATATTCACGCCAATGATTTTTCAAAAAAATATATAGACGACATTTTAAGTGGTAGATTAAACGGTCAGTTAAGAAGATCTTTAAGCAATTCATTGGAGAGATGTCTGACAATAAGCGGACATGATGCAAATTTAGATAAAGGTAATTACATAAGCTTATTAAAGTCTGTTTCACAATTAAATATATTTGATGATGATTACATGGTACAATCAATGAATGAAAATATAGGTGATAAACTTGAATATTACAAAAGGATAGGTGGTGAGTTTGAGAGTGAAATTACAAAAATGGAAGAAATGAAAGAGATAAACGATATATGTAATTCACATGATGTAACAAACGAAGAAGATAATGGCTATGAAGTAATAAACAATAAGAATATACCCAACTCTATTCCCATTCCTGTCCCAATCAAAATTAAAAACGTGCTACGTGGTTCATATGATCAAAAACTGTCAAAATTATTAGAAAACAGTTTCGAAACAGTGCAGGAAATTTTTCCATTAGAAAATAAGTATCCGCAGATATACTATTAATATTATGATACAAATCTCATTACATTTATCAAAATTTCATTGAAAATTTTGATCCGAAAAGGGATAAATTTTTTTAATAAAAAATTTTACAGACAATGATAATATTGGTTATAACTCCAGATAATCTTTTTAATTTAGAAAACATAAATATAAATAAATATGAAACATATCTTATTCCAAATGATTATCTTATATCACCTCTCTTAAAATCAAGATGTAAAGACAATGTGTTATATTTAGAAACGAACAATACAGATTCACTCATATCTCCATATAATTTGGTACCTTGTAACGAAATAACATTTGAGCAGCAATTATACACTGCAGATTATTATCAAATGTACAATGTTCCTTCATATATGAATATTTTATTATCGAGAAAACCCACATCATATCCCATTGAAGTGGAAAATATCATTGATAATATTCCAAAAAGTATAATGTTGAATATCCTAAATTTTGAAAGTACAAATTTTTGGAATGAGCAAATTTTTCATAGAAGCGAGTTGAAGATGGATAAATTGTCTAATATAAAAATTACAGATGAGTATATTTACCACTATCCAACACATCCAAGATGTTTTAAAACAAATCCATTATTAGCATGGAATAGCATCAGCGATAAATTAGACATTAAAAAATTATTATATCTAACATGTGAAATGAAAATGGAAGTTGACGAAGAAATTTTAGAAGTTGCAACATCATTCTCAGACCAAACATGTTATCCATATGATGACGATATTATAAGAGAATACAATGCAAATTTGATTTTAAACAAAATTACAATGACGTCATTTATACAAAGAATAAATCCTATCGTCATGAAAATATTGGACTATGGTGGAATTATACATCATAGTTCATATGTAGAAAAAGTATTACTTCAAAACGACTTAAATTCAACAGAGTATTATGTTGATGTAGAGAATATGGAAAAAGTGTTGAATAAATTGTGTACTGAAACAATTGTTACAATAACAAATATGAATGGACATTTCACAAGATGTGATGTACACTATATTTTCAACGATAAAAAGACATGTTTAGTAATGTTTGATTCCCAAGATTACGAGAATAATTTTAATTTTAGAATGTATAAAGAAGATGGAAAGATTAAAATTAAAACAGACAATAAATATTTTGTATATGTATGTACTGGTGTCATACCGTATTTACCATATGAATTTTTAGATCAATGTGAAATAGAGTTTAAAATGAATTCAGGTATTCATAAAAATTCATATAAAGAATTATTTGAACCTCCATATAATGTGATTTTCATTGATGAGATGGTTAATAATAGTCAATTGAATTTTGAAGAAGATATAGATATAAATGTTCTTAGAGAAAAATTTTATAAATTATTTAAGGAAAATTATAAATTGGTAGATGAAAAGTTAAAGATATCGAACATAAAGGAGTCTTTTAAGATTGATCTTAATAATTTAGAATATTTAAACATTGGAACATATAAATTTATTAATATAACAAATTATGATGACGGATCTAATACTGTGGGTATTTTATGTTTAGAAGAAATTAAAAATGATAATTATGTAGGTGATACTGAAGATATGACAGATATAGATAACTCGTATGATTCAGATAGTACGGTAAATTACACAGCACCCATACCATTTAAAAAGAAACTAGAAATATATGAAGAAATACTAATGTCTAATCATGTACATCAGCTCGTAAAAGAAATAAATTTTACTACCAAGAAAATATCGTTCAAAAATGGTTCTCATATAAGATTTGATAAGATCTACACTTTTTAGTCTAACATGTATATTTCTTGAATCAATATGTCAATGACATATTGTTATCAAAAGATAATAAAAATACATTTAACACAAATACTTGTTATATAGTAATGGTTTTAACTTAAATTTATTTTTGTTTATGGGATATTCCAACTTTAACATATTTGCATTTAAGGGTGCTTTTAATATAAATTTACCCTTATTTTTCATCCTTAAACACATTTTATTATATTTATGTAACAATTTATTTGCTTCCAATTCCATATTATTGAAAAAATTGATAATTTTGTTTAAATTAACAATATTTCTGATAAATTGCCTATCATTGCCAGTATATTTATGTTTCTTTTTCTCTGGTACATCCGCAGGTGTATTTGCGGATATATCTGTAGATGTATTCACAGTTTCCTGTTCATCAATTTTTATGTTAGTCTTGTTTTTCTCGTAATTTTCATCGTCATTTAAATAATCAGATTTTTCAAAACCTTTACCATCGTCCGGTGATGCTTGTAAACAAAAATTGTTTTCAGCAAAAGTCTTTTTACAATTTACAATTTCCAACTCTTCATCTTTCAAAATTTTATTAAATATATACAGACTGTTACCATATCTGTTCATTTCCAATTTAACCCCTGAATTAAACACAAAGTAATTTTTCATCTTTTCATGTTCATTAACGTCATCATAAATAGTTATTTTTACATGTATATTATCTTTCTTATATATAAATACATTATTGTACATAAGGTGGTTATTTTCAAAAATATCATACACAACCACCTTCTCATATCCATAACTCCTACTTCCACGAATATCATATATTTTTATTGTATTATATCTTTTGTCATAAAGAATATTACAATCATAAATTATTTTCTTGTCAGACATTCTCAGAATACTGAGGATCTGTCTTATATTATAATTTGAGCATTTTTGTGTTATCAATACTTTAGAATCACCTATAGATTGATCTTTAATGTGAATAAAATCTACGACAAGTTTCAAACCATCATGAGTAGAATTAATTGTTTTATATTTGTAATTATTTATACCGTCCTTAATATTTTCATCATAATTATCAACTAATATATATGAAGAAAACATACCCTTCACAAGATATTGTAATTCTTTATTGGTAACTGTGTACACTTTTCTGTTGTATATAAATGGATATGATGAATTATCAAGCGCGACCCTCTCTTCCTTGTTTGTACCTTTATTATATACAACATAATAATTGTTAAAAATATTGGGATTTTCATCATTAAATATAATATTTATTATAATATTACCATTACTGCACTTCTCCACTTCAATATTTTTGTATATCAAATAATTGCTTTCCATAACGTCATATTCCAATATGTATTTAAAATCAGCATTATCCTTACTTATATAAATGTGTATTATTTCTTCTATTAAATCGTAAATAATACCACATTTATATAAGACTGTACATTTGTCACCTACTTGATTACACATCAATAAATTTTCCACTATTTTCTCATTTGTATTTTTGTGGAAAATTTTTACATTTGTTGATTTATTCACGGATTTTTTAATATGTTTATAATTAATTGCTAATTTACAATTAATATGTTGTTTGTATTTGTTTATGGAGATATAATTGTACATTTTAACACCCTTCTTATTTTCAATATAATGTTTCGAACATTGATAACCACCCATACCTTTTAACATTTTCCACTCTTTCCTTGCATCTTCAATTATTTTTGAATGTTCATAATCCCACTTATACTCTTCGTCAAATGAAGATGGATTAAATTTATTTCTTTCCGATTCAAATTCAGAATATACATATTTATCCCACTCTTCCTCTTTAATAAATGTGTTTGAATGACTATGTCTCTTCAGTTTCTCCTTGAAAGGAAGATTACTCTTCTCACTAATCATAATGTATTCCATGACTGTATCTCCAAAAATTATTTTAATCAAAATTTTTTTATTAAAATTTCATTAATAATGCCTTATATTTTACAATAAACACGAAAAATCCATTTTTCATTTTTAAACAAAATTTATTATCAAAATTGAACATAATTATAAAAGTTACAAAAAGTATAAATATATATGTCATTTTACTGCTATATACTGAAATCTATAAATCCGAAATATAAGAATTTTACATATGTTGGTATGACCTCCGATCCGAGGAGAAGACTTAGACAGCATAATGGTGATATTGTGGGAGGTGCTGAAAAAACACAACATAAAAGACCATATATTATGTATTGTATAATTGAAGGGTTTCCTAGCAGAAATGTTGCTTTATCATATGAATGGCATTTTCAACATCCAACAACAAAAAAGAACAAAACAAAATATAAATTTAAGGGGATAGAGGGTAGAATTGAGTCAATAAAACATGTTCTAAATAACAAGCCCATTAATTTTACATTAACAATATATGTAAATGAAGAATATCTATATCTGTTTACAGAACCGATGGCAAACGTTGTTGTTGGAAAAATAAATTACTAACTACAATGGTTATCTTTTTATTAAAAAGATATTAATCGTGAGTCTAACGGAAGTGCATGATTTGTATATTTGTTTACTTTTACAATGTTTATATATTTTATTAATTTCACTGTATTTATCAACCCCATATTCTACTACCACCGCCTCTTCCTCTGCTATAACTTCCACGATCGTCTCTGTCACTACCAGATTGATAATTATCTCTTTTACTATATTCGTAATCTCTTACTCTTTCAGTTTTATACTCATCTCTCCTTTCATATCCATAATTTCTTCCATCGCCCCTATAATCACCTCTACTTGTCCCTTGATGTCTATCCTTTGGACTTAATGATTTATCACGAGACCCTCTATAACCGCCTCTTGCATAATCTGGATTATAATTAGAACCTTTATAGCCACCTCTTGAGTACTCTGGATTATAATTAGAACCTCTGTATCCACCTCTTCTTCCCCCTCTGTCATATTCTTGCGGACCTATTCCCCTATATTCTCTTGTCACTGTTATAGTATCCCTTGCAACATATTTATTTTGTACATGAACAGGAATATTTATATACTCAAGTGCTCTGCTTATTCTCAATGGATTTGGAATTGGAACAAGAGCAACTGCTTCATGTTTAACTAATTTTCCATTTTCATCAATTAAAAATGTTTCAGGAAATAAATCAAAAATTGGTGATGAATCTGTGTACAATAGCTTAAGACAGTCTGGTAAAATATTTATACTTCTTGGTGGTAAAATTTGTAGCAGCTGTTCCAATACTGGTATGCTATCTACATAACCACGCCATGAATTATCCCATATGGGTCCTCTAATTGGTAAATTTTCAAACATAAAATCAGCCAGATCTGAAAATATTGGTGCATAATGAAATGGATAGTACCACCCTTGATTAACATTAGCAATTCCTTCCTTATAATATTTGAAAACCCATGAAACTCCCTCCAAATATGACATTATAAGACTATCCACATCAGCTTTATCAACCGCACTTCTCGGATTCTTTTTTGGGCTAAAAACAAATATATACCATTTATCTTTAAATATGTCATAAGAATATCTTCCATCTTTAACTGAATATGGAAGTAATGGGGATGGATGTTCTATTTTGTCACTCCTAGCCCATTCCTCAAATAAAATTTCATCATATCCCTTTCCAATAAAATCAACAAAATATGAAAGATTTTCCCAGTTTATTTCATTGTTTGTAACCAATCCCTTAAAATTTTTATTATGATACTTTTTACAAAATTCACAATATCCATATATTAACGCTGTTAATGTATTGTCGATCACTTCAAATGTTTGGAATTTTGGCAAAAAATCATTTCCAATGAAAAACAATAACAAAACAAAATCATCTATTGGATTTTCAGCATTTGGATATAAATCATATAATATTTCTGTTAACAACCTGACATTAACCACTGATTCTATATCATATTTTTTTGTATGTGTTCTGAATAAATATATATTGTTTAAAATCGAATCATTCTCTGGTTTAATCATCATTGAATATATCATGATAAGATCAGCATCCATACCATGAATAACTATTGTCTTTTTGTTTACTCTACCAACTGTTGTATTTGAAAAAACAACATTTCTCAAATAATCTGCTATTTTATGCTCACCTTCCCCTGGAACCAAATGTGATGAATAAACAATAGTAGGGGGAAGTCTAAGATTCGAATATTTCATGTTGTTTTTATCTGAAATTAAATCAATCTCTCTCTTTATGTATGTGTCCAATCCTATCATAAAATCTGTCCCGGGTGAAATACAATTACTGTCGAATACTTGATATGGATCTCTTTCAGCTGAGCTTTTGTATCTTCTGTATCTTTGTTGTAATATTTTAGCTTGTGGTGCAACACCATCGACTGCGATCATCAAAACTTCTTTAGGATCAATTTTTGTTGTAAGTTCCAATACTATATTTATCACTTCATGATAAACTTCAGAATATTTAATTGCTAATTGTTCAGCTGAATAAAATATTTCACCTCTAAATTCAGTATATTCGGTTCTCGTGTAATTTCCACCATATTGAAATATTTTTTGGGCAGCTTGGTGTATAATCCCGTTTAGGTCTAAACAAAAGTGTGTGATATTACTTTTATCCTTGATTGTATTACCCGTGCATGACGCGAATAATTCATTGTTTCTAAGGTACTTGTAAAATCCCGGTACACCCATTTATCTTATTTTATTTTATAAATAAAATATTTATAATAAAGAGTCGAAATATTTTTTTTATAAAAAAATGAAAAATTTTTTGATCATTTTTATGATTTACATACAAATAATTTAGAAACAAAATTATTTGATTCTAAATATAATAAATGGCTTTGTACCTTATAGGAGGAGCTTTATCTTCAGTGGCTGCAATTATTTTAGGCGGACTGGGTATATATTATGGTTTTGCTGATTTTGGAATAGATGACAGTGGAAAGAAATGGAGAGCGATGGGTATTATTTTAACATCATATGTATTATTTATTTTGGGTGCTGGGTTATTATTAGTAGCAGTGTTTAAAAAGCAAGCTAAATCCAAACTTATGGGAGCGGCGACTGGACTGACAAAAGGTCTGACGGGTAATCCGAATACTAATGCATTTGTTCAGGGTGCGTCAAATGCATTGTTGAGCGGTCAAGTACCACCACCTTATGGTATGCCACCTCCCGGTATGCCTCCACCCGGAATGTTTCCACCTCCACCACCTGGATATCCTATGCCTCCACCAGGTATGTTCATTCCACCACCATCTCCTCTTCCAATTCCTCTTACAACCGCGTAATTAATTCAGACGAATATTATATCTTTAAGGATATAATATTCTTATAAATATTGCATTATATATAAAATATATTAGACTCTTGAGGATTCTAATATTCACCCAAATTAATATGTCTAACGATAAATTATATATAAAATCGAAGGATATAACTGACGTTATCGAAAATATGTGTACACTATCAGTGAAAACTGATATGATATTACCCACAGATGTAATAGATGCTCTTAATAATTATGATACAAACATTAGTAAATTTGCATTGTTACATAAGGGTATAATCTCATATTTTGAACATATTTTGACCATTGATGATTTAGAAAAAAGAATGAAATCAATAGCAGATTATTTAGAAGGAGATGTAAAAATTATATCTGAAATGATAGATATACAATTTGACAATGTTGGTGCAATTCAAAGATTTATTGTAACTTTAATCACACGCTGCAGAATGAATTTGTTAAATGATTTTTTAAAAGAGACAACATTTACATTTGATTTCGCAAATGTTATATTAATTTTCAATCACACTATGAATATGATAAAAGAGCTGCATAAGAAGATTGTTGATAATGTCCCTTTAAATGACGTTATCACATCAATAAAAGAAGTTGTGACATATAGTAAACAATTTATAACACATTATCATGGATAATAATTATGATTTCAATGAAATTATATATTTTTTTTACATATTATGCATAGAGAACTTTCTCTTTTCCTTTACCTTTTCCTTTTAAATCATGATCAACATAATTTGTATTGTTACTATTCAAAAAGTTAGAGTTAAGATTAACGACATTTATATCTTCTTTATCAGGTTCTGGTTGATTGTGGTTATTTTGGCTATATTTTTTGTTTATAGCCTCTTCGAAAAATCGATAAAAATTGCTGTTCATTTGTGTTTTTATTAGTTGTAAATAAGCCCAAAAATAATAAAATATTTAATATTTTTTGTAAAAAAAAATAAATAAATCATCACATATTTTTTCTAGAAAATGGAACTTGGCAGTTATGAATATGAGTCAGATGATGAAGAACTAATTGAAGAAGAAGAGGAAATAAATAATGATAATGTTGATATAGACATTGTGGATGAGAATGAAATCAATCAACATGGTATAGATGGTAAAGAGCTTCTTGGTGATGAGAGAAGAGGCAGTGAATTAAAAAAGATAACTATATTCGAAGTAGCCAGGGTTATATCGTTAAGAGCATTTGATTTTTACAATGGTATCAGACCCAATTTATCAGATTATGAGATCGCTAAAATTGGTATCACAAATGTTGTGAATCTGGCTATTGAAGAATTTTTACAAGGAAGATTACCCAAGTATGTTGTAAGAAAGTATCCAGATGGTTATTTTGAAAAATGGAAGCTGAACGAATTTAGAGTCTTTCCAAATATTAAAGATTTGAAAAGTAGAAAAGTAAAGAATTTTGTTACTTACTACACTGATTATCAAATTAAAGAATTGGAAAAATTCGGGGGTGCTGACAGAAACATGGAAAATGTGGATGAAATTAAGGGACCTATTGAATTAGAAATGTCATACAAGATATCTGATGAATTGTGGGAAAAAATAAGTGAAACAAATAGACTTGTGATGTTACAAAGAAAAGCGATTCAAGATTTATACAATGAATTGTAAGCAGTAAATCATAAAATAATCGATGATTATTTTTTGTACGTCAGCTATTCACAAAATGTGAAAAAATTTTTTGATCATTAAAACACGATGACATACATGGACCAAATTTATAAACACGTATCTAATGCACTTTATATTTTATTAATATTATGTTTGTTATTTATCATAGCATTCTTATCGACGTTAATTGTAATACATAAGAGGAAAAATAGAGCTGTTAAAAATGATGTTGAAAAAGCGAGTGAAAAGTCTGATGTGGATGTAGAGCCGATAAAAAATACACAGACTTGTTCATACGCAGAAGATAATATATCAAAGGAATGTATAAATGAATATGGGGATGTACCCACAGATAATAAATTAATAACTCCGTTAAATGATGAAAGTAAATGTAAATTATGGATAAATAAGACAAAAAATTTTAGTATAAACGAAGCACATGAATATTTTATTAAAGAAGGAAAGAAGATAAATGAAAAAGATGAGGATTTTCCAGTTTTCCCCAGATATTGGCTTTCACCAAATAAAGATAGAGAATATTATCAATCATTGAAAGATAATGGTAAATGGTTGCACGAAGAATATTGTAGAGATTTTATGGAATATATATTTTCTAAAAAATTCATAAGTATTTTCCCAACATGGTGTAGAAATCCAAAAAGTGGTAGAAAGTTACAATTGGATGTATATAATGAAGAGTTACAGATAGCGGTTGAATATAATGGTATACAACATTATGAATTTACACCAAGATTTCAAAAAGATATAAATTGTTTATATGAACAACAATATAGAGATTCAATCAAGAAGAAGTTATGTTCTGATAATGAAGTATTTTTAATTACTGTCCCACATACTATTGTGTTAGAAAAAATTCCCATTTTTATATATTCTTGTTTATTAGAAGCATATAAGGATGACTAAATAAATTTGCATTGCAAATTTATGATTGTTAGACAAATATAAATAATTTGTTGGATAAACGGCATTTACGTCGCAATCATAATATGTTTGAATAAATCATTTTTATTGGCTATACTGCAAACATTACCACATTTATAATTAATCACAAACTTGAGATTTCCGTCCATAAAATATTCTTTATGTTCTCCGTCTGATAACCACACATTGTGAAATAATTCATAAATTCCAAAATCGGTATTTCTCACTTCGACAGAATTTTTGTTTTCAAAAAATATAAAATTCATTTCGGAAATTATGTTATTATTTAATATATTTTTCTTGATAATGTTTAATCTATTATAATTATCGAAGATTTTTATTTCTGTATATGAATTATCATCGTATATAATATGTGTCATAAATTTTACATTTCCATCTTCATAAGTCTCCACAGTATGTTTGTACAGACTATTATGTATAATATAATCAATTTCATATCCAGAGCACATTTCATTTACAATATTTATGCCACCAATTAATTGTTTACCATTTACAATGATACTGTTGTTCACTTTTATCATTTCGTCCATGTGTAAAATTTCGTTTAAACAATTATCCCCAGTATAATGGCAAAAAATGTGTTTATGTACAGATATTAATACTTCAGAATCACAGAATATTTTTTCTTTAATGTGAATATGTGACCACATGCTGCAAAAATATGGATCATTCATAATATTTTCAGGAATTTTGTTCCTTGGCAACATTAAAAAGATGTTAAATACTAACTCGTTTGGCATCCTATTAAGAATTCTAATAAATCGTTGTATTAAATCCATGGTAAAAGTTTTAACGGAAAAATTTATTAATATGAAAATATTTTTCAAGATGTGTGCACATTACCAATATATCCAAAAAAATAAATTTACATTGTAAATTTAATGCACAGTATTACATACCATTTATAACATGAAAATTAAAGAATATTATTATTTACAAGTAATAGAGTAATAGTTATCTGAAACCAAAACAATATATGAAAATATATGGGAGGAGATTGGTTCGAAAATTTCTTTCCTTAATATATTATATTCATCACTTTGCATATATATATTAACCACAGACATGATATTTTTTTTACATATTGTGTAATCCATATAGTCTATACATCCATTTGAAGAAAATTTTACAATTTCTACCTCGTTGAAACGTAAACTATTATGTATAAATTTATCATAATCATATAAACACAACAATATCCTTTTTGAATCTGTAAATATATCACATAATTTATTAATGTCGTATCCAGCTGATGTTAAAAATTTAATTATATTCTTGTGATTATTATGATATGTCAATATAAACATTGTATCGTAATCAATTTTGTTGTTTATGACCACACCGTTTGCCAATAGTAATTTAACTATTTCAATGTGTCCAGCAGCACATGCAAATGTTAGAGCAGTATCTCTGTGTTTATTTATATGATTAATATTTACTCCCCTCTTTATTAACGATTTTACATTCTCAATATTTCCTATCATACACATATACATCAGTCCAGTGTGTCCATAATTGTTTTCAACATTAATATCTATATCCTTGGTTAGCATATAATTGAATAAAATTTTGTTATCATATTTACAAGCACATGTAAATAGGGTATCTCCTACTTTATTTTTATGGTTAATATCCGCACCATAAGATAGTAGCATATCTATTATTTTCATATTTTTATTTTTGCTAAGCATAGTTAGAATAGAATCTCCGTTACTATTTGAATAATTAACATCAGCACCGTTTTGAACCAAATAATCTATTAATTCAATATTTTCATTACCACAAGCATGTAAAAGTGGTGTAATACCAAAATCATTTTCATGATTAATGTTACAACCAGAATTTACGAACATCCTAACAATTTCAACATTGCTATCTTTACAAGCAAATATTAAAATTGTATTTTTATTACAATATTTATGATCGATATCTGCTCCGCTGTCTATCAATAATTTTATTATTTTTAAATTCATTTCAAGAGAGCGTTTACTTTGATAATTTGCATTGTTATATGAGTATAATAAAGCTGTTTTTTTATGATTGTCCATATGATCAATATCAGATCCATTTTCAATCAATAATTTGATTATATTGAACATATTCTCAAATTCACATTTATCTTGACACTGTGAGACCAACATACATATTTGCATAAGGGCGTTGTCACCTTTATTATTTTTATGATTGATGTCAGCTCCAGCTGCTAATACAATATCCACAAGATTAACAGTTAATCTATCATAAGCTGTAAGAACTGTGTCACCGTAAATATTTGTAATATTAATGTCAGCACCATTTTCAATTAAAAATTTTATCATTTCAACATTTTCACTATCAAATGCATAGAATAAAGGTGTCATACCTCTCTTATTTCTATGATTTATGTTTGACCCCTTCTCCACCAAATTTTTAACTAATTGTAATTTATTACTATAACATGCGTTCGCTAAATATGTATTACCTATATTATCTTCATAGTTGACATCTATTTCATCTATTAATTTCTCTGCCTTTTTAAGTTGATATCGAAAAAAGACATCTATGTAATCCACGTCCATTAACTATTTAATTAATTCTTTTGTAAGAAATTTTAAAAAAAATAAAATTTTGAACGATGTCATTTATGTCTATCATGGCACAAACTATGTACAATTTGTATATAGTATAATCGATACCATCACTTTAGCAAATCGAAGAGATATTAAATCCACTCATTAAAAATAAAGAAAATTTTTCTTTGTCAGTGTGTCCAAAAATAAATTTACATTGTAAATTTAATATCACATGATTACGTACTATTTTTATCGTGAATATTAATATATATAATCATTTACAAGTGATAGAATAATAATTATCTGAAACTAAAACAATGTATGAAAATATATGGGATGATATTGGCTCAAAAAATTCTTTTCTCAATAAATTATATTCTTCACTTTGCATATATACATTAACCTCAGATATAATATTATTTTTACATATTACATAGTCCATATCATTCATAAAACCTTTTTGTGAATATTGTACAATTTCCACCTCATCAAAACTTAAACTTTCATACATAAATTCATTATACTTATACAAACATAATAATATTCTTTTTGTAAATTTTGAAATATTCCATAATTTATTGTAATCATATCCTGCTGATGTTAAAAATCTAATTATATGTTTATGTTTATTATAGTATGTTAATATGAACATTGTATTGTAATCGATTTTATTGCTTATCACTACACCATTTACTAATAACAATTTAACTATTTCAATATATCCGGCTACACAAGCATATGTTAAAGCACAATCACCATCCTTATTTACATGATTAATGTTTGCTCCTCTTTCTATTAATAATTTTACATTTTTGATGTTTCCTACCATACACATGTATATTAATCCAGTATGTCCATAGTTGTTCTCTACATTGACATTTACATTTTTGGTTAGCAAATGATTAATTAAGATTATATCATTATGTTTACAAGAATATGTAAATAAAGTATCACCATTTTTATTTTTATGATTAATATTTGCACCTGAAGATAATAATATGTCTACTATTTTCATGTTTTCATTTCTGTTAAGCAACATCAATATTGATTTCCCATCTTTATTTAAATGGTTAACATCAGCACCATTGTCTATTAAATAATTTATTAGTTCAATATTTTCATTATCACATGCATACAAAAGCGGAGTACATCCATACTCATTCATATGATTAATATCACTACCTGCCTCTATCAATATTTTGACAATCTCAATATTATCACTTTTACAAGCATATAATAAAATTGTATTATCTCCATAGTATTTAACATTAACATCAGCACCGTTATTTATCAAAAATTTTGTTATCTCTGTGTTTATTTTAATATTATTTTCACTGTAACACTCTATATTGTTATATGAATGTAATAAAGCTGTATTTCCATCATTGTCCACACAATTAATATCAGCACCATTTTCAATCAATAATTTGATTATAACAAACATATTGTCGAAATCAGATTTATACTGACATTGTGAGATCATCATGCATATCTGCATAAGGGCAGTGACACCTCTATTGTTTTTATGATTAACATCAGCCCCGGCAGCTATTAAAATTTCCACTAAATTAACTGTCAAGCTTTCGTAAGATGTAAGAACTGTGTTTCCGTCATCAAATGTAATATTAACATCTGCACCGTTCTCTATTAGGAAATTTGTAATATCAACATTTTCACAGAGAATCGCATAAGATAGTGGTGTCTTACCTCTCATATTTCTATGGTTTATGTTTGACCCCTTTTCCACTAACTTTTTCACGAATTGTAATTCATTACCATAACATGCGAGCATCAAGCATGTATTACCATTACCATCTTCGTGATTGATATCAATTTCATCTATCAGTTCCTCTGCTTTTTTAAGATAGTTCTGACTAAAAATATCAATAAAGTCCATTTCTTAACGATCGTTTGGTTAATTTTTTGGTTGTTTATTTCTAAAAAAATATAAAAATAAATGAAATCATTTTTGTCAATTACGCCATAAACTATATATACGTATTCAATATCAATTCGATATTAAGTCGATATAATATGGGTAGGCATGTTTTCATTACTGCCAGATTTACTACGCTTAAATGCTTCGGGTCTACCACATCCTAAAATTTCACTTTTGACAATTTTAAGGATGTTCAAAGAAGCATTCATGTCTCTATTCCATATTGTACGACAACCGTTTATATCATTACATGATAGTACACCATGGGCCAAAACAAGTTTTACATCTTTTTTAACTTCATTTAATTTTATATCTTTTTCAACTTCATTTAGTTTTACATTTTCATTAATTTCAACCAGTTTTATATCTTTTTTAACTTCATTTAGTTGAATATTATTTATCTTGATAATATTTTCATTTTTCTTTAATCTCCTTTTCTTTTTGCGAACGGGTCTTCTCACAAACTTATGTAAACATTCTCCACATTTGCTACACGTTTTTGACGTCTTATATTCGTCCACGAGAAAAACGTTATACCCTCTATTTTTAAACAACTTCCTGGTCCTGACGCTCATAGCAGGATTCTTATATTTTATGTGGTAATTTCCGGGACTATAATCTCCTATAGCTATGATGGTATTTTTAGGATTTAACATGTTGTCACCGTCACTATAAAATTCTTGAAACTTATTCAACATCAGATCTTCTGACCTTTTAACGTTCATATATCTATTCAAGTTAAGTTTTCTTATGCTCAGATCGGAAATATTTGAACTTGAACCATTAGGAAGTTTTGAGTATAAGTCTCTTAGGTGAAGGAAACTGTACAATTTAGCATTTACATACTGTCGACATTTTTCGAAGTTACATGATTTACTATCAAGTGCTGAAAGTAATGTTTCCCATCCCTCTATAGACACTCCGAATTGAGCATTCTCTCTCTTGAATTGTAGTCTCAGATTTGTATATTTTACGGTTTTAGACTCCACTCTTCTTCTAGCATTAGTATACTTGAAAACTTTATTATTCTCATCAATGGCATAGATTAAGTTACCTTTATTGGGATCTATAGCTATTACTTTCGTGTCTCCGGGAATATTTTTGCATTCAGATATGTACTTATCTTCCTTAAGACCATTGTAATACATAACTTTTTCTTTATCAACTTGATCAACGGAACTTTTCACTTTTATATCATTGGCTCTAAGATTTTCTTTGTACATATTCCTTTGACACTCATACTCTCCCCATTGTGATGATTTTATGTTTAAATATTCATTTGGATTGTCAATTGATAAAACATTATCAGTATCTACAATATCTTCTAAATCGCGACGTATAAAGGTGATAGAAGCACCTACACCATCTGTTACTAATGATCCTGATATTCTATAATGTTTTAACTTGCTTTTGATGGATTTATTCTCCATGTTAAATATTTGATTCCACACTTCATCTTTACAAAGTTTTACATTTCCCAGCATCTTTTTCCTATTTTCAGAGGATATCATTAAATATATAATGGAACATGTATCGAATCTTACATATTTAGGATAATATGACTTTCTAGTTGGAACAGCGTGAAAAGATTTACCGTATTCCTCTAATTTTTTATTTAAAATTATTAAACTTCTTAAGTAATCCATAGGGTGGGAAGTTACATCATATTGTAAATTTTTGGTATATACTCTTGTTGGTAAAAGAGTGCTCCTAATATCAAAAACAAAATCACGATATTCTTCATCACATACCATTAATTTATCTTTATTAAAAATATCATTTTTGACATCTCTGCAAGTTTTTATAATTGATTTTTTCAATACATCTTTATGTTCTTGATTATACTCTTTATTATTTTTTATGTTATTTAATTTGTTCTCAATATCAAGTTTTAAATTTATGTATTGACTTAATCTATTAGAAAACTGAGAAATAATGTTGTTTTTGATACATGTTGTGATTGTTGTAGATTCATATTTGAAAAATTGAGATAAATTAGTTGACTCTATCCTAATTTCACCATCTGGTATGAGTTGTCTATAACATTTATCATAAAAATCAATTATTTTATTATTTGTATTAATAGTTTCTATGCTCGGCCTAACACCTCCTCCCTTAACTTTTTCTGTTATGCTCTTCATTATACATACTATAAAATCATCATCAATTTTAGGGAATTCCAAGTTCATTTCTATGTAATATATCAACATTAACTTCAGAAAGAAATATGTGTGAGTTGTTATATTATTTATATATCTTACATGGTTTTGTATAATTCTATTGATGTCAAAGCCTCCCACATATTTGGTTGGTTTTAATATATTTTTTAAAGATGTTTTAACGGTTGTTGTTGGAGGTTTGTTGTATAGAGATGTAATATTATTTGGAAGTATTTTACTTTCCTTCTCATTTTCTCTCCCATTTCTCCTCTCTTCCCTTTTCCTCTTCCTTTTCTCTTTTCTTCTCTCTTTCCGTTTCTCTTTTGTCCTCTCTTTCCTTCTTTCTTTCTTCTTCAACATCTTTTTTCCGTCAAAAATTTTTTCCCATCAATCAATTTTTGTTAAAAAAATTTTTTAAAATTTTTATCAATTTTACATAATTTTCTAAATATGTAAAAAATGTTTTTCATAATCACCTACTACTTCTTGATCATATGGAGATTATATAATACGATAAAACGGTGTCGAGTATATTCAGGAATATAAGAATAAGTTGAAAAATAACTATAAAACTGTGAATATGTCAAAATGGTACCTCAAAAGTATTTGTCATCTTATGTATACAACCTTTAGCTGTCAAACAAAAAATATAAAAAATATCATATTTCATTTTAAATAGTACTGGCAAACACTGAACATTTATTTTTTCCACCCCTTTCCAAATTATTCTTAATTGTATCTCAAAAAATTTACATTGTAAATTTGTCCAGCTTATCGTGTTTATGTTATTATTTTCATCTTCATGATTGATGTCAAATCCGTTCATTATTTTTTACACTCCTATATTATGGATATTAAAAAAACGATGTATGTAAAGACAATACCTTAACAATTGTTTATTAGTCTTTTTTGCAATTTATTTCCAAAAATTTTTGTGAAACTACATAAAATTTGTATATAGTGAAACTTAATTATAGTATATGATTATTTCTCACTAATAGAATAATAATTATCTGAAACTAAAACAATATATGAAAATATATGTGAAGAGATTGGTTCAAAAAATTCTTTTCTTAAAAAATTATATTCATCACTTTTCATATACGCATTTATTTCAGATATAATATTATTTCTACATGCTGTATATTCAATATCATTCATAAATCTATCTTCAGAAAAGATCACGACTTCCTCAAAATTTGAACATTCATGCATAAATTCATTATAATCATATAAACACAATGTTATTCTTTTTGTAAATTTTGAAGTGTTGCATAATTTACTGTAATCATATCCAGCAGCTGTTAAATATTTAATTATATCTTTATATTTATTATGATATGTCAATATGAACATCGTATTGTAATCTATTTTATCGCTTATTATTGCACCATTTGCCAATAACAACTTAACTATATCAATGTGTCCAGCTACACATGCAAAGGTTAAAGCTGTATCACCATGTTTATTTATATGGTTAACATTTACACCTATCTTTATTAATAATTTTACATTTTCGATATTTCCTACCATACACATATATATTAACCCGGTGTGGCCATAACCGTTTTCAGCATTAATATCCATATCCTTGACTAACGAACAGTTAAATAAAATCATATAATTATGCTTGCATACATATGTAAAAAAAGTGTCGCCAGTTTTATTTTTGTAATTAATATCTGCTCCCGAAGATAATAATATATTTATAATTTCTATATTCTCATCTTTGCTGGACAATATTAATAATGAATGTCCTGCTTTAATTATATGATTAACATTAGCTCCTTTCTCTACTAGATATTTTACTAATTCAACATTTCCAATATCACATGCATACACTAGTGGGTACACCCATATTTATTTTCATGATTAATGTCACTACTAGCTTCTACCAATATTTTAACTAATTCATTTTGTTCAAGTTTACAAACAAACGTTAATATTGTATTATTATTATGATATTTAACTCCAACATTGACATCAGCACCGCCGTCAGTCAAGAATTTCATTATTTTAATGTTCATCTCAAGATAACGATTACCCCGATAAAACACATTTTCATATGAATATGTTAAGGCTGTTCCCCTTCATTATCCTTAAGGTTAATGTCTGCACCGTTTTCAATCAATAATTTGATCATATTAATCATGTTTTCATATTCACATTCGTTTTGACATTGTGAAATTAACATGGATATCTGCATAAGAGCAGTAATACCTCTATCATTTTTATGATTGACATCAGTTCCGGCAGCTATTATAATATTCATTAGGTTAACTGTTAATCTATGATAGGCTGTAAGGATCGTATTACCCCCATCAAATATAATATTGACATCTGCACCGTTTTCGATTAAGAAATTTACAATATCAACATTTTCATTCGAAATTGCATAATATAGAGGCGTTCTATCTCCCTTATTTTGATGATTTATATTTAACCCCTTTTCTACCAAGCCTTTCACAAATTCTAACATATTGTTTTAACATGCTGTGATTAGATGCGTGTCACCATTTTCATCTTCATGATTGATGTCAAGTCCATTTATTAGTGTTTCCACTTCTATATTATGAATATTAAAAACAATATCTACAAAGTCCATGCCTTAACAATTGTTTTATTAATCTTTTTTGCGATTTATTTCAAAAAATTCTAAAAATAAATGGCATAGTTTTTGTAAACTATATACAATTTGTATACAATAAAAATTTAATTATAATGTATAATTACTTAATTTTCATATATTCGTCGGAGATAGACACAATACATGAAAATATATCAGAGGCGCCTGTTTTATATAAGCTATTTTTCAACTTAACATATTCCTCACTATCTTTAAACTCTCTTATCATTTTTAAAATTTCATCTTTCATTCCATTACTCTCAATATATCCACATTGTGAATCTGTCAATATTTCTTCACAGTTATGAACTGATGAATCCATATCAAAATCGTCATAATAATACAAAGATAAACATATGAATTCATCACTCTCAAAATTAATCTCAAAATTATTACATAATGATTCATAATCATAACCTGCTGATGTCAATAATTTTATCACATCTTTATGATCATAATAATATGTTAGAGTAAACAAAGTATTGTAATTAACATTAAGATTTATTTCCCTGTCTTTAAGCAATAATATTTTGATAATTTCCATAAATCCATTAGAACATGCATATGTTAGGGCTGAATCCTTGAATTTATTAACATGTCTAATATTTGCACCAGATTCTATTAATAAATTTGTTAAATCTACATTGTCTTGCATACAAGCATATATCAGGCCGGTGTGGCCATAACCATTTTCAGCATTAATATCTATAGAGTGATCCAATAAATATTTTACTAAGGGAATGTTATCATATCTACATGCTTTAATGAATAAAGTATTATCATATTTATCTCTATAATTTATATCAGCACCATGTTCAATTAAAACTTTAATAGATTCAATATTCTCGAAATCAGACAAATGTAATAGAGCCGAATTGCCTTTTTTGTTTACATGATTTACATTTGCTCCTTTAGATATTAGTAACTTGATTATCTCTACATTTTCAACATCAGCATGTTTAGTATAAAATTTGTTGCTTAACCTACATATGTATAATAATGCTGTATTACCATTACTATTAACATGATTTACATCAACACCAAATTCTATTAAAAATTTTGCCAATTTTAGATTACCGTCTTTACATGCATACAAAAGGATAGTATTACTCTTATCATATACATGATTGATGTCAGTACCATTCTTTATTAAAAATTTTATCATATCAACCTCTTCTCTAGTCAAAACTTTTTCATTACGAACTTTATCTGATTTATATGCTCTTGAGAGCACAGTTTCCCCTTTAATATTTTCATAATTAACATCAGCACCGCTCTCCACCAATAATTTTATAATTTCCATATTTTTATTATAAGTTGTACCTCCCTCTACACCTGTTGCTAGACCACATTCTTTTAAAAGTGAAGTTTCTCCCTTCCTATTCGCATGATTAACATCTGCACCACTTTCAATTAACAATTTAATTATATCAATATTATCACCATAAGTTATGCCCCATTTTTTACTTGTTTTCACTCCACATTCTCTTAAAAGAGGAGACCTCCCATTTTTGTTCACATGATTAATATTAATACCAGCTGATATTAATATTTTTTTAATATTATTGTTATTAACATTGAGGAATGTTAAAAAATTGTCGTCTTTATTAAATATCAAATTTATATTTGCTCTTTTCTCTATTAGAAAATTTATCAACTCAATATTTTCGTTGGTAACTGCATAGTATAACGGTGATAGTCCTTTATTATTCACATGATTTACGTTAGAGCCAGCATCTACCAAAAATTTCACAAATTTTATTCTATTACAGTTACATGCTAGTGTTAATATAGTGTCACCATTTTCGTCAACATGATGTATATCTAAAGTATCAATGTTCTTTTCAGCATCATCAACATGTCTATGTAACATCATCCTATCACCACATATATATAAATAATCCATCTTGTTTATACTTATAATTTAAATGAAATTTTCAATAAAATTAGTTCATTTTAATGTCCATATCAACGATTACACACAATTTGTGCATAACATGGTTAGACCAATTCACAATTTACAATTTACAATTTAGTCTTAGTATTGTAATAATTATCGGAAATAAAAACAATACATGAAAATATGTCGGATGCTACAGGTTCGGAAAACTTTCTTTTAAGATGTATATACTCTTTACTTTCCTTATACTCATTTATCATCTTTATTACACCTTTTTCATAGTTCTCATATTCACGATCACTTATAGACGTGCTAATGTCAAAATCAATCAAACACATTCTTATGTAATATGTCAAATCTAGCAACCTATCGTCGTAAAAATATTTGCACAGTTCTAAATAATTATAGCCTGCTGAGGTTAAAATCTTAATATTATCAAAATATTGTAAATGGTAACATAAAATGAAAATCGTGTTGTAATTAATCTTATTGCTTATGACAGCTCCTTTTGAAATGAGAAATTTAACCACATCTATCCGATTGTTTAAACATGCATATGTTAGAGCCGAATCATTATTTCTATTAATATAATTAATATCTGCTCCCGATTCTACCAATAAACTTACTATTTCTAAATCTCCACATCTACACACAGTCATTAGTGGTGTTAAATCTTTTATATTCACAGTGTTAACATTTACTTTCTGTTTCAATAATAATTTTGAAATTTCGATATTCTCAAAGTAACATGCTATGCTTAAACCAGTATTTCCCAATTCATCAACATGATTAATGTTTGCTCCCCCCTCTATGAAAAGTTTCACAAAATTTAATTCATCACCACAAGTGGAGCATGCCTTTAAAAATAAATTCCCCAGTTTAATTATTGATTGACCAGTTTTAGAGATTGTATTTATTAATAATTTTGCCATATCAAGATCATGACGGTAATATGCATATGATATTGGAGTATTTCCCTTATCATCACAATGATTTGCGTTAGCTCTTACAGATATCAATATTATAATTAATTTCATGTCACCTTTACTACATGCATATAGTAAAGGAGTGGAACCAAATACATCTTTGGAGTTAACATCAGCACCTGACTTTACCAAAAATTTTAATATTTCGTAATATTCACACCATAATTCAGGGTACTTTGAAAACATTAAACATGTTATAAAAATAGAAGATTCCCCAAAATAATTTTTATGATTAATATGTGCTCCCTTATGTATTAACAATTTTATTATGTTCATTTTTATATCACATTCATTACTATTTTTTGTATCCATCCTGCATATTGATAAAAGTGCAGTGTTTCCAGATTTAACTACACGGTTTACATTAACACCAATATCTAACAAATGTTTAACAAATTCATAATCTCCATTCTGGCAGGCATTCATAAGAGTAGTTTCTCCTAATTCATTTGTACTGTCTAAATCTAAATTATCAAGTTTTTTATTATTCATTTCACACCTTCTATTAAATTATGTTTATTGTATTTTTGGAAAATTTACACTGTAAATTTTTCATAATCATAATTTTATCCTATGATAATCATCAGAGATTAAAACTATACACGAAAATATGTCAGAAGCTACTGGTTCACAAAACTCTCTTTTAAGATGAATATATTCTTTGCTTTTTCTATACCTATTTATCATATTAATAATCATATTTCTATAATAAATATAATCATCATCGTTTATGGATGTATCATTTTTTAAATTTATCAAATACATGCTTTTATAACGACTTATGTCTAAGAATTTAACATAGTTAAAATTTTTACATAGTTTTGAATAATCATAACCCGCCGATGTTAAAATATTAATAATATCAAAATGATTTGAATAATAACATAAAATAAAAATTGTATTATAATTAATTTTATTGCTTATGACAGCCCCTTTCAAAATGAGATATTTAACAACATTTACCCGATTATTCAGACAAGCATATGTCAGATCTGAGTCATTGTTATCGTTAACATAATTAATATCTGCTCCTTTTTCTACCAACAAAGTTACAATTTCTAAATTTCCATTTTTGCATGCTGAAATTAGTGGTGTTAAATCTTTTTTATTCACAGTATTAACATTTACATTGTGTTTTAACAATAATTTTGAAATTTCAGTACTTTTTGAGTGACATGATAGACCCAGAGCTGTATTTCCCATAAAATCAGTATGATTGATATCAACTCCATTTTCTATAAAAAGTTCCACAAAATTTATCTTATCATCACAAGTGCAGCATATACTCAAAAATAAAGCCTCAAAATTCATTATTGATTGTCCGGATTTGAAGATCGTATTTATTAATAATTTTGCCATACCAAGATCACGACGGCAACACGCATATGATAATGGAGTATTTCCTCTATTATCACATTGATTTGCATCAGCACCCGCTGATATCAATGCTATAACCAATTTCATATCACCTTCACTACATGCATGCATTAAAGGAGTAAGACCAAATAAATCTTTAGGATTAACATCAGCACCTGACTCTATCAAAAAATTTAGTATATTATAATATTCATAACATAATTCAGGATATTTTGAAAACATTAGACATATTATGTAAATAGAAGATTCACCTGAAAGATTCTTATGATCAATATATGCACCTTTTTGTACTAACAGTTTTATTATGCTCATTTTTACATTACAATCGAGACTATTTTTTGTATCCATCTTACATGTGAACAAAAGTTCAGTATTTCCAGATTTGTCTATACGGTTTATCTTTGTGCCGTTATCTAATAAATGTTTGACAAGTATATGAACATTGTTAGATAGCAACTGATGTATTATATTAATATATCCATAACTGCATGTTTCTATAAATGCGTTGACATTTATCTTACTCAACTGATTTATATCAGCTCCTTCCTCTATGAAGAATTTTACCAAATTAATGTTTTCATAAGTACAAGCCTCAAACAATGCAGTATGACCATATTTATTAACATAATTAATATCAGCTCCATAATTCACCAACTCTTTGTATATATCAACATGCTTATGTCGACACGAATACATGAGTGGAGTTTCCCCAGAATCGTTCTCACAATTGAAATCAGCTCCTCTTGAAGCAAGTAGTTCAATTATTTCTATATCCGCTTTCTCACATGCATATATTAATGCTGTTTGACCATCATTGCTCTTTATATTAACATCAAGATTATATTCTAATAATGCCCCGACAATACAATACTTGTTGTATTGTCTACGCGATTTGTACGATAATATCAATGGAGTATCACCATTAATATCTTGAAAGTTAATATCAGCACCGATATCCAACAAAAATTTTACAAATTCATAGTCATTACAATTAGATCTTGTGTGCGAAACACATATTTCTGTTAAAACAGTATTCTTACGTTTATTAACATGATTAATATTGGCTCCTTTTTCTATTAAAATTTTCACCATATCAATATTATAATCTCTACAAGCTAGGGATAATATGGTTGTACCCTCTTTATTTTCATAATTTGGGTCGGCACCGTTGTCCAGCAAATATTTAATAATTTTTAAATTTTTATTATAAAATGCTCCATGTAACGGAGTAAGACCGCGATTGTTTTCATGGTTAGCATTTACACCATTCTCTACTAAAATTTTTATCACATTGATATATTTCTTTCTAACTACAATTAACAGAGGTGTATCCCCTTCATTGTCTTTAAAGTTGATGTCAGCTCCACTTTTAATTAAAAATTCTATCATTTTTAAATTACAACTATCACAAGCAAGTGATAATGCTGTACTATCATATTCATTAAGACTATTTACGTCCGCACCTGCTTCCACCAATAATTTTGCCATATTCAAACCAGTCTCTTCATTAGAAATATATGACAGTGGACTATATTTTAAATGATCCTTATGATTCACATCTATTCCCTTACATATTAATAATTTTACAATTTCTGTATTATTATAACAATGAAACAGACACGTTTGATTATATCTATTTGTGTGATTGATATTCGCCCCTCTATCTATCAATAATTGAACCATTTTTAAATCTTCTTTGTATCCTGCGTAAAATATAGGTGTTTTTCCTGTATCACTTACATGATTAACATCAGCACCTTCGTCCAGCAATAATTTTGTCAACTTTAATTTTTTATTAAATATTGTGTAGAATAGAACCGTCATTCCATTATTATTAACGTGATTAACATCCGCCCCTTTGTCTAGCAACAATTTTACTAATTCCAAATTTTTATTGGATAAAACATAAAATAATGCTGTATTACCTTTGTTATTAGCATGGTTAATATATGATTTTGGGATATTGGGACATAGATTCAATAATTTCATCACATATTGTATATTATTACTACGGCACATGTTTATCAGTTGAGTCTCACCATCTGTAACCTTGAAAATATCGGTCCTCTTACTCATTCTCCAACTGTTGAATAAATAAAAAAATTTTTTTTATTTATTTTTTCGAATATTATATCTCACTTTAAACTGTATTAGTTACAATTGGTAAAAAAATACATAAAATGTTTTGTATAAATGGATTACTCAGATGTATTAGCCCCATATGCTACCAAAAGATTTATTAATTTCAAATTTGATTTTTTACGTGCTATTGATAAAGGTGTTCCATGACGAAAACATATATGATTTACATTAGCTCCATATTCCAATAAAAGTTTGACCAGTTCTATGTTAACATTGAGACCACAACATACCTTTATTAATGCAGTTTCACCATCACCACCATAATGATTGACATCTGCTCCTGAATCTAATAATATTTTTATTATGTCAATATGATCATTTAGATCAATCATGTGTAACAATGTAGTTTTTTCAAATATATCATCCTGATTGACATCCGCACCTTTTGCTATCAAAAGTTTAATCAATTTTTTTAATTGACTACATTTATAATCGTCTTTAATATCTTCATACAATCTGCATGTAATCATAATAACAGATTCACAATCAATATTTCGATGATTAATATCAGCACCGTTGGCCAATAACAATTCTACCAACTCAATGTTTATATTTATACATGCTGCAAATAAACATGTATGATAATCTCTGTCCACACTGTTTATATCCTCCTTATTTGTCTCTAATATATTTTTCACAGATTGTATATCGTTTATTTCACATAAATACATTAATTGTGACGTAGACGATTTTAATGGCTCCATGTTTAAGCAAAAATTAATTTAATTTTTGTTTAAGTTTTAATTTAATTATTTTGAATAGGACCTTTAAATATATTACATACGATTCGTATATAATTAGAATAATATTTATTATGGTTATGTATGATTATAAATCAACCTTAAAAATTATAATAATCGTCAGAAATTAACACCATACATGAAAATATGCTGGATGCTATACGTTCGCACAATTTTTTTCTTAATTCAGAATATTTGTCATTTTTACAAAAATCTTCTTCCAAACGTAATATTTTTTCTCTATTTACATTATATTCTTTTTTTCTCCATATATTTACCAAAAAGATTAACACTCACATGTTCATGATTCTCATACAAGATTGCATTTTTCTCAAATGTATTGTATTTGCCTAAATCGTTATAACTATAACCAGCACAAAATAGTGATATGATACCGAGGACATTTTTCATATAAATGGCAGCTAAAAACGTTCTATTACAGTTTATTCTATTGTTCATATTTACACCCACTCTTAATAACAATTCCATAATCCCATTTTTACAATTGGAACATAAATATGTTAGAGCACTATTATTATCCCTGTTGACGTAGTTAATATCTGCTCCATTGTCAATTAACAATTTAACCAAGTCTATATTTCTACTTATACATGCATACATGAATGGTGTTAATCCTTCATTGTTCACATGATTTATATTTGCCCCTTTCTTAATAAGTTTTTCTACAGATTCAATATTACCATATTTACACTGGGTTATCAACATTGTGTTTCCTTTACTAGTAATACACTCAATATCATCACATATATTTACCATAAATTCTACCAGCTCTTCACTGTCTTGTTCAAATGAAGTGGATAGAACAGTTATATCTTTGTTACATCTGTAGTTGACATCAGCACCGTGAGCTATCAAAAATTTTATCATATCCATATCTATTTCTTTTTCATTTATTTCTTTAGTATCACAACTCAACCCAAGAGCAGAAAGTAGTGGCGTAACTCCATGTTTATTTTTATAATTAATGTCCATACCCATCTCTAACAAAATTTTGATAGTTTCAATATCATCCTCACAACATGTATGTAATAATACGTTCAGACCATTAGAATTTTCATGATAAAGATCAGCCTCGTTTTCCACTAGGAGTTTTATCAAATTATGTCTTTTATTTATACATGCTAATAACAATGGTGTTCTTTTTTTATAATTCACAAAATTAACATCCGCTCCATTTTCTATCAGTATTTTTGCTAACTCTGTATTTTTATCAATGTCTGACTGATCCTCCTCATCTAAAACAGATTCACATGTTTTTGATAATGGTGTTTCACCGTCGTAGTCGTAATTTGCATTAGCTCCTCTCCCAATTAATGATATAGCTTCGTTTAACATGTTGAGATAACATAACTCCACCAATGCCATACCTTCGTAATCTCTGTCTCCTTCATATAATTCCATGTTCGTCTCGTAAATTTATTATTTTTTGATTTTTTTTAAATTTCATTTTTCATTTTATACAGTTTACCCGTTTTACATCATACATGAAAGTATATTATTTTACACAAGTTTATCAAACTTGTATGTTCGTTAAATTGATTCAAAATGTGTCTTTGCGCGAGCGCAAAGAAAAATAATTGTCGGATATCATCACCATTTGACTAAAAATATCGGAAGCTATTTCTTTATAAACATAATTCTTGTTTTGAATATATTCTTCAGTTTTCTTGTAATCACTTACTAATTTAATTACGTCTTTTTGATATTTCAACTTTTCATTTTCATCCATATAACCCATAAATTTCAATCTAGGTAATCCTTGTGTATTTGAATTGGGATAACTAATATTTACAGATATATTCTTTATATAACTACCTATACTAGATATATTATTTGTTCCATGATATTTGCATAATTCTGTGTAATCATAACCTGCTGATGTTAGTATTTTAATTATTTCTATTTCATCCTGCGAATAAGCCACTATAAATAACGTGTTATAGTTAACTTTAAAATTTAAAGAGTTACCTTTCAATAATAACAATTTTACTATTTTAACATGTCCTTTTGTACTGGCAAATGTTAAAGCTGTGTCATTTTCCTTGTTGACATAGTTTATGTCAGCCCCTTTATTTATCAAAAAATCAGCCAACTCAATCTTATTATATGTACATAAATATATTAAACATGTTTGTCCTTTATCATTTTCGATATTGATATCAGCCCCCTCGTTTATTAATAAATTTACCAAATCAAAATTTATATTCTCTTCACTATTTTCGTAAACTCTACGAAATATAATTAATGTATACATTAATGCTGAATATCCTTTATTATTCATGATATTCATATCAGGTTTGTATTTTAAGAGTATTTTCACAACATCAATATGTTTGTGATAACATGATAATATTAATGCTGTATCTCCATTTTCATTCTTATAATTAATATATGCACCCATATCCAATAAAAGTTTGATTAATTCCAAATTATTATCCACACATGCTCTCATCAACAATGATGATTTTTCATAAAAACTCACACGATTAATATCAGCTCCTTTGTTTATTAAATATTTTGCTATTTCTATTCTACAAGGTGAAGTTGAACACAATAACATTGTATCTCCACTTCTATCTTCTTCTTCAATATTAGCCCCATTATCTACCAAAAATTTCACCATGTCCAAATTATTATTAATCACAGCATGTAAGATTGCCGATTCCCATATTTTGTTTGTATTATTTACATATGCTCCCCTTTTGATCAATAATCTTACTATATCCATATCATTATTATTAGCTGCACATAGTAGAGGAATTTTACCGTTTCTGTCCTCATAATCGATATTTTTATCAGCTCCAGCATCCAATAATATTTTAATAGTGTCAGCATCAGAACATACATCATTACATACATTGGTAAGAATACATTCATACTCAGGGTTATCACTTTTTGCTTTCGCACCTGCTTCAACCAACATTTTAATTACATCCATATAGCCATCTTCCCTTTGAGATACTATTAAAAGTGCTGTATTATTTTCACAATCTCTATTGTTCACGTCTACACCTGCTATTATTAAAATTTCCACCATTTCATAATCTATATATTCGCTACAACATAAACGAGATAATGCTGTTTCTTCATATTTATTAAGATGTTTAACATCAGCACCTCTTCTTAATAATAATTTTATCATTTCTTCATCAGTGTATTCATGTGCGTTATAACATATACTTAACAATGGTGTATTTCCTTTTTCATCTGCATGATTAATGTCAGCACCTTTATTCAATAACAAATTTATCAACTCTAGGTTTTTATTATCACATGCATAAAATAACACAGTTCTTCCATTTTCATCCACACTATCGATATCAGCACCTCCTTTTAATAATATTTTAACTAATTGTAAGTTGTTAATCTTACATGCGCGTATCAATAATGATAATTTATTATTACCATTATAATTGACATCAGCTTCCGCTTTTATCAAAATTTTTACTATTTCCAAATTGTTATTGTCACATGCATACAATAATGGAGTATAACCATACTTATTGATATAATTTACATTCGCCTCATTATTTATCAATAATTCTAACAGTTGTATATTATTGGTATAACATGCATACATAATAGGAGTGTTACCATTATCGTCTTCATAATCAACATCTCCTGATATGATCAATTCTTTAATTGTTTTAATGTCATCGGTGACTTCTTGGTTATTATTCGTTTCTTCCATTTAAGTTATAAGTTCTAATTTTTATTTTTTATAACTTAAATACATGTAAATTTCCACTTTCGATATTTTTTCCTTGACAAACTATCCATAAATAAATTTAATACAGTAATAAATATGTAAATTATTCATTTTTTTATTAAAAAAAAATCAACATATTAACCCTTATTCATTTTAAACGCAGTTTTAACAGACATGGATATTTTGTCAAGTGCTACATTTGCAAAGCCTATTATATACAATAATATTAAAACATTTGATTTCCATATAGCTTGTTTAATCAACAATTATAAGACTGTGAAAATTTTAATGGAAGATGAAGAAGTTGACATTAACGTAACAGGTAAAAATGGTAGAACACCATTCCACTCTGTCTGTTCTCTAGGGTACACAGAGATTGTTAAATTATTCTTAAACAATAATAAAACTGATTTTAATAAAACAGATGAGTTTGGTATAACCCCATTTTACTTTGTTTGTACTTTTGGACGCGTGGATATAATGAAGCTTTTAATAAATGATAAAAGAATAGATACAGAAAAAGAAGATAATAGAGGACATATACCTTTATATGCTGCATCATATCGTGGATATAAAGAAACTATAAAATTATTATTAGATGATAGATTGGAGAGAATAAGAGCATATAATGTAGATAGAGCCAATAATAAAGAGAAAATTGATAATATGAAAAAGCAAAATGATATAGCACTTATGATTATTAAAAAATATGGATATTATCACGTTGTATAATTATTTCAAAATATGGAACTCAGACACAATGTTAATGGTAATCTTCCAAAATTATGGGAAGAGGAATTTTATACATGGTAGAAAATAATGATTTACAAGTTTCACATTAATAATGTGAAAATTAACGAAAATCTGTCCATAGCAAATTAATGAATTGATATTAGAGATATAAACATGTTATTGTAGAAATGAATTTATCATATACAGAAATTACATTAGAATACATACAGATAATAATTATAAATGATAGAGTGTTAAAATAAATTTATTCTATCCATATATGAATAATACATATTTTTATAATGTAGGTTATTATTGATCCAGTTGTATGTTGATAAATCTCTTTTGTTAAGAGATTTATCAATATTAATCCTGATCTATCCTGAAAATTGTATTTTCAAATGATTACTGTTTATACTACACCAATATAATCTATCCAAAATCATTGAATATAAATTTCTATTATATTCATTATATATATTAATTTAATTTTTTATATTAATAAATAAAAAACATTAAATATATAATAAATAAAATATATCTATTTGACTCAATGAAAATTGTTACAAGGTAAATTGTATTAAATCGAAATAGGTTAGGATTAACACTGAAATTTTTCATTTTAGTAATTTAATTTAAAATTGGTTCTATTATATGTAAATAGTTTTCTTCGTGAGAAGACAATTATCAATGTTAATCCTAACCTATCCTGAAAATTATACTTTTAAATGAGTGTTATTTTTACTATATTAATATAGTCTATCTGAATTAACTGATAATAAATTTCTATTATATTTATTATATATATATTAATTTAATTTTTTTATATTAATAAATAAAAAATATTAAATATACAATAAATAAAATATATCTATTTGACTCAATGAAAATTGTTACAAATTAATTTGTCTTAAATCAAGATATGTTAGGATCAACACTAAAAAATTTCATTCTAAGAGATTTAACTTAAAACTAATTCAATTATATGTTGATAATTCTTCTTATAAGAGGAGAACTATCAATATTAATCCTAACCTATCCTGAAAATTATACTTTTAAATGAGTGTCATTTATACTATATTAATATAGTCTATCTGAATTTATTTATAATAAATTCCTATTATATTTATTATATATATTAATTTAATTTTTTATATTAATAAATAAAAAAACTATTAAATATATAATAAATAAAACATGTCTATTTGACTCAATGAAAATTGTTTCAAATTAATTTGTATTAAATCAAGATAGGTTAGGATCAACACTAAAAAATTTCATTCTAAGAGATTTAACTTAAAATTAATTCAATTATAAGTTGATAGTTCTTCTTATAAGAGGAGAACTATCAATATTAATCCTAACCTATCTTAAAAATTATACTTTTAAAAGGGTGTCATTTATACTATATTAATATAGTCTATCTGAATTTATTTATAATAAATTCCTATTATATTTATTATATATATTAATTAATTTTTTTATATTAATAAATAAAAAACATTAAATATATAGTAAATAAAATATATTTACTTGAATTAACAATAATTGAGTCAAAATAGATTGGATAAAATCAAGATAGGTTAGGATTAACACTGAAAGTTTCCTCTTATAAGAAAATTTTTTAATATCAACGTAATATAATCTTAAAATTTTATATTTTAAATGGTTACAGATATATAAATTTAGTTGAATTATAATTAATAATTCATATGAATGGTATAAATTATAGTTGGTTCATTTACATGATTATAAAATTATCTTGCAAAAAGATTTTAGTGTTAATTCTAACCTATGCTGAAAATTATACTTCCAAATTGATAATATTTAGGATGTACTAATACAGTCTTAAAAATATTAGATTTTTAAGACAATTGTATTTTATAAACTATATTATGTATTATACTAATGATATTTTATAATATCATATATAGATATTTTATAAAGTACGTTATAGATTATATTATTGACATTATAAGGAAATATTGTGTAATATCTTTGTTAATTATCGACAGTAATTCTATATAATTTTACATCCAGCATTCTTGATGTCTTAAAATTAGATGATATAAAAATTAAAGATTGTATGATATACATATATGTATGTTATTTTTAACGCACGATAACATTCCATTCCATTCTGAGATATTAAAAATAAAAATATATTGTTTTTATTTCTGACACGGTGTGTTATTGTCATGGTAACAGTATATTTTTAACATATGTATATTATTATCACATCATACCGTTATAACAGATTGTTCAATTTTTGATGTTATTAGTAAGCATCCCATATGTCATTTTTTACACTTTTTCACTCACAGGATTTCTGGAATTTTTTGAGAACATTCAAAAAAGCACTAATTTAAGCACTTTCAAGACGGGTTGGACGTGTCTCAAATATTCCTTATTTTATACTTTCTGTATACATATACAGAAAAAATATTTTAATTTAAAAAGTTTTCTGGAAAATTTCTGGGAAAAATTCTGAGAAATATAACAAAATGTTGTGATGAGCAGGATATGAGGTAATTCCAAGATTGTTGTTAACATGGATATTTGTTCTGTATTCCGTAAGATATAAAAATCATATAAGTGTGGATTAAATATATGTGTGATGTATTAGTAATCATTCTTGTATGGAAAATTAGAACAATATTTTCCTCCAATTTGAAGGGAAATAATTGTCATTGGTAATAACCACTCTTTGAGGTACTAAATCTGCAACAAAATTAAATATACTAACATGGTTCCAACACCCACAAAATCCTGCATCATACATAAAATTTTGTTGAGACCCCCACATATTTTACATATTACCAATATTAGATATTATTTGTAAACATTGGATGAGTATTATCGACATCATCATAACATGTGAAGTATAAACATTTTGTAACAGCATTATACAATAATATAATAGCAACATTTTACATCATGTTAAATATACCTATTTAGAAGGATTATAAGTGAAATATGTTCGGATTTTTTATATTATGATGGTTTAACTACATGTTGATAATTCCATTTTTCAAGTAAAATTTTCAGTGTTAATCCTAACCTATCTCAAAAATTACAGTATCAAATTGATATTGTTTGTGCTGCATCAGTACTGTTTGTCTGAATTTATAATCAATAATTTTCCTGTATATTTGTTATATATATTAATTTATTTTTTTATATTAATAAATAAAAAACTATTAAATATGTAATAAATACAATATATTTATTTGACTTAACTAGAATTATATCAAAATAATTTGAATTGGATCGAGATAGGTTAGGATTAATACTGAAAATTTTCCATGAAAAAGAAACTTTTTATTATCAATGTAAAATAATGTCAAAAATTTATTTTTTAAATGATTATTAATATATCCGTCCTATTCAATTGTAATTTAAACTAGTTTTATCAATTTAAATTATAACCAGTTTATTTATATATTGATAAATTTCTTTCATCAAGGAAACTTTCAGTATTAATCCTAACCTATTTCAAAAACTACATTAATAAATTAATATTATTTTTCATACATTAATACAGTATATCTTGATTTATTCTTAAAAAAAATTCTTATTATATTTATTATATATATATTAATTATTTTTTTATATTAATAAATAAAAAAAACTATTAAATATACAATAAAATAATAAGCCTATTTGACTCAATTAGAATTGTATCAAAACTGTTTGAATTAAATCAAGATAGGTTGGGATTAATACTGAAAATTTATCTAAGGAATGAAATATATTATTATATAGATGAATTAGTTATAATTTGTAGTAGTTATATAAAATTCAATTATAACTGGATTAAATAAATATATTTATAAACATTAAGATTGTAAATTTTTAAAACTGTATTTTATCAATTCTAAAAGTTTCTTCTCGAAGAAAAATTTTCAGTGTTAATCTTAACCTATCTTGAAAATTACACTTTAAAATTGACATTATTTAGACTATACTAATATAATATATACAGATTTATTCTTAAAAAATTCCTTATATATTTATATTATATACTAATTAATTTTTTTATATTAATAAATAAAAAACTATTAAATATATAATTAAAACAATATGTCTATTTGACTCAACTAGAATTGTAACAAAATAATTTAAGCTAAATCAAGATAGGCTATGATTAATATTGAAAATTACCCTATAATAAAAATTTTTTCGATATTAATATAACATTATCTTAAAAACTTACATTTTAAATGATTAAAAACATATGTATTCGATTCAGTTATAATTAAAAATTCATTTAATAGATATTAATTATAAACGATCCACCTATATATTAATAACTTATATCTTTCAAGTAAATTTTCAGTATTAATCCTAACCTATTTCAAAAGTTGTATTGATAAATTGATACTGTTCAGATTACACTAATATAGTCTAATTGAATTTATTCCAAATAAAATCTTTGTATATTTATATTATATATTAATTTAATTTTTTATATTAATAAATAAAAAACTATTAAATATACAATAAAAACAATAAGTCTATTTGACTCAATTAGAATTGTAACAAAAAATTTAAGCTAAATCAAGATAGGTTAGGATTAATACTGAAAATTTCCTTACAATAAGAATATTTTTCAGTATCATGTAACATTATCTTAAAAACATACATTTTAAGTGATTATAAACATATAAATTTAATTCGCTTCCAAATATGAATTTGTTTAACTGATATAAATTATGATTAATCCATTTGTATGTTAATAAGATTTTCTTTCAAGAAATTTTTCAGTGTTAATCCTAACCTATCTTGAAAATTACATTGTAAAATTGACATTATTTATTCTATATTAATATAGTGTATCTGAATATATTTCTAAAAAAATCCTGTTATATTTATTTTATATATTAATTTATTTTTTTATATTAATAAATAAAAAAGCATTAAATATGTAATAAATATAATAGGTCTATTTGGATCAATTACAATCGGATCAAAATAAATTGAATAAAATCTGGATAGGTTAGGATTAATACTGAAAATTTTCATTGTTAGAATTAACATATTAACCCAAATCTATCCTTATATAAAAATGATACTCATAAATAAATATGAATTGTCAAGTATCAATATCACAATCTAAATCTAATTTAAAAATTAATTTTATACGTTCAACACCATCTATATCTTTATTAATTTATCAGTAATAAATTAATCATGTCTGATCCACATCATATATTCAATACCTTCATAAGTTTAAAACATCAATTTATTATTCCACGTATGTATAAACAAATAGACATTAATAATAATTATTATGTAAATTCTACTGTGTTATCAAAATATTTTTTTCTTAATGTTTATATTATTTATCAATACAATTGATTATCTCATAATATTGTTTACATCCACATTTTCAATTCACATTAAACTCAATAATAGCAAATTTTCATATTTAATTAATTTAAAAAATTTTTTAAAAAATTGAAATATCTTAAATAAAAAATTTGATATTAAATAGTTGTGCGATGAGTGATATTAATACATCCTCTAGAGAATTGATCGAAAAGATCAAAAAGTATGTTGATGCCGACGGGCAATCTATTCTCTCCTCCAAGACAATAGATTTCATCAATGATGAGTATGTCAAGGAAAGGGAAAAGATCAAATATTATGTTGTTAGAAATGTGGAGGAATTACATTTCCATAATTTAACCACGGTTTTCAACCTGGAAAAATTGTGGGATATCCTCCACAAAGTAAATGTTGTTAGAAAGGGGAGAAAACTAAAAGTTTCCCCTATTGATACTGATGTATTGGACACTTTGAAGTGTTCAATAAATAAAATTATTGAAGGTGAAAAGCAAAGATGTCCAGACATCTTTGCTTTTGGGGAGCCAGCTCCCACACCTGACTTTATGATTGGAGGGTATAAAATCCCTGATACTATTACCTTTGAAGGGGTAAAAAGAGGCAGAAAACCATCTGCTCTTTCTAATTACTCCTTTATTGTTAGCTATCACGCGAGTAAGTCGGATCCAATGGGTCCAACTGAAAGTATTAATGTTGTTAATAAATCTGGCTCAAAACCAGATAATAATGTTGTTAAGATTGATTTGTCTGAAAACAAATCAATCAATGAAATTAATAAATATTCCGATGGACCAATTCTCGGGAATAATGAATGCTGTAATTTAGGATATCATATTGATATCCTGAAGAAAAAGCCAGTAGTTAAATCAGCTGTTAATGTTAAACCCAAATCTGAATTACCAATAACATTGACCTCAACTATTGTCTATACACCCAGTATCAATGTGTATACGAGTAAAAAAGTTGAGATGAATAGATGTATATTTGAACCAGCAAAATTCAGTTTCAGTAAGTTTAACAAGCCATCATCATTATCAGGATCAACTAAAACACCAGTAATAATTAAATCGTCTGTACCACTTTATAATACACCATTAGTAAATCCATCACCATACAAAGTACCAGTTAAACCAATTAAATCATCTAAACCAGGTAGACGTGAAGGAAGTAAGAACAAGACCGCTGAGGAGAAGCAAGAAATTGAAGATAATAAACTTCCTAGAGGTAGACAGCTTGGTAGTGAAAACATTGGAGCAACAGCAAAAAAGGATAATGAGGTAATCATGTGGGATAATGAAATTATGTTACGTGTGAATCCAAATCTATTCGAAGTACATATGATCAAATACACTATTGATAATTCTGATAAATCATATGTTCAATGGATTGGACATGCTCACAAAATAATTAATCATTTAAATGATGAAAATAAGAAAATATCCGAGATACTCATGAAAAACTGGGAAAAGACTGTTTTGAGCGGGATTGATGAGATATGTTCAAAATTAACTAAACCAAGTGAATCAGTATCGCGTAGGGAAAGGATCATGAATAAATATAAGCGAATGAATTCTAATGCTAAAAATAGTGATAATTTTGACGAGATCTCCAATTTAAAGAACAGTAGATATATTGACACTGAATCAGATAATGTTAAAAATGCTGTGGATGAAATGCATATGCTTTTGAAAAACTTTAAAGATGATAAGATTATCAGTGATATCTTAAGAAATGCACTAGTACAGATGAATGCTTTAGATGAATCAAAATTGAATACAGATGATGTGGTTGTTCCTGTTAGTGAAGTTGAAATTGATGAGGTGAGAGAAGTCAGTGAGATAAAAGTTGTTGATAGTGAGACAAGTGATGGAGTTAGTGAAATAGATAGATTGAACGAGTTGAGTGAGTTGTGTGAGTCAAGTAAAGTTGATGAGAATAGTGTCATATACGAAGTGAGCGAGTTTGGTGAGATTAGTGATATTAGTGATATGGATGAAATTGATATGTTGAGTGATGTGTGTGAAGTTAGCGATTTGGGTGAAATTGACGAGATGAGTGAGGTTGATGAATTAAGTGATGTTAGTGAGTTGTGTGAAAAAATAGACGATGGAGTAAGTGATGAGGTTATAGATACAGTAGAGGAAAGTATGAACGTTAAAACTGATGCATATAATAATTATGAATATAATACAAGCTGTAATAGCAATAATGATACTGATGAAATTTCAGATATAGTAGACATATATGCACAATATGATGATAATTCAGCAGATGTAGAGGATATTAATGCATTTAACACAGAAAACATGATTGTTGACAATATTTATACGTACATACATGAAACGGAGATAATTAATAGTCTAATAGAGAAGGACGATAGTAATGATCGTGGTGATGTTGGTAGTGATGTTAGTAATGCAAATAATTCTTATCAGATAAATACATTATATATTGAAATAGTCCATGATTTAATTATAAATATGTATGAGCGTATACGCACAGTGAGGAGTGAATTGGTTAGTTATCGTGAAAATTATGTGGGTAATAGAAGTAAGAATAAAAACAGTGATATTGTGAAGAGAAACAAAGATAGATACTTCCGTAGTACTCTAAATAGGAAAAGGAAGTTGAAAGGAAAGAAGATGAGGACTGGTTCAGACTTGTGGTAAAATTATAACGTGTAAAATAGAATATATATAACTTTATTTTTTGTAAATAATTGATTTTGTAAATAAGAGGTAGGGTATCTGCTGATTTCATGTAATATTTATTTTGTAAATATGAGGTAGGGTATCTACTGATTTCATGTAATATTTATTTTGTAAATAAGAGGTAGAGTATCCACTGATTTCATGTAATATTTATTTTGTAAATAAGAGATAGAGTATCTTCTGATTTCATGTAATATTTATTTTGCAAATAAGAGGTAGAGTATTTGCCTATTTAATGTAATATGTATTTTGTAAATAAGAGGTAGAGTATCCGCTGATTTCATGTGATATTTATTTTGTAAATAAGAGGTAGAGTATCTTCTGATTTCATGTAATATTTATTTTGTAAATAAGAGAAAGGGTATCTACCTATTTAATGTAACATTTATTTTGTAAATAAGAGTAACTAGCGTTGAATGCATAGGAAAAATAATTATTCTACATGAGTATCTGCTTGTTTAATAAATCAATAAATTATGGTCAGATATGTATATAATAAATTCGTTTTTTTATATACAATTTGTACATAATTAATATTCGAAAACATGACAGTCATTAATATCTAGTCTAACAATCATAATAATTATCGGTTATTAAAACCATGTATGAGAATATATCTGACGCTGTAGATTCAAATAACTCTCTTTTTATATCCATATACCTTTTACTTTTAACATATGACTTCATTAAATGTATGATTTCTTTTTGTTTTCTTAAGTAATCATCTTCGTTTATTGGTTCTCTAAAGTGTTGAAATTCTATACCATTCAAATAATTTCCAACATTTATGCTTTTTTCAAATTTATGGTAAGTACATAACTCTTCGTAATCATATCCTGCAGATGTTAATGTTTCAATTATGTTTATAAATTTTCTATGATATGCTATTATAAACATTATGTTATAATTAATTTTACGATTTATTACAGCACCTTTTCTTAACAAAAATTTTACCGTTTTTAAATAACCATTTGTACATGCATATGTTAATGCGGAATTATTGTTACAATCGACATGATTAATATTCGCACCTGATGCTATCAGAAATTCTACCAATTCAATTTTTTCATCCATACATGCATACATTAGACCGGTATGTCCATAATAATTCGCTGTATTAATATCAGCTCCATAAGATAAAAGTACCTCTACAACATGTATGGATGAATGACTACATGATGACATAAATGGAGTATTGCCAATTATATCTTTGCTATTTATATCAGCACCATTCCCAATTAAAAGCTTTATTAAATCTACGTTATCATTGAAACATGCGAAAGATAAAGGAGTCTCACCTTGAATATTTTTAAGATTAATATCGGCACCAGCTTCTATGAGAATTTTAACTGATTCAATATCATTTTTTTCACACGCTAATGACAATAGTGGATCCATATATTTATCTTTACAATTGACATCGGCTCCCGATTTTATTAAAAATCTCATTACATCATAATTTTTTCTACCACATGATGCTATAAGTGCTGTCATTCCATTATTGTCTTTATGATTGATGTCCGCACCGTTATCTATTAAGATTTTAACTATATCCAGATTTATATCAAATTTTGTAAGCGTGTCAAATTCATAACTTTTAAATACGTGTAACCCACATGCTGACAATAATGCAGTTTTTCCATTATTATTTGAATAATTAACATTTGCTCCATTTCTCAGTATTAGCTTTACTTGTTCTACATCTCCATTATAACATGCGATTGCTAATTTTGTACCTTCTATAATATCGTGTCCTGGTATTTCCATATTTAGTTAAAATTTTTAACTAAAAATATCTCACTTTAAGAATATATCATATACATCTCATATAATTTATATGCGCTATCGCAAATAAAAATATGTCTATTGGAGACCATTTCCAAAATTTAAATAACCGTCCGAAATTAGAACAATATACGAGAATATATCAGATGCTATTGGCTCTCTTAATTCCCTTCTTAAAATATTATATTTTACATCTCTTTCACAATCATATTCTAAAAACATAATTTTATTCACGTATTCCACATTTTTAAGAATTTCGTCTAAATTATAACCAATATGTGATACATGTCTACGTCTGAGGTAACTGTTCACTATTAATTTATCTTTAAAGTCGTTAAGCTTACTCAGCTGCTTATAACTATAACCAGCACATAATAACATAGCAATTATATTATAATGACCCAAATAAGATGGTATTACGAACATTCTATTGTAATTAATATTATGTTTTACACAAATACCTCTTTTTAATATTAATTTCACAATTTCTGTATTATCATTAATACAAGCATATGTTAGAGCACAATCATTGTTTTTGTTAACATAGTAAATGTCTACTTTGTAATCTATTAATAATTTAACAACTTCCACATTACCATTCATACATGCATAAATTAATGGTGTATATCCTGTATTATTTGAATGATTTGGGATAGCACCATTCTCCAATAAACATTTAATCATATCTACATTATCATGTAGACATGCATAAATTAATGGACTATATCCATCATCATCTATATGATTTACATTTGCACCTTTATCTACAAGTAATTTTACTGAAATTTCATTAACATAATAACAACACCGATTTAATATTGTTTCACCATGATTATCTATACATTCAATATCATCACATAAATCTATCATATATTTAATTAAATCACTATTATATGATTCAAATATAGAATAAAAAATAGTTCGACCCATACTAGTTTTATGGTTGATATCAGCACCATGATTTATCAAAAGTTTTATCAATTCTGTATCCAGATTAACACATTCCACGCTAATACCAACAGTACTCATTTCACAAGCTGATAATAATGCAGTATCACCATTTTTAGTTATATAATTGACATTCGCGCCCATCTCCAATAAGATTTTTGTAGACTTTATATCGTTCTCTTCACATGCGTCAATTAATACCGTAAAACCTCTTTTATTCTCGTGATTTATATCAGCACCACTCTCTACCAATAATTTCAATAATTCATACTTTTTATATTTATAAGCAATGAATAATGGTGTTTCTCCTTTTTCATTTTCATAATTTACATCTGCACCGTTTTTTATCAATAAATTCACTATTTCAATATTGATATTAACATTATGTTTATCTTTCATGTATACATTTGCCTTACAAGATTTTAATAAAGATGTTTCACCATTGCTTTTATAATTTACATTCACTCCTTCAAAAATCAAAGCTCTTACTTCACCTACGTCGTTAAGATAACATGAATTTAATAATTTAATGTTTTTGTTATTACTGTCTTTTAAATGTTTCATGCTGAACTCTTTGATATGGTTTATTAATTTAAATTTTAGACAAAATCATTTCATTTTATGGATGTATTATATAATTTACAATAAAGAAATTTCACTTTAATGTTAGTCAATTGTTAAACATCATGTATAAAGTATATTGTAAGACATCCATTGATATCATAAAAGTCTTTATATGGTATTTTTACAAATTATCATTTCATTAGTTTTTAATGTTAGAAACAATGGAAATAACAGACAGAGAACTGCATATACTAAACTACATTTTATTTTCTGCAATTAAAAAAATAAAAACATATTGTTTTATTTTTGAAGCTGTATGTTGTCGTTAAAAAATGGTGTATTTTAAACACATGCAGATTATTCCTAGATTTTACCGTTATAATAGATTACACAAAAATCGATAATGTTTGTTAGCTCCCCCAGATGGCAATTTTTAGCTCCTTTTACTCCCAGGATTTCTGGAATTTTTTGAGAACATTCAAAAAGCACTATTTTGTACACTTTCAAGACGGAATGGACGCGTCTTGGAAGTACCTTATTTTACACTTTCTGTATCTCTATACATAAAAATTTTTTTAACTTAAAAAATTTCTGGAAAATTTCCAGAAAAAAACCTGGAAAATACCGGAAAATACCGGAAAAATACAACGGAATGATACAGACAATAAACATAAAATAATATCATGGTAAAGATTAACGTGATATTATCAGTATATTTCATACGACATAATAACTATGATATTTAGAATTAAATACACACACTAAATATTTGATAATCATTTCTGTGCAGAGAAATGAAATAATACCTTCCTCTAATTTACAAATGATAACTAATATTAGTAATAATCACACCTCATAGATTCTTGTATTTAGTACAAGATATTCACAAGATATTTACTCATATTGCTTATTACCGATGTTAATTCTCACTTGTAAATATTGTAAGTGTATTGTCGTCATCACTATAATATATAGGATGTAAACATTTTATAATTGTACCACGCTGTGTGGGATACAATAACATTTTATAATATGTTAAATATATTTATTTGTGTGAATAAAACCGAAATATATTCATGTGGTTTATATCATGATTAGCTCAATTATATGTTGGAAGATTTTCTCAAGAGAGAAAATCTTCCAATTTAATCCTAACCTATCTTGAAAATTATATTTCCAAATTAATGTTGTTCAGCCTATATCAGTACAGTCTATCTAAATTTATTCTCAATAATTTTTCATTATATTTGTTTTATATACTAATTAATTTTTTTATATTAATAAATAAAAAATTATTAAATATACAAATAAATATAATAGTCTATTTGACTCAATTGTAATTGAGTCAAAATCATTTGAATAAAATCAGGATAGGTTAGGATTAATACAAAAAATTTCTTATGAAAGTAAACTTTTTAGTATTGATATATTCCAATGTTAAAAGTTCATATCTTAAATGTATATAAGTATATCTATTTAACACTGTTATAATTGAGATTTATTTATCTGATTTAAATTATAACTATTTTAACACTATATTGTTAGTTCTTCTTTCTAAGAAATTTTATCAGTATTAATCCTAACCTATCTCAAAATTTACATTTCAAAATGAATATCGTTTAGCCTATATCTATATAATCCATTTTAATTTAGCCACAATAAATTCCCACTATATTTTATATATATATTAATTTATTTTTTTATATTAATAAATAAAAATTAATTAAATATACAATGAATGTAATAGGTCTATTTGACTCAATTGTAATTGAATCAAAATTATTTGAATAAAATCAGGATAGGTTAGGATTAATACAGAAAAAATTTCTTATGAGAGTAAACTTTTCAATACTAATATATCCCAATGTTAAAAGTTCATATTTTAAATATGTATAAGTATATCTATTTAACACTGTTATAATTGAGATTTATTTATCTGATTTAAATTACAATCAATTTAACTCTATATTGTTAGTTCTTCTTTCTAAGAAATTTTTTCAGTATTAATCCTAACCTATAATAAAAATTATAACCCCAAATGAGTATCGTTTAATCTGCATCAATATAGTCTATTTTAATTTATCCTCAATAAATTCTATTATATTTGTATTATATATTAATTTATTTTTTTATATTAATAAATAAAAAATTAATTAAATATACAATGAATGTAATAGGTCTATTTGGTTTAGCTACAACTGAGTTAAATTAAAATATTAAAAATCAAAATAGGTTAGGATTAATACTGAAAGTCTCCTCGTAAGAAGAGACTTTCCATTATTAATATAACCCAATCCTAAAATTTTATATTCTAAATGATTATAAGTATATTCATCTAATCTAGTTATAATTGAAACATATTTAGTTAATATAATCTATAACTATCTAAACTATATATTGGTAAAATTATTTTCTATGAAAAATTTTAAGACTAGGTTATATTAATAATGGAAAGACTCCTCATAAGAGAAAATTTTTAGTATTAATCCTAACCTATCTCAAAAATTATAATTTCAAACAAGTGTTATTTAATCTATATTAATACAGTCTATCTGATTTTATCCTTAAAAAATTCCCAGTATATTTATTATATATATTAATTTAATTTTTTATATTAATAAATAAAAAACTATTAAATATGTAATAAATACAATATGTCTATTTGATCTGACTGTAATTGAAACAAATTAAATTGAGATTAATGAAGATAGGTTAGGATTAATACTGAAAATTTTCTCTTACGAGAAAACTTTTTACCATTAATGTAACTTAATCATAGGAATTTATATTTCGAATGATTAGAAACATATGCATTTAATCCAGTTACAACCAAAAAATTATATATCTTATATAAACCATAAGAAGCTCATTTATATGTTAATAAAATTATTCCATCGTAAAATTTTCAGTATTAATCCTAACCTATCTCGAAATTTACATTTCAGAATGAATACTATCCTGATTATATTATTATAGTCTATTTGATTTTATCCTTAAAAATTTCTATTATATTTGTTTTATATATTAATTTAATTTTTTATATTAATAAATAAAAAACTATTAAATATACAATAAACATAATAGATCTATTTGTCTCAATTGTAATTAAAACAGAATCATTTGAATAAAATCAGGATAGGTTAGGATTAATACTAAAAATTTTCATTTGGAAAGTAAACATGTTATTATTAATAAATTCTATCTCAATAACCGATTCTATGGTAAATATCAATTTACCTTATATCGATGATATAATTTGAACATTATTTTCAATCACATGTTATTTACCATACATCAATCCCATCTCCATTAATTTATCATTAATAAATTAACTATACCTGCTACTACATCATATATTTATTATTTTCTCAATTTAACATGACAATCATTTAAATTAATTTATATCATATATGTTAATATTTTTGTAAATAACCGTATAAGCTCTGATACATCAATAACATGTTTTTCTAATATTTACATTATTGACTCCCACAGACAGTCAATTCACAATATATTAATCTTTTAATACTTTTTACCAAGACAGAATCCATCTATTATAAAATTTCATTAAAAAAAAATAAAAAAAAATTTTTTTAAAAAATTGAATTACCTTAATTAAAAAATTTTACATAAAATAGTCGAGAATGAGTGATTTTAAAAAGTCCTCTAGTGAGTTGATCGAAAAGATCAGAAAATATGTTGAAGCCGACGGGCAATCTTTTCTCTCCTCCAAGACAATAGATTTCATCAATGATGAGTATGTTAAGGAGAGAGAAAGGATCATTTACGATGTTAATATGAATGTGGAGGAGTTACATTTCCACAATTTGACTACGGTTTTTAACCTAGAAAAATTGTGGGATATCCTCCACAAATACTATGTTGTTAAAAAGGGGAGAAAACCAAAAGTCTCTCCTATTGATGTTGAAGTATTGGACACTCTCAAGTGTTCAATCAATAATATTATAGAAGGTGAAAAGCAAAGATGTCCGGACATCTTTGCTTTTGGGGAGCCGGCTCCCACACCTGATTTTACTATTGGCGGATATAAAATCCCTGATTCTATCACTTTTAAAGGAGTAAAAAGAGGCAGAAACCCATCTGCTCTCAATAATTATTCCTTCATTGTAAGTTATAACGCGAGTAAGTTGGATCCAATGGGTCCAACTGAAAGTAATAATGTTGCTAAATCTGATATTAAATCAGATAATGTTGTTGATGAACCTGGTTTAAAGTCAGATGCTGTTGTTGACAAATCTGACTTAGAACTAGATAGTGAAGTTATTGATAAACCCGAACCAGAATCAGATAATACTACTGTAGGATCTGATCATAGTTCGGATAATATTGTTATTAATGTTGATTCGTCCAAAAATGAATCAATCAATAAAATTAGAAAATATGCCGGTGGAACAATTCTCGGTAATGATAAATGTTGTAACTTAGGATATCATGTTGATATCCTGAGGAAAAAACCAATAAATGAATCAACTGTTAATACTAAACCTAGACTCAAACCTGTATTACCAATCACATTAACATCAACTATTGTCTATACACCCAATATCAATGTGTACACGACTAAAAAAATTGAGATGAACAGATGTGTATTTGAACCCGCAAAGTTTAGTTTCAGTAATTTTAAGAAGCCATCACCATTGTCATCAGCATCAGTTAATACATCAGTGGGAATTAAATCATCAATACCACTCTATAATATACCATTATATAATTCACCATGTAGAGAACCAGTTAAAGTACAAGTAGGACCAGGTAGACGCGAGGGAAGTAAAAATAAAATTGCAGAAGAAAAACAAGAAATTGAGAATAATAAACTTCCTAGAGGTAGACAACGTGGTAGTGAGAATATTGGTGCTACAGCAAAGAAGGACATAGAGGTGATCATGAGAGATGATGAGATTATGTTACGCGTGAACCCAAATTTATTTGAAGTACATATGATTAAATACACTATTGATAACGCTGAGAAATCATATGCTCAATGGATTGGACACGCTCATGAAATTATTAACTGTTTAAATGAGAAGAACAAGAAAATATCTGAAACATGTGTAAAGGAATGGGAAAGGACTGTTTTTAGCGCAATTGAGGAGATATGTTCAAAATTAAAGAAGCCTGAAGAATCTGAATCACGTAGAGAGAGAATTAAGAACAAATATATGCGAATGGGATCTGGTGGACAAAATTTTGACGAAATCCATAATTTAAAGAACGGTAGATATATTGATACTGAATCAGACAATGTTAAGACAGCTGTGGATGAAATGCATATGCTCTTGAGAAGCTTTAAGAATGATAAAATGATCAGTGATATTTTAAGAAATGCTTTAACACAAATGAATGCATTAGATGAGTCAAAATTGGATGTGATGTTGGATACAGATGATGTGGTTATTCCAGTAAATGAGGTAAGTGATGTAAGTGAAATAGATGATGTGAGTAGTGTAACGTGTGAGATGGATAGTGAAATTAGCGAGATTGATATATTGAGCGAGGTAGACTATGATGTTAGTGGGGTAAGTGAAATCGATGAAATTGAAGAGGATGTTAATGAAAATAATAATTGTGAGAATTATACAAGTGATAGTAGCAGTGGTGTTGATGAATTCCATAACGTCATGAAACATAATTTGAATTATTCAAGTGATAGTGATTCAACATACCAAGATGATATGGATATTATTTCAGACATAATAGACACATATGTACATTATGACAATAATTCAGCGGATGTGGAAAACATTACTTTATTTAACACAGAAAACATGACCAGTGATAATATTTATACGAGCATCAACGAAACAGAGATAATTAATGGTTTAATAAAGAAAGATGATGATCATGATAGAGTTATTGATAGTTTTAATAATTTTGTAAATAATAATTTTGTAAATAATAATATTAACAGTGGTGTAAATAATGTTTATCAAGTAAATGTACCATACATTGAAATAATTCATGAATTAATTACAAATATATACAGACGTATAAATATAGCACGTGATGAATTGGTAAATTATTGTGAAAAATATGTAAAGAATAGAAATGGGAATGTGAATGGGAATAGTGTTATTATGGAGAAAAATAGAAATAGATACTTCCTTAGTACTATAAATAGGAAAAGGAAGTTGAAATGCAAGAAAATAAGGATAGGCTCAAATCTGTGGTAAAACTACGATGTGAATTATAAATTTTAATTTGTAAAATAGAGTGTAATTTTAATTTCTGTAAATAATTTATTTTGTAAAATAGTGAGTATGTAATTTTAATTTTTGTAAATAATTGATTTTGTAAAACAGTGAGTATGTAATTTTAATTTCTGTAAATAATTGATTTTGTAAAATAGTGAGTATGTAATTTTAATTTCTGTAAATAATTGATTTTGTAAAATAATAAGAGTGTAACTTTATTATCTGTAAATAATTGATTTTGTAAAATAGTGAGAGTGTAACTTTATTTTCTCTAAATAATTGATTTTTTAATAAGAGTAATTAGTGTCTGGAGCCAGGTCAAATAATTTTGTAAATAAGAGAAGGTGTATCAACTAATTTGTAAATAAGTTTATTATAATAATGAATATAAGGATTTTTTATTTTTTTGAAAAAAAAACACTTACACTTATATATTTTTAAAATATTTTAATCAAACATGAATAATTTACCAAATACTATATCTGCAGAGCCTATCATATATAATGATATTAAAACATTATATTTTTTTAGTGCTTGTTTGATCAATAATTATGAGATTGTAAAAAAATTATTGGAAGATGAGGAAGTAAACATTAATGTAATAAATAATTATGGTAGGATTCCTTTCCATTCTGTTTGTTCACTCGGATTTACAAATATTGTCAAATTATTCTTAAACAATAATAAAACTGACTTTAATAGAGCAGATGAAAATGGGATTACTCCTTTTTATAGGGCATGTTCTGTTGGATACTTGGATATAGTGAAGCTTTTAATTAACGATAAAAGAATAGACATAGATAAAGCAGATAATAAAGGGTACATACCTTTATATGCTGCATCAAATCGCGGATATAAAAATATTATCAGCGTATTATTGGAAGAAAGATTGGAAAGAATAAAGGCGTACAATGTAGATAAAATTAAAAACAAAGAGAAAATAGATAATATTAAAAAACAAAATAATTTTGCACTTATGATTGTTAAAAAGTGTGGATATCTTAGCATTGTAGAGTTATTTGAAAATATTGAACTCAGAGATAATGTTAACGACAAGTAGAAATTGCATCCCTCTAATGAATATCCACGAAATCAATGTATGTAATAAAAATATATTTCATTTTAGCTAACTCTCATCCTAGAGTAAAATCATCAAAATAGATAATAAAAGCAATTCATTTTATTATATACAAATTGTATATAAATTATAAAAATCATGCTATATCATTAACACTTGTAATAACTATCAGTTATCAGAACCATATACGAAAATATATCAGATGCTGTAGATTCAAATAATTCTCTTTTTACATCAACATACTTTTTAGTTTTTGTGTATTTTTTCATCAAATGTATAATTTCTTTTTGTATTCTCAAACAATCATTCACACTTATAATATCTTTATAATATTGATCATGTATACCAGTAAAATATCCTCCAACCAATATGTCTTTTTCAAATTTATGGTAATTACATAAAATTTCATAATCATACCCTGCAGATGTTAATGTTTCAATTATGTCTATAAAGTTTAGATGGTATGATATTATGAACATTGTGTTATAATTAATTTTATGATTTATTGCAGCGCCTTTTCTTAACAAAAATTTTACCATTTTTAAATGACTATTGGTACATGCATATGTCAATGCACAATTATTAGCACAATCAATATGATTAATATCAGCACCTGATTTTATCAACAATTCTGCTAATTCAATTTTTTCATCCATACATGCATACATCAGACTAGTATGTCCGAAATAATTTATACTATTGATATTAGCGTTGTGGTTGAGAAGTGTCTTTACAACATATATGGATGAATGACTACATGAGGACATAAGTGCAGTATTACCAAATATGTCTTTACTTTCAATATCTGCTCCACTATCAATTAAAAGCTTTATCATATTAACATTTGCATTAAAACATGCAAATGTTAATGGAGTCTCTTTTTGATTATTTTTAAGATTAACATCAGCTCCAGCACTTATGAGAATATTAACCAATTCAATATTATTTTTCTCACACATTAACGATATTAATGGATCCATATATTTATCTCTACAATTAACATCAGCACCTGATGTTATTAAAAATTTAACCACTTCATAATTTTGCCCATTGCATGATAGGAAAAGTGCTGTCATATCATTATTATCTTTATGATTAACATCAGCACCGTTGTTTATCAAAATTTTAACTATATCCAAATTTATTTCAAATTTTATAAGTTTACTTATTTCGTAATTTCTTAACATGTGTAACCCACATGCTGATAATAAAGCAGTTTTTCCACACTTATTTGAATAATTGACATTCGCACCATTTTCTAATAAATGTTTTACTTGATCTACATCCCCATTATAGCATGCTATCGCTAATTGAATATTATTGTCTACATTATCGTGTGTTAATGCCTCCATAATAATATTTAATTGGTGACCTTTTAATAAAAATTATGTCATTTTGGGAATGGATTTATATCATTATGCGGTGACTGTGCAATTATATACAATCTGTATATAAATTATAAAAAACATGACTCAAAATATGTTTATTAAAAATTATTTCAAAAACTGTAATAGCCATCAGAAATCAGAACCATATATGAAAATATATCAGACGATATTGGTTCCCTCAACTCTCTTTTTAGCCCGTTATATATTACATTTTTTTCACAGTCAATTTCCAAAGATATAATTTTGTCTATGTTTGTTATATGTTCATCATTATTATCTAAATAAAACCCCGTGTGTGATACACGTTTATGTTCGAGGTAATTGTTTATAGGTAAAACAATTTTAAAATTATTAGATTTGCTCAGGTCTTTATAACTGTACCCAGCACATAATAATATTGTAATTATATTGAAACGTCTTAAATAACCCAATGTTATAAATATCATATTGTAATTAACATTATGTTTTATACATACACTTCTTTTCAATATTAATTTTACAATTTCATCACGATCATTAATACAAGCATATGTTAAAGCGCAATCTTTGTCTTTATTAACATAATTGATATCAACATTGTAATTCATCAACAATTTTACAACCTCTATATTACCATTTATACACGCATAAATTAGTGGTGTGTATCCATGTTTATTTGAATAATTTGGATTAGCACCGTTCTCCAACAGATATTTAACCATTTCCACATTTTCACGTATACATGCATATATTAATGGAGTATAGCATTCATCATATACATAATTTATATTTGCTCCCCCTTCCACAAAAAATTCTACTAAATCCATATAGTCATAACAACAGCACCAAATTAATGGTGTATAGCCTTCAGGTGTTATATGTTCTATATTTGCTCCTTTTTCCGCAAGAAATTTTACGGAATCTATATTATCGTAATAACAACACCACATTAATATTGTATTTCCGTATACATCCACACATTCAATATCATCACATAAATCAAACAGGTATTCAATCAAAACACTATCATATTTTTCAAATATAGTGTAAAAAACGGATTTTTTATTACAATCTTTATGACTGATATCAGCACCATTGTTTACCAAAAGTTTTACCAGATCGTCATTCAAGGTTTTATCATCTATGTCACTATTAATACCCATTCCAAAAGCTAATAGTAATGCAGTGTTATTATTTTTAGATATATAATTGACGTCAGCACCCATCTCCAATAAAAATTCAGCAGACTCTACATCATTTTTCTCACACATATACATCAATACTGTAAAACCTTCGATATTTTCATAATTTATATCAGCGCCGTTTTCAATTAAAAATTTTGCTAAGGCATATTTTTTACTTTTAAGAGCAACATATAGAGGTGTTTTCCCGTCACAATTTTCATAGTTCACATATTCACCACATTCTATCAGTAGGGTTACTATTTCTATATTAATGCTGACGTCAATTTCATTATTTGCATCTATAATTGCCTCACAAGATTTTAATAAAGCAGTTTCACCATTGTGTTCATATGTTACATTAACTCCGTCGTCAATCAAAAGATATACCTCGTGTATGTTGTTAAGATAGCACGATTTCAATAATTTTATGTTTTTGTAGTTATCAAATTCTAAAATTTCCGCATCCGACATGTTGATATAATTTGTATGATTTTCTAACTTAAATTATAAAAAAATAAATCTCATTTGTGGTGGCATTGTTATATACAAATTGTATATAACTTATAACAAAGCAGTTTAAAATATGTTTATTAAAAATTATTTCCAAGTGTGTAATAACCGTCTGACACTAGAACCATGTATGAGAATATATCAGATGCAACTGGTTCTCTCAATTCCCTTTTTAAACCATTGTATTTTATATTTTCCTCACAATATTTTTCTAAAAATATAATCCCGTCTATACTTTCTGCATATCTATGAAAATTACCCAAATTAAGACCAATATATGCTATACGTTTATATTTGAGATAATCGTTGATACATAAATTATTCTCAAAATTGCTGGGTTTTGTCAGTTCTTTATAACTATAACCTGCACATAATAATATTTCAATTATATTATAGTTTTTAAAGTAAGACGGTGTTATAAACATAATATCATAATTAATATCATGTTTTATATATGATCCTCTTTTTAACAATAATTTCACAATTTCCACATGATTATTAATACATGCATATGTTAATGCACAATCCTTATTTTTATTAACGTAATTGATATCAGCATTGTAATTTATCAACAAATTAACCATATCTATATCACCATCTATACACGCACAAATTAATGGAGTATGGCCGATATTGTTTTGATGATCTGGATTGGCACCACTTTTCAACAAATATCTAACCATACCAATATCTCCACTTGTACATGCATAGATTAATGGAGTGCATTCTTCACTATTCACAACATTCACATTTGCACCCCTTTTCACGAGATAATCTACCGAAACTATATTACCTCGGTAACAACACCAAATTAATATTGTATTTCCATGTATATCCACACATTCAATATCATCACAGAAATCTATCAGAGATTCGATCAAATCATAATCATGTCGCTCAAATATAGAATAAAAAACACTTCTCCCACCATGATTTTTATGGTTAATATTAGCACCACAAATTACTAAAAGTTTTATTAAATCTACACATAATTCTTTATCATTTACATAACCACTATAAATATCCATATCACAAGCTGACAACAATGCAGTGTTACCATTTTTAGATATATAATTGACATCAACGCCCATCGTCAATAAAATTTTAACAGACTCTATATCGTTTTCACCACATGCACTCATTAATGCTGTTAAACCTTTTTTGTTTTCATAATTTATATCAGCACCCTTTTCAATTAATAATTTTATTAAAGAATGGTTTTTATTTCTACGTGCAGCAATTAAAGGTGTTTCTCCCTCATCATTTTCATAATTAACATTAGTACCATGTTCTATCAGCAGATTTACTATCTCTATATTAATGTCAACATCAAATTCATCATCCACATCAATAGTTGCACCACATGATTTTAATAAAGCAGTTTCTCCTTTATGTACGTAATTTACATCTATTCCTTTGTTAATCAAAAGTTTTACCTCATGTATGTCGTTAAGATAACATGATTCTAATAATTTAATATTTTTATAATTGCCGTCTCCTAAAAAATCCATGTTAAAAAAGTTGTATAATTTATTAATTTGAATAATAAGAAAATGAAATTTCATTTATGGTGATATATCAATTCATTGAATTAATAATAATTTTTAAAAAATATGGATTTTGTAGTAATCATCTGTGAGTAAAACAATTTGACTAAATATGTCAGATGCTACCTCCTTATATAGTTTATTTCGTGTCATATGATATTCTTCACTATTTTTATATTCACATACCATGTCCAGCACATCATTTTGTATTTTTGTATATTCATTTATATCAAGATTAATTGAAGGTAATTTTACCGACCATTCACCTAGAAGATCAACGCGTTTAAAAATATTACGGGTGTTTTTAAATAAAGAGTTATTAATATTTGACAAACTATATAATTTTACATAATCATAATTTGATGATGTTAATAATTTAATTATGTCGATTTTGGTTAATTTGTAAGATATTATAAATATTGTATTATAGTTGATTTCATAATTTTGCTTTACTCCACTTAATAATAATATTTTTACCACTTCCACATTCCCGCATATACAAGCGTAAGTTAGAGCCGTGTCGCCATTTTTATTAATATGATTGATGTCAGCTCCAAAATGTATTAATAGTTTGACGAGTTCCACACTTCCATTTACACAAGCATACATTAAACCAGTGTTGCTCTTATTATCCACAAAATTAACATCAGCACCTGCTTCTAACAATAATTTTACTGATTGAGTATCCTTTCTAATACAAGCGTGTAATAAGCTTGTATAACCATTTTTATTTATAATGTTAACATTGGGTTTATATGATAATAATAATTCCACAATATCCACATAACTATTAGAACATGCGATTGTGAGTGCTGTATCACCCTCATTGTTTATGTGGTTAATATTTACCCCTTTGTCCAATAAGAGTTTGATAATACCTAATATTCTCTTTTTCTCGTCATGATAATCTTTCCTTGCTATTTTTAATTTACACATAATCAATAAGACTGTATTACCACATTTATACACATGATCTAAATCTATATTGTTATGTATTAAGAATTCTAACATGTCTATGTTTCCATATTTACAAGAATATAAAAGAACGGAGTTATCATTTGGGTTTTCCTGATTGATATCAGCACCGAGATTTATTAATGTCTTAAATAAATCTATATATTCACTAAATGGAAATCCATCCCTTATAATCTTAGAACATGTGTAAAATAGGGGTGTTTGACCCTTTTTAATCGCTTTATTAATTTTCACACCCTTTCTTACCAATAATTTCACCAATTCTATATTATTATTTTCACATACTTGTAATAGTGCTCTATTCCCTACATATGATATATCTGCGCCAGAATCTAATAAAAATTCAATAAGCTCTAAAGTAACATTCTTATTATCACATGCTTCTAATAAAATTGTTTTGTTATTTTTATTATGGTTAACATTTGCCCCTGATTCAACTAAAAGTTTCACTATGTTTATATCTATGTGTTCTTTACTACATATTGAGAATAATGAAGTGTTATTATTACATATCTGATTCACATTAGCGCCTTTTTCTATGAATAATTTCACTATTTCAATGTCCACTCTATCTCTAGAACATAAACTTAATAATGGTGTATAATTGTGTCCGTTCGTATGTCTCACATTAGCACCTAAATTTATTAAGTATTTCACTATTTCTAAATTTATGTTATCACTATTACATATATTTAATAACACATTATTGTGGTCGAAATCCTTATGTTCAATATTAGCGCCTGAATTTACTAATAATTTTACCATTTCAATATCACCATTAACACATGCATGAGATAAAGCAGTTCTGCCAGAGAGACCAGCATCATTAACATTTAAACCAGTGTTTATTAATAATTTTATTAATTCCATATTTTTCTCATATATGAAATTATCAATGCGTCTAAAATTTATTATACACGTGCTAGTAAGATAAGTTTCAGAACCATATTTACGATTAACATTTGCTCCCGAATTTATTAAAAGTCTTATTATTTTTAAATTTTTATCAAAGAGAGAGTGAATATTATTTGAATGATCATATATATTTTCATCTAATGTTCTGATAAGTCCTGTACTATATTGTAGTGCTCTCACTAGTTCTATATTACTGTATAGTATTCTCATCAGTAATATTGGCGCACCTTTTTTTGAGTAATTCACATTTGATCCATTTTTAATTAATGCTCTAATTATTGACATTTTCTTTTCAAACACTGTATCATCTTCCCAGGTGTTATTCATAGAGCATGAATATAATAAGGCTGTACAACCATATTTGTTTATGTGATTTACATCAGCTCCCTTTTCTATCAATAAGTTTAATAAATTCAGATTGTTTTTGTAACATGCATAAAGTAGAGATGTATTACCGTTTCTATCTTCGTAGTTGATTCTATTATACTGTACTAGTTTGTTCACAATTGTTATATCATCGTCTCCCTCTTCCATTCTGATAATTCTCGTGTTATATAATTTTTTAAATTAAAAAATTACAATTTCTATCATTTTCCCATATTATGAATTTACTAAATGCATAATTATTTAAGAATATAATATCCGTCTGAAATGCATATAATTTGCGAAAATATATCAGATGCCTTTTCACTTATATATTCTTTACTTACAATATATTCATTTATGAATTTTATTATTTTGTCCTTATAATCATGAAGTTTTATAAAATTATATGACATCCGAATGTGCTTATAAAATTTACTATAATCAATAATTTTATCATCGTTCCCCGTCTTGGTATATTCATGTATATCTATGCTATATATTCTACAATATTTAGATAGCTCAGTATAGTTGTATCCATATGACATCAATATTTTGATGACATTTGTATGACCTCCATGATATGTTGAAATGAATATTGTATTATAATTAATATCACGATTTATGCGGATTTTCTTTGATAGTAACAATTTAACTATTTCACAATGTCCATTAGCACAAGCATATGTTAAAGCCGTATCTTTTTTATCATTGATATAATTAATATTTGCTCTAGCAGCTATTAATAATTTTACCAATTTGATATTTCCAGTCATACATGCATACATAAGGCATGTATGTCCTCTATATGTGACAACATTTACATTAGCACCTTTCTCTATTAATAATTCTGCTAAATATTCATGTTTATTCATACACGCACACATTAAACAAGTATAACCACTATCTTCAGCTACATTTATATCAACACCCTTCTCTATTAATGACTTTACAATGTCTACATAACCATAATAACATAGAATCATTAAGGCGGTTTCTCCATTCTCGGTTACATAATTGATGTCCGCTCCACTATTAATCAAATATTTAATGAAATTTTCACTTTTATTTATACACGCTGCTATCAATGCCGTTTCATCATATCCATTGACATAATTTATATTTGCTCCGCTGTCTATTAATAATTCTCCAATTTCTTCACATGTGTGTTTATAAGAACATATGAACGTTAAAGCTGTGTCACCATTTTTGTCAATATTTTCTATGTTAACTCCACTACTTATTAATATTTTCACTATTTCTCTGTTTTCAGACAGACATGAATGCAAAAGAATAGATTCTCCATTATTATCTTTATGATTAATATTTGCACCATTTTCTATTAATAATTTTGCTATATTTATATTATCGTTAGAGCTACATACAATCATTAACGGTGTCACTCCTTCATCATCTATATAATTGACATTTGCTCCATTCTCTATTAACATTTTGATTATATTAATATCTATATCGTGTACAGAACATGCATATAATAAGGACGAGCTTACATCAATTCCCTTGTCTATCAATAGTCTTACTAAATTTACATTATTAATCAAACATGCATATTGTAATAAATCAACTTCATTATTCAATTCAAATTCTAATGATTCATTAAATATGACCATTTATTTTGCAGGTAAAAATTGCTTATATTTTTCAATATTTTTTTTAATAAAAGAATTTGTAAATAGCAAAGCCTCCTAATAAAAATGCCTTATATCCTCTCTTTCTGAATAATTTTCTATACTCTTTTCCATTCACAAGTCTGTACCTTTTATACGAGTTTGACTATAATTGTTGAAATACACTATAACGTTATCTTTCTTTGAACTTGCATAATATTTTATTCTCTGATCATTCCATAATGTTTTTTCATGGATTCATGATCTATTTGAGGCTTAGTATATCTGAATGCATTAGTTTTAATATTTATTTTTCCGCTAACAAAATTAGAGTCGAATTTCCCAATAAAAATATGTTGCATTTTTATTGTTAGGATTTATTACACTTAAACGATGTATTGTATCTGACATAATGTAAATAATTTTTATAATGTGAATTGTATCAGATGTATTGTTTTGTCAGTGGAAACATTTTGAATAATGTGAATTGCATCAGATGCACAGTTTTGTCAGTGAAAACATTTTTGCATAAGGTGAATTGCATCAGATGCACAGTTTTGTCAGTGAAAACATTTTTGAATAAGGTGAATTGAATCAGGTGCATTGCTTTGTCAGTGAAAACATTTTGAATAAGGTGATTTGCATCAGGTGCACAGTTTTGTCGGTGAAAACATTTTGAATATGGTGATTTACATCAGGTGCACAGTTTTGTCGGTGAAAATATTTTTTGCATAAGGTATGGTCTCTTATCGGTAAAAATATTTTCACAGTCATTACTAAATCATCAATGATGATTATGAAAATGATAAATTTGTAAATCTTATAATTTTGTTGAGAAGATTTTTCTCCATATGTAACTATTAGTTACATATCGAATTATTTAATAAATGTTATTTACACTGTACGTGTGCACATTATGGAAAAATAATTGTCAGATAACAACATCATTTGACTGAAAATATCTGAGGCTAATTCTTTATGTATGAAATTTCTGTTCTCTCTATATTCGTCAGTTTTCACATAATCATCTACTAACTTTAATATTTTTCTCTGAAATTTTGAACTCTCATGCTCAGATAGATATTTTTGATTATAAGGATAATGTATAATATTAATATATTTACCCACATTGACTACATAATCTATTGCATGATATCTATGTAGTTTAGAATAATCATATCCTACAGAAGTTAACAACTTAATCACGTCTGTCTTACCCTGTGAATAAATTATTATAAACATCCTATTATAATTAACTTTCTCATTTATGGTGATACCTTTTAATAACAACATTTTAATTATTTCCACATGTCCTTTCATACATGCATATGTGAAGACAGTATTGCCATTTTTAGTAACATAATTAATATTTGCTCCTTTATATATTAAATATTTAATTTTTTCAATATCTCCATGCAAGCATAAATATGTTAAACATGTATGTCCCTTATCATTTTCGACATCGATATTAGCACCACCATCTATCAATATATTTATCAAATCATAATTTATATCAGATTCATACTTATCCCTGAATTGAATATTAAGATTACATGCTGACATTAGTCCAGTATATCCCATAATATTTATAATATCACAATCTGCCCCGTATGTTATTAATAATTTAACAATATCATTATACCTATACAAACATGATATTATTAAAGCTGTACTACCATATTTCATTATGTGGTTTATATGAGCACCGTTATCTAATAAAAGTTTGACTAAGTTTAAATTATTACGTTTACATGCAGTTATTAATGGTGATGCATTATCATACGGATGTATACAATTTATGTTAGCACCCTTCTCTATTAAAAATTCAATCATTTCAATATTTTCATCATTACATAAATGTAACAGAATGGACTCACCATGTTTGTTTTTTTGATCAACATCTGCACCTGCATCTATTAATGTTTTAAATATTTCGAAATTTTTATTTTTGTATGCTTGAAAAATAACAGCTTCATAATCCATATATGTCATATTCATATCTGCCCCTCTGCTAATCAATAATTTTATTAAATCTATATTATTGTTTTCACATGCACATGAAAGGGGAGTTTTACCATATGCATCTATAGAATTAATATCTTTATATGCTCCAGCATCTAATAATATTTCTATCGTATTCAGATCCATACATTTATTTTCACATGCATTCGTGATAATAATTTCATAATCTAATAAATTATAATCTGCCTCAGCACCAGCTTCAATTAATGCTTTAATTATGTCAGCATTTATATCTTTACAGCGACACAAGATCATAAGTATTGATTCCCATTCATTATTTATATGATTAACATCCGCACCTGCTTTTATTAATACATTTATTATTTCTACGTCTACGTACTTACTGTGGCATATGTGAAATAAAGCATTATCTCCACATTTATCAAGATGATTAACATTCGCACCACTATTTACCAATAAATTTATCATCTCTACATTATTGTTATCACATGCATAAAACAAAGCAGTTTTCCCTTCTTTATCTTCAATATCAGTGTCTGCATTTCCTTCTAATAAAATTTTCACTAATTGTATATTATTGGTCAAACATGCTCGTAATAGCGAAGGTAATCCATTATCTTTATAATTGACATCAGCATTAGCTTTTATTAGATTTTTTGCTATTTCTAGTTTTTCATGATCACATGCATATAATAATGGAGTATAACCAAATTTATTGACATAATTAATATCAGCTCCTTTTCTTATTAATAATTCTAAAAGTTGTATGTTGTTAGTGTAACATGCATGTAATAATGGAGTGTTATCATTATTATCTTCATAATTGATATAATCTAATTCAATCAATTTATTTATTGTCTTATTGTCAATAATAAACCCAGTTCTATCTGCATCCATTTTAACAATTTCTTACTTATAATATTTTTACATTTAGAAAATGTATATGCTGTTATTTTATCTTGATTTTTTTACATAATGCATTTAATAAACACATTAAACAATTATTTATTCAAAAAATTATAAATCATTGTTGTGTGACCTTAATAGAAAAATAGTTGTCAGACACCAATACCATTTGGCTGAAAATATCTGAGGCGATCTCTTTATGAATAAATTTTCTTCTCTCTTTATATTCATCTGTTCTAACATATTCATCCACAAACTTTAATATTTCTTTTTGAAATTTCGAACTGTTATACTCTGACAGATATCTTGATGTGTAATAACCATATTTAATATCAATATAACCTGTTAAGTTAAGTATATAGTCTATTAAATAATGTATATATAGTTTAGAGTAATCATACCCTGCAGAAGTTAACAATTTTATCACATCTATTCTTCCCTGTGAATAAACTATTATAAACAATTTATTATAATTAATTTTTTCATTTATGAAATTTCCATTTAACAATAATAATTTAATTATTTCCATATGACCTCTTGTACATGCATATGTGAATGCGGTGTCATTGTTTTTATTGACATAGTTGACGTCCGCTCCTTTATTTATTAAATATTTCGTTATTTCAATATCTCCGTACATGCATGAATATATTAAACATGTGTAACCATCATTATTTTCTATATTAATATTGGCACCACTGTCTATCAACAAATTTATTAAATCATAATTCATATTAGGTTTGCATCTTTCGTTATTTCCAATGTCCAACATACATGCATACATTATCCCATTATTTCCACTATTATCCACAATATTAATATTCGCTTTATAAGATATTAGTAATTTGACTATATTACTATACTTATGAATACAAGATATTATTAAAGCTGTACATCCACGATCACCTATATAATCAACATAAGCTCCGTTATTTAATAAAAGTTCGACTAATTTTAAATCATTTTCCCGAGACGCTATCATCAACAGTGACATTCTATTATATGGATATACATAATTTACATCGGCGCCACCATTTATTAATAAATTTATTAAATCATAATTTGTTTTCATCATATATCCTTCATAATATGCTTTCATTGCATACCCTTCATAACTATTCATATTTAAATTGCATGCATACAATAATCCAGTACATCCTTTATTATTTGCAATGTTTGGATCTGCTCCATAATCTATTAATAATTTAACTATATTGCTATATCCGTGAATACACGATATTATTAAAGCTGTGTTACCATTTTTGCATGTATGATTTATATATGCTCCGTTATCTAATAATAATTTAGCCAATTTTAAATTATTATTTTCACATACAGCTGTTAACGGTGACATTTTATCATATCGATCTATACAATTTACATTAGCTCCCCTCTTTATCAAAAGATCTGTAGTTTCAATACTTCCACATTCACATGAGAGTAGTAATACAGATTTATCATATTCGCCTTTGCCCTCAATTTTTAAACCATTATCTATTAAAATTTCCAAAATTTCAGAATTATCATTATCGCATGCATAGAAAACTGCAGATTTATAATATTTATTTACTACATTTACATTAGCACCTCTGCTTACCAATAATTTTACCAAATCTACATCGTCGTATTTACAGGCACATATTAAAGGAACTTTACCATTATGATCCTCATAATCAATACATTTATCTGCACCAGCATCTAATAATATTTCTACTACATATAAATCTTCACATTCATTATCGAGAAAATTAGTAAGAGCAGATTCATAATCATGCATAAAAGAACTTGCATCAGCTCCAGCTTCAACTAATGCTCTAATTACAACAGTATTTTTATCTCCACGACCACATACAAACATAAGTGCTGATTCATTTTCGTCATTTATCTGATTAACATCCACACCTGCTTCTATTAAAATATTTATTATTTCTATATCCATATGCCTACCGTAACATATATGAAGTAAGGCAGTATCTCCATAATCATTGATATGATTTACATCTGCACCAGCATCTAACAATGTTTCTATTATATCTACACTAACTATATCATCTATATTGTAACATGTATGTAATAGAGGTGTATTTCCCTTTTCATCAGTGTGGTCAATATCAGCCCCTTTGCTCATTAATAAATTTATCATTTCTACATTTTTGTTATCACATGCATAAAATAAAGCAGTTTTTCCTTTTTCGTCAGTAATATTGATATATACATCTCCTTCCAGCAAAATTTTAACTAATTTTATATTATTGGTAGAACATGCATGTAATAGCGGTGGTAATCCATCACCATCGTAATTGGCATCAGCCCCCGCTTTTATTAAAATTTTTACTATTTCTAACTTCTCGCGATCACATGTATATAATAATGGAGTATAACCATATTTATTAATATGATTTACGTTCGCACCTGCTTTTATCAATAATCTCAAAAGTTGTATATTATCAGTATAACATGCATATAATATAAGAGTATTACCATTATCATCTTCATAATCAATACCATTCATCTTTATTAGTTCCATTATTGATTCATTGTTACTAGTGAATTCAGTCTTGTTTGTATCCATTTTGATTATCCCTCGTTGTAATATTTTTACGTTTATAAAACATATTTTATATCATTTTATTGATGCTGGATGCAGATATTGTTTCTCTAATTTTAGTTGAGCTAAGTTTAGATGACAAATCTCCATTCTGCAGAGATTCATCTATTATTGAGAATGTCTCAATTATATAAATATCTAAAGGATTTAATTTATTTTCTATTCTTTTTTTATTTATCAAATCGCACCCTCTCTTAGTTTCATGTGAGACAATTATTGCTTGTAACCCTGGCTCAGCAACAGACGGTCCATAAATGTCAGAAATTGGAGTAACATGTACTTCCAGCCCACTTTTAAACAAATTTATGAATTTTGTTACCTCCTGACAGCGATGGTAATTATCATCAATTAATTTATCGTATTTTTTATGTTTTAAGAGAGCTTTATCAGCTACACCACATATTATTTTCTTATTGGTTAATAAACATGATATTGATATCAGGATTTTATGTCCAGCATGAAGTTTATCAAAAGTACCACCTACCACAACTTCTGAATATTTTTCAATTATTAATTTTTCTGATATATTCTTAAAATCTATATATTGTGTTTCAGATACAAAAATTTCATAGAATAATAGCTGTTGTAATCCTTTGTTTATCCTGTTCTCATTAATTTGTGATAAATTAGATCTGTCTTTTCCAGGACCAATCAAAACTTGACATTCTTTAAATGTGATATGTGGCTGATGTTTACAAATATTTTCTAATAAAACATTTATCACCATTAATGGTTTGTTTAAAGAATAACATATTTTTGTTGAAATACAATATAATTGACTAATTATAACCTCAAGTGTTTGAATATCATAATTTTCAGATTTTAATTTAACACATATCCATAATTCTTTTTGAATAATTTTCGCGGCCTCCTCAACAACCTTCAAATTATCATTCTCTTCAAAATATATGATTCCATAATCCACATTTATTTTACCTTAAATCTTCCACATAATATGTTTATTAAACACATTAATCAATAATTCTCTCATTTAATTCGTACAACACTATAATTATCTGATACACAGACAATCTGTGCAAATAAATCAGATGCTAACGGTGAATACAATCTATTTTTCACTCTGTTATATTCACTGCTTTTTACATATTCTTTTATTATTTCAAAAATATTGTTCCTATAGTTTAGATATACATCTTCTTCTATAGTAGTGAAATATTGAACATCATCGCCTTTTAATTTAATATAACTGTTAACATAAATAACATCATATTCTGAATATTTTGATAATTCAAGATAGTTGTAACCTGCTGATATCAAAATCTTTATTATATTTATATGTCCTTTATAGTATGCTAAAATAAACATAGTGTCATAATCAATTCTATCGCTAATAATCATATTGTTTAAAATCAAAAACTTAACTATATCCTCATATCCGTTAGCACATGCGAATGTTAACGCTGTATCACCGCTACTATTAACATAATTTACGTCCGCACCAACGCTTATTAATGTTTTCACCAAAGCAATATTTCCATCAACACATGCTTTCATTAGACATGTGCGTCCATTTATACCTGCTTCATTCACCAACGATCTTATCAAACCAATATTCATGTTATCGCGCAAACTTGGTGAATTTGAGCCAGCTATTATCTCTATCAATGATAATATTTCATCTTTACAACAAGCATGACTGGTGCGAGTGAATATAGTTTCTCCACGTTTATTTATACAATTAATATCTGCTCCTCTCTCTATTAATGTTCTAATAAAATCATCTTTTTTCTGGGCACATGCTAATAATAAGGGTGTATCACCGTATTTATCTTTATGATTTATGTTTGCACCTTTGTCTAGTAATAAATTTAAAACGCTTACATTCACATTCGGTGATATGCATGAATAAGTTAATGCTGTATCACCTCTTTTGTTTGCATAATTCACGTCGACACCATTTTCTATTAATAATTTACTAATTTCATTATTCCCAACGGCCAATGAATTGGAAATGATAGAATAACCATATATATCATTATGATTAACATCTGAACCTTTTTCTATCAAAAGTTTCACTAATTCTATATTCTTTTTTCTACACGCTTTAAGAAGACATGTATGTCCACTTTTATCTTTATGGTTAATGTCAGCACCCTTTTCTAAAAATAATTCTATTATGTTTAAATGAACATCTACATCCGAACATGAATATAATAATACTGAAGTTTCGTTTTTATTAACATAATTTATATTGATGTCTTTGTTTAACAAAAATTTTACAAGATTTATATTATTTGTGTAATAAGCATACATTAATAAAGTATTTCCATCAACATCTTCATAGTTGAGGTCAATTATATCTATTAGATTTTCTAATATTTCAATATCGTCTTTATCTTTTAGAATGTCTGGTGTTAAATGATCGCGATAGTCGTACTTTAACTGTTCTATAAAAAGCATGATTTTTATATTTGATAATTGATTTTTTTTATTTAAAAAATTTTAAATTGTGTCATTATTCACATATAATCTGCCGCTAATAATAGAATAATGTTCTAAAATAATCATATATTTCTTCATTTTGTAATAACATAAATGCATTTTTGGTTTCACCATTAAATAATATTTTGCATTACTACCTGTGCTCAATAATTCATATAATATCGAAAAAGATGCGAATATTTTCTGGAAATTATTATTTATGTTCATAATCTCGATTTTATCTTTATTCTCTTCGATGATGTATATATATTTTCCATTTCTTCAATCGTCATATTACCAAATATACTTACCATATGATTACATACTTTCTTTTTGTATGATTCTCCCAACAATATATATATGATGTTCTTAAATTTTTAATATAGTCATACGAATTTTCATCTTCATTTATATCTCCGTAAAATGGACATATATTCATAATTTGTTATATCATTAATATTAGGGACATTTTTTTTTCAATTATTCGTTAACTATACTCTATTATTAATAATAATAGAATTCATCCCAAAATTTCCAATATATAATTATTAATTGTGTCTAACAATTCTCTAACAGAAGGATCAAATTCCATAAAATTTGTCATTCTATACCAATCCTTAGAATTTTTAATTCTTATATCATTATATTTACCAGAACTACCAATCATCTTCACCCAACTATGACCATGTATAACCGAAGTTATAAATCTAAAATCAGGTATATCTTTTTTGATCTCCAGTAGTACACTATTCCATATTTCATCACATTTTCGACGACGTTCATGATCATCTGGGATGAAATCCTTTAACCCTTTAAAATAACTCTCCTTATGTTCCTTATTTGAGAAATAATCGTTCAATTTAATTCTAACAACATTTATGTCACTCTTATGGAAATAATCTAATATTAAATGGGATTCAGAACAAGGTAAATTTGTAATTAAATAATAAATATTAATTTTGTTTTGTCTAATTTCATTATTATATTCATCTATAATATTAGGAGGTCTGAATTCAGCATCCACAACATATACAATTTCTTTATATCTCATAGATAATTGTGCTAATATAGCATTATTGCTGATACTACATTTTGTAATCATATAAAATTTGTGGAGTACAGGATATAGCTCCCTTAATTTTGTAAAAAATCCGTTTGTACCTAGTTCGTCAGAACCCTCCACTATTAGCAAATAATCACTATCAATATATTTTTCGTCATCAACGTTTGATGATTGATTTTTAAATTTTTTAATATTGTCTATGATATAGTTTATATATGAATTATTCTTAACTTCTTTGGTACTGTTTAATATATGTTTATTACCAGATGATATAATCATATATACATTATATGTTTCACAAACACGTTTCAAAATAGATATGTATTTTTTCAATATATGATGATATAAGTGCACTTCTGGATCTTCCACTAGATAATATTTCACTTTGTTTTCTTTATTTATTAAATCGAATAGCATTATTAATGATGTAAATATTATTTGGAAATCTTTCTTTTGGAACATCAATTCCACTTCTTTATTACCACCTACATTGATGTAAATACTATTTTTAATATGTTTTATTTTAATATTACCGTACATATCTATCATATGATTGTATATTTCTTTTTTATATACATCTCCTAGAGATGTGTACATGTTTCTAAAATTTTTTCCATTATATGAATTCCTATAAAATGGTAATAAATTATTCATATATGAATATTCTATTCCTTCAATTATATTGGTTGGATTTTTCGTATCATTGTTTATCAAGATAATATCACATTCCAAGAATATATTTATTTCATTGACGTCATAACTAGTATTAAGGACTCCCTTGATGGTTGAGATAGTATTGTTATTATTCATCGTTACATAATTATCGATGTACAATTCTTTTATACATTTACATAAATCATCGTTTATGTCCAACGAAATATCATTATTAAGATTATATTCTAATCTCTTACAATATATATTGAATCCTTCGATATATATTATAATAGACCATAGTATTGATCTTCTCCTCATTTCGTCACCATGTATCAATGTATGACATTCATTAAATTTTATATCTATGTTATCTAAATTTAAAAAATTTTTTATTTGCAATGATTTAGTTTTCATTTTATATGAAAAAATTTTTTCGATACATTTTTTTTCCAATAAATATTACAAACATTATGAATATTATTCATAATAAACAACACCTACCACACAATCTAAAATAAAATTCTTTAAAAATTTGATTGTAAACACATCTTATGTTTTCAATTTGTCATTAAGAAAGATATTAAAATTTTACCCACTTCTACATTTAATACTAAATTATTAAAAAAATAGAAAATTTTCATAACTGTACGGTGATCTAGTAACTCTAAAATGATATATTATAAACAAAAAATAATACAAAAAAGATGGATGTTATAGTTGAAAAGCTTAACAATGATAAGCATTTGATTTTTGCTCTACCATGTGAACAGTCAGAAAATAGACTTTTATTGCACCAATATTTAGAAAACACTTATCCAAATTTAAAGAAAACTAGCCTAAGGTCAAAAATTTACTATGGTGGATTTTTTATGACATTAAAAACCTGTTATGAATGTGATTATAAAAGAGTTCCATTAAATAAATATCACTATGGTTCCATGGAAAGTAATGTTGATGAGTGTCGGAGTGGCTTTTGCCCAAAATGTGATAAGCTAAACATCTGGGAGCCTAACTATGACGACTGGGACGATATAATCAAATTGGAAAGTAACAACATGATAATTATGGGTGATTTTATTACGAATAAAAGACCATCTCATGCTATCACACCAGATACTCCAATATCATTAGAGGTTGTAAATAAGATCCTAGATGGTAAAACTGGATTTTTCATTGAACCACCGAATAAATCTAATCCAAAAATAAAATCATTTAGCAAAAAACAATTGACTGAATATGTGGACGCTCACATTAAGGATAAAACTTATGTCGAAGTTGTTACCTTTGATGGTAATTAGGAATCTATATAATTATTTATATATGTTAATATTATTAACATATATTGTCTACCAATCATTTATTTAAAAGTGTAATAATCGTCAGAGACACACACAATTTGGGAAAACATATCAGATGCTTTTTGCCCATATATGATATTTCTCTCTCTTGTATACTCATCAGTTAACATATATTGTTTTACAAAATTTATCACTTTATCTACATAAAATTGAAAATTATGGAACAAACATGATTTGGTTAAGTATGCATAAAAATCGTCATAATCAAGTGATCTTCTATAATAATTGTCATAAGTGTAATGGTATATATTTATATTACTTTTCAATTGGGAATATTTGCTCAACTCTGTAAAATCATAACCATGATTTGTTAATGTTTTAATAATATCATTACTAGCATTAAAGTACGCCATCGTAAACATCACATTATAATTGATTTTATGATTTATTACAGCACCCTTCATAATTAATAATTTTAATATTTCTCCACAATTGTTCACACATGCAAATGTCAATGCAGTGTCTCCATCTTCATTGATATAATTAATATCCACACACGATTCTATTAATAACGTTACTAAATCAATATTTTCTTTCATACAGGCATACATTAGACATGTATATCCTCTATGCGTCACAGTATTGAGATCCGCTCCACTTCCCACTAATATTCCTGCTAAAATTTCATGTTTATTCATACATGCATAAATAATGCCAGTATATCCCATATCATCCACATGATTAATATTGGCTCCTCTCTTTATTAATAACTTTACAGAGCCTATATTACCATAATAACATGAAATTGTGAAGGCTGTTTCGTTATATACATTTACATGGTTTACATCTGTACTTTTAGTTATCATACGATTTATTAATTTTATCATCCACGGCTTTCCACATTTACACGCTCTTATTAGAGCTGTTTCACGGTACACGTTATATTGATTTACATCAGCACCCATATCTATTAAAAATCTTCCCATTTTTTCATCTGAAGATTCTCTGGAACATACAATCATTAAAGGAGTGTTACCAAGATTATCTGTACAATTTATATCAGCACCATTGTTTACAAGAAGTCTTATTATTTCTTTATTTCCTATACTGCAGGAATACATAAGAATAGGATAATCTTGTTTATCTTTATGGTCAACATCAGCACCATTATCAATTAAGAATTTTGTTAACTTAATGTTTTGATATCTACAAGCTACCGATAGTGCTGTGTCGCCATGTACAGTTACACAATTTATATTTGAGCCTCTTTTTATTAATAATTTCATCACATTTATATTGATATGTGAATTGTAACAAGCCATTATTAAAGGAGTAGTACCATCTTTACTAACATGATTTATATCACACCCTGCCTCTAATAATGCTTCAACAATTTTAATGTTTACGTATTCTGCAGAAAGTGAATAAAATAGTGCTGTCCTTCCCATTTTATCGGAATAATTGACATCAGCTTTATGCTTTATTAATAATTTAACCAAATCTACATTATTGCTAGTACAAGCACGTGTTAAAAATGTTTCATCATCATCATTTACATGGTTGATATCTAAACAATTTAGAATTTCACTAATTTTTTCATATGCATCATTAGCGCCTACCTCCAATATACTCAATATTTTAATATGACTTTTGTAATAATATAATTCTCTCTCCAAACTCATTCTGATATTTATTAAAAATTTGACTGAAAAAAATATTATCTTTTTTCATCATTTTACTCATTTGTTCCTTTAATGTAATGATAATCATATGAAATGTACACAGTTTGAGAAAACATATGTTAAAATATTTTCCACATTTTTTTATATCATCTGGTAACCATATTCTATTATTAATAATAATAGATTTTTATTCTAAAATGTGCAATATATAATTATTGATAGGGTCTAGCAATTCTTTAACGGAAGGATCAAATTCCATAAAATTTGTCCTTTTGTACCAATCTTTTGAATCATTAATCCTTATGTCTTCATATTTGCCAGCACTACCAATCATCTTCACCCAACTATGACCATGTATGGCTGAGATTATAAATCTATAGTCAGGTGTTTCTTTTTCAATTTCCAATAATATACTATCCCATATTTCATTACATTTTTCTTGACATATCTTCTTATCCTTAATATATATGTTTAACCCGTCAAAATATTTTTTCTTATGTTCACTGATTTTGAAATAATCCCTTAATTTAGATGTTATATTATCTTTACTACTTTTACGGAAATAATCCAGTATCAAAAATGATTCAGAACATGGTAGATTTGTGTTAAAATAATGTACATTAATTACATCACTTATCTCAATACTGTCCACATTAATCATATCTAATGGTTTGTGATAACACTGAATCGGCGATTCAGTGTTATTATGCATCTGTTATGTATATAATCTCTTTATACTGTTTCGATAGATTCGCTAATATGATGTTATTACTAATATATGATTTCGTCATCATGTAAAAATTATGCAGAACTGGGTATAATTCTCTCAATTTTGTGAAAAATCCATTCACACCTAATTCATTAGTTCCTTCTACTACAAGTAAATATTCACAATTAATATACCTTTCATCATCAACACTGGATGATTTACTCTTTGATTTATGAACATTGCTTATAACATAATCCACATATGAAATATTTTTGACTTCTTCAGTGCCGCTTAAGATATATTTATCGTCTGTCATTACAATCAAATTTACATCATAGACGTCACATATAATCGCTAAAATTGATATGTATTTTTTCAATTTATAATATGTTAAATGTAACTCCGGTTCCTCGACCAAACAATATTTGATTCCGTTATCTCTATCTATCAGTTCAAATAAAATTGTCAGCGATATGAATATCTTCTGGAGATCATTCATATGATTAATAATAGCGTTTTTATATATTGTTTTTAAAGACATATATATATTTATGTAACTTCTTTTGTTGCATACACTTTTATAAGATTGTAACAAACCATCTATGTATATATAATCTACTTCTTCGGTAATATCGATTGCATTTTTTGTATTGTTTATCATCAAAATATTATCATTTTCCAGACATATATTTATGGTATAAATATCCTTGAGATTTGAAATAATGTTGTTATCGACTACTAGTGTAAAATCATTAATATGTAATTCATTTATGCATAAAATATCATTTATTTTTGACAATATCTTATCGTCATTACTATCTAGAATATGTTTTGATTTTTTTTATAATATATATATATATATGTTTATTAAACACATATTATTAACATATTTCCAATTAACAACTTTACTTGAATGTATAATAATCGTCTGAGACGCACACAATTTGAGAAAACATATCAGATGCTTTTTTACCATATATAATATTTCTCTCTCTTTTATACTCGTCAGTGAGCACATATTGTTTTATAAAATTAATTATCTTATCTACTTGATTTTGAAAATTGCAAAATAGACATGAATTGGCTAAATATTTAAAAAAATCTTCATAAGGGATTAATATTACTCTAATATTAGTATTGGTGTAATGGTAAACATTTACACTTTTATCTAATTTAGAATGTTTGCTTAACTCGGCATAATCATAACCATAATTAGTCAATATTTTAATAATATCACTGCTACTTTTAGAATACGCTACCGTAAACAATGTATTGTAATTTATTTTATAATTTATTACAGCACCCTTCTCAATTAATAATTTTATTATTTCTGTACGTCCATTTATACATGCAAAGGTTAGGGCAGAATCACCAACATTATTGACATAATTAATATCAGCACCATATTTTATTAACAATTTCGTTAAATAAATACATCCAACAATACATGCATAAATTAAACAAGTGTATCCTCTAAGTGTTGCAATATTAATATCCACACCTTTCTCTATTAACATTTTTGCCAAATATTCATGTTGATTCATACATGCGTACACAGCACCATTATATCCTTCATCATCTGTATAATTAATATCTGCTCCTTTCTCTATTAATAATTTTATAGCGCCAATATTTCCGTAATAACATAAAATTGTAAATGCCGATTCTCCATATTCAGTTACATGATTTATATCCACTGTTTTGTCCACCAACTGTTTTATTAATTTAAGTGTAGATATTCTTCTATGTTTACATGCCAGTATTAAAGCTGTTTCATAATGTGCATTATAATGATTAACATCAGCACCCATATCTATTAAAAAGTTTCCAATATTTTCATCTGTATATTCATTGGAGCATATAATCATTAGAGGAGTATTATCAGATCTGTCTGTACAATTTACGTCAGCTCCATTACTCACTAAAAGTTTCACTATTTCTATATTTCCTATACCGCATGAATGTATAAGAATAGATTCACCATAATTGTCTTTATGATTAACATTAGCACCGTTACTTATTAAAAATCTTATTAATCTAATATCTTGATCTCCACAGGCTATTAATAGTGCTGTCGCACCACTTTTAGTGATGTGATTTACATTTGAACCTCTTTCTATTAACAATTTTACTACAAATCCATTTATATGTGAGTTGTAGCAAGCTATTGTTAGCGGTGTATCACCACCTTTATCAACATGATTTATATTACTCCCAACCCCCAATAATATTTTAATAATTTTGGTACTCGCAATTATATTGGCTGTTGGACATGAATAAAATAATGCTGTTCTTCCCAATTTATTGGCGTAGTTGACATTAACATCATACTTTACCAATAATTTAACTAACTCCACTTTACCGTCATTACATGCTCGTGCTAGCAATGTCATACCATCCTCATCCTCATGGTTAATGTTTAAAGTGCTAACTATTTCTTCAATTTTTTCAAATACACCATCACCTCCCGTCTCCAATATGTTACATATTTTATTGTAACTTTGATCATAATTTATGTTATGTGATAAACTCGTTCCAACATCCATTGGAAATTTAATTGAAAAAAACATTATTTTGTTCATCATTTTACTCGTCTTCCTTAATACGGTAATAACCGTCTGAAATACATACAATTTGAGAGAATATGTCTGAAGCAAATGGCTGACAATATGTTCTCGACATTTTTATATTTTCATTTGATTCTTTGTGCTTTTTGACTATCTTTATAATTTCATCCTTATATTCTGAAAATACATTCCCTTCTATAATATTATATCTGGGTTTATCACCGACAGGTTTGCTTGTAATGTAATCCTTCACATATATAGTGTCATTATCGTGGTATTTACATAATCTAACATAATCATGACCAGACGATACTAACATTTTTATTATTCTTATATAGCCCTGACAATAAGCTAACATAAACATTCTGTTGTAATTAACTCTTGTATCTACACATAGACCTCTTGATATTAATCGTCCAACTATAATGTCAAAACCGTTAGAACATGCGTAAGTTAAAGCTGTATCATTATATACATTAACATAATTTATATCAGCCCCAGAGTCTATCAATGATTTTACCTTGTCAAGATCTCCTTTCATACATGCTATCATAAGACGTGTATATCCCCTTTTATTACACATATTAATATCGAGGTTTTTACACACCGTTGATTTTGTTGATTTTGTTGATTTTGTGTCATCATTATTATATGTTCCTAATGTATCAGAAGGATAATTATATTTGTTCATCACTTCCATCTCCATCACCAATTTTGCTTCATTAGAATGATCGAGAGCGCATATGATTGTGAACATAGTTTCACCATGTATATTTCTACAACTAACATCCGCACCCCAATCCATTAAAATATTAACAAAATTCGATTTTCCTTTCTTTGATGATATAATCAATGGTGTATTATCTATTTTGTCTTTACAATTTATATCAGCTCCTTCCATCAGCAGCTTAACTAAAGCACCTCCATCATGATTATCTGATTTACACAATCTCAATAATGCATTACTTTCCTCATCTTCATCATTTACACTAGTACTGCTTTCTGTTGATGTATCGACCACTTCCACGACATTATTTATATTTATATTACTAGCTGCTAGTGCCAAATGTTCATCTATATCTACATATTCAACACCATCACCATAGTCTGTTAATAATTTTATTAATTTTGTATTTGATGTTTCACACGCTTTTTGTAAACATGTTTTACCATCTTTACCTTCAAAATTAATATCAGCTCCTGCTGACAATAATAATTTTATTATTTCTAGACTGGCATTTTTATTTGAACATGTGTATAATAGAACAGTCTCACCATTTTTATTGACATGATTTACATCGGCTCCCTCTTTTATTAAAAATTTGGTAAGTGATACGTTTTTACTGTGGCTAGCATGTATTAATGCAGTAATTCCCTTATCGTCTTCAAAATTAAAATCGGCTACACCTAATAACTGTTCCATTACATACACGTCGTTACCATTATTTTGTACAACATATGAAAGTTTATCCTTATAATGAGTTATTATTGATCTTAAAAATGGCATTATATACTTCCCAGTTTATTATATTTTAGATCAAAAATTTTTTGATCTTCATTTTGTATGTTCTTTATATATTCGTAATATGTGTTTATTAAACATATATTATTAATGTATTATCAACGTATTATTAACGTATTATTAACATTAATAATTTATATAATTTATATAATTTAACACATAACAGAATGATAATTGTCTGAAACACATACAATTTGAGAAAATATATCTGACGCTAGCGGTTCATATATTTTATTTTTAACTTCATGATACTCACTAGTTTTTACATATTCTTTCGCTATTTCAATGATATTATTTTTAAATTCTAAATGCATATCTCCGCTCATAATATAATGAAATATGACGTTCGTAGTTTCGGATAGGAGATATTTTTCAAAATGTATTGTATTATCTTCTTCGTGATATTTGCTTAACTCAACATAATCATATCCTGTTGATAATAATATTTTTATTATATCCATATAGCCTCTACAAAAAGTCAATATAAACATTGTATTGTAATTAACATTAATATTTATATGTGTACCTATTAAAATTAAAAATTTAACTATTTCTACATGACCATTAACACATGCAAAAGTTAAGGCAGTATCTTTATTCATATTGATATAGTTAATATCAGCTCCAAAATTTATTAATATTTTCAATATGTTAATATCACCATTAAGACACGCTTTCATAAGACATGTCTTGCCTTCTCTATCTTCCACATTAACATCAGCTCCTTCACGTATTAATATTTTTGCCAATCTCTCATATCCCCAATTACACGCATGTAATAAACCGTGAGAATATTCATGTTCTTTTATCGATCTTGTTTCCAACAACATTTTTATTTCATGAATACGATTATATTTACATAAGAATATAAACGCGGTATCACCATAAATGTTTTCATGATTGATATCTGCACCATATTCTATTAATATTTTTACAAAATTCATTTTCTTATGCATACATGATAGAATCAATGGTGTATTACCATCATAATTTTTATAATTTATGTCGGCCCCATTTTCTAATAATAAAATCAATATATCTTCCCTCGTACAGTAAGACATACATGCATATGTTAATATTGTATTATTTCTATTATTTATACAGTTTACATAGTTTATATCAGTACCACATTCCAATAATATTTTGATAATTTTAATATCTTCCGCCAATGTCGCGCTTAATAATAAAGAATGTCCATATTTATCTACAGGATTGATGTTTGCACCATTTTTAACCAGAAATTTAACCAATTCTGCGTTTGAATTATCACATGCTATTTGTAAACACGATCTTCCTTTATTATCTTCATAATTAATATTTGCACCTGCTTCTAATAATAACTTCATTATGTTTATACCGGTACTATTGGTTTGACATGAATATAATAAAGCTGTTACACCTTCTTTGTTAACATAATTTGGGTTAGCGCCTTCTTTTATTAATAATTTGACGAGTTGGTCGTTGTTGGAATAACATGCATAAATTAATGGAGTAATTCCCTGCGCATTTTCATGATCGATGTTAATTATACCTAACAACTTTTCTATTCTTTGAACGTCATTTTCACAGTCCAGAAAGTCATATGATATTTTATCCATATAATCGTACAATAATGACTCTATGAAAAACATCGTGTATTTCCTATTTGTTCGTGTTTAAATTAAAAAAAAATTATTTAATTTACACATCACTTTATGATGGGATATTTTATGTTATATTTTATTCATCTTTTAAAGTATAATATTCGTCAGCTAATAACACAATTTGGCTGAAAATATCAGATGCAATTCTTCCAAAAAATTTGTGACTGTGTTTATCATTATGTATTTCGTCACTATTTATATAAGCGCTTACAAAATTTATTATTTCTTTTTGGTATCTTGCACATTCATCTTTAGTCAAATATTCATCTTTAGTCAAATATTCATCTTCACAGTAATCCTTATATCTATCGATATAATTATATGAAACATAATAACCGACATCTAGAACATCTTTTATTTTTAAAAATTTATATAGTTCCAAATAATTGTATCCAGAAATTGTCAATAATTTTATTGTATCATAATGACCTTTATGATAAGCTAGTATAAATAATGTATTATAATTAACTTTACGATCCACAACAGCCCCATTTAGAAGGAGCATTTCTACAATTTCGTTTTTACCTCTTGCACATGCAAATGTGAGTGCTGTGTCATCATTTTTGTTGACGTAATTTATATCAGCACCTCCTTTTATTAACATTTCCAACTTATCAGTATCCCACCATCTACATTCCATAGTGATATTCTCAATTATTTTTTTTAATAATATTAGTAATATTATTAAAGTAAATAACATCATTCTATAACAATTGATATATTATTGATAATATTATCTAAAAAACTTTTAACTGAAGGATCAAAATTTTTAAAATCTGTTTTTTTATACCAGTCTTTCGAATTATTTATATGTATATCTATATACCTTCCATCACGGATCATTTTTACCCAACTATGTCCGTGTATAACTGATATTATAAGATCATAATCTGGAAATTCTTTTTTTATCTCTAATAAGACTTTATTCCAAATTCTTTCACCCTCTTCTAAGCATTTATCAACATTAATAATAACTTTTTTCAATCCTTCAATGTATATTTCCTTATGTTCTACTTTTTTGAAGTAGTCATTTAATTTTACCATTACATCTTCTTTCTTGCTCTTCTTAAAATAGTCTAGGATTAAATAAGATTCTGAGGATGGAAGATCAGTAACAATATTATATACATTAATCATGGTTTCCTTTATTTTACTATTGTACATGTTTATAATGTTCCTTGGTTTGAACTCAGCATCCGTAATATATATTATTACCTTATATTTTTCTGATAATCTAGCCATCAAAACATCCTCATTAATTCTGTTATACACTATCATATAAAAATTCTCCAATATAGGATATACATTCCTCAATTTAGTGAAAAATCCATTAGCACCTATTTCATCAGATCCTTCCACTATCAATAAATATTCACGATCTATATATTTTATATCATCAATAGTAGATGACTTAATTTTTATTTTTTTTATATTGTTAACTACATATACAATATTGGAAATATTTTCAACTGTTTCAGTATTACCTATAATATAATTATCATTCGTACCCATAATTAAATTTACATCATATATATTACATATATCTTTTAAAATTGATATATACTTCTTCATCTTATAATAAGACAAATACATTTCTGGTTCTTCTATCAAATAATATTTAATTTGATTTCCCCTGCATATCAATTTATACAACAATATCAATGATGTAAATACTTTTTGTACATCATTTGTTTGAAACATTATTTCCATCTTTTTATTATTTATTTTAATGTATATATTGTTTACATCATTTTCTATCACAATGTCGTCGAAAATAATTTTCATATAATTATTTATTTCTTCTTTACACATATCATCCAATGTTATATACGACATTCTTATATTTTTGATACAATTATAGATGTTGTTATTGTTATACAATCCATCATAAAATGGACATAAATTATACATATGTATGTAATCTATTTTATCAATATCATTAGTGTTATTCTCCATATCATCTACAATTAAAATATTATATGGTGTTAAGCGTATATTTATTTCATTAGTATTACCATTAATATTGAATTTTCCAACAAAAGATGGTACATCATTACTCATAGATAATAGAGATTTCACTGTATATGCACCATTAATGTACATAGTTAAAATATCATTCTCTTTTACATTCAATGTCGTAGAATTATTATATTCACTTTTAAGTTTTTCATAATAAATATTATATCCTTCAATATATAAAATGATTGACCATAATATATGCTTGATTTCTATATCATCGCCATATATTACCACTGGACATCTTTCTAAATTTACATCTATATCTTTTAAAATTGTGAAATTTTCTATTTTTATAGATTTAAGTTCCATTTTAATTAAAAATAATTTTTTAAAACATTTTTATTCTAAATATTTTTTTAATAACATCCCGGAATGTTTTACATATTGTAAAGTATTTGTCAATATAAATCACAATATTGTTTATATTTATATATGAATACTTACTGTAATGAACATTGTCCATATAATTGATAATTATATTAACTCATTCGTAAATAACGATATGTATATAGTGAAATTTTGTATACATTTCAGATATTCTCAGGATAACTACTTAATTTATTGTGATTATTTTTCATATATGCTTGTGTGAAATATTCAATATTTTAAAATATAATAATCATCTGTAAGTAATACTATTTGGCATAATATGTCAGATGCAATTTTATTAATAAGTTTATTTTGATTTTTGTCTCTATGATATTCATCACTGCTAATATAATCTCTTAAAAAATTCATTAAATCTCTTTTACATGCTATTATATTCATCTATGGATTCTGTATCTGAATACTGATTATATATATTTAAATGTTCATATACAGTATAATATGTCACATCTAAACTACTTTTTATTCTCGAATGTTTATGTAATTCTAGATAATTATATCCAAAGACGGTTAATAATTTTAGTATGTTTAAATTATTTTTATGATAGGATATAATAAATAATGTATTGTAATTAATCTTATGATTTATATTCGCACCTTTCGCTAATAATATTTCAACTATTTCAATTTTACCACTAGCGCATGCAAATGTAAGGACTGTATCATTATTTTTATTAATATAATTAACATCTGCACCTCCGTCTATTAATATTTTTACTATTTCCACATATTTTTTTCTGCATGTATATATCAATGCTGTATCACCTATTTCGTTTTCATAATTTATATCTGCTCCTTTATCTATTAGAAGTCTTACAATTCTTTCATTTGCTTTATAACATTCACCACATACGTACATTAGTAATGAATTATCAAGATTATTAGTATATACACAATCATAATCTATATAATTGACATCAGCACCAGCATTAATCAACATTTCAAATATTTCAGTGTATCCATTTACACATGTTATTAATAAAGGTGAGTCATTCGATCTAGTCAAATATTCAGGATCAGCTCCTTTATTTATTAATAATCTTGCAATTTCTACATTATTATCTTCACATGCATATATTAAGGCTATATCACAATTTATATATTCTTGAGACTCTAACAATACTTCAACCAATTCTACATTATTATTTTGACAAGCACTGGTCAGTGCTGAATCTCTATATGAATTATAATAATCATAATAATGGTTGCTATTTCCTTTTATCAAAGTCTTTACAACATTTAAGATGTTATCTCTATTGTCATACCCTTCACATCTACATATGACCATTATTGATGTTTCTTCATCATCACTGACATGGTTAATATCTATACCTGCTTTTATTAACATTTCCACTATTTCTATGTCTATATACTCGTTGTAACTCATAAAAATTAATGCTGTTTCACCAGTGTCATTCTTATGATTAATATTTACTCCTTTTTCTATTAATTTCTTTAATAGTTTAACATTATTAGTACAACATGCATAAAATAAAATAGTGTTACCCCTCGTATCTTCATATTCAATATCCATCATATCAATTACTTTCAAACCATCTTCCGTTTCCAAATCATAATAATGATCATGATTATAATTATTAAATGATATTCGATTTATAAAATGTGACTTTTCTAAACTATAAGCTCTACAATATATGCACATTTATAAGAATATTAAGAATCTTAAGATGTCTGATATTCGCCTAAATGACAGCTTTAAATATCATTATTGATTGTAAACAACCTGACATGTTTGATATTCTTATAAATTTATCATTAATAAACTTAAGGTCATGATTTGATAATTAATAGCCGCATATATCACATATTCGTTTAATCATTTTATCTAGGAAGCCATAAACAGCTGGATCAAAATCACTAAAATCTTCTTTCTTATACCAATCTCTAGAATTGTTAACATTGATATCTTTATATCTTCTTTTATTTTTTAGCATACCGACCCATCTGTGACCATGAATTACAGAGACTATTAAAACATAATCAGGGTTTTCTTTTTTAATTTCTAATAATGCTTCGTTCCATATTTCTTCCCCTCTACCTTCGTATTTTGGATCTTTTGGAACAGCATAATTAAAACCATTTAAGAATTTTTGTTTATTTACATTATTTTTAAAATAGTCCTCTAGTTTCATGGTAATATTTTCTCTGTTAGCTTTCTTAAAATAATTAAGGATCAGATGTGACTCTGAACATGGTAATTCAAGATACAATTTATATATACCATCCTCATCCTCCTTTATATTATCATTATGTTGACACGATCTTTCATATGGTTTAAAATCTTTATCTACCAATAATATTGTTTTCTTATAAGATTTGCTCGCATCACTTCTTAAAGCTTTTATTTCATCTATTCTGTTTTTTTCAATCATATGAAATTTTTTCAAAACAGGATAAACTTTCGTGAGTTTAGTGATGAAACCATTTTCTCCGATCTCCGTTGATCCTTCAACAATCAATAAATTTTCTATTGTATCAAGATGAGATTCTCCATTAACTGAATCGCATATTAAGTTAATATTATTATCGCTATCTATAACATTTACAAAATTTAAATTTGATTGATATTTTGTCACAATGTAATTACATAAGGGTATTGGTAATCCTTTAAATATTAATTGATTAGCTATTCCATCATCATGGCTAAAAATACATGTATTCCTAAAATCTTCCACATATACATTGCTTGTGTATACATTGTATATATAAATATTGTTATAAATTTCATCAAAGCCGTTCAATATTATCATATTACTATATACAATTGTATATATCCCACTCACAAAATAATTTTTGGGTGTTACATAACAGCTTGTAATTAATAAAAATACTGATACACTATATTGATAGTATGAATATGGACACGATAGATTATTTTCATCACCTCGTACATCAATATACTTATCTTTCTTCTTTACTGTTAAGACATTAATTATTCTTAACATTAAAATTCTTATTTTATATAATAAAATTTTTTTTAAGAAAAAAATATAAAATAAAATTAGAAGAATTAAAAAATATTATTTTTTAATAATATAATCGTTATAAATTTTCACGAATATGTGCAAATATTGATGTTTATTTATTATTTAATTATTTTCACAATCAATTATCACCAAATTGATATCTGAATTTAATATTATTGGTATTATCATTAATTATAACGATCTTTATAAATATAAAAATCATTTACATACTTTACTATCAGTGCGTTTATTGTTAAAAATTTTGTAAATTTTTAACATTTTTTTCTTAAATTTGATATATAGAAGATTATTGCATTATTTACTTCTACTGCTCATTAAATCTGTCTATTATGAGTTCTATTGTTATATCTAAAAGACTTTTAACAATAGGATGTAAACCTTCAAAATTTGTATCTTTTTATATTGAAATCTTCAGACAGCATTTTTACCCATGTATGACCATAAATGACAGATACTATCAGAAAATAATCAGGTGTATCTTTTTTATCTGTCAAAAAGTAATTCGGAATAAGATGTGACTCAGAACATGGTAATTTTATGTACAAGTTATATATACCGTACTTATCAACTCTTTTATTGTTCCTATCTTTTAATCGTATTACTTTTTTACATCCTTGAGACACCTTCTTTTTAAAAAATTGTTAATTAACCTACATGATGCTCTTATGTAAAAATTGTCCAATATTGGATATAACACATTTAATTCAGTAATAAAACCATTAGTTTCTTCTTCATTAGATCCTTCTACTATCAATGCATATTCATATTCGTCACTTTTAACATCTATATTATTATTCTTAACAGAATATAAATTTAACGTATTGTGTTTAATATAGTTATCATTGGTAAGTGTTATCAAGTTTACATTATTTTCATCACATATATTTTTTAATATTGAATAATACTTTCTCATGTTATGGAATTGTAATAATTTTTCGGGTTCTTCTACTAAGTAATATTTATCACTTTCATTACTAAAAATTAAATTATATAACAGTACTAAAGATATAAAGACACTTTGAAAGTCTTCACTCATATTCATTATTTCTATATTTTTATTTTCATAGCTAACATAAATATATTTGTTATTAATATCTTTCTCTATGGAAGATATATTGTATAAATCCATCATGTATTTTTCTATAATATCCTTATATATTTTTTCTAGTTTCATGTAAATCAATCTAAAATCTTTTAAATATACGTATTCATTCATTATATCTTCATAATAAGAATGTAAATTATACATGTGAGAGTAATTTATTTTCCTAATGCTTTTACAATCATTAATCTCATAATCTCTCATGTTGATTTAATATTTTTTTTGCATATTATGTTAGCTTAATTATATACATTGTATATAACATATATTACTCTTCAATTATTCTTTAATTGTTCTGAAAGTTATCGATATGCGTCTGTATCCTGGAGCATTTACAGGTGTGGTATGATGTTTCCATTTGTGTCTAGCATCAGATGTTAAAATTATTATATCACCTTTGTTAACTCTGATTGGTATGGTTTCCTTGTCATTACTCATGACAAAATTTGTAAAATCTCCCAAAGATATAGTAACTATGACATCTCCAAAACATTTTGCATCAATATGTTGTGATATGGATTGTCCAGATGTATATTCATTTACTATGCATTGATTAGGGATAGCACCAAAATACTGTGATATACTATTTCTAATGACATCTATTGGGAAATCTTTTTCGAATGGTAAAATATTGTCATAATATAATTTTCTGGTTTTATAATCATATCTTGCCCCATAATGTTGTGTACGTCTTTTTAAATCAAGTAACCATGGTTTTGAATCTATATATGCTAAAACAGCATTTTGGGTGGATTCATCCATACAATTATTATAAATATACAACCCCGGCACAGACATATTTTTCTGAGGAAAATTTATTAAAAAATACAATAAAAAAGTTATCATTTTATGCATTGATAAATGGTATAGTTAATACAGTAAAATATTAATCATTGGGATTCCCTTTATTATTGTTTTAACACCGGTTTTATGAAAATATTACAGCATATTATTGTTACATCATTCTACAATAGCATATCTGATGTATATCAATTAATTTTATATATATTTATCATATTGTAAAACACATTTTTGATATTTATCTTATGATAAAAATTTTATTAAAAATTATATACTCTATATGAATGATTATTGACATACTCTAGCAAAGTATCCATAAGGACCATATGTCCTATCAAGAAAAATTTGAACGATTGGGTGAAAATCATTGAAATCTTTTTTCTTGTACCAATCCTTAGAGTCATTGACAATAATATCAGGATATTTTCTATTTTTGAGCATTTCATCCCAGTTATGGCCACGTATTACTGATATCACCAATATAATAATTGTTACCACGTTTATCAGAAATTAGTTTATACAACAATATAAATGATGTGGATACTTTTGTAAATAATCATCGGTATACATTATTTCTAACTCATCACTTACATCATATTGAATATTTATATATTGATATTTATTTATACCACATATTATGTATTTAACATCAAAAATATCTTTCATATACATTTCTATACATTTCCTATGTGGTTCATCTAATGTAATATAAATATTTCTCAAATTAATATTCTTTTTATTTACATCTGTTTTTGTATTTACAATATTATAATATGGGTATATATTGTACGTTCTTTCTAATAATAATTTATATCTTCTTAAGAAAATAATGATTAATATTATTATGTGTTTTTACCCATATTATCATAATTATTCGCGACTAAAGGATATCCTGCAAAATTAATTTTTCCACTTTTATTATTTAAAAAGTTATTTATCTCTAAATATAAATTTTTCATTTTATACATTAACAAATAATATAGTTAATACACTAAATATTTTACATATTGTAAAATATTAATCATTTTGAACTCCCTTTTCCTACTGTTTTAACACAAAAATTATGGAAAATATCACTGTGTATAGGTTGTTCAAATTTTTTGATATCAATTATATATTAGATATTAAATATGTCTGTTATATAATCAAACATTATATCTAATATTTTTTAATGGAGGGATATAAATTATGAAAATTTGTAATATCACACCAATGTCTATATCTTCTAATATAAATATTATATTTTCTTTTACATCTGACCATATTATTTATAACATCATTATATAATATGAGATTGTATATGGAAATATATTAAATTTTTTATATTTATCATATTTTTATAATTTAATAGATCACCTTTTAAATTCATCATTCCATCATTTTGTAGAGTATCTATCATGCGCTTGTTATTCCCTGTTTAGTGAGGTTAAAATTATATTTTGTGTCAAACGTGTCTGCCATTTTCCATAATCTTAATGTATTGCATATTTAATATTATTACCTTATGATAAAATTTTTAATAAAAATTTTGTGTTATATATAATTATTGACATACTCTTACAAAATATCCGGAAGGACCATATGTTCTATCAAGAAAAATTTGAACGATTGGGTGAAAATCGGTGAAATCTTTTTTCTTATACCAATTCTTAGAACTACTGATAATAGAATCGGGATATTTTCCACCTTTAAGCATTTCAACCCAGTTGTGACCACGTATTACTGAAACTATTAATATATAATCCGGATTATCTTTAGATATTTCAGATAATGCTCTATTCCAGTTTTCCTCACCTTTTCCCTCATACCCCGGATATTTTGACGTTGCAGTATTATAACCATTTATATAGTCTATTTTATTTCTGTTATTACTGAAATAATCTTGTAACTTCTCATGAACATTTTTTCTGCTAGATATATATATATAATCTAATATAAGATAAGACTCAGAACATGGTAAATCAGTGTATATTTTATATACACCGAATCCATCTTCTTCCATTTTTTCGTTGTGAGAACGTGATAATTCATAAGGTAGAAAATCTTTATCCACTAATGATATGGTTTTTTTGTAACAACAGTTTATATTATTTTTTGATACATATTTTTCATTTATCCTGTTTTTTTCCATCATAAAAAATTTTTTCAAAACTGGATAAACATTTGCTAATTTCGTTAAAAATCCATTTTCATATATTTCCGTTGAACCTTCTACAAGTAACAGATTTTCGAAAATATTTGTATTTATGTTTATATTTATATTATTACTTATGGTTTTCACATTATTATTTTTAATTGAAAATATATTATATGTGTTGAATTGTATATAATTGTTGTTGGTTATAATAATTAAATTCACATTATTTTTATCACATATATATTTTAATGCTGAATGATATTTTATCATTTTATAATGTTCTAAAAACACTTCAGGTTCATCAATTATGTAATAACTATTACTATATTTGTCAGATATTATTTTATACAACAAAGTAAATGATGCAAATACTTTCTGTATATGACAATCAGAGTACATTATTTCCAATTCTTCACTATCATATTGAATATTTATATATAAACATTTATTTATACCATATATTATATTATTTGTGCAGAAAATATCCCTCATATGATTCTTTATACAATTTTTATACGATTCGTCCAATGTAACGAAAACACTTCTCAAATTATTATTATTTTCGCTTATATTCATTACGTTATAATAAGGGTATATATTATACATATATACATATCCAAAATTTTCAATTTTTTCATAATATGAATTTACCGATATTATATTGTTATTTAAGAAGACATGTATTTTATCGACATGACCGTCTGTTAGTATTTCACCTACAAAACATGATATGTTATTTTTATTTTTATACCTGAGAAAAGATGAAATATTATATTGTTCATTTAAATATATGTCTAGTAAATCGTCAACCGTTGTAAATAATTCCATTCCTTTACTACATGTATTTTCTAATAATAATCTACATCCTCTTAAGAAGATCATGATTGATAATATTGCGTATTTTTTACTCATATTATCATAATCATTCACAACTAGAGGATATCCTACAAAATTAATTTTTCCTCTTTTATTATTTAAAAAGTTATTTATCTCTAAAGATAAAATTTTCATTTTATATATAAAAAATTTTTTTTGAAAATTTTTGCTCTTTATTTTAAACTAAAATTACCTATATACCATGTATAGTGAATAATACATAATATATAAGCAATTTTTTTAGAAGAGACTGTTGAAATCTACATCATCATTATGTTCAATAAATATTCTGTGCGTGGTTGTAAATTATTAAAATTTTTAATTTCATACCAGTGTTTTGAGCTTTTAATACTCAAATCTTCGTATTTTCCATTATTACCAATCATATTAACCCATAAGTGACCGTGTATAACAGTGGTTAAAAATTCGTAGTCTGGATTTTCCTTTGTAATTTCCAATAAAGCTCTATTCCATGTCCTTTCCCCTTCTTCTACATATTCTAAAATATTTTGAATTTCATTCTCAAGACCATTCAAAAATTTCTTTTTACTTTCGGGGAGATTGAAATAATCTCTTAATTTGATAATATTATTTTCCCTACTACTTATCAAGAAATGGTCTAGTATCAAATAAGACTCAGAACATGGTAAATTCGTACATATGTGAAATATATTATCATTAGTTTCCTTAATATTTCTGTTATATTTATCTATTCTTTCTGAAGGTTTAAATTCAGCATCAGTTAAGAATATTACTTTTTCATAACATATAGATATTTTAGATAATACGTTTTCATCATTGATTTTACTTTTAGTAGTAATATAAAATTTATTTAATATGGGATATACTTTTTTAGCTTTGTGAAGAAACCATTGAGATTTACCTCGTTAGATCCTTCCAACACTAATATGTGTTCCTTATCATCATTTTTATCTAAATTAAGCATATTCCTCATGACATATTTATTATTAGATGTAATTATCAAATTGATTTCATTGTTATCACATATACTTCTTAAAAATACCATATATTTTCTAATTCTGTATTCACAGAGAAACGTTTCAGGTCTCTCTAACAAATAATATTTTTCTCCACTTTTTTTACTTAATAGATAATATAACAATGTTAAAGATGCGAAAATTTTTTGAAAATCTACACTCAACATCATTATCTCTCTTTTATTTTTATTTTTATAATATATGTAAATATTTTTATTTTCATCTTCTATATTCATGATATCGAAGATTTCTAACATATAAACCCTTATTTTATTTTTATATACATTTTCTAATTCAATGTATGTCAATCTTAAGTTGTTTATATCATTATTAAAATTAACATAATATGTATCTAAATTATACATATGTACATAATTTATTTTTTCATTATTTTTTACTTCAACGTCATTGATATACAACATACCAGCACATGTTAATGACATTTCTATCTTGTACTTATCATCATTTATTGAAAAATTTCCAACAATTGTCGATTCTTCATCATTGTTTATTGATAAAAATGTATTTACGTCATATGGAATGTTTATATTCAAATTGAGTAGTTTATTAATTGTGATGTTATTGCTTACTACTTTATTATAAATTGAGTTGTAACATTCAAAAAATATCACAAGAGATAATAAGATATCTTTTCCTTCATCTATAGTACCACCATATATAATAGTCCTATATTTATCCAATTTTATTTTTTCTATTTTAATGTTTCTAAAATTTTTTATTTTTAAAGATCTAAGAATCATATTTATATAAAAAAAATTTTTTTCAACATTTTTTTTAATTTCTGATTAGAAAATTCATGCAAAAACAACTAGATATTCAGATACAACCCATGTGTGATTGAAAATATATTTCACTTTTCACAAATGTTTCAACGTAATTAATCACTTTATCATTTATCCATAAAGTTATATGGAATTATGTAGTGGTTTAGATTATGTCATACTCTCAATTTACATCATTAAATATTCATAAATGTACATGAAGATTAAAGAAAAATAACATTATACATTATAATAACTATTATCTTTTCTACCAAATGTAATAGGTATTAGATATATTATGAATAAACAAATAAGGCATGGTGTGTAAATTTATAAATATAAATTATAGAATAGTATTATGTAACATATTAATCATCATCGTTCATCAATTAAATATTAAATATGTTGATTATATTATGAATAAACATGTAAGATACTAAAAATGAAGAAAATAACATTATATAGTGTATCAATTAATATCGTTTTTCAATCAATCGCAATAAGTATTAATATATCATGATGTTAGGAATATGTAAAAAAAAATATTAATATATATACATGTTTGATATTTTCAATTTAGAATAACATGATGGTCTATATGCGTATAATATTTACAAAATATTTATATTAATACTATCTGATGATGAGGAATGTTCATCAATATAATTTACATCATAATTTTTACAATTTACAAAATATTCGTCAAATAACATTTTCATATCGTCCGATAAACATGATCCACCGCCAATTTCAGAATCACTATTATGATCACTATTATGATCACTATCACTACTACCACTATCCATAATATCGAACATATGTATATCATTTAAACCATTCTCAGAATCAGTATTACTTGACGAATCAGAGGAAAAATTATTAACAACACGTCTATTTGACCTATAATACAAACTTAATTCATAGAGATCATCAACTGAAAATACACTTTGGTCATCTACTGGATGATTATCATTTACGTTAGAATATATTACAGTATCATCATCATTCACATCCAGGTTAAAATCAATTAAATCTTCACTATTATCCGCATCAACTATACTTACTACATCACTGAATACATTTACATCATCAACATCAGTTACATCTCCGACACTACTAACATCGTTAATACTGCTAATACTGCTATTATCACCCACATCTCCAACATTATTAACACTATCTCCCTCTTCCACCACATCTGATTCAGGTACATTTGATTCAGATATATCAGTTCCAGACATATCCGATTTACAATCATCTAACTCACTATTTACTTCCACCACATCTACCTCATACATATCCGTTTCCGACGTACCTGTTTCACTGTCATTGAATTCATCATTTACTTCAACCACATCCTCTGATTCAGATTCAAATTCAGACCCATAAATATCATCCAATGGTGCAGGTTCACAACATGAATATTTATCAGAAATATCATCTTTAAATGATTTACCACAGACTGATTTTGATCCAAAGAACAAGAATTCACAGACGTTTTTCTCAGTACGGGTATTTGTTTTCTTATATATCTCCTTAATTTTATCAACTACATTGTCATTAATTATTGAATATCTAGATGTTAATTTATGCTTAAGGGATTGTAATGAGAATGAATTCAAGAGGTCATCAACTGATTTGGGATTACAATACACAGATTTGCTTAAGGTATACAATGTTCTTGCCTCATTAAGCCATTTACTCTTTAAAGATCTGATCATGTTAAGGTTTCTACTTTCCCATTCTTCCATATACTCCTTTCTATCGACATCCCAACCTTCCTTCAACCTTTCAAGATGTTTATGACAATGATCTGACCATTCAGCATATGATATCTTCTTACAACCCACGGTATACTGAATAAGGTGTTTTTCATAATCAGTTGGATTTTCCCTATAAACAACTTCTTTATCACGAATTATGACGTTCAAATCTGATTTATTTGTTGGTCCCTTATTACCACTACCGACAGTTCGTCCACGGGGTTTAGTATTTGTTTCCTTCTCAGCTGCTGCCGCCAATTTCTCCTCTTCAGTTTTATTCTTGCTACCAATTTTTCTACCCCTTTTGACAACTTGGGGAATTTCTGGTGCTGGAATGATTGAAACATGAGATGATACAAGACCTACTACTTTTGGAGGATTGATGGCATATATATTTACAGGGGGTCTGTGTATAATTTTGGGATTTTCAAACATATTGCGAGCAGTTGTTTTAACGGGTTTACGTGGTGGAAAAATAGGAAGATGGATTGGATTTGATTGTGGAATGATAAAATTGGTGGAATTGGTGTTGCTATAAACAGATGGTGATGAAATAGTTGGTATTAATACATGTGTGGTGGAAATGTTGCTGTTGGTATTGATAGAATTGATAATGACATTGGTTTTACTGGTGTTATTAGCATTAAATGTGGGTGGGATGAAAGAATTGATTGGAATTGACTTAAGGGGTGGGGTGAATATACTAGTTGAAATTATTTTGGGAGGTGGAATAGAAACACTGTTTTTGTTTTCAATATTGGAATTGGATGTGGATGTGGATGAAAATATTATTGATGGTGGTGGTGGTGGTGGTGGTGATGAACTGGTTGTTTTGGATTTAGACTTGGATTTGTTTTTAGCTGGTTTGGCTCTGGGTTTGTATGGTTTACGTTTAGCTTTGGGTTTAGGTTGTGGTTGAGGTTTAAGATCGGGAGTGGGGGTGGGAGTGGAATTAGAATTGGTTGTGGTTGTGGTTGTAGTTGAATTTGTTGTGTTGTTGGTGGTTGAAGTTGGATTGTCAGTTGGTGGTAAACATGATGTGTCGAGACCATGATATACATCTGAAAAGGAGAAGTTTTTATCAACATTTGATTTTCTTCCCCTTTTGATCTTGTATTTTCCAAAGGTCTCTGGAATCAAGAAGCCACCAATCATGAACGGAGGATTTGGGGGTTCCTCAAACCCGGAGATAGCTTCAGTAGGAATATCTGAAGCTTCAATAATAATTTCACCACTTTTGATGTAGTCATACAATTTCTCCATATTGTAGACTGTGGTGAGTTCGTGGTAATAATTTTCGTCAACCATTCCGTTAACTCTATTGAGGACGGTTGACTTTACAGTTTCAAACTTATTTGAAACGTAATTGTCCCAAGCTACATCGTAGATGGATTGAAGGTTATTGATAGTGTATTGGTATACACTATCAATGAACTCTTTATTAAGATACTCATCACTTTTTATGGTGTTCATATCTAACGCTTGTATATAATATTTTTTTAATTTATCGCTTTTTAGAAGATCAAAGATCGAGAGAAAAATATCTACTAATGTATATATTTTATATAGAATTTTACAATTTAAGGCGAAAAAAAAATTTCAATTCGGAAATTTTTAAATTAAAATTATACTGTAATTTTATAATGGTCTGTCAGATGAGGTGAAATATGGTTAATTTCAAATATATACGATGTATACCATTTGTAGTTGATGATGGATCAATATATTGTAAAATCAACAATTACACGATTGTATGTTAATGGTTGATAATCACTTGACAAAATATTTGGTGAAAATAATGAGAATACATGATAAACATAAAAATATATATGCGAATTCATTGTAATGAATTATGGTTCAATTTGAATCATAATATAAAATATGACTGGTCATATCTGATGGTACTACTGATAATGTTATAGAATTTATATATTGGTTCATTTACATCATATAATTACTTAACTCCTTCAGATATGAACTAATTTCGTCAGCGTTAAAGTTATCTTCTACAATATATTCATAATTAGATTCTTTTGAATACATACCAGTGCTATCTATGCTATCAATATTAAAATTATCTTCAGTTACATATTCATAATTAAGTTCATTTGTATACGATTCAGTCTTATCAACATTAAAATTATCTTCTTCAGCATATACTGTCATATTTCCCAACAAATCTTCATTTTCTTCCTTTTTTATAATTATTTTAATATCTCCTGCTTTCTTGGATAAAATATTACTATACCTTTCAGAAAAATTACGTAACCATTTATCAGAAATTTTTAACAACTTTAAAGATTTTTTACCCTTACTATCTTTATAAATATTTGTATATTCTATTCCAATTTTGTCAGTAAGTTCAATTGCTTTGACTTTGATCATGTTATAAGTTATAATATCATGTATATCTCTTATCGATAATATCCAATCATATAAATATTTCTCAAGGTGTTTTTCACTAGATCCTATCTCTATTTTTCTCAATATGTCTTTTTCTTTAACAACCCAATTAGCGACAGTTTTTCTATAAACACCATATTTATCTCCAACAGAAGTATAATTTTTACATTTACGATACTCAATAATTGCTTCAAGTTTTCTCAAGAGGTTAGTTTTAGAATATCCAACTAGCGGTCTTTTAAATCTACATCTTTCACTAAATCCTTCTTCTACTTCTTTTTTGATATCTTTTTCCCTAGAGGTCCAATTAGTAACAGACTTTTCACTAATACCATATTTATTTGCAATATAGGAACGATTCTTATATTTACGATAATCAGCAATAACTTCAAGTTTTTTCAAATGATTAACTTTGGACTTTTTTGAACTTGCTATTTTGAGTTGACCAGCCATTGGGAATATGTGTCAGATATGTTGGACAGATTACAATTGATTATTTTCCAGATTAAAAAAATTTATCTTTCTCTTTCATTTTTTTTTGGAACGACTGGAGACGAGATAATATAATATATAATAATATATATAAATCTATCATGAGTGATTATGGTTCAATTTGAAACATATATAAAATATTGTTTAACACATTTAGTGGATGCTGATATGATAACCATATTATATTCATTAATATGGTTACCATATCATTATAATAATTTTAGGTCCCTTAAGAACTTAGAATTCTCTCACATAATTGTTTAATTCGGTTAAATATGGATTCGTTTCATTAATATTATAATTATCTGTTACGTGATCATTTGAGTATATGCCTGTTTCAACAAAATTAAAATTATCCTCTATCATATATTCGTGATCAAATTCATTTGTATATAAATCAGTCTCATTAGTGTCCAAATTATTTTCTTCTACATATGGTGTCATATCTTTCAATATATTTCCATCCTCCACTATAACTGATTCAATCGTTTCTATTTCCTTAGGTGGAACAATATCATATAAACATTTTTCAAAATTATTTTCACTAAATTCTCTCTCCGCTTCTTCCCTAATCTCTTTTTCTTTAGAAACCCAATATTCAATTGTTTTTCTGGAAATACCACAGTTATTTGATACAGAAGTATAATTTTTGCATGCATGGTATTGAGAAATTACTTCAAGTTTTCTTAAAGGATTAATTTTAAGATTTTTAGATTGTCTCTTCATATTCAATTTTTCACCAAATCCTTCTTCTACTTCTTTCCTGATATTCTTTTCATTAGCGATCCAACTGACAATAGTTTTTACATCCACACCATATTTATTTGATATAGATGTATAATTTTTACATACACGAAATTCAGTAATTATTTCAAGTTTTTTCAAGAGATTATATTTAGGTCCTTTAACTGGCTGTTTCTTCAATCCTTGTCTTTCACCAAATCCTTTTTCCACTTGTTTCCTGATGTCTTTTTCTTTACCGACCCATTTAATAATAGTTTTAACATTGATACCGTATTTATTTGCAATAGATAAATAATTTTTACATTTATGATATTCTGCAATCATTTCAAGTTTTTCCGAGAGGTTAAATTTAAGACTTTGTTTGTTACCGAGATCACATTTTACTTCCTTTTCAGTGTTTTTTTCTTTAGCGATCCAGTTGATAATAGTATTTCTAGAAACACCATATTTATTTGCAACACGGGAACAATTTTTATACTTGTGATATTCAGCAATTATTTCAAGTTTTTTCGATAAATCAATTTTAGATTTTTTTGTGTTTGCTACTCCAGATTGGTCAGACATTTGGAGATAAGGATGAATACGTTTCAAACAATTCAGAAAATGGTTATTTTAACCATACAAAAATTTATCTTTCTCTTTCATTTTTTTAAGATGATGGAAGATGTAATACAATTGGGATATGGGAGAAATAATTTTTTTTAAGTGGAGAAAATCAGCGGTTATTAAATTAAATTTTAAAATAATGTATATTATATTGGTTGTAACTTATGTTGAATTAGTTTCTCATAACAGAAAATAAATTGACATTAATCAGATTTAGTCCTGAAATTTATGTTTAAAAATAAGTGTTAATTGGACTATGTCAGTATAGTCTATCTAATTTTTCTAAGAAAAAATTCCTATTATTTTCATTATATATATTAATTTATTTTTATATATTAATAAATAAAAAAATATTAAATATACAATAAAATAAATAGATTCTGTTTGATTGGTCTAAGTAGTGTTCATTTTATGAATGTAATTTTCAAGACTAAATCTGATTAATACTAAAAATCTTCGTTTTCTAATCAATATAAATTATATTGACTATATTGTATGTTAATTTGGTTTCTCCTACGAGAAACAAAATTAACATTAATCAGATTCAATCTTGAAAATTATATTACTAAATGGATGTCATTAAGACTGTAACAATATAGTCTATTTAATTTTATTAAGGAAAAATTCCCATTATTTTTATTATATATATTAATTTATTTTTACATATTAATAAATAAAAAAGTATTAAATATATAATAAAATAGATAAACTGTATTAATGTAGTCTAAATAGCATTCATTTTGGAATATAATTTTCAAGATTGAATCTGATTAATACTAAAATTTTTACTTTTTATCTATTGTATATTATATCAACTATATTGTATGTTAATTTGGTTTCTCTTATGAGAAACCAAATTAACATTAATCAGATTCAATCCTGAAAATTACATTACTAAATGAATATTATTCAGACTGTGTTAATACAATCTATTTAATTTTATTAAGAAAAAATTCCCATTATTTTTATTATATATATTAATTTATTTTTATATATTAATAAATAAATTAATATATATAATAAAATAGATAAACTGTATTAATGTAGTCTAAATAGCATTCATTTTGGAATATAATTTTCAAGATTGAATCTGATTAATACTAAAATTTTTACTTTTTATCTATTGTATATTATATCAACTATATTGTATGTTAATTTGGTTTCTCTTATGAGAAACCAAATTAACATTAATCAGATTCAATCCTGAAAATTACATTACTAAATGAATATTATTCAGACTGTGTTAATACAATCTATTTAATTTTATTAAGAAAAAATTCCCATTATTTTTATTATATATATTAATTTATTTTTATATATTAATAAATAAAAAAGTATTAAATATATAATAAAATAAATAAACTATATTAGTGTAATCTAAATAGCATTCATTTTGGAATATAATCTTCAAGACCGAATCTGATTAATGCTAAATTTTTTATTTTTTATCTATTGTATATTATATCAACTATATTGTATGTTAATTTGGTTTCTCTTACGAGAAACCAAATTAACATTAATCAGATTCAATCTTGAAAATTACATTATTAAATGAAAATTATTCAGACTGTGTTAATACAATCTATTTAATTTTATTGAGAAAAAATTCCCATTATTTTTATTATATATATTAATTTATTTTTATATATTAATAAATAAAAAAGTATTAAATATATAATAAAATAAATAAACTGTATTAATGTAGTCTAAATAGCATTCAATTTAGAATATAATCTTCAAGAATGAATCTGATTAATGCTAAAATTTTTATTTTTTGAATGTTTTAGATTATATTTACTACATTATATGTTAATTTGGTTTCTCTTACGAGAAACCAAATTAACATTAATCAGATTCAATCTTGAAAATTACATTATTAAATGAAAATTATTCAGACTGTATTAATACAATCTATTTAATTTTATTGAGGAAAAATTTCCATTATTTTTATTATATATATTAATTTAATTTTATATATTAATAAATAAAAAAGTATTAAATATACAATAAAATAGATAAACTGTATTAATATAGTCTAAATTGTATTCATTTTAAGAATGTAATTTTCAAGACTAAATCTGATTAATGCTAAAATTTTTATTTTTGAATGTTTTAGATTATATTGACTACATTATATGTTAAATTGATTTCTCTTGGGAGAAATCAACTTAACATTAATCAGATCTATTCCTAAATTTTACATTCTAAAATATTATAAATTATATTGATTATACTATATGTTAAACTGGTTTCTTTTAAGAGAAACCAGTTTAGCATTAATCAGATTCAGTCTTGAAAATTACATATTGAAATATATGTTATTCAGACTACACTAATACAATTTATCTATTTTATTGTATATTTAATACTTTTTTATTTATTAATATAAAAAAATAAATTAATATATATAATGAATATAATCAGAATTTATTCTTAATAAAATTAGATAGACTATACTGGTACATCAAAGATGATATTCATTTGTTAATGTAATTTTCAAGATTGAATCCTATTAATGTCAAATTGGTTTCTCTTAAGAGAAACCAATTTGATATCGATTAATCTCAATCTTGGAAATTTCACTCTTAAATACTATAGACTATATTTACTACACTACATGTTAACTTGTTTCTCATAAAGGAAGTCAATTCAACATCATATGATTATAACCTCAATATTATATTTTTAAATTATCACTAGTTGATCTACACCAATACAGTCTATCATTATTTGCTGGAAATATATGTAAACAATTTTCACCTTGTATGATTATAACTGAAATATATATTGGTAACCATCATGTTTATACCAACATACGTTAAATAATTATATCTTTCATATAAGTCGTGAATTTCTACCGGTAATATCTCAAAAATTTAAGTTTTATATAGACATTGTTATCTCACGCTTGTACAATTTACATATAATTATACCATATAATCTCAATCAAAATTAATTCAGACTGTGTAAATTACCATGAAATATAACACATTGTAATATGTTCCTCTTTTTGTCATACCATAAGTTAAAAATATTTATTTGATTTTTTACAGTACATATTGTCGTCACAAAAGTCATGTATTTTATTACATATAGTGTGTACTACATTTTCCTTATATGATAGTTCTTCAAAATTTTAGTAATATTTGAAAGGGTTCCTATGTGACACTTATTACCTCTTTTTATCTCCAGGATTTCTGGAATTTTTTGAGAACATTCAAAAATTAGTGTTTTTGAGCACTTTCAAGACGGAGTGGGAGTGTCTTCAAAGTACCTTATTTTATACTTCCTGTATATGTATACAGAAAAAAATTTTAAATTTCCAGAAAAAAATCCCAGAAAAATTCTGGAAAAATTCTGGAGAAAATCTGGAACTGTCTCAGGAAATTCTGGAAAAAAAAATCAAAGACGGACGAGAAAGTAAAAAATGTAACGTATATCACAGTTGATTTAATGTGTTCATGTTGAAACAATATAAATGTTGATATATTAAGTCTTGTATGATGTATATCTTTTTAGTATTGCTACCTAATAATTAATTGTTCAGATACGAATATTAAAATATAATGCTAGAATTGTAAGAGTCTAATATTCGTATGATTTTTACTGATTTGCAGTGGTTGACTGTAAATGATATTAACAACTCTTCATGGAAAACTCACATCACATGTAAATTTCACGCAAAATATTACCATCAGTTGTCAATAATAATTACCATTTGAAGGAATACCAGTATAGACAACAGTTTTAAACGATGTGTGATAATTTTTATTATAAATCTTATAAACAGAGTCTGCGTAGCTATCATATCATATGTTAAATAGTTTTCTCTCATGAGTGAACCATTCAATATTAATTATATTCAATCATGAAGTTATGATTTCCAATGAAGTTATGATTTCCAATGAATACTAATTAACTCACTCGTACTGTTGCTAATTATAGATAATAATTACTATTTTGTAATAATATCAGATTTTTATGTTTAGTATTACCATGAATGTTAGATCTTCAGATCTGGTATTAGCATAAAATAACAATTTCGATAACATAGAATTCTTTTCATTATGAATATTATATCCTCAATGAATACTGATTAACTCATATTTACATATACACAATATTTTACTTTTCAGTTTCATATGCTGTGATACGAAATAAACTGTATTAATGTAATTGTAATACAATTACAATTGAAGAGTATAAATTATGGTTGACTCAGTTATACGTTAAATTGGTTTCTCTTATGAGAAACCAATTTAACATTAATCAGATCCAGTCTTGAAAATTATATCCATAAAATGAATACTATTTAGCCTACACCAGAACAGTCTATCTATTTTTGTTAAAAATAAATTCTGATTATATTTATTATATATATTAATTTATTTTTTTATATTAATAAATAAAAAAGTATTAAATATACAATAAAATAGATAAACTGTATTAGTATAGTCTAAATGGTATCCGTTTTAGGATGAAATTTTCAGGACTGAATCTGATTAATACTAAAAATTTTATTTTCTAGATGTTATAAATTATATTGACCATACTGAATGTTAAATTGGTTTCTCGTAAGAGAAATCAATTTGACATTAATCAGATTCAATATTGAAAATTACATTATTAAATGAATATTATTCAGACTGTGTTAATACAATCTATCTAGTTTTATTGAGAATAAATTCTGATTATATTTATTATATATATTAATTTATTTTTTTATATTAATAAATAAAAAAGTATTAAATATACAATAAAATAGATAAACTGTATTAGTGTAGTCTAAATAGTATTCATTTTGGAATGTAATTTTTTAAGACTGGATCTGATTAATACTAAAAATTTTGTTTTCTAGATGCTATAAATTATATTGACTACACTGCATGTTAAATTGGTTTCTCGTAAGAGAAATCAATTTGACATTAATCAGATTCAATATTGAAAATTACATTATTAAATGAATATTATTCAGACTGTGTTAATATCATCTATCTAGTTTTATTGAAAATAAATTCTGATTATATTCATTATATATATTAATTTATTTTTATATATTAATATATATATAAAAGTATTAAATATATAATAAAATATATAGATTGTATTAATGTAGTTTAAATAGTATCCATTTTAGAATGCAATTTTTAAGACTGGATCTGATTAATACTAAAAATTTATTTTTTAGATGTTATAAATTATATTGACTACACTTCATGTTAAATTGGTTTCTCGTAAGAGAAACCAAATTAACATTAATCAGATTTAATCCTGAAAATTACATTATTAAATGAATATTATTCAGACTGTGTTAATATCATCTATCTAGTTTTATTGAGAATAAATTCTGATTATATTCATTATATATATTAATTTATTTTTTTATATTAATAAATAAAAAAGCATTAAATATACAATAAAATAAATAAACTGTATTAGTATAGTCTAAATAGTATCCATTTTGGAATATAATTTTCAAGACTAGATCTGATTAATACTAAAAATTTTGTTTTCTAGATGCTATAAATTATATTGACTATATTCCATGTTAAATTGGTTTATCGTAAGAGAAACCAATTTAACATTAATCAGATTTAATCATGAAAATTATATTTTCAAATGGATATTATTCACACTGTGTCAGTACAGTTTATCTAGTTTATTAAGAATAAATTCTGATTATTTTTATTATATATATTAATTTAATTTTATATATTAATAAATAAAAAAGTATTAAATATATAATAAAATAGATAAACTGTATTAGTGTAGTCTAATTAGTATCCATTTTATTATATATTTAATATTGGATCTGATTAATACTAAAAATTTATTTTTTAGATGTTATAAATTATATTGACTACACTTCATGTTAAATTGGTTTCTCTTACGAGAAACTAATTTAACATTAATCAGATTTAATCCTGAAAATTACATTATTAAATGAATATTATTCAGACTGTGTTAATATCATCTATCTAGTTTTATTGAGAATAAATTCTGATTATATTTATTATATATATTAATTTATTTTTTATATTAATAAATAAAAAAGTATTAAATATACAATAAAATAATTAAACTGTATTAGTATAGTCTAAATAGTATCCATTTTGGAATATAATTTTCAAGACTAGATCTGATTAATACTAAAAATTTTGTTTTCTAGATGCTATAAATTATATTGACTATATTTCATGTTAAATTGGTTTCTCTTACGAGAAACCAATTTAACATTAATCAGATTTAATCATGAAAATTACATTTTCAAATGGATATTATTCATACTGTGTCAGTACAGTTTATCTAATTTTATTAAGAATAAATTCTGATTATTTTTATTATATATATTAATTTAATTTTATATATTAATAAATAAAAAAGCATTAAATATATAATAAAATAGATAAACTGTATTAGTGTAGTCTAATTAGTATCTATTTTGGAATGTAATTTTCAAGACTAGATCTGATTAATACTAAAAATTTATTTTCTAGATGTTATAAATTATATTGACTATATTCCATGTTAAAATTGGTTTCTCGTAAGAGAAACCAATTTAACATTAATCAGATTCAATCTTGAAAATTACATTTTCAAATGGATATTATCCAGACTGTGTTAATATCGTCTATCTAGTTTTATTAAGAATAAATTCTGATTATATTTATTATATATATTAATTTATTTTTTATATTAATAAATAAAAAAGTATTAAATATATAATAAAATAAATAGATTGTATTGATATACCCTGGATAATATTCATTTACAAACATAATTCTCAAGATTGGATCTGATTAATACTATAAATTTTGTTTTCTAAATACTATAAATTATATTGACTATACTCCATGTTAAATTGGTTTCTCGTAAGAGAAACCAATTTAACATTAATCAGATTTAATCCTGAAAATTACATTATTAAATGGATATTATTCAAACTATGTTAATACAGTATATCTAGTTTTATTAAGTCTGATATTTTCAGATCTATCTTCATGTATGAAAAAGAGAATTATATGATCTAATGATCACTTGAAGTAAGCCAGTAAAAATCATTTTAATTTTAAGTTGTTTAAGTCTAATATATTTTCAACATGTAAATATAAAAAATATATATAATATCAATAAACGTCATGTAGATAAATAGATCTAATAATTCTCCTCTTACAAGAAAATCATTAGATCTAGCATTTACATAAATGATCTGTTAATTTGTTTTAACTTCCCACAATACATCCATTTTAACCGATATGTTTCTTATACAATTGATTTAATTTTATGTGTACCGTATTTCACCGACATAAAATAATATTTTTTAATACATGTAGATTATCCCCTGAATTTACCTACATAATAAAGTATCCAGATTTTGGTAACATTTTGAAGGGTTTCCATGTGACAGTTTTTAATTCTTTTTACACCCAGGATTTCTGGATTTTTTTGAGAATATTCAAAAATTGCTATTTTTAAGTACTTTCAAGACAGTGTGGAAGTGTCTTAATAATGACTAATTTTACACTTTCTGTATACATATACAGAAAAGTTTTAAATTTTCTAGAACATTTCCAGAAAATTCTGGAAAAAATCTGGGAAAATTCTGGAAAAATCTGGAAATTTTTGTAAAAATCTGAGAAATTTTTTGGGATAGACTAGGAAGTGAAAAAAATATAGTATTATTGTTAAACAATTAATTAATTGTATATGAATATTTGTCTGAATGACACTATATTTTCATATATTTTCATATATTTGGAGTATATAGCATTCAATAATCACTAAAATACTAGATCCGTGAGAGGGGGAATATAAAACCTAATATTCTTACAAATCAATTATAGTCGGTAATAATCATCCTTTGTAGAAACTTACTTTGTATTCTAGGTTTATGTGATCACCAAACTTGAAAAATCTAGTGATCTTATTGACTCACTCGTATTGTTGTCAATTACTATTTGTAAGAATACCAGATTTATAGGTTTAGCATAAAATAACAATTTTTAACAACATGGAATTGTTTTCATTCTAAATATTATAGTCAGGGTTTGAGTCACTATCATTATAATCATATCATAATTTATATTACTTAATGAGTTTCTCTTACGAGAAAACCATCCAACACTAATTAAATCATATCCACATTGTTTACTTTTCTGTTTCATATACAGCGATATAGAATAGACTGTATTAATGTAATTGTAATACAATTACATTTGAATAGTATAAATTATGATAGACTCAGTTATACGTTAAATTAGTTTCTCTCACGAGAAACCAATTCAACATTAATCAGATTTAGTCTTGAAAATTATATCTCTAAAGTGAATACTAGTTAGCCTATACCAGAGTAATCTATCTATTTTTATTAAGAATAAATTCCGATTATATTCATTATATATATTAATTTATTTTTATATATTAATAAATAAAAAAGTATTAAATATATAATAAAATAGATATACTATATTGATGTAGTCTAAATATTGTTCATTTTGTAGTGTAATTTTCAAGACTGGATCTGATTAATACTAAAAATTTCATCTTTTAAATATTGTAATTTACATTGGATATATAATATGTTAAATTGGTTTCCTGTAAGAGAAACCAATTTAACATTAATCAGATACAGTCTTGAAAATTACATTATTAAATGGATATTATTCAGACTATATCAATACAGTATATCTAGTTTTATTAAGAATAAATTCTGATTATATTTATTATATATATTAATTTATTTTTTTATATTAATAAATAAAAAAGTATTAAATATATAATAAAATAAATATACTGTGTTGGTATAGTCTGAATAATATTCATTTATAAATGTAATTTTCAAGACTGGATCTGATTAATGTTAAATTAATTTCTTTTACAAGAAACTAATTTAATATGTTATATAACTAATGTATTTTACAACATTTAAAAGATAAAAATTTTAATATTAATCAGATCCACTCTTGAAAATTACATTCAGAAATATATGTTATACAGACTCTGTTAATACAGTGTATTTATTTTATCATATATTTAATACTTTTTTATTTATTAATATAAAAAAATAAATTAATATATATAATGAATATAATCAGAATTTATTTTTAATAAAACTATATATACTGTATTAATATAGTCTGAATAATGTTCATTTATAAATATAATTTTCAAGACTGAATCTGATTAATGTTAAATTAATTTCTTGTAAAAGAAATCAATATAACATCCTATATATCCGATGTAATTTACAACATTCAAAGATGAAAATTTTAACATTAATCATATTCGCCCTTGTAAATTATATTCAAAAATAAATACTAGTTAACCTATATCAGAACGATTTATAATATTTTATTAATTAAACTTGATCATAAAATTGCATATAAGACATAATTTTTGAAGTTTGATCATAGGAATATCGTTTTCAATATTCTTATGTAAAATACAATCAAGATAGTTTATCTTAATTTAATGATTATCATGAGTATTTCACTCTGTTATTATATACTTTTATTTTGAGGAAATATATTATAAATACTGACCAATCTTCCAACTTATCTTTTTAAAGGTAAGAATTTAACATATGTTTGAATGGGAAGTATTTTTAATACATATAATGTTTAAAGTTAAAGTTTAATATAAGGATATATTTCATTAATTGTTACAATGAAAGAATATAAGGTGTGTTTTACCATAAAGTGTTGATAACTATATTTTTTATGGTTTATTCCATAATTTTTACAGTACTTATTATTGTTCTATGTATGAGAAAAATGTTTTAATCACGCGTGTCATCTTTATATGTTTATATTTAGTGTATCATTGACATCTCATTTAACGTCAATATTCCAGAGAGTGTTAAATATCACAATTTACCAATTTAATTTTTCTGGATTTCCAGAATTTTTCCAGAAAAATTTCCAGAAATTTAAATTTAATCTGGAAAATTATAAAATTTTTCTGTATAGATATACAGAAAGTTATAAATTGGTTACTAGCAAGACACGTTGGGACGGTCTTCAGATGACCAAAAATCCCATTTTTAGAGAGTTCTAGAAAAATTCCAGGAAATTCCCTAGAGAAAACACAATTATTATGACCACTTGGAGTGGATGTCAGATAATCACAAAAATTAGTATCATATGCGTACGGGATAAACCTTATTATCTAATAATATAATATTTTTTATGATAAGTAAACACGGGTAAATGTGATGATAAATAAAAGCAAGATTATAATTTTAATTTTGTACTTTAAGCACATCTATGATATAAATACAAAATTATTTGAATATATTGTACTTGCTCCAATTAACCCATACAATTAATATGTTGTTTGAATGAAAAATTAAACAATATTACATGTTTAATCATTTTGATTATATTCAGTTCGAAAGAAATATACATAGTAGTGGATGTAAATGTAATAATTTATTCCTCCAATTGAATGAATATGTGAATTGAACATATTATATAAGTTATGTTTGTAATACAAACATAATATTAAAACTTTAACATAATTATAATTATTTTATTTACTTTATGTCTGTTTGTTCCAAGGTTATTATTCTTTTACTTTAAAAAGCACATTATGTATATTTAATTAAATTACATGTTTATCTATATCATTATATTTGTTATGTATATGAACAAATAGCTGTAAAGTTAAAAATATTAATATTTTTTTAAGGAATTTCTCTTACAAAGAAAAGTAAACCAGTAAAAATAACTTTAATTTCAGACTCTTTACCATCTAATTAATCCAATATGAGACTAAATGAAAAATCATATATTTTTGATAAATACCTGTAATTTTAAAGGACAACAATGTTGTCCTTTAAACTGTTACAATTTACTATCTAATTTATATGATTTTCATTTAATACTATATAATTTTTAATTATTAAATAAAGAAAAAAAATTAATATATATAAGAGAATAGCTGAAAAAATTTTCAAAAAATATTAATATTTTTGAGGAATTTCACTGTCAAAAAGAAGTAAACCAGTAAAAATGATTTTAATTTTAGACTCTTTGCTATCCAATTAATCTAATGTGAGACCAAATGAAAAATCATATATTTTTGATATATACCTGTAATTTTAAAGGACAACAATGTTGTCCTTTAAATCTATTACAATTTACTATCGAATTTTATATTGTTTTCATTTAATACTATATAATTTTTAATTATTAAATAAAGAAAAAAATTAATATATATAAGAGAATAGCTGAAAAAATTTTAAAAAAATATTAATATTTTTAAGGAATTTCACTGTCAAAAAGAAGTAAACCAGTAAAAATCATTTTAATTTTTACTTCTTTACTATCCAATTAATCCAATATGAGACTAAATAAAAAATCATATATTTTTGATAAATACCTGTAATTTTAAAGGACAACAATGTTGTCCTTTAAATCTATTACAATTCTCTATCTAATTTATATGATTTTCATTTAATACTATATAATTTTTAATTATTAAATAAAGAAAAAAAATTAATATATATAAGAGAATAGCTGAAAAAATTAAAAAAAAAATATTAATATTTTTGAGAAAAATCACTGTCAAAAAGAAGTAAACCAGTAAAAATGATTTTAATTTCAGACTCTTTAATATCTAATTAATCCAATATGAGACCAAATGAAAAATCATATATTTTTGATAAATACCTGTAATTTTAAAGGACAACAATGTTGTCCTTTAAATCTATTACAATTCTCTATCTAATTTATATGATTTTCATTTAATACTATATAATTTTGATTATTAAATAAAGAAAAAAA